ATATGTAAACTATTCAACTTATGGTTGTTTTTACATATTCCAGTAAAGAGACTCGCAACAAAAGTAAACTACACATTCAATCATGTCCATCTCTTTCTTACACTTACTATGTTCGCATTCAATGCATCTTTTATTCATGAATCCTCGATTGCATTTTACGCCCTTGACTTTCTCCTGATGAACTCCTACAAATGTATCACAAAAATGGAACAGCTACAATACAAGATACATCATGCATTTGCGATATTCTTCTTGAGTTTTGATTATCCACTTATGCGTCACATCTATTTCATTACAGAATTATCGAATATACCATTGGCGATCCATCATTATGTCAATGAATTTTTTCCATACCAAACACTTAAAATATACTATATGTCTGGTAAAGTACTATGGTATTTTTACTTCCGTTGTATTTATCCCATACATCTTATACCAGAAGGAATTAATACATTACCAACATACATTATGGTGGTATATTTTGGATTTTATATGATTGGACCATATCATTCTTACACAATGATCCAAGATATGATTAACATTTAAAAGAAGGTCTATACATATAGTAAAATCGACAATGCAACAGATTCCATTGACTATGGAACAAAAGATGACTTATAGTTTGATGTTCAGAGATTTGTCTGAAATGCATAGTGTTCCAGTAATTCCAACACCACCATGGGTACTTGAATTGGGACTACAGTTGAAAGACCTATTTCAAAAGAAGGTATTTACACAGATGTATTTGGATGAAGATGGTATGGTGGTGGTGAAATGAGAAAAAGTGAGTTAGGCAAAAAATTAAAATCTAATTTATTGAATAATTGGAGGATTAGGGGGGAATTAGGTGAGAGATGATAGGGAATCATTTGATGTGTCAATCGGCACTCTTGAACATGTACTTGGTAGACAAGCAGAACAACTTTGCAACAAAATTAGTATCAAACATTAGTAAGTTTGTAGAAAACAAATCAAAATCACAACAATCAAAACAACAATCAAATGAAACAGTATCATTGAAACTCTCGAATACTCCATCCCAAGAAAGCCATAGTATTCAATAGACTCACACACATTCATTTATCCATACCGTCATCATACTATACCACCATTCATTCACTATATCACATTCGCTATAACGCTCCACCATACACACATTCACACACATACTCATTCATATTATACATTCATTATGTCATCCATCATTTTTCTTATCAATCATTCACAATGGAATGAATGAATGATCAAGCGATCATATATAGACCTGAGAAAGGTGTTGAATAAGTTACACCATGAATATCGACAACATCCTCACAAGTCTTGAACGGTGAGTTTACACTACCAAACATTTTGTTCCTTTATTTTAAAGATTTAAAAACTTAGAACCATGCATATTCATAAACCATTAGATACATTAAAATACTATCTCAAAAACAGAATGTACAGATCATACACTTCTTTTAGAGAACTGACTTCAATATATCTGTACATGATCTTTCGTACAGGTGTGAAGAAGAATGGAATATGAACTACCATGATGAAGGTATACTTACCCAATTAAAGTTATTAGATCCTGATTTCAGTGTAATCAAAGAGAATATGATATACATTGCGAATGAACTAAGAAAACAGAACAGATTCGATGAGGTTATCCCGCGATTCAATTTGGTATTACAGAAAATCTATTATGCTGAACAACTTTTAACAAACTACAAAGTCCTTACACAAACACTCGATGAGTCGAAACCATCCAACCACAATCTATTATACAAATTTACAGAAGTGGATTTCAATAAGTTGAAACCATATCAAAAACTATTATTGAAGCTTTTGGATCTATTGGAACAAAAAGAGTATCGAAAGAGTGAATGTATAATGAATGGAAATGGCAACAACTCGATGTTGTATCAAGAAATAAAAATCCCTCACAAAACACATGCTTGGCAACCTGTATGTACTATTTTGGAGTTCATTCATAAACACTGTTCAATGACGAATGATTATGAAAACTGGCTCTTATTGACAAGCACAAAAGATATGGATAAGCAAATTGAGGCTTATTTGATAAAAACAACAGATACGAGATTACCTACATTGCGCCAAAACAGAAATCTTTTTTCTTTCCAAAATGGTCTTTACTATACCATTTCAGACACATTCATTCATTATGAATCACCTGAACATCATTCATTGACTTCGAATGAGGTGTCCGCCAAGTTTTTTGATATTCCATTTCGATATGCGAACACATCAGATCCATATGAAATTCATACACCATATCTGGATTCGATCTATAAATACCAACAATTATCAGATGAAGTGATGGAAATCAATAAGATGTTTATGGGGAGAATGTTATATGAATTGGGACAATTTGATCAATGGCAAGTGATTCCTTTTTTGTTAGGAAGTGGTGGGACTGGAAAAAGTACTATACACCATATTATTCGAAATTTATATGATCATGATCAAGTTGGTATTATTGGAAACAACTATCAGAAGACATTTGGCTTATCAGATATTTATAACAAAAAGATCTTTATTGCTCCAGAAATCAAGAATGATTGGGGTATTGATCAAGCAGAGTTTCAAGAGATGGTCAGTGGTGGTCGAATCAATATAAACATTAAGAACAAATCCTCAATCACTGTTCAGTGGAATGTTCCTGGAATGTTGGGTGGTAATGAAAATCCTGGGTTCATTGATAATGCCTCAAGCATTCAACGAAGGATTGTGGTTACCAGATTTGATCATAAAGTTGTACAAGGTGATCCAGAGTTAGGTAAGAAACTGGAAAATGAAATGGATGCGATCATAAAAAAATGTAATCTGGTTTATCTGAATTATGCCTTACAATATAAGAATCAGGACATATGGAATTGGTTACCAAAGTACTTTTTGGATACCCAAGATATGATGGCTCAATCTACCAATGCTCTGAATGCGTTCTTAGCATCCAATCAAGTTGTTCTCGAAGAATCCCATTGTATCCCTATGGATGAGTTCTTTAAGCACTTCAACTACTTCTGTCGGAACAACAACTTTAAGCGTCCGAACATTAATGTGGATATGTACAAGGCTCCTTTCTCCAAACACAAGGTTGTTATTCTCGAGAATAAAAATATAACATACCATGGAAGAATATTCAATAGCACTAGAGTATTACAAGGAGTAGACTTGATGTATCATCATTCATAATTCATTCGTGATTGTTAATTATGATTACGCAATCCTTTCTTTACTGTTTGTGCGTTAGTAAATAAGTGACTGAAGTAATCATCAAAATAGACTTGAAATAAGTTTGAATTCATGTTGATTTGATTGTTTGTGTTCATATTCGAGTTGATGGTGGTACAAAATTGATGGAATATCTCTTTATCATACAAAATTCTTGGTGTTAACAATGAACAATCAATGTACCATCTCGTACACAACTTCATAAATTCATTCAATTTGTATCCTAGAGTTGAGTGTTTGTTTGTGAACGATTTTAGAATATAAGGATCATCGTATTCTTTACGCATTTGTTTGAATGTATTTTTCACAACTCGAATGTATGTCTTGGATTGGACATTATAATTATAATGATTCATGTGTTTACAAAAAGATTTAAACTCTACAAAGTTATGAAGTGATTGTTGATATACATCGTACCCATGATTTAAGTCATCAATCGTAGAGTCTTCATGAATACAAGTATGTATAAAGTCATCGCACAATGCTTCCATATACATGATTTTACAATCATCCATATGATTTTGGTAGTTTTTAACAGCAGTAGAGAAGGCTTTAATCATGGTTTTGAGTTATGGAGCTTGGACAAAGATTTTCAATTTTTTAAGTTTTTAAATTAAAAAGGATGTTCAAAACCTACATTATTAATTTGGAAAGATCCCCAGATCGTTTGGAAAGAACCAAGAATGAACTGAAGAAAGCCAACCTCAGCAATATCGAACGATTCGACGCGATTGATGGCTCGAAACACACAGATCATTCTAATGTCACTTCGTTATGTAAGCAAATATGCACGAAAGAGATGATCGGATGTGCCCTATCACACATTGAATTAGCGAAACATTTCTTAGACACAATGAACGGACACGAGTATTGTGTTGTGGTTGAAGATGATGTTCGTATATTGAACCCTTCGGCATTCGCGAGCGATGTACAACGATTGTATTGCGCACACGATGACAAAGATGTGATTCGACTCTTTTGTCAAGGATTATGTTATAAGAAAGCAAGATTGGCTGGTAGTACAGCAGCATATATTTTAACGAGACAAGGTGCAAATATAATCAAAGATATGAAAGTGGCTTACCATATTGATGTACAATTTAATTATCTTAATATACATAATCAACAGTTAGTGTCTACTTATGATGACACTATCATATATAAGAACCCAATTTATAATCTAAGAATTATGAATCAAAGTGTTGGTTTTTGGGGAACACAAACCATTGTAAAGGTTCCCTATACAAGCATCAAAATTGATTTCAAAAAGTTGATCTTGTTATTATTGATAAGTCTAATAATTTGGTTTATAGTCTATAAACAATATATACACAAGAATAAGTAGACACAGACAAAGACACAATCATGTTTACAGGAGGAAATAGTATCTTGAAATACATCAACAATATGAAGGAAGAAGGAGCTCCTCTCATACAAAAAACGATTCAATATGACATCTTTACAGATGGTAGTGAGATCAAAGAGAAAGGGACTCACAGAACACTTGGGTTAGGATGGGCGTATGTGGTAAAACAGAATAAAGAGACAATAGCTGAGGTAAGTGGTACCATGAGTGAGGGAAATAATCAGCGAGTGGAACTATATGCGATATTCAAAGCACTTGAATACTTAATAAAGATATCCTTGAACTCAACCATTAGATATGATATTATTATTCATAGTGATAGTGATTATTCGATCAAGTCACTCACATTATGGTCGTTGAATTGGGTAAGAAATCAATGGATGACATCAAATAAGAAACCTGTAAAACATCGTGATTTGATTGAACCTTCTTTACATATGATTAAAGAACTCAAAAGACATCATCATGTGGTATTTAATCATGTTCGATCCCATACCAATAAACAAGACTTTATTCATAAGGGAAATGCAGAGGCTGATGCCTTGGCTTCGTATGAATCAAAAGCAAGTATAAAAAGGTAACTTATGAAGATATACATTGATTCTAAGATTGGGAATCTAAAAATATATCTATTTGAATAATAATAGAATGACGAAAGTGGTATTCAACATTATCTATGAATTTCTTCGAGAGAATCCTGTATACATCGTAACCACTCTGTTATTTATGATGTTGATTCCAATCAATGACATATACATGTCTAAGTTGTATGGTAATTTGTTCGAGTCGATTCAGCAAAACAAGTTTGCAATGAACAAAATGTTGATGATATTAGGTGTTACGGCATTCTTACAAATTGGTTATGCATTGATGGACTTGAATGACTCCAAGATGATTCCATTGTTTCAACATAAGTGTAAAGAAATCTTCTTGAAGAATGTATTTGATGATCAAAAAGAGAGCTACAAAGAGTTATTAACTGGAGATTTGCTTTCTAAAATCTTGAGATCTCAACATGTAGTTACAAGTTGGTATAGTAAATTAACTACCTTTGTGATCCCTCACATTTTAGAGTTCATCTTTACTGCTGGATACTTTTTTTCCATTGATTTCCAATTAGGGTTATCCTTTGTGGTGATGCTCTCTATTTTTGTGGTGGTGATGGTTATTAGTCCAGCTTCAACCAATAAGATAAGCCAAGAATCCGATATGGCTCTCTCCGCCATTCATGAAGAGATTGATGATATTCTTACAAACTATTTATCGGTTCATAAAGAAGATAAGTTAGATAGTGAATTGCAAAGATTGTATGAAAAGAAACAAAGATTTGTCAAGATATACAATAAGACTGTAGTGATTACACTTTACTACCGTTTAGCACTTACTGGTGCTATGTTGTTGTTCTTGTATATCTTTACACAACGGTGTTTTGATATGTTGACTAACAAAAGCATGACAAAAGGTCTATTCTTTGGATTGATCATGATGATTACACATTTAATTGGTAATTTCTTGTGGATGATTGATACTATTCGTGATATTATTTTTGATTATGGTACTATCAAGAATTCGAATTTCTTGAGAAAGAATGTAGTGAAAGAGACAATACCTGATTATTGCGAACCACTCGATAACGGAAAACCCATACCAATTCTCAAAATGGATAGTATCTATTATAAATACAAATCACAAAAATCATGGGCATTGGAAAATATCAATTTAGAAGTGGAAGAAGGTGAAACTATTTTGGTGGTTGGTGAAATTGGAAGTGGTAAAACAACTTTGATTAAGCTGATGTTACGATTGTTGAAACCAAGCAAAGGTAGTATTTATTTGAATGGTCGTTGCTATAAAGAATTCACAGTAAAATCATTGTATAAGAAGATTGGGTTCATGCCTCAAAACTGTATTCTCTTCAATCGAAGCATTCTAGATAATATTCGTTATGATAATGAAAGTGTAACAAAGAAACAAGTGCTGGATTTATTACATAAATTTGGAATCATGAAGCATTTTGAAAATCTTGAAAAGGGAATCGATTCGATGGCAGGAAAGAATGGTATGAACCTATCTGGTGGTCAACGCCAGTTGGTATGGTTTATTAAGTTGTATTTGAAGAATCCAGATGTAATTATCATGGATGAACCCACTGCATCCATTGATCATCAAACGAAGGATTTATTCAAGACAATCATCAATGATTTTATGCGTGAAAAGACAGTAATTATTGTCACACATGATACAGAACTTAATGATATAGCGGACAGAACATTAAGAGTCAAAAACAAGAGCATAGAAGAATCTATTTAAAAATGTTAATGTATATTTTTAACAACCGTAATAGTATGTCTGTAACACCGAATATTTTGAAAATCGATGAAAGTGATGAAAGCGAGATGGCAGCTCTCGCTGATGCTAAATTTTCTAAACTCAAGAAGAAGATCAATGCAAACAACTGGACTATTGAATTGGAAGATCTTATGCAAAGCTGGGGAGAGAAAGCAGCAGGATATAGAGAGTTGCATGATGGATCAGCTGGTTACTGGAAGTCTCTAGGAGACAAATTGTATCTTCCTGTGATTATATTGAGTACCATTGGTGGTGTGAGTAACTTTGGAGCCGCTGGATTTGAAAATCAAGTGTATTGGATGTATGGGATTGGTGCGATCAATATCTTTACTGCGGCTATGGCTGCTGTAGCACAATATTATAAACCTGATGAAAAGAGTCAAAACCATAATTCAGTTGCTAGAAACTTTGGTAGTTTCTATCGCAATATGATGTTGGAACTAGGTATGTCTAGAGAGGACCGTATGAACTCTGAGGATTTGATTCGTTGGGCTAAGAATGAATATGATCGTATCATATCTGAAGCTCCACCAGTTCCTTCTTCTATTGTCAATAAATTTAAAGAACTTCATGGTAAGAGTAAAAAGAATCTACCTGAGATCATAACATGTAATTATGAGATTAAGATTAATCGTCCAGAAGAATGTGCTTGTGAAGTCTGAGCATTTATGTGAAGCCTGAGTGATTTAATTGAAGTACATGTATATTAACCCAAGAACAGCTAAAATGATTGCCACATTGTATATGATTTCAAAAGTAAATTCATCTTTTACACCAACATAAGGAGAGTTTGGTGAAGTATCTATAGGGTAGTTGATACATTTATTTTTTTTGGTCGAGTTACTATTTAAATTACTATTCAAGTAACTCTTCTTTGGTCTAGAATCTGGAGGATATATACATTGCTCTCCTGATGATCTAAGAATACATGGATCTTGATTATTTTCATTGTCAACAACTTCACTATCTCCATCAACTTCATTAGGTAGCTTTTTCTTTCTGTGTTTTTTTCTTTCTTGTATAATCCACATATACAATTTGTATAACTCGTAAGCACCAATCGATATGAAAATAGTCAAAATGATTTCTTTTTTCATATTTATATATAATAAGAGATATACCCCCAAAAATGTTTTTCCATTACTTTCTTTTGTATTGTTTGAAGATTGTAACATTGTTGTATTTAAAGAACCAATTGGAAACAAGAGGAGAGATTACGATGAATGATATTGGGTTGAGCGTTGGAATGAACACCATCTTGTATTATGTGTCTACGGTATTAAGTGGATTATATACAGAAGATGATTTCAATAGTGTTTACTTTTTGGATCTTATGACTACTGCTATTATATTAGGAATGTACATCAAATACATTGAAAAGAAAAATGAACAAAAGGAAATAGAACACTTTGAATTAATCGATGCTGCTGATGAAGAAGCTTGTAAGTTGAATTATGAAAGAAACATGAACATCTTAACAAAACCATCCACTCCAACTATTGAGTATCCTAACAAACAAATCATTTATATCATATGTTTATGTCCTTATTTTGTGGTGTATTAGATGGTAGTGTATTAGATTTCATTTTTTATAAATATAGTCCATGGTCAAGTCTCTTTGTTCAGCATGATCTACAATAGGTTTTACATACACACCTTTATGCTGTTTATAAGTATCATACCATTTCAAAATATCTTTGATTGGTACCACATTTAACTCTGGGATCCATTTGATAATATACTTACATTGTATATCGAATCGTTCAGTTTGAATCCAAGGGTTAAACATACGATAGTAATTATTGAAGTCTGTTCCTGTTCCAGAAGACCATTGCCAACCTCCATTGTTGGATGCTGGGTCATAATCAATCAACTTGGTTGCGAAGTATTTTTCTCCCCATCTCCAATCCACATGAAGATGTTTTGTCAAGAACATCGATGTGATCATGCGAAGACGATTATGCATAAAACCAGTTTCATTCATTTGACGCATCCCAGCATCAACAATAGGGAAACCAGTTTTTCCTTCACACCATGCCTTGAAGTACTTTGTATCATTTTGCCATAGGATTTTATTCTTAAGGTTTTCTTTGAATGTTTTATTATTTTGATTGTCATAGATCATACCTTCTAGAACATGAGGGAAATGATATGTGATATAAGCATAAAACTCTTTCCAGAAAAGCTGTCTGATCAATTCATGGTCTTTACCATACTTCTTATAAATGTACCAATAAAACTCACGAATACTGATGCAACCATATTTCAAATACGCACTCATCATTGTAGTTGTTTTTCGATGAGGAAAGTTTCTTGTATCTTTGTAGGTTTTGTAAGAGTGTTTGTTAAGGCGATCCCAAGCTTCGGTTCGACCACCTTTCAAAATTGGGTTCGTTTGATTTGTATATAAATCTTTAAGATTTATGGTCGACTTTACTTTTTTAAACAATTCTAAATCTTTGGTATACAGGTTCTTTACTTTTTGTATTTCAATATTCTTTACTTTATTGAAAAAGGGTGTAAATACTTTGTAAAATGACTTACTCCCAGACACCACCTTGTTTAAATCCAAGAGAGTGTAATCATCATAAAACATACATGAAATCTGTCTCTTTTTACACTCTTTTTCCAATATATCATCTCTTCTTTGGGCATATGGTGTAAAGTCTCTGTTACTGAAAACAGCTTTCACATCATACTCCAAATCCTCGAGATAGGACAGTACATGTTTATTTCCTTCATAGATGAATACATCTTTACCAATTTGTTTATTTAGATCATCAATAGATTCAGTTAAGAATTGAAAGGACTTATTAGAAAAGTAATCTTTCTTCTTGACCTGTTTGTCATCAATGATAAAAGTTGGAATAATCTTACAATCATTTTTATTAGCGTATGTAATACATTCCTGTAACCCAATGTTGTCTTTTACTCTAAAATCCCTACGAAATATGAATAATACTACATCCATTAGAATGACACAATATTAATTTGATTGAAGAAATATTATAATCGTTATATATAATAAGTTTAAAAATAACATTAGACCAACCATGATGAAAGCAATTGGATTTATATTCATCTTAATCAGTTTGCTTCTCTTGATCAAATATTTCGATCGTCAGAGAGACCACTTCGATCGTCAGAGAGACCACTTCGATCGTCAGAGAGACTACTTTTCTGTTGATCACAACTCTTTTCAAAACACAAAAATGTCACCAATGGGTACCACTAGATGTCAAGGGAAAAGAACTTCTAGAGGACAAATTTGTGTATCCACTTTCGTTCCTAAAACAGATGAAGACCGATCGAAAGAAGTCAACTATAAGTAAAGATTATACAATTATACATCAGAGTATTGGTCCAATAATCCTAGTATGGTAAATACACTTGTACCCCATAGTGTATCTGCGATTACCATCTTATAGGAATAATCTTTGAACACAGCACCATTTGTAAAATTGTAAATAGAATACATAGCAAAGCCTACGATTGTGTAAGCGAACCATTTTCGTTTGTATTGTTTGCTTAATGGTCTACATATCCAATACAACACACCTAATAAGGTTATGTAAGCAAATATAGCATACCATATATTAAAGGTTAATTTTGATTTTTGTATTCCTTCAAACACTCCTCTGTACAACAAAGGAGTCATTGAACTAATCCATATGATATCTAAAAGCAAATAAATAATAGATAAAGCGGTGAAATTCATTTTGGGGAATCTATTTATATATGATGTACACAATATTTTATGAAGGATTCATCATCATCATTGTGCTAAAAATAGTGTTGATCCTGTCCATTATAATTGCTTTAGCCTTCTCAATGTCTTCTTTCAATCCCCAAATCTGAATCGATTGTTGAACACTATTGTACCAAATAAAGCTTACACCACTTTCACGAGTAATTCTTTTGAAACCATTACCATGCTTACCAATCAACACCCTCACATGATCCATAGATAGCTGAGATCCAACAAATTTCTCATCAATAGAAAACTCTTGTAGAAGAATTTCCTCATAATCATCATTAGACCACATCTTCACACTTTCGGTGTCATCAAATGAAAAGCGATTCTTAATTACATTGATTCTAGACTGAATCGCATAGTTTGCAGACATGAGATTATGGATGGGTCCCCAAATCTCAACAATACTGCGATTCTTGTTGAACCAAATATTAGAAACTGAACATTTCTCACAGGTGTACTTGAACCATTTGCCATTTACACCAATGACGAACTTCATCAACTCATGTGGAATATCAACACGAACATGAGAGTAAAATGTAGAAGGGTATACTAGTTGCATAGCTTGTTGTTAATTAACTACTTATATTTGGTTTTACATTTTTAAGTAGTTTAAAAAATTATAATGGTTTATTATCAATGATTGTATTTATACTTCCATAGTCTTGTAACCTTCCTTTTGTTTAGGGGTAAGAGATTGCCATTTTTCAGAAGCCTTAGACATACGAGTTTTATTGTCCATGTTTGGATTTTGAGCCTTGAGTTCAGGAAGGGTTACTTTGATGAACTTGTTGTAAGCTGAAAGAGGGCGGGGAGCACTCCCTACATTACGCTTGCTCTTCGCCTTCTTGTCAAGAGAAGCGAGGTCAGTTTCTACAGTCGCAAGAGCATTGTCAAGATAGGTCTTGAGGTCTTCACCAGAATCTACGACAGTCTTTACTTCTTCGAGGAGTTCTGCTTTGTACTTGAGGGCGAAACGAGAAAGTTCTTTGTTGAAGTTAGTGAGGGAGGATGCCATTTGGTTAATAGTTTGTTTACTATACTCTTGATTGTTCTAATAGTTTTAAGTAGGTTTAGTTCAAAAAAAGTGTCACTTAATATAAATAATTATACGCACCATGTTTTCTGGATTCAGCGGAAAAAAGGATTTTGGACAGCAACAAAATGAGTTATCCCAGCATATTTCTTCTAGTTTTGGACAATCTTTCGGATTTTTAAAATCAGTTCAAGCGATCGGATCGGTGGATGAAAACATTGACAAAATGACTACTTTTTTAAACCAAAAGTTGGAATTTATGGATGATGTTCCTGCTTCTCAACAATCCGCCAAGTCTCTTCCAAATCCAGATAGAATGAAGTTATTCATCTCTTTAGGGAGTGGTTGCGATTGATTCAAAAACGGATACAGAACAAAGAGAGCATTTACAATTGAGAAGTCTCAATACTGCGAAAATATACAAGAAACCAGTTATGGATGGAATGAAGCAATATTTCAAGGAATACATTTCTAAATTAGAGAATTTGAAATCCATGTCTATTGATGATTACAAAGTTCCTGAAAATACTGGTTACCAAGTAGAATTAAAAAACAAATTGAAGATATTCATCAACAAAACGAAATACTTCATATTCGATATATACATGAATCACTATGTTCAATTCATCTATCTATTATTCGCGATCAATATCTACAAAACCACTGAATCTTATTTCAAATTGAATGCGGAACAACAAAAGCAACTTAGTGTCATGGATAAGACAGATAACATTCTTAAAATTACGAACCAAATGCAAGAATCAGATTCTGTAAACTTCCAAAAGACTAAGGATTCCATGAATAGTTTGATCGAAAAGATCGGTGACATCTCCAAATACAATAAACCCACTCAAAATGAAATTAATCAATTGAAAACATTGGATGATAAAGCTGTAAAGAAAGGTGGTTCCATCACAACTGTTGCTGACTCTGTTTTTGAAGATATCATTGCCAAGCACAATCAATTCTTCGAAATTTACAAAGACACTCGTGATGCTATGCCTGACTATTTTAACAACATCAATGAACTTGTGATGAACAAAATTAATTATTTACAAGACTTGAGTAACAGCATCATGACTCTCCAACCTGAACATTTTGATATCATTAAACGAACCCAACAAGAAGTAGCCAAGCTTTCTAATCAGCCTGAATTGAACAAAAATTATAAAATCAATAACAATCCCCTTGTAAAACAACTCAGAGATGACCTTGAAGTATCGATCAATTCTACAAATCAATACGCGCAAACTTTACAACAAGAAAATCAAAATATGATTAATACTGTTTCGAGTGCTCCGGTTTCGAGTGCTCCGGTTTCGAGTGCTCCAGTTTCAAGTACTCCTGTTTCGAGTACTCCGGCTTCAAGTGCTCCGGCTTCAAGTACTCCTGTTTCGAGTGCTCCGGTTTCGAGTACTCCAGTTTCGAGTACTCCAACCATGGGTGTTCTAGCAGCAACTTCCACAACTTCCAATCCTTTCTCTACTACTAGTGGTGGGTTTGTGAGAGCAGGAACACTCTTTCCTAAAAACAACTACAAAAAATCTAAATTCCCTCTCAAACAAAAATAACTCCTATAGATGACATCATCCATGAAATCAACAAATTACTATCCATTTCTTTGTATTCTTGGATCACTTCCCCTTCGATCCTATCTTTAATGAGAGATCTCTTCTTGGGTTCTTGATATGTGTTGAGAGTGATATAAATGATACCAAATGCCAATAAATAAGTGATCATATACATTGTATCTACAGATCCCAACTCGATCAAAGAAGCGAAAAGTAGTGTAAAGAAGGAGTAGAATGCCACCAAAGTAACCATCTCTTCTGTTTTATTTTTCAAAACTCCTTTGTCTGATAAGGTGTTTTTCATGTAAGTCGATAAGAAAGTGATAAAGAAAGTGACCATGATTACGATTGAACGATCCGCGTCTTGTACCGTTTTGTCAATGATACCACCACCTACCATTAATGGCTCCAACGCAGATTCTGTGACTTTGTTCACGGACTCTAGGAGGAGTTGTTTGGGTTGGAATGGGGTGGTTTCAGCGGGGAGGCGTATTGGGGATTCGATGGTACCGCCTCTTCCAGATGATGTGTCGGTTATGGGTTTTTCTGCGGGTTTTGCTACGGCTTCTGGTGCGGCTTTTGCTTCAGGATTCATTGAATCTAGAAATTTAAGGGTTGATTCATTACCATAGTTTATTACTTCCGAATGCGCGCCCTTGTTATTGACATCATTTCTTAAATATCCGATGATAATAATTTTTTCTAATTTTTCAATATTCAGATTCAATGTATTCATAACAAACTCTTTTTTTTCCCTATACCGTTGTTTGAATTCTCCAATCTTTTCTTTTAAGATTTCCAATGATTCATCAATAAATACTGATTCGCGTAATATATCAAATTTATCAATAAATTCTTTTAGTTTTAATCTAGAACTTTCAGATTCGAAAAAGTATGTTTTTATATGTGGTACGATAACATCATTTATTAGTTGTTGTTCTTCTGGTTTAAATGTTCCTAATTTTGAATTTAATTGTAAATCATCAATAAAATTTATTAATGACCTCGTGTTTGGTTCATTATTTGGTAACGTCGTTGGTAAATTTATATATGTCCCATAGATTGTAGTTAGCAATTTCATTATGTAATCCGATAATACTTTTACTTCAATTTTTTTTAATGCCTTGTTTTTTGTTATATCAGTGTGATTATGGGATAAAATATCTGTTAATTTTTCACTTCCTGCTAAGTCAAATACATATAAAGACTTATTATTTTTTTTGAACTTAAAATACATATGAAACCGACTGCTATTGTTATTATTCATTGTTTTTTTGATAAAATATCTGGCTTTCTTTCTATTATCAAAGGGTGTGCTTCTTAAGTAATTCTTACCGCAATTGTCAGTTGGGTTTCTAGCTTTATTTATTTTTTTATCATCCTCAGTTATCCCGTATGTATAATTGTCTATGTTTTTTCTTATATTTTTTAATTTCTTGAATTCGGCTATTATATTTTGAATAAAAACATTGTTGTCTGTTTCATTTAGTAAATCACGCAATTTACTCTCATCTTTTATAGAACCGTGTTTAAAATAATTGAATTCACCACATTGAGTTCCATACAATTGTGAATGTTCTTTCCCAGCAGCACCATATATTATGCATATTTCTTCCAACTGAACGCCTTTCGCCTCATTTATTTCATCTAAAAGTTTCTTATTAGTTGATGTTTTTCCAGTCCCTGAAAATCCGTAATTAAGTAATATTGTCGAGTTTTTAGATTCTGAATCATCCATAAATGGTCCTAATATTGTATTCAAATAGGTTGAGTCCTTCTTTATGGAATTTAAATGTGAATAATAATAAGGGTCGTCCATTTCTACTGTTGGTTTGCTGTTATCATATTCAGTTTTTTTAAGAGGAAGGTGAACTTCTTGAAAATTGTATACATTTTTATTGTATGTAATTAATTTATTTACACATTTCTCTTGGTTATCACATACATATTCACTGTTTGGAGTGTTTATTTTTAATTTTGGATTTTGTATTGTTGTGTCAGTCATTTTATCTATAAGTTCTTTGTTAAGAACCGTTACAATAGTATTTATTGGATAGCCAACAGCGTATAAAATATCTTGTATTTCGTTGAAAAAGATATCACTGCTAAGTATAATTTTCTTGATCTCTTCACTAAGTGGGAATTCATCTAGATCAGTAAATAATTTTATCTTTTTATCCTTCTTCAAAATGTCATAAATAGATCTTTTTTTGTATGTATCATTAATTGACAATAATGCAGCTGTTGTATTTCGTTTTGTTATTATTTCCTCAATTTGTGCATTACAATAATCACTAATTTGTTCATTCATAATACAATTTGGATTATATAAACGATCTACTTCTGCGTATATGTTTAATCCGTCTCTTTTCGTTTCGTCATCAACCTTTAACTTTGTCTTAAGTTTACCTATCACACTATCGCTTTTTCTTGATTCTTCTGCGCGTCTAGCTTCTTCATCTCTTAATCTTTGTTGCTCCTGTTTGATCGTTTCATTTACTCTATCGAGTTTAGTTCTATTTTTTTCAGATATACCTTGGATTTTTGTTGTAATTTCCTCTTTGATTCCATCCAATTCTTCCAATTCTTCCAATTCTTCCAATTCTTCCAATTCTCCCAATTGTGCATTAAAACTTTCCAATTCTCCTCGAACAGATTCCAATGAGCCAAGTTCTTCTACTTCTTCAGTAGTTTCCGCGACTAATTTTTCGATTTGATATATTTGTTCTATTATGTGCTTTAAGTTATTGAATATTTTAGAACTTGTATCGGTTGTACTTTCACTGGGTTTATAGATTGATTCAATAATAGCTTTGATATGTTCTTGTTCATCACAATTTGAAGCAGGTGGATTTGGCGCAGGTGGATTTGCGCAGGTGGATTGCAGGTGATTGGGAATTGATAGATTTGGAAGCATTGTAATAAATCTCAGCAAATTTTTGTAAGAATATATATTCTTCAGATTTTTCAGATTCTTCAGAATCAGATTCTGGAATCTCATCCAAATTAGTGAAGTTGTCAATTTTAAGGTTGTCGCCTTTAAGGTCTTTTAGTTCATGATACAAAACTAAAATCCTCAAAGTTGTTTCTAAACTAGGATCTTGTGTTTCTATCTCAATAAGTTCTTCGATAAGTTTTTTGATTTTGTCTTGATTAATGTCGTAGTTCGCTTTAGAAATCATGTCCAACATTGTCTTTTCAACTGTTTCTTTGTCCTCAAGTTCTTTCTGTGTCTGATCAAGATTATGTTTCAATTCAGATATGCTTGTTTCTTGAACTGTTATTTGCCGGTTTAAGTGCTCCTTTTCTTGTACTAATGTTTTATTTTTTTCATTAATGTTTTTAATCTCGTCACTTAATCCTGTTTGGATCGCTTTATGCGCATTAGTGAGGTTAGCTACTTTATCTTTAAAATTTTCATCGTCTTTGACTGTTTCATTAGTTTTATCAACTAAACTTTCCAACCGATTATTTAGATCATTCAGTGCTTGCGTTTTCTGTTGATTTGTTATTTCCGATTGTTCCATTCTTTCCATAAGTTCCTGATTTTCCTTCACTAAAGCTTTTTTTTCGTCTTGTAAACCACTCAATTCAGACTTCAATTCTGCAGAGATCTTTTGTTCTGCTTGTAATTTAGTTACTTCTTCTCCGAATTTATCAAGGTTAGTCATTAAGGTATTTGCTCGTAGTCTTGTTATTTGCTGTTCTGATTCTTTTTTCAGTTTTTGTAATTCAACGTTTTTACGATCTAATTCACTTGTTAATGACGCCAACTGTTCTTCCTTTTGTTGTGTTTGTTTTACTAATAGATCTTTTTCCATATTCAATTGTCGTATTTGTTCATTATCTTCTCGCAATTGATCACTAACCATGGATAAAGCATCATCAAGTTTGCTGTCTTTTGATTCTTCAGATGGTAAATCTATATTTTTAGTGTATATTTCTCTCAATCCAGTGGATGTTTCTGGTTTTGCGATGATACCTTGTAATTTGGCATTTTGCTGCACGAGGGCTTCTATTCTTTGTCTTAAACTATCAATCGTTACTTGATTTACATTACCTGTTGTCTTAGCAGTTGTATTTTGTTCTTGCAGTTCATTAGTTTTTTTTAGTAATTGTTCTAATTGTTCATGTGAGTCTAGATTTGTATTTTTTGTTTTTTCTAACAGTGCTTCTATTGTGGTCTCCATCAGAGTAGTCATTTGATCTGTTTCATGTTGAGCTGCTGAAGTTAGTTTCTGTATTTGTTCTGATATTGGTGCTTCTCTTGTTCCGTCTGTATTTGTATTGGTACCTAAGAAACTAGCCACAGTTTCCAGTTTATCAAATATAGAAGCACTTGTAATCATTTTTTGTAATTTTTGTAAAGTGTTTTCAATACTTTCATCTTTTTTACCACATTCTGATTCAAGTTTATCTATGAAATTCTTAAAGTCTGATTCATCATTATATTTATCATTGAATATGGTGTCGTATATGGTCGATAAAAAACGGATAAGGCTAAATTTATTTTCATTAATAAACAGTTCTTGATTTATATTGACATTATCATCACCGTTATATTCATAATTCGTAATATAGTTGGGATCCCTTTTATCTATGAATGGATTTACCTTGCTATAAATAAATCCTAACATGTTTGTAATAAAAGCACGCTTATATAATTCCTTGTGTTTATTATCAACCGCGTCTAGATTTTTGAACACATTATTAAATGTTTGCTTCAACTCAGAATACAAAATATGGGTTGGTTGATTTTCGTCAGTACGGTTTTTTATTGTAAGTATTGGTGGTTCAGCACCGCCCAAATGTATATTTTCTACTGCTCCAAGTGGATTTGATGACCCTGGTGTTCCGGCTGGGTCTGTCCGTGGTACTGGGTCTGTCTCTGGCTTTGTGTCCTCTAGCTTTGGCTCTGGCACCTCTAGCACTTGTTTAGTCTCTGGCTTTGGCACCTCTAGTGCTTCTTCTTCGGCTCGTGCTGCTTCATTCTCGTCTGATGCTGCCGCTACTGTCACTCTTTCTTGTTTTAAATAAATTATTTGTTTACAAAATGTTAACTCTAATCGGGTATTTTGCGATGCTTCATCAGTTAATGCAGTTGAGACAACAGTTAACTGATTGATAAATTCTGTCAATTTCTTTGTCGTCGCCTCATCTGCTTTCTCTATGGCCTTCTCTGCTTTCTCTATGGCCTCCTTTGCTGTCTGTTCGGCCTCCTCTGCTTCCTGTTTGGCATTCTCTGTATTCTCTGTGGCCTTATCTACCAATTCCTGTATTGCGTTTACCATTTCATTCGCTTTCAGTCTCGCTTTATCCCCCTTCTCATTCGAATGTTTGTTTATCGCTGCCGCCGCTTTTGTCGCTGCATCTTCCGCTTTCACTACCGCTTCAGCCGCTTTTGCCTCTTCCGCTTTCACTACCAATTGGGCCGCTTTTGTCGCTGCTATTTCCGCTGCCGCTTCGGCCGCTTCAACCGCTTTTGCCTCTTTCGCTTCCTCTACCACTACCAGTTCCGCTTGTGCCTCTTTCGCGTCCTTTACCACTACCGCTTCAGCCGCTTGTGCCTCTTCCGCTTTCACTACCAATTCGGCCGCTCTTGCCTTTGCTGCTTCTGCTGCTGCTGCCGCTTCTGCCGCTGACACCATTGTGTCCACCATCTCGATGCATTCTAACTTTTCAAAAATGTTCTCTGTTGAATTATTAATAAACGATTCTAACAAATTATCGAATTTTTCATTTTTTGTAAATTTCGTTATATAACCTTTTTGATCATCACTTTTATATTGCAAATTGTCTGCGATTGTCTTCAATTCCTCTAATTTACTAGACACTTCTTCATTCTCACCGTCTAGCTGTGGCCATGTCGGTGCCATTCGATTTTGCGGGTTTTTTTCTGGTATACCTCTACCTCTGCCACTGCCTATGTCTCTTCCTCTTCCTCTGCCTCTACCTCTACCTCTGCCTATGTCTCTTCCTCTTCCTCTGCCTCTGCCACTAGTACGCTCACCTTCTGACTCATCGCTGTCATCACCATTTGATCCGTCTCTAAATGATCTTAAAAGGTCATCTAGTTCTTTTTGCATTTTTTTCATTTCTTCTGTCATCCTCTCCTGATTATTTCTGATAGCATTAATACCTTCTTGACCTGGATATTGAATACCTGCGAAGGGAACTTCAGATGTTTGCGAAGTACACAAAGCGGTTAATGGATTTGAATTCGATTCTCCAGAAGTGTCGGTCGGACATGTCTGGGGTTCTATATTAAATTGAGAAACATCGGCTAATAACACTGGTTGACTTTCTGGAAAAGGTTTATATTCAGAATGATAGACATCAATGTATATGTTTTGATATAAAAGCCGATTTTCTTTTAATTTAATTAATTCTTTATTGAATTCGTTCTTGATTTCAGTGTATGTTTTCATATTTTTGGCGTCAATCGTGGTCTTAAAAAAATAGATGTATGTCATCAACAGAAGGTATTGCAAATAGTCTCGAGAAGAAGATCGTACTTGCTCGTCGCCTAGTACTTCTTGTTCTGCTCCTTGTGCTGCTCCTGGTTCTAGCGTTTGTTCAGTCTCTTGCGCTACCATATTATCCATGCCGATTCCATTGTCTTGATTTGGTTGTACCACGCCAGGTTGTGCATCATTTTTATTCAACATTTCCCCAAGTCGAGTTCCATCTCCACGATGTTGTGGATCACTTGGTTGCACTACTGGTGCCCGCGGGTCTTGACTTTCTTCAGGATTAAGCTCTTGTGAGTGAAGAGGTTTTATAGTCATACCATCAGTCGATTCATTACCACTCGATTCACCATCAGTCGATTCATCACTACTCGATTCATCACTACTCGATTCACCATCAGTCGATTCATTACCATTCGATGAAAGTCCTTGAGGTAAATTATTGCCGTTATTAAAAGTCGGTGGAGGGGGTCCTTCTGTGTTCGAATCGATTTCTTCATTCAACCCACTGGTATTTAACATAATCTTTTGGGGTTGAGGTTTTTTGCTCATGACATACATTGCGATTAAAATGACAACAGCACCAATAATTATAGGAGCAATCATTACAATTTATTTATTAAAAACAAAATATAAAAAAGAAAAGGGAATTCCAACAAGTATATTAAAGAAGATTCATTGGGAAATCTCATAAACTAAGACATAAGCATCTTTGTACGCATTTCGGTTCAACTCATTTACCCGTTCAAGAGTTTCATCATCTGCTATGATCCATTCATGGTCGCCTTTTAGGATTGTGTAATAGTGACCATAGTTAAGGCGCCCTTGATGACATCCGATAGAACGAAGTTTGTAGTTTGTGTTCATCGAATCATTCAATACATACTTGGAAATATCCATCTCTTCAGGGAATTGGACTTCATGGGTTAGCTTAGTTAATCGACCACGATTATTCATAACAAACCGCTTCAACACAAGAATCAGTACATTTGGAAATTTCCAGAAGGTGATCACTTTCTTACTTCGTTGTTGTTTCTTACAAACATCACAAGTCCATTCGATGTTGTTTTCATCATTTGGATCATTAAAATAAACACTCTTCACATAATTTTTCATAGAATTATCCAGGTCTCCAATATCATCAATATCAAGTTGTAGCATGTTATTAAATTCATAATTATGGTGGGTTTTAGAACACCCACATTTGATTTGAGACACACACAATGACTGTGTTTGTTCATTAAGCTCATGATACTCTTTATGAAAATGTGTTGCCCATTTCTTGATACAAATTTGATTAAACTTCTGAAGTGTTTTTGAATCGGTGGAGATCGGATACTGTTTAGCTAACATATCTTTGAAATGATCGATTGGAACAACCGATTTCATTTCTTCATTCAATAGATCAAAGAACAACAATAGGAACTCACACATATCATTTTGTTGTGTCAATTTCATTCGATCTTTGATTAAACGCTGAATACACACAATCAATTTAGGTAAAGTTTTGTTAATATTCTTTTGATCTTCATCTAACACATAAGCAATGAATGTCTTCAATAAAGACACTAGAGGCTTATCACTTGTAGATTCTCGTATTGATTTTACAAGCATACTCGAACTCATTACACATTGAATGGATGTATTCAGATAGCAAGTATTTCCTAAGTTATCCAATGCGAAAACCATTGTTAAAATTTGTATGATTAAATCAATGAATCGTTTGGTTGTTAAATCAATTTTTTATAAAGTATTATATAGTATAATTAATCAAACATTATGACTGTGTTTACTTTTGACAATGTGTTATTCGTAATAAGTGGTCCAATTCATGTCCGTATTCATAACATACTAAATACCATGCTTGTTGCGAAAGCATTCAATGCGAAATTCAAGCTCTACTGGGTAAAAGATGATCAGTTCAATTATGAGTTAGATGATATTTATCAAACAATATGTTTTGTCAACAATATAACAACAACAATCGACATAGTAAAGGACACAGCATACTATTATAATCCAAGTGTTCCAATCGATGTTTTCTTAATGTCATGTGTACCCAATGGTCATGAAGACAAATTCCCAGACAAGGAATTCAGTCATTTAGAATGGATTATCTTTGACAACTTTGCTGGGAAAAAACAAAAAATGATCTCAGATGCCATTATGTCAACACAACAATATGAAACTAACCTTCAAGAATTAAAAAGTGAATTATTGTATAGTATTCATATTGATGGATACATCAATCTCTTTCAAAACATCCAAAATGAACAAGCAATGTTATGTTTGTTCATTAACCCAGATGATAATATAGAAGAATATTTCAAATACATCGACCTGATACCAGATCAATTGTTTGTTACTTTTCATTGGAATATGTCCAAAACAAACAAGGAGGACTGTCAACAAAAGTTGCGTACCAAGTATCCTGATAAATTCATGTTTGTATCACACGATACACACACTTCGATTATTGAATTCTTTTGTCTTCATTATTGTACTGTTGTTGCCACCCTCCATTCAATGGATGAATACCTCCAAAATGCGGTAGGTTCTAAAACAATCGTCTATTCATTATCTAAACATACAATGCACAATACAAGTCTTAAACATCTTCAAAAGTTAATGTAAAAGCAATGTATCCTACAACACTTGCCAAAAGATTCATGTAACGATCTTTCATATAAGGATTCATTATATGATACAAAACAATCAATCCACAAATGTAGAATGCATCCGCAGCTACACGATGAACCAGTTTCACTTCTGTATAATAGCGAGTTAAAAGATGAAAATAATCATATTTAGTTTGGAGGCGTGAGGATAAGAAGTACCTCAAGATAGTTTGAATGAAGAGATGTAAAATAATAACATAATTCATACCCAAACCACCCACCAATTGAAAGAGTGTTAAGAAGTACATTACACTTGGTCCAACAACATATAAGAATGGAATATCTTGATACCATATTCTCAATATATCTGGTTTATCATCAACCAATTTCATACAAAATCTGATGGATGATTCAATCATAAAAATGAGAACGATAAGTAATGAATGATTCATTTTGGATGCAAATGTTTTTTTAATCTAGAGTGATTTAAAATTAATGCAGAAGGAAAAGAGTTCGTCACAAAAAAAAAGATTTATATGAATACAATAGTATGAAATGAATTATGCACAGTATAGTATTTTTAAACATTATATAGGAGCAATCTTATGTAAGAATTTGTATAGAACACCTTCAAAAACTGTTTGCATTAAACATCGCGATCATCTTTATATAGCAATTAAAGGGACTTCTACTGTCAAAGATTGGAAATGTAATTTTCATCTCAAAAAGAATGCGGATGATATTCACATCGGTTTTGTAAATTATGCTGAAGAATGTTTTCATGAATTAAATAATCAAGATATCATCGAAGACATTCATCATTATAATCATATTGTATTAAGTGCACACTCATTAGGTGCTTGTGCAGCAATTATTGTTTTGTACAATCTAATGCTGAATTATGGATTCCTATTGGAAGGAAAACAAGTAGATGTTGTTTTATTTGGATCACCTAAACCAGGAGGAACAGAATTCATGAGAGAGTTTAACGACTTGTGTTTGAATTACGATATTGACCTATATCGATACAATAATAAATTCGATGCTGTACCAACCTACCCACCATTAGATGGTTTTACTCACATATGTGATGAAATCATTCTCGATAAAAAGAACTCAAAGAGAACGAATCTGTATAACGATCATTGTCTTGATTCATACATTCATAATCTACTCAATCAACGAATATCAATCAATAAAAAATTGAAGAATCATAATCATAAAGTTCAACCAGAAATAAGAAATAATAAGAAAGATGCCGATCATTATTCATAACGATGCGCCTCTTTGTATCATTGATCTATCTTATTTCATCTTTTATCGATACTTCGCAATCCAAAAATGGATGAAAATGAGCGAAACCACTTTAACTGATGAAGAAATGCTTATGAAATTCGCTAAAGTATTCCAAGATCATCTCAAGAATGTGAGCAAGAAACTCAAGATAGCTCCCCAAAACATTATTCTGGTAGGAGATTGTCGCAGATGTGAAATATGGCGTAATGATATCTATCCTCAATACAAACAACGAGAGAGCAGTATTCCACCAAACATCTTTCCCTTTGTGTATGAAAACATCATTCCAACATTGAAAGAGATCCAGTTCATTTGTATTGACTCCTTAGAAGCAGATGACATCGCTTATGTAATCACTACTCATGTAAAAAATGATGTTACTATCATCACGAATGATAATGACTACCTCCAAATGCTAAATAAAAAAACTCGAATTGTAAATCTCCCTAGTTTCAAGGATATCTCAGATCGTTGTAAGGATAATCCTCGGGTTGGTCTGATGACTAAGGTGTTGTGTGGCGATCCATCCGATACCATTGAAGGGATTGTAAGCAAGAAAGTGGCTAAAGAATTGATTGAACAAGATGCGATCAATAATCAATTCATTGAAAAATATATGATTGAACATGACTTGAAAGAGAAGTATGACCTCAATATGAGACTAATCGATATGTCTAATATTCCACTGGATTTAAAGGAAAAAGTATTACACAATATGCGTTATAAGAATGAGTACATTCAATATATTTGATCTATGTGTTTGTTTAAATTCAACCCAATCATTTCAGTAAATATTGTTGGGATAGTATTGCCTAATTGTTTCCATTGATCTTTATTATTTCCACACAGGATAAAATCTTCTGAGAACCCCTGTATCTTTAAACAATCATTTTTGGTTAATCGATATTCTTGACCATCAACTATGTAACCATCCCAATTATGTTTATCATTAATGGCTGAATTCCTTCCACCACATCGTATTGTATATGCTATTTTCTTTTCAAACTTCTTACCAAGAAGTTGACTCAAAGTCATTTCCTTTACATAATCACCAAAGTCTAACAATTTGTGAATATGTTTCACAAGAGGTGTATCATTCCTTACTCCCATAATAATTAATCGTTTTCGCATCTGAGGTAATCCATAATCGCTACATTTAATGACTTTGTATGTTACTGTATAGTTGTTTTCTTCAATATCATTCTTTATTCGCTTGAATGTGTTACCATGATCGTGCTTTAATAGTCCCTGTACATTCTCTAAAATGATCGCTTTGGGTTCATGATATTCAACAAATTTCATAATATTGAAGAATAAAGTTCCTCGTTTATCATCAAACCCTTTATGTTTTCCGCATTGACTAAATGGTTGACATGGAAAACCAGCACATAACACATCATAATTTGGGATATCTTTTGGAACTATTTCTGTTATATCTCCAAGAGGCACAATTCCATAATTCTCCCGATAGGTGTCTCTTGCCGCTTTATCAATATCACAAGCCATGATACATTCCCAATTCATTTTTTTGAATGAATAATGGAAACTTCCTATTCCACTGAATAAATCAATAAATTTTATTGGATTCGTCATTAGTTTCATCTAGGGCTATTTTATATATGCTTACTCATTTTTGTTTAATCAAATTTTAATGGTTCGAAACTCAAAAAGACCAAGAAAACCCCCCACGTAGTCTCAAAACCAAATGCAGCGTCGACTCCTTTTGAATGTTATAATCAGATAGTGTACGACCATCTTCCAATTGTTTTCCCGCAAAGATCAATCGTTGTTGATCTGGAGGAATACCCTCTTTGTCTTGGATCTTAGATTTGATGTTGTCAATGGTGTCTGAAGACTCCACTTCCAAAGTGATCGTTTTGCCTGTAAGTGTCTTCACAAATATCTGCATTCTTTATTGAATATATACATAATAATCTTTATATAGATACTATAAGGTCCTAAATCCACTTTCAATTTGTTGGTATCGGTATCATTATCATGAATTTGAATTAAAAAAATGAATGGGATATATAATAAAGTTACAAACAGACAATAGTTCATATGGAGTGGATAAACTGTTTCTTTCCAAGCTGTTGTAACTTACAATGGGATCTTGTTGAACAAGAACCACACCAAAACGAAGTTATCGAAGTGGTCGCAATGGAAACCACACCTAAACATGTAAACGAAACTATACATTCATTTCGTAATCATGAGTCTTTCATTTATAAACCAAATTATTTATACAATGATCCAGAGATGGAAATATGGTTTCAGAAACATTGTAGAACATGGGGGTTCAAGGAGTTGTATATTTGAAACAACAAAGAGTTGTATATTTGAAAAAAAATTGAATGATTTGGATTCGGAATGGAAGTAAAGATTGAAACATGGATTCTACTAACAAAAGAGATCTTCTGAAACAACAGATGAATCAACTTTCAGAGAGTATTGCGTTGAAAACAGAAATCATTGAATTGGTTAATGAACTTATGGAACTTCGTAGCCAACAAATGAAATATCTGGAAGAACATGATAAAGAACTTCAAAATAAAATAAAAAATATTTTAATGTCGAAAATGTAGATGTATATAGATGTTTACACAGAATAATTTACAAGAATGATTTTACATTGTTGGTTTCATAGTTATTTTTTGTTTTTGGTCTTCAGATAGATAAGACCATAAATGTTCAATGTGTTTTGCTACATCAGTTTCAGTCTTAATAGAGCATATATGATTTACGATATTCAAAGGACTTTTATCTGGATATATACTTTTAATAGTTGGGGACACACTATAAATCAAACCATCATTATCGTTGAGTTCTAGTAGAATGTCGTTTTCTAACCAAAATAGGTAATTATCCTTGTCTTCCCTAATGTCATTGTACTTATGGAGGTAGTTTTTGTATGCTTGGGAAATCATTCTTATCTATAATTGGACTACAAGTTAAGTTTAAAATCAATTTTTTTATAAGTTTACATTTCACCACCAGGATCTAAAATGAATAGTTCCACATTCTTCCTTTCGATTGGTTCCTTGGTAATTGGATCTTGCCAATCGATTATGGTGTACATGCGCACACAGTCTCCCAAATCTTCATACACGATTTGAGACACAAACTTTTCATTATCAGATTTGAATATACTATATCGATTTTCCTTTGTATTCAGTGTACCAACTGGTTTTACATAAGGTTTTGTTTTTGTCTTCATGGATGGTGTTGTGAGAATCAAAGGATTGACTAAAAATGTGCGTCTGTTCATTCTTCAATTACAGTACAATACCTTAAATTTAAATAAATAACAAAAACTAATTTAAGATTAGGACATCATCATAATTCATAGTTAAAAAACAATATGGGACTCCAGAAACATCACACGAACATTTGGTCGTAATCCTATTATGAATTTGGATAAAGATAAGTTTAGGAATATCATGGCAAATAAAGTAGAAAAGGACACAGAAATAAATAACCCTATATTTGATAATATGTGTAATAAAATGAACCAATGTCTTGGTAAAAAATAAAAAATAAATTGTTAATATAAAAAACAAAAACATGGTAGAAAGAAGAGGCCGTCCACCACTCGATTGTAGCGTACTTGATGCTAGAATCAAAGCGCGCCCAACACCTAAGGGTCAAACTACATTGAGAACAAAATGTGCGAAAAGAGAAGCGCATCATTCAAAACCATGTAAAGTAACCTCTACAGGAGATTGTAAATCTACCAAAGTGGGATCTATGAAACCAAAAACACAAACATTGAAGATGACTAGCTGTGCGGATGCTAATAAAGTAAAAGATGTATCTAAGAAGACCCGTTCGGAAGTTCGCAAGGTCATCTCTGCTCAATGTAAAACTGCGAACACAATGTTGAAGGATAAAACATGTAAAGTAAACCAAAAGACAGGTAAATGTAGAGATAGTGTACTCGCGGCCAAAAAGAGATCCCTTATGATTAGGAGTTGAGTGGTGAATCATTTATTCATTGACTGCAAGTATCTGGACATATATTTGCTATTGTTGTTAACTCTTCATTATCTGAATTCTCCAAAATATATCCAGAATATAAAGGAAGACTACAACTGTCATTTTCATAATGAAATCGAGTCATATAAATGTTGGATTGACACAAACCGGGATATGAAGAAACTGTGGGGCAAATATAATTACTATAAGCTTGGAAAATGATTGTATCGTTGTTACTATCATTCAAATCGAGATTTGAAGTATGATGAAATGATAACCCACCATCACTATCATCTATATTTGCATTAATATCAAAGTATATATCACTATCATTAGTGAGACAATTCGAACTTCTGGGTTGACGACAATATGATGTGCAATAATTCCATATAAATGGTCTATATGTTTTACTGTATGTACCATCATTAATTGGATTATCGCAATTTGATAATTGATAAGTATAAACTTCATCTAATCGTGTGCCGCACTGACTACTAATTTGTGGCGTACAAATAGCTTCTATCAATTCGTTACTATCAGTATAATTAGACCCGTTGAATTGATATTCAATATTTGGAATCCAAGAGTTGGAATCGCACATAATATGGTCACATAAGTTGCTGAATACAACATTACAATAAGTCGAAGTATTTTCAATAAATTGACCATCACAATTTGAACCATCAAGTTGTTGATAATTTATCATAGTATTATAGAATTGATTTGAAAAAGTACATACATTGTTCTTCAAATCCTCTAAACTATCATATTGATCAACAGATTCATCTTCATTACTAGTAGTGTATTTTGTATCTTCCACACAATACAACGAACAACTTGGGTCATCACATTTGTGTGTTATCTGTGTAGATCGATTCGATAAATTATCAGGACAATTAGTGTAATCTGTATTTATAGAATATGAAATATTCGAACAAAGGTTGCTGGAACAAATAGTAGTTAGTTCATTATCCCATTGATCTTGAGTATAATATTGAATATCATTATATTTGAAATAAGTAGAACCTGTACAATTATCGTAGTCACCTGTGCCACCACCTGTGCCACCACCTGTGCCACCACCTGGGTCATTACCTGGGTCATCATCTGGATCATCACATAATTCACCACATAAAGTATCATCTGTTATTGTAAACTGACGAGATTCATTATCAGTTTGATCTGGACAATTACTTAATCCTACATGATAGGTGTATTCAAATGTATCACATGGATTATTTCGTACAATGAGCATTGCTGTTTGTTCGTTTCAATTCATCTTCGTTATCATAATTACTACTGTTGTAGCTAAAATAACTATAAATGTCACAGTTTGATGGACATGTGGTTGTACCTGCATCACATTCGATCGATTCCACCCCTTCTTTTAGTTCTTTAATTTCTTTATGTAACTTTCTTATTTCTTGAATCGAGCCGTCGTGTATAGTGAGTAAGCGCTTAGAGAATGAACTCAAATCAGAATACTTCTCTTTGTGTTGTATTTTTTTATGATATGAATTCGCACATACAATAAATAAAAAGGTAATGAATAATACCATACCTATAAGATATGATGGTAATTTCATTTTTTTTAATTTGTTACAAACATTATTTTGTAACAGAATATGTATTACGAAAAAATTGATTTGAACAATCTAGTTAAGAGTATATATACCTGCCACAATACCAACCACAAACCAACCAACAACAAATGTACATTATTGCTGAATTCTTTGAGTTTGTAGACTCTGTGATCACTAATGTTGAAGAATCAAAACAAACTTCCATATACAAAATCCTCGAACACATCATCAAACGAGATTCAGAGAATGCTGAAATGGCAATACCCGCCTATATTCTCTTTGGAAATAACCCAGACTACATCGACATCATTAGAAACGACCATGTTAAACATAACCCTGTTTATAATAATATCATTGAGTGTTTCGTTTTCAAGGGAATTAACGACCTCTTCTTTGGAATTGTAGAAGTTTTAAGAAAAATTAATGAAGAATATCCAAATGACACCTTTGTGTTTGATAATGTACTAAAGATGAGGATATTCATGAAGATTGTTAAAGAATCTATTAGTATGGATGACTTGTGTGATGCGATGAATTCATCAAATTTTAAAATCTAAATCATCCAGTTCCTCTTGTTTCTGTAGTGTATCTAGTGTATCCACAAGCTCTTCGATTTCATTCCAAATAACAATACACTCTGAGCTCATCAATGAATAATGTTTTTTCTTTGGGTTACATTCAAGCATAGCCTTCTTGGTTGTTTCCTTCAAACGCCTTGAGGTAATTAAAAACTTACTCGGACTCGTGTTTACACTCAAAATCCGTTCTGAACTATCTTTATTATTGGAGTATTTGTTTTTAGAACAAACGACTTTGAGTTGGACGACAGTGTTAAACATATAGACAATGCAAAACAATCAATATCTTTACTTAGGAGTTTGTGTTTAAATGGGTACTACTTGTTCTACACTCATCGTTTAAATGGATAAGGTGTTGAGGTGATCTTCTTGACCTGGAAACTCTTCAGAAATGGACGGATTTCGAAATCTAAGCGACGATAAGTCGAGTAAAACTGGATTTCCATCGTACCGTCTTCTTTATTCATTCGCATTTTATGAGGTCGATCATTACCTGCCCCAAATAACACACTACTTTTCAATAAATCACCTGGACTAAATGTACAAGTATACACCATATTAAATACACTATTGTTTTCAGGTTCAAAGACTGGATCAGCCACAACTCGTGTGTACTTATTCTTGAAACGATCGATTCCATCAGTAATACTTACACGAAAACAATCAGTTCTATTCCCATGTGTTAAACATGTTTCTCTGGTGAGTGGTTTGGATTGATTGGAAACTACAACCATGAGTAATCCTATAAACAACATGAATACAAACCCAAGAATAATCAAGATGATAATAAAATTTGTTCTATTCATATCCTCTCTTTACTTCTACAATTTATTTTTTGTTTGAAATTATTTGGGTAATTGACGAACGATACGCATTGCTTGTGCATGTTTGTATTCATCTTCACTTATACGCATAAACACCTCATACAAATTTTCAGCATTAGGTAAATAATCAATCGACTCAATAGTAGGTGACATCATCAATAATAAGTCTTTATTATTCTCACAAAACTCATCATAAGTATCCACAGCATGAAGTTCGAGCAACTCACTGAATAAATAAGCGTACTTTGGGGTTAACATAAACAATACCAAGAGTATTATATAATAGGCAACCGCACCATGACGAGCTAAGAATCGATTCCACCATAATGAATCACCACCTAATGATTCCATGATTCGTAAATGGTAAGTCTCATTTGCTTCTTCGTCATAATGTGCTTTTTTCAAACCACTACCAGTTTCCCACCACCCTAATGTCTCATACAAATGTAAAATAGCTACATATGAAAAATAGGGCATCCTTGCGATTGTTTCTAAAAACCAAAAACGATCAATTGGTTTGTCTTTAAAAATAAAATCTAGAAACCAACAAATAACATAGTACAACATCATCATAATGCGTGGACAATCAATCTGTTCTCTAGCTAATTCTCGTTTCCATATATTGTCATCATTCAAGGTCAATTTCTTGATATTATTACGCATCCTACGAATTTGGTTCAGTTCCTCTCGATCAAACACATTATTATATGGATCTTTCCGATATCCATATTTCTGTCTCATTTGTAACTCTTTATGAAAATGCTCAAATGTAAACTCAAATATGGATTTGGGAATACGATCATTCTTCTTGTCGATGGTTATATATGGTTTATATCCATAATCGACGGCTTTCGAAATACAATGAAGTTTGTGTCTGACTGTTTTACTCCTAGTAAGCATAGTTTTACTGTCGTTATTCAACGGGATAAAGGTGTTCATTTATGAAACTATGGTTTGTATTATTTTAAATCATTTCATCATTACTAAAATAGGATAATATGTTCTTGAAAATAGCCATGATATCTGTGTAGTAATCTAAGGTGGATATAACAAGATCTCCATCATATTCTTTATTGAAGTTTAAATAGGTATCTACGATAATGTAAAGAGAAAAGAGAGCAATAGATGCTAGTTTTACATATTGTCTAGTCTTTTGTTCTACTGTAAAGAATATCATATACAAATAGACTATCAGCATAGTAATAGAATATATTGACACAAGTAACATCAGTGGTGTGATATTAACATTGTATTTCAAAATGAAAAATCCAACAAGCACCATAGTTACAAAGATAAATACAGTATAAAAGATCGCGGAAGCGATATCCTTCGCACTAGCAAATTTCAAGAACACTGAGAGAATAAATCCATTAATAACAGAGAACATACAAAACATGATAAAACGGATGGGTAATGGTATTTGGGTAAATTGCATGGCAAATAGGAGTCCAATCATCACAATAAACCACAACCATTTATAGCTTATTTTTTCATTTCGCATATTATTCGCAGTGAATCCAGTCAATGTTAATTGAAATCCTAAGTGTAGCAATGTTTTCAAAAAGAAATTGTTCATTGTATAAAGTACTTTTTTACTTATTACTTACATTAAAGAAATCTAACATAGACTTGTTGCCATTCGTTTTGGCTTGAAGTTGATTCAACAATGGTTTGAAACACAAGTCCTCTACTTCATTCATACGAAGTGTATTCCATTTCTCTTGTGCCTTCTTTTCATCTCCTTTCTTTTCCGTAATCAATAGTTTCATTTTACGATCATAGTAGTATGGATCGTGCTTCTTTGTATATCCAGGAATCGTCTCCAAGGTCAATGCGAGGAGTTGACTAACAGGTTTCATGATTTGATTTGAAATATAGAATGCGTAATCAGGATTTATATTATGTTCCCGAATATAAGACGGTGTCTCAATCTTGTCACCTTGCAAACAGTCCTTATTCTTATTCACAATATATACATAAGGGATCCTGTCATTTACTTGAGGTTTTGAACCAGGATCTCGTTCTCCCATACGGTCTGCCAATACTTTATGTGCAATCTTTGTAGGATCTTTATACTCACCTTTCAGTGTTTTGGTGATCACAAGTTGCTCTAATGGAAACTTGCCATCCACTAAATGTTTCAACTCATCTTTCAGAAAATGAACCGCTTTTGTGATGTTTGCTTCATTCAAAATGATATCAATGATACCACCATATACATGTTTTACAATATTCGCATTGTCTCGTCGTTTCAATACAATTCCCATGGATTTTTGTTTAAACTTGTTCACATCATGCTCATACAAGTTACCTACATACTTCTTTTTACTAAGAATTACAAAAGGATAGAAGGTTTTTTCATACTCAAGATCATGTGGTGCTTTCAAACAAGCCTTCTTGAATTCAGCACTTGCCTTACAAGACAAATCAATACTCTTTTGTAATGCTTCTTTACCAGTCAAGCCTTCTTTTTCATTCAATCGAAAGCTCACAAAGATTGAATCAGTATCCCCATAAATTACATTCACATCATAATGTTTTTCCATAAAATCTTTCGCCTTCAAAATTAGATTACGACCAGTTGCAGTGGTGGACGCCGCAAGTTCCTTCAAATACACTGGACTCGTCTTGGCACCAACTTGTCCATATAAACTATTTGCGGTGACCTTGTACGCCAATTGTAAACCATCCAATACTGCCTTCATGAAATCATTGTACAAATCTTCGATCTTTTCGATTTGATTCTTATCGATACAGACATCTCCAATGTTTATTGTGGTTTCAGATTCACTCATCAACCCAGTGAATACATCTCCATTCTTAAGGGTTACCTTCTTTTCAGTAGCTCTTTTTCTAGTTGCTTTTCTTTGCTTCAACAAGTTCATGAGAATGCGAGGTAAAATACCTTTGGTTCCATCAGGAAATTGGGCGTACCTACAAGTTTTTTCACCCACCTTTTTCATAACCTTCTTCTTCGTATCTCCAATTCCCTCAAACACATCATAAGTGATATCTACATATTCAATTCCAGGTAAGTTATCATACTTATCATCCAAGACAAGACTATCATGAGATATATTTTCAGAAATCATACTTGAAGGATATAGTGAAGCATAATCCATCACAGAGATTGGCTCATTTACATAAATGCCTGGTTTTGGGGTTAGAACAATTGCACCTTCATACCCATCATCATCTTCATTCTCAACATAGTCACTAGCAAACTTGTTGTTAAGAGTAGGAATCAAGATGTTATCAAGCCTACATTGCTTAGCGACAAGACTAAAGATTTTTACACCTTGTCCACGCATGAAGATGTATGACAGAGGAACACAACATACATTTGACATACCCAAGTTATTAGCAACGATTTCAAGCTTAATGATTAACAAATTACACAAAGCACAATCTTGAACACAATACTTTGCGATCCTTGCTCTATCCGCGCTAGTACCTTTTTGGCATTGAAAGATCTCATTTGGAGACACATCATCTTTCGCGAGACCCCACTTTTTAAATGAATGAATGATCGGTTGACATGAATCATCTACAACAATGATGTTGTTTTCTGGATCAATTTTAGTGACCATGTATTTTTGAGTTACATCTTCATTCTTTAGATGAATGAATGATTGCTCCTGGATTCCGAGAAGATTGTCTACTTTGAGTTGATTTCCATCAATGTTCTTAATGCTTCCTTGAATGAAGTGGGAAGCAACATTATCCAACTTGTAACTATCTAGATTATGGTCTCTTTGTACCACTTTCATCAAATCAATCAATACTCGTCCTTCCATGTCGATAAAGTGTAAGAAGTTATCTCCTAGAGCAGAAGATGATAGTGACTTGTGAATTATTTCAGAAACATGATTTTTGTACCGACCAAGTTGACAGAATGCCTTACGACATCCGATTTCTACAGAGCGATCATACATGAATTGAAAATCAAAACCAAAGATGTTATAACCAGTCATGATATCTGGATTCATAGATTGGATTAGTTTGGTCCATTCAAGTAGGACATCAACTTCAGTCTCACACTGAATCACATCCACACCAGGAATATCATCACATGTATCAAGAGTGATGATATGTTTATAGAAACAATTCACATCACCATAACGATGGAAAGTGGTACCAATTTGAATAACTGAATCGCCTTCGACTTCAGGAAAGTTTTGACTGAGTATGTTGTTGATTTGATTAAAAACGGATTCTTTTTCATCATTTAGTGGTTTATTCTTCGATTCATTCTTCAAGGGTTGTTTGAATGCATTCTTGAAACGAGTACATTCATCTTCATCTTCATATATCTCTTTGAAATGTTTTTGTGTATTGATATCCAAAATGATGATATCATACAAAGTGTCAATGATTCGGATGATTTGTTTTTTTGTGACTTTTCGATTGGTTTCCTTGAAGTAAATTTTACTATAATATTTTTCCATATCAGGATAATGTTCAATTTCAAAGATATGAAGTAAGCTTTCTTTGATAAATCTTTTGATATCAATAGGATTTGCTTGTTTGAATTGAGAGAATGCTTGGATCATTTCACGAGTTGTTTTTTCATATTTTTTGATCGCCAATGGAAAATCACCATGACTGCTCGTACATTCAATATCAAAACTCGCAACGATCAATGGAGAGATTCTTTCTTTGGTAGGAAGGCTTTCCACATTAGACCATTTAATGGCCAAATCATACTTACAATTGGTCTTATGTACTTTATTTCGAAAACACTTGCTCGGATCTATCTTAATCCAACCAGAAGGATTGATATTCTTACAATGAAAGAATCGGATGAATGGTTCAATATTGTTTTCATAGAGTTTGTACTTAAGCATTCGCTTACATATGGGTACTGATTTTGATAAATGCTTCACACAAAACTTCATGGCCATTAGATTGGTGAAAGTGATTCGAATGAAGGGAAATGCTTTGTTGTTTGTGAACCCCCACATATCTTTCTTCGCCATCACTTTCAGGCTTTTTATAGAGTCTTTTAACTTGAAAGGTAGTACTCCAATCAAATGAGATTCGAGTTGTTTCAATTCATTTGGAATGATTTTGTGTTGAGGCTTGATATAAAAATATGGGGTAAAATCAGTGATCGTCAAAGCGACACTCTCTTTATTTTCATTCAACCCAAAAGCCTTGATAATGTACTTTTTAATAATAGTTGGTTCAGCTGATTCATCATCCTCATCCTCGATTTCAATGTCGAAATCTTCAGCTCTCCAATCTAAAGTTTGTATTTCCATAATATATTGATTCGAATTATTATCTTAAAGTAGAATCAATTTTTTTATATTTTAAATAACCAATAGGGTAATCACACATGAATCTCGCCGAAGGATTTATTTTGACAATCATGGTCGTTTTGATCATATTTTACATTCAATATCAAAATGTTGAAGTCGAATATGTTGTTTCCAGTGTAGATGGAAAAGCATATCTTGTGAAGAACTTACCTGACAAAAAAGATGCTGCGAATTTGCTCGCTAAATTGAATAGAACACTTCAGAAGCTTATCGTAAAAATGAAAGAAAAATATCCTGATAGCAAGGATGTGGAGCGTTTAGAGAGCAATTTCAGTCCAGACAGTTTAAGCGAAGGCACTGAATCATCGAATTATACCTCTTACTCCGTAAACAAAGGTGAAAAGATTGTATTTTGCTTACGATCTCGTGATGGAGAAGATAAATTGGTTCCATTAAATGTACTTAAGTATGTTGCGATACACGAACTCGCCCATCTTATGACTAAAGAGATCGGTCATCCACCGCCTTTCTGGGAAAACTTTAAGCTCTTGTTACAAGTAGCGATTGATGAGGGTTTGTATAAGCATACAAACTACACAAAAAAACCAGTAAAATATTGTGGAATGACGATTAAGTCTTCAGTGATTTGAGAAGGAATCTTGAATCATAGATTATCTATTATAAATATAATAGATTAACATGGTAGAGTTATGTTCCAATCTCTCAGATGAACGCATGGTTATTGTAAACCGTTGGTATGATTTATCGAAACATGATAAATATATTTTTGTAGACCAGAAAGGTACTCTCAAAGAGAAAGATTTCAAAACAGAAGGTACAGACAAGATCCATTTTTCAAAAACATCAATCTATATGGATGATAATATCAAAACACTTCGTCATAAACTATCCAAAGAGATCAATGTACCTGATAATGAAATATTTCTTTTTACAGCTATTCCGATCATTTCACAACGCAAGGAAACAATTTTTCAATCGTTTCTTGACAAAGTGTTCTCGAATCGCTCACAAATATTCACACGGGATTTCAATATGTACTTTCAAGACACATTCAATATTACCAATAAAGACTCAAATGAAAAGTACCCTATAAAATTTAAAGAAGATACTGAAGTCATTACAAGATCGGATATCAATATTCAGAAGAAGATGTTAAAACAAATCACACACATCAATGTATGTTTGTCCTTTGAATTGTTGAACAGTAAGAAATCAAGCATTCCATTCATAATGAATCCATATAACGCATTATCTAATGAAGATCGTATCCTATACAAACGCAATATCATATATGATTTTCATGACTTAAAAGATTTGTATTCATTCCAGCTTCCCAAAGAGTTGGAGATTAATATGGTGGTCAAAGATGATATTTCTTCTTTTGGAGACAAATATTTTACAGCGAAGAAAGATCTTGTGTATGATTTATACTTTCCATCTGAAGTGTTAACGATTAATGCAAATAAATCCAAATTGATCCAAAAAATAAATGAAATGAAGAAGAGTATTAATAATTTCGATTTCAAGAAGTTGTCGGAAAAGAATGATTGTTTTGTATCCTTTTGTAAATTCATAAATATAGATAAGTCTTCTGTAAATATCAGAAAATTATTCAACACTTTCAAAACAACCACAGAAATCCCCTTCACCACAATGAAAACAAAACGAAAAGATTTCCATTATCGTTTGTACAAACATAATTTACATGATTTGGTTGAGCGTCCAATGTTTTATAAATGGATTGAAAATGAAAGGAAGAGCATCGTTTCACGAAAGAATGATCAATTTACAATGAAGATTCGATTCAAAGATACAAAGGCTTACGCATCTATCATTGTTCGTGAAAATGGAGAGTATACATTTGGAATCAATTTGACTGGTTTGCAAATTCCCTTTAGTGAACTCTTAACATTTATGAATGAATTGAACCAAGGAGTATTAAAAGACATTGGAGTTGCACCAATGGTGGTCAATCAGAATATATTGATTGAAGATTTGAAAATGACAACCATGGTAACCGCGAAAGCTCCTCTTAAAAGCACAGCAAATCTCACGAAATCATTTGAGAATAACCCATTCTTTAATGTGATTCGAGGAAGCAAAGATGATAACTCCTTTTTGCTTCGTTATAAGCGAGTCTCCGAATTCAGTAAAATGGATAATATTAGTGCATTCATTTCCAACAAGATCCATTTGCCTCCGAATCAAATCATTTCAGAGATGATGAATGAGTTTTCGTTAGATGAAGAAACAGCTACAACAGAGTATAATGAGAAGAAAGATACTATTAAATTGAAAATGATTAATGAAAATGGTAAATCAAAATATATAGCGAAGTATAATGAAGGTATAATTGTAGAAGCGAATATTGTCAATCAAAATCAATTTCAAGTAACAGTGAATAGAATGAACAACCCACTTTATCATAACAATATCATACGAACATTGATTTTGTTGACTTCTCAATCAAAAATCGGATTTGATTTAGTCATTAACGAATCAGTTCGTAAAGCATTAGAAGATTATGAAGATGATGCTTCAGAAACGAATGAGGATATCACCTTAGGTATATTGAATGACATGTTGGAAGATGATGCTAAAGCTAATGAAGATGTTGACAATGAAGATGACAATAAAGATGACAATGAAGATGACAACGAATCGATTGCTTCATTCGATTCATTAATGGATGATGATGACATCGCAGTCATTGATGATATGGATGATATACCAAGTGAAGAACCAACTGTAAACTATACAACTTTGACAGATGAAGATGTAACTGAAAACATCAAAGCAGAGGAATATACTAATTTATCAAAGTCTGAATTAAGAAAGTATAGTTCAAGGTTCATTCTTAATCAGTTGAAATCAGCAGACAAGGATTTGTTTTTACCTGACTATGCTACGAGATGCCCAATTATCGACAAGAAGATGCCAGTAGTCATCAACAAAGTAGAAAAAATGAGAATCGATGAGAATCATCCAGACTCTTATTCTGGATTTATTAAGACAGGAACTACAGAAGAATTGAAAAACAAAAACTATTTCATTTGTCCCATGGTTTGGTGCCCAATATCAAGAACAAGTATCACTTATGAGGAATTAAAAAAGAATAAAGGCAAATGTCCTCCACCTTATGAGGAGACTCCAATCTCATTTCATAAAGAGGGTATCAAGAAGAAGGAAGGGGATTATTACAAATACCCTTATTTAATGAATAAAACATTTCATAAAGATGGGAAACAGATGGTATGTTGTGGATATAAGAAGAATAAGGACGTGTTGTTTGATGAAGAGGAACGCCAAGAACTCGATGTTGAATCCAACAACGATAAAGGAGAAGAGTACAAGAAAGACCGTTATATTAAACGAAGTGCTCACATTCCGATTGAAGATGATAGGCTTTCGACTTTACCATATGATCTTCATACATTAATGAATCCGAATGTGCCAGTTGATGAATGTTCTGGATTCAGAAATGATAAGAAGAATGGGTGTTTCCTGCGACGAGGTTTAAACAATGATTCGGCATTGTATAGTAATCAAAAGTTCCTACAAGCATTACAAAAAACTATACAAAACCCACAAATCAATTCAATCAAATCATTTGTTCAACATGTAGTAGACCAATTGACCTTGTTTGAATACATACAATTGAATGGAGGTTACACTCTTAAGACATTCATGAAGAAAGATCCATCACTATTTGAAAGTTTTAGATTAGACTTCCTTGCGAACAAAGAATACATTCAACGAATGAATCTTAAAGACATACAAGCATTTTTGGAGGCGAATGAAGAATTACAGAATAACGGTTCATACATTGAGCAGATAGTTCAACGAGAATTCTTAATCTACTGCTCATGGATCAATTTCAAAAACTATATCAAAGATCATTCAGTAAACAAGGATCCAGAAACCATTCTTGACCTCATGAACATGAAATCAGTCAATTCTAAAGGTATTCAATACATTATTATTGACATGGATAATGAAGATATGATCTATATGTTGTGTCCAAAATACATCAAACGATGCTTTGATAAAAACAAACCATTCATTGTGCTTTTAAAGATTCAAAATCATTATGAACAATTGATCAAGTATACAAATGATAATAAACTATTCAACCCCTTCCAAGGCAATGATATTACCATTGAAGTCTTAGTCAATCTATACACAAACAACTGTGAATGTACTCAATCTATTATACATACTATTCCTGATGGACATGATGTAGTGATTGATTATAGTTTACAAATCATTGGTTCTTATGATAGTGAAAACAAAAGATTTTCTAGACTTTCTAAATATGAAACCATACAAAACATCAGTAATATGAAACATAAGATTCGATATGTAGAAACCATTCAACACAAAGATATTGATTCACTAAAGGTTTTAGAAGACTTGAAATTGTTTGTAGGATATGAGGAAAAGGATAAGCGTGTCAAGAAGTTGCACAAATACTTGAAGAATGAACGAAAGTATAAGAACTATTTGAAAGAGGTGATTGCTAAAAAGAATGATTCTAGTACATTCCGTAAAAAATATGTATTGATTGTTCATGATTTGAACCCATTGTCTGAATCAGATAAAGTAGAGGATATGAATGCTTTATTGGTAGAACATTTAGGAGAGAATGATTTTAGTTTACGCGCATCTCAAGAGATTATGAAGAAGACACTAGATGTGATTGAAAATATAATGTATGAAGAGCCAATTATTGATCAACAGAATGAGTATTTGTTTGATAAAATGGATATTTTAGAAAGCACGGTATTAGATTCATATGATAAATCAAATAATCCTTACAAAGTGTACAATAACTCCTTAGAAGATTTGATCGAACCATATACTGTACAAAACCCATCATTAACCCCAAAACCCAAACCATTAGTTATTACATTATTCAAAGTTACACCAGATGAGATCTATCGTAAAAATTTGTTAGAACAAAACATGAAAGGTCTAGAATTGTCAATTCAAGATACATTCGATCAAATATTGATGGATCGATTCAAACTCCAAGCGTTCACTATAGATACCAAAAACAAAGAAGCATCCTTTTGGATGACATTGAATGGAATGAACAAGAGTAATCAAAGTATGAATGATCCAGAATATAAATGGGGTGTATTAGAAATAGTTCATATTGTCAAACAACTTAATAGTGGTTTAATTTTGTTAAGCAAAACGAAGAGTGATCCATTAGACAATCAACTAAAGATTGTTAATAACATAGAAATTCTCATTCATCATCCAGATCAATACATGATCATTGTGTATCGAAAGAAGACAAATTCATTCCATTTTGTAATGAACATCAACTCTCAGACACTCATTCATAGACGAGAAAATATAAGCGAAAAAATGAATATGTACATTGATAAACGAAATGCGCCTCCAAAAAACAGTCACAAGAAGTTTTTGAATGAATATTACAACGCAATAGGGTGATTTTCAGTTTTAAAAATGATTTAAAATGGTTCTATGATGTAAGATATAGGATAAGATGCTTGTTATTAAAAGAGATGGCTCTACTGAAAAAGTATCCTTTGACAAGGTGCTTCGACGAGTAGACAAACTATCTCAAGATCTAACGATTAATGGTACAGAAATTGCTCAAAAAGTGTGCTCTTTGATTTATGATGGAGTGAAGACTTCTGAATTGGATGATTTGACAGCACAACTGTGTAGTTCATTGATTGCGGAGCATCCTGATTATGGGATACTTGCTGCTCGTATTACTGTAAGTAACCATCAAAAGAAGACATCTCCTTCTTTCAGTGAAACGATTGAGACATTGTACATGAATGATTTGATTCATGAGGAGACATATGATGTAGCGATGCAACACAAGGAAAAGTTCAATACATATATTGATTATGATAGAGATTATGTATTTGATTATTTTGGATTCAAGACATTGGAAAGGGCATACTTGATGAAGTGTAAGGGAAAAATAATAGAACGACCTCAACACATGATCATGAGGGTTGCGATTGGGATTCATGGGTATGATGTGAAAGAGGTCTTGGAGACTTATGATGCGATTTCACAAAAGTATTTCATTCATGCTACACCAACACTTTTCAATTTTGGAACTCCGAGACCACAAGGAAGTAGTTGTTTCCTGATGCATGCGAATGATGATTCGATTACAGGAATTTTTGATTCGATTAAGGAGGCTGCTTTGATTTCAAAGTATGCAGGTGGTATTGGTATTCACATTCATAATATTCGAGGAAAGAATAGTTATATTCGAGGCACAAATGGGAACTCAGATGGGATCATTCCGATGTTGCGAGTTTTCAATTCGACTGCTCGGTATGTAAATCAGTGTTTTACACCAGATACAATGATTGTAACTAAAGATGGATCAAAACAAATATGCGATATAACACCAAATGATTGTGTTATCACAAAGGATGGTAGCTTTAAGAAGGTCAATGAAATTATAAAAAATTCAATTGACAAGGATATTTTAGAAGTAAGAACAACGCATTCATTTGAACCTATTCATATGACAAAAGAACATGAAGTGTATGTAATAAAGAGTCAAGATATTGGAACGAAACAAGCATCATTTATTTCAGCTAAAGAATTGGAGTGTGATGATTTGATTGGATATCCAAAGTATGTGTTTAATGAACAAATTGAAGATAAATATAGTCTAGAATATTATCGTAATCAAGGTAAAAAAAATGAAATTGATACAGAGTCGTATAGTCTAAATTATGGAAACACATTGAGCCTTATCCAAGGTTTCTTGGAGAGTACTATGTATGATAAGAATAAGTGTGAATTGAAAACAACTGATTATAAATTGGCACATGCTTTTCGATACTTCTTGTATAAATTGAATGTGATTACAAATGGTGATATAAAACAAGATGAAAAGAATAACATTATTTATGTTATTGAAGTTCCAAAAGTAAAAGTACTACAGTCTTTCTTTCCGAATATGGATTGTATTGATAATAACTCATTTTTTGAACATGATAATATACTTTGGACAAGGGTAAAGACGATCAACACAACTTATTATAAGGGAGATGTGTATGATTTGAATATAATGGATAATCATAATTATGTAGTATCCAATTTCGGTCTCGTTCATAACAGTGGAAAGCGGAATGGTTCCATAGCAATCTACTTGGAACCATGGCATTCAGATATTGAAGGGTTCATGGACATGCGCAAGAATCATGGTAACGAAGAGGAAAGAGCAAGAGACTTGTTTTATGCGCTATGGATTCCTGATTTGTTTATGGAAAGAGTGAAGAATAATGAAAAGTGGTCATTGATGTGTCCTGATACATGTAAAGGGTTGAGTGATGTTTATGGAGATGAATTCAAGGCTTTGTATGAGGACTATGAGTCCAAAGGAATGTATGTTCGACAAGTGGAAGCTCAATATATATGGAGGAAAATTTTGGAAAGCCAAGTAGAAACAGGTACACCATATATGCTTTACAAGGATGCAGTGAATCGCAAAACGAACCATAGTAATCTAGGTATCATTAAGTCCTCTAATCTGTGTACAGAGATTTGTGAGTATACATCACCTGATGAGATTGCTGTGTGTAATCTTGCTAGTGTATGCCTAGCATCTTTTGTGGATAAAGAAAAGAAAACATATGACTTCAAGAAGCTACACCATTATACAAAGATCGTAACCAAGAATCTTAATAAGATTATTGATAAGAACTTTTATCCACATGAAAAAGCGAAACATAGTAACATCAAACATCGCCCGATTGGTATTGGTGTACAAGGTTTGGCGGACACTTTCATTTTGATGAGGTATCCATTTGATAGTCAAGAGGCTAAACAATTAAACAAAGAGATTTTTGAGACGATGTATCATGCATCTTTGGAATGTTCTATGGAAATATCTCGAAAGCGTGCAAAACAATTTCTGGAAGACGATGAGAACCAGAAAGAAACCTTTGTAAACATCAACTCAACCAAATCAGTGCTACATCGAACGGAGGATGAACAGAATAAATTGACAAAGTATCTAGGTGCGTATTCGACTTATGAAGGAAGTCCTATCAGCAAAGGGGTTTATCAATTTGATATGTGGGGTGTGAAAGTAACAGATTTGCTATGGGACTGGAGTACATTGAAAAAGGACATTGAAGAATGGGGGGTTCGTAATAGTCTTCTTTTAGCACCGATGCCTACTGCAAGCACTTCTCAAATCATGGGTTTTAATGAATGTTTTGAACCAATCACATCTAATTTGTACAAGAGAAAGACTCTTGCTGGTGAATTCATTGTGGTTAATAAGTACTTGCTTCAAGATTTGATTGAATTGAAGCTATGGAATAAGGATTTGAAAGATGAGATCATCATTAATGAGGGAATGATTGGTAAGATTGATAAAATCCCAGAGGACATCCGATCATTGTATAAGACAGCTTGGGAATTGAAACAAAAAACAATCATTGATATGGCGGCGGATCGTGGTGCGTTTGTGTGTCAATCACAAAGTATGAATCTGTTCCTAGAGAGTCCAGAATATAATAAGATGACCATGATGCACTTTTATGCTTGGCAACAAGGTTTGAAAACAGGTATGTATTATTTGCGAACAAAACCGAAAGCAAACACTCAACAATTTACTATCGACCCAAAAAAGAAGAATGTAAACAAACCACTAACTTCACAACCACAGCAACAGTACGAAGAGGATGAAGTTTGTGAGTCTTGCTCTGCATAAATTGAGAGCTTCGCTCTACATAAACGAGAGCCTTGCTTTCTGTGCCTAAGTAAAAAAGAGTGGGCTAATCTTGAAAATATTTTCACGGCATACAAAGCATGTAACACTCATTTTCTGAGAACATTCTTCACAATACACATGACCACATGGTAATGTAAAATGTGTACATTCATTTCGCAAACATATTGGACATGAATGTTTATTTAATTTTGCTACAGTAAATACTTGATTAATGCTATTTATTTTATTAACTGATTGTTGGTAATCTTCTTGATGCGAATTAGACTCGATATCTTTGTATTGATCGATATTATCTAAACAAGAAACAATGGTCGATTGGGTTGTTTTTATATTGTCCATAATCGCTTGGTATTTCGGATTACTTTCCGAGTAATTGGATGCTACAAATTTTTGAATATCATCCATGTTTGTGATCATTTGTTGTAATTTTTCTTTCAGTTTATTGTTTTTTCTGTCTAAACGATCAATTTCTTGGTTGATATGAGATACATTAAGTACTTCTTTGTTGTACAGTTTCAAGGTTTCTTGAATGACTGTGTTTAAATGATTCAAATCAACAAGTTGATCATCATTAGACTGATCATTATTTTTTGTATGTTTATTTCCATCCTCTGAGGATATTTCACATGATTCACTAAATTTGTCAATCAGAGAAAAATCATACATTTTTTTAAACAAACATTATTTTCATTATAGAACTGGAGAAGGGGGTGACAATCATTTAGATGTTCAAAGTCTTTTTAGATTTTCTAGAATTTCTTCTTTTTTCGGTAGAACCTAAGATACTATCATTAAATTCTGAAATTTCAGAATGACTAGCGGTACTAATGGTCTCCAAACGATTATTTTGCATTTCATTTGTAATGATATCACTTTCTAAATCATTAATTATGCTATCAATGTTGCTTGGTCCACGCATTTGGTGTTTTTGTGGTGGGTTAGAATAGTTGGCTGGCTGAGGTGGCGCATTTCCTCCAAACATACCTGAGAACATGCCAGCCATACCAGTTTTGTCATTTTGAGCCATGGTGTTTGCTGTAGCAGATGCAAATTGCTTCATAAGATTAGGATTGCTTTTTAGTACATCATCCATGTTGGGCAATGAGGAACGGAACATTGTTTTGGTCAAATGGAACATAAACGCGCTTCCACCAAGAGTGAGAAGAAGCTTTAATTCAGGAGCCATATTGCTCTTTGATTTGTATTTTTCATGAAGCTCTTCGAAGATTTCATCATAATCATTAAGATTGTCATGAACATTCTCAGACCAACCATCTAGTTTTACATCAAATGGATCGAACTTGGTGTTCAAAAACTCAACACCTGTAATACAGGCCATCATCATCTTTTGTTGAAATTTGATGCTCGCATCAATCTCACGATCCTTCTTAATTCTCTCCATTTCTATCTTCATCTCATCTAAAGAGTTTGATAGTGTAAATTTCTTAGGAACATAAAAACCCTTCTTTTCCATTCTTTCAAATTGGTATAATATGGATTTCTTTTCATTTTCAATGTCTTCTGGAGAACGGTATACGACTTGTGGTTGAAAGTATGAGTTTGTATTTCTGTTCATGTTCATAGTTGCATGTTGAGGTTGTTCATCTTCTTCTGATTCATCCTCATCATCATCATCCTCATTATCGTCGTCCGATTCAAAAAGATTAGATTCGTTATCTTCTGGTTTAGATGGCTCATGGATTTCAAAAGATTTTTCAGAAGAAGATTGACGCTTCGCATTGTTATTCAATAACAAATCAATACCTAAATTGGACACATCTAGTTTGGGTTGAATATAACTATTCTCATTCCTAGACATTTGGTCTTGAGCTGTCATTTGAATATTTGGTGTTCCATTTGGAGACATATCACTCATTTGAAATGTATCAAATTGGGATTCCTTAACTAAATTCATTATAGTTAAGCATTAATAAGAAACTTTAAGTAGATTAAAAACGCATTTGTACTAATCAAAAATTGATTTATAAATTAACCCAACGATACTATATATCTAGATATGTCTAGCCCTCTTTATATCAAGAAGCTTGATGCCAATGCAACTCTTCCTACTCGTGGATCATCTGAGGCAGCAGGATATGATATGTATTCTATGGATAGTGTAACCATTCCGCCATTTGGTCGTACACTTGTATCCACTGGAATTGCGATGACTGTGCCTCATGGTACTTATGGTCAACTCGCGCCTCGTAGTGGTCTTGCTGTAAAAAGGGGTATTCATGTAGGTGCTGGAGTGATTGACCGAGATTATACGGGTGAAGTTAAAGTTCTTCTCATGAACCTTTCAAGTGAACCTGTAGAAGTAGAAGTGAATGAGCGTATTGCACAGCTTATTCTGAAGAAAATTGAAACACCTGAAGTGGTGGAAGTAGAAGAACTGACTGAAACTCTACGCGGTAGTGGTGGGTTCGGAAGTACTGGTTAAATGTACAAAATATAAACCTTGAAGTAATGTATCTGCTAAATCATCCTTTTTCTTAAATGTCTTGAAGAATGCTAAATGCTCTTCAAGATTTTTATATTCCAAGAATTGTTGAGTATATAGAATGGATGCTTCTTTATTCCATTTATATTTATTGGAAGGAGCAGTTTTACAAATGATATCAGGACAATCATATGATTTCATGAGAGTTTCGGCATTTTTTATCTTGTTTCTGGCATTGATGTTGTGGACATCGATTTGTCTGTCCAGTAAGACCTTTTGATATTGAAAATAGCTATGTACAATCACTTGAACTGTTTTCATGATTGGGTTCTTTAATGCGGGTTGATTTTCAATCACTACATAATCAAGCTCAATATCATTGAAATGGTCATGTAGTTTCTTCAAAAGAATGTTTGATTGATCAGATTTATTAGGTGAAGAAATATCCAATATATCCCACTCTTTGATTTTGATAATGTCCAATATCTTGTCAAATTCAAAATAACAGTATGCGAGATTCTTAATGCCAATATCAAAAGACAATATATACATATGTTGCTCTATGATGTCAATCTGTAATTTCTTTTAAATCTTTTCAATTCATTAATCCAGTAATTATCATGTAAGATATCATGGTGAATAGATTTATCATATACTTTTTTGTACAAAGTATGTAAATTCTTTTCGTAATATCCTAAGATGTACATGCTTATCAGTTCTTGATTATTTTTTATGAAAGACATGGGTAATGATCGTAACATATCAACACGAATAGTGGATGTGTAGCTAGGACATTTTACTAAAGAATGAGATTCATTTTCATATAATACATGGTTATTATCAATCAATAAGATATGTTTTAACGAGTCCATATTTGATAATTTATACTTCGATTTCAAAATCTTGAAGAGTTCTGGTTTCAACTTGTTTAATGATTTCATAAAATGACCTGACTTTTGATCAAATATACAGTCACTTCTAGAGAAGATTCGCTTATTGAAACGGATAGTACTAGCTTCTTCTATAACTTTGATGATATATTTAGCCCAATCATCATCTGATGCTGTATATACGAAAAACTCTACATTTGGAAATCTAGATCTCATCTTATTGATGAAAGTACGAAAATGAGGTCTTAACAAACCCTTCATAAAATCTCTTCGGAGTTGATCCCTATTTTGCTTCAACTTGCTTCCAGTCTTATCATTCAAAAAAGAAATCAAGTTATATTCATCCAATTGGGGTTGTATGTTTCCTTGTATTGTATGATCCAAATCTAATAAAATAATAAAAGGCTCTTTCTTTGATATTGAAATCATTATTATATTTCTCCGAAAAAAAACCTGAATTATATATAAAATAAATAAATGGATACTAACATGTTGATTGTTTTAGGCATTGTAGCACTTATCACTGTTTTCGCTATCATTACATTTGTAGTTGTAGTAGTGTTCAAAGAAGAAGAAACTGATTTGAAAGAAGAAAAAGAAATTCAAGGTGTATTTAGTCGATTTTTCAACTTTATTACTTCCAATACATCTAATAGCAGCAGTTAAGAAGCATCTGTAAATCCATCAAAATAAATATGTCTATAAAATAATATAGGACCAAATGATCTTTTTTTCGATTAAGTTTTTATTTTACATCTTTATATTTGTATTTTCAGTTTATGGTATTATGAGTTTCAATTCTAAATTCATAACCAAAAAAGAAAATTTCACTGAAGATTCTAACAATGGTTCGTCATCCGATATCATTGATGATGATGATGAAGAGGACTCTTCTAAAGAATTAGATGATGTTATCAAACAACCAACACATCCAGCATTATCCACCCGATCATCTTTAGATGGCTCAGTTACTTCAACCAAATCAACTTCTTCTGTATTATCTCAGGAAATGATCGGCGAATTGTCTACTAAAATCGAAGATAACTTCAAGATTCTTAAAGAAAGCTTAACCAAACAAATGGATAGTACAAAAGAGATCATTGATAATAGCATTAAAGAATTCATTCAACAAGATACGATTGAATCTCCTCATAAAAAAGAATCTGTTAAAAAAGCGACCCTACCTTCTGTAAGAAGTTTTGAAAGTGAAGAGATGATATCTGATGTAGAAGCGAGTGATGATGAACAGAGTGAGGATGAGTCTGAAGAAGATTACACTGAAACCTTCCAAGACCCATTATTGTATGAAGGTGTAACTTCTCCTTATTGCTTGAATTGTTATGCTATTTAATACTCTTGGTAATTATTTGTATAGCGTTGATCTGGTTCTACATAATTAATTTTTAAGAATTTGAAAATATCCTTTTCAGATTTCAGGTTTTTAACTTTCTCTGAATTTTCATCCATCAATCCTTTCTCATTCAAACGATATCCGAGTTGTTTAGCACGCTCTCTCATCTTGACATTGAAGTCTTTGCTTCCTGTAAAGTATAAGAGAGCAAATGCGTATTCGGATGATGGGCAAAATAGAATATCTAATCTTCTTGATATTGTAGCCATTCCCTCTCCCGTGGGAAGTTTAGCCATTCCCATAAACTTCTTCTTTCCCAAGGCAAAGATCCCATCTTCTTGAATGTATCCTTCTTGAATCATTACTTGAACGAGATCATTCATATCAAAGCCAGCTTTTGTTTTGACAATCAAATCAATATCGCCACTTTCTTCTTTATTTCTTCTATAACTTCCCACTAGACTAAACTCTTTGATATCAGGGAAAGCCTTATTCATTATGGTCTTGATCATTTGATCATGTTGAACCATTTCCTTCCTTGGTATTTTCTGTTGAATATCGAAATGGTATTTGACGCCTTGTTTCTGTTTAGAGTTCAACAAGTGTTCATTCTTTACAAGATCATCGAATGTAAGAATTCCATGTTCTTCCACTAGTTCCTTTGCTTTTACCACTCCAATGTTGTGTATGTTAGCCAATTCATTCATTGCGTGAATGATTTTAAGCGTCTCATCACTCTCATCCACAAGTTGTGGAATGTTCTCTTTGTTTTGTATAATGTACAACACCTTCTCTTTGATTTTCTTTCCAAGATTCAAAGATTCTATATCTTTTGGAGATTTAATAGGTGTTTGTACACTCTTAATCACTTGAAGAGCATCATTGTATGCCTTTGCTTTCCAAGTATCCTTCTTATATCTATGGAGATTGTACATCTCTTGGAGGTTATGAATGATTAGATCATTAAGAGACATACTCATTGTTTAGGTTTTGTTGATGTTTATCTAATAAGGCCAAAAGGTCCAAACAAATGAAACGAACTTTTGGAACTAGATTTCCTGTGTCGATGTGTTCTTGGATAAGCTTTGGAAGCTTAAAATCAATTTTTGTCATTTCTTTCCAAATGATTGGTGCTTTATGGTGAATAGATGGGATTTTAATATCATCTTTGTTTTCATAGCAATCCTTTAGACATAATAAGATAAGCTCAATCGATTCTTTGTTATTGTTTTGTGTTATGGATTCTTCTAAGAATGATGACAATGTTTCAATAATATCTTGAGGTGTTTTCGTTAATTCTTTGGATAGTTCTTCAGATAGATGAAACATAAAAAACACCTTGATGGTAAATATCTTCTTACACTTCGCATTGACTCGATCACAGAAATCATTATAACTCTCCTCTTGGTTCTTCTCCTCATCATTTAATTTGTAAAAGTCGATGTGACAAATACAATCAAAATATTGATTAATGATCTCACTTATACAGCACGATATCTGCTCTTTACCCGAACAATATAAATGAATGATTAAACCTACATACAATTCATGATACACCTTCGAATTTAAACATGTATGGATGATTTGTTGGACAAATTCCTTTACATCATTCACTTGTACTGCTAATAGTATCTTTCTATAGATTGTGTTATAGTTTTCTTTCGTCAATTTATTGAGACAACTAGTAAGATTCTTTTTACCTGCGTGTATTTCATTATTTGAAATAACCTGAGGCTTCTTTATCATTTTTTTAGTATATATCTCGCTTTTCAATGATGGATTGAAGCAATTATAGGTTTCTTTGATATATTCAAAGATTGTCTTGAGCTTTATGTATTCTTTGGAATTCGTATTGATTGGATGATCATTATAAAATAATGTTGTGTCGTATCTTACAAAATCCATAACATAATATCCAATTTACCTATTTAAGTATTTATCTGGAAAAAAATTTTATATATGTAGAGTATAAAAAGTATGTTCACCAAAAAAGACATTCCTTACTTGATCCTTGGTCTCTTAGCCATCATTTTAACAGTTGTTGTTGTCCGTTGTGTATGTGGAAAAACCTTAAAAGAAAAGATGACGGATGAACATCTTGTCTTCTTCTATGCGGACTGGTGTGGTTATTGTAAACAATTCAAACCACAAGTTCAACAATACAAAGGAATCCCTATTGAATATGTTGATTGTACTCAACCAGCTGAAAAAGAACGCTCTCTCATGAAAGAATATTCTGTTTCTGGATTCCCTGCTTTGTTCTACAAATCTGATACTAAAGTGGTTACCTTCAACAAGCCCAGAACTACCCAAGGTATTGAAGAGTTTGTAAGTGAATGCAGAAGCATCTAAAGCGTTTCAAGCAGCTAAAGCGTTTCAAGCAGCTAAAGCGTTGAAGGCAAAGGGATCATTTTAACTAATTAAAAAAATGCTTATCAGTTAATACATAGAATTCATGAAAAATCTGAATATTTATGAACTTCATGAGGAAATTAATAAAAAGAAGAATAAGAGGAATCAAAGCTTTGAACATGTATTAGAAACATGTCATCGAAAGATTAAAACAGCAGCAACCAAAGAATTAGTGAAAGTATTTTTCGATGTTCCTGAGTTTGTAATTGGATTGCCTGTGTATGATTTGAGTGAATGTATCAAATACATCATGAAGTCTTTAGAAGACAATGGGTTTTTAGTACAATACTACTTTCCGAAGTTATTGTACATTTCATGGGATTTCAATGAGATCAATAACAAAGATCGCATGAATCCAAAAGCACAAATCGCATATGACCCAAAGAACACAAGTAAAACAATCATTGAAAATAATAATGCAAACAAGCTTATTATGAAACCATCTAAGGTTCAAGTATCTAAACAATTAGAACATCGTCCAAATGGTAAGTTTATTCTAAACATTGACTGAACTTTTCCATGTAGTATTTTAGTTATTTGAATTTGTTATTTTTTATTTGTTGTGTAAATAATACTGAAAAATATCTGTGAGTATATATTAATCAATGAAATATTAATGACTTTAGTTTATACACCTTACACATTATTAGAAGACGCTTGGGGGTCTAATTTCGATAATGATCACAAGAAAAAGAAGAGTAAGAAATCCAGTAAAAAGTCATCCGATCCACTTTGTGAATTATACAACAAACGCTATAAAAAGATTAGAAAGCCATTTTATAACAAGGATTCAGACATGTTAGAGAATGAATATTTTCACCAAGTACATTCATTCAAGGGTGGGAAAGATAATAATATGTACTTTGGATACAAAGATGATGACTTTACTCGTCTTGCGAATGCTGAACGCCAACAAACAAACACTTTAATGATTGATGAGAATGGGCATTGTATTGATACTTACAATACCGTTGACAAGTTGAATAATAGCCCTTCTTCAAAAAAGAAAAAACAAAAAGCGAAACCAAAGAAGAAGGTCACTTTCAATATTGAACCTGAGGATGAGGATGACATGTATCTTCAACAAGCGATATTAAATGAAGAACAAGAAGAAGAAAATATAGATGAAGATGAATATCTTAATATGATTCCTTCGGAAAGTTTTGAAGACATTGTCGACACTCAACAAAACTCTTTTGATCGCATTTATTCCAATGTATATGAAGAAACAGATGATGAGTTAGAAATAGAAGAAGAAGCACCACCTAAACGAACGGAAAAAGTATGTGAAGAAAACACCATATCCCAAAAATCAATTAGCGAGCTTATTGAAGACGAGATTCGAAAAAACTCCTATTTGAAGTCTCTTCACCGTGATCATCACGCTACTTTCGTGGATGAACGCCAATATCTTGATTTGTTAATGTATATGTTCTCTGGAATTATCCTAATATTTATATTGGAACAATTCATACAAATTGGTATGAAAATGAAAACACCAATTTACTGATATTGCTGTAAAAATCCAATATTTCTTTATAATAAATAATATTGTATGGCAAAAATGATAGATACTAAAACCATTTCAATGTATTCGCAAATAGCGATTGATTATTTCAACAACAATCGCTATTTAGCTGGGTTAGCTATGATCATGTTTAATGTAGGATCTAGATACTTGGTAGTAGACATGAACAAAAACACTGAAAACTTACTAAAAACCAAATTAATGAGACGAATTACACTGTTCTCTATTTTCTTTATCGCGACTCGTGATCTAGTGACTTCATTTGTATTGACTACCGCATTCTTAGTAATGACTATGAACCTATTCAATGAAGATAGTAAATATTGTGTATTACCTAAAGGATTCAAAGATAATGTATATACTGATGAAGAGTATCAGTTTTCTAAGAAAATTATCAAAGAGTATGAAAAGCTTCATAGCATAAAACCTGAGAAACAATTTTGTAACAGTAAATAAAATATGTTTGAAACATTAGGAGTTGTTATTAATGCTTCTTCAATTTTAATATTATATCTTCTTGTGTATACCTTGTTTTATAAGTACAATGCGTTTGAGTTGAAGGTTGGTGTTTTTAATGATTATATCGAAATCAATGATGCGAGAATGAAAAATCTTGTACAAGACATCAATGACAACAACCAAGTCATCAAGAATGTTATGTCAGGTAATGGAAACTAATAATTTCTTCTTAAAGATTGCTTTTTGAAGTGTTAAATGATGTTTTTAATCCTTATCATCATGAAGTTCATCAAGCTCCATCCAACCATTCATTCAATCATTGTCATGAAAATGATTTCAGTTGCGTTAGAGTTCTCCTATCGAAAGATATGCGCACCCATGGATTCATTCTATCATTTTTTTATATCATTGTTCAGCAGTTCTAGCGAAGCATGTGGAACCATACGAACATTGGCTCACCAACTCAATTTTGTTGTGGTCGGAATGATTATGAAGTGGCTTGTGGACACTGTGGATGGGTTTATTAAGTCAGAATAGCCCGAAATATATCCTGTGGATTAATATCTCCTCGAACATTTTTTACTTCTAATAAGACAGCTGGATTTCCGGAAATAGATTGATGGGAATCATCTACACTATCCACGGTGAACTCTTTTTGATTTCCATTTCTAAAAACAACCTCATTTAAATTGTATTTTTCTTTTAATTCCTGTACATTTGAAACATCTAGATCTCGTAAATAAAAGAAAATACGATTAAGGTCAGATTGATACATGGCAATAGGCACTTCGATCGATTCTTTAATGTCACCTTTTGTGTACAATCTTCTTCTCTCATCATCATCACCACCATAATCTTGAATATGATTATGAAACCAACACCTTCCATTTACATCATTATCTCCAGCTGTTATATCTCTTGTAAATCCTTTACAACTAGGTTGGTTGTTACAATGATCGATACAATATTGTAGTGTGTTCCTAAAACCCCAAGAACCTTCACGAATATTGTAGTCTTGATTAATAGTAGTGTATTCATATATGCCTTGGTGACTAGGTTGAAAAGTCACCCGAATTTTTCTACCCTCAGGTATATCATGCCTTTTGTATCCTTCAACTCCTTTAATATAAAAATATGTATTATTCGGATTGAAATGTCCATTCCGGTTTAAAGTTACGAGAGGTACAGTATGAGTGTTAGCCAACTTCATTTTCATATTTGAGTTAAAATATAATGTAATCTCGTTTGTATTTCTATTAACAAAGTTTGTACGGTCTTCATCATGTCCACTTCCAGTATTACCTATATGATCAGACTGATGATAGGAATGAAAATTATCTCCATGAACAATGTTGTAATGTGGATTGAATCTTTTTCCATCTATAAAAAAAACATCTACTGCTTTATCATTATGTTTACTTTTTCCAATAGATGAACTAGAATGTTTAGTATTATCGTATGTATACGAATCGGGTGGTGTAGTGCCTAAATAAAAGCTTTTTAATCTTGTTACCATCTTTTCTGTAATTGTTTCATTCAATTCATCTATACCTTCGCACAAACCTATAGACATATTTTGCCATGAATTGTGGTCTTTCCAATTATTAAGAGTCATTTGTACTTTAGCTTTAGTTATTCCATCTTTATCAATATATATTGAAGTACTAGGTATTTTAATACCAAGAACTTTACCGTCTATTTCAAAAGTATTAGCATCATCATCATATATTGCAGTACCATAACATTCTAGACTACCGCAATAATTGTTATCAGTATCAGAATACTCTGTTTCCACTGGACATTCCTCTGCATCACAACTTATAATGAAATTGGAATCACTTGTAATAAAACCTGGTGAATAAATAGAGGAATCGAGCTCGCAACTAGAGTAACCCTCTGGAATACTAAAAGATACTTCTCTTTGACAAATGCTCGTACCATTATCAAGTACAACATTGCTACATTCATATACATTATTTGAACTACAATCAATACTTACATCATTAGCACCACCATTAGCAGCACCATTAGCAGCACCATTAGCAGCACCATTAGCAGCACCATTAGCAGTATCAGTATCGGTATCAGTAGCACCATTAGCAGTATCAGTATCGGTATCAGTAGCACCATTAGCAGTATCAGTAGCAGTATCAGTAGCAGTATTAGTATCGGTATCAGTATCGGTAAGAGCAGTATCGGTATCAGTAGCACCATTAGCAGTATCAGTAGCAGTATCAGTAGCAGTATTAGTATCGGTATCAGTATCGGTAAGAGCAGTATCGGTATCAGTAGCACCATTAGCAGTATCAGTAGCAGTATTTACACACAAACTCGCGTCACATTCAACCATTAAATTGCTTGAAGCATCTAGATAACTTAATCCATTTATGTTTGGAGTTAATAAACATCTCGAGTAACCTTCTGGTAAACTAAAAGATACTTCTTTTTGACAATTGCTCGTACCATCCCCAAGTTCGACATTGCTACATTCAGACACATTATTTGAAACGCATTCTCCACACAAATCATAACCAGAATTTGCACAAGAAATAAATGCGTTATCATTTGCATTCATAAATTCGCCATCCAAATAACACTTTTGGGATATATCGACTAAACAATTGCTCGTATCCGAATCGGTTGGAATCATACAATTACTATAACCATTGGTACTTGGAACACTTGTATTTGATGAAGAGCATTCTTCATAACAGTTTAATACATAAGAATTATTATCAATATTCTTTTCATAATGCATAAATTGATTGCTTGGACAAGCGTTTTGTCCAATATTTTGTATGAAAGACCTTGATGGGGGCGAGGGGTAAGATTCAAAACCTTCAATGCATCTCATACGGTTTAAATCGATTGAGATCCAAATGATTGAATATGAAACAAAAATGAAAAATAACATAAAAATCATGAAATACACTTTCATATTTTTTACTTTTGTACTGACATTTATTTTTTCTATGCTTATTCATAAGGTATATATTCAGACTTTGTGTAGAAAGTATTTTGCAACTCATTAGTGGGCACACAAATATTTGATCCAGATACTTGTAAACATAATCCACTATCAGATGATAATGACAACTTTAAGTCTAATTCTGAAGCTGTAACACCAGAAGAGGGGCGCGCTTCAAGGTTATACACTCGTTGTTCAAGATCCTCATTGATTTGATTGATTTCGGTAATTATTTCACTTTTTGTAGCGTAATCATTCTTATACAAATAGTTGCCCATGATTCCTCCCAAACCAGAACCGTCATGAATAGACTCATTTAGATACTCGTTTATTTTCATACTCAACTCATCTTCTTCAACATACTTCGTTTCAAATGAATTCAAATCACTTTGTTGAGTTTCAAACTGGTTGCTCAAAGCATCTAGATAGGTATTTATTTGACTTATCGACCCATTTAGTGTATCAAATCTATTATTTGTACTATTTGAGAAGGTGGTCAATTCAGTGTAGGGAACAAAATTGTTTTCCACATTCGAACTGACAGTGTCATACACTTGTTGTTGAATCTCTACTTTTTTCTCTTCAATGGATGAGTTAATATTAGACATTGCTATCTCGTTTGTTGTTTCCCATGCTTTTGATAATTCATCAATACTTTTGCCAATAACTTTGTTGTTTTCTTTTTGAAGCTTACTTCTTGAGATTTCTAAATTTTTTAACTGGTCTTGATTGATTTTATCTCGGACATTTTCAATATTATCAAATACCTTGCTTATATTTATCTTATTAGTTTCAATTTGATTCATTTTGTTTTGAACTGTGTTCCCTAAGTCTTCGATATCTTCCTTGTTTTGGTTCACTTCATCCAATATTTTTTTATCATTTTCATTCACGGATTGAATCAAATTGGGAATAACATTAGACTCTTTGTATTCAGTATGTTGAGGAGCAGCTTCATTTTTGTATAAAATGTTCAAGTATTTATTAATAAACCATAATGAAAATACTAAGAATATAATGATGGTTGACAATATTGTTACATTCATAACATTCATACCTGTTTTTCGTTACTTTACTATTAGAAAATATAGAATTATTATGGCTGGATGAAAATTGAAAAATAATATGCTAAGCAAAATCCCATTCATTCAACTTGCGTGATATACAAAATAAAGCACAAATATATACAACACAAGAATACCACTTAACATTTGTGCGTTTTTAGCATATGATGGGTCTTTAGGACTATTGTACACATAAAAACCAATGAGTAATAAGTATCCAACCATGAAGATGAGTTTTCTGTAATAAAAATAAAAACTGAATATCAAAGCAAAAACATCATACACACCTTTATTATAATTGATTCCAAAGACCACCATCAGTTGTTCAAATTGATCTAAATCCTTTTTCGTCGGATCATAAAACAACTCTTTCAAATCATCGTTTTCAATATAACCACGAGTATCATGCTCCATATCCAGTTCCTTCTATTTATAAGTAATATATCTATTTTTGATGAAAAGTATTCCTGGCGTTATTAAGGGGGTGTTTTACAATCGGTGCTTGAATATCAGTTCTGGACTCAGATTGAGAAACCATGTTCGTCTTTGGAGCATAAATATTGATGATGCTACTGATCTCGCTTAAATACGCATCTAATTGCTGACTGATTGGAAACAAGTTGTTTTCATTGAATATCTTAAGAATACCCCTTTTACTGATCATATAACTATGAAGAAGAATGAACTTGTTCACCTTCAAGTATTTTCCTTTGTCTTCGCAATCATAACAATGTTTTCCAAATAGAATAATATCCCAATCACTAGGAATATTTGCCATTGATTTATTTATCATTCGTTTGAAGTTGGGAGGGGGACGCGCATCATCTTCAAAAATAAGAGCGCAGTTTTTTTCAGAAGATAAAATGTGTTCCCACACTTTAACATGACTCAAGAAGCACCCAATCGCACCTTTTGTAAGCTGGTAATGCTTGTAACGAAATCCAATAGTTTCTAATTGCTTCAACTCAAGAATGGCAAGAGAGGTCAATGGTACGGTTTGGATATCTAAAACACTACCATCTACTCCATTAAATTTTGTTAATTGTTTTTGTGTCAAACCACATTGGTTGTATGAATCAAGGAAATCTTTTAAACGATCCGGTCGTCGCTTCAAGTTGATTAAGTAGACATGATTAACTTGATCCGTGTTTTTGTACACTAACAATGTACTTACAACAATAATCACAATGATTAAAATGAATAGACTAAAATTGATCGCATTTACCATATACATGATTCTGGATAAATTTAATAAAAAGAAATAATATTATCTGAGACATATTAAGTTAATTTTCCAATTCATTCAAAAAATACCAAACTTTAAGGGGAAGTTTTCTTCCTGTACGCTGAGCTCGTCCAATCACTTGCTTCTCGAGTTGGTCTTCAAATTTGTGAAACAACACAACATCTGTAGTGTTTTCGAGATTCAATCCACTACCATAATGTTTTGAATTAATCAATAGTACATCCAAGTCTTCATTTTTATAACGATAAATTAATGAATTACATTGTTGTTGATTTCCTTTCAAATGAGAATATTGAACACCAGCTTTATCCAAATAAGGATACATTGATATAAATCCATAATCGAATTCAGAAAAGATCAAAAACTTTGAATAGGATTTGCGATTCATTAATACGCGTTCAAGATTACAAAATTTGTCCAACTCTCGCGTAAAATTATCATTCTTAGGTAGTTGTCTATAGTTTTCAATATATTGATCATTATCTGTTGTTGCCACTGTTTCAGATGGTTTAACAATATAAAAGTCATCCACAATATCACAAGAATGTTTACATAAAGGACAATTACTTTGTACCGTCAACCATTTCGTAATACAACTCAAGCAAAATGAATTATTACAACATTTTGATATGGTTTTAGTACATGTTTGATTATAACAAATAGGACACAAATTGTTATCTACGATCCTTGTCGATATTTGTTCAATCTTTCCCTTAACTCTATCGATCTCTAAACATGTGTTCTTTATTAAATTATGTTTGTTTACCTCATTATTGTATACCATCATTTCAATACTATTACGCTTTATTTCCAAATTAGTCAGATTTGTTTTGAGATCATTCAAGACCTTCGCAATGATATTCGTTTCTGAATCTAAATTGTAACTATGAATGTGTGATAATGCAGTTTGAATATCTCCCGCATTAATAGATGATATGATATCCTTATTCACCAAACCACATAACACATTGATTTCAATTGGATTCTTACATAAGATGATCATATACTCCATGTCAGGTAACCCCAGAGATTCTTCCACATATTTATCATCATTTTTGATAATGATTTGATCGAATACCTCTAATTCATCTGGTGTCATACTCTTTAATGTTGTTGTGAACAATGTTTTGGCAAATGTATTATTTTGAATACCATTAGCAACATATCCACTCATACGACTATGATAGAAACGCTCCACTGGAAATAAAATATTTCTATAGGATGCGGTAATAAACCATACAAATTTAGCAGCAAGATAAAGAGCGGTTGGTGTATTCGTAGAATCCACTTCATCAAAAAAAATCCTCTTACATCTCCAATTATTCAAATAAAAATGCCCTCTTAATTGTTTGTACATAAAACCAGTACACAATATTAACTTGACATCATTGAACTCTTCGTTATGAAGCAAAGATTTCTTAGTATTGATACAACAATAAGACAAATCTGGACAAAACGCATGAATATAAGAACACCATTGTTTGATCAGCAAATGAGATACAACAATAATATTCAAGTCCTTATCAATATACTCGACTTGTTTGTGGTTCAAGATAAAGTGACTACCACTACCATATGTTACAGAGACTGAACGATTTTCAAGAGGATCGCTGTTCGACAATATCATGGACAAAATAACAAATGATTTACCACTTCCCACCTTATCAGCAATCACACCAACATCAGTATACATTGATTCATATTTATTAGATTTCAAATCTGAAATATACTTCTGTTCTCGAAGTAAACATTTATTCAATAATGTGAGTTGATGAGGCTTTAGTGGAATTTTACAATCAATCTTATGATTATACTGGTCATCATGTTCATCAAGTTTTGTAATATTTATGGGACGATGATAATAATCCATCGATAATCCAATATGTTCCATTAATATTTAAATATCCATGACTGTTTTAAATTAATTTGTTTTGGATGAAGACATAACGAATGGTTTGAAAGCGATAAACACAGGCATCAAACAAAACATCATTCCAAAGTAGATGATGATCTCTTTCAATCCACGAATAGCTCTCAAACCATCATCTTTGTACATAAAGAATTTCTTATTGTTCATAACGGTAGCAACTATTGAACCAAATATCGCAATGTTTATCAATACGACAGAGGTATCTAATGCCAATAGATTGACTACAGTACTCATGTTCGAATTAACGAAGGTTCCCGAAATGTAAGCTAACGCAAGAATGAAAGCTGTGATGATTACATCAATCAACAAGAACATCCAAATAAAGTTAACAAGGGGCTGTGGGTTTTCTTGGTTTACAAGGACTTTTTCCATATACACCTGAGACATGTAGTTTGCGCTTATATTAGCAGATATAAATACAGAACCTAATTTGAGGACTTTTAAGCCATATACCATTGGAATTATTTGAGAATCCATTTCTATTATTTATATTAATTGATATTAAATTATTTCATCTTTACAAGAGATACACAACAAGATGGATATGATCAAGATAATAAGGCAGCAAGATATAGGAGATCTTACACAATACGCATCAGATAGTTATGAGGAAAATGTTATGATTATTATTTTCACAACAATCATCACATTATTACTTCTTGATGATATGAGAAAACAGAAATATCACATGGTAATGTTTGCGATTCGTTTTATAAAGTTATTCATTATTGCATATTTAAGTGTTTATGTATTATTTATGGGAATTGACAACAAATTTAATAAAAAATCGGTTGTAACGATTGACAATGTTTTTAAATGGATGGTAAAGCCGATGAAGTCATATTATGACAAAGATACCAAAAAAATGTATGTATTGCCAATTTTCATTTTCGACAAGCGATTTTACATGGTTGAATTAGGGTTGCGAATGTATCTCGCATCATTCGTAGTGGTTCAATTGTTAAACATTATTCGACATGATATGAACATCACAAATCCAATGATAGAATTTCTTATGTACTTTGCACTGAATGTTGTGATAATTGGATTAATTTTAACGAGTATATATTACATAAATTATAAAACAGCATACTGTTTATTACCTTTATCTCTATCTCTTACCATATTGACAATAGATCGATTTGTTTTACTGTTACATGAAAAGACCAATACTACAATTAATATGAAAGCGCATAAAAAAGGAGTAAATGCTTTTAAAGACATATTTTACAACATCAAATGTAGAAAGAACAATTATGGGATATATCTTAACAATAATTTCGTGTTTACGATTACTTCCTTGATGTTTTTCCTAAATATAAGTTATCAACTTTATAATATATAATAAAGAGGAATAATGTTTAAGAACTTTTCAAAAATAATCAATAGCTATGTCAAAAAAAATCCGAATAAAATAAGTGTAATACTCATCCTATTTTTGTCCTTAGTATACTTGGCATATATCAATGAAGACTTGGTTTTCAGCAAATTCATGAGCGCCTTAAACATTCTCCCATATGTACTAACACGATTTTTTATCATATTTGTGGTACTTATTGCGCTAATCCTTGTGATTGCCGAAAAGCATGAAATTAAAGACTTAGATGGAATTTTACAGATTCAAGAGCTACAACTATTAGTCTTGTATTATGTCATTAAAACTGTTGTTAAGATCATGAAAAAATTCTTCAACGAATTTATATTACATATCGACAAGAAATATCACTTCTTATTAGATGCGTATATCCTCTTCATACTAACAGGTTTCCTAGAATATGCTTATGATGATTCTAAAAATACCCAAATCGTGTTAATCATTATCAATGTAATCAATATTACTATTGGGTGTTATAAATTTATAAACAAAGATGTAAATGTAGATAATATGTATTTGAGTGAATATTTCTTATATTTGTACATAATCATATCTTTAATAATATCAAAATGATTGAACAATTTCTTTCGATCATCATTCTATCCATGATATGGATTGAATCATTCCAAGAAATTGAAAAAGGAAATAAAAAGTATGTGAATGGCTTCTGTTTGTCATTCATCCGAACTTATTTTCTGAAAGGGTTGTTAATTGGAAGTTGTGCTATTTTATCCGTAATCTTACTCGGCGCTGTTGACTATTTTCAAGATTTTACAACCACGCTATTGAATGCTTCAATAAAAGTATTTTATAAATCTTTGTGTTACATGTTTATTATTGAAACAATTACTATTTTAACCAAAAACTAATACACTAATGAAAGCTATCGTGTAAGAAATTTGATGTACCAAAACCTTCGAATCACTATGCTTGTATGGATAGATAAAATTCAAAATAAGAACCAATGCCAATCCGAGAATAAGTAACACAAATTCTTTATGTTTAGTTTGTTTTATAGTTTCTGGATTAATTAATGAAGTCAATGATTCTACCTTAAGCAAAGCAGAGAATAAAATACACATGAATATCAAATTAAAAATCAAGATGAAAGTAAAGCTTCTTCCATTAGCACTTTCATGTCGATAACTATTCCATAAGTTGGACAGTTTACTGGTTTTTTCGATATAAAAATAGGAAGCAAACATGATAACTGAAGCAAATAATGTAACGGACACTACATGTATACAATCTTCAAATGATATAAAATAGTCATTTTCTCCCTCGGTAATCACATTGAAAATGTATACAAGTAATATATAACAGAAAATCCAAAAACTAAATTTAAGTGCCAAGGACAATGGGAGATAAGATAGATTTGAAATGTTATATACATATTTATCTGTTTTCTTATCAAATTCTCTTGTTAAAAGTGCTTGCATATAATGCGATAAGTTTGTAAAAGTAAGTAAACTATAAAGTGCTAGGAATATATTAAACTTATGATCTTTGAAATTGATATAGTTTATGATACTCATCTTTGTTTGAATACTAGGAAAAAAAATAATTAATATAATTAATATTTTTGAATAACTGGATATGGATAACAAAGAACTGAATGAATTGAAGACTCGTGTTGCTCTCTTGGAAAAAATGGTATTGACACTCATGACTGACCAACAACAACCACCAAACGAACAACCGAAAAGAAAGAAACAAAAAATACAAACAACCACAAACCGTGTAAGAAGGCTTATTTATTAAATACTTTGATGGTCCAAATAATTAATAAAATAGTGACTGGGTAAGCCAATTTGGTCATTAACTCTTGTGAAGGTGTCAAGATGCTATTCATGAGGTATGCCTTCAAGGCATCATGTATAACATAATGTAAACTGAACGCAAGTACAATAGTCAATGATATTAATACTAATTTGATAACATCCTTTTTCTTGCTTACAAAACGGTCAATAAGATTGACATCATTGGTTTTGTAGCTTTGTGTTTTCTGTTTTTGAAGACGCAACTCTTCTTGAAGTTGGCTGAGTTGGTTTTGCATTTGATTGTCTCTAAAAAAATTGTTGGTGTCATAAGTTGGGGGTTGATGTTGATCTTCATGTTGATGATGCATGGCTGCTTGTTTTTGTTCAACTTCTCTATCCATGTCTGAAGAAGAGTTCAAGTGAATCATGTTTTGGGGCTCAGTATTCATACCTGGATCATATGCTTGTTGTAAATCAGTTCCAAACATTTTTATAATAATATAAGTTTATTTATTTTATGTAAAAAAAGTAAATGTTCGGAGACCCTTTTGGTGAATTATTTCAATTCATTGATAGAAAATTAGTGTCCCCTGATAGAACTGCTGCTGGTATTGAAGAAAAACTTATGAAAGAAAAATTCATTGAAATGAAACCTATTTATGATATTGTCATTGATTATATTATTGCGAAAGATGGTGTACTTTACGGTGGATTCGCATTAAATGAACTATTGCCAAATGAACTCAAGTTTTATGACAAATTTACATTACCTGATTATGATTGTTTCTTGAAAGATGCCTCGAAGAAAGCGATTGAATTAGCGGATAAGTTGATAGAACAAAATCATAAATATACCGAAGTAAAAAATGCGATCCATGAAAATACCTTCAAAGTATTTACAAACTTTGAATCTGTCGCTGATTTTACACAGTTGAATAAAGATGAATTAGACTTGATATTGAAGAAAGCGGTTCCATTGAATTATGATGGGAATCGAAAGATAAAAGTATGTTCAAGAGATCTATTGAAAGCGTTTGCCTATATTGAATTATGTTCTCCTATGAGTGCTTCCTACCGTTGGATTAAGGTATACAAAAGACTCTTACTTTTTGAAAACACCTTTGAATTACAAAGTTCATCTACAGCTTCGATTGATGATGTCATTCAAGAACAAACAAAATTAGATGAGAAGTACTATAATCTATACTCACAAATGAAAAAATATCTTGTGAAACAAGGTGTTGTGTTTTCAGGGTTTTACTCGTTACAAAAACATTTGAAGAAAACTTATGACAAAGGTGCCAAGTACATGGAAGTATTATCTTATAAACCCGAGAAAGATTTAGACAACATTATCAAGATCGCTCATGAAAAAGGTTTTGCGGATGTCAAAGTGGTAACAAATAAGAAATATGATCATCTTATACCAGTACATGTAGATATTTATGTGAATGATGGATCATCTAAAAAATATGTAAAAGTATTAACCATTTACGACACGACGAATCAATGTTTCGCCTACTTAAAAGACAACAACAAGCTTGTGACATCAATCTTCTTTGAATTATACAAATTGTATATGAAACGATTTATGAATGATACTCAAGATGATAAACTGGATCTATTGATTCAACATTTAGTTCATGTTTCATCAAGCATTGATTTTAAAAATGGATTTACAGAACACTGTTATGGATATTCCAAATCGATGACCTCTATTAAAAAGTCGATTTGGGACAAGAACAAAAAAATAGTGTTATACAGACCTAAAAGACAATGAAAAATTTTCTCTTTTTATAACAAATGCATAGATTATTTTGGATCTTCTGTTCCTTTTTGATCATCTTAACTTTGATTTCAACTATCGCTGGCGGAATTCGCTACCGTGAAAATTTCATGGATGAAGTATTGGATGATATGTATGAAGATGTAAAGGAAGTTGACAGCAACATTTTAAGAACTCTCACAAATACTGAAGTTGTAGAAGAGGAAGCTGTTGTTAAAACCACTCCTCCAGCCATGCCCACTCCAACCCCAACACCCAAACCTGTTCAAGAACCACCCGTAGTAAAGGGTGTACAATCTGATCTTTCCAGCAACTACAAAGTGATCGAACCTTTCAATGGCAATGTATACGCCACTTTCTAAATTAAATAAACTGTTGAATAGTTAATGGGTTTGTTGTTGAAAACAACGAATCATTATTTGATTTACCAAAATGTACTGGATACCATACACACTGGCTAAAACAAACTTGATCACCATGATCTTCGTTGTTGAGAAGAGGCTTCAAATTATCAACACTATCATCCACAAATATAATTTTTTCTTCACGATCATATACTTCCATATATGATTCTTTCTTTGGTTTCATTGAATTCAAATTATCAAAACAAAAACAGTCATCAAACATATATTTTAGATCATAATCTGGAAAATCTTCTAAGCAACGATGGATCCAATTGTGTGGCGCATTACTGAATATCTTGATCGCATAGTCATGTTCTCTAAATTCCGCAATGGTATCACACCACAAAGAAGCTAAATGAATGTCTGATTTACGCATCTCTTTAGAAATTGTATCTAGTGTTTTTGTAGAGTAAACGAATTCATTGAAATCTTGAATGTTTACTGTATCGGGGTATTCCATAATGTCTTTCATGAATGTTACTGTATGTCCATAATTCTTATAAAACTTCGCATTTAGTTTTGAAGCAACTTTATAAGGTACTCGTGTATAGTGTTGAAAATAAATAGTTGCCCGATGTTGAATCATTCGATTCATTCTTGGATTATTGAAGAGCACACCATCAAAATCAAGTAGTAGCGTTTTAGACATTATTTGGTATAAATACAAATCTATACATATTGTTTAAATCATTACAGATTTAGTCACTCTCATCGTCTGTAGTGGTCTCGTTTTCGTCATCATACAACTTCTCTTGAAAAGCGATCTCATTTCGTTTCATTCTATTGAATTCATCTTCACTAATGTCATCTTCTGAAGAGGATGATTCATGAAGTTCTTTCTTGTCGATTTGATATTGAATAAAGTTATAGTTATAGTTGGGATTTAATATACTTGTTTCGAAAGAGGTTAATTTCTTAGGAACATAGTATTTTATAGAGATTAACATATGCCAGTTTACACCTTTTAAATCATAAAGTTCTCCATTTTGCATTTTCAACGAAAACTTCAATCCAGTTAATTTACCAATAGGGTGGAATTCTTTGTATTTTACACTAACAAAATCAATTCTATTTTCAGAAAACCCTTGAACACCAAGATTGACCATTGCGAGTCCAGGCGAATAATCATTAAACATCATGCTCCCTCTCAAATGATTTTCTATCTCATCACTATGTACAGTAATGTATCGTTCACCAGATAATTGAATCAATCCGGGAGATACAATCTTAAAATTTTGAATAATATCTACATTTACTCTAGTTGATATATCCATGGTAATTGGGTTATTCGTATGATGGAGGTAAACTAAGTAAAAAACATTACCAAAAGATTGAATAGGAATACTTTTGAAATAATAGGGAAACTCTTGGTACTTATTGATATCATACATCATATTATTTCCCATTGGTATAAAGATATCATTACGAATCAGTTCAATGTTCGATGCTTCAATATAGGGCGAAGAATCAATAATAGTTTGAATGTTTGTCTTGTCTGATGTTGAATGGAAAGCGTGAATGATGTCTTGTTTGAGTATACCATTTGGAAAACCATCAGAATAGTCAAATTTATAGATAAAAAACTCAAGAGAATGGTTGAGAGATAAATTCATTAAGGATATATTAGTTATGAAATATCCTGTATATTTGTAATCTTCTTGATCTAGATTGGTGTATATTTCACCTTGATTAAACTCATCTATGACTGGAAGGGAGGATGTCTCATCCATCTTGTTCAATTCAAATACATTATCAACGATATTCCATTCTGGAGTACGAACAACTATATCCGTATAGGTAGGTGTGCTTGCAAATAACCGGGGGTTTGTTGGGTGTGGAATTTTTCTATACTTGTCTTCATGGTTTGTTTGAGCATGTTCATTGAATCCCAAAACTTCAGTGGTGGTTGATTTGTCAAAGTTGAAAAAGAATGGTTTGGGTGGTTGATCTTCATTTCGATACTCGATCACAGATTTTCGTTCACTTATATTCGCATCAATGCGGACATTAATATTATTATCAAATATAACATTCCCTTCTGTACCCATTTCTTCAATTAACTCACGAACTGTATAATCTCTTGGTATAAACTCAAGTAGTTTTTCATCTATTTCTGATAATACATTACTTTCATTAATATTATGACCTATTTTGAAAAATAATTTGTTTTTATTATAATCAATACTATACATTGTTCTTGGGATAGAAATGTCAAGAACATCTAAACCATACACATACTTAAATGGTTCATTGAAATTTATTTGAAAAGTATTTGGAGATGCCCAAATGTGTTTGTCTCGTTTCGCACTATCCACCAGAATGATTATATTCTCTTTAACACTATTCTTGTATAGATAATCTAAGTCTTCAATTGGCATGGTTTCTGTTAATGTTGACTTATTACTAAAATTTTAAATAGTATGATTTCTACAAAAATAATGTCCTATTTTAAATGGTACAACCTAATCAGTATTCGTTGAGTTTTTTATCAAGTTGTAAGACCATAGAAAATGAGAAGATACACATCAATCCACATCTTGTTATGAAAACTCAAATTGGTATCATTAACTGTATGAAAACATTTAGTGATCCTAGAATACAACTATTATTCGATATTATCCAATTGCCATTAACGAACAAATCAAAAACAATCACCATGTGTGATAACAAGGTCACCTTTCATCATGATTCTTCGCGTATGAATCATATTGATGTCATTATTCTACCCAATCATTTACAAAGGATTTGGGATGAATACATATCAACTTATATGAATTCTTCTGATATATACATCATGAAATCAATCCAAGATATCATTCAATTACATGAGATAAACCATGATATAAAGGTTGTAGTTTTAAATGATCACATCATTGATAAAGCATTAATCTCTTTGATTGCGAATAGGTACAACATAAGAAAGCTAATATTAGATGCATGTGATGATCTCATATTACCAAAAGAATTGCATATTACATACCAATTCATGTGGATCGTTTCTTTTGGATTCTTAGATGAATATGAAAGTTTTTCGAAGAGCAGAAAGATTGGTTTTCTAAAAAATGTCATCAAAGATCTATATGGAGAACACACGAAAGAAATCCGTAATAAAATCACGATTAATATAGAAGATAAAACGATTGAACATACAGAATCATTAGTTCAATCCAATTTTAATTCATACACGAATATTATGGATGCATTGAAAGATGATGATATTTCACATGCGGTTTGTCTTATCAATCCACTCATCTTTTACACAAATGAATCAGCATACATTCACTTATTATCAAATGTTAAAAGTACGATCAATCACATTGATACACATATGAATGTGATTGATGGAAATAATACTGAAAGAATCAGTGGTCTTACACAAAAGAAACATCATTATAGGGAGATCTATGATTCATGTATTCATAGATTAGAAAATAGTAAAACTTGTAATATATGTATAGATGACATCGAACACAAGACGATATTAAAATGTTGTAAAACATCCTTCTGTTTTCGATGTATCAATACATGGTTACAAATGAACAATCGATGCCCTATATGTAAAACGAAGCTTAATTATACCAGTGATCAAATTCTTATTCCAGAAATCAATATGAACATCGGTAAACAGATTTGTCCAGAAAATAGTATTTACCAAAATTTTATTATTCTTGTAAAAGAACTTACAGTAGAAACCAAATCGATACTGATTTATTACACATCTAAATTCATCTTAAATTTGTTAAAAGCACATCAAATTCCCTATCAAACAATAAGAAATTACCAACATGAAACGAATACAGAAAAGATATCTGTTGTAACAAATCCAATCATTGGTTGTGGTTTAGAATATGGATTTGATCATTTGATTTGGGTCGCGGACCAACAAACGATAGATAATAAAGCCAAATTGACCAATATCTATAAACCTAAAAATGTATGGTATATTTGTAATGAATCTTGATGGATTTATTGTTTGTATTGTAACATTGATTTATTCACCTTTTCATATAGATTGAATATTTGTTGATCTTTTGTTTCTAATGTGTTCATTCTATTCTTCTCTTTTCTTTCTTGTTTCATTTTGAAAGCAGTATATTTCTTGAGTTCCTCTTCATCCATCTGAAAAGAAATATTCGATCGATCTCTTTCCACATCATCGATCGTTTTGTGTTTTGGAATATGTTTAGAAGATCCTTCCGACAATCGATTCGTGGTGTGTGCTTTCATATAGTCTGTGTATTGTAATCCATTTTTACTTTCAGTATGATTGGAAAAATCACTCACTTTGTCAATACCTAGTTCAGTGTAAGGCAATGTCTTTGATAGAACAAAAGGCTCTGGATTATATTTTTTTACTAGGTGTTTAGTATTTTTTGGTTCTGTTTTATTGAATTCTTGATTGAACTTCTTGATAGAAAACTTGTTCATTGTTTTTTCAACATTGATGTCTTCTCTAGGACCTCCTTGCTTAGCCATCTTTTTACCATAGCCTCGGGTGTTTTCATCTTTCATTTTGTTTTCATCGAATACCTTATGGAACCGTTTCATCATCTCTGTTTCATCAATATTTGCCAATTTTACATTTACTCTAGGAGAGTTTTCATGTTTGTATTGTTCATGCTCATTTTTTAATTCATGAAACTGTTTATCACTTTCTCTATTCTTTATATCTTGTAGTACTTGAACATAACTTTTCTTAAGAATTTGGAATAAATGATCACTTCCTCCTTTGTCTGGATGAACATCCATAGCAAGCTTTTTGAATTGCTTTCTGACTTTCTCCAAAGAAGTGGATCTTGTTACGCCGAGGATTTCATAAGCATCCATATCAAACTTATTTAAATAATTTATTTAAATTTTAAGTAACTGAATGAATGATAAAAGATATCAAAGGTTTCTATTCAGATCTCGAAATAGAAACACATGCGAGTGCCGATGAAATCAAGAAGAGTTATCGTAATTTAGCCAAAAAGTACCATCCTGACAGACAAAATGGGGACGAAGATGCCTTCAAAAAAATACAAGAAGCGTATGACACTTTGTCAGATGAACATAAAAAGCAACTGTATGATCAAAACATCGATAGTGAAGGGCTTACTGACTCATTTGCATCAGAAGTTCATATGAGTGTGTTTGATTTAGGTGATATATTGAAAAATGTGTTTCAGTCCCAGGAAGAATATCATAAACCGAAACAATGTATCACTAAAATAGTGTACTTGAATTTGGATGACATTGTATTTGGATGTGTGAAACAAGTTCGATATGATAGTAGTAAAAAATGTAAACGATGTGATATGAATGGAACTGCCCATACAGGTCTTATGCATTGTATGGGGTGTAATGGACAAGGATATATTCCGAGCTTTCCTTTTCCGACAGTATGTCCAAGTTGTAATGGTGAATCGGTGATCCGTCAAAATCTTCACAAATGTAAAGAGTGTGTTGATGGTTATTTGAAAGAGCCGATTGAAGTTGAGATAAAATTAGAAAGTGGTACATCGCATAATAAAAAACTACAAGTCAACCAAGAATTGATGGTTATATTCAAACATCAAATGAATGAAAATGAAGGGTATACTCTGAAAATAAAGAATCAAGATATATATGCACAAATTAAGATCACAATTGAAGAGTCGATCTTAGGTTTCAAAAAAATAATCAAACTATCTGAAAGAGAAAGTACAGTAACATTAAAGAGTGAGAAATACTTCGATACGAAAGAACCATGGGTAATAAAAAATAGAGGTATAGTTCAAGGCGTTGCTCGTGGAAATTTAGTGGTTAAGTTTGTGATCGAAGGGTCCAAGTTTGAGAAAAATCTAATCAAGTTCAGAAAAGCCTTCGAAAAGATTTTCGCATGAAGAGTAGTATTAATATAAACAGGACCAAAATGAAATTGAAGAAGATAAGCCATGTATTGGGAATCATAAATTTGGAGGCGTTTTTATTGGACAAATTAGAAAAACAGTCAATCATAAATTGATTGTTCTTTTCATGGACTTTAGTATATAATTGATATGCTTCTTCATAACTAAGTAATCGTTTATTCAAGCTTTTATTTACAAGATTATGGACTTCTACAGTCCACTTGAATAATGATTTAGTGTTTTGCAAAACTTGTGGGGTGATTGGTAATTTCTGAAGATGATCTTTGTAATTCTCACTACAAGTGTAACATGGTATAATTTTGAATAAATTCTCGAAAAAATCCTTATAATCATTTTGTTCTTCTTTGGATGGATTTTCAGGGTATCCTAAACTAATATAATGAATAGATGTCCAAAGATATTTTCCCCATATGTATGGTTGCATATTTATTATTTAAACAATATATTATAATTTTTTTCATGAACTGTAAATAAGGTTTGTGTAAATATAATGAATAGACATAAAAAAAGAGATATTCAATGTTTGAATTGCGGTTTGTTTGGGCATACTTCTCGTTTGTGTAATTCACCTACGACAAGTTATGGAGTGATTTGTTATCGTTTTGTGGGGGGAGAGATTAAGTATTTGATGATTCAGCGTAAAGACTCGTTATGTTATGTAGAGTTCGTTCGTGGGAATTATCAACTCGGGAACAAAAACTATATTACTAAAATGTTTGAGAGAATGACTTTTGAGGAGAAAGAGTTTTTAAATACAAATGATTTTGATACGATTTGGCGGAATTTATGGACTGATAACAAAAAAAACAATAACATGATCAAAAATACAAAATCAAAGTTCATCCAATTATCCCATGGTTATGATCTATTACAAAAAGATAATACCACTTGTACTGTTAGACTTGACAGTATTGTTAAAAACTCAAAAATTTGTTTGCTCGAACAAGAATGGGAATTTCCGAAAGGAAGAAGGAAGCTTGGAGAAAAGGATCATCAATGTGCTTTGCGTGAGTTTTGTGAAGAGAGTAATATTGAAGAGGATGAGGTTCTATTACTAGATCCAAGCAAGTACTATGAAGAGATTTACCTAAGCATTAACAAAACAAGATATCGAAACATTTTCTTTTTGGGTAAGTATGTAAATCCAACAGAGAATGTACATCATTATGATAAAAACAATATACATCAAAGTAAAGAGGTTCGTGATGTACAATGGCTTTCATATGATGAGATTTGTGAGAAACTATTTCAACGGAACAAAGAAAAGTATGAAACTTTTAAAATAGTTCACGAAGCAGTCAAGAAAAGCCTCAAAAAAAATGATCCTTGATATAAAAGATAGTAATTGTAGGAATCATGTCTACTGAAAACAGAGAAGATGTATATGATCTATTACGAAAGTATCTACATGCTACTTCCAGTAAAACAAAGACAGATTTGAAATTTCAACTTGAAAGTTTGAAACCCAAAAACTCATCTCACCGACTGTTAGAATATGATGAATATTTTTATAACAAATATGATTCAGAAATGAATGAAGAGTTTGATGGTTTTGTTCTTTCAAAAAATCAAAAGTTTTTGAAGCAGTTTATGTCATTAAGTACAAAAAATACTGCTTTACTCTTATTTCATGGTGTCGGTGTGGGGAAAACATGTTCTAGTATCCAAATCGCTCAGAACTTTAACAAAAAGAGATCGAATACTGGGAGAACTATTGTAATAACTTCCTCTCTTCTTGTTCAAAATTTTAAGAAAGAGCTGTTTGATGTTAGTAAACTACATGATATCGATAACACATGTCTTGGAGACCAATACATTAAAAACATTCCAAATTACTCTAAATTACCAAAGAAGGAGTTGGAAAAACAAGTTCGATCATTAATCAAGAATGATTATGAATTCTTTGGTTATTTAGAATTTACCAATGAAGTCGAAAGATATAAAAAGACAGATAAAGACAATAAAAACAATTCACATGATTTCCATGAATACATAAGAGACACTTTTTCGAATCGTTTGATTATTGTAGATGAGGTTCACAACATTCGAGAAGGAACTGGTAAAGATTTTAAGAAAATCCCAATCATATTGGGGCAAATCTATAAGCATGCCACTAATGTCAGATTATTGTTTTTATCTGCAACTCCGATGTACAATGAAGCGAGTGAAATTACCCTTTTAATGAATATCATGATGCCTGAAATCAAAATAAAATCCATGTTTGATGAAAACAATACTGAATTAACTCCAAAATTCAAGAAACAATTAATCAAGTTTGCGAAGAATCATGTATCTTTTATGCGTGGTGAGAATCCTAAGACATTCCCTGTTCGTTTATTTCCAAGTGTGAATAATGATGCAAAGGTTTTGCAAGAAGAAGACTATCCTGTAAAAGATGTATATAATGAGGATCTAGATGAAATTGATATGAATGGGGTTGAATTGGTGGTTAGTTATTTCGAAAAAGAGCATCAATCAGCATATAAATCACTTCCTTATAAAACAGCAACTGACAAAGAAGAGCAAATGATCGAAGGAGATCTAGGGAATGATATTCAAAAACGAATTCAACTAACGAATATTTACTATCCAACTTCTCCAATCCAAGTGGGTAAGAATGGTTTAAAACAATTCTTTAACATCACGCAAACGAAAACAAAAATGAAGTATGAATTGAAAGAAGACAAAGTAAACATTTTTGAGAAGTTGAATACATATAGCCCTAAAATGAATGCAATTATAAATTATGTAAATAAATCAGAAGGCATTGTGATTATATATTCAAGGTATATTGATTCGGGCATCACACCATTAGCATTAGCATTAGAGCTGAATGGATATAATCGTTTCGATGAGGATAATTTATGGAAAACCAATAAAACGAATAAAGGGAACTATATCATTCTTTCCGGTGAAAGCGCAAACAAAGACAAATATATCAATATCGCAAAGAGTGTGGAAAATAAGGATGGTGATAAGATTAAAGTGATTTTGATGTCGTCTGTTGCGACTGAGGGAGTTGACTTTAAAAATGTTCGTGAAATCCATATTTTAGAGCCCTGGCATAACATGAGTTTGATTGAACAAGTTACAGGGAGAGGTGTGCGTAATTTCAGTCACTTTCATTTACCGGAGGAGAAACGAAACACTACTATATACCTCCATACTGCTATGATGAAAGATAGTGATATGGAAAGTGTGGATTTTCGCATGTATCGTAGATCTCTTGAAAAACAACGAAAGATTTCAATGATTGAACGAGTATTAAAATATGCTTCGATTGATTGTAACTTGAATAAAGAGATCAACTATTATAAGAAGGGCTTTGAAAAGAAAGATTTGAAAACTTCACAAGGGACTCAAATCAATGATTTCTTATTAGGAGATGAAGATAATAGTCGTATTTGTGACTTTAGCAACTGTGAATATGATTGTAAACCAGTTATCGAAAAGGAATGGGGTGAGGTCAATGATCCATACCTGATCGAATATGATATTGATTTGTACATCCAAAAGATCATTCAGTCGTATGAAAAGGCAAATACATACTTTATGACTTATGATCAAATTGCAAGTCTTTTCAAAAATAAACACATTCTTAAACATGCGTTACTCAAGCTCACAAATGATAACATGTATCGAATGAATAATAAAAAAGGTAAGTTTATCTACAAAAGCAATAAGTACATATTTATTTCGAATGAACTCTATGATGAAAAGATGGTCTTCCTTTTTAGCCCATCAGATGCTAAAAAGAAAAGAGTGTACCGTCTGTTTTTGAAAGAACTGAAACAAAAACAAGCCAATGTTGAAATAGACAAGGACAAAGACAACACCCAAACCAAAGAAAAGATATTAGAAACGAAATCAGAGGAATTTGAAGAATTAGAAGAGTTGATTAGTAAGTATGTAAAGAATGTGGATCGATCCATCATTGAAGGAATGATTTTCGATAAAAAAGGACAAAGTGAACAAACAAAATACATTTTTAGTGAAAATGCAGATACTACCATGTTAAAAGATTCAGGATTAGTCGAATACGCAACCGACAATACAATTCTTAGTTACTGGGATCTATATGATAATGAATTATTTACACGAAACAAAGAAGGTGATTATGCTAAAGCTTCTCCAATCGAAAAGACTCAAAACACCGAATCCTTTGTCAAAAAAAATAAAACATTGTTCGAGAAAGATAACTTTGTTATGGGTCATATAGAAACATCTAAGAAGAAAAACAAAGGGGTCTTCAAAATGGCACAAAAAGAGTCTCTAAAGAATAATAAACGAAATACAATTATTGGAACAGTATGTGAACAATCATCCCATATCAATAACAACATGATGAAAGACTACCTAAAAGATCTTAAAGTGGAAGTAGATGCTCCTGTGAAGAAGCTCGATTTGTGTCTCTTGTATGAATATGTGTTAAGACGAAAGAAGGATACATTCTTACGACCGAGATACTTTGAACAATACAAAGAATTAAGAAGAAAAAATTGATTTATAAAAAAATATACCTTTTAAACAAGAGAAGTAGGCTAAATGAATAACGATAGCTTTGTTCTTTCCTTGTTGAATGAGAAAGTCAAACTTTCCGCCAAATATCTAAATAAGAACTACAAACAACATTTATTAAAACTCCTTCAAGATAGAAATGAAGGTAAATGTTCTAAACATGGATACATCAAGAAAGGGAGCATTGAAATAAAGAGGGTGTCTGTTGGTGCTTTAGAGATCCAATCTTTACGAGGATTTGTGAATTACGATATTCAATTCTCTGCGATGGTATGTAATCCAACAAAAGGAAGTATATTAAAATGTACTGTATTAAATAGTAATAATTTTGGTGTATTATGTGTATGTGGATTGAACAATGGCCCTAATTTCGTACCGATTATTGATATCATCATTCCAAAGAACAGCTTGACAATTCGTTCCGACTCAGATATTAATGTAGAATCGTTACAAAAAGGAGAAATGATCAATGTTGAGATCATTGGAAAGAAGTTCGAAATTAACGATTCCAAAATATCTGCGGTAGGTCGTATTGTAGAATTGAAAGACGATACAATTCCACAATTTGATGTTGAAAACAATGAGATCGATCCAAATGAGGTTATTGCTATTGACAATGAAGAGTATGAGGATGACTTTGATGAAGAACAAGAATCCAATACCAATTTTAAAGATTATGGAGAAACCAAAGAGGATTCAGATGCTGAAGAAGAGGAGGAGGAAACCAATGAAGAAAACATGGATGGTGAAAATAGCAATGATGAAGAAGAGGAAGATGTAGATGAGGAGGAAGAGGAGGAGGAGGAAGAAGAAAATATGGATGAAGAGGAGGAAGAGAATAGTGATGAAGATTCTGATAAAGAAGATAATTAAACAAATTTAAAACAATAAGTAGAGTATAATTGAAATGAAAAATGACTAATTATCATGTCGTTAAGAAATTGATTGATAGAATCAATAAGTTAGATCATTCCTATCATTATGATATTTTTAACATTTTGTGTAGGCATAATAAGTCATATTCAAAGAACAACAATGGTTTTTTCTTTGATTTTCAAAATCTAGAAGATGCTATCGTTCATGATGTAATACAATTTATAGATGGTTTGGAACATAACTTGAAAATGAATAAATTATCCACAAACACAAATCAATTCGAGCTGGATATTCGATTACAAAATTCACACAACAATCAAGAAAACATAAGCAATAATATAGTAGATCCTAAGACTAGATTAAAAGAAAGCACGAGTAATTCAATAACATTGCAAGAAGAGTGTATGTATACCTTAGTCAAACTAGATATTGATCAAGAACTTCAAATCAAACCATTACTTAGCATGATCGATAAAGAAAAAACCATTACAAAAAAGACTACCAATAATCGTTTCACATTGGCGAAAAAAAAATATAGCAAACCAGTGATCCAAGAGACCAAGTACACATTGGATGACCTTCTCGTAATGGAATAAATGACTTAAAGATATATTACGAGTATGAGGTATGAATCTTTCATAAAATCCTTTTTACTATCTTGTATAAAATGAGTTATATGAGTACTATCCGTTACTTGTCAACAATTAAGCATACTTTTTATCATGCAATCCATGAAAGAAAATATATACAAAAACCATCCTATGACAAGATCGATCTTTGGTATGAATGTGAACCGAAGGTAGTTTCACGAAATTCATCTTCGAAGTCAAATGATCATAAAATAATCTATCACAAGAAGCTTCATGAAGTATTTTTTATGTTAGTAGATCCACTGAAGTCAAAAGATGATATGATCACGGATTTCTTTGTATCATTAGATAAGCATAAGGATTTATTGAAAGAATTGACACCTCATTATAAGAAACTCCAAAGGGATATCGTGAGTTACATGTCTAACAAGGGTGAAGATACATCTTATACGAATGAGAAGTGTATGCGATTTTGGGCATCATTGTTGAACTCAAGGATTGTAATCATTGAGAAGTCGTCTTATAAAATGTATTTACCTACTCAAGTGAATACAGATACGAAAGAGTTTGTTATTAAATTGACGAAAGATGGTTTCGAATACATCAATACGACACTTGTAGAGGTTTCTATCAAATTGAATTTACATGAAAAAATAGACAATTCAAAACTAGCATCAAAGAGCATGGATGAGCTTAAAGAGTTGTGTAAAAAATGTAAGATTGAATTGCCTTCTAAGATTAAGAAAGCGGATATAGTATCTAAGTTATTCGAAGTACTAATTTAAAAAATTGATCCTTTTTATAATTATATGTTTATTATTTAAAGTTACAATGGTTTTACCTACTGGTCCAAAAAATGCAACAGACAGCAAAAGCCAATTCATGAGCAATTATAAAGACAAACTCATGGATTATGTTACAGATGCGATAGGTAATAAATATGAATGTGAAATGGTGCTCAATAAACATGTAATCTCTGCGGATGGATTTGATCGTATGATTAAATTCATCAAGAAACATTATACACTTGAAGAGAATATTCATCGTGAAAGCTTAGATATTCGTGTGGATAAGTCGGATTTTCGTGTAACTATTACAGGAAAAGACAACATTCATGAGTATTGTAAAACAAATTCCATTCCACATTCAGATGTAACCATTATACATAAGAAACGAGTCAAGGAGTATCCTTCGATTGATATCAATGAGTATGATATTCGTCTCAATATGAATAGTGAATCATCACCTCAAGACGATGTTAAAATGGAATTATTAGGTGGAATTCGTAAGAAGGATAAGTACTATCGTTACAAGAAGCGGTACTCATTCATCAACGATCAAAAGACATTGCGTGTGGATATGAGTATTGTGCGTTCATCTTTCTACAAGAACTCCAAGAATTTGATTCGTTCAAAAACATTGTCAAATGTAGAGGAGTTTGAAGTGGAAATAGAAGTTCTTCCAAATGGTCGTAAGGATGTACAAGACATAGTTTCATCTATGATTAATATAACCGAAGAGTTGTTGAAGGCTAATCGTAATGTAAAAATATTGATGTCGAAGAAAGAGGAAGATGACTTGTTGCGGGAGTATGGTCGTCTAGTAGATTCAAATATTGATGAAGATTATATGTTGACAAACAAAACACAACATTTTTTGAGATACCAACCTATTACTTTGATGAGGAGAAACTTGTTAGAACCAGATGTTGATGTTGTTTCGATTCAGAAGGATTATTCTTGTACAGAGAAAGCAGATGGAGAACGCTATTTGATGTTTATTTCAAAGAATGGTTCTGTGTATTTCATGAATAGTCGTTTGAATTTGTATGCTACAGGTTTGAAACACTCATCTATGAAGAGTTGTTTGGTAGATGGTGAGTATGTTACAAAAGGAAAGTTGAACACGAAATTAGATATGTTTTTGTGTTTTGATTGTTATACATTCCAGGGAAAAGATATTCGCAATAAAGCATTACCTGATCGTTTGGATGCGATCCAAAAGCTTCTTAATGACTGGGAAACTAAGGAACCAATGATTAAACTCAAAGAGTTCTTTTATGGATCTGAAAATATTACAATGGACACAAAGAAATGTTTAGAAAAATCAAGTACTCTGCCTTATCATACTGATGGTTTGATTTTCACTCCTTTATATTTGTCTCCTGGTGCATTATATAAGAATGATCTTACCATGAGACCATTTGGTGGTACATGGAATCGAGTGTTCAAATGGAAACCTCCTGAGGAGAATACAATTGATGTTCTTGTGAAATTTGGAGAGGAGTGTATCGTTGAGAATGAGCAAGGTGTACAGCAGAAATCGATATATGTGGATATGTTTGTAGCTTATCGAGGATCCATCGAATCTACTATCAATGTACTCGATATGTACAATGATATTAGCACAAACAAGACAAAGAAAGACACGAACCAAGTTATCAATCGTTTGTATGATTTCACTTACCTCCCATTAGAAGGAAATAACAAACATCCCTTAACCACTTTTACAAAAGAGCCTATTGTAAATGATGTGATTGTGGAGATGGCTTATTCACCCAATGCGAAATACATGAAATGGTCCCCTCTTCGTCTTCGTGAGGACAAGACCGCAGTGATGCGTAAAACAAATAGCATTGAGAATGCTGCTAACTATTACAATACAGCGATGAATGTATGGATGTCCATCGTTGATCCAGTGACAACACAAATGTTAAAAGGTGAGGTAGAATTAGAAACAGAAGCTGTTAAGACGGATCAACAAGATTTGTATTATGCTCGCGAAACTCCACGAAATCGTATTATGATCAGACCTATGCTTGATTTCCACAATATGTGGATCAAGAAAAAGAATCTGTACGACTTATTTGGTGGTAAGTCATTCAGACTCCTTGAAATTGGTTGTGGACAAGCTGGTGATCTTCCGAAGTGGATTGATAATAAGTTCACTCAAATTGTAGGTGTGGATAATAACGAAGATAACTTATTAAATAGCAATCACGGGGCGTACAAGCGTGTTATTGAGAACGATAAGTTTGATATCAAAAAACAATCGTTCATGTTCCTTCTTCTAGATGGTGGTGTCAAATGGAATACAAACATTATAGATAGTATTGAATCAGAAGAGTTCACTTATTTGACTAAGGTTGCGATGGGTATGATTGACAAGGCAAAGATTAAGAATCCAATGCTTGAGAAGAACTTAAACTGTTTGAATGAGCCCTTTGATTTGGTGAGTTGTCAATTCGCAATTCACTACTTCTTCCAAAGCATGGATACACTCGATGCTTTCTGTTATAATGTGGACAAACATTTGAAGATTGGAGGCTATTTCATGGGTACCTGTTTGGATGGGCATTTGGTAAATAATGCCTTCAAGAAAGAGAAGGCTTCTGTATTGAAAGGTGTAATGAATGAAAAAGTGTTATGGCAAATTGAAAAGAGATATGATGGTTTTGAGTCTGATTCAGTAGAAAGCGAGAATCTAGGAAAACAGATTGATGTGTATGTAGAAAGTATCAACAAGATTATTCCAGAATACTTAGTAGACTTTGAACTCCTTAAACGAAAACTAGCCAAATACAATATTGTACCAGTCGATCCGCAAACCGATAAGACTATTTCATTGAAAACCAAAGAGAGTAGTGGATCTTTTGAGTTGTTATGGAAAACAATGGTTCAAGCAAATAAAAAAGGGTACAAGCACTGGTCTGTGACAAACGCAATAGAAAACATGACAGATCAAATGAAAACATTCAGCTTTTTGAATCGATGGTTTATATTTAAAAAAATAACCAAGTAATTCTAATAGGTATTAAACTCTTATTATGAATAGTATAATTTGTAAACATAAAGCTCCTTCTCCTCAAGAGGACTTTGATCATAAACCATATCTTGAACTAAATCATACATTAAATAAGCATTTAGTTCACTGGAAAAACAAGATCGATGATAATAAGTGTTGGGACACCGCTAAACGATTATCGAATACATTCGAATTTATATTTTCTTCTGGCTACAACAAGGTGAGTGTATCAAAGAAAAAACCATTAAGTAGATCCTATTTTAAATTATGGGAAGTACTCCATGATTTTGATATTGTTTCAAACAACATGAAGAGTGCGCACATCGCAGAAGGTCCAGGGGGCTTCATTGAATGTTTATGTGATTACTTTAATATGTATCATATACAAGGATCCATGTATGGAATAACATTGAAATCATCCAACAAAAAAATTCCATCTTGGAAGATACCGAGGCACTTATTCGAGAGCAATGATATTCATTTGTATGATTATGATGATGGAAATATATACAATGTTGAAACTATCAATCATTTCATTCAATATGTTGGAGAACATTCTTGTGATTTTGTGACTTCTGATGGTGGTTTTGATTTTAGTGCAGACTTTAATAATCAAGAGACCGATAGTTTGAAATTGATGATCTCAGAGATATACATTTCATTGATGCTTCAAAAAGAAGGTGGATCTATGTTATTGAAAGTGTTTGATTTGTTCTCACTTCGCACTATTAAAATGGTGTCTTTATGTAGTGATTTCTATGATCATTTCATGATTCTTAAACCTCAAACAAGTAGACCCGCAAACTCAGAAAAATATTTGCTGTTTCGAAAGAATATGAACATCAATTCTGACTTACAACTTCGAAATCTTGATATTCTTGAACGATGTATTCAACTGGAAGATGAGTCCATTATTGATGAATATACAGCTTACTCTGACTCTTTAGTTGCATTAACAAAGTATAATATTGTCTATACGCATAATCAAATAAACTGTTTGAAGGAAACATTAGAAGTATCAAAGTATATTGATACAAATAATAAAATAATAGGAAAGAGTATATCAAAGAATATTAATGTATGTAAAGATTGGTGTCTAAATTATAACATTCCAATCAATCAACAATAGGCTTGATATATTGATTGACCAATGCTTCGCCAACTTCAATACTAGCATCATGTTGAGTAATTCGTTGTGAATCCACTTCTAGTTTTTTATCAATCATCCAAAATATCTTAGCATAATCAAAGTCGTCTTCACAAGCCTTCTTGATAATCATGGGGTACTCATCTGCGATTGTTTTGTACTTTGTGACAAAATACTTCTCTTTTTCACTTCCTTTCAAAGAGGATTGTTCCATCTCAAGCAATACTTCTTTTAAAGAGTCCATTTAATTTTTTTAAATATTGTAATAGATCATGTTTAAATATTTTCTATTTAATATAAAAAATGGTTCTTTCCAGTAACGATTTCGAACATGATTATGCTCCTTATAATGAAGATCAAAAGTCTTATGTAGCTGTACCTAAACCCAGCTTAAATGGTGGTCTCTATACTGGTGAGGCATTCGCGCCAGGTGCAGCGTACAGAAACTTCCCAGCTCCTCCAGACTCTGTCTCTTTAATAACAAACAACTTGTCTTCTGCGAATCCTCCACCAGGTGCCCAACAGCAATTCCCTGATGTATTCCGTCCAGGAAACAATTTACCAATAGTCAATGAGAAAATGAAACTGAATAAGTATGGGGATAAATATGCGATTATGTGTACTAAGTCTTCGTAAAGAGGGAGAATGGATCAGTTTATTTGTACAGATTGATTTGTCCGTCGATCTTATGAATCTTAGTTTCCATGGATGTAATTTCTTTTTGAATACGGTTTCTAACAATGGGTGATTCTACTGATTTTATGCTCCGTTCCTTACGACGAATCACTTGCTTCAGTTTATGCTTCTCACAATGAAGTTCCTTCTTTTGAAGGATGGCATACACAAAGTTCGGAACTGGAGTAGCGGAGCACATTGTTATATGTGTTGTTTTGATATGATGAGTTTATGTGTGTGTTGTGTATTGTTCTTTTTTGAACCAACGATTCAATTTTTTTTCTTTTTTGAATCGTTGCGTCTGATATTCAGGAAAAAAAAGATCATGTAAGTGTAAGTAAAAAGTCTTTTTACATTACTTCACTTTTTTGACACTGTGGCCGAGCGGTTAAGGCGCACGCCTGCTAAGTGTGTGGGAAATTCCCTCGCAGGTTCGAATCCTGCCGGTGTCGATCCATTTCATTTTACTTGATTACATAAGGAGAAAAAATGAACTTTATGTATATTTGTTTTTGGAAGAAACAAAATTTGATTTAAAACTTTCAAAGAAGAACCAATCTTAAAACCATGTCTTCTTCTGCTGACAAGTTTGCTTTTCTCACAAATGATTCAGACAAGATGTTCAAAACTTGCCTGATTGATGCTTACGATGCTGTAGATGAAATGAATTTATGGGACTATCTAAGCAATAATATATTTAATAGTTTCGCATATTATGATGGCCCATATCAAGAGCTACATAATGAGTTGCTTAAAAAGGCAGACAAGAATAATATGCACTCTGGTGCATCTTATGGAATAACCATGAGGAATATAGAACAAATTGCTAAAAATGGGTTTGAGCAATGGAAAAAGGATTATATTAAGAATTACAAAGTATAAACATAATTTAAAGTAAATTTAAACCAGAATGATAATCATAAATGATACCATCAATCTTGTATTTATATTCCATGTCTTTTTTTATCATTTCATCATTACATACCCAAGCGTACACTTTGATGTTTTGTTTTCGTAAACGATCTACAATCTCTTCATGAATAATGTCATAATTGAATGACACAAAATCAATCGATAGATCATTGAACATACCAATAGAAACACCAGAAGAAATCACTCCAATATGAAACATAGTCAACTTGTTTTCTTTACGAAATCGGATCATTTCTTGGACACAATACTCATTAAAAGAACATAAGTCATATAAATGATTGGAATATTGGGTAATCATTTTTACTACATCATTTCCGAGTTGTATTGCACTTTCAATGCCAAATGCTTTAATATCAATCATTAAATGCATCGGTTCATCATGCTTCAATAAATCTTCAAGCAATTCATTTTCTAAGTTTCGTTTTTCTCGATCATGACATAACACCAATTGTCTCTTTGTATTGTATCGTACATCGATTTCCACATATGGAAAATGATTGAAAGCATCGATAATTCCTTGTATTGTATTTTCTCTTTCAATACATCCTCTATGTGCGATATGTATCATTTGTAACCTAATTTATAAGCGATTTGTTTCAGATATCTTTGGAATTAAATCAAGCTCATGCTTATTTTTTCATTCATTTATGTACCTTATTTACAGTATGTTCAAACAGTTCTTTAATTTTCATGTCTAATACAAAGGGCACATATCGTTTAAACACACTTACTGTAGTGTTATCTTTCATGTTCTTCAAGTAAAACCCATATCTTCCATACAAGAGCTTATAGGGTGTGTTTCCGTTATGTACAATATCAAGGGGTAAGCTTAATAGAAATTCAGCATCTTTCTTGGTTAATGTATTTAGGTCTTTGTTCGTGTCATCTAGATACTTTTGAATATTGATGTATTCACTCTTCTTTGATGTATCATGGAAACGAGTCTCGATCACTGGACCATATTTAGTGAGTCGTTTGATGATCATACAATCACTTGGTTTATAAAGAATATGCTCTTCTTTCCCTAATTGCTGTTTAGGATTTTTTGATTTGTCACTTGTTTTAATGGTATTTTGAACATCCATAAAGTCTTTTTCAAACTGTTTATAGAAACGCATCAAGAAAGCTTTGTATTCTATACTTTTACTCGCGATATCATCCAAAGCGTTTTCCATACTACTTGTAAAATCGATGTCTACAATATTTTTAAAATTCTTTGCCACAAACGAATCCACTACCATACCAATCTCTGTAGGTTTCAATTTACTCTTTTCATCTCCAACCATTTTCGTGTGTTTGATAGGCTTGACTTTTTTACTTTTTACTTTCACTTCATAGTCAAGATGTTCTTTTTCATTTCCTTGGATATCCCTCTTTTCAATGTATTTCTTTTCAAATAGTTTACTCATGATACTTGCGTATGTTGATGGTCGTCCAATACCGCTTTTCTCCAATTTATCAATGATACTGGATTCATTATAACGAACAGGAGGATTAGTCCATATGTTATGACCTTCAAATTTGGTTGGTGTTGGTTTTAGATCTTTGTATTTATTAGCAATAGCTTTACTATTTACATTGCTATTTTCCTTGTTGTATAATATCAACCATCCATTGAACTGGAGATACTTCTCTTTTCCTATAAATGTGTATTCTTTGGAGAATGTATCCATATTAATAACAACATGAACTTCATCATAAAGAGCATCTGCCATAAAGAATGCTATTGTACGGTTCCATATAAGTTGATATAACTTTTCCTGTTCTGGATTTTTAAACTTATAGGTTTTCGTAATATTAGTAGGTCTTATTGCTTCATGAGCTTCTTGGGCATTTTTGGAAGTCTTCGTTTTTCTGGATTTTGTTTGAACATAAGAATCTCCATATTTTTGGCTTACATAATCAGTTGCGGATTTGCTAAACATGGGATTGATTGTAGTGCTATCTGTTCTCATGTATGTGATCGCACCCATTTCATACAACTCCTGAGCACAAGACATTGTCTTTTTGATAGGGAAATGAAGACTAGAATAAGCTGTTTGTTGTAATGTAGAAGTTGTAAAAGGATATGGAGCTTTCTCCTTTACAGTCTTCAAATTCACCGCATCCATTGTAAAGGTTGAATCTACTAAAGTATTCAATTTGGTAATGATATCCTTATTACTTGGAGATTTATAAATAGTATCTTTAAAGTATAAAGTGGTATCTGAGATCTCTTTTCCAAACTCCCCTCTAATGGTCCAGTAAGGAGTAGACTCAAAAGCGGCTATTTCATTCTCCTTATTCACAATGATGTTTAAAGTAGCAGATTGAACTCGACCCGCAGTCAAAATCACATTCGAATCAAAGGCTTTCCATAATAACTTGGTAATCATGAACCCAACAAGTCGATCGAGTATTCGCCTAGATAAATAGGAATGAACCATTGGAAGATTGATATCCGATCGATTCATAACCGCATCTTCAAGAGCAGGTTGTGTGATTTCATTAAAGAGGATACGCTTGTATTTTGTAGGTTGGAGGTTAAACATTTGTTGATGTGCCAAGCAATACCTTCACCTTCACGATCATGATCAGCCGCTAACAAAATAAGCTTCGACTTATTTATGTTGGATTTCAATAGATCAATGGTTGACTTTTTGTCTTGAATCAGTTCGAAGTTACAATTGAAGTCTTTTGTATTGATTCCCATGTCCTTTTTGGCTAAATCTCGAACATGTCCTTTAGATGCAATCACCTTGAACTGACCGAACTCATTCTTGATGTTACTCAGTTTTTTACTGTCTTTCAAGTACTTCTCAATCACTGCTGCTTTCGTGCCAGATTCCACAATCACAAGAATCATACTTAATATTCTTCAATCTTAATACAATTACAGAATATATATATCCTTTTGTTTTTAAACCTAACCGTCAATTTTTTTTCAATATAACCATTAAAGAATATGGTAAAGGCATTAGGATACTTTCTTATTATGATTTTGTCCTTTTTAATAGTTTCCATGATTGCTACTTTATTATCTCCATCAAAAGAAGCATTTGTTGAAAGAAGAATTGGTGGAGGAAATGGGGACGGAGATGAAAGCGGTACAAAGACGAACAGTATGGAAGAAAGGGTAACGGAACTTCAGCTACAAGTTGCAGCAAATACAAACAAAATCAGAGACCAAATCACTAACCATGATGGATTAGTAACTTCTATTCATAATGGTTTGAGTAAATTTTCGAACTTCTTTACACGATTAAATGAAGATGCAGCCAATAGTTTCGCTACCTCTGGTTTAATTCTATTTAATGGTAAGAACTTCTCAAACAAACAGAAGCTCAAAGATCTTATCATGAAAAACATTTCAAAGAGTTATGTACCAGTCATAAAGGAAGATGATGAAGAAGAGGACGATAATGAAGAAGAGGAAGAAGAAGGAAATGATATTGAATATTCCATCATTGAAGTGGTCAGTTTTATATTTGTAGACAAGAGACGATTATTCACTGTGATTGGAATGGATAATTCAAATGATGTAATATCAAAACACTTATCGATAGTTAAAAATGAAGTAGCAGACTATTTTAGTTTAAGAAACAATGAGCAACTTATGTTTGTAGTGGAAGAACAACTTCAAAATAAGAGTGCTGGGTATTTGGTGGATCGGTTAATGAGTTTTAGAAATAGGTATTTACAAAAATACAAAAATGTAAAAAATAAAGATCGAATCAAATTCAAGAATTTCGATAAATTAACTCAAGAATGGTTTATGTACTATCCATACTATAGAAATTATGGTAATATTGAAATGAAACTCAAAGGTAAGTTTAGTGCCTTCTTTGAAATCTTGTCTGAACTTCAAGATGGCTTAGAATAAAAAAAATGTACATTCTTTACATTAACCTTCTTAGACTCGTTTTTTGGACTTTTTCTCTTTCTTTGAAGATTTTGTCTAGATCTTCAGCATTATTTGGAAATTGGTTGTATAGTTTCAGCTTCAAATCTTTTTGAGACAATGGAGGTTTTACCATTGAAACTTTGCATTGTAATCGACCATCCTTCGAGTTCAACTCTTCGATTTCATTCGAACTCATATAAGAGAGGATAAATGGTGTCAAATTTTCAATATATTTTTTCCTTTGTTTAATCTCGTTGTTGAGCATTTTGATTTGTTTGGTAAACTCTTTGATCTCATTGTCAAGACGCATCCATATCTTGACTTGATTTTTGAATTCTTCCAGTTCAGTATTTGTTGATGAGTTCTGTTCATAAAAAGTATGTGGGTTATTACCATGAATATGAATGTTTTCATAATTGATTATGGAGTCTGAATTAGAGTGGTCTTGGGGGACTAATTGACTTCTTTGTTGTTGATTAATAAAATTACGAATTGCTTGTTCAGTCATAGATAATGTTTTGTATATATATGTTTCCTATTTCTTTAAACTTTCTTAAATGATTTATTTCGTTTCTTTATGTGTTTTCATAAACCGGTTTAACGCTTCCACGCTTCTATCTTTCTTGAACATTTGAACTTTCTTCGTTGTTGAATCATATTTTGCTACATTCGGAACATAAGGGTTCTTTTTTGACATATTTTCAATCATGTTTGAAAGGTCTGTGTTTTTCACACCTTTTAAATATCCTACTTCAATCGCAATTGCGTCTATCGATTTGTCTTTTTTAAGATTATCTACGAATGCTTTCCAGGTTGGCAAAAACATGTGACATGGTCCACACATACTTGAGAATATGAGCACAATCGTATCCTTTCTCAACAAATTTCTTTTTCTATTTAAACTTGCTAGTTCTTTTTCATTATTTACAAACATGATTGTTTTAATTTTGGTGTATTTTGATATGTACTCATATTATTTTTGTAAAGAAGTGATTTGAATCATCTGGTGTTTTTAAAAGGTTAATACATTCATGGACTAGTTTCTCCTTTACTGCTCGATCGCGATCATCCTTTGCTTTCAAATCAGGACCCTTATTCATTTCTAGCAATTTGACATTCAAGTCTTGATCGGGACTAACATCAGCACCAAGGATAATAAAACGGTTCACACCATCATTAATATCATTCTTTTTCAAGTAAGGATAATAAGAATGAAAGACAACATGAAAACATTCACGAATGCTGCTTTTTAGCTTCTCTTCTTTTGACTTACCTACATAGACATATAAATTTTGGAGAGTTAATGGATTCTCCTCATAAATCTTTCGATCAATATACCCTGAACTAATGATAGAGTCTTTATCAATTTTATTATTATCATTCGTGCTCTCATTATCATTCGTGTACTCATTCTTCGTGTACTCATTCTTCGTGTACTCATTATCATTCGTTCTCTCATTCTTCGTGTACTCATTATCATTCGTGTACTCATTATCATTCGTGCTCTCATTATCATTCGTGTACTCATTCTTCGTGTACTCATTATCATTCGTGTACTCATTCTTCGTGTAATAGATGAATCCATCATTAAAAATATACATGTTCGCTTTGTATTGGTCACATGCTATTAGTACATAGATTCGAATATCAATCTTGCGATTATTAACAAGGAAAGGGTTCTCTAAAATTTCTTGACATACTACATACTTTTCATGATGAAGTATATCATTCTTATGAGTCACAATTTTAAGACCAGTTTGTCTTTGAACATTACTTTTCAGTAGTAAGTGTTTGGTTGGTTTGTCGTTTTTAAAGTGTTTTAATAAGTCATCTTTTTGTGTTTTTTTATGAAGAATCCAAGTTTTAGGTAGAATTTTACTAGGTACAATCATGGGTAAAGTACTTTTACTTGCAAATAAGTTCACGCATCGTAACCCATAGATATACTTACACTTATGGACATGTTCTATGTTGACTAGTTTGAAGAAATGGTCATGCATAGTTGTAAATATTAGATCTGCTTGATCATAGTTTTTTACAGGTTTTAATCCATAAGACTTGAAGACATTTGGAATATGTTGAGTATTGTTGTTTATATTCATATCTTTGTCAAAACAGTAATAGGTTTGTATATTGATTTTAGTTTTGTTTGAGAACCTTCTGAGATAATACATGGTTGTAAAAAAAACTGTTATAAGTATAAACACTGATGTTTTTCCCAAACCTGTTTTCATATCTGTCTATTCTATTAATTATTGTTTTGATTATTTCTATAGTAATTCTTTTGTTGAGTAAAGATCCCGACCCACCACCTATTTATTGTTTAATGGTCACAAGAGGTGATGGAGAACGAGGAGCATTTGCACGAGTATCCGTAACAAACTTTGATTTACAATCTTATAAAAACAAGTACTTAGTCATTATTAATGAAGGCAAAGAGAATATACTATCTGAAAAAACTTCACATAAAATCGAATTACATGTGGAAAATATGCCTTTAGGAACAATGCGTAATTTAGCCATGGAACTTGTTCCGCCAAATGCGATATGGTCAACTTGGGATGATGATGATTGGAGATCAACTGATTACTTATCCACTTTGTACACAGCGCTGAGTAAACAAAAAAACAAAAAATACTTGATGTTTACTAGAAGAATCGACCATAGTTTCAACAATGACTTTACATATCAGGTTCATCTACCAAGTGGTACATTTATATTTTTCTGTTACAAAGATCCGCTATTGAAGTATGATGATGTCGCCAATAAGGAAGATGCTGTTGTTAAGCGATATTTATTACAAAGGCAATTGAACAAATTGGTGCTTTATGAAAATGATCCTAAGTTGTATATTCGTTTTATTCATCAAAACAACACAAGTGTGTATTTAGATAAAAACAAATCTAAAATTACTCAATACTCGAACAAATCTCCATATTTTGAATATCCAGCTTATGATGATCACATCCATTATGTAAATACAATCAAAAAAAAGTATTATAATAATAAATAATGAATAGAAACAGATCTGTAGTAGATTATTATAAACCAGATATTTCCAACTCATCTCTATATGACCGATCGGTGGATGTTAACTGTATACTCCAAACAGAAGAAAATGCAAAATACACTACATGGAACACATACTTAAATGATTCTTATGTAGAACCATCATCTACTTCCATGAGATGTTTTATTGAACCAAGAGATGAATTCAAACTCAAAACAGATCAATACTTGAATGATTATCGTTGTCATGTGGATGCACCATCCAATACATTTCAAGGCGATGATTGTCTCGGATTTGAATGTAATAAAGGAATGATGTATAAGTTAGATGAATTCAATACTTATCATAACTACCCTGTATGTAAATTTAGAGACACAAATAATAAAAACAACAAGGACGAAATGACTTGTTGTCCAGAAAATATACAAATTTTTGATAACATAACTCGTCGAAATGTCGAGATACCAGTTATCAAACCCGATAATGATCTCATTATGGATACCCCCATCATTCCACAACTCAAATATAATAAATGCTTCTTGTATTGATTTAAGCACCACCATCAATAACGATGATGTCGTCATCACCAGACTCTTCGTCTTCGATTGTTAAATTTGGCTCCTTCATCTTTTTTTCTGAGATCTTACTTTCAATCAATTGATCAATATCAACTTCCTCATCAAGACTCTTGTCGCTCTCTTTTGATTCTTTATTGTCTATGGTGCTGCTGGTGTTATCACTTCCATGATTATCAATCAAAGAGTCTATATCCACAGACACATCCATATCTTGTTCGCGAACAGGTTGGGACGGCTTAATATCTCTGGTGAATTCCATAACAATATCATAGAACTGTTGTGCCTTTTTGTCCCAAGAATACTTTTGAGTGATTACATTTCTAGATTTTTCACCATATTTATTAATCAACTTTTTGTTCTTGTAATAAAACTCCAATGCTTCCACAAAATCATCCACACTACATACTTCTGCTTCTCCAGACACAAAATCACGACTATGGTCTGTATAATAAGACCATTGAGGCGTAACCATCACAGAATAAGACTTTTGCATAAAGTCTAAGAATCCACCCACTTTTGGAACAATTTGTGGAACACCGACACCTGCTTGTTCAAAGTTACATAATCCAAAACCTTCACCATCACAAGTGTTAATTCCAATATCACCAACATTGTACATCACATTAATTTCACGATCCGTAACTTGTTGTGGATTCTGAATAATGATCAAATGACGCTTCAATTGATCAAATGTGATCCCATTCTTTCTACATTCTGAATGCATGATGTCGACTAGATCCCATCCACCATTCAAGGCAGTACTAATCATTAATTTGATATTGTCATCTAAATGATTCTTTATGAATTTGATATATGCCATCAAGCAGATATCCCAACGCTTACGAGGTTGATTACGATTCAAGTTTACAATCACAAAGCTTTTTTCATCGATGTTGTAGAATTTTCTTGCAACCTTCTTTGGAATAGGATAGAATGTGTCTTTATTGAAACCATGCTCCAATACTCCTAATGGTTTATCAAATCCTTGTTGGCGAACACAGTCCTTCCAATATTCTGTAAACATGATACCCGCATCAACATTGTCATTAATGAATTTAATCATATGATTCTTTTCATTCTTGTATACAATATCAATATATGGTACAATCTTGAATCTACGATCTTTTATTTCCACCAATTTCTTGATTAGATTAGTAATTACAACAAGATCATTGTATATAACTACAATATCTGGATTCACCTTATTTACATAGTCAACAATCAAAGTTTCTCCAAACCCCTTTGCCTTTGGTTCTTTTTGTTCTAATTGTTCATTTTTATGAGCATCATAAATTTCTTTAACATTGGGAAGAGCTCGCTCTTGTTTGTGTGAAGCATTATCATAAAAGTTTTGGAATCCAAAGATGTATAGTTCGATATCGTCATAACTAGCCATTTCTTTAGCAAGTTCATAAACCACTTTAGAGTAACCATTGAATTGCTCAGGATGTGTGCCACATAAAACAACTTTCTTTGTCATATTTTTATGTATATATAATCTTACTGAATAGCTAATTTATTTAAATAGAAATCTACACGCATTTGTTTTAAAAATCAAATACTGTCCAACAGAACACTTTTTAACTTAATTCTAGATGTATCAGAAGTATCTAAGGACTTACGCGACCGACCTTTTTCAATCTCAAAGTTATTGATTTGTAAATCAATGGAACTTTTGCGTTCTCTTTGTTCAGGAGTTTCTAAACTTGCTGGTTCCTTTAGTTCATTCGTTTCTATCTTTGTCATACAAATCGAATCGTTGCGTAAGATATGTGTTGGGATAAAAGGTCCATTATCCACCAAATGATCAATTTCAGATTTAATGATCTTAATAAATTCAGCTAACGAAGCATATGTTTTTGATTTGTTCTTGTATAAAACCAACTCCATTTCGATTGTTCTACCATACTTTTCAAATCTGGCTGAAAATAAGTTATGTTGTTCTTGTAATTGAGGTATCTCTAAGAAATTGTACATTGATGATATCATTCCAGCAATCAATCCAAGAACTCCTAAAACAATTTGAATGTATATCAATGTTGGATAAAAAGATAACACCAAATTGAAGCTTCCAGTGAGTGTAGTAATAATCATAATAGGCATCATCATTAAGTAATTCACCTTGCGATAATAATCAAATGATAAATGGTGTAAATGAGAATAGTTGTTACATATTTCAAACCATCTTGCAAGTAGTTCCAATTCAGTTGAATCAATAATCTGATGACTAGTCAAAAAACTAGATCTTCTTGTAGATTGTTGCTTTTCTTCAGTACTCATTCTTCGCTTAATCTTATTTGGGTTGTATCCTTTACTTAAATATAAACTCCACTACTTTAAATATTATTGAAAGCATGAGTGTAACTATTCTTAGTAGCAAAAGTCTTCTTTCTTCATTGGATCACTTTAAACAACTAATCTTAGAATATGATCAACTTCTGAATGAAAACATTGAACTCAAACAGAAGATGAAAGAAGTGGAAGAAGTCAATAAGAGTTTTATGAGTGTTTCTCTCATTGTAAATACAAAGAATGAAAATGATAAATTACGAAATGAACTTCATCTTCTAAAAAAAAGGATATCGTATCTCGAAAATGAACTAAAAAATAAAAGAAGTCATGTTGAAGAAGTAGCAAATACATCAAACAATATACAAGAAGGAGCTTACAGAACAAAGGTAGTAGAAACAGAAATTCCAGTGTCGATTGTAGAAGAGAAGGTAGAAGAAGAGGTAGAAAAAGAACAAGACGAAGTGGAAGAAGGACAGAAGGACGAAGAGGAAGAACAAGAAGAAGAACGGGAAGAAGAAGCAGAAGAGGAGGAAGACGAAGCGGAAGAACAAGAAGAAGAGGAAGAGGAACGGGAAGAAGAAGAGGAAGAGGAACGGGAAGAAGAGGAACAAGAAGAGGAACAAGAAGAAGACGAAGAGGAAGAAGAAGCGGAAGAACAAGACGAAGAGGAACAAGAAGAAGAAGAGGAAGATGAAATAGAACTAGTTGAACAAGAATATGAAGGAAAGATCTATTTTGTTTCCGATGATCATCATAAACACATTTATGATAGAATTAAAACAGATAATGGTGATTACGAACCAAGTGACGATCCAATTGGTTATTTCAAAATAGTGAATGGAATCGAAGAGGCTGTATGGGATTGAAGCAATCTAAGTGTACATAGGTTGGATGGCAACCTACATTTAAAAACCTACATTTAAAAACCTAGGTTGTAAACTTTAGAGACATTTTCTCTTCCAAATTAGATCTCTTCTTAAATTGGACACGATCTTTGTTTGCTTCTTCGATTTTATCAATACGCACCTTGTCTAAAGGAATGAATGATAAATTCTTCTGATATGGAATCGTTTCGCATATTTCTTCAACATGTTCAACTAGTGAAACCATTGGATATTGTAAGATGTTGTACTGTTTATTAATGAAACTCTTCTCACGAAACGAAGCGATATCGAGATTACCACCAAATACATTTAGGCATTTCCTAGACAATGCCGCATTAACTTGAGGTTTATAATCAATCGCATTCGATAACATATTAATTAAATTATAGTTTTCCCATACATTGTAGTTGTTTTCATTACAATAAAAGTTGTAAGCAACCGCACATTCTAAAGAACAAAAACATCCGACTACATGAAATTTATTATTTTTGTATTTTACTGGTATTCCAACTGGTTGGGTATCAAAAGAATGACAATCCCATTGGCACCAATAATCCGTTGAAGTTGACCAATTAGATGAGTTAATAAACTCTTTTAATAACACATTATTCATGTTATTGCCCTTATATGTATCTTTCGAAACAATGTTCTCCATTGGTTTATCTTCGCGATTGAATAGACTCTTCAATGAGTTGTCTGGTTTTTTAGCTTTGTAGTTACACTCTTCAGGAAAAGAACTTAAATCATCATGTTCATATGCTACTGGTTCATTCATTGTTGGATCATATTCATAAAAAGAAGACTCAAATGACTTCTTTGGAAATGTAACTTTCGATTCACTCTTTTGACCATTGTTCATATGTAAATGTAAAATTAGATGAGGATCATTGTTGTGTTTAAGGTTTGATTCTGTAGTAGGTGTATTTACTTCTATGATTCCACAAGTTGTATTGACACTTTCGATATGTTCAACATTCTTCTTTAAAGGTTTTCTACCTCGTTTTTTGACCACTGACATGGAATCATATACACTCTTTAAAGGTGTTCTACTTTAAATGAACTTTCTTATTGCGTTGTTTCCCACCACTCATAGTAGAAATTCTCTTCGCATCAGATGGTAATTCATTTACTATATTTTTAAGACGATTTGCGTAAGCAACTGTAGATGGGCTATTCGCTTTTTCTAAGGCACCAAGTACAGATGGAAATTGTTGGTTGAAATCGAAGGAAATCTTATTGATGCTTTCTTTTGTAAGGTTGCTGATGTATCTAATATCGTGTTGTTGAACATCCATGGTGTCATCGAGTGTACCTAGCATCTTTTCTAGATCATCAAACATCTTGGTATAATTAGAGAGCAACTTACTTACATCCACAACCATCTTTAAAGATAGTTCATAACCATCAGTTAATTTGTTGTTTAATTCAGTTAATTTATCTACTTTAAGCTTCATGTTTTGATAATGACTTTTTTTCTTTTCAATTTTGGTAGATATATCATTCACTTTTACCATTAACTTATCATGGTTTTCTATATTGTTTCCTAGAAACTGATTCATTTTTAGATATATTAAGAAAAATTATCAACAAGCAAATGCTACACCAGCAAGACCAGAAGTAATACGAAGAAAATTGTAGTTCACTGTATATACAGAACAATCATAATTATAATCAGATGTTTGTGGAGTCCTTGTATTTAAATGAAGTTGTACTTTGTTAATTCGAGACATGTTACATGAACCACTTGGTTGGAATTTTTCAGGAGTTAAACTGAATGAGTATAAATAGATTCCTACTTTAGGAATACATGTATGATGTTGATATGGTTGTATTAATGAAAAATAAGGGGCTTCTTTTTCTTCAATACGATCCAATCCATTGAATGTGAGCTTAGCAGATTTTAATATCTCCACTTCCATATCATTGTTATCATTCTCATCACCATATATTAACCAGTTATTATGTTGATAACGGTCATTTCTTCCTAATACCCAAATGATTTCTTTCACGGGGTTTTGGAGCTTCAAGTCTAAAATGTTGTTGTTTCCAAGTTCTTGAAACTGTGTACGAGTGACTTGATCAATCAAATAATCAATAGAGTTTTGTGAAAAGAATGTTCGCTCTTCGTTATCTAAAAAGATATAGTTGCATTCCAAGTAAGGCTGAATGTTTAGAGTACTTCCACTAAAGTAGCGATTGGAATCAGTAACACGAGTCACATTGGAAGATCCTTCTGGAATTTCAACATATAGATGAGACAATGGTTTCAAGGTGATATGAATTTCAATGTCATGGTATTGAAGAGCAATCAATGGAAGTGCAAGTCCTGGCGAAGAGTTAAACCAAAACTTTAATGGAACGACAACTTGTTGTTCAGGGGATTGTATATCTCCATTTTCCTTAAGATTGTAGTCATCTGGTTTGTAGTTATGTGGAACATTTCCGATCATTTTCTCATATCCATATCGTTTGCTACTTTCTAACGCTAACTCATTCCATATATGTAACCATTCGCCATATTGTTTATCAACCATATTACCACCAATAGAAATATGATATTCTTCGAGGATTGTTTCTCCTAAGAACTCTACATAACGAAAGATATTCTTATCGATCTTTCTAACTGTGGGCAAACTAAAAACAAAATATATATTGTTGATAAGATCAGCATTACGATCTATTTTGGTATACAAATGAGTTTCAGAATCATGATTCATTGTGTTTCTATTGAAGTTTAAGCGTATACTTTCACTCGCAAAGTTAGTATGAGTTTTGTATACTTTCTTGAAAAAACTGATCGATGGGTTACCATTCAAATACAGATTTTGTGCCCCAAATGAAACAAGTTGTAATAAACCACCAGGCATTTAGTTTTATTATATGCCTGAGTTTTTAAATTACTTAAATTAATCGAATTTATATGTATGAATAATGAGTACATTTTTAATTTCGCGGAATAACTTATCCGATTTGACAAATATAGAAAAAGCCCGTAATAACTTAGGAATCGGAACATTGGCGCTTCAAAATGCTGATGATGTAAATATTACAGGTGGTAGTATTTCGGTACATAGCTTATTTTTGAATAAAGAAGGGGCTGAAAGTAATAGTTTTGTCGTCTCTTTGGATGAAGAAGGAACGCTTGGATACTACACACCAACTATAAGAGATTGGTTAGATAAACCACAAAATGAAATTGATATTTCAGAGTTCAATAATGACTTGGGTTTTGTTCAAACAAATGAGTTGGCAAATATTGCATATTCTGGTGATTTCAATGATATTAGTGGTATTCCTTTTGATTTAAGTGATTTGTTTATTGAGTCTGATTTTCTATTGAAGAAGCACAATCTTGCGGATTTAGATAATATTGAAGAAGCGAAAGCCAATCTTGGACTTGGTCCCTTTGCTTCGTTTTCAACAAGAGATACCATCATATTGTCAAATCTATATATCCTGAACGACTTTCACTTTATTCCAAGTAGAACCAACCTTGACCAATACTTGAACAAATACCTGAAAGTCACTGAGTACAATCCATCAGACAACACCATGAAAACAGAGTGGAGTGATTTTCCAATTGCGGGACAAGATGGAAACACTTATGGTTTGCTACAATTATCATCAGACTACAAATCAGATGATCCATTTACAGCACCAACTTCGAAAGCATTATTTGACGCCTATTATGATCTTTATGGGAGAATCGCAAACACAACAGAACAACAGTTTATGAATGATTTAATAGAAAATTATGGTTTGTTAACAAAATCAAAAAACCTTCAAGAATTTGCTTCACACATTCCAGAAGTGAAATCAAATTTATTATTAGGGTCACTATCTGAACAAAATGTTGATAATGTAAAAATTACTAATCTTGAAATCATCGATCAATTTAAATTTTCTAAATTGCCTTATAGTGGAGCATATTTAGGATGTTTGGACTCTACTGGTGAAGCCTCATGGCAGAATTTACCAATGGCAAATTCAGTATTGAACACAGAAGGTATGGTATATGTCGCTTCTGATATAAACAATATTCCCAGTTATCAAAAAAATGAAACTGTGCCTAATGTGCAAGCAATTGAAACAATTTATGAGGAATTAGTGAATGATATTGACACTCTATCAAACCAGGTCCCCAAAAAAGTTAGAGATTTGGAAGATTGGACACAATTTTGTTTGATCGATGATGCTTTTTTTAGCATTAATGCTGATCAAGCGAAAACAAATCTAAAATTACATCCAGTTGCTTGGACTGGAAGTTATACTAGTTTGACAAACACACCCGTCAATCTATCATACTTTAATAATGATGTATATCTTGAGAGAAATAACAATCTTAACGACTTAACGGATAAAGAACAAGCATTAAACAATCTTGGATTTGGAAATATGTGCAAGCAGAATGCGAATGATGTGTTTATCACAGGTGGTACTGCTAGATTACGAGACTTGGTAGTTACTGAAAACTTTGTATTCAAAAATATACCAGATGATGCTGATACAGAGTATCAGACTTATTTTCTTGGAGCTGACAATCGAGGGGGTAAAGTGGATTGGAAAACCATTCAAACCGCAACAGAAGAACTATATGGAGTTGTCCAATTAACACATGATTTAACCATTCAAAAAAATCTTAGCAAAATTGCGAGCGCCACAGCCGTCTTCAAAGTATATACAGAATTAGATGCAAAAATTCAGTTGCTAAGTACACGACTCGAGAATTTGATAAGACGAATAAGTTAAGATAGCTGACTTTCTTTTATTTTGTTTTTTCAAGAAGAAAGTGGTAAGCTATTAATCATCATGCCAAGTTATTATTTACTATGTAATGCTAATTTGGGCGATCTACAATATTCAGATGTAAGCCGAAAATATTTACAAATTGGAAATTTTGATAGTGTTTATGCGGATGATGTGGATATCACAGATGGGGCTATTCGTGCTCAACATATTCAACTGAAAAGCCTAGATAACAATGTGTATAACAATTTTTTACGATGTAGAATAATAAATGATGATAATAGTAATCAGGTAAATGAACTATATTGGCAAGATGATTATTTGCGTTGGATTTTTGAAGACACAATAAACCTGTCATCATTCTCGAATATAAACCATTATGCGAATCAATCAATGTTTACTACAAATTTTCCATATACTGGAAACATGGCAGAATTAATTAATCTTCCTAAGAAGGATGCTACAATACCCAATGATTATGATATTGAAGGAAACTTATTCTCAACATCGAGCAACTTAAGTGAACTCCGTGGGCAGTTACAATTAGATATCAGTACACCTACAGAATCTTTTCAAAAAATCAATTCAATATTCAACAATACATTAGGTAATTTATCTTATGAACCAGAGAATCTTCCAAAGGTAAATATAGTTCATGTCGAAGAGTTTAAATTACTATCAAATGTTGTTGTAGATGGGTATTTGTACTCTTCTGGGATCATTAATACCGATGAATTGATGGATCGAAATACAATTATTTGGTATGATCCATTCTTGAATGAAGATGGGAGTTTGAGGGATAGTTTCAAGCTAGTAGAAAACTTTTTAGCAAACAATACAGATATGTCTTCTGTAAAAATATCGAATCTTGAGGTGTTTCAATCATCGTTGTTAAACCGAATCAATAAATCACAAAACAACTTAGATATTGATAGAGTAAGAGATCGTATCACAAATTTAGTTGTAGAAGGTGACACTTATTTAGTAACTTCCAATCTATTAACTGATATAAATGATATCGAATCAGTACATAATCTATTGAGCATTGGTTCAGTTGCATTCGAAGATAACCGTAATGCTCAATTAGAGGTCATCGACATTGAAGAGAAGCTTGTTTATAAGAATTTTGATGATGATGAATTCAACAACCCAAAATATTTCATAAGCGATTCAGAAGGTTATCTAAGTCTTGAAAGATTACCAACCGCATCATTGGAAGAATTTGGAACTGTATTGTTATTTGATTCTTTTGAACATATGCATTTAGATTATTATTCCCACGAAGTTCCAACCATTAATTTCATGAACTATTTCAAGGCGGATGTCAAAGAAAACATTACAAATGTGTACAATTCACTTCGTTTCTTTTTCAAAGAATTAGAAGAACCACCAGATGGAATATTGGATAGTAATTTGACGGGATACAGTAATCTAAGTGCGCAAACATTAGAAGATATTGGTGTTTATCATAATCTAGAAATTCCTAAAGTATGTTACACTGGATCTTTTACTGACATTTATCACACTCCCAAGAATATTACAAACTTCCGAAATGATATTACTGCTTTAAGTAAGCGCAGTTTATTTTCAGGTGAAGATCAATTAAATACATTGACTGTGATGGATAATTTGGATTTGTCCACGATGTGTTTTCAAAACCATGATGATGTCAATATCATTAATGGTTCAGCGATTCTCGAAGAGATAAATCCATCTGAGATCACCATAGTGTCATCATTATACACGGATATATCTGATTATTTACTTGCATATAATAACGAAACTGAAACCGTACAATGGTCTCCTATACAGATCGCAAATGAAACCAAATTTGGGTTGGTGAAAGTAAGTAGTTCCTATTTAATTGATTCACGCGAAAGTGTTGTTCCAGGAACATACATTTTAGAAATGAAATCAGTATTAGAAACAAAATTAAATAGGATAGAAAAATTATTAGATCAATTAGAGGCTTCATTATAAAGTCCAAATATGTCGGTTAAATATATGTATTTCAATTAAAAAATGTCCACCTTTCTTTTAGGAAAACATAATCTTGCAGATTTAGAAGATGTTGAAAAGGCCCGAGATCATCTCGGACTTGGTAGTCTCGCTCTTTTGGATGAAAATGATCTAAATTTTGAAATAGATGGAGGAACAGTTCGAGCTGATGAACTATGGTTACTTAGTAATTATGGGAGAGATAAAATAATGAAAAGCGATGATCATGGAAAGGCATATTGGGGATACATTGAAGTCAACAACCTAGAATCAAACATAAGCCAATTTTACAATGATGTAGGTTACACCACACATAGCAACACACTGAATCCAGCAAACAATCTAAGTGAGCTGTATGACAAAAACGAGGCTATAAAAAACTTGGGCTTGGGAGATTTGTTAAATGCTCCAGATGAAGACAATAATCTTATATTCGATCGTCTTAAATTAAACAGCCTTACATTGAGTAATTTCAATAAAGATGAAGTTTTGATTGTGCGAGAAGAAGGACAAGTATACTCCACTCCAATCATTACAGATATACAAATCATAAAAAATGACCAAATATACAACAGCGAACCTGGTCCAAATACCAAACTTACATCATTATCTTTCGCATATGATCTATACTCTTCAATCAATGTAGACATACATAAGTTACAAGACGACATCAAAAGTTTTGAAGACCCAGGTAGTGTAGGGAATGCTTTCTTGAGAGCGAATAACAATTTAAATGACCTAAGCGATACCAAAGAAGCCTTATGTAATCTAGGATTAGAATTCATTGATGTAGAATCGAAGACCATTGATATAAATAATTTGAAGACATCATCGATCACTTATCCTCCGACTCAATATGAAGATCATTTATTTTTAACAGCCACAAATAATGAAGGTGTAACATCCTGGTCTACTTTACCATTAGCAGATATGAATTTAGGGGTGGCAGGTACCGTTATAATAAATAACACCATAGATGACGACTTTATTCCTGATCACCATCAATTTAGTAAATTCTACATCCATAAGCAGTTCTTATCTGTTTCAGCAACAACTTCTCAATTATCAAACGATATTTCAGATTTGAACAACAACTTGTTACACTTAAACAATTCTGTTCCTACTGATAATCTTGTATTAGCGAATGGATGTAATTATTTGAAAGCGGACAACTTTCTGAGTGAGCTTACTGATTTAGATGCTACATATTCAAATCTACAATTAAAAACAGTAGCAAACACTGGAGACTATAATGATCTTATCAATATTCCTACTCATTTAACTGAAGTCATCATGAATAATACCTATTTACAAAAAGAAAACAATTTGGGTGATTTTGTTGGGAGTTATGATGTAGTACGATCAAACTTAGGATTGGGAGATATGGCTTTACAATACGCAGACAACATTGCTGTAACAGGTGGGGTTATTTATGATTTAAAATCCTTGAAAACTGAAGAATTAATCTTAGATGATGAGGTCCCAAATTTTGATAGTTTGTCTAATGTATTATTTCTGAAAGCGGTAGATGTGAATGGAACTGCTGGGTGGGGAACTCTTCCTAAATCTGACTATCAAAATCCAGGGTTAGTATATACAGTCAACGATCAAGATGAAAATGAGTCTTTTCTACTTGATTTTGACGACTATATGAAGGTGTATTCAGGAAGCTATGTGGATGAGCTAATGTCATTACAGAAAAGCAACCTACAGTTTGATATCGATAAGAACCAAAGCGGTATTAATTCGAATGAAAAAAGATTGGATACGGTGGACACGTTAATGAACGAATTGTCGACTTCCTTATCAATTGCGCACGATGAAATTGATGAATTTGCCAATGATATTGAAACACATAATTTAGTTGTAAAAAGTAAATTCAAATTCAGAGAACCAGATACATATGCAGATGGAAAAGAAAATTCATTAGAACAGTTTCGACAAGTGTTGGCAGTAGATGACAACGGAGAATCTGAATGGATCTCTATGGAAGACGCAATGAAATCTACACAAGGAAGAACTATGGATGTTAGCACCATAAATACTGTCTCTACTCGAACTAAAGATTTAGATGTGTATAATGTTATTCAATATGATGATGGAGAAAGAACACATGCGACAGACATACCAGAAGGATGTATATTGTATTCCGATTCAAACGCGATCATGCATTGGAGAAATACAGTTCGTATTGGAGATATTGATACTCTTTCAGAGACGGGTTTCACATTTGAACAAAAACAGAAACCTCCTGGTAATGAACGAAATGTACAATACAAAATGCATTTTTATCAACAAGATGGACAAATGATCATCGCACAAGAAGGAATTATAGTTAACGCCGATGGATTAAGTGTAGGTAATAATGTCCTTACGACCAAGCATATTTTTAGATAGATTGGTTCTTTTTTATTTGGATAAGCTCTTCAATCACTTCTTGGGATGATGGTCTATTTTCTTTTTCGAATGAACAACACCAATTAATCAAGTCATCCATATCTTGATTATCTTTGATTTCTATGGTTAATTTGTTTTGGAATTTGGCAAACATCATTTGTATGGTGTTCATCTCTTCTTCATGAAAAGGTTTCTTTTCAGTCCATATATAATACATAATTAATCCGAGTGAATAGATATCTGATTTATAATTGTACTCTTCGTGTTTCAACACTTCTGGAGACATCCAAGTATAAGTTCCTTTTTCTCCAGTGTGACCTGTAAACAAGTCACTGGTTTCAGTGGTAACCAATTTGGATATCCCAAAGTCTGATATCTTTGCCTCTCCATACTTGTTGATCAAGATATTTGCGGGTTTCAAATCACGATGTAGAATAATTTCAGGTTTTCGATTATGAAGATAATGGAGCCCAATGGCAATATCGATCATTAAGTTTAGCTTCTTGACATGATCTAATTTTACTTTGTGTAAATAATCTTCTAGATTACCATTGTCCATGTACTCAAACAAAATGTATGTAAAATCATCATCTTTGGAAGCTCCAAAACATTGTACAATTTTTGGATGGATACATTTGGATAGTACAGCAAGTTCGTTTTCCACTTCTTTTTCATTAAATATTTTCTTAACACATACCTTTTGGTATGTTCTCCATTTGGCAATGTACACTTCTACTTTTTGAAAAAGAACAATGGTTTCTATTTTTTCTATATTGTCCATATTGATTCGATAATCAATGGATGATGTATTCATCTTTAGTTGGTTAGTCTATTATTGATGGTTTGTTTTTAAGTTTGGTATTTCATGGTTTTATGAAATTTAAATAATAAATCACTACATATTAAAATACATAATGACCGAGATTGTGTCTGTATCAGTAGAAGCAAAAGAACCAGAAGAAAATAACATTGTAGAAGTGATCAACTCACCTCGTCGTATTGAAGAAGAAACTGTACTTTCTGAAGCTATTGCTTCTGATGTAATAGTTAAACCCAAAAAACCAAAGAACGCACCATTTAATACACCTGCGCTTTTAATTGAAAAGAGTAAGTATTTTGACAAATGCTATTTAGAAGTGGTCAAAACTTTAGACACTCGTATCACCGCTTCAAACATGGTCAAAATAATTTCTCAATGTATGAAGATTGTACAGACATTTACTAAGTTAAATGGTGTAGAAAAGAAAGATTTAGTTATTGATGTAGTTCAAAAACTTATTCGTGACAGTGATCATGATGAAGTATTAGAAGATGTATTGATTGATATGCTTGAAAAGATAGGTCATCCTGTAATTGATACGATCATTGTAGCTAGCAAAGGCAAGTTCTTTTCAAATATGAAGCGTGGTATCATGAAATGGATGAAGGAGTGTTGTTGTTGCTGATGTAAAAATTTGGCCAATGTTTTTATGTATCAAACACAGTGAAGAATTTAAAGTAATCAAGATTATCCAAACCGTTTGTTGTCGAATCTGGTAACATTCTAAAATTTGTTTCTCACCATTTATAACTATGGTGTTTTCTTTTAGATGATTTTGATTCTCAACGGTAAGACCTTGAACAGCAATATTACCTGATTGGGGAGTTCCAGACTCAAATTCAACTCTCAAGTGCAGATTTTCATTGAAATAATCAACTGGATCAGATTGTCCAGACGGATATTCCACCCCTCCCCAATATATATAATTATTGTTAAATTTTGATGTAATTTGTCGCATGTTAACAGTAGGTCTCAAGATTGGATCATAATAATAATCGATAACAGTATCAAAATTATACAACATCATTTTGAAAGTATAATCTACGCTATCATCATAAGTGTTATTATAACAAAATCGAACCCAAAAGTTAAAATAATTATATGAATTTTCGCCTCTGCGTTCAGTGTTTTTTTCTCTATGAAATTCTACCAAATTAGAAGAAGTTGGTATTATTCGGTTTTGGATATTGTTAAATTCATGTACTTGTTGTGTAACATCTTGGTATTTAGAAAGAGAAATGTGCTTTACTCTTGATGTTACTATTATTTTTGTTGCGTCTGCTGGAATGTCTGGCATGCTCAATCCGAAATGATGGTTACTATCATACAGAACAAGATCGATATAATTTGCTGCGGTTCTTCTTGTACCCGATCCATCAAGATATTCTACATCGATCTTGAACAAAAAGTTTTGACTTGATTGGCGTTCAACTGTATTCTGACGAATTACTGACCATTTATTGGAAATAGAGTCAGCTTCAAAAGTTAGATTGTGAAAAAATATTAGCGTTGTATATATACTATTTTGAGCACCTCTTTGTGATCCAGGATACCAATATAATCCACAATAATTATATTCATGAATTCCTCGAACTCTCCCTATCTCTATAACAGCTACTCCTCGGCTGTATATCCAAATATTTAAAGTTTCATGATTACTAATTACTGTGCTACCAATTCTTTTTGCAGATCGAATATAATATCTTGATGTTGGTTCCGCTACAAAATTCAACTCTATTAGATTTGTATTTGCAGGATAACTTACTTTAGTAATATTTGGGTCTTGTTCATCTGCAGCACTATAACTAAATCCTGAGGGAAAATCCGAAAGAGTATTGGTACCGAAATTAGCACGACTCGGTTCCGCCAAATAATATATCCAAATTTCATAAGTTGCCGTTAATGTATATGATCCCATTGTTCCTATTGTTGCTTGAATATATATATTTCCAGATGATATACTATGGCTCGTACCATAAGTTCTATATATTTCATACGGATCACTTGGATTTTGATATACTGTTGGAACACCAGGTGCGGTTATCGCATTCAACGGTAATAAATATTTATCGTTTGAATAAGAGGGAGGAATTTGAATGTTTCCCCATAAATAATAAGTTCTTTGATTATCTAACACCAATGAGCCTACTGTTATATTTGTTTGAGTATTTGAATATCTGGATGATTCACCACTACTTACAGCAACAAATGATCCACTGTATAAAGACAATTTAACGGAATATGAATCTCCTGTGAAATTGGTCACATCAACTGTATAAGAGTCAGCTGTTGTTGCTCTCAAATTTACCGCTGTTATTCCTGGTTCAGTTGTTGTAAATGGAACTGCCGGACTTGGTTGATCATTCAAACCAATACCACTTGGAGAAACAATGACTTTTTTCACAATTATATTATATGTTGTATTGGCTGTTATACCATGTGAACCAGTTAATGTATATGATGTTGTAGACGAAGCGACATCATTAATAATGTAACTAACACCATTATCTATAGATATAGAATAAGTTACGGAAGTAGCATCACCGTTTCCATTCGGGTTTCCATTCGGTGTCCAATATAAAACTATGCTATCAGGATTCACAACTGAGACTGGTGAGGGCGTTGTTTTTGAATGTACAAGAGGCGCGGTTGCTTGTACAAGTGCGGCAGTTCGATGATTTAATAAACTTGAATATACAGTAGCATAATTTGGATATACTTTTACTATCATCACATAGTAAAATGTATATGGGTTTAATCCAGTAAGTTCTGTTGAAGAGGTTGAAAGAGTTAATGATTTAGAAGTTGCTGGTAAATTTCCATTCCCAAACGACGATGTTGAATAATATAAAGTGATAGATATTGGGATTTCAGACGGATATCCGTGTGAATCATAACCAATACTAGTAACAGTAATCTTATTGTATGTAGTTGTACCAAAAGAGAATGTCGCAGCTGTTGGAATTGTAACTGTATCCGTTCCAACGGTCACCCATTTTGTAAACCCATATTGATTTCGAAGGAGTACTTCTAATGTGTATGTACCAGCTGTTGTGTAAGTTGTTACCACACTACCAGATGGGTTTTTCACTCGTCTGCTTATTTCAGTAAATGAGCTACTAAAAGTAAAAGAGGCACCACTTGTGAAATTGAAAGAGCCGCTTGTTAATGATGGGGTTTGACTGTTTAAAGTATTTGAATTAATTGTTCTTGTAAATCCTTTAGAATTTGTAAAAGTTACACTACAATAAAAAATTCCGAAATATAAACCATTATCCGCTAACTGTCCAGTACTGTTTGATGTTTTCCCGCTCAATAAACCACTTGGACCATACCATTGATAGCTAATAGAACTGGTTAAAGAAGTGCTTGGTGTTATTGAAGATAGAGAAAAAGTTCTGTTTGAGCCAATTGTTGTTATACTATAAACATTGTCGAAGGCAACTACAATCTCATCATCATGTCTGGTTTGCGCGGAAGAATACCCATATGAGTCTATAATACTAATATCAAAGGATATTGATATTCTTGACAATAGTATTGTACTACCAGGTGCTATGCTTAAAGTAGGGTAACTGTTTGTAATTTGAAATCGAACAGAAGAATTCGTTTTACTTATACAACTCATGTTACTTGTAATGGATGAAGGATTGGATATAGAAGATATTGTTGTAGTCCCATACGAATGTCTATTTATACTAACATTAAAGTCATATTGTCTTACAGAACCAGTTACATAACTATCATTTCCAATGGTTATCGTGGGTTGAACTATTGTAATTGATGATGAATCTGCACTTCTTACACTCATGGCGGTATCTTGTACATCAACATACACGGTGTGAGTTCTAAATCCTAACACGGTTGAAAACGAAGTATTTCCATAACTAGTTACAGGTGTTTTATCACTATTTGTTATAGAATAAACTCCGTTATTGCTACTAACACTATAGGATACCGTCCATTGACGATTTGCTGAAGTAGGTACACTCCATGTAGGTGTATTTATACTTAGAGCTGTGATTGTTTTGGTTGCAAATCCACTTTTCTGACCAAAAACATTATAGGCTTGAATTTTGTATGTGTCTGCGATGAAACCAATACGAGACCCTCTTGGTAAAGAATCTAAATTTCCCCCATCATTTTGAAAACAACTATTAACATCTGATTTGGTCAATGAATTACGGTGTAGTAGATTATTCTTATTTAGACGAGTAGAACCTTGAGTATTCCTATATATATTGTAGTATATATTTTCAATTCGAGTTGTAGCAACGGTATTAGCAGATAAAGTCCAATTAAATACATTAGTTGCGAAATAATTCATAGAGAAATTTGTAGGTGTTGCTGGTGGTCCAAAATCAAATGACGTAAGCTCAACCGAAGGAGATATCATTTCAAAAGTTCCAGAACTATGTGTACTAACGATTGAAAAGGAATGTGGGTCAGTGGTTTTCGTGGTATTATCGCCAGATACTTTCAAATAATCACCATAGGAGGTCGTTCCATCTGTGAATTGAGAAATATCTAAAGTAAACTCTAAATAATGAGCATTACGATCAACAATGCTTAGATCGCTTAGATTAAATGTGTTTCCTGTAGATCCAGGTGTTTGATTGATGGTGTTTGTATAACCAATAGGCTCAATTAATTTAGCAGCAAAATACACTAATTTATCGGGAGTATTCCAAGAAGCGATATATGTATCATGAGGTGTATATCTTATTTTGATTGTATTTTCGTTAACAACCACAATACTATTGACACCATCATTTTGAATTACTACATGTTTAATGGTAGGAATATTCACACCATCAGTTAAAATATTGTAGACTGTTGTATTCGTAAATAGATTGGTAACATCTGCGTAAATATCATAGAAATTTCCAGGTTCTAAATTAGATAATGTATACCTAGTATCTGGTGTAAATTCGAAAGTAATATATTCATAAGTGGGTGCATCGGAGGCTTGGGGAGTTAGTATTTCATCTAACACATTATTGCTTGGAGTATCATCGGTTGGAACTTCACCCGTAGGAACAATCTTGAAATTAATTTTATAAGTAAATACAACAATATCCTTCCAATAATGATTGAATCCATAGCCATCTGCTTGTTGGTTAAAAGTAAAGGATATGTCTACTCCACTTTCAGGAATGATAAAAATTTCTAAAAAATATCTTGATTCATCCAAACGACTTTTCAAATAAGTGTCTATATCAACATTGGATCCAGAGTTTGAATCATCGATCAAAATATTTAGAGATTGTAAGTTTACCGCACTTCTACTATTAATGTTCAATACAGGTTCTTCATTTGACCCAGAGCTTTCAATATAAATGTTTTCAGTGCTTATCTTATTACAATTGATTTTTTTGGTGAAATAGGTACCAAAATCGGTTACATTAAAACGATTATCAAGGGAAATTGGAATACTTGGTAGTGTTTCTGTGTCAATATTTGAATCTGATCTTTTATTTACCAAACGATACACATAATCATCAAAGGATTCGCTTTCAACAAAAATATTGGTTGAACGAATGATCAAATTACTATCCGCTCTCAAATTCACATAATGTTCCATATTTGAGTAAGAACCACTCTCTGATAAAACCTGAAATGATTGTGAGGATGACACTTCTAAACAATCGATCATCTCAAGATCATATTCACCCATCTGAGATATATCAATTTCATTGCTGTCACCTGATATCTTATAATCATGTGGACCATTGGATAATGATGAACCGAAAACAGTGTTTTCAACATAATTTTCAAAATGCAAATCTCTTATCAACATATTCGGTGTGTCGAAGTAAATTTTTCGATTCGAGTATATTTCTAATTCTGAATCAGAATGAATAGTTTCTACACAAACAGTATTTGTAGTCAATATATTCTGTGACATATCATATTGATAAAAAAAATAAAATATTCCTAAGTGTTTTTACGGTCTACTTACAAGATTTGTTTAGTTTCATTGTACAAGTTAACCTTCGCCATTGTATATCTCTTGTCATTACTCTTCCAAGAATCAGGTAATTGGCAAGTAATGTCATTGAAACCCTTGTTGTAAAGACCTTCAACATCATAAATAGTCATGGCGTAGTTATGGTACATCAATTCGGCAAAGTCCGCATCAATATCTTCGTTTTGATCGATGTTATTCGCAAACAAAATCAATTTACCCTTGTTCAAGCGCAATGCGTTGTTTTCGAAACTGGAAGTCTTCACGAGAGCATCATCAATAAATGCCTCGACTTTAATACCTCTCTCTCTACCTCCAAAATCAAAATTGTCTTGGAATGATATAGTGATTAAATTGTACTTAGGATGTTTTTTACTTGACTTAAGAAGACTGAAAATTTCAGCATCTAATTCTACGGACATGTGAGGGTCCTTAATTGTATTAAATTCAACACGCAACCCATTATTGACGAAGCGAACAAGAGGACATTTGATAAAGCGCTCATTTGGACGGTTGCTCGTTGGAGTGCCATTTTCATCCATAATTACTGGGGATATTCTTTCCAAAACATCGACATCATTCGCAGTACTTTTATTTTTTAAATACAAATTTCCTCTTTGAGCATCATCTTTCAAATCGGTACCTCTAAAAAACATGATTTTGTTATCAAGATTGTTAAATCTATTTCTTCGCAACCAGAAAGAGTATGTGAATTGATTACCACCAATACGATTTATAGATGGTTTCAAATCAACATACATATCTTTTCTGAAATCATAGGTATGGATTGTTTCCTTTCCTTGCACTAAGTTGCATACACCCTTTGTGATATAGATAGATTCCTTTGAAGAGGTTTTTTTGTATTTGTCAACATTATCTCTCTTTATCATGTCATAGTATTCACTAAAAATATATGGAAGAACGATAAAGTTTATTATTAATCCAATGATAATTCCCACAGCAACATAAAATGCTTTCATGATTTCAATTTAATTCAATAAAAGAAAATATTTAGAGAGCTTATTCATTTTCAGTTTCATCAACATCTTCATCAACTCTATAGAAAGGATTTCTAATACCATACAATGGCAATCCAAGTTTAGATAAAATGCTTTGATGAACAGGACCAGTTTTGTATACCATCTTAGCATGATCAACGGTCAAAGCATAGTTGAAGAATTTCATTTTGCTAATGAAACCATCTAATTTCTCACCATTAGTTGATTTACCTGAATAGAAGTTGTACGAGCTAAGGAATTTATCCATATTCAAACTAGCACAATCCGTTACTTGTTCGGTTGTATCGATGACTTGTCTCAATTCACCATCCATGAAAAGTTGAATGTAATTGTCGTCAACAACAACAGTAAAGTTAATCCATCTACTCACTGGAATATATGGTACTTCCATTCTGAAGAATGAACATTTTTCAGACGCCGCTTCACTCATGACACCATTATGGATATCAACTAGAGAGTCTGCTATTGTGTTTGTAGCATTTGTTTTCATCAATAAATGCATTTTGGTATAACTTGGATCAACATACATAATCATACCAGAATCAGCAAGACTGGCTGAACTACCAGCACACATAATTAATTTAGGATTGGTAGTAACTTTGAAGTCGTCAATGTAAAACCAATAAGAGAATGAGTATTCATTTCCATTATTTAAAATGGGAAGAGTAACTGTTTCGTCTTCAGAGTTCATATTTAATTGAAACATTCCACTTCTCGAACTTACATTAATCACATCTTTTACAAGAACTTTAGTTTGAAGATCAGTTTTTACCACGATATTGTATAATTGAAAAGCAACATACACACTTACAATTAAAACAAATACGAACATAATCATCATTCCCATGTTAGAACCAGTGGATTCCAAAACGCGTTGTCTAATATTAGTTAATGTATCGCTCATCTTGAAATAAGTTTATTTTAATAAAAAGAAAATAATAACAAACATTACTGTTTTAGAATAGTGTTTTTAAGCTTTAGTATTTTTTGTTTGTATTCAGGTTTGAAATCTGAAACATATCTAGTAAGAATCTCAAATTCATTTTTGGTTAACACACTCAATATATCTTTTTTGGAATGGATGAGGTAGAATATATACAAAAACACGAAAGCACAATCATAACGATGGATATGTAAATCTTTTTCCATCTTAATCATTTTCTTGTTAAAATTCAATGCCAATGATTGCTTATTAATAAGTTGTGAATGATTCATATGTAACTTATTCGTTTTTTGAAAATAAGTGAACAACAAGTGATTGATCGATTTAAATTTTGCAAAAGTATAATGATCCCAAATAGAAAAATCATATTTTTCAAAAATGTACTTCCCAATGTATTCTGATTGAAGTATGATTTCATTGAAAGATTTCATAAACTGTAATTGATCTTGAAATGACAACTTCAACCATTGATGCGAATTTTCGTGAATAAGGCACACAATTTGATTCACATCATGGGTGATGATTTCGTTTAAATCTTGTTCACTCAAGATATTCATACACATTTCATGAATGATCTCTTCTACGCTCATCTCTAAGAACTTTGGTTTCTTTTTGAAATCAGTACTAGTTGAACTTACTTGAATATCATTCAAATGATTCATTACCGTGCGCAAGTCATTGTTGTTTTCTTTAATAAGTATAGCTAGTTTTTCATAATCAATATCAACATTTTCAGGTATATTTGTAACAACAATTTGAAAACATTGCTTATAAGTGAGCCTTTTAAGATATACATTCACCGAGAACTCGATCTTCATATCAATTGGTTTTTTATTGACTGTGTGATTGTAAACACATATTATACTACATTCTCTAGACTTAATGAAGTCTACTAAGAAAGACAACAAATTCTTATCGATAGTGATCAACACATCTAAATCATCAATAAATATAATTTTTTCGATCGATTTGAAGCAGTTTTCAATAGTGATGGTACTCGAAAAACATTTACATTTATTTTTAAAATGACTCAAGTTTTCATAATTCGATGAGTTGACTTCTAAAACTTCTCTGCGTTTTTCTTTTAACAAAAGATGTACCAAGGTCGTTTTACCTGATCCAGAATGTCCATTTAATAATATAGAGCTTTTAGAAGACTGAAGTCCAGATCGAAGTTCTTTGATTGCATACAAAAAATGAGAAAAATGATCAAGATTCAACTCTGTTTGCATCTTTATATATCCCTATGAATGATTAACTTTAAATTTTAAAGTACAATTTTATTTGTTTACCATATCACATTTATTCATCGCTTCTACCCAATGAAATTCTCTCGCACTTTTGCACAAGAAATCATTGTCTTGATAAGCATTTAAGTTGTCCAAATTTATAATCACCCCGCTTGTGTCTTCATCTTTACAAATCCAATTGCTCGCACAATTATCAGAAAGTAATTTACTATCAAGTGGATTATTCATATCATCATGCCAGTGAAATACAGCTCCATTAGTTTCATGCTCAACTAATGGATTAGTGTTCTCATGTTTGGTCATAGAAGAAATGAAATGGTAATGATGGCCAGGAATATTGGACATAGTATTATTACTTTCAGCATCATAGTTTGAATGACCTACAAATAATACTCTACGATTATCTAGTAAGTCCTCTGGATTTGATCTGAGTATTTGATTACTAGTTTCGACATAACCTGTATCTTCATCTACCTGAACATCGTCTACAAAGGTCTCCATGTTTGAGTAAGTGTTCATTTCCTGTAACAAGGTCACAGAATCAGTCGAAGTGGAGTGACTGCTGTTGAAGTTATTAAAGAAGGTACTCTGATTATTACCAGAATCGATCATTGAACCACCTACATATCTACGATAAGTATCTTGATCAGGATGATCATAGGAATTCTTACAGATGTTTTTTGGTTCATATTCATCATTTTCTCCTTTAATATACATGGTATCTTTCACCCAATATTCGGGGCAACTATTTAGCTGTTGGGGTTCATTTGTAAGATCAACATCATCTTCTCTAATCTTCACTATATTATTCAAGTACACAACACAGTTCATTAATGCGATACCTAAAGATATGGTGAGAGGGATGGTCAAGAATTTTACATTGGGTACAGACATAGTAGCGACCATAACCACAAAGCTAATAATGAATAAAACAAATATGATTATAGTGCCAACATATGACTTCAAAGACACAAGTGTATTCAACATTTAATAAATGTTTAGAAAAAATAGTCAGATGTTAAATTACATTTCATTCATATACAAAAATTTCGTACCACTAGAAGATACATGTTTGCCTCTTTCTAAAGGTACAGGCATGTATGAAATATCATTAATAAAACTAAAGTAATGATTTAATTCAGAGAGTATTTTAGGAACCGCATAATCTAGCACTTTCGCATTTAATTCCTTTACTTGACAAAGAATATCATCTTCTCTGTTTTTACAGTATTGTAAATAAATAGAACGAAGGATAACTTGTAGTTCTGTTTCGGATTGATTGTCTATCTTATATTTTCCATTTGTTTTTTCATACACAAGGTATCGAATTCCTTCTTGAAGAGCCGCGATATTTTCTTTTGAGAAAAACACTTGACCCACCTTGGATTCAGAGTGTAAATGTCGAATGGATTGTGAAACAAAATGGTCTGGGTTTTTGTTTGACTCTTCAAATAATTTATAGGTAGTCAAGTTGTTAAAATGGGTTGCATCAATTCTACCATTTGATTTCTTCATTTTTAATAGGTTGAAAGAATAAAAATATGATATTTAAATAAAATACTACATCATGGCCACTATTAATTCTTATTTACTTCACAACCAAATCAAAGATGACTCGTTCAACAGTCCCGCAACGAAAGAGTATTTGATTGAAAAGCTCACAGGTGGCGAATGTTGCTCTGGACAAAACATCTTCAAATACACTATGCAAAAGTTGAACAAAAACCAAAAAACATTATATGGAGATGTTCTTAAAGGTGGTCGTGTATCCTTACCTTCCCAATATTTCGGAGCCCCAAACAAAGGATATGCTATTGAACAATCCTTCACGAAAACAAGCTCTATGAATCCCACCACTGCCAGACAAGCCTTACCATCTACCTTTTTTACAGGTGGATCTAGAATGGCGAGTGTAAATAAATTCTTAGTTGGTGGACATACCCACTCTAAAGATATTCAAAAGGATCTCTTACAATCTTATCATTCGAACATGGATGAATTCTTACACAATATCAAAAGTCTTGCTGGTGGTAAAAAAATCTACAAAACCACCATTAACAAAGCCTTCAGTCAACTTAAAAATTGAATTTAAAAATAACTATTGATTACTTATCAACACCCCCATTCCTTTTTCAACTCTTCATTCAATATGAAGTATGTTAAGATGAACCCCCGTGAGCATGTTCTTGCTAGACCAGGAATGTATATCGGATCTACGGAAATTGATAAAGTTCACTCTTGGATTCTAGATGATTCTAAGACTTCCATGGTGAAAAAAGAAGTCGATTATATTCCTGGTCTCTTCAAGATCTTCGATGAAATCTTGGTAAATGTTCTAGATCATATGGTTCGTCTCAAACAACAAAATGAAGAGTCTGACAAAAAAATCAAACAAGTGAAAGAAGTTAAAGTAAACATCTCTCCTACATCAATTTCCATATTTAACGATGGCGAAGGTATTGATGTCTGTAAACACGATACATACAAAGTTTATGTTCCTGAGTTGATCTTTGGTAACATGTTGACATCCACAAACTATGATGACAATGAAGAGCGTGTGATTGGTGGTCAAAATGGTATTGGAGCGAAAGCATGTAATATTTACTCCAAGGCATTTACCATTGAAACTGTAGATTCCAAACGAAAGCTACTATACAAACAAACTTTCACAGAAAATATGTCAGTTATTGGAGAACCCATCATTGAAAAATATACCAAATATCCTTATACAAAGATCACTTTTGAACCTGATTTTAATCGATTTGGTGTAAAAGAGTTGAGCGATGATATGATGAATTTATATTCAAAGCGTGTCTTTGATATGAATGCGGTATCTATTTCCAAGCTCAAGGTATATCTAAATGAACAACTCTTGGAGAATTCCACCATTGACAAGTACATTGATATGTACATTGGTGTGAAGTCAGACCATCCAAGAGTATTGGATACTACATCAGAAAGATGGCAGATTGGAGCATCTTATAGTGATGATGGATTTCAACAAGTATCTTTTGTGAATGGTATTAGTACGATTCGTGGAGGTAAACATGTTGATTATATTACAAATCAAATCACAAAGAAATTGTGTGAGATGATTTCTAAGAAAAAGAAGGTTACCGTAAAACCTCAACATGTCAAAGACTATCTATTTGTATTTGTCAACAGTACGATCATCAATCCTACTTTCGATAGTCAATCGAAGGAGACATTGACCACGCCAATTTCGAAGTTTGGTAGTAAGTTTGATGTGGATGATAAATTTGTGGATAAGTTGTACAAGACTGGTATTGTAGACAAAGCGATCAGTATGTCTACTATGAATGAGGATAAAAACTCTAAGAAAACAGATGGTAAGAAAAGAACTACATTGCGAGGGATCCCAAAGCTCGATGATGCGAATTGGGCAGGGACTGCGAAGAGCAAAGAGTGTGTTCTAATTCTTACCGAGGGAGATTCAGCGAAGACGATGGCAATCTCTGGATTGAGTGAAGTGGGACGAAATAAGTATGGTGTGTTTCCTCTTCGTGGTAAGGTAATGAATGTAAAGGATACGAATGTCAAGAAGATCAATGAAAATGAGGAGATAAAGAGTATCAAAAAGATCATGGGATTGGAGAGTAATAAGACATACAATGATATCTCAGAACTTCGTTATGGAAAGATCATGATCATGACTGATTCAGATGTAGATGGTTCTCATATCAAGGGATTGTTGTTTAATCTCTTCCATTCCATGTGGCCATCCTTGATTAAACAAGATGATTTCATCACATCGATGTTGACTCCCATTGTCAAAGCAACCCAAGGGAAGAAGATTGTATCATTCTATAATTTGACAGATTATGAAAAGTGGAAGGAAGAAACAAATCATGGGAAAGGATGGGAGGTCAAGTATTATAAGGGGTTGGGTACTTCCACCAACAAGGAAGCGAAGGAGTACTTCAAGAACATGAAGTATGTGTCGTATGCTTATGATGAAGAAAAGACTAATGAAAGCATTGATAAGGCATTCAATAAGAAAAGAGCAGATGATCGTAAATCATGGATTGGAAACTATAATCGTGATTCGATTCTCGATTCAAATGACAAAACAGTTGAATACTCTGAATTCATTAATAAAGAGCTCATACACTTTTCAGTCTACAACTTAGAGCGTTCGATTCCCAGTCTTTGTGATGGATTGAAGAAGAGCTTGCGCAAGATCATGTATTGTTGTTTCAAGCGAAAACTACACAAGGAAATCAAAGTAGCACAACTAGCAGGTTATGTAAGTGAACATGGTGCTTACCATCATGGCGAAGTAAGTCTTCAAGAAGCAATCGTTGGATTGGCTCAAGACTTTGTGGGATCAAACAATATTAATCTATTGTCACCCAATGGTCAATTTGGTACTCGAATTCAAGGCGGAAAAGACTCTGCGAGTTCAAGGTATATTCATACTGAATTGAATACACCTATCGTATATAAACTATTCCATCCAGAAGATATGCCCATTCTAAACTACTTCAATGAAGATGGAATGAAGATTGAACCTGAATACTATCTACCGATTCTTCCTATGATCCTGATCAATGGTTCTACTGGAATTGGTACGGGTTTCAGTACAAACATTCCTTGCTACAATCCACTCGATATCATCAAGAACATCAAACTTCTCCTTATGGATGATCACACTTCTACTAATGAACTTCCATCATTGACTCCATGGTATCGTGGGCATTCAGGTAAAATTGAAGATGGTATCAGTTATGGTGTATACAAACGAAAGGATAAGACTAAGATCGAGGTCACAGAATTGCCAGTTGGTATTTGGACAGAGGATTTCAAAGCACATCTGGAAGATTACATTGATAAGCATCCTAAAGTATTGAAAGACTATGAAAGTCATTACACTGAATCTACTGTACACTTTGTATTGATATTTCATAGTGCTGACATTGTAGATAGTATGATGTCTAAAGTTGGTGATAAGAAAGGCACGCGGTTTGAGAATGATTTTAAGATGATGAATTCAAGACCTTTGAACACAAGTAACATGCATTTGTATAATCCAAAGGGTCAGATTCAAAAGTATTCTGATCCAAATGAGATATTGGTAGATTTTTACCGAGCTCGCTTGGACATGTATTATAAACGAAAGGATCATATCATGAATTCTCTTCAGCATGAAATGAAATACATGAGTGCCAAGATCAAGTTCATTCTTGGAGTGATTAATGAAGAGATTAAAGTAATGAATGTAAAAAAACCAGTCATTGAAGAGTATCTTACAGAGAATGAATATCCTCAACAAAATGATTCCTATGATTACTTAATCAAGATGCCTTTGTACAATCTAACCTTTGAAAAGAAGGAAGAGCTCATTAAGGAACTTGAATCCAAACAGGAAATGCTTGATACAATTACAAATAAAGATCCTAGAATAATGTGGTATGAAGATATCCAAGATTTTGAAACCGTTTACAATAAATAAAAACACACACAATCGTAGTACAATTCAATTATGAAAACCAAAAAATTGATTTAAAAGGATAATTGTTTTTTTTATTTAAAGACACAACTATCCATTGATTTTGACAGAGTATTACGAGGATAATCGCAATGATTACACCATATCGGATTTCGACAATGACCGCTACAGGGTACATTGGATCGAATGTTAATCTAGACAATCTATATGAAAATGTAGAAGTGAATGACATTCGAGATGAAGGGATCATCTATGCTGAGTTTGGTAGCAATAAGCATAGCCAAGTATCGAAGGGAACAAATTTGAAAAAGAGATTTGTTCGTGTAAACGGAAAGAAGCAAGCATCAACAAGAAGGTTTGATAATTCAATAACTATTAAATACAACATAAAAAACAATTTCAATAATGAAGAAAGTTTGAATACATTGAATATTAAAGTTTTCAAGAATGGAAAAATCCAAATGACAGGTGTAAAAAGTGAGGATATTGGGAAAAAAGCCATTGACTCGATTATTGGTCTCATCAAAGAATATCAAGGCAAAATTACAGAGTCTGATAAAAAAATTGTGGATAACTTAGAATGTTTAGAAAACAGAGACTTTTGCATTCACTTAATTAATAGTGATTTTAAGGTGAACATGGAACTACGCAGAGATTTGTTAGCGAATCTTTTGATGGAAAAGTATGCTTGTACTTGTAGTTATGAACCATGTATTTATCCAGGTGTGAAAATTCAATACTTCATGAACAAAAATAATCGTGACTTGCCTTTGGAAGAGCAAGGTAGATGTATGTGTGAACCTTCATGTAATGGAAAGGGGGATGGTTTTACGACATCCTCGTGTAAAAAAATAACCATATCTATATTCCAAAGCGGATGTATATTGATTACGGGAGTCACTTTAATTGATCATATTAAAGTGGGTTATGAATACATCTCAAAAATTATTAAAAAGAATGAAGAAGCGATTAAACGCAACAAATTAATTATTCAAGAGCCTATTCTGGATTAGAAGCTGCAGTAGATACATCATCAGTAACACCTAAACTATTTTCATTAGTTTTGTGTATCATAGCACTCTTTAGAAGGGCGTCAGTTAGTCTTTCCATTTGTTTTTCGATACCTTCAAGGACTTGGGTAATATTTTTACCAGGATTACCATCATGTCCAGAAGTGTATAAGAATTTAGTCAATTTAATGTACATAGGATCGAATGTTAATAATTGTTCAGTACAAATAGATGACGCATCATCACCATCATCATCATCACCATCATCATCACCATCATCATCATCATCATCATCATCATCATCATCAGTAATGTTTGCTTCTTCTCTTGCTTCTTCTTTTGCTTCTTCTCTTGCTTCTTCTCTTGCTTCTTCTCTTGCTTCTTCTCTTGCTTCTTCTCTTGCTTTTTTTCCTCCACTCATGATTGGTTGTTGTTGATTGCTGATTATTGGTTCATTAGTAATTACTTGATTTTGTTGACCCATCATGGGTTGAGAAGGAGTATCCATTGGTACTTGGCGAGGTATTAAAGGTTGTAGATATGGAGCTTGGATAGATACGAATGGTTTTCCTCCGCTTTGTTCAACCGATAGTTGTGAAGATGCTTGTGTAGGTTCTGATGTAGTTTCTTGTGTATTTGAGGGTTTCGTTTCATTGTTAAACATACCACCAAGCATATCATCATCATTGACATAGATCACTTTACTTGAACTCATTTTTTTTGTTAATATTTATTTTATATCATGTTTTTAACACAGAGAATTAAATTTCTTTTGAATACAATAATAAGAAAGGAAATCATGAATGCTTATCACAAACTAGTATTGTTATTATTCTACACAATATTTGCACTGATAATAATCTTCAAGAGTAAAGAGTTAACAAAGATGTCACCAGATTATACTATACTATTATTTGTGGCGGTTTTTGTTCTAACAATTCTTACAGTTTTGAAAAATAAGAGATTCATCGAGAAGTTTGAAGAAGAAGCACAGAACCCACTAACAGCAACTGCTTCTACCACAACCACTAGTGCTGCTTCTACCGCAACCACTAGTGCTGCTTCTACCGCAACCACTAGTGCTGCCGCAAGTACAAGTAGTAATAACGATATTGATCACACTATCGTGTCTAATGAAAACCATAATGATTTATTATTATCTCAATCAGAGATCACATCACATCAGATAGTTTTCTATTATTCTTGCTTCCAATATAGTTCTTTTGATTTCATGAAGAATACCTGGAGCTCAGTTGTTAATAATAAAGACAAATTAACAATCAATACATCTGATAACTTGTTCGGAATATACAAACAAAAAGATGGGGTAGATTTGTCAGAGAATGTTATGATTGAGGGTTTGAAATCTGACTCATTACAAATGGGATATTATCGAATGAAACAATTCACCCTGTTTATGTATGTGAACATCCATATGTATGCCAATGATTTCAATTCATACAACATCTTTGAATTGTATAGTTCAAATATAGAAGGAAATATCGCATTGTGTGTGAAAATAGAATCTAAAAATTTAAAGATTATCTACGGTGGTATTGAATTACCAGATTCGATTGCCTTAAATGACCAGGCAAATACAATGGAACCATTTTTATTAACCATTGTGAAATCCAATGTGGATTCTGAACATAAAATCCAAATATTCATCAACAATGGAGATATTGCTTATCATACAATAAATAATATAGATTATGATGGTATAAAGTATGTTTCTGGAAATAGAAACTATATTGAATTGAGTAAAGAAAAATTCATTGTTAACAAGTATTTGGATCAAGACCATGGTGGATTAAACATGAAATTATTGAATTTCGGAATGTTAAATGTACCTATTGATGTAGACAAAATTAAGAGAATGTATAATAATTTACTTGATCAACGAACTAATCAGTTAAATGATAGTGTAATTGAAACAGCAACCAAATTGTCTTCGCAACAGGACACCATTAACAAACTTGAAGCTGAATTAGAAAGAGTCAATGCGTGCAAATTAAGTCCTGAAGTGTGTGGTCAATGTGTGGGTGTAGATACAAGCAGATTTTCAGAAATACAAAAAGATACTAAATGCTATTCTGCATTTAACAGTAAGTGTGAGCTCATCAAGAAAGATCCTGTATACAAGAACAATGCTGATGAAGAAGAGTTCTGTCGATTCTTATCCCCTCCTGTAGTGATTGAGGCGGCTAGTAATTGTGTCACGGATAATAGCAAACAAGTTAAAGAAATGAAAACAATCAGTTTAGATCGAGTATCTAGAACGGAGACGAATACTCCAAGTACAAACCAAATTGAAGATATCAAGTATCAAGATCTATATAAACCTATCGAGAAACCAGACACAAATGATCAAAATACTCTGTCCGACGAAGACGATGATGTACCTTTTGAAAAGGAATCATCTAAAGAAAAATCAAGTGACAATGGAAAAAAATCAGACATCATCAAAGACTTTGTAGATGGTAAAATGAACAAAGATGAATTGTACAAGAATATTATGGATGATTATCAAAAGGACTTGAATAATAAACTAGATGAGATCGATCATGAGGATGAAGAAGCAGGTAAATCTAGTTCGTTTGTTGATTTTCTGAAATACTTCTTCTTTATGAAATAAGTAACTACCAAAAATCAACCACAGATGTATTTGTAAGTGGATAGGCGGTGTCACATAGTAATTTTGATTGAGATGCTACCATTTTTTCAGTCTTTGGTTTGTAAAATAAAGGACTAGTACGGGTATAAGGGTGTGTTAGTGATCGATAAGGGATAGGATTATCAGACAGTTTATAACTATAAATGTACTCTTTACCATTAATCGAGTACAGTAAATCTACATGAGGAACTACTTGTGTATTTCCAAGATCTTCATAATATGAATTTGGATATTTAATACCAAATAAAGCTTTTTTGTTTTTGAACAACACTTTTCCTTTATTCGAAGTGTTATTAAATGCTTGCTCTTTATTAAAGAAGGGTAAAGCAGAACCACTATAACTTGTACGATAATCAGGTGGATTTGGTGCTATAAAATACAATGTGTTATTATCAATATTTTGTTTGGTATGGATATTGATAATAATGTCATATTTTGAGTGATCCACTTGTTCATAAAAAATATTCAAACAATCCATTTTTTAGTTTAATATATACATTATTAATTTATACAGAAGCATAATTTCTACCAGTACCAATACCTTGATAATCATTTTGGTAGAAGTTGCATGTTTTCTTATTACATTGTACCATGTTCTTTTCAGGGAGCATTGTACCTTGATCTTTGGGATCAAAGCAGCAAGATACACTATTGTGTAACATAGCAGAATCTACATGCTCTTTCATAAGACGATTAGCGTTGTGGATAAGAAATTGTCTTTCTTCAAAGTTACTCTTGAAGAGGTTCTTGGATTGTTTTTCATAATCTACGGTACAACGAGTACGGTAGTCAGTAAAGCTTCTACCGTCAGCCATTCTGATGGGTGGGCATTGGACTTCTGCTTTCACCTTTTTTTGTGATGGTTTTTCACAAGAAGTGCAACTCATATTTTTAATTTAATGATAAGAAAAATTTTCAGAGTTCTTCAATAATCCTCTTAATTAATTCTGCTTTAGCACCCTTTGTGTTTTTACCTTGATCCTTGAGAATTTTCTTCAATTCTTCATTTGTTTTTTTATAGAGATCTTCTTCATAAGAATTCGTAGTCTTCTTTATAATAATATCTTCGTTTTCACTCTCTTTAGGTTCATCTGCTTCAGCTTGGGTTACTGGTGGAATGGGAAGAGGAGGTACAGATGCTACTGTAGATGATTCTTCAAGTTTAGCTTCTTCATCATCTTCTTCATCATTGATTTGATCCACAATTTTCAAAATGTCTTTAGAAGTTACACTTTCCATATCATCCTCGGTGGCATCATCGTTTTCATTTGATGGAGGTGTTACCATCATACATACATCACCTACACATATTTGTTCCTCTTTGGGAGGAGGGGGAGGTGGTGCGGCCTTTACTTTGGACAATTCAGCTTTTAAGAGGGTAAGTTCTTTTTCTAAAGATTTTACATATCGGTAAATAATGAAAATACTAAACGCCAATAAGAATAAGAAGATGAGGTTGTTTACAGAAGGAGTCATCTTTACACCAGGAGCAGATCTCTTGTTCATGATTTTAGTAATGTGTGATATATTTTAAAGCTTTTTTTGAACTCATTTACACGAATTTTGATTTGATTTCAAGAGCTTTCTTGATGATTGTTGGATCAAATCCTTTATCTCTTAATAGTTCAAGAGCAATATATTGTTTGGAAACACCTTTCTTAATGACATATGGATATTCAATAGAAATACATTCATCATTTACTACTTGATTTTCATCTTTCTTATCTATTTTCACGGACATGCAATAACATTCAAAGGTGCTAGTTTTACGAAGATTTGTTAGATAGTTCAAATGTGTTGTAATCATACAAATAGTATTGGTATTTTTTGAAATATTTTCTAGAATAGCATATGCTCCAGAAATGGCTTCAACAACATTTGTGCTGTTGAATATCTCATCCATTACCACAAAACATGGAGCTTTAGCATATTGTTCAATAGCACGAAGATTGTATAAACAACGATTCATTTCCGCTTCGAATAATGATTCATGTCCTTTACAATCAGGAATATTGATTTGAGAACTTATCAGATGGAATGGTGTGATTTGAAGAGATGATGCAGCAGATACACAAATGGTTTGTGATAAAAGAGCATTTGTACACATCATTTTAATAAATGTTGACTTCCCACCAGCATTCGGTCCTGTAATGATCGTATTTTTACCAACAAATGTATTTTTTATCGCCTTACTGGAATCAATGTGAATATTCCAAGCATCATTCATTGCAAGAAGAGGAGAACCTTCATATGCTATATATGTAGGGTAACACAGACCTAACTTGGATTTTACAGCATTAATAGTATCTAGTGCATCGATTAGATAAAATCGATTAATGATTGGAAGAAATAATGTTGGTTTGATCGTTTTATAAAACTTAAGTAGCTTTCCAAAATGAGAAAAGATTGTAAACTTTGTATAAGGTGTATAATTCGATAGAAAGGTTAACAAAGAAGCATTCATTTCTTGAAACGGTTCTGTTACCAAGCTGGATTGATAAGAGTGTAAGATCTCCTTGTTTCTCTCAATAACTGTCAAAGCTTGTTGTAGAAAGATGATCGCATTATTCATTTTATCACAAATGTATTTAATGATTTTATTGGTTGTCATAGCGATTTGTGTAGAGTTGATTATTCCTTGAAAATAAAAACAAAATGACAATAGGTAAGTGAAAGATTGGATTCGACTCAACATTTTGCCGTTGGAACCAAATAATGAATAGATACTAGATGAGCTATAAAAGGATTTCCACAATAATTTAATATATGTTTTGAAACTTAAATTGAATGTAGATCCAAACTTATATTTTAATACAGCATAGGGTAGAATAAAGTATAAGAATGGTGATAGAATACCAATAGTTGGAGATATACAAATCTTGTATATATTGTATGAAGTTAAGATGCTTTCAGATTCATTTAACCTCTTTAGAATGAAATTATTAAAATAAATACCATTTAATAGATCATTGATCGTATCATCTTTATCTGAATAAATCCATAAGAAATCTTGTTCCAATGAACGATAATCGACTTCATTATTTATGGAATGAATAGATGCTAGACATTGTTTACGATCATTTAATATCTTCAGATCATGTTGAGGCGTTTTCAATAAATCTTCAATACACTTGTGTCCTCCTAAAGTTTTAGTAGCAGAAAAAATATGTAAAAGAGTAGCATCCATGCTCTCATTATCATATGGATGAAACACTTCGAGATCATTAAAAAGATCATTCCCAACTTCAACAGTTTTTTCTAAAGGTTTCAATTGATAAGTCTTGTCACATGAATGAATGATATCTTGGTTTGACTCTTGAAATGTGTCGGTTACAAAAAAACGCTTGATCATTTTACAACAACTAATCTTTTAAAGATTAACCAATATACGCATACACCAATTGCGAGGTAAAATAATGATTCTATAAAGTCTCCATCAAATAGTCCAAAGTTCATTGGATTCTTGAATACTAACATAATTTGAAAAATGATTTGAATGATAAGAATGCGAGAAACATCTTCAATAAAAGGAACGTACTCTTTTCCAAGGTGGGTTGTAACATCTACTTCATATAATTGGCAAAAAATTGAGGAACTCATCCTAAATAATTAAATTGTATTATAGAGTAATTTACATAAAATAATTAGAGAATTTGACGATGATCTTCAAAAATCATAATCTTTCAATCCCTCTTCTTGACAATGAAACAAATGAAGAACATACTTGTCGTTCTTGGTTTGTTGCCAAAAATATTCATTTAATTGAGCAAGGTGAAATGAATATGAATACCTTGATTGGATATTCTCATATTCATCTTAAAATTGAACTATTCAATCATCAATTTAATTCAGATGTTATGAAGACTTATGAACTCTTGAAGAAGAATTTATATTGTATATGAAGGTAGAGTATGTTTAGGCTTTACTATATTTTTTAGAAGAAGAGTTTTTGGGAACGGATTTCTGAGTGTTTGTTCTTTTACCACCACCACCTACAGAAGCATAGGTAGTCTTAGAAGGACGAGTGTAACCCTCTACAGTTTTTGCGGAAGCAGAGCATCCACTACCACCAGATAAGGATACCTTTTTGGAAGACTTCTTAGCGGTACTAGTTTTTTTGGCTTGATTATTAAGGAATTTTTCGAGGCTGTCTTTAGCCAAGATAAGGCCAAAGGGTACCATAAGGTCACTTACATTCTTAGCAATATTACCTCCAGATTTTTGTTGTTTGTTTGATTGTTTAGGCATTTTTTATAATATAATATATATTTTTTTTGTACATGAAATTAACTTTCATCATCGCTTGAATGATCATTATAGGTGTCATTAAAGATTAGACTTTCAACGATAACATGGACAAACTCTGAGGATTGAGCTTCATTCATAAATCCCATGTCTTCATGTCCGTTTTTAAGATCATCATACATATCCAAAAGACGGTCCATATTGATATCGATAAAAGTTTCTCGGACCTCGTCTATTGTAGGATAAGTCATTTTCTTCATTACTGTATATTTATACATCAATTATCTTAAAGTATTTTTGGTTCAAAAGCAACTGATTTAAGAGTAAACTAGATTAGCACTATTAAAGATTATATTATCTCTTATCATTCTTGTTGTAAATTGATTAGTCATGGCTTCTAAAAAAATGATGTCTTTTGAGGATTGGTATTCTATTCATGAAGACACATTGCTTGAAATATATTCAAAGGTGTTTGACACTATTCAATATAATACGGATCTATATTATCCAATAACATCGATGGTGATCAATGAAGACGTTATGTTTGAAAAAATTGCATATTATTTGTATAAAACATCGAATAACAAGTTCAAGAGATTTGTTCATTAGAATGCGTAATATAGGATATTATTAATTTTTAATTATAATGAAAATGTCAATCGTTATCGATAAGTGCTTTTTACTAGATAATAACACCACAGATAGTTTATCATTAAAATCAGGATATGATACCATGTGTTTTCAACTCTCAACGCCAAATCCTATTATCCATAATTTGTCATGTGATGTGTTGTATAAATTTTGGTTGAAAGAGGTCAAAGATGAGACCTTTACAATCATTAAGATAGAGGAACTTATTGAGGAAGAAGAGTGTGATTTTCCAGAACCTGATGAATCAGATGCGAATGAAATTAGGATTGGCTTATTATCAAAAATAGAACAAGCAATTGTCTTGAAAAGAAAAACACTTTCTCAGTTAGAAAATATTCAAAAGAAATTGTCAGAAAAAAGAGTTTCACTAAAATTAATGGAAGACGCTTATAACGAATTGAATGAATGTATTTGAAAAAATATTATGTTACATTATAATAAAAAATTGTTTTCAAATGGATACTATAAGTATTTTTCGTGGTATGTTAATCATTTTCTTCATTGGCGTATTGGCTTATCTTATATCTGAGTACACCAAAAAGCAACAAGAAAAGGATGAAGGTTTCGAAGAAATTGATGATGTAATTGAAAATGAAGTATTGACTCCATCAATGCCTGCCCCTGAACCAGTAAAGCCCACCTCTTCTGAAGATGCTCGTCCTAATGAACCTTTGAGCAATGAAGATTTCAAGAAGGTAAACTTCAAGACCAATGAACTCCCTAAGGATTGTTTCCCCAAGGACAAATTGACCTCTGAAGATCTTCTTCCTAAGGATGCTGCCAACTCCAAATGGGCTCAAGTAAACCCTGCTGGTCAAGGTGATCTTAAAGACAAGAACTTCTTGAATGCTGGATTCCACATTGGTATCAACACTGTTGGTAACTCTTTGAGAAACCCCAACTTGCAACTCCGTTCTGAACCACCAAACCCCCAACTCAAGGTATCCCCTTGGAACCAAACCACTATTGAGAGCGACCTTAACAGAAGACCATTAGAGATTGGTGGTTGTGAATAAGACCTTTATCGCATCATCCAAAGTTGTAAACACTTTTTTAGGAGTATATGTATCAGCAGTAATCATTTCAAGTTTTTTGTTTTGAAAGTATAAGCTATACTTATAATTTGATATTTTTGTACACTCTTGTGAAAGATCACTTACACACACGGGTTCATCGATCTTTATTAACTTGTATACTTTGTTTGAATGTTGGAAGTGCTTTATAGCATCATCAAAATAGGGATACATTTTGACAAGCCTTTTATTTAAATCATAAATGATATTATTAATCATACAAAATATACTTAAAAGAAATAGGTTCTACAACAAAATATGGTAAATGAAAACAAATTACATATCAAATGAATTGTTATTGGTGTCAGTGACGAATTTTTACAAGAACAACAAAAGCTATTTAGATGAGATATTGCCCATTATATTCAAGACTTCAAATATAAGTTTACGATTAATAGATTGGTTTGTAACAAACTATTGTAAAAAGAAGAATATTATTTTTGTGCAAGACAAAGGTAATGGTAATTTACATTATTTTAATGTATATTCAAATTACCGATCTCAATTGAAAGCTTTCAAAAAGATCAAGTTTGATCCTTTTAGAAGAAGAGAGAGGATTGATTTTTATTATGATGAAAATAATTATGTAGAAACTACAATCGGTCAATTGAATTTCTTCAGATGGTTTGTTGAAAACGATCTCTTAAGTTATGTGAAAGAACATTATAATGATATTGAGCAAGACATGAATTGTAATCATAAAGAAGAAGATAGTGGTGGTGATGTAAAAACAAATACAAAAGCAAGAAAACATCTCTCTAAATCGATGCTTAAAAAGATGACTAAATTCTCAGGAAATACAACAATTTCGTTCGGTTAGTAAATGATCGATTTGAGAATATAAATTTTCAATAGTTCCATTGTTATATAATTCATGGTCCACTTTCAAGTCAGAAATTTCTTGTTCCGAAACAAGCTCTTTGCTTTCAACACATATATCTCTGTTTACTCTCAATATCAAACAAGAATCTTTCTTCTTAAGTTCTTCAAGCTCATGATGAAATCGAAGATCTGAAATAACAATGCTTTCATTGGATAGAGACTGCTTATGTAATAGATCTTGTATCCAATATTTTCTACCTACATGTGGCATTATCTTATTCAACTCATATTGAAATACATGAGTTCCAATGAAATCCATTAACCTTCTTGGTGAAACTCCCAATCGTTCATTGACAAGGTCCTTTTGGGAAGACTCGACATCTTCATCATTCAAATCAAAAGCGAGTTTAATGATCGATTTCAATTTAGAAGCTACTTTTACATGAGTATATCCATATTTATGGGATATATATTCGGCTACAAGATCTTTACCGGATCTTTTGAAGCCAGTAATTGCGATTACACTATACATTTGTAAAGTTTTATACATCTATAGTTAATGTTATATTCAATTCATTTTTAAGTATATCACCAAATGTTCCGAACTCAATCATTTGTTTGACTTCTTTGTAACTACCGATGAACTGTTTATTAATAAAAATCATTGGAAACATCGATGTATTTGTGGTTTCTTTTAGAGAAGACAGAACATCATCCATATCATCTAGATCTGCTAGATTAATCATTGAATACTTGTTTTCTAAGCCAACGGAATTGAACATTTCTGCCATTTTGGTACAATTTGTACAACCTGGAATTTTGAAAATTACAAAAGGATTCTCATCTAGTAGTTCAATCATTCTTCCAGACAAGTGTTGAAAGACTGGAGCTAAATATTATAATATAATAATTTATAAATGAATTTCATATTGGTACTGTTTATGATATTTGTTGTAGCATTATTTGGATGGTTTTACTTATACATCATACATAAAGACTTAAAAAGCCATATGGAACATAGTCGTGCTATCAATTATAAGTTGAATAATAAAACATACAAGTATACACCAAAAAAAGAACACTTTTTAAGTATATTGTATAGACAATTCCATGTGGGTTGAAATCAGCATTTAAATATTAAAGAAAGAAATTAATACAATATATTAAAAATGATAATTGTCAAGAATGAATTGGTGAACTCCATTAAAGTATCATTTAATAATCGTGCAAAGTTACAAAAATCGACAAAAAAGATTGGTTTGTTAGTGAAAATGCCCGAAAGCAATTTCAGTAATGGTTGTGTACAACAAGCGATCTTTTTGAAACAGCTTTTAGAGAACATAGGATACACAGCTGAATATGTCTCTATTGAAAAGAGATACAAAGAGATTCATGATATTCGTGATCCTGTATTGTTCATGGATGAAAAAAGTGATTTATCTGATTTCCAGACATTCATATTTGTCTCTTTGAATCTATCATCACCTGATAATGATTCCATCATTAAAAATATTAAAAAACATGGAATTATTACCATAAACATGTTATGTGGGAACTTATTTGTACTTCATCAAGAAGAGTTTATATTTGGACAACATAAAATTATCGAAAAGTTCATTAATGGGTTTTATGATGAGTATTGGGTATTAGAAATGTATGGTTTCATGACTGAATATATTCATCTATTAACCAATAAGCCAACATATCTCCTTCCATATGTTTGGAATAATACGATCATTAACAAATATATTGAAAATCACAAACTAAACTTTGAACTTGATTACCATGAAGTCAATCGTGAAAAAATAAACATTCTGATATTCGAACCAAATATGAGCATTCATAAATCATCGCTTGTTCCGTTATTAATTGCTGAAAACTATAATAAAAATTTTAAAAATAAATTGAATAAAGTGTATGTATTTTGTGGTGATGAAGTGATTCGTAAAAATAATCAAGGCCTTATCACAAGTTTTAGTATATATAAGGAAAAGAAGATTGAATCATACGGTCGTATTGTAATGCCAAGCATCATATCTTTAATAAAAAATTCGAATCCATATATCAATGTGGTGGTGAGCCATAACATATTGAATTCGTTGAACTTCTTACATTTGGAATGTTTGACTATTGATATTCCTATTATTCATAATTGTAAACCATTTGAGGAGAATAGATTATACTACGATGATTACAATACAAGTGCGGCAGTAGATTTAGTAGAAACAGTCAGAACTAATTTCTTTTTAAACTCAAAGTATCGTAACGGAAAATACAGGATCCATAAGGAATTTCATCCAAGTAACTTTGAGAGACAACAAGTGTACAAATCTCATATCCAAAGAATAACTGGTATTGAAATTGACAATGAAAAGAAGCTTGGACCCGCAGAGCATTTAATTGACTTGTATACTAAGATAAGTAAATTCGTGAGTTCAAGAAAGACTGAAACATCTCTGTTTTACAATGGAACTGGTATTATTATTCTAGTTCAAACAAGAGAACAGATACCTTCTCTTAAAAGAACTATCAAGAGTTTGAATGATGTAAATAACGTTTATCGTGTTGAAGTGGTCTATCATTCGAATGAAATTCAGAAAGATGAAATAGAATGTACCGCAATTGGCTATACTATTGATTATCTTAACATATCGAATGAATTTGACAATCTTGAAGACAAACCAAATATGTATATGAGTTGTGTCTTTTCTACATTCACAAAAGGAATGTATGTTGAGTGCGGTAGTATATTTGTAGAGAATCCTAAAACATTAATTGAAAAATACATTAATGATGAATATAATAGTGTATGTTTCTATCCATCCTTTACAAAAATCAAACACATGTCAACATTAGATCAAGATGTCCACTATAAGCTTGCTAAGGCAATTACGCCTTTTCCTATAAGTACAAATGATTTCATAGGTGATGATAAAGTTTTATTCTTCAACAAAGAAACAGAATCATGTAACAAGGTGTTAGCAACAATGTGTGAATTGTATAAGGTAAACAAATACATGGCTCTACACTTAAATATTCTTAGTTTAGTATGTGAATTGAATTTCCAAAATGATAAGAGCAAACTTAATGTAAAACAACATTTGCTTGGTGAAATTGACAATCGATTCAATGGATGTGCTGTGTACATGGAAAAGGAACTCATCTTTGCTTACAATACATTTTCACCAGACAAACAGAAAGTAATCATTGATCTTCAAGAAGAAGATATTGATTTGAATATTCAAGATGGTTACTTCGTCTTTAGTGGTAAGGTGAATGGCAAAAAAATCCCGAAAGAGTTATTGCCTTATATAATGTCTTAAAAATAATTTACACATGAATTTCAAAAGATATACAATAAACACAATCACCGACTAATATTTTGAAATTATAGTTTTTTAAATGATCATTTTCTGGAAATTTTTCAATTGCTTCTACACTTTGCTGTAGAACTTTATAAGCATCCTTTAGTTTTTGTTTTTGAATGAGTGGTTCTTGTAATGGACTATCTGATTCAGATGGTTCATCTTCATGAATTACATCATAATGTTCTTTTGTCAGAACACGAACTATGGTCATTATTCCAGTATAACTTAGCCTGTCAATAACATATTGAATTTGATCCATAGACAGCTTATCTATTTCTACGCGTCTACTATCACCTCCATGACACATGACTAGTCCTTTACAAAATAGATCCAGACAAAATCGAAATAACTCTTTTGTTGATCGTAATGAATTGGCTTCAATAAACAATCGGTTATTGTTTGGATTTTTATGATATATTCTTTCTAATAGTTCTGAATAAGCAACCCCTTCGCTTTTTAATTTTGAATAGTCTACAATTTTCTTCATTTTTTTTATGTTATTTTATTTAATATGAAAACTTCACAAATCCGTTCCTCCCTCACTCGTCTAACCTTTTATCACAAACACAACACAACCACAACTTGTACATTACAACCAAATCCTAAACAAAAAGAATACATCCGAAATATGGATGATTCAAACATACCCCTTGTATTAGGTGTTGGACCAGCAGGTACCGGAAAAACAATGTTTGCATGCAAAGTGGCTATGGAACATTTGTTGGAGAATCGTATCAAAAAAATAATCATCACTCGTCCTGTGGTTCCATTAGGAAATGAAATGGGTTTTTTGCCTGGAACACTTGAGGAAAAAATGGATCCCTGGTTAGTACCTATTTATGATAGCATGAAACATAATATGACCTCTAAAAGTATTAATCAGATGGTACACAATAAAACTATTGAAATTTGTCCATTAGCATACATTCGTGGACGAACATTCGATGAAACCTTTCTCATTGCTGATGAAATGCAAAATTCATCTATCATGGAAATGAAGACCTTGCTAACACGAGTTGGTAAAGACTCTAAGGTTGTTTTGACTGGAGATTTAGATCAAAGCGACCTTGAAGATAAGAACGGATTAGAAGACTTACTTCTAAAGTTACAAAAAGAAAATGATAATAATGGATTTTTTAGATTAATTGAATTTGATAATAATGATATTGAAAGAAGCGAATTAGTCAAGTATATTCTTAAACTTTACTCTATTGATCGTATGGATTCTACTCTTTAGTTACTTTCTTCTTCACTACCTTCTTCTTAGGTTTTACGGGTTCAGGTTCAGGCTCAGGCTCAGGCTCAAGTTCATCTTCTGAATCAGGCTCCAATTCATCTTCAGACTTACCCTTTTCATCTTGGTTACCTTGGTCATTTTGGTCACCTGGTTCCAGTTCATCTTCATCTTCGTCAGGGTGGGCATCATCTTCAATTACATTTGTTGTTTCCTTTTTCTCTTGAGAAGGCTTCTTTTCTACCTCCTCTGTTTCTTCTTGGTTAATCATATCCTCTTTTACATATCGAATACAAAATCCACTAATCTTGTTCGGTGGAATGATTTGGATTTGTTCCGCCTTCCATGACATTCCAAACTTACCACCAGCTAGCCAAATTCCATTACACTTAATGATAGCCACTGCTCGCCCCCCCTTTGTCTGAATAGACTTAGGATCAATCTTTTGATTATTCTTATCATACATCTCGAACTTGTATTCACTATTTACATAAGGAAGCTTGATCTTGAAGGTGGGTGGCCAATCAGTAGTGATCTCTCCATTCTTGTCCTTTGGATACTTGATCATTGTCGTATACAATGCTTCAATCACTTCTTTGTTTGGATATTTCTTGTGAAACCAATTTTGCTGATATTCAAACCCCTTTTGAATGTTCAAATCATCAAATTCCTTCATTTTATTAAAGAAGTCCATCAGGTTTGGTTTGCTATCCTTTCCATCAAAGGATAGATCCAATGTATGTGCTTCTGTACCGCTATTCTCATTTTTATAAACATTGATTCCGAAAGGAAGATAACATTGTGGGGTTTGAATACGAAGAGGGTTCTTCTTAAATGATACATAAATCATCTTTCCTCCATTATCAAGTTTCTTTGGTTCATCATAGGTAATCTTTTGCACTTCGAGATTCTTTGTAAGAATGATAGAGTTAGTTGCCATTGTTGTTGTATTGAATGGAAAGAGAGTGTGGTCTTTTAGTAAGAATGAGAACAATCTATAAATCAATTTTTAAGACGAGAGAGACTTCAATTTTTAAAAGTAGCTCAAAGTGTACACATTCTTAGGGTGTCGTTTTTTCAACAAATTTTTCCTGAATTGAATGAAGTTGTTCACAAGTTCATCATAGTTAACATCTACATTCTCGATTACATCATCATAAATAGCATCGATATATATGGATGCTTTATCACTCTTCTCACCATTCCTCAACTGCTTTTCTTTCAAATCATACACAGATTCCTTGAATACGACCAAATGTTCATTTTTATCCAACTCAGAGATGAAGTCGCGATTGTAAAACAAATACAAACATTCTTTACATAACGATTCTTTGAAATTTACATTCTTCAATTTATCAATGATTGAACTGGTCTTTGTAATGTCAGATTGAATAAGCTTCAATTGATCATCAATCGCTTTAGCTTCAGTTTCTAAGTTATCACAAGCTTTATTGTTTTTCAATGTGACTTCTGTACACAACAAGTCTTTCAAGTATGACTCATAAGAGGACACGATTGTTGTAGATAATTCATAATAGGGTCCCTCTTCAATCTGACACCATTTATTACCATCAAACTTAAACCATAGTTTGTTCTTAAGTCTGGCAGATACATAATCGTCCTTCAACAAATAATACACAACTTGCGCAATATCATACAATGTACCATTGATACTGTTCTCAATCAATTCCTTTAATTCGGTGTCTGGCATATGTCTTCTATATTATTGACTAAGTACATTTTAAACACTTTTTCTTTTTTAGGTCAAAGAGATGATATCACATTCATTAAGGTTGATAAAAAAGTTGCAATCATTAGTAATCTATACCTATTATTTGAATCATCATTCATTTGATCCATTCTTGCGGATTGTAGTTTCGTTTTAAGATCATTAGAAGTATCTTGTTTGGGTTGAAAACGGAATTGGTCTAAAAGAAGTTTAATATCGGTCGATATTTTTTGCGAAAGAACATCAACATCTAATAGCTCATTAAAAAGCTCATCAATTAATATGAAATAGTTGAATTCTGGGTAAATATTCTTACACACACCTTCTAAAGTTGCGAATGTTTTGAACAGTAATAGCATTTCTGGGTTGATATCAAAGGGTAAATTATCAACATCTAAGAAGTTATCGCTAAGAAGATTGGACTGAAATTTGTTTATATCCAATGTTTCAGAATATTCAAACAAATAATTGACTAGACGATATAATGTAACATATTCAATACTGCTTAACTCGGATACACTTTTGGCAGAAGAATTCTTCATGAAGATAATATCATTCTCTAATACACGATTTATTACTACATCAGTGTTTTTAGACAAAAAAGCAATGAATATATCTTTCAAAGCATCCTTGATGTTTATGTTGTATTTTGCAACAATTCCAAAATCATAGAGTATAATCTTATCATTGATAATCGAAATATTACCCGCATGAGGATCAGCATGTAAATATCCGCTTTGTAATAGACATAGTATAAAAGTTGTCATTAACTTCTTAGACATCATTTCTCCATTGAAATTCAAAGATTTATGTTTTAATTCATCAATCTTAATGCCAGGAAGATATTCCATAACAATCACCTTCTTGGTGGTCAATTTAGAATACACTTTTGGAATCTGGACAAGTTCAGAGTTCTTGAAGATCGATTGGAATAGCAAAATGTTCTTCTTTTCATTAATAAAGTCGAGTTCGATTTTGATATTTTTACACGAATCGTTCAACACCAAGAGCAAGTCATTTACTTTTTTTATCTGAAACATTTCAAACAACTTTAATAAAGTATTGATTACATCTAACTCATTCAATATTGTATCCTCTATTTTAGGTTTTTGTACCTTTACCACAACAACCTTGTTATTATGCTTTAGTTTCGCAAGATGAACTTGACCAATTGAAGCAGATGCGATTGGTTTTGGTTTTATTTCACTGAATATCTCTTCAATATTCTTACCATACTCATTTTCAATAATACTTTTTACATCTTGAAATGCTACACAAGGGACATTCGTTTGTAAGGAAATTAGCTCATCTGTAACATAGGTTGGAAACAAATCTGGACGAGACGATATCACCTGTCCTATTTTGATATAAGTCGGCCCTAAGGATATCAAACTATCTCGAATCCATTTACCAGTCTCTTTATTTCTAGGTTTAGTGCTTAAACGATAACCTAATTTTACACCAAATTCAAGAGGTTTTACATATACTTTTAATGAGTCTTTCATATTAGAAGTAGTAGAACATTTCATTTAAAAAATATATATTTAATAAGTAAAATATAAAAACTTAAAATGAATATCGTACTTTCTGTTCCACATTTGAAACCATTACATAAATCGTCTCCAAAAATGACGACCACCATGAAACTAAACAAATTCGACAATTTGAAAAACAAGATTATGAGTCTTGAAAAGAAACGCTTCTCTCGATTACAAGATGAATTAAAAACAAAAAAGAGCAATCTTGAAGAAGATTTAAAAGAGATTGATGCTATTATGAAGGAAACATTTACCAAGAATATGTCAGATGAACCCGAAATGACTGCGATTGTAAGCATTGATGAAGTTCAGAATGATAATGATGCATTCTTTGACAATTAAAAATATTGACACAAATTAAAAATTACAACATGATGTATGATTATGTCATAGTTGGTGGAGGACCAACTGGTATTACTTTAGCGACCATGTTGGCAAACACAAAACATAAAACTCTGTTATTAGAAAGTGAACACTCTTTAGGAGGAAATTGGAAAATTGATTGGGATCAAAACACCAACCAATATATGACTGAACACTCTCCAAAGGTACTGTTTTTAAGTAATCATTATTTTTTTCAATTACTACAAAAGATTGGAGCAACATCACACAATAATACTCACAACATCTATGGAAAGTTTGGTAATCTTAATATTGTGAAAAGCTTTCTTAAACATATGTCTTTTATGGACACATTGAAGTTAACAAGTGTAACATTGAGTTATTTTTTGAATCCAAATGGTTTCAAGTATTATCAATCCATAAAAAAATGGGCTCATGAAAATCACATTTCTGAAAAAGGAATTGGCTTCTTAAAAGTGATGGCAATCATATCATCCAATACTTATGATAAAGTATGTATGGGAGCATTCATTGAATTTGCCGTCATTGATCCAGGAATGTTCTTTGATTTGGTATATTTAGATCGTCCAAATGATTGGATAAAACAAGCGTACCGATACATATTTTCACATGACAATATGAACATCATTCTTCGTACCAAGATCACATCGATTGATGATGTACAAGGAATCGTTCGAGACGAATCAGGGAATACCTACATGGGTAAAAATATCATATTAGCAACACCACTTCAAGTATGCTATGAAATTATTCAAAGATCAAGCATAGATTTGAAATCCAATTGGTTCAAGTCCATGAACTCATTCAAAAGATTTGTAGATAAGTCCACCTACATAGGATTAGGCTTTCAATTACATTTTACTGAAAAGGTAACTATTCCTTCTGAATGGTGTTGGAGTTGTTTTAATGATTGGACTGTGATCATATTAGAAAAGTCGATTGAACAAGATATGCTTTCTCGTGATCCAAAAGTAAAATGTGTTTGGTCTTGTGTCGTGGTGGATCTAGACACCAAGTCGAAACGAATTAATAAAACTGCGAATGAATGTGACACTATGGATGAGATTATTGAAGAATCGATCGATCAAATCAATAAACAAAGACAGATACCAATTCCCAAACCATACAAGACTACTTATCATCATAATATTGTAAGGAAAAACAACAAATGGGACACGATTAATTCGAGTTACGCAAACGCAGTAGGTAGAGTTCCATATCAAGGAAAGAAAGTCAAGAATGTATTTATGGTAGGTCCTCATAACTTAGGTAGTTTAACAACGATAGAACATGCTATCAAAAGTGCGGTTATTTTCGGAAACAATAAAAGATTGAATCATATTTTCAAAGTAAGATCATATACATTACTATTTGTCTTTCTTAGCATTATCATGGCCTATATATCGGTTTATCTTGTTGCACATAAAATGTAAAGGTGCACTCACTTTTGTATAAGTATGTTCAATAAAATCAATATGAGATGACATTTTATTGGTGGATGGAACTACTTCACTTTCGATGTATTCCATAATGATGTCCAATTTATCATCAATAGCGTCAATCTTTTTTTCTATCTTATCTAGTTTTTCTAGATGATCATTTGGATGATCATTCATTGTGAATATGTTTTGATTTCATAATGTTCAATCTTTTTTAAATTGATTGAATAAGACATGGGTCATCATTTTAGAAATGATCTTGGACCAAGTCAAATATTCGAGATGTTTGTTTTCTTTGATTTGTAAGATTTCGTCTACCATCACCTTAGCAACAATATCAGGATACTCTCCGAAAATATTGAAAATTTGCTCCATTTCTGAAGTTGTGTTTTTTGTCCATAACACATCTGTATGCATCATTCCTGGCGACAATGTACAAAAGTGGACATTCGTATTGTTGTACTCTTTACGAAGCGTATTTGTAAAACTGGTTAATGCTGCTTTCGTGCTTGAATAAATACTATATCCGGTGGTTTCATCGAAAGGACGAGAACCACTTCCTTCTACATTAATGATAACACCACTATTCTTACCAATCATATATGGTAAAAACACTCGATGACAGTACATTAATCCAATCAGATTGGTTTCTACGATAGTGTCAATATCATCATGTTCAAATAATAAAAAGTCTTGTCGTGTATTGAGATTTGTTGCTGCGTTGTTGATAAGAATATCTACTGAATTAAATCGTTTAATGCTTTGATAGTGTAGCTCTTTACAATCATCATAATTCTGCACATCAATCACTAATGGTAGTATATTATCATACTTTTTAAGTTCTAAAGAAACGGATTCAATATTTTCAGAACTCTTCGAACAAATGACCACATTATGACCCTTGTTTAGAAACTCTTTCGCGAGCTCCTTTCCGAAACCTTTGGATGAACCAGTGATTACGATCGTCTTTGAGATTGCTTTCATCTACTGTTTCTCTTTACATTAAATTTAAATATCATCCTTTGAACTCATCAATCGTTTCTCCATCTTCAAAGCTAGATTTTTGTTCCCATCTGTAATCTAAGATTTCTCTCCATCGGTCTCCTCCTTCCTTAAAGGTTGGAGGTTCAATCAAACATCCAAAAGTAGGCTCATATAGTACCTCTCCAATATCATCCCATCCATAAATGATTTTACCACAAAGTTCATCATATTCTCTTTCGATGTGCATATTTTCACGATTGGTTCGATCATTATCCAATCCCACTTGATATGATACATGAATATTGTATTGTTCATAAACAGCTTTTTTGGATTCTTCAAAAGACATCCCTTCATCCATTTGGTTAATGACCTTTTGTGCTATTTTGTTTCTAGTATTCATTGAAGTGCTTTTTGACATGTTTTCTTTCAACTCACGAACCAAAAATTTAAGTAAATTAGAACGATTGGTGTCTTCCGCATGTTTTTCTGGGTTGGTTTGAAGAGTAGCTTTTTTTGGAGCTAAATAGGTTCTTAGTTTCAGCTCTTTCATGATTTGATTGATTTCATCTTCATCTAAATGATCTTTTAAACGCTCACATAGATCTTTCGCAAATCTTTTCCGAAGATGGTATTGATACTTCTTTGATATTTTTGTAAATGTATCAATGGAAGATGTAAACTCCATATCGAAATCCTTACTTTATTACCTAGATCTTTGTTTATAAATATATTCAATTTTTGATAAAATATATAGTAAAAATAAATAGGGAGATTGCCTAGATGATTAACTTATTTCATAATGAATACACAAAAGCATCCATTGCCACTTTCTCCACTGAGGTTTTTAAATTCATATCCAACTACTTCTTAATCAAGGAAAATAAAAACACACAAACCTTTTCCATCTATGTATACATCATTTCATCTTTCCTTCATTATACCTTAGATATTTTTATTGCTAAAGATTTCAAACCATCTGATAGTAAACTACAATGGTATATTAAGTCCTTTCAGAAACATAACTTTAGTAAATATATTGTTCTATCCATTCTACATTACTTGGTATCCAACAATATACTCAATCATATTCGTTTGATTATGGATCGACATAATCTAAAACATCCATACCGTGATATTATACTTGTTTTGCTAATTAATATGTTCACATTCGCATTGTATGGCTACTTCTTGAAATTTAAATGGGCATATAATGATAAGAATGATCCGCTTTTAACCATGATCGTATTGAATTGGTGTACACTATCTATCATGATTTATACACTTCCTTATCGAACAGCATCATGAGTTTTTCCTATTTCATTTGCCACATAAATCCATACGATACAGGTCATCCCAAAGTAAAGAGCAATCATTGGTAAAGCATCCGCTAATGATCCATAAAACAATATCAAACTTTGAAGAATCAATGAACTACCTGATTTCCCAAGAGGATTACTAATCACTTCAATAGTTGCTTTACCTCTAGTTTTTATTTCTTCCCCCATTGGTATATAAGCGATTTCCTTGTTTGGGTCAAAGAATGAATACTTGAGAGCCTTTGTACAAATACCCATCACAGCACCACTATATATCACATAAACTGGAGGAAGATTCAAAAAGATACTAGCATAGAAAAAGATCCCAATTGTCGTTAATGTTACAGGTGTAATCAATAAGGAATGAGAAAACTTCATGTGTTTCAATATGAAACTACTCAGAATCATCATTGCCATGGTCATAATGCCTTTCATATATGAAACAGTTCCCATAAATTGAGAATACTCCACTGGTGTACTAAAATACATATACATGTATCGTTTCCAACAAGTCTCATATAATGCGATGCAGCTTCCATACGAAGCAATCACAAACACCATATTACGAATGAATGGTTCTTTAAACATGTTCATGATTCCTTCTCGTAATGAAACTTTCTTCTTTGATTTCTTAATGACCGGTGCATTGACTGGATCAAAATGACTTGTCAAGAATTCATATAAACCATAACTCAAAGAACAAAAGACAAACACCACACTCATTAAGAGATGCATATTTGTACCCCAATCATTTGAGTATAGAACACTGAGTTTATGAATAACAACACCAGCAAATATCAAGGCAAAATTTGCGATAAATCCAAATAATGGATATATTTTTTTCGCGGTTATTACATCAGTATATTGATTGGCAACCATCCAAAACAATAATGAAATCACCATGGACCCCCATATGCTAGCGAGTGAATAAAACACCGCAGATACCCAATTATTCGCAATGGATGCCATGATAGGGTGTAAGAATGATCCATCTAAAGGTAGTGTAGGCTGGATGAGATGTCTATTCGGATATAATACCAAACCGACCAGAGAATACAACAGTGCTATTGGAAGATAAGTTAATCGATATACCCATTTCGTGTCTAAACCTTTATTGTTTAAAAATGAAAAGTATAGAATAGACAGTATTGATAATGGAAAGTTAAACCATGTTTTCATGAATGGTATTGCTTCAGCACCACAAGCGGTAACTAAAAGAACATCTTTTGTGTCTCTTACTATAGTGTACACTGTAAGATTGGAAAATAACATGCTAGCCAATGTTAAGTTTTTGATTTTATCATTTTTGAGAGGAGGAAGACGGAGTTGTTTTGATTTTGATTGAATCGGAGTTTGTTTACATTCAATCCTTTTTGTATGTATGATGTATGCTTGTCTTGGATACTGAAACCTTGCTTGTTTTTTACTTAGAGGTGATTCAAAGACCGAAGACTTACACCACCTTACTCTTGCGGGGGTGACTAACATTTTACAATTTGTCATCAATTGATCTTTAAATTCATTTTGATTCATGAACATTCATGAGTTTGTACATCAAATGAAAGAACGGTTTGAAATTGAGATTCGAGACTATATTCAAGAACTTCTAGAATCCATTGCAAAGCAATTGTCTCAAGAACACAATATACCTGAAGATGAATTAATGATAAGCATTAATCAATTACTTGATCATTCAGTCAAGAAATGTTCCAAAATAACAAAACAAGGACACCAATGTAAATATGATGCTAAGATAGGAATGGACTTGTGTACAAAACACATGAATATGATTTAACAATTTTATTTTACATATAAGTTAAAAAGAATGAAATCATTAGAACAGTTTTATGAATTTCTAAATGAATGGGAGAATGAAAATAAAGCGATGGTTGGTATCAAAGTAAGAAACTACTTAATTCAAAATAACAATCTAACCAAACCAATAGAAAAAATCATTAATTCCTTTATCGACGAACCACATGTAACGAACTATGGATTTGAATCACCGATTCATTCCGAACCCAAATAGAGCTCAATATCAACCAACAAATCATTCAAAGAGTAATAGATTGGTAATGGAATAGATCTTACATTAAAATAGATTAGTAGTTTTGGTGCAAACACTTCTAGCAGTTCAAAAGAGCTCATATTCTTGATAAATGGTTCCATGACATAGTCTCCCATTGTTTCAGCTAAATCACCATCTTTATCACTAAGCATGGCTTGCATGATTCTTGGTGTCAAACAGTCATTTTCTTCGATTCGCTTAGACAATTGATAGCGAAAATCCATAGCCGTTTTATTCATGGTGTAAAGTACTAGTAGTTTTTATTGTTTTATTTCCATCCATTTTACAATTTTATAAATTCAATTTTTTGTGCGTATGAAGTATAAGAAACGAACTTACCATGGATAATTTAAACATGGATGTCGGTGGTAGGACGAGTAAAAAGATGAGTGGTAAAAGGCGCAAATCCAAAAGAACAAACATTTATGAAAAGAAGTACACAGATGAAGAGTTTGAAAAAGGAGAAATAGATGCTCCAGGAAGAAAGTTTGGATTGGATCATTATGATGAAGTCATTGATGCCAAAAAAGTAAAGAAAGGGTATCATATAGATGAGAATGGAAAGAAGAAAGTATTATTTGTACTTATGAAGAGAGTAATCAATAAGAAGCTCCAAGAGGATGCTACTCATTCATTCAAGGATTTATCCAAGAAAAAGAACTACAATCGAGGGTTGGCATCTGGAAAACCAGAAGGGTCTAAGACAGTTCGTCATATGGTAGATGGACATTCAATGTCTATTAATTCAAGCACCAGTAATATCGCTGGATTTTATGATCGTCCCATTCGAATGCATAAGAAATATTTTAAGACAGATGTAGCTTGTCGTCAAACCGCGTTTACAAAGAATAGTATGGAGTTATGGGAAAATGCGATCCCTTTCATTCAGAGATGTTCCGCTTTATACGAAAAATATGGAGGGAAATACTATGAAACCCAATTAGAAGAATACAACAAAATCAAAGAGGACATGCGAATACCAGATACTGTATTTACTACTGTAACTTTAAATTATAATTGGAGAACTTCTTGTCATAAAGACACTGGTGACTACTCGAAAGGCCTGGGTAATCTTGCGGTTACTGGTAGAGATTTTGCAGGTTGTTATTTGGGATTCCCCCAATTCAAAATATGTTTGAAGGTAGAACCAGGAGATTTCTTGTTGATGGATGTACATCAATGGCATTGTAACACTGAAATGGAATTATTGAAACCTGATGGATTTAGAATTAGTTATGTATTGTACCTTAGAGAACATATGTCTAAATGTACAAATCATCGTGTTATCGAAAATGTTCATTACTATGAACAAAAAATTGAAAAGAGTTTGAGAAAATGAAAACAAAAGAAGTTTAAGAACAATTCCATAGTCATTTCTCAAAAATGAAATCCAAATTAGACATTATTATTGGATGTATGTTCAGTGGAAAAACTACTGAGCTGATCAAACGAATTCGAACAGCCAACATACTTTTCAAAAACAATTTAATGATCATTAATCACAAGAATGATGATCGATATTCAGCCAAGAGTTATGTTTGCTCACATAATCAAGAAGCGATCACAGCCATTCCAGTGATTGAATTAACAACTCTATTATTTACAACGGAGTTTCAAGATGCGAAAGCCATCTTTATCGATGAGGCACAATTCTTTGATGATTTGTATGATTTTGTTTGTGAAGCTTTAAAACATGATAAATGGGTTGTGGTATGTGGTTTGGATGGGGATTTTCAAAGAAAACCATTTGGTCAAATACTGAATCTAATTCCGATTTCTGATAGTTTGTGTAAATTATCTGCGTTGTGTACGATATGCAATGATGGAACCCCTGCCATCTTCTCACAGAGAAAGGTTTTATCATCAGAAACAGTGTTGATTGGTTCAAATAATGATTATGAACCTGTTTGTAGAAGTCATTATCAAAATCCAATTTAAACACAGCCATTTTATGAAAAAAATGTGCGTATAAATCAAGATATTGGTATGGACGCTTTACTCAATGAAAATCAACAATTGAAGGATAGGTTGCTAATGAATGAAACCGCGATCCAATTTATTGAAAAGTATACAAAACAGTTCTCTTCTATTTACGACAAAGTGATGATGTTAATTCAACATTCTTCACAAGACTATGAAAAGCAAGTCATCATTCGTGATAATGCTATACAACATATCAAGAATATTTTGGACACTTTGTATAATGAAAATATTTCTTATGAATCAAAATTTGGTGCTATGATAGTCAATGAAATTAAGATTAAAGGAGAACATTTTATTATGAAGTTATCTGGATGCTTGTGTAAAAATAACACATCTATGATCATGTTTGAAGCTCCTTTAATGATTGAACATCAAATAGAATCCCCACACCAAGATGTAGATAATATCATCGAACTTATTGAAGACTTGAAAGTGGATGAATTGAATGACGAGAATGAAAATGATGGCGAGAATGATGAGAATTCATCTCAAGTTGAAGTGATTGAAATTCCCGAATCTCGTGTTACTACCAAAAGCTTTGATGATACATTTTTAGATAACATGCAAGAACAGTTCTTAGAGTATGCTAATAGAAAACATAAAAAAACAATCAGCAAGATTTTAGAAAACAAAAAGGTAGAAGATAAAGAACTAGTGAGATTAATCGATTCGTTTAACAAAGCCCATCCGGAATTCAAGAACAAAATAAAGAAATATGAAAAACAACGAAATAACAAAGAAGAACATGTGAAAGAGATCTTAAAAGCTATCTATAATGAAAAGTATGGTGATAAATACAAACGCAAGATGGATCAAACTAATTTCGAGAATCCCCATTTCGGAAAATGGATGAAGAAGCAAATGTTTGTAATGATGGTATCCTCAGACATGGGATATCTAGACATGGAAGGTGGACTTAATGGGAAGAAGAGAAGAGTATACCCAGATATGATAAAAAACCCAGATTATGAAGGCCTTCGGGAAGATTATGAAGGCCTTCGGGAAGATTATGAAGGCCTTCGGGAAGATTATGAAGGCCTTCTGGAAGATGATGAATACCCTCGGAAAAATAACAAGAAAACAAAGTTGTCCCAGACACTGCAAAATAAAATGGAATTGGAACCTCTTAATGATAAAAGTTGGATTGATAAAAGTGTAGCTTTCAACTACTTGCTAAATACAATTGATATCTTCGACACAGATTATTGTTATTTGGAAGAAATGTATGAAATGCGTGGAGTGTGTGATCGTAGTGAAGATCAATCTATTACAGATGATGGTATGTTTGGAGGTAAACCAATATTAGATAATAAAAACTTTGAACAGTACTATGATAGCATCCGATTACTTTCAGACATGAAACATGATTTCGGTAAGAGTGGATTATTTGAGAAGGTATCGAAAATAATACCTCCTCTTTTTAAAAGTGGTATTTTGAGCGAACCTCGATTTATTGCGAAAGTGATTGGTACCAAGTTTGATTTCTATGAGAATTTGTATATTCGTGATGCCACAAGGAAGAAATATGTAAAAGAAGGAGACTCAAGGGAAGTTTTCGACAAAGCTACATTAGGTTCTATTAAAAATATTGTATGCGATATGCCATTGGGAGAAGAATATCATATTGATACAGAAGATCCTGACAAGAAAAAATTGCAACGAATATATACTTATGGTAACCATTTAGATCCTTCACCTGTTCGCGGAGTGGTTACTGATAAATATATGACCATTGAGAATTACATTACTTATTTGAATGAAATCATCAATAAGTTTTTCCAATCCTGTTTCCTTGTTATTGACCCACCTAATCAAAATCCTAATAAATATCAAGCTCTTATTCCAGTTATTCAAAGCGTACAACAAATCGAAAATGGTAAATACCAATTTTTATTTGAAAATAGTACTACTCCTTTGAATGGTACTAATTTTGAAATCAATAGTATTGTGAATAATGAGTTATTATCTAAATTACCACAAAGCATTCAAGATGCTATAACAAGACTATTTGGTGGTCAAAACATGGAATTAAAGACGCTTTTATACTTAATGACTTATAAAGAATTAGGAGATCATATACAACTACATGAATTGAAAAAGATTAGAGAAAATATCGAACAACCCAATCCAATGATGGACACTATATTTGGAACAAGAGACCAAATATTAATTGCGGATGCTTTCAAACAAAATGAACCAATTATGTTCTGGTTTGATTCTGTTGATAATAAATTCACTCCTGGTATAAAGTTGCCAAATTTGGATGATTTAAAAGAAAAAAGTCCAATCAGCGGTAAAGGATCATTCAAAAGCATCTTGTTTTACTATTCGAAATTTCATAAAAATAATATTGACTTATCCACTTCAAGAGCAATGAAGCAATTCATAAATGACAAACTAAATAGATATCTATCTGTAATACAAAAGTACAATCCAGAAAATACTCCTTTAATAACATCTTTGGACAACTTATACAAGATTGATATTTCTGGTATTTCTGATACGAATATATTCGAAATAATCCGTAAAAAACTTCTTGAATTCATATTGTATCTATATGACTCCAGGGAATCTATTGAAACACTTCTTCAAAGTATAACTTCTTATTTAGAAAGTAACAATGTGTCACAATTGAATATCGATAGAAAAAAAAAATATATGAATAATATTCAAGTTTGTATGAGAATATTAGATATTTCATTTGAAACCCTTTCTCAATACTACACGATTAAAGGAAACATTAAGAATGTTCAAATTCAAAGCAAGGTTGACCAAAGAGTACTTCAAACCAATATACAACAGTTTATTAGAACCAGTGGTAGAAGCAGGCGATCTTCTGGTCAAAACATTACCCAAATCTTTACTAAATTGAAATCGATTCGAACGGTTGCATTAAATATGATGCCTGAAGATAGTAAATATAATCAACATTTGAGTACAATATTTAATGAATTACTTGGTTTTAATTCACCTATTATCAATATCAATCAATTGATTAAAACAAATGCTGGTAAGATTAAGGACAAGTTCGGAAGCATTCAAGTATTAATGGATTTAGATGACTCCATACATGAACTTGAATCTCTCATTCAATCCGACCCTACTTTGAATGAACAATTCAAAAAAGAACAAGAACAAGATGGTATATTTATTATCGAGTATCCAGATGAATCGCAACAGACACAACAACAGACGCAACAACAACCACAGTCTAGTAATAGCGACATTATTATGTCTGAAGCTGAAGGTACTCCTTTGAGCGCGGCACAAACCGCGACTTCGTCGGCACAAACCGCGACTTCGTCGGCACAAACCGCGACTTCGTCGGCACAAACCGCGACAGAACAAAATCAGCCCACTGAGAACCCCGAGGAACTTCCAATACATCCCATTCAAAAAATATTCCCAAAATTCAATGAGTATGATGAATCATTCCAAAATCTTTTATTGATCAACTTATTTCCAGAAGTTCAAAAAGCGTTGAACGATACATACACTCAAGAACTGCAAAAGCATATAACATATACTGATAGTCTATCATAATCGGATGAAATAAATAAATTAAAACAAGCAAGTGTTTGAACTTACCTTAAAACTGCTTGTCAATCTAGGAACCTGAGTGAATCGTTTCGCTCTCAACATTTTTTTCAAATCATCAAACACTTCAAAAGCATTTGATGAGTTCTCCATGGCTACCAGCAAACATGAAGTCATTGCACCTGAAAACTCTCTTCGTCCTCGAACATTGTATGCGTCTGCCGAAGTTTGGTGATCCATACATCCAGATAAGAGCATAATATTTGATTGACATTTTGATTTGGCATTTTCCTCACGATATACATGTGGATCACGGTATTCATATTTTAAGTCCCCAATAGTTCCTGAATGACAGCAATCGAAGATACATGTAACTTGTGTTCTTTTGTTAAAATAACGAAGTACACGCTTGATCAAATCATCTGTAATGACACCACGGTAGTTATAATCAGCAGGTACAATACATTCATCTTTACCATCTGACTCATCACCATCACGATCATTGATGGCACAACCATGACCACTATAATGAATCCATACCCTATCTAAGTTATGACGATGGGAGTCGATTGCTAATTTGTAAATAGAGTTAATGATATAACTTCCAGTTACTTTGTTGAAGTCATCATCATCAGTGTATGCTTTCACAACATCATATTTAGCTTTTTCTTTCAAAAACTTGGCCATGTTGCGGACATCATTAACGCAGCCTCGAAGACGGGCTTGTGGTGTATTATTGTAGTTTATTCCGAAAAGGATTGCTTTTGATTTCATTTTATTTTTAAGGGGACAAAAAGATAGAAATCCTTGAGGTTAAATATTTTATACATATATTTAAGTTTTGGAATATTTCATAAAATGTGTAAACTATCACGAAAAATAGATATAAAAGATATTAAAAACAATACACACAAGAAGCTGATGAAATTTTGTCCAAAAAATGATAAGTTGCTACTAGCATTTTTGAGTGTTTATGGTCGATTTCCAAATTTCAAAGAAGTCCTCTTTTTCAAACGATTTCATCACAACAATTCAATGAGAAGTGTATTTTATAAGATGGTTAGTCAATATGAGTTTATTGAAGATTTCAAATTAAATTTGTCTGAAAATGAATTGGATCTTTATTTCAACGAGTTGGAAAGTGTTTCATCCATTCCAAAAAATATATACATGACATTAGCGAGTTTTGATGACTTATCAGAAGATTGCACCATAAACCACATTAAAAACCAATGGCAAGCTTTAATTCATTGTACAATTCATCGATACAATAACGATGAGTGTCGAAGTCTTATCGAAGAGAACTTCGAAGAAAAAATTGTGAACGCATATGATAAATTAGTTCCAGGTGCGTTTAAAAGTGACATTTGGAGATTATGTGCTTTGTATTTATATGGAGGGATTTACTCAGATGTCCATATTATTCCTGATGAAAAATCCAATCCAAATGTTGTACTAGATAGTGCAGATTATGTGTTTTGTATTGATTATCCAGTCAATTCAAAGTACATTTATAATGCAATGATGAAAATGCCTAAGAATTCTCCAGTTGCTCTAAAAATTTTGGATGCCATCGTAGATAATGTACAAAAGGAAAAATATCCATCATGTGATTTAGATGTTACTGGTCCAGGAGTCCATGGTAAAGTAATTATGAATCTATTACAAGTTGAAGAATTCAAAGAAGGATTTCAGGATTTTGAAATTGAAGATGGCAATTATAATGTGCTTTTCTTGAAACATCAAAAACATTATAACCGAAGACATGATTTCGAGTATAACATTTCTCTTCATAAAAATATATTATTTTTGTGTAGATATAAAAATTACAGAGAGGAACTTAATCAAATATGTAAGTTAGAACATTACTCTTCACTCTTCAAGAAAAAAAAAATTTACAATAATTGAAACCATTAAAACCATAAAACAATACTTAAACGACTATTTAGAAGTAACTAGTTTATTTAGATGCCTCTTTGTATGAAAACTTTGGAAGTATAGATCCAACTTTAGTGTTCTTTGAATCTTCCAATAATGTACCCAACAAAGAAGATTGGACTTCAATTGGATTTACCGAACATTTCTTCTTACTTCCCATCTTACACACTGGTGGTCTTCGTTCAGGCATCTTCCAAAGCTGATCATGACGCAATACCATATCATCATACTCATGAGCTAACTTTTCGCGCTTCGTACTTCTTTTACAACCCATTTCAAGTTCTTCCATATTTCTTACTTCTTTTGTGATTGCTAGAACATTTTCAGCATCCATCTCTTCTTTTGTACCACAACGGTTTTTGTATTCTTTCGATTCTACAGATGACACCGTGGGTTGTTTTTCTTGTTCTTCATCCATATCTAATTCACTATCATCGTCATTGTCCAAAGATTTTACCTTTTCTTTGACTGCTTTAATAAATTTGTCAGTGGAGAAATCTTGTTCTTCGACGATCTTGTTACTGATGTTATATATGGTTGGACGATGAAGGATGTATTGATTATTGATACCCGAACCACTTTCTTTGTCACCAATTTTCATCGGTTTTTCAGATTCTTCAGAAACTAGAGTCTCATCCTCATACTCAGCTTCAGTGCTTACAAAATCTTCCTCTTCAGTTTCTACTTCTACAAGGGTGTAATTTAATTCTGGGAACAAGACAGTTTTATAATCTTCTCCATTCTCATCCATGGCCTGATTGATAGTTTCATAAGTAATCTCATTTGCTTTTATTTTGTCATAGCATCTAAATAACTCATCTTGTGTTGGAGATCTTCCTAGCTTGTGTCTATAAATGCCCATAATCTTTGAGTAAATAGAAAAGTCTTCCTTAGAATAACCATCTGGACCTTTGTCTAGACTATTATCATATTTTTGTACGAATTTTTCAATAAGTTTCTTTTTCTCATTTACTTTGTCTCTGTTGTATCTATACATTGCGATCACAATCCAAATAAGTAATATCGAAAATATTAACTGTAATATCCACATTTAACATTAAACAATAAAAAAATCATATGTATATATTAACTTTATTCTTTCTTAGTTGGTGATGAACTTGGCACCAATACTCATGCTTTGAATCTCTTGCATCAGTAGTTTACTTGCGAAGGGAATTCGTAACTCCGCAAAGTTTAATTTGTTTCCACAACAATTACACTTGTACTTGTTCTTATCTGGATTGACATTCGCCAATCGATTACACTTCTTACATACGAACACTCTATAATTATCAGAACACTCCATGAATCTCTCCTTCAAAAAGTACATCGTACCATGAGCCCAATTACACTCTACCTCCATCTCACCCAAACGGAGACCACCATCCCTAGCCCTACCTTCAGCAGGCTGTCTGGTCAAGAGAACAATAGGACCATTCGAGTTCCTAGAATGCATCTTATCACATACCATATGCTTCAATCGTTGGTAATAAGTAGGCCCCATAAAGATCGTCGTATCCATCTGCTCACCCGTTCTACTATTATAAAGCACCTCATTTGAATACTTATTCAATCCGCAATCATCTTGTAATGAATTGATCAATGTATCCACATCAATATTTGTAAATGGTGTAGAATTTCCATAAGCACCCAGTTTTGTACACGCCTTCCCCATAATCGTTTCCAACAACTGAGCAATCGTCATACGACTCGGAATAGCGTGAGGATTGATAATGATATCAGGTACTAATCCATCTGAGTTGAAAGGCATGTCTTCTTGACGATACTCCATCCCAATCGTACCTTTTTGTCCGCTCGTTGAACTGAGCTTATCACCAATAGTAGGAATTCGGAAATCTCGAATCTTTATCTTCGCAAACTGATACCCTTCTGCTGAGGTGTTTTTGAAATACTTGTTATTCGCACACTTCATATCAATGTATCCAGATTCGTTATTCTTTACCACCACACAATTATCCTTGTTTACAAATACACTATTCTTTATTTTCTGTGGCATATACTTACCGATCATAATGTCACCTGATGTACAATACTCATTCTCATCGATAAACCCATCCTCGCCAAGCTTGGAATAATTGAATGGTTTTCGAATTGAATCATCTTCCATGTTTGGCTTCATAAAGATTTCCTCTTCTCCAGTAGATAAGTTCTTGTTACACTGCTCTTTGTATGTTCTATAAAATGTGCTGTTAAACAATCCACGGTCTACTGAGGACTTATTGATCATGATCGAATCCTCTTGATTAAATCCAGTGTATGATGCGATTGCAACAATCACATTAATACCACATGGCATGCTCGAACTATTCAACAACTTATGCATCTTTGTCTTAACCAACGGCTGTTGTGGATAGTTCAAAATATGACCAAGGGTGTCCAATCGTTTTCTGTAGTTGGTCGCATAAATCCCAATTGCTTGTTTACCCATAGCGCTTTGATAACAATTTCTAGGAGATTGATTATGATCTGGAAATGGAATATTACTCGCCAACACACCAAGAATCAATGATGGATGAATCTCCATATGAGTATATTTGATTGGTAGTTGCTCTCCTCGAGCACCCTTTCGCAAGTCTTTTAGATTCATCGCAATCATGCTCGAGTTTTGCTCTTCCACATCTAGAAACTCGATCACTGACTCTTTAAACATCTCTTTCATTTCCTCATTGACAATCGTGCTTGGTGATACGAGATTCTTCCATGTAATATTTCCCTTAATCAAATGTAGCACATGGAGCTTGTTGAATATCAACTCTCCATTCTTCACAATGAACAATGGACGAACGCAACGACCACTTTCAGTCGATATATTGATATAATTCTTGTGAACATTCCATGACACACTGGTGTAAATATTGATGACACCAGACACCTTCTTCTTCTTGACTTCGAGGAACATCCGATACGGATCAGGATGAACACCCACAAAGTCCCCATTGATAAACACTTTTGTGTTATTATGAAACATTTCCATATTCACATTATCATCAAACATAATAGTACCCAGTTCTTCTACGATCGCACGAACATTTCTTGATTCAGAAGATATTGTGATTTTGGTAGCAATCGCTAAGTTCTTTACAAGCCCCACTGAACCACCTTCTGGAGTTTCCGCGGGACAAATAATTCCCCATTGGGTGTTATGGAGCTTTCTTGGTTGAATCAACTTTCCAGACTTTTCCATCGGCGTGTTGATTCTTCTCAAGTGAGAAAGTGTCGCATTATAGGTCTAGACGATTGAGAACCTGAGCAACACCTTGTTTCACATTTCCATTCTTAATTCCCCAGTTACCAGTTGCCAAAGCATACTTAATCCCAGACTCAATCGTATTTGGTTTGATGATCTTATAGATATTGTTCTTGTTGATGAGATTACTGATATCATTTGAACACTTAAAATAAGTCGTGTTCAACTCTTTGATTACTGAGCTCTTAATATCTTTCACAACCTTACCATAATATTGCCTAAACAAGTTCGCTAACATGATCCCAGGAGTGTCAACTCGTTTATTCAGGTAAGAGTCTCGATCATCCATTTCAGAAATACCAAGGAAACATTGAAGAAGCTTATTTGTCATAAACCCTAAATACAAAGCCTTCTTGTTGAAATCATTACCAACATGTGGAAGGAAATCATTCATCAAAATATCATTAATGATTGAAATTCGTTTGACTTTGTTCGTAACAATCTCCTTAGGAAATCCACTGATATTCAAGTATTTGCTTAAGAACTCCAATGCCTTGGTTCTTGTGTTGATGGCATTTGCTTCTTCCGCACTTCCTTTTAGTTGATTTACTAATTCCGTGTTGCTCTTGTCGTGGATATTGAACACAATGTGTTGGACAATGTCTTTATCACTCTCCTATACCCAATGCTCGAAACAACACAAACAATGGGATGTCCGTGCGAATATGATGGATATTCGCCTTGATGAAATTGCCAAATTGGGTAGGTTTCGATGAGAGCTTCAAAGAAGTGAGCTTCGGAGGTCCGAAGATATTGTCTGGAACAGAACGAATTTCAGCAACATGAGAATATTGAGAGGATAACTTGTTGTCTGTAAACACATAAGTCTTATTCTCCGCAATACGATCATGGCTGATGACCACCTTTTCATTTCCATTGATGATAAAGTATCCTCCTGCATCATACTTACATTCATTGTTATGTCCATTTTCAGTATTTTCAGAGTTCAAGTTTAGATTACAATAATTTGATCCAATCATAATAGGTATCTTCCCCAAGCATACATTCTTAATGACTTTGTTTGAGTTTTTGATTTGACCATCTTCTAACCATTGACACCGAACATCAAAGGTTACATAAATGGATGAAGAGTAACTGAAGTTTCTCTGCCTTGCTTCATGTGGAGTCATTATTTTTGTACTGCCATTCTTTTCATGAACAGTTGGTTTTGTAATAATTGGGTGAATCACATCAATTTCAATTACATACTCAAATTGGTCTTCTTCGACATTGAACTTATGAAATATTTCAATCGAATTAAAGCCATTAATGATCTCTTCAATCTTGTTAAAGATAAAATCATTAAATGATTCCAATTGATGATTGATCAATACTTTACCCTTCTCCTCTTTGAAATAACTCTCAATCACATTCCATGTGTATTTATCAAACTCATTTGTGTTCAATGTATACTTCATATTGGAGTCGATTTGGTTAACTGTTGTCATTCCTAAAGGATATGTTGTTGAACCGCCTTCTTTCTATAGTTGTATTAATTTTTAAGTAAAGAAATCAATTTTTTAAAATTGGTTTCAAGCATTGCTTTCCCCAAGCAATGCTCCAAGCATTTGTTTCCCAAGTATTAGTTTTAACTATTTGAATTAGTAGTGGGACCAGGATTTGGATCAAGAGTATCTTCATTTGTGTTGAAATCATTGTTACAAACTGGACAACGGTGTCTCATATTAAGCCAACGATTGATACATTCTTTACAAAAAGTATGATTACAAGTGGTTCGAACAAATTCTTTTTCATTAGGCGTGGACTCATCAAGACAAATCGAACAGGTGACTAAATCATTTCCTTCCATACTTTCATAACACCTCTCTATATTTTGAGCAGGTACATTTACAATCCCTCCATTCAATTCTTCGATCATTGTGTTCATGACAAAGCTGTTATCATTTGGTTGTCGTTGTAACTGTTCAATATCGATCGGAACCATTGTAATCGTCGCTCTTTGATTTTGATTCATCATACTCATCATCATGTTCGCTAATGTATGCGTGTTATGATTTGATAAAGGGTTTGAAGTCAGTGTAGTCGGAAGGATTGAGTTTTCATTCATGTTTCGATTTGCGATCGATGTACGAATGTAACATTCTTCACAATGTTCAATGTATTGATTGAATGGAATGAATGTATTACAGATTTCACATGGAATCAGATTATTCATTTTAAATAGAGTGACACTTTTTACTTAAGAGAATAACCTAGTATACATAATGATAACCTCATAACAGATTTGCTTTCAGTATGCATATATTAAATGAGTACATTGCTTACCATAAACAATACTCCGACTTGTATGGTTTGAATACAATAATAATGATGGAAGTTGGTAGTTTTTTTGAATTGTATGCAGTTCCCAATGATAAAGAGCCAACTGGATATTTAGGCGCAAATATATACCTTGTTTGTGATCTCCTGAACATTCAAGTAACAAAACGAAACAAGGCTATTCAAGAGGTGAATGAAGACAATTATTTAATGGCAGGATTTCCTAATCATTCTGTAAAAAAGTTCATTGACATCTTGGTTGAAAACAAGTATGTGGTTGTGTTGGTCGAACAAGTGACTCCTCCACCCAAAGTTACACGAAAACAAACCCAAATTTATAGTCCATCTACTCATATCGAAAACATTAAATCATATCATGCGAATAATATGATGGCATTGTATGTTGAGAAGGTACCCTGTAAAACTCAAGATTATATGTTTATGATCGGTTGGAGTGTATTTGATCCATCTACGGGTATTTCATATACAAATGAAAGCACAAGTGAGAAAGATTATAAAGTGTTGTTGGATGATATTTATCGTACCATTTTGAAGTATGATCCAAAGGAACTTGTATTACTCAGTCTACCTAATATGGTAGAATCAAAAGAACTCTATGACTACTTGAATGATGGTCGTTATTGTTTGAACAAATTGAATGATATGGATCCAATGTATGCGAAACTCAATTTCCAAAATTCTATTTTGAAGAAGGTCTATAAAGACATTGGGATATTATCACCAATTGAATATATTCATTTGGAGTTTAAACCATTTGCGCTTATTAGTTATGTATATTTGCTTCAGTTTGCATTCGAACATAATGAGCATTTTGTTTGGAATATGTCTAAACCGATCATTGAAGAGGACAAGAAGGATGAAATGATATTAGCGTACAATGCAGTCAATCAGTTGAATATGATTGGTGGTACGGTTTCGATTGAGAGTATATTCAATAATTGTGTAACATCCATTGGAAAGCGGTTTTTCAAAGAGAGAATCCTCACTCCAATTACCAATGAACAAGAACTGAAATCCAGATACATGAAAACACGAATGATGATGAAGCATCAAGCATGGGAATATAATAAACACTTAATGACGGTAAAGGATGTTGAGCGTTTAGTTCGTAAAGGAGTTACTGGAAGTCTACAACCGAATCAATATATCTGTTTGTATGACAGTATATCAAAATTAAATGATTTATTTCAAATCTTGAATGGGATTGAAGATATAAAGACACATTTTATGGGTAGTTATTCGCATGATGTATTTGAACAGTACAAAGAGCACTGTGAGTCTATAGTGGATATGAATGAAATGAGCAAATATAATCTTGATTCGATTAAAACCAATATTTTCAAAAAAGGATATCATGTTGAACTCGATCAATATTATGATTCTTTGAAAAGTGATATTGAATGCTTCAGATCTAAACTTAAAATGGTAGATGATAATTGGTTGAAGCTAGAATTTAATGATCGTGATGGTTACTTTTTTACAATGACTTCGAAACGATGGACAAGTTTAACACAACAAAAGCATCCTATTACGAAAGACCTTCAAATTTGTGGGAATGTGTCCAATCAAGTAAAACTATCAAATCCGATCTTAAAAGACAAAAATAACAAGATTCGAGAGATTGAACACAAAGCTAGACAACTCTCGATTGAAAAATACAAGACATTCATTGCCAACCTCATACAATCATTCCAAGAATCATTATTTCAACCTTTCATTCATTTGTTAGAACAGATTGATTTTCATATGTGTTGTGCCAAAAACAGTAAAACCTATAATCTAACTGAACCGACCATTGATTCAGAAGGATATGATCATTCTTATTTTTCAGTGGACGAAGTAAGGCATCCTCTAGTGGAATATCTGCAAAAAGATCTACAGTACACATCGAACTCACTGAATCTTGGTGAAAAGGAGAAGGGGCTAATATTGTTTGGTGTGAATGCTGCTGGAAAGAGTAGCTTTATGAAATCAATTGGTGTAAATTTGATTATGGCCCAAGCAGGAATGAATGTATCTTGTAAGAATCTCCGATTCAAGCCATATCACCAACTCTTTACTCGTATATTATCCTCAGATAACATCATCAAAGGTATGTCTACTTTTGCTTGTGAAATTTATGAGATTCGAAACATTCTAGAAAAGATTGATAACCATAGTATTGTAATAGGAGATGAATTATGCAGTGGTACAGAGAGTGTGTCAGCGATTTCGATCATTATGGCAGGGATTGAATGCTTGGTCCAAGCAAACAGCACATTCATCTTTGCCACTCATCTTCATGAATTGACCAAATTACAACGCATTCAAACTATGAAAGATGATCAAGTATTAATGATCAAGCACTTAAAAGTCGTATATGATGAAGAAGCAGATGTTTTGATTTATGATCGAAAGTTAGCGGATGGTCCAGGGAGCGCTTTATATGGCTTAGAAGTGTGTAAGGCAATGGATATGAAACCTAACTTCATCCATACCGCATCGATGATTCGTCGCGAAATAATGAATGAATCCAATCAAATTACAGATAATGTTACTTCCAGATACAATCGTAAAGTAATTATTGATCGTTGTGGATTGTGTAATAAGAGTCAACAAGTCGAAACACATCATATTCGCTTTCAACAAGAGTCGGATCAAAATGGAATGATCGATCAAGCCTTTCATAAGAATGCTCAATTCAATTTGCTACCATTATGTGAAGACTGTCATGACAAAGTCCATCAAAACAAGATAATGATTGAAGGATGGAAACAAACAAGTAAAGGGAAAGTATTGTATCATCATGCACAAAAAGACACAAAGGTATTGTATGATGTTGACACCATTCTTCAGGTTAGAAAATCAAATACATTGAAAGGAACGATAAAGTGTCTTGAAGAAAAACATAATATTACAATATCTGAGTATAAATTGAAACAAATATTAAAGGAATATACTTAAACAAACATTGAAGGAATTTGAATATCAAGTATGAGCAGCATCAAACAAAAACTTATTGAATTGAATGAATTAAGTGAAATGTTTGCAGATATAAAAAATGAAAAACTAAAGAACACTTTGAACTACAAACTAGCTGAAGAGCTCGACAGTGTGATCAACAAATATGAAGGTTTATACTACAAGGCATATAACAACCCAAGGTACCGAAAAAATCTTATTCGAAATGCATCTAATGATCGTCATAATAATATTATAAGTACCCATTCAACCTTGAATACTTTCATGCCGTATATATTATTACATAATCTCGCATCATTAAGTTGATTTGATTAATGTTAATATGTCTAATAAGCAAAATTCATAAGCATGTACTATTTTACATTGATTGATTGAGATCATTGAAAGGTCAAATTCTTTTAGTATATGAATGATTTGAAACATATAGTTATTGTATGCTTTCATTTTAGAAGTACATGTAATGATGGATTGAACAATGATTTTATGATCAATATTGTAATGAATGAGTGTGTATATAAACTGTCTTATTTCTTGAATGGAATCTTGAATATTCTTATTTTTTGTGAAGTTTGTGAACAATGCTTTCACCTCATTATCGATAAACTTGAAGCTCTTACAAATCTTTGTAAAATTTGTATCTTCTTCTGCTAAGAAAAAGGAGAGATTAATTGATACAATATCTTGGAATAATTCTATATTTTTTAGGTACTTCAACAAATCTGTAGTATCTTTATCAGACTGCATGTGAGACTTAATTGTGGTACAAATATGTTTTTTTTCATTATTCGCAAGTAATGGTATGCGCACGAATGCGAATCTACTTTGTAAAGGTTCAATCAATTTAGATAATGTGTTTGAGACTCCAATGAATGAAGCATTGACGCTCGCTTTTTCTAATGTTCGTCGCAACTTGTATTGAAGTTGAAAATTCAAGGCATCAATATTGTTTAGGATGATAATGTGTTTTTGATTGGATGCTTTCCTTGTACTTGTAAGGGTTTTAATGAATTCGACTAAGGATGATCTTTCTTTGCTCAAATGAGTTTTGAGATTCAACTCAATGAAGTCTGGGCTTGTAAAATAGGAAATATCAACTCCTAAAACATTAGTGGTGTGTTCTGTTAATTTTATTGGTTGATCCTTTTTCCCTAATAACCGATTAACATAATATTTACAAAGAGTGATATCATATCCATAAAAGAGTAGATTCATTTCATCAAGAATTTCTTTATTATGAGCATTTTTAAGATCATGAAAGATGTATGGATTTTTATAAAAATGGTTTAAATGAAGCATTAGTCTTATTACATATCGTATGTATGTACTTAAGTAAAATTAAGGCTTTACAACTGTTAGATCTAGATCCATCTAAGAACTACAGTAACGAGGAAATAAAACGAGCGTACAAGAAGAAGGCTTTGGAATGTCATCCTGACAAAAATAATGGGAATAGTGATGAGTTTATTAAGGTTAAATTTGCTTTTGAGGTTTTGACTTCAGATACGATAACTCCCAATTATGAACTTATATGGAAAAGGGTATTGAACACTTTGTCTGAGTTTATGATGAAAATGATTTTGAATTACAAGAATAATTTATCAAATGAATTTACTGATAACTTTCATGATGCTTCTGATGGTTCAAATACAGACATTCATATTCATTTGAATGTGACATTAAAAGAGTTGTATTTCGAGAATGGGAAGAAGATGAAAGTGAAATACAAGAGAGAAGACGGTGAAATGGATGTACATATAGTATTTTTATCTTTCTGGGATTATTCGACTCAATATGTGTTTGAACATAAAGGAGATTGGAATGTTTTTGATGGTGTTTATGGTAATTTGATTGTATATCTTGATATTAAAGATTGTGGACCTTATGTGATCAATTCATATATTGATAAGTATGATTTGATTCGAACAATGTCCATTAGCATAAGTGACTACTATTTAGGAATTGATACAACGATCGATCATTTTCATGAAGAAGTTCCAATTCAATTCAATCCATTAGAAGACAATGTTTGTTCATGTATCATAAAAAACAAAGGGTTGCGAAAAGGAACTGATACTCGAGGGGATTTATATATCATCTTTGATATTGATTTGAAACATCATAATCCAGATACTATAAAGAATATAAACCTAAGAGATATTTTCCCAACATTAGTATAATGGATGAATTCAGAGAAAGAGTGAATCAATCATTAAGTATATCCAAAGAGATGATGGATGATAGAAAAATTGTTAAATCACCACCACAAGAAATAGATTATGGTTTCTTAACAGATGGGCGTTTCTTTCCTAAAAATCTAAAGCCGAGTTTTGAAAATACAAAGTTTGAAGAAAGCATCAGCTTTGAAATACAAAATACTGTAGTCCATTTGATAATAAGAAGTGATACCAAAGAAAATCACATAAAATTCTTCATGGATTACATTTGTTTGTGTATAGGAATACTAGCTGATGTATTCAAGGAAAAAATCAATGAGATTACCATCATACTTGCTTTATTGAATAAACCTCGATCAAAACTTCCCAAAGAAAACAAACATTTATCTGCCGAACACATCAACAGTGGATTAACACTAACTTACCCTCAACGACCACCGATCATATTCATCTATAGACAAAAAGAGGTTTGTAAAGTCATCTTACATGAGCTATTACATGCTTATCATATTCATCCATTTCAGTATCCGAAAAAGTTTGATGAAAAACTAATTAACAAATATAAGATTAATCTTCATGAAGTGGAGACACTTAATATATTCGAAGCATATGTTGAGTTTATAGCGATTCTCATAAACTCATTCATTTATGAATATAAATTTAAAACTACAAATGCCTTACAAAAAGAAATATTACAACAATTCCATACAGTTAAACAATTACAAATGTACAAACCTTACTCTGAAAGTACAAATATATTCGCATATGTATTTTTAAAAACATACCTTATTATGAACATGAATGATGTATTAAATAAAACAAAAGATGACGATTATTGTATTCATGATATCGATACCATCTTTCCACAAAAAAGAATGAGATTCAAAAATACAAAGAAACAGTCGTTTACCTCCAGAATTACACTGAATGTTATGGATATTTTTAAAACCTACTTAAAGCTTGCTCCACTTTAAAAATATAACAATTTACCGATGGTTGCTAAGTCCAAAACTCCTGTGAAATCTAGTGGTGCAAAGGAATCCTCAAAGGGTGTAGCTAAATCTACTAAAAAGGCTACAGTACAAAAGACTCCTGTTGTAGATGAAAAGGCTCCTGTTGTAGATGAAAAGGCTCCTGTTGTAGATGAAAAGGCTCCTGTTGTAGATGAAAAGGCTCCTGTTGTAGATGAAAAGGCTCCTGTTGTAGATGAAAAGGCTCCTGTTGTAGAGGAGAAGGCTCCAGATACTTCTGTAGAAGGTGTTTTCTACACTAAGCTTTCTAGTTTCATTTCCAAGATTGCCTCTATTAACAAAGAAGTCAAAGAACTTCAAGTGATGGGTAAGACCCTTGAAAAGGACTTTAACAATGTGATCAAAGTAATGTCCAAGCAAAAAAATAAGAACAAGAACTCTGAGTCCAAACGCGCGAGTGGTTTTGCAATGCCTTCTCTTCTCAGTACCGAACTATACCAGTTCCTTGGCATTAAAGAAGGCGAACTTGTACCTAGAACTGATGTAACTAAATTGCTCAACAACTATATTGTAAAGAATGGTCTTCGCAATGAAAAGGACAAGCGTAAGATTCTTCCCGATGAAAAGCTAAAGAAGATCCTTAACTGTACTGATGATGATGATGTTCATTACTTTAACCTCCAACAATTCTTGAAGCATCATTTCATTAAGCGTGACACAGTTGTATCCGCTAGTGCTTCTGTAGAAGTAACTGCTTAAATTTAAATGGAAGTGGTTTCTGTATCAGTAACTGCTTCCATTTACATGTAAGCAGTTTCAACTGGACCAAGCATTCCATCTTTGAGGACTTCTCTGTAATGAACATGGGGTTTTAAGGTCATGCCATTAGGAACTTTATAAGAAACTGGTTTGATTACTTTAAGAGTAGCAACACCTTCTTTATTAGAAGTGGTTACTCCCGAGTTCTTGTAATTTTTGTACGCATCCCAAGGGTTTGAGATGGGTAATGGTTGTTTAGAGGGGTTTTCAGATCCCCAATAGATGATCATGGTGTTTGGTTTTACATTTTCTAATGTAAAATTAAGATCTGCGTTTGGTGGATAATGTTCGTTAAGTAATCCAGTTGGAAATGCAGTTTTACCTAAAAATGGTAAATAGAAGCTAAGTTTTGATATATTCATAACGAAAGCAATCAATATTATAATGTAAACAAAGTATTTACCATATTTCATGTATTTGAAATCATCTAATTGTTCAATTAAGTCATATTTAAAGAACCCTTTTATAATTTCAACAAAACATGCGAATAATAAAATGGTTTTGAGCATTTTGTCCAACATTATTCTTGTATATAATTTCATTTTTATATTAATATAAATTATAAAAGATTTTGAAATATGAATTATGCTACAAGAATGACTAACTATTTAAAACAACAAGTGTTTGGAACTGAATTGCTTATGGTATTAGGAAAAACAAAAGAAAGTTTTGAAGAAAAAAAGGACAGCGCTAAAGACAATACGACATCAATGTTTTTGTCGATAATGCTTTTGTTCATTGGAACTGTATATTTATTAGTAATGCTCGCTTTATGGTTCCGTATTGTATATTATGCTTTCCAAACTGGTAGCGTGCGTGAGGGCTTGAGCTCTATCTTCTTCTACAAGTTATATGTAATGTACTTTATTGGAAGCACTTTGAGTGCTCGTTCTAATAACAGTCCATTATTTGTAAAATAAGCTCATGACCAACCATAATATTTCAGTGCTTTTTCTGAAGCATTAATTTCAGCCAATTTTCGAGTTTCACCTGTTGCCACTGCGATGATGAAATCTTCATTGTTTTTTATACTTATTGTATGTTCTTTGGTGTTATCCTTATCACATACATTAATTTCATAGAATTTAGGGGTCCATTGGAAGTTATGCTGAGCAAGTTTTACAAAGGTATCTTTTGGGTTCACTTTTTGTACTACAATGGTTGAGAAGTCAATATAGGTTTCCAATATAGTGATAATGAATTTCATCACAGTTTGGAATCCAACACCATTCTCTTCAATGAACCCATCATTCCCGCTTGAAAAATCCAAATAAATTGCACCAAGCAATGCTTCAAACACATCTTCTAGATTGTTTTTGTTCGTTCGTCCTCTGTTTGCTTCTAATTGTTGACTGATGATAAGATGATCTCCTAAATTCAGATAGGTTGCTAGTTCAGCTAGTTTATTTCCATTTACAATCTTTGTACGAATCTTGGTTAGAAACCCTTCATTCGCATCAGGATATCGTTCATACAAATAGTTTGCCACCACAAAGTTAAGGATCGCATCTCCAAGAAATTCCAAGCGTTCATTAGATTCTTCTTGAAGAGGTAAACAATCAGGCGGACATTCAACATTACCAGTAACCACATTGTCATTCTTTCGTGTACAATAAGAACGATGTAAAAATGCCTTGTTGTACAAAGTAATATCTTTCGGCTTGTTATCAATCCCATGTTCAGACAATATACGAACAACTTCATTATATGTGATCATTTTGTTAGATGGATTAAATGGAGATACATTGTCTGCGTTTGATGCTTGTGTAGATTGGTTCGAAATCATCTTTGTGGTTTGATTGATTCAGATTTGATTAATTACTCAACAATTGAGAAGAATCAATTTTTTCTATATCTTTAAGTTAAGAATAAATGACATCTACCAACCCAGAAGAGTGGATGATAACAAATAAAAAAGACTTTCCAAAATGGATAACCAAAACATTTCCAGCAAATAAAAAACAACAAAAAACAGTATCAAGTTGTGATGTAAAAACCGAACGATTGGCGCTTTTCCCACACCAGAAATTTGTAAGAGATTATATGCAGCATAAGAGTCCTTATCGGGGGATTTTATTATATCATGGTTTAGGTGTAGGTAAAACTTGTGCTTCTATTGCGGTTGCTGAAATCATGAACAACAACCGAGACATAATGGTTCTGTTGCCAGCTTCTTTACAGATGAATTACAGAAATGAAATCATGAAATGTGGGAATACTAAATTCGCGATCAATCAACATTGGAAATTCAACCCAACTAAGAAACATACAGAAGCGGCAAACAAGCAAAACATTGATCCTATCATTGTAAAGAGAGCGAAGGGATATTGGTCATTTGATAATGACAAAGCTCCTAATTTTCATACCAAATCATCCATGGAAAAACAACAAATCAGATCACAAATCAATAATAGTATATCTAAAAAGTATGAATTTCTCAATTACAATGGGTTGACGCTCCAAAAATTCAAAGAAATGACAAAAGAAAAGAATATATTTGATAACAAATTAGTAATCATTGATGAAGCTCATTTATTCATTTCTACCGTTGTGAATCGTAGCGCTTTATCAACTGAAGTATATAAGGATCTTCTCCACGCAAAGAATTTGAAGATCGTGCTCTTAACGGGTACACCAATCATTAACTATCCTAATGAAATTGCGTATACTTTCAATATATTGAATGGATTAAATAAAGTGTATCGTATTTACTTTAATGATAACTTTTATAATAAGCTTTATTTAGAAAAATCCAAACTCATTGAGTCCTTTAGTATTAAAGATAAGAGTGGTCATCGTAGTATTGAAATTAATCTAACACCATTTGGTTTTGAAAGGAATTTGCAGCAATTGTTGGTATACAAAGGAGACACTCGTACGGATGAAGAAAAGATGGATATCATTGTCAAAGATTTGAAAGCAAGTGGTGTTGTGTTGAGTAAATATTCGGATAAAAAAACTTATTTTGTGGAATCAGTCCCTCTTTTCCCCACAAATAAAACAGAATTTGATGATCTTTTTGTCAATTACAGTGACAACACTACGAAGAATGATGAATTGTTTATGAGAAGAATGATGGGCATTGTGAGTTACTATGAAAGTAGTGATACTTCTTTGTACCCAACCAATCTAGGTGTTGTTCAGGAAGAACTTGAATTCTCTGATCATCAATTTGGCAAATATGCCCAAGTTCGTGATTCTGAGATCAAGAAAGAGAAGAATATGAAGAAATTCAATAAAGATGCGACTGATTTGTTTTCGAAGAATGGTGTATATAAAACATTCTCTCGTACATTATGTAACTTTGCTTTTCCAGATGAAATTGAACGACCTTTCCCAAAGAAAAGAATTTCTTTTATGGAATCTGAGATGGATGTGGATGATGAGTTCATGAATGATGTTAAAGAATATGAAGAGGAAATGAACACAAGAGTTACGGCAAAGAAGAAATACGAAAGGAGTGTTATTGAAGCCTTACACAAATTAAATGAAAAGAAAGGCCATTTTTTGAATGATAAAAACCTAAAGACTTATTCTCCTAAGTTTGATCGTATTCTGTCTAATATTAAGAAAACAGATGGTAATGTTTTAGTGTATTCACAATTCAAAACATTAGAAGGACTTGGTATTTTAGGATTATGTTTGAAAGCTAGAGGGTATGCTGAAATGAAGATTTCATTAGATAAAGATAATAATGTTCAGATTGATGTAGATGAGGCGGATTATAAAAAACCAAAGTATGCGGTATTTTCGACTGATCGAGATGTTGCGAATGTGATATTAAACATATTCAATTCAGATATGAATGCTTTGGGTAAAGAGACAGTAGACAAACTTAAAAAAATGTATGATTTTGAGGATCTGGAGCCAAACAATTTACATGGTGAATTAATCAAGATACTTATGATCACACAATCTGGCTCTGCTGGTATTTCATTAAAGAATGTACGCCAAGTTCATATTGTGGAACCATACTGGAATAAATCTAGAATTGATCAAGTCATTGGTCGTGCAAATCGTACATGTTCTCATATTGACTTGCCTGAATCAGAGAGGAACTTCAAGGTCTTTATGTATCGTATGAAGATGACAAGCGAACAAAACAAGAAGTCTGTATATATTCGTTCAACAGATAATGAAAAAACAACCGATCAAAGTATTTATCAACTTGCTGAAAAGAAGGATGCGATTACTTCTAAAATTTTGATGAATATTAAGAAAGGTGCTGTAGATTGTGCGTTAAATAAGAACAACATGGGTTCTGCATATGAATGCTTCGCATACCCATTAGATGTAGATGGTTTTGAAAAAGCATACTATGAAGATATTAAAGAAGATAAAGATTCTGCGGTAGATCAACAACGAGTGAAACAAATTCGTGTAAAGCCATTTAAGGTTACTATTGAGGGTGTGTCATACATATGGTTACAAAATACAAATGAACTCTTTAATTATGAACTTTATAAAAATACAGGAACATTAGATAAGATTGGTATGCTTGAAAATAAAAAGGATGGCTATTACAAAATAACATTGTTTAAAAATAAGTAAAAAGGAATGTACCGATTGGCCACCTTTGAGCATGAAAATCATTCTTTGCTTGTTCAAGCGATTCATAGCAAGAATGTTTATGTATTTTCCTATTTAACACAATTTTTAGAAAAGAATAAAAAATTAGAGCGAGTGGATTTACGCTATCTACTGTCTACAGCTTTTGATGTGTGTACTTCTACATCTCACCATAGAATCCCATCAATCATTATTGAATGTATGATCACAACTGGAAAAATGAATGAATGTATTGATTGTATTCATGAACGAATGTTTGAAATAAAAAATATTGAATTGATCAAGTTTATGATGAATACATCGTATTTCAATCCAATTTTTGTATGTTCAGATGGGAATGATGCCTTTTTTAAGATTGTAGATATGAAAAATGAAGAATTGGTACAATTGATGTTTAATAAATTTAGTTGTAATATCAATTCATGTGATAAAGATGGTGTGATGCTCGTTGTTCGTTCCGTTGAAAATGATGCCCCACATATTTCTAGTCTTTTTATTCAACGAAAATGTGAACTTCATGGAAAAAATGAAGATAGAAAATCATTGTTAGAATTATGTATTGAAAAGAAATGGTATTTACATGTTACTTATATTTTAGGGAATGGATACCGTGAATTGTATGATGATGAAAACTATTTTTATCGAATGTGTCATTTAGCAGTGATATCCAACTCTACTTTGATATTTGATCGCTTAATCAAGAACTTCTATGCTTCACGAATCCAACGCTTTTGGAAAGCCTTGAAAGCTATTCATCCTCTTCCTGATTCATAACTTCTTCATTCATATTCTCCAATTCATCATTGGCCATAAAAATCTCTTCTTGAAGTGTATTCTGAAATGAGTTTAAATTAGGTGGGTCCAAATCAAGATCTCCTCCAATGCTATTAAAATACTCTACTTCAAGCTTAATGAAATGTTCCCCGATCGTTTCCAAATAAGTACCATCGAACTTTACAAAAGAAATCGTGAGTTTATTCAATGCACTCAATGGGATGACAAAATCTCGTGTGATTCTTTCATTCAAGGCATTATCATAAATACCACGATCTCCTTGTATAGGTAGTTGAGCAAAAGCGTTCTTCAAATGCGCATTGGTCGAAACTATCTTATCTTGATTAAACTCATCAATTTGGAGGTTTACATAAAGGTCATCGATCCCATTTATCGTTGGATTAAAGAGAACATAAGTTAAAGTGACTGAGGATATATTTCGGATCGATTCTTCAAACTGGATGGTGTAATGAAAAGGGTCTATGGCGAGATCACTTCTTTCACGACTATCAATACAAATATACTTTTTTATTAGTTCTGGTTTCTTTTCTGGTTTAATGTAGAAATCTGAGCGCTCTTGTACTATTTCTTTCATCTCTGGAATAGGTTCATCTTCCTTTTGAATCAAAGAAGAAAAGAGGTCTTTAGGGTTTGACATAAGGTTCTGCTTAAATACTTCAGCAATATTTTGATCTACAGCTGCATTTTGGTCAATGGAATCCCGCATTAATTCCATATTCTTCAATGATTGTAGAAATTCATGATCAGACAATGCTGTATCTGTTGGTTCTGATTTACTCATAGATGGAGGAGAGAACATTACTTCTCTTCTAGACTCACTTAAGGCTTCAAACTGTTTGTTCAATTCGAGCTCTCCTCGTTTTCCTTCATTCATCATGGGTCGATCTACAACTTCCAACTTATTTTTTACTACATTCTTGACAATAGATAAGGTTATCTTATTCAATTCTGTTTTTGATAGGTTATCATACTCTTTGTTTTGATCTATTTTGGTCATGGTTTCATAGATTACTTCTTTCAAGTTTAACGATCTTGGGAATGAATATTGTCTATACTTATCTTTAAAGAAATTTTCAAAGATGGTAATGAGTGTTTTAAGATTCGATATCGACATAAATGAAGATGAACTGGATGTGTTCATTTTTGTTAATAAAAAAAATATATTAATTTTTAATAGTTAAACTTAATGGCTGGTGTTTCGTCTGGGTTTGAACCATTTTTCAGGGATGTTTCTATTAATCCAAATATCATCCCACTTGAAGAAACTAGTAAAGATGAAGCAACAAGAACTAAATATCTTGTGATTGATAGTAGAGATAGAGATGTAGCAAAATACAACATAAACAAGTATGAAATTCCATTGAATGAACATTTTGAAAATGTGGTTTCTATTGAATTAGTTAGTATCAAGCTACCATTTACAGATAATACTGAACCTTATATAATCATGAAGATTGGTGGTATGGATATCATTCAATCTAATAATCAAATTACCAATCGGGCTACAACGATCATTTATGAAAATCCAGATGCAACAAACATTAACTTTCAAGACACAGTGCGTAAGAAATTCAATCCACCAAGACCTATTTCTAATTTCAAAGTTTCATTCTACAAATACAATGGAGAGTTATACAATTTCAACAACGAGCACTCTATTGTACTTAAAATTACAACATTAAAACAAGGGCGTCGAGTATAATAAGTACATAAAATAGTGTTTCAAACAGAATTTTATTCCAGTATAACAAAAACGCTTATGAGATCATTTTGTAATGAAATCATAAAATACTTCGAAGTATATTCGAATGAGGAAAAAATTATTGCGCTCACTTTGAGAGATATATTTCTAAATGATTTAATCTATGTGTCATACACAAACAAATGGCAACAATATGATATTAAAGAAAAAGAGTGGAGTCATTTTGATATCAATAAATTAGTACAAAAGCTTCATAGGGTAAGTTCATTTTATGAAAATGAATTGATTCGATTCGTTGAAGAAGAATCCAATCTTGAAACAATTGACAAATATTATGTTTTAAAGCAAATTAGAAAGGTCATTCATTATATGAATGAACGATTGAATACTAAAACATTTGCTAAGAAATGTCAAGAATACTTCAAAATATTATCATGATGTCAAGTAATATTCATTTCTAAGTTTGAATGCTCCATCATCATTAATCTTTGAATTGATGATTGTTTTGAATGATCTTTGTTTCAAAAATTGAATCAAAAAATACATACTAAACATACCGCATTCAGTATTCTTGAATTGGAATTGTTTTTTGTTTTCTCTGAATTTGAATTTATCAGAGTCCTCTTTTGAATAATGATCAACAATTTGACTCTTAATTTTTTTGAAAAAGGTTACCACTTCAGAAGGTGCTTTAGATGCTCCAGAATCAATATAATAACAGCCGAAATTGGGATTATGAGGCACCAATCCAATGTACAGACACACCCAATGAGAACCCGATTGATAATGATAGTCTAAATTTAACACAGCACCACATTGAGTAATCTTTCTTTTTAACAAACTCTTCAAATCAAAGTTACACATAACTGGGCTTACGCAGTGCTTCCCATTTACCTTATGTTCAAAATCAATAGGAAACACACCAAGAAATTTGAAAGAAGGATATTTATCTTCATATTGTTCCATAACTTCTAATATATCATAAGTATTGAGCCATTGTCTTTCATTTACATTCCATTCTTTTGGTTTTTCAGGTTTAAAAGATTCGATCAAACTGTCTTTTTCTTCCTCGTTCACATTATTCATGAAATGATGTTGATGCCATTTTGCTTCGTGAGTTTGAAGTCTATTATGAAGATCTTTTAATAACTCTTTCTTAGAAGTGTTGAGTTTAATTTTTTTTTTAGCATACTTATTATATTGTTTAGCAATCAATATGAGTTGTGCTTTAGTATAACATGTTTGTGTTTTATCATATATTTCCTGATGGTTTGGTGAACAGTAAGATGGCATGTGTAATCCTATATATTATATTAGCATACTATATTTCCAACACCCAATAATGATGAAGTTTAAATTTTAAAAAATTGATTCAAAGAGAATTTGAAAACTTAGATTATATATACACCAAAGTGGTGCTACAATTGTAACATCTTTTAATTTCCAAGGTTAAGAGTAGTTTGAAATCATATTAAAAATATTTTACAATTATAATTATAATGTCTTTCAACAAAAGTGGACAGAATTCATTCCATGCTTTTAGTTCAAAATATAGAACTGTTAAATCAAGTGCTTTTACTCATACAAGCATGATGAGTCCGATTGCATCATTTTACATTCCAGGACTAGATGAGGAAAAGTTCCTGAAATTGTACAATGAAGCTCTCGAAAGAAATGAAGTACTTCATATGACAGAAAAACATCGAGATATTTCACCTATATTAATCGATCTCGATTTCAGGTATCCAAATGAGAAGACATTTTTAAAAAGACACTACTCCATGGATTCGATCAAATCATTGATCAAGATATACCTTGAGGAGGTATCAAAGTATGTTGATGAGAGTAAGTTTGAAGTGTATATTATGGAAAAATCAAAGCCCGTCCAGTATGAAAAAAAGAATGTGATTAAAGATGGAGTTCATATTGTAATTCCTAACATTGTAACCAATCTATCTTTACAGTTGATGCTCCGTGAGCAATTGTTGAGCAAGTTATCTTTCATTGAAGAGGAAGCCAAATGTATTAATAAAATTGATGACATCTTTGATAAGGCTGTAATTGATAAAAACAATTGGATGATGTATGGGAGTTGTAAGCCATACAACGAGCCATACTTAATCACAAATCATATCACTTTCAACATCAATGATGATAATGAAATTACAGAACACAACAATCGTATTGACACCGAAAAACCATGGTTGTATACTGAAACATTGAGTATACGCAATAAGGATGAAGAGTCTCCTTATCGTGAGGACAAAAAAGAATCGATTGAGAAGATGGAGTATGCTTATCAAGATCAGAAGATCAAGCGTACCATCATTAACAAGAGTCAACAGTCCAAAGAGAATAAGAAGGTAACTCAAAGTTGTTCCTTTGAATTGGCTGAACAGCTTGTGGATGTTCTAAGTGTTGCACGAGCAGATAATTATGACTCTTGGATTCGTGTTGGTTGGTGTTGTCGAAATATTGATAATCGTTTGTTGAAGAGTTGGGTAAGTTTCAGCAAGAAATCATCCAAGTTTGTGGACGAAGATGAATGTGAGCAAGCTTGGAGATACATGAAGGAAAGTGGTCTTGGTATTGGCACTTTATGTATGTGGGCAAAGAGTGACAATCCTGAATTGTATGAAAAGATAATTAGTCAATCTTTGTATTCGTGTTTGATGGCAAGTTCAAGTGGAACAGATTATGATATTGCTACAGTAATTTATCATAAATTCAAACAAGACTTTGTGTGTTCTAGTATTCGAAACAAGGGTTGGTATTTCTACACCGAACATCGTTGGGTAAAATGTGAAGATGGATATTTATTGAAGAAGATGATGTCTACAGATATGTCAAAAGAGTACTACAAAATTGGTAGTGATATTGCAATCAAAATGAATGAAATTACAGATCCAGATGAACAATCGATGTGTCAGAAAAAAAGAGACCGTTTCAATGGAATTGGAGACAAACTAAAGAAAACTGATTTCAAGGATAAAATGTTGAAGGAATCCGCATTACACTTCTTTAATGAAAAGTTTGAAGATGAATTACTGGATGCCAATACGAATTTGATTGGATTTCTTAATGGTGTGTATGACTTGAGCACTATGGAGTTTCGTGAAGGACATCCGGAAGACTATATTAGTTACAGTACGAAAATTAACTATGTTGAATACAATCCTGATGATCCTTATATTGATCAAATCATGGATTTCATGAGCAAAGTATTACCCAAGAAAGAAGTTCGTGAGTATGTGCTTACATTAATGGCAAGCATGTTGGATGGTAACAATAAGGAAGAGAAGTTTTACATTTGGACAGGCCATGGTAGCAATGGTAAGAGTAAGTGTATCGAACTTCTTGAAAAGGTTCTTGGAGATTATGCTTGTACATTCAACATTTCTCTCTTGACAAGTAAGCGTGTAGGATCAAGCCAAACAAACAGTGAATTGGTTCGTGCTAAAGGAAGGCGATTTGCTGTTCTTCAAGAGCCCGAAGAAGGTGAAAAAATGAATGCGGGTTTTATGAAAGAGTTGAGTGGTAATGATAAGATCATTGCTCGTGGTCTGTACAAGGAAAGTATTGAGTTCAAGCCTCAATTCAAGATGGTGTTGACTTGCAATCATTTGCCTCAAGTTCCACCTGAGGATGGTGGTACATGGCGTCGTATTCGTTTGGTTGAATTCACTTCTCATTTCTGTGAGAATCCTAATCCTGAGAATGAGAATGAATTCCACATTGATCGAGAGCTTGCTTTCAAGTTCGATGATTGGAAGGAGAGTTTCATGGGTTTGTTGATTCATTATTACAAATCATACAAGGAATTTGGTATTCATGAACCTGAGGATGTGTTGAAATGTACTCGTCAATATCAAAGAAGCAATGATGTTATCGGAGAGTTTATGGATGCATTCATTAAGAAAGAAGCTGGGTCAAAGGTTGATCTGGACGATATCTATGAAGAGTATAAGGAATGGTATAAGACAGAAAGTATTCCTGGAAAGGTTTTGCGTAGGAAGGGATTGCGAGAGTATTTGGATAAGAACCTTGTCAAGCCCACCATTGATCGCACAAATGTATTCTATGAGGGTTGTGCTTTGAAGTTCTCTTATAGTGGCAAGATTGCAAACTTTGGAGATGAAGAAGATGATTTGTGAAAAAATTGATTAATTTATTTAGAAAGATTAAAGAAGACTACAATAAATCAACGGTATGGATTCTACTAACAACATTTACAGGAGCTTTGTCACTTTGAAGGAAATGTTGACGGACCAAAACCAGGATATTTCACTATTGAATAATATTTCCAATGAGGAGCTAGAAATCATTCATCGTCAAAGTGATAATATATTTCAGATATTCGCGAATGATCATTTGAAGATTATCTACTACTTGAATACGAAATTCAAGTTCGCAGATTTGAAAAAGTATATTCAGTCCAAAGACAATGAAAAAGTAACCGATCTGATTATTATTTTTAAAGAGAAGATCAACAGTTTTAATCCAAAAAATATTGAAGAGTTCAATAACATCAACTTACAGACTTTTGTGATCAAGGAGTTACTTTTCAACATTTCTAAACATAGTCTTGTACCAAAACATGAAGTTGTAAAGGATCCTGTTGAGATTTCAAAATTAGTAGAACATTACAATTTGAAGAGCAAACTACAATTCCCAATCATTTTGAAAACAGACCCTATGGCCAAATATTTGAATGTTCAAAGTGGTGAGTTGGTACGAGTCACGCGTATATCACCTTCATCTGGCGAAAGTGTATTGTATAGATGTTGTGTATGAGAAAGATAAAATTATAATGAAACAAACTAATACGATTAAATAGCTAATAATTTCTTTTTATAATATAAAAATTGTAATCAAAATGACAGTTGATGAGACTTATACTGAAACAAGATATTACAAAATAGATGAATCTACAGGAAGTAATCAAGGCTATGATGCATTAGTTGAACTCAATACACAATTCAATGTCGTTGAAAATGGTGCTAATACACCTTTTATTAATAGGAGCTTATATACCTTTTTTGATATAGAAACATTTAAGACTGGTTTCTCAAATATTGCAATTAATGTTCCTGGTAGTTTTGAGCCTGCCACTGATCATGCTTATAACGAGTTCGTGAAAAGCAGCGAAAGCCAATATGCTCTCGGTTATTTCAACGACATCAATGGTTTTAATACAGAGGGATACAAATTAGATGAACAGGTTAAAAAGCTTGCTAAAAAGGTGACCATTTTTTTTATTGTATCCACCGCTTTGTATGCTTTACTTTATACGACAGATCCGATAACTGATCAGCAATTATCAGATACTTATTCAATAAACTTATCAGATGGCCCAAACATTACATTTACATCCAGTACACATCAAGCACTCATCGAATATTTATATTATTTATATAACCATTCTATTGAAGACATGAAATTGAATAAACCAACCGACGACGACACATACGCAAATCATCTTATTCGGAATACAACATTAAATAATATGTATCAATCTCAGTTCACAAAACTGTCTGAAAAGCAAAACAATTTTGACACCAAAAAGGCGTTTGTTATTACCATGATGGCAAAAGCTCATAAAGCCAACAAACTTTATTCTAGAAAGAAGTTTTGGTTCACAATTTACTTATCATTATTAATGCTGTACATATTTGGAGTTATTGGTGTATTGTATGCTGCTAGTAGTTCTTATGAAATGTTCAACATGTTTCAAAGCTCTATGATTGGGTTTGTTATGATTGTTTTGAATTCTATTATCTTAACCATCCTATTCTTCTATGAAATTAGTAAATACTTTTACAAATAAAAATTCTTTTTCTATATAAATATATTTCAAAGAATCATGCCAAATAGTGAAGAAATAACAACTTTACTTGACTTTAGTAATCAAATGAAAGGTGCAAGGGAATCAGAAACTGCTGACCTCCGTGAACAAAATGTAAGAGAATGGAAAGAGTTCAACGATAATCAAGTTGTCCCTTTGCGTATCGAACAGTTTATAATGTACGCTACTTTATTGAATGAACAACAAGACTTGCTACAAAAGAATCAAACTATTACCGATAACCAAAAAATGCAACTCAATATGGTAAACAGGATTTTATCCGATTTCCATAACAAGGGTTATGGATCTATGAGAGAGTTTCAATCTCTTGATTATAATATTCACCACAAGACCTTACAAATAAATATAATCAAATACACCACCTTACTTGCGAGCATCATCTTTTTAATGTTTGGTCTTACAATGATCGGTATCTTCAACCAAAATGTGACAGCAACTGTGACAAGTATATTAATCATTGTATACCTGTTGGTAATTTTCATGCAATTTAAGCAAAATCAACTTAGACGCAAATATGATTGGAATAAGATTTATTGGAAATCACCTGTCAAACCTGAAAAGAACGCAGACACTTGTAAATTCTTGGGTCTTTTCTAAACGATATACGAAGTGTATCTGCCTAAACGATATACGAAGTGTATCTGCCTAAACGATATACGAAGTGTATCTGCCTAAACGATATAAGGGATATATCTTGGAGCATTATTCTTGTACATTAACGCACGGAAGTTTTCATTGTATGCGGGTATATATACAAGGTCATCAGAGTATATTTCATCACAACCATATTCATCACTACAGTCTTTATTTTTGTTTGAAACAGATATTTGAATACTCTGATATCCGTTTGTTAAAGTGTAATAATTCCAATGTTGGCTTCGAACATAAGTTTTTCTTCCATAAAGAGGTATGACAATTTTGGAATCAGATAAGGATGTTAATATGCCAAGTTGTCTATATTCTTCCATCCCTCTTGTTGGAATATTAATTGGAACACCAGGAGGCATTTGGGGAGGCATTTGATGAGTTTGTGAATTCATATTCATCGAGGATGAAGAGGTGGAAGTAACGATAGGTTCTTTTTCTTGTCGTTCTAATTCTTCGGTTTTCGCTTGGATAACAGCAAGTTGTTTGTCGATGGTTTGTTTTTGGTATTGAATGTTCAAATAATAAATTCCGAATCCTAAGACACATAAGATCAAAATGGATATAAGTAAGATTAAAATGACGACATCTGTTAAGTCCATATTTTTATTATATACATATATATAAAAATTATGGTTGTTTCAGTTGTAAGTAAAAATGATTCGAAAGATGGATTGTCATATGCAAGAATGATCTTAGATGTCATGTTCATCTTTCTTATGGGCTTATTCTTATTGATTGTATTCAAAACATTTACAAGCAACAATAAGATGTACTTTGCTATCGCACTATCAATCTATTTGATCTTGATAAGTATGTATACCATCTTATACATGAGTATGGTGAAGAATGATGCTCTTATCAATTCAATTCACCATCGATTGATTAGTTTTATCAGTATATACAATGTATTCTTAGCTATCTTTATGATTATTGTATCTTTGAGTCAGATATAAAATATCTAATCAATTGTAAATTGATTGATCAAATCCTTTTACATCATCATCAAACCCTTGAATATTGAATTGTTCACCTAATTCATTATAATACAAATCAGAATTCAATTTATTGAATATGTTACTTTGAGTTTTGAGATTACCATGAAACTTCTTCGAATCGGTAGTGGGATCCTTTGGTTCTTTTGGATTTACTGGTTCTTCTTCAATAGTAGTCTTTACCCCTTTTTCTTCATTTACTAGGGGTTCTTTCTTTAAAATTTGATTTTTCTTTTGACTAATCCCTTTCTGTGGATTTATCTTTGTTTGTAAGGACTGTTTGTCAATTGAGTATAAATACACAATCGCTACAATTACACATAATAAGGCAATTATAGTTTCATCGAAATATAAGGCCACACTCATACTCACAAAAAGAGCTGATAAAATAATATTACTTTGTTGTTGTATCATCTTTGGAGCAGTTGAGAAAGATCCAAATAGAATATAGAACATTAACAGACCAATAAGTATCGACTTAAGCATATTTATTTAATAAAGAATCATATAAAAAAATGGGTTCCTTGGAAAATAGTCTTACTTATCGTGGCTATGGAATTGTTAAAGATTCAGAAAACAAAGAAATTATTGATAAACTAAAGAATGATTTGTATGTGAAGTTGTCATGTATTATGAACATGGGACCAGCAAAATCAGAACCAAAAGGATTCAAAGTATATATTGAAAGTTCTAAGAAACTTTACATCCCTAAGCATTATGGTTTACAACACTTTGGTTTACCGCAAACAACTTCGATATCAGAAGGTGAAGATATGCATAAGGATGTTGAATTCAAAGGTAGTCTTCGTGAAAACCAAATGAAACCAGTAAATACCTATTTGGAATATGCGAAAGATCCTAAGCATATGGGAGGAATTTTACAACTTCCTCCAGGATGGGGAAAAACTGTAATGGCCTTGTATTTAGCATGTTATCTAAATAAGAAAACCATTGTGGTTGTGCACAAAGACTTCTTATTGAAGCAATGGCAAGAACGAATTGAACAATATGTACCGAATGCTCGCATTGGGATTATAAAACAATCTAAGATGATTACTGAAAACTGTGATATAATTCTAGCAAGTCTTCAAACTCTTTGTTTGAGAGATTTTCGAGATGACACGATAGGTATGGTCATTATTGATGAATGTCATCATATGGGTGCCCAAGTGTTTTCACAAGCTTTTCACAAGTTAAATGTAAAATATTCATTAGGTTTGTCAGCTACAGTAAATAGAGTGGATGGACTCACTAAAGTATTTAAGTGGTTTCTTGGTGATGTAGTATTCAAGGCAAAACGACCAAAAGATGAACAGAAAGGTTTACAAGTGCGAGTCATTAATTATATTAATTCAGATCAAGGATATTGCTTTGAACACACATTGTATAATGGAAAGCCTAATATTGCAAAGATGTTAAATAACATATGTTCATATTTACCACGAACGGATGTTATTGTTCAAGAAATAGCTAATATATTGAAAAAAGATACGAATCGAAATGTTTTGGTCTTAAGTGATCGTCGTGGTCATCTTGAAGATATATTGGAGAGTCTGTGTAATCATGGTTTTAGTAAAAGTGAACTTGGGTATTATGTTGGTGGAATGAAAAATGAAGATCTTCTTGAAAGTGAGACAAAACAAATTATCTTAGGGACTTACAATATGGTAAGTGAAGGATTCGATTTACCAAAACTAGATACATTAATTATGGCCTCACCGAAATCCAATGTTGAACAATCGGTAGGAAGAATCCAACGAAAGTTGATTACTGATCGGGAGTACGCTCCTTTGGTGATTGATATTGTTGATGGATTTTCTGTATTCAAAAATCAAGCTAAGAAGAGATGTGCTTTTTATAAGAAGAGTGGTTTTTGTGTGGAAGGCGGGTTAGACTTTGAAAGAAATAAGGACACCTTCGAACTTACTGGAAAATCATTCTTTATGAATGAAGAGGACTAAATACATTGCAAGTTAAATGGATGGTAGTGGATGTAAAAAGAAAATCGGGTACAATTTTTTTTGAAATAAAAATATATAGTTGAATTAATATCATGTTTTCTGTTGTAATTAAAAATTCCATTCTCATGTTACTCCTTGTTCTGATCATTCATTTCATGATCATTAACTATATTTCTGATATACAAAATCAATACAATTCTATGAAAGAAACCAGCACTACTGATGGTTCCAATACAGTATCTAAAGCATTACATCAAAATGCTACTGATTATTTACTATCTAATGAAAATAATGAAGAGCAGACTCAAGATGCTGCTACCTTATTGGCATCAAGTGATGCTACAGTGCTTGCATCACCAGATGCGACATCTCTAGATGCAACACAGACTAATGAAGATTGTAAAGTACATGATGATCAGAAAGAGCTCTATGATTTTGTGTATAGTGACAAGAAAGCAGAAGAAGAGTTAAACATTCTCTATAAACAAGAAATCAAGCCATGTAGTATTGAAAAGGATAACATTGTAGATTGTACTCCCAATGAAAATAAAGGAGATACTATATCTTTTTGCAAAAATAATGTAGACCAACATTTTGAAAACAAGAACTTAGAAAGATTAAAACAAGATACCGAAGAAGTGACAAAAGATGGTCATCCAATTGTGTTCAAATACAACGAATCGAAAAGAGACCTCTTAGATGGTTTTGAAAGCTTTGGATCTTCCTTTATGCTATTAAAAAATTGAATTAAGAAGATAATTAATTATTAACTTAGAAGACACAAGTCTATAAGAACATATCTTCATGCAAACTCAAAACATCTCATTCTGTGATCGCATTGGTCTTAACATCAAATCGAATGATGTGAAGAAGAGAATCATTGATGAACTTGAAGAGATTCGCATTGTCGAAAAGCATCATGAAGTATTCATCGAACAGAAGCATGATCGTCGACTACGAAAGGTACCTCATCTCTTGGCAATCAAGTCAAATGGTAATCCATACTACATGTACTTTACAAAAATAAACTTCACAAATACGATTGTAATGATCGATAAGAAGATCCAGATGGGATATGAATATCCCAGAATGATCATTATACGAATGATGTTTCATGATCATGGACTCTTTGATAACACCTTGCTGGAAGGTGAAATGATTAAGGACAAATCTTCGGAATGGTTATATTTGATTTCAGATATTCATGTATACAAAAAAAAATCAGTAAGAGATTATGATCTTATCAAACGATTGAATTTGATCAACAATGTACTTGAAGAGCATTTTGTGCCTTCTTGTAACGACTTGTTTTCAGTTCAAGTGAAAAAGTATGTTCCTTTAACGGACAGTGAATCCTTTCATGATGATTTCATGAGTTCATTGAATTATACTTGTCGGGGTTTGTATTTCAAACCTTTATACAGTAAATTCAAAGATATATTGTTCAACTTTGATAATAGTCTCGTGAATCGTAATTTGAAACCTAAGTTGAAATCAAAATACAATTTTGTAACGAATGATGCAATGAAAATGGAAGCGGATAAAGTCGTTCAAATGGAAACTGAAGCAACTATACCAAAAAACACAATCATGAAAGAAAATGCTATCTTTCAAGTTCAGAAAACAGAAATACCCGATCTATTCAAATTGTATGATGAAACAAACCAATACATTGGAAATGCTTGTGTGGATTCTTTGAGAACTAGTAAGATGTTAACCATGTATTTTCAAAATATGACCATGCTAGAGAAAGCTAAGTTCGAATGTGTACGAACAAAAAATAAACATCTATCAACAACATGGATTCCTTTGAAAGCATGTTAATTGTTATTCATGGTAATTGTATAACCCTCCTTAATGATAGAGCAGATATCTATCATACTTGTTACATTCATTTTTACATCACATTTATCGCTGTTATTATAGTTCATATAAATGTAATAGTATTTTTCATTTGGATCTGATTTATAAGTGGTTGCGCTAAAATTAACAAATAGTCGATTATTCATCTTAAAAACCACCTTTTCTTCTAAAGTTTTTTCATAGAGTTCAGGTTGTACTTGGAAACTTGTGAATCGGTTTGATTTGTTTACTCGAATAATTCACGATTCCTAATGGGATCAAGCTTTCATACAATGTATTTTTTAGTGATTTGTTGTTTAAAGTGTACATATTTTCTTTGACAGGAATGGTTTGTGTAAAAATGTCATCATAGGTTTCTTCTAATATTAGGTTCTTTGAAAAGGATTTTATGACTTGTTTCTGAAAACAGGCATACTTTCGGGATGCTATTTTTTTCTTGAAATACCTAAGTACTTCTTGGAATATGTCTTTGTCAAAAGATGGATTGGTTTTCTGATCTGGAAGAACATACATCTCTATATAATCCATGATTCAATTATGGATAAATACCAATAGTATTTCTTTATTATCATATATCTAAATCAAATTTTTGTTTCTTTTGTTTGCGAATTGCGACTGAAATAATACAAAAATAATCAATGTACATAGATAATGGTGGTGGGTTATAAACGACTTATTAAAATACCAATAAATATAAAGTGTGTATTCGATGAACATAGGAATACTCCTAAAATACATAATACGAAAAGAAGTGTATTAGAAAAGAAGAGTGCTTTTCTGAAAAAGATTTATTATGATACAAGCACTTTGTTAGAAACAGATTCTTCATCAACATATCACTCATTCGTTGAAACACCCCCTGAACTATGGAAATGTATGAGAGACTTGTGTGATGTTATTTACAAATTAGATAAACAGATTGAGATTCTTGACAATGATGAAAATCAACCAGAAGAAGGAAACAAAATTTGATTTAGATAATAAACAAAAAAGAATTAAAAAGTAGGCAGTTGAACTTCAAAATGGATTTTCGTAGCGAAGTGCGTACTCGACTTACCGAGAAGGTGCTTTCTTTGTCAAAAGAAGAAGTCACATCCATTGAAAAGAGCATCTTCAATTGGACTATCGAATATGCTGAAAATAATAACATAGTTAAAACATGGCTAGACAAGAAGTTTGCGAATGTATATATCAACAAAGCAAACCATATTCTGACAGCATTGATTCCAGACTCGTATATTTACAAAAACCAAGGAAGCTCAATGGATTATGAATTATTGATTAATAACATTAAACATGGTGTTATCGATCTTAATAACATAGCAAAATATCAACCACATGATTTGCTACCAGAGAAATGGAATGTATATATCGAGAATAAAAATAATAGAGATGATAATGTTTGTAACAGCAAACAAATTGCTAAGACTGATATGTTTAAGTGTTCGAAGTGTAAGAAGAGAGAGTGTAGTTATTATGAACTTCAAGTACGAAGTGCTGATGAGTCGATGACTGTATTCATTACCTGTTTAAATTGTGGTCATCGTTGGAGGATTGGCTAAAGAAATGATTTACGGAATAATCATATCGGACACTGAATAAGAAATATTATTACGAACTATTTTGAGAGGTATTTTCTTTTTATCTAATTCGAGTCTTGCGATCTCTTTTACATTTGAACAGCTTTCTAATTCACGCTGTGTGAGTGTAGTGGTTGCACCATTTGCGAGTTGACTCATTCGAAGACCCAATATTGAAGTTTTCTCATACATAGACATGATTAATGGATACATAATTAAATAGAATTCTTTATTACTATTATTTATATTTAAAATTTGGATGACCCAAAGGCATCAACATTTTGGTGACCTTGAAAAGGCATCAACATTTTGGTGACCTACCTGTCATCAAAATTTTGATGTCCAAAAATACTTACAGTAACTACAGCAATAAATGTATTTGATATTTGTATTATCATATTTGATGTATGCAACATCATTCGAATCACTGTCTTTTTTACTACATTCTTTATTGGGACACACTATATTGTTTACATGAGGAATGGTGTGGTCGTAAATAATATTAGGATTGATGTATTTAGTATACTTTTCATTTGTTCCATCAAAGTTGTTGGTTGCGATCTGTTTTGCTTCCTCATCATCATCGATATCCTTGACAGCACCACAGTTTTTACAATAAAAGATGATCTTGTTTTCTTCATCATGTTTAAAATAATACATGTTGTTGCAATACTCACAGAAGTCCATGTTCGTATCTTTATAATGTAGTATTGTTTTTTTTTAAATTACTATTTAAAAAATATATATCAATTTTTTGATAAACTAGTCCAAAAATGCCAAGCGTTAATTTGTACATTATCCATTACAGTAAATTAGTACATCGAGAAGGTGTATTTGCTAAGATTCAAAATATGTTTGGAAACATTGTGAAGCAAAAGAATATCGACTTGAATATGAAAATCATAAGCAAGTTTGATCCAGATACTTTGAATGGAGATTTTGTGAAAAGAATCTTTGATCCAAGTGAAATCAAAGGAACTAGTGAGGAACAAACTGAACTGAATGAAAAGCTCGCATCGTATAATAAGTATATCATCAAAACCCCCCAAATCAACTTTGTTAGCAACTGTTTAAAGCATATGGATGCTATGAATCAAATTGCGAAGACTGCTAATGACGATGATATCAATATGATCATTGAAGATGATGTGGTTTTCGATTCAACAGCCGAAACTCTACTCACAGAATTTATTGAGAACAAGAAATATGTAATGAATGATAATGCATACGATATTGTGTTTCTTGGACTTCCTGGTCAGCAAAACCATGATCAAGACACAAAGAAACTAGAAGTCGTTCCTGTAGATGATGTAAAGGTTCTTCCATGTTGTGATTCCTATTTCATTAGTAAGTCTTGTGCCAAAAAACTGGCACAAACTTATATTCCGTTGAAGTTTCCCAACAACATTCATTTGTCTTATTTGATTACTAGGGAATCATTAAAGGTTGCTAGGACCTTTCCGAATATTATGGCAGATGGGTCTAAGGTGGGTCTTACTTCTAGTTCGATTTCTCCAAATAACATTCTCATTTTCAATACATCATACAAACAAATATATAAGATATTAGATAAACCAGTGCCTACAGTTGAAGATATCAATACAGTAGAGAAATTATTGAAGGGAAATACTTTGAAGAGCTCTCCTGATTTTGTATTCCTAGAAGGCTTATTTTATTTGAGAACAAAAAGGTATACTGAAGCCAAAGATAAATTTGATGAAGCATTAACCATTTTTGAAACACAAATATCCCCATTATCTAGTCAATCCGCAATCATTCAAAATTATATAGATTTGTGTAAGTATATTCAATAAAAAATTGATTTAACGATTCTTCTTATATTTTTATATAACGAAGTAGTAATAAAGACATGATTATTCCTGTTAAGTGTTTTACTTGTGGAAAAGTGTTGGCAGATAAATGGAATTATTTTAAAGAAAAATCGACAGAAATGGATCGAAAAACAGATATTGAAAATCTTACCATTGAAGACTTAGAGATCAAGGATGGTCATGATAAAGACAACTACTTTGACAATAACAAGAAAGGTGAATTGTTAGATAAATTAGGATTGACGAAGATTTGTTGTCGTAGACACATGCTTGGACATGTAGATCTTATTGATATTATTTGAAAATATTTATGTAACTTTATAGCTCTTTTTTTTATAACTCATCATATAAATAAATGAATACGCATTTATATGAAGAAATACGAAGTATTGAAGACATTATTAATGAAAAAAAACCAAAGAAACGCGTATCCAATAATTTACAAACAGAAGATGAATATACAAAGTTGAAGAATAAAGAAGACAAGATCTTGACTTTGTTAGATGATATGCATAAACAGAAATCAGAAGAAAAAGATACACTTCAATACTTTACAAGCGCACCTATACATATTGTGATATTTCGAACATTTCGAAAAATGATGTCTATTGGTAATGACATTACACAAGAAAATGATATTTATAAAATGATAGATATCCTGTTACACAAAGATAATATTATCTATGTGGGAATAACATTGGTTATTTTTTCAATTCTTTTGATGTTTATTAGTTTATAATGGAACAACAGCGAATATACATTTTGTGTATGTTACTTGTATTGTTAGTGTACTCATATATCTTTGGACAACATAATTATACTACAAACTTGTTCATTTCTATTGCCGCAATTGTATGTCTCTACAAACTGTTTACAGTGTTTCAAGTATACACAAAGATGAATAAAAAAGAACAATATGATGATATACAACTATCCACACTACAAGATAAATTATTAATTGTACAAAGTATAAAATGGTTAGAATATGACACCTTCTTGTCTAATGTCATTGTGGACTTGTATCCAATCACCCGTTATGATATTGAAGTGTTGAAAATAGTGATGATTCATCTCAACAAGTTCTTGAAAATATATTATCATGCGATGTCTTCCACAGAAGATAGTGCTCTTTTGTATAAGAACATCCGAAAAAATCAAACAACCATACAATCTTTAGAAGACAAAAAAGTGGACATTATTGATGAGCTTAAGAATCTTGTTTATGTATTGCCAACTTCTATGTTTTATGTGGATCAAAATATTCCTGAAATATCATTCCTTATTGAAGACTACCTTAATAAGAAAATTGCATTACTTTCAACCAAACTTAAAATGAAACAAACAAAATTCGCATCCGCATCGTTATAATCTGCTACATAAAATTCAAATCATTGGATATAAATGAATAATATCAAATTACATGAAGTATATATTAAGAAATACATTTCTTCAAAAGATTTTGGTATTGTATTGAAAACTGCTTATGAAGATTTTGAAGTTGTCTATAATGATCGAAACAAAATCATTTCAAAAGATATTGATTTTGTACTTTTTTTGATGAAAAAGAATGAATTTTTAGGATTGATCCGACAAACCATCATTGTCTACAACCAGCTGAATGATAAGAAGATGGTCTTAAAAGAGAAATGGAAGCATATGTTAAAACAAGATATTATTCGAAAATGTTTAGAGTTTGATAAGACTTTTCATATTTATCTTACTGCTTCATTGTATTCATATATTTGAAAAAATCTCTTGTATTATTAAAACGGGCTTCATTATGCCACCAAAGAAGACACAACTTAAAGGTGGGTTGATTGATCCATCATCTGTTACTTTAGCTCTTATGAAACCATCTGTTGTTCAAAACCTTTCAAATATTGAATTAACATATAACTCAAAAAATTATTTGAATATACCAAACGGAGGAGGAAAGCCTACTCAAAAGAAAGCAAAATCTACAAGTTCGACTACTAGTGGAGGTAAAAAAACAAAAACCAAAAAGTAAATAGAACATAAGGACAACAAAAACCAAATAAAAAATAAAGTCATTATACATTAATAAGTCATTATGAACACTTGGAAACTAATTGATTCTTTTTTTACATCAAATACAAACTCCAAATATATCTCAAATCATCATTTAGATTCATTTAATATTTTTATGAAAACAAAGATTCCATACATCATTCAAACATTGAACCCTTTTGTTATCATAAAGGATGGTTATGAAATCAATGTACATGTTGGAGGTGTTGAAGGAACTGGTATTTATGTTTCAAAACCATACAATGAGGATGGAAATACATTGTTTCCCATTCATGCTAGATTAGAAGATGTTACCTACTCTAGTGAGATATATGTAGATGTATTTATTGAATATCGATCTACAAAAGATACTAATGCTTCCGTTATTACATCAAATCTGAAACAAATTCCTATTGGAAATATTCCAATCATGATACAATCCGATCTTTGTAATCTCCAAGGAATGGATCGAAATGAACTCATTCAATCTGGCGAATGCCCTTATGACCAAGGAGGTTACTTCATAGTGGATGGTAAAGAGAAAACGATTGTATCTCAAGAACGAGTAGCGACCAACAAGTTGTTTCTCTCATCCGCAACAGACTCGAGTATTGACAAGTACATTAAAATGGGTCTCATTCGATGTACTTCAAAGAAAAACTCACTGTTCCCGAAGACGATCACCTTATTGACCCTCGCTTCCGCCGAGCGAAAGAATGCAATTACAATAGAAATTCCCAACATCTTTTCACAAATCCCTTTGTACACACTTTTTAGAGCACTTGGATATGTCTCTGATAAAGAGATTACTGAAATCATATTTGCAAACAAGATCGAAAATGTAAGCCAACATTATTTGACATTCATTCGTAAATCAATTCATGATAGTTCACATAGTTTTACTCAAGCAGATGCCCTAGACTACATTGCTAGATATACCAAATACAAAGACCCGAAACAAGTGCTTCATATTTTAAAGAATGATCTATTCCCCAATGTGGGTCCTTTGTTCAAGAACAAGGCCATGTATACAGGAACACTTGTGTTCAAATTAATAAGACACGCATTAGGTGAGTTAGAAGATACGAACAGAGATAGTTACTTGGTCAAACGAGTGGATGTAAGTGGTATTTTAATGACGAATATGTTTCGCGATGGTTACAATCAGTTAAGGAATAATATCAAGAACAAGATTGATAAGGAATTCATTTATGGTAGTTGGGGAGATATGAATGAGTTCAAGGTAATCATTGAAGGAAATGTAAAATCAATATTTGATCGTAATTTCATTACAGAAATTTCAAGACGATCTTTCAAAGGTAAATGGGGTCTCAAAGAGAGTGAAGGTATTGTACAAGATCTGAATCGTCTTTCCTATACAGGATATATCTCACACACAAGAAGAGTCAACACACCTATGGATAGAAGTCTCAAATTAGTAACACCACATCGCGCAGATGCTTCTCAATGGGGATTTATGTGTCCTATTGAGTCACCAGATGGTGAAAATATTGGTTTATTGAAACACATGGCTACTAGTTGTTTTATTACCCAAGAATCGGATGAAGATGAATTGATTCAATGCTTACATGATCTGGGGATGAAACCGATTGATGAGTTGTATGCTTTGGATATTCAAAATCATACTAAAGTATTGCTAAATAATAACTTTGTAGGAACTCATGATTCTCCAATGGACTTGTTAAAAGAGCTAAGAAGATACAAAATAAATAACATTATCAACTATACCACTTCAATCTCATGGGATATTATCGAAAATGAAATTGAACTATTTAATGATGCTGGTAGATGTGTACGACCTATTATTATCAACACTCCTGAATCACTTAAACGCTTCAAATCCATTTTGTCAGACAAATCGATCAATGATAAATGGTCCGCTATGGTACCTTCACGAATTGGAAATTTAGGATATGACAAAGGTAAGGTAAAAGAACAAAATGCTTCATGTCTCGAATTTATTGATTCCACTGAAACAAGTCGAGCATTAATCGCTATGAAGTATGAAGATATTGATCTTAATCCTATGAACAAATATGATTATATTGAAATCCATCCTTCTTTGATCTTAAGTTTGTATTCATGTTTGATTCCATTAGCACATCATAATCAAGCACCTCGTAATATTTTCTCTGGTCAACAAGGAAAACAAGCGGTTGGTGTATATGCTTCTAATTTTAACAAACGAATTGACACTGCTGGATACCTCTTACATTATCCACAACAAGGTTTACTCAACACCAAATATTCGAAATATACAAATACAGATGCCTTGACCAATGGTGAGAATGTAATTGTGGCAATCGCAACATACACAGGATACAATCAAGAGGATAGTTTGATTATCAACAAAAACTCGATTGAAAGAGGACTATTCAACAGTTCGATTTATAAGGCATATGTTGATTCAGAAGATGAAAATCCCAAAACAGGAGAATTCTTACAATTTGGCAATCCTTTGAATATGGTCAAAGCAGGTGCGGAGATGAATATCAAGTATGCGAAATGGAATAAGATTGATGAACATGGATTTCCTTTAGAAAATAAATACATTGAAGAAGATGATGTGTTTGTAGGTAAGGTAAAAACAACTGTGGTCTCGAATAAGTTTGATGAGACTGCGGAAAGAGTTCGAACAGATGAACAAGATAATACAATCAAAACATATTCTGATAAATCAGAAGTTGCCACTTTCACCAATGGTGGTATGATTGATAAAGTGTATGTCTATTCTAAAAATGATAAGACAAAACTCAAAATTAGATTCCGTAAAACAAGAGAACCAGTGCTAGGTGACAAATTCGCATCAAGACATGGTCAAAAAGGTGTGATTGGTATGATTCTCCCACAGGAAGATATGCCTTTTACCAAAGATGGTGTGGTTCCCGATTTAATTGTAAATCCACACGCATTTCCAAGTCGTATGACCATCGGACATTTGATCGAAGCTGTATTGACACGATACTCTTGTGAAAGCGCAAACCGTATTGATGGTACAGTATTCGAACATTTGGATTTAGAAAGCTATACCAAGTTATTGGAAAAACAAGGAGTTCATAAACATTCAGATGAAATCATGTATAATGGCTTCACGGGTGAACAAATACAAACCCAGATATTCTTTGGACCAACATACTATTTCAGACTAAAACACATGGTAAATGATAAAATGAACTATAGAGAAGGCGTAGATCCTGCTAAGGCTCCTATCACTGGAACCACGAAACAACCTACACATGGTCGTGCAAATCAAGGTGGTTTGCGCATTGGTGAGATGGAAACCAACGCATTATTAGGACATGGTATTGCGAGTTTCATTAAGGAATCTATGATGGAACGATCAGACAAGGACAAATTCGTAATGGACAAAGACGGTGGAGATTTTGCCAACCCACACAAAGATGCTCCTATGTCTATGATTGATGATCATTACAAATCATTTACAAATGTTGAAATTCCTTACACATTTAAGCTTCTTAGCCAAGAAATAAAATCTATGGGCATCAAACCCATTTTCCATTTCAATAGAAAAAATGAACCAGATGATGATGTTGTAGAGGAAGACATTGATCCTGAATTCACTTTTGAGGATTAACTGAATAATACACTTTCTTGATTCCACAAAACTGTATATATGAATTACACACCTTACATGGTAAAGAATACTTCATAGGTTCACGAGAACTTCGTGTATTTGTTACATTATTACTAGTTGGACCCAATCGAACAACATAAAGATCACACTCTCTCAAGTCTTGATTTTTTACTTTTTTCAAAGTTGATATTTCAGCATGTACACTGAAAATATCATTTGAACACCGATGATTTTGAAAGGCACATCTTGATTCTTTAGTATGAGGATCAAAATGATTCTGAATCTTGAAATTATATCCACAACTTATGATTTTCTTTCGCCGCACAATCACACAACCATGTTTTTGTGTAAGTGTTGATTTATGGGCTAAGTTCAAACATTTATCCATGTATTTCTTCTGTTCTAAACTCATGATCTTACACCGCTCCATATCCACACCATCATAACATGGACCACTTGTTGGTTGCATTTTGGATATGTGTTCACTATAGTTATAGTTTCTAACTTAAATAATAAATTTTGTTCTTAATTCAATTTTTTGATCAAAACCACCAATATTGCAGATAGAAGTGCTTGTGTGTAAGATGTTAAATAGGCTAGGTTCTTGACTTCAAGTTTTTGGAAAATGAAACTCCTTACTGATTCAGAGTATACCACCACTAAAATGAATACAACGATCACAAACAAGAAATAATCTAAATCGCCTACAATAGATAAAAGAGCATTCTTATTAATGAATGAATCAGTCATACTTTGTGACTGTGTTGGTGTCATTGTTTGTTGCTGTGTTGGTGTCATTGTTTGTGGTTGTTGTGGTGTCAAGGAAGGAGTGGGGATATTGGACTTGTTCATTTCGATTTCTCTCTTTAATGTATCTATTTGATTTTGTAAATCAGATTGTTGTTGCTGTTGGATTGTGGATAGTCTCTCTTTTTCTTGAACTAAATCTTCAATATTTATATCCTCATTCATCTCTTCTTGATATTTTTGTTGAGGTGGTGGTTGAGTAATGGCTTGTTGTTGCTGTTGTGGTGGTATGATCTGAGCAATTGGTGTTGATTTTACCATTTACACTCAAAAAAGAAATTAACATATAAGATTGAAACGGAAATATCTTTTATCGTTTACATTCAGTCATTACTGGAGTATATTTATAACATTCATTGTCAATTTTGTACACTTTGTCTCTGATTTCTTGGACATCTGGACCCTTAATCACAACACATCTACCATCTTTGCATACTTTTCTGAAAAAGGAGGCAAGTCCAAGACCAATAATGACAGACACAATAATAGATCCAGCAGATGTATCCACGATTTTTGAGAGCATTCTTTATATAACTTAAGAATTAAAATTCTCTAAAACAGGCTGAGACTCTACCTTACCTTCTTTGTTACAATCCACTTTATCATATTTGTATTTGTAACATTCATTGAGTTTGTTTGTATATACTACCTTGCCAGCATTATATGGAGAAGGAAACTTCATCACGACATTAGGAGCAGGAGAGCTAATATAGACATACAGAATGCCGATACAAAAAGAAAGGATCAATGCAAATAAATTAAGTTTACCAAACATGGAGAATCAAGTTTAATTTACTAATATATATTTTTTCATAGCATCAATTTATCACATAATTCATCTCTTGACAATTTTTTGTACATCTTACCAACCTTCTTTTTGAGTTGAGCATCTTTTTCAATAAGAGCATAAATTTGTGCCTTGCTCAAATAGTATGGTTTGGAATGTTTGGTTGATTTACAATCAGACAAGGAACCAAAGATTCCTTTCATTACATTTTGTTTCCACTCTTTCTTGACTTCAGTTTCTGTTTTTGGTGTACTTTTCTTTAATTTCTCTTTGATCTTCTTTTCTAATTTTGATTTTTCTTTTGGTTTTACATCAGGAGTTTGATTTATATCTGCGCTCATAATAATAGGTTTTGAAAGCGTGTAATCATCAACAGCGATCATCTTTCTCAAAATACCCTCCCTTTGGGAAGCATTATCCTCTAAAGTCATATTCAAGTATTGATTAATCTTTGTTTTTTGAATTACATCATCACTAGTGTTATGTATAGAATCAAACAGTTCTTTCTTTGTATTTAATGATTTTGAATGAGCATCATTTACATGGTTCCATTCAGACTCAAGTTGGTCTTTCTTTTTTTGAAAATGAGTGACCAATTCATTCATTGCTTTATCATTGTCGTGAATCAGTTGTGTTAAACGCTTTATTTCTGTGAAGTCTTTCTTCTCACCATAAATGATCCTCTTCTTTTCAAAATCATATTTTTTCATCAATTCATGTTTGCTATTCTGTAATTTTTGTAATGCATTCATTCGTAATGAATACATTGGTTTTTTGAGTTCGAACTTGGTTTCACGAAATTGAACTTGGAGTTTTTCCTTATCATTGGTGAAAGGTGGATTGTCAAATAAATGTTGATTGTTTAGATACAAATCATAAATTCGAAGGTATTCTTCATACAAATGAGGATAAGAACCCACCGTTGCTACCATTGCATCTTTGTTTATAACATACATTTTTATGAATTAGGAAAAGATCAAATCAATCATTGCGAATAAATAAAAGGATACAATCGCACAAACAATTGTGAACACTCCAAGAGACATGATCGTTTGATTTTTATTGATACCAAATGGTTTGATCGTATCATCCCTTTTAAACATCATGGATGGTTTTGTACAATACATGAGTAACATCAACAACACAAATAATAAGATGCTGTAGATAATCCTACCATTTATGCCAATCATTTTAAGTTTTATTATTTAACATAAGATTTAATTTCTGTCAATAAAACAAATGGTAAGCATTTATTTACTGCTTAGTGTTTTACTTATTTTAAGCATTATCGTATTGTATGCTTTTGGGGTATTACAAACTCCAACTAAAGTGACTGAAACTTTCGTTGAGGAAGAAGTTGTTTACGAAGTAAATGATAATGATTATGTCTTACATACAGATCACCCATTCAATGATCAGTGTATAAACTCATTCATTAAACCAGATGATGTCAAGTCTACAAACATTGTTGAGTTTTTGAATATGAAAGATGTAAAGTTTATCGGGATATCAACTGATAAAAGACATTACATGGTGATTTCTAAATTACAAGATGTACCAAACATACACTCTATAGAAGATAACACAAAGATCGGTTACATATATGAGAGAGATAAAGTGTTGTTTGATCGATTATTCAAGAAAGCTTATCATAAAAGCATGCGTTTTGAAAATATAAATAGAGAGCCTAAAGAATATGTAAGTGATTATTGTAATTCATATGATAATACAAACAATATGTTTATTGACTTCATGGAAAGCGAGTATGATTATTTTGTGTTCTCACTTGATACACATTATGATGAAAAGCTTTATGGGTATTTTAATGATTTTTTTATCAAAAGAGTAAAACTTCTTGATTTTGTGGGAGACTTGAAAATCAACCCTTTCATTAAACACAAGATTCATGATTACATATTCATGAGTGTAATAAAAGACAAATACATTGAAGTTGATAATGTCCTTTGTCAGTCTAATGATATTGAAACAGACTTTAACCGTCTTTTCACAAACAATCTTATTGATTTTGACGCTTCTCAACATTATATTGATGTCTATCATTGTGATGTTCCAGATGAAATGTTGAAACATTTTAAACAAGATCATTCCATAACAAAAGTGAAGATAGATGATTTGAAAAACACACCCGATAGTTGCAAAGCAGATACTAAGATTAAAAATCTAGACAATTCACCAAAAAACATATTCGGAAGACATGTTTACAAATCGACTCGTTGTAGCGAGAGTTATAAGAATTTGTTTATTGATATCATCTATCCATTTGCTAGCACTTATGATATGAAATTATCACCCGATGACTTCAATACACTTAAAATCCACTCTGACAAGTTTGATGATTACATTCCAATTCGAAACGCTTTCTCCTATAATAACTTCAATATTTCAAGATATAAAATCAATGTAGATCCTGAAAGGTTTCCCACGGAATCATACATTGATGATATTTACTATGGCGCATATAAAGATGATGATGATAAAACCATTTTAACAAACTCTATTCCTTTCGATTTGAATGAAAGTTTACATACCATTGAATACCAAAAATCAGATGATGTTATAATCAATGTGATCATTTCTTTCAATAATGAAGGACCTCCTGCTGCTACTTACACCCACAAAGGAGAATCCATGTCTGTTCATATTTTCGAAGGGGATCGTTTGTACATAAACCCAGATAGCATTTATGATATCAATCTATCCAACTTTATCGAATCGAAACTTCGAGATGGTAAAAACTTCAACTATGGATTTGTTACGACAACCGTTGAAGGTGGGGGTATATCGCGAATCGTGATTCGATTAGATGATATCAGAGAAGCATCTAATTTCAAAAGGATTGAGGGTAAATGTTTCAACTCGAACATGAATGAACTCGTTGAAATTCAAGATGAAATCGAATGTCTCCAAGATAAAGACAATATTTGGGAATTCGGATGTAAATATAACTATGAATGCCCATACTTCCAAAGCAATTCGAACTATCTAAATCATTTCGGAGGTTGTGAAATGAATGGGTTTTGTCAAATGCCTCGTGGTATTCACAAACAAACATTTAAACAACCATTCATAGACAAAGATAACCAGCCGTTATGTTACAATTGTGATCCTGAATCAGAAAACTGTTGTGATGATTATAAAAAGAATGAACTGCTTGTATCTCCCTGATTATATGTTTAAAAATGATCAAGAACAACGAATCAAACACTTATTTTCTATGAAATCTGATGATGAGGAAGGAGACGCATCCAAATCAAAATGCGGCTTGTATATCAACAAGTATTAAATAGTGTATGTGGAGATGATTATGTATTGAACTCGCTTAAATACATTTTATATGTTACATATTTGTACATGATAATGGAGTGTATTATTTGTTTTGAGGTGATCGAAAATAGTGACCTCTTAGAAACGACCGTATGTCAACACATTTTCCACAAGCAGTGTATACATACGCTCATTAAATATAATAAATATAGAGCCAGTTGTTGTCCTTTGTGTAGAGCGATTCTTCCCAAACACAAGTTGTTTCCGAATGACAGTCATATGAAATCTACCTATGAGCTTCACATGGAACTTATATGGCGTAGAGAGCGCTTTGAGACGCTTTTTGCGTTCACGATTCTTAGTATGGTATTGCCTTTGAGTGTGTGGTATGGCTATCAGATAAACTTAATGAGTATAATATATACCCAAACATGTTATATCATACATGAATATATTATAAATGGGAAATAATAAAAACATTCATGGAGTAAGTGAACAACAATCATAAGTAGTTCGAAGTTTTTTTAAATATCCATGATCATTGTCTGGACAATAATACCATTCTTTCCAATGATATAAAATTCGTTTTTGTAATTTTGAGTTGTAATAGGCTTTTAAAAGTAATTGACCACGGATAGAGTTTACATATCTTTTGATATAATTTTGTGTTTTTAAGGATACCGGTTGTTCAAACGATTTCATATGGTTGTAAAACCATGGGGCTGCAATCATATCACTATCTGTACTTCTATACATTGTTTGAATGCGTTTGAAACAAGTTTTGACTAACGCTTTGATATCATTTCGATATTCATTCACCAAATCATTGTTTTCGTAATCGTATAATTCAGTCCAACTATCATCGAGTTCAGAATAACTGCGTACATATTCTGATACATTTGAAATGATGCCATTCTCATATCCACATATTACCTTATACCATAACATGTTATCTATTTTCAAATGAAAGGTAATTGACTCTGAACTAACATATAAAGTATCCAAATTCATTTCATCCTCATTTTTATGTTTGATCGGTGCAACAATGGTTGCATTCAAACTATTGTAATTATCCAAGGTTAATTTGTGTACAATGAAAAACATCTTCAACGAATATTTGTTTTTCAAGTCGATATCAATCTTTGAACATGAATACAACATTATACACCATTATATATCATCATTGTACTTTGTATTTAAATATGTCCGTATATGTTTGTTTATCAATGTGTGTATTATTGATAAGTTCATTCAATCCTCGACTTCATCATCATTTTCACCCGCATAAGAAGTGTATTCTGGGTTATTGTTTACATCAGGGCTCTCAGATGGATGAGTATCTGGCATGATGTCTTCAGGTGCGATATCTTCATATATCTTTGAAAACTCTTCCATCTCTGGCACATATCCTACTTTTTCTAACATGAGAAACAATAAGCGTTCATCATCTCCCATTTGATCCTTCTTATTGTACTTCTCTTGTTTGTCATTTTCACGAAGAACTTCTACTGCAGAACGATAATCGACTGATTTCGAATCCAAGGTCGATATGGAAGTGGTTTGTACAAGTTTATCTAACATTGCTTTAGAAATCGATTTCATATCTACATGGTTAGGGTCTATATTTGATATTTTATGAACATAGTTTAGTATGGTTGACATGTACATTAAGGATGATTTCATGAGTTCAGTTCTGTTCTTTGAAATATGATGATATTCGAATGATGGTAATGGAGTTTGTCTGATCGAATCCACCAAACCATGATGTTCCGATATGCGTTCAAGCATCACAAACTCTACACTATCTTTCATGGATCTTGTGTTGTTTTGTATGGCAAATTCCGAGTCACTCGTTTTCTTAGAAGTGGATTCAAGGATACTCAATTGATGCTCATTGTTGAAATGATTGAGGATCCTTGAAATCATAACTAACATATGATTACGACCATATTGATATAATGCTTCATTCAATATCAACATCATTGATAGGTCTTGATCTTTAAATGAAATGTATCGATCTTGTAAGGCTTGATAATCAGTTTCTAATTGAAATGATAAGTCTTTCAATATTGAAGTTAACTCGGAACTTTCTTTATTCACATCCACATCTAAACTAAATTCATACACAAATGACTCAGGTACTAATGTTTGTATATTAGTGAAATGGATCGTTTTATCTTGTGGGATTGGTTTGGATGGTTCTTTTGATTTGGTTAATTGAATCAACAGATTATTGGTATGTTTGTAGATTTTTTTATTGACTTCAAAAGAAGTTGGTTCAGTTTTCAAGTTGTCATGTAATTTTAACAATGATGGTTTGGAAGAAATAGAATCCACTTGAAAGAATGCATTTGATTTGAATTTATTTTCTTTATTCGATTTCTGTTTGACATCATTCAATTTGATTGATAATTCCATTTTAGTTTGAAGTATTAACTTAGTCACTTGAACTAGTTTCTTTTCATTTCGCTCTTGGTTTGATAAATTAGGGTTGTTTCCAAACACCTTGGATAATATACAAGACAGGTACTTTAAGGTTGTTTTTGAACCATCTTTAGTTACAGGTGCTTTCAATGGGAAACCTTGAATCTTAAAGAATTCAGAACACTTCTTATTAATATTGTATACTTCAATAGACTTGTTGTATATGCTTACAAATATTAATAAGAAAGATGATATTACTGTGATGTTAATGTACTCTACATACTTCGTTTTTTCTTTTTGAGATTTAAACATCTTATTCAAATCTTTCACATTTGGATTCTTTTTACGAAACATACCAGTTCTTTCTTCAAACAATTTAGCTACAAAGTACACCAAGTTGTTCGTTATGTATGTGATCTGTTCTTTATCAAACTTGAATCCTCCAAACTCCAAAGAGATTTGATGGATCATTTGTTCGATTGATTTGTCTGAGGAAATAGTGACTGTTTCATCTGCTGGTGTATCTAAGGTACCTACTTTCTCATAATTGAGATCTCTTGTTCTCTCCACATTGTTGTACACCTCATCGAAATCAACCATATTTCTTGATCCTTGATAATTTTCTGGGTTTTCATAGGATTTATTGATCTTAGACAAGAATGAACTGTTCATAATATTTTGAGGTTTTACATCTGTCAAGTAGTAATGCTTGTCATATTTTCTCTTCGAAATGTAATCTGATTGTATTGTTTCTTTTTTTCTTATACATCTTTCCTTCTCTTTCAAATAAGAAATTACCGATTTTAGTTCTTTGTATTTGTAGTTATCTTGTATCTTTTTTCTCACATCTAATAGATCATTCACATGATCATAAAATGGCTTCTCTTTTAGATTGGGGGTTAAAGTTGTTTTCGATAATTCATTTTCATATATTGTGATGGAATCATTTTCATCATCCTCCATATTCATTTGTTCAATAACATAGTCATTCATAATCATCAAACCATGATCGAATGATTTATTCATCATAAACATAAAATGATCTATATCATTGATTTTAGAAGTCAATGTAGGATAATATACAGACAATTTATTCATTTTGAATAGTCCCTTTTTCCATTGTGTGTTTTTTGGTGTTGGGTTTGTGTATGGAATGATTTCATTCTCTCGCTTATTCAGTTTAGGGTCTACCCATTCATTTTTGATATCTTCATAGTCTATTTCGAAAAACTTATGGATTTCATTGTAACATTCATTCAAACTGTTCCATCTTGGTGTATTTATGATTACAAATTCATCTAATGTTGGAAGAATTAAATGATGAAACACTTCGATGTCTTCAGGTTGAAAGATGAATAATCGATCTTTGTTGAACAAGCCTACTTTCTTGAAAGGCTGTAAACTATTTTGGGGATTTAATGAAAACCAATTCTCATGAAGTCGATCTCTTTGAGTGTAATAATAGAGCTTCTCATAAGTTTTATCATTGATCACGATTGATTCTTTCAATTTCAATTCTAATGTACCATTCTTATTCTTATGGACCTCTCCAGCTATTTCCTTTTTGGTCAACAACGAAATGATTACTTGGTCACCTTGTTTCAATGAAGTTAACTCATGATAATAAGTAGATACATTGAAGACTTCGAATGGATGTTTGTTGAATTTAGTATATCTATTGGAATTATGCTTACTTATATAATAACCATGTATTTGGTATTCATCTACATTAATACGATACAAATCTAAATAGTTCTGTGAATCGATTGCTTTTTTGATGGTGATATTTGTTCTTTCTGTTTGTTCTTGTTGAGCTTTACTTTTTGAATCTGTTTCGAAAACGAAACGCTTACATATCTCACTTCGTTCGAAGCTTGAATCATTGTTCATTAATTTTTCGAGTAGTTCTGGACATACACGAATAGCGGTTTGTACTTGATTCGTTTCTGGAGATTTCATGTCATTGCTAAATAAATATCGGTAATGATTTGCGAGTTTTTGTTGGATTAACTTATAAGGTTGTTTCGCAAACAAAGTGAGTTCGGACAAATGATCGGAAGTGCTCTTTTCACTTTCTGTTGTTTCCCCATTATCAATCATAAATTGTTTGCTTGCAGCAATCATCGGAATCATTTTTGTGTACTTGTAAGGGATGCTTGGTTGATTGAGCAAGTTGACAAAGTTCTGACTGGTAGAAGTTTTCAAACCTTTCTTCATGAATGAATAGAGCGCATTCACTTGATTGATCGATTGCTCTTTGGAATATTGAATGGGTATTGATTTGTCAATACGAGTAAACACGATCTCATTCAAGTCATTGATCTCCTCAAAAATGATTTCATCTTCCATGATGAATTTTTCATAATAATCAATGGATGTAGATGCATTTGGATCGAAGTCACTTCCAGTTGTTTTTTGTGATTTCTCCACATGAGGTATGGTATCTTCTTCTTCCTCTTGTTTCTGTTCAGATGGGGTTGGGGTTTTTTGTTTCGGTGGGGATGGGGACGGGGTTTTTTGTTTCGGCGGAGATGGGGTTGGTGATTTGCGGAAAGTTTTCAGATAACTCCGCATTATTTTGTCATGAAGGTTCTCATGATCTTCTGGATTGATAATGTAAACAACCTCTTTGTTCTTTTTGTAAAAAATAGGCTCATAATGTGTGTCTTCAATAAAATGAAATATCATGATACTTTTGTTTTTATCATACACATTTCCACGAATGAAGTATGTTTCATCCATAAAGATAACAATATTCACCTTCAGGAATATTTCAAGGAATGAAATCATGTGTTCATCTAACCATTTATCTGGGTTTTTCAACACATTTTCAAGGTAACCCATGACATCTTCATTTGGTAATGTAGGAGCGATGTTTTTGAAATAAGAAAGATAGGTTTTTACACTTTTGTTCTTTGGTTTAGTTTTCATCGCATCGATTAAAATGTTTGCGATGTTGATACGAAATTGGCGACCGATGCTTTTTTGATCATCTGGTTTACTCAATCGATATTTTTCATTATATAAATACAGGGCGGAGTGTATCATACAACTCCCATCTCCATGCACTTCTGAAACATATAAATCTTTAATATGATGATTTTCAAACTTGTTGATCTTAAAACTGTGTAAATTCAACATTTAATGTAATACAATATTAATTTTTTTCATGATGAGAACTCTTCAAACTCTTTCATATAGCTTTCCAAGTCTTGAACTATTTCACTGATCGCATTGATCATAAACTCTCGGAGCTCATTCATTGAAGTATCATTGATGAATTTAATCTTGATAAGGAATGTATTTTCTAGAGGATGAGGTACAGAATAACCAATGTACTCCAATACCTTCTTATCACGAATGTACTTGTTTAGAATGAGCGACTGGAGTAAGTTACCGATAGTGTGTGTATACCCCTTGATAGTCACCGCATAATAATTTGCAATTTCACCGATGTTATCAATGATTATAGTCTTTTCTTTTGGATTACGGAATTGTTCGATAACAGTGTTCAACTTTTCAATACATATTTGACCTGCTTTATGAAAGATAAACTTGGGTGACATAGCACATTCTGATTCAACAGTCATTGTAAATGAAGAGGGTTCATTGTACTCATTCTTCATAAAATAACGATACTTTTGAAGGGTGTTAAACTCAGCAGTTACAGACTTCTTCTTTTCAGCTGGAACATTCTTTAGCAATTTCTTGAGTGCGGTATCAGCTGCTTCCTCATCAATGGTATTAAAATATACACAAGTACTGACTACCCCCCAACAAGCACAATCTATAGCAATCCCTTTAGTAGCATAAGCTTCAATATGTACAGATTTCTTTTCATTATTCTCTGGTCGTAACTTGGTGATGAGGATGTAGTCTTTAGTGATTTCATTGGGTGGCAATACACGCTTGACAAATGATTTTGGGAGTTCTTTTCCATCCTTATCGAAAATAGAGAAATGTTCAGTGGTTACATCTTGGATTTCTTGATTACTTGTCAGTTCTTTTTTAAGAACAAATTTATAATGATCTCTATCCCAATTTGCGATTTCTTCTTCTGTAAAATGAAGAGGAATCAAACTCAACCGATGAGCAAGGAATTCATTGTGTAGAGGACTATTGTTTTCAATGAAGTTCATGTCATTTTCAACGAAGTGATCCTTTATCTTGAAGTAGAAACCGACATTTGGAATATCTGTAAAGATCAATCGTCGTATCGAGTTTACAACACTCACATCAATGTCTTTGATTTTAAAAGTAATGCTTTTTTCATTGTTATGGCTAAGATCATAAAAGTGAGTCATCTGTTCCATTTTGTATGTATGTCTATTCTCTTTACAATTATTGAGAAAAACTTAAATCAATTTTTAAGGGAAACGGCTTAAAAAACTAGTTCGTAGGAAAATAAAATATGCTTAAACCAGTTCTGTATTGTAGTGTGAAATGCGCACATTCTAAGGAGCTTCTTGATGTTATTAAAGCAAAATCTATATTAGAAATGTTTAAAGTCCATATCATTGAACAAGAGAAAGAACGACTTCCACCCTTTGTGGATCGAGTTCCTTTGCTCTTTCACAATAACAAAATTCTTCATGATGAAGGTTTATTCATGTACATTCAATCTATTAATGAAAAAAAGCAAACTATTGATGCTTTCACACCAGATAGCTCTATTTCAGACAACTTCAGTTTCATAGATACTGAAAAAGGTAATGATCATAACTATCTTTATATCAATGATAAAGGTGACTTTGAAGACCAAAAAATTAATACACCACCTGAATCTTCGGATGATGATAAGAAGATGTCTCTTGAACAACTTATGTCTAAACGAGAACGAGATTTACCTTGAAAAACATTTAAGGAACTCTTTTAACTGTACATATATAAAGTACAAATCAAAGGAAAAAATGACTGACAACAAAAAATGGGTCAATGTATTTAATGAGAAGTTCTCTGAGTTCATCAAAGATCTGATCGAAACATTTCCAGATGATAAGGACTTCAAGCTTTGTAAACAAAGTTTTACACTACTTCAAATGGTAGATGAGAGAAAACCTGTTGAAATGTTCCAGATTTATGCTATGAAATATAAAGAAAAGATCATGAACAAGGAAGAAAGTTTCTTCTTGAAACATGATTTCAAAGAAGAACTCTCAAAGAGTGATGATCAGAACTTTTCTGTTGAACTACTTTTGAAACTCAAAGAATGTTGGAAAAATCTAGAACAAAAGAATAAGGATGTCATATGGAGTTATTTGGAACTATTATACAAGGTTGAGAATAAGATTTCTGGCTAAGTGTAACGATATTTTGGGGAGCGTAACTAATAAAAACTCTGATTTAGAACATTTATTTTTTATGGAATATGTATTTAAAGCATGTATGAAAGATGTTTTACATAAACCCATGACTTTATTGATAAAGATACAATATGTCTTCAACAAGATTCTTTTAAACTTACTCAAAGAGATTAAGAACAAGGATGTTGATCTTAAGAAAAAAATCAAAGAGAATTATGCTGTATTTGATAAATCAACCAATTCCCATATTACTTTGTTCATGGATAACATTGAAGAACCTGAAGTATTTATCAAGCCTTATGAAGAATGCGATATTTTAGAGAATGTTGAATCGAATAAGATGCTTTCATTTGAAATTCTCAAGAACATTACAGTCCATGAAATTCTTGATAAAATAAGTGATACTGAAAAGGAAGTGATTAAATGTTATTTGTACATTTTGTATATGTTATCATACATATATAAGAAGGCACTTGTGATTGAAGATGATGATGTGGAGAATTTATCTCAACTCAATGAGTTATTCAATAAGTGTTTGAAAATGATCAAAAAGGATTCTGACTTGTCTCTAGAGGATGAATTGGACAACATTTTCGATGAGGATTTGACTACTTTATTCAAAAACATATTTGAGTCTCGTAAGCATATCAAAGATTCACTGATGAATGATGAATTTAATGAAGATGAAGGCTCTGATGATCCGATGAGCTTTCTTCAAAATAGCAAGATTGGTAAATTAGCTCAAGAGATTACACAAGACATTGAGATTGATAAACTAAATATAAAAGATCCATCTGAACTGTTGAATATGGAATCATTGCTTTCGGGTGAAAATAGTGCTTTAGGCGATATTATTTCAAAGGTCGGTAATAAGGTAGCAGCGAAGATAAGCAGTGGTGAACTCAAACATGAAGACTTATTGTCAGAGGCGATGTCTATGATGGGCAAGTTGAATGGCGGTGGAAATAATGCATTCATGGAAGAGATGATGAAGAGTGCTGCTGGCATGAATATGGCTGGCATGGGTGCTGCTGGTCCTAATTTGAAACCGAGATCGAAAAACAGGAGAAAGCTCAAATAGGGATAAAAAAAATATTGTATAAGGTTAATTAAAATGAAAGAAATAGCATCTCAAGTGTGGTTTCTCGATCCATATGAACTATTGGACATTTCAAAACTGTATGATTTTTATCCAAAGGATTCAATGACCTATAATGAAAAGCTAAATAGTTTTATGAGATTTACAGTGTATTTTAGCATTGTAACCTATTTGCTTAATAAGAGCTCCAAGGTATTTTATTCCATCTTCTTCGGAGGTGTATTGACTTTCATCTTGCATCACTTCAAGAAAGAAATCTTTCATGATGAGAATCATGAAGATTTCGAGGATAATGTGAAAGAAGAATGTACTGCTCCTGATGAGAATAATCCTTTCATGAATGTGTTAGTATCCGATTATCATTCCAATCCTGAACGAGGAGAGGCATGTGATGTAGATGAAGACAAAGTGAAAGACAAAATGGAAAAACACTTTTACAAGAATTTGTATCGAGGTGTAGATGAAGTATTTGATAACAATTATTCTTACAGACAATTTTACACCACACCAAACACTACCATTCCAAATGACCAAGAAGGCTTTGCGAAGTGGTTATATTTCAATGAGGATAAAACCTTGAAAGAGTCTCATATGTGAGTAAAATTTTAGAACTGTGAATTATTTTTATATTATATTATTAAAAAATAAGAACAAATAATATGTATTTTGACAAAGATAGTCGTCTTGGTAATGATAAATGTTGGGTAGATGGACAAATTAAACAAAGTCAGAAAATTAACGATTATCACCTTTTTAATCCCTATAAAACTAATGTACCTGAATGTACTGAGAACGAACAGAAGCTTCGTGATTTCATGGTTGAAAATAAGAAGTCGTACAGAGAGGGTTATGGTTTTGCGAATGCTTGCCATATTGACAATGATTCTTCCATGAGAGCCGATCCCAAAACAATCACTCATGGTAAATGCAAGAATCAATTATCATCTCGTTTGTTTCAAGCAGTGCCTGACTTGGCGCATGGTGGATTTGAGAGTTTATTGGAGAGTCGTTTGACTCAAGGTCAAACCACGGGTAAACACAAAAGCTGTGAGAATAACTCTGAAAAAACCTTTGATGTGATGACTCCCATGATTCCTTGTTTGAAAAAAGAAGTACAAAATACAGAGCACATTGTACCAACCAAATGGGTGCGTGGGGGGGAGCATACGCGTGACCACATAAATCAAAAAGATTTTCTTGAAGCGAATGGTTATGTATTTGACGAGAAAGTATGGAAAAAGAGAGAATGCTAAAATATTTTTTATATCTATACTTTAAAATAATACAAATGAGTTTTAATAGATTAGCTTATGACACTTGTGAATACAAACAGCGATTGGAACAAAATGTAAGCAATATTGATTTCATTCTTGATCCTATTAAATATGAACATGATAAGAAATGTCGTCATGAATTTGGTTTACTTGGCGGAACTAATGTTTCCCATGTGAAAGGTAATCTTGTAGACTTAGAGAATGATCTTAGAGGACAAACTCGTCCTGCTACAAACTGCTCTCAATACAAATTTTCTCCTTCTTCAAACAACTTTGTACAAGGTAAAGAATACATCAAGCCTGTACAACACCCCAAGATTGATACCACCCCTCTTCATCTTCCTTCTTGTCAAATGATGGATTACTCAAGCATCCCTCGCATTCAACCTAAAAGAAAATAAAAAAATATATACTAAGTATAAAATATACTAAGTATGAGTTTTACAAGATTACCTTATGACACTTGTAGTTATGTTTATGATATGAATCAAAGTATGAAAGTTGGTGATTATAATTTAAACACTCCTCTCCAAGAAGATCAATTCTTTTATCCAAATCCTTCTGTGCCTTTGAATAAATATGGCGCTAGCTTATGTGATAAGGATGTTATTGATGTTGATTCGGAATTGATGGGTCTTAATGTAAAACAAACGAAATGTCCTTCTAAGAAATTTAAACCAAGCAATAAGCCATTTTGCAATCTTGTACACATGAAAGAAAATGATGAAATCTCTTCGGAAGAGACTCGCTTGAGTAACCCACCATGTACATTAAGAGGAACTGGATGGAATCGTTGGGAATGGCTTTGTGAAAACCCCCAAGACAAAGCCATCCAACCATTTGAAACGAATATCAATAATCGTTTGGTTGTAAAAGACAACCACCGCCCATGCATCCCCACTCCAATGAATAACACTTTAGCTCTTCCGCCTGAAAATAACTCTTACCCTCTTCCTGACTGGAAAACTTATCAAGATGCGAGCTTCCCTATTGTCCATTGGAGATGTTGTGGAGAAATTGAAAAACTGTAAATAAATTTCTCCTTTTATTATAAAAAATATGGTCAAGTGCTCCAACGGAAACGCAAGCTGCAGATCCTTCAAAATTATTGGCTCTGGTATTGGTTTCAAAGGTGGTCGCTATGTAGCGGAAAACAGAAACATTGCTGCGCATCGTGCTGGTAGCAAGTTGTTTCAAAAAATGATGAAAGACCCTGAGTTCTCTAAGTACAAGAACAAGACTACTATTAAATTTATCTTGTCTGAAACCACCAAGGGTTCTCCCAAAAAAAATGTAGCCTATGAAGTCAAGCAAGTCAAACTCGACAAACCTCTTGAATTTAAGAGAGGTGATGTTACCATTGTTGTCAAGTATAAATATGTAGTTAACAAACTTGTCAACCAATCTGATCCTGAAGTGATGAACATGTAAAGCTGAAGTCATGAACATACAAAGCTAGGATTTCTCAGAACAACTTGTTCAGTGTAACATTACATTCATTTGCTTGTACAAAGCGATTTAATTCCTTTCTTTTAACCCATTGAATTTTTTCAATCTCACAAACATCCAATGGGTTTGTTTCAATGAACTCTTTCTTGACTTCGATGACAAAGAAGAGTTTATTTCCTATAATAACGCTTCCGTATTTAGTGTGTTGTAGGGTTCTTAAATCAATACCAGTTTCTTCAAAGAGCTCTCGTTTGGCACATTTGAAATATTCTTTTTTATAGAGTTCATTTCTTGTCATATGGCCTTTTGGAAACCCCCATTTCTGAGATTTATTTTGAAACACAATCAAAACATCCATCATGTTTTTATTGAACAATATCACACCACATTCAGATACTTTTTTCATTGCATTTTTTGAATTATTTGAATTTTCAAATGGTATCATACAAGAGTGATGAGGATTAAATGTCATAAGTTCTTGTCCATACATTGTTCTATAATTCAGTCGGTCTTTGTACTACAAAGGATTTACCCTTATTGTTTATAATTTGTGGAGAATAAGTTTAAATCAATTTTTTTATTTATTAATACATAGTAATAAGGCACAATGGAAGTGTATGTATTTTTTACATTAATGGGGTTGGGGTATATCGCATCCAAATCTAATTCTTCTCAAAATGCGTCCAGTTCAAATTCAAAAAAGCAAAAAAAAACAACTTACCGATCATTATAATCAAAGAATTATTCAACAATCCAGAGATCTTGAACAAGAAAAGGTACAACACATGTATAAAAAAAGTAGAACGCCAATCACTTCCAAAGTTATATCAAGTGACTACAAAGATATTGTTGATTCAACTACTGATTCTACTCCCAAAGTGTATGAAAGTAAACTTTCTGGTATGAACATACCAGTTGAGGAATTCAAACACAACAACATGGAACCCTTTTTCGGAGGAACTAAGAAACAAAATGTTGATTTGAACAAAGGAAATGACTTCTTATTAGAAACTTACACTGGAACTGGTGAAATATTCCATGATCAAAAAATGGAAAATGTTTGCTTTGCTGATGTGAATGAAAGCAGTAGCTCATCTCCGTATATGAAAAAAGACTCCTATCAAGAAGAATATGATAGAATGGTTGCTAGTCGTACCAAAAATAATGAACTACCTTTTGAAAAAGAATATGTTGCTCCAGGTTTGAATGATGGTTATACCAAAGAATCTAATCAATATGGTTTCCAACCAAATGATAGAGACTATGTGATGCCCAAAACAGTAGATGAACTTCGTCAAGGCAGCAACCCCAAACTTTCTTATCAAGGTAGAACTGTAGTGGGTCAAAAAGGATCGAAGCGTGGATTCACTGGTAAATTAGAAAAGAACCGTGCAACTACCTTTCATGAAAGAAACATGGACAATCTCTTTAAAACTACTGGCGCATACACCAAAAATAAACACCGTCCTTGTACTATTGTCAAAGATACCAATCGTAAAAATAGTACCTCATATACGGGTAACATCTATCGAAATATTGGAAATGAACAAACTGGTAAACTCCAAGAATCTAAGAAACATATCTTAGAAGAATTTGGTGCTCGCAATGTAGACAACTCCAAACAGTCCAAACCAGATTGGGATTTTGGTAAGAAGAATATTTTGGTATACTCGAATGAAAGAGATCTAACAACCACTAAGACTTATGAAGGTAATCTCCAAACACTTGTCAAGTCAGTGATCGCACCTCTTCAAGATGCGGTTAGAACCACTCCTAAACAATACACCACATTCCCCAAACATGAACTCGGTAACTTACAAACTACAAATCCTGGCAAACAAACTATTTTTGACCCTACAGATGTTGCTAGAACTACCATTAAGGAAACCTTTATTCATGATACTCGTACAGGTATTGTAACTGGTGAAAAGGCATCTGTAGTATATGACCCAGATCAAGTCATGAAAACAACTACCAAAGAAACCTTACCAAACTATGAGAATGTAATCAACATGCAAACAGATCTCAAGAAGGCAACTGTCTATGATCCAAATGATGTTGCTAGAACTACAATTAAGGAAACTACGGAAGACTCTAAGAGAGATGGCAACTTGGGTAATTTGGAAGGTGGTGGTGCTTATGAAACCACCACTTATGATGCTCCCAACACTCAAAAACAATTCTTGTCTGATCGTGAATACAAGGGTATTATTAATCAACAAAATAGAGATGGTTATTTAACAACCAATATGGTTGCAGAAGAAACAAATAAACAATTCATTTCAGATAATGACTACTATGGTCAAGCATTGTCGTCTGACAAAAAGCAGATGTCATATGAAGGAATCTATAATGCGGATGTAAATGAGACTAAAGAAACACTGTTGAAAGGCAGAGCGCCAACACAAACAAGCACGAAATTAGCATCTGGTTCAGATAATATGAATGTTCTTTTTAAGAAAACAGACTGTGAAGAAACGAATACACAAATGATTGAGAAGGTGTATGAAGCTCCTCTTTCTAAAGAAAGTATTCATACGACTCAAGAAAAATATGAAGTCATGGATAATCGTCTTGATCCTGATAATATTCTTAAGGCTTTCCATGAAAACCCATACACAAAACCATTAAATGAAGCTGTTTAAGCAGTAACAACACTTTTAACTGTAGGAACAACAGCTAATAATACCAAATTTGCTTTAACATTAGACTTATGTACTGTTGTTGCGATATCCATTCCTTTACTTTTTGAACCCCATTCTGTTTGATTACTCATAATTCTTCTTGTGTACTTTGTAGTATCGATACTTGCTTTGATATCATCGAGTTTCACTTTGCCTCTAATTTCATTTAATTTAGTTTGATCTGTTTCTAAAATGAAATACAACTCACACTCATAAGAAGGGTTATTTTTAAACAGCGTTGCTGTCAATGAATATGGTTTACTCGTAACTGTTTTTAATTCAACAAGAGAACACATGTTTCGATTGCTAAATAAATTGACATATACAAGTTGATGTATTTTAGTATTTCCATCTTTAAATGTCAAGAACGCTTTGAAATCTGCTTTGTTATCTACATTCTTACAACATGCCTTACATACATCTGCTTTGCTTACTTGTTTACCAATCGCAATATCCCATAACTTACTGGTACACTCTTCATTACCTGTAGTTTTTGCTGAATGGGTTCCTTGAAATTGTCCTTCTTTCATACGAATTACACCCTCTAATTCTGATTTAATATATTGGATTTTAGATTTATTTTTTTTTATTGTCATCAAATCATTTTTTGTTAACTTATCATCCTCTGCGGTGTATGAAGCATCTTGAAAATAGATCGAATGTTCACTATTTATTACTCCATCTTTTCCAAAATCAACAGTTTCACTATCTTCAAATTGAATATCCTTTTGAAATAGAGCTTTCCCATTTATGTCGATTTGATTTGCTTTGAGATGAAAAGGTGAATCGAATTGGAGATCATGATCATCTTCATTTAAAGGTGTTAATCCATTTGTCTCATACAATGAAGCTGTGATAATTGAATCTTCTGTAAATGATTCTACTGACTTGTATTTACATAAATACATTATTATACAAATAATCACAATAAGAAGCACTATCAATATCACTTCCATTTAATATCTTATTCGATAATTAATTTGATAGACTTAATCCCTAGATCTTTTGGATATGCTATTATATTTCCATCAAATTCATCGTTAAACATGATCTTTACTAAACCAGTTCTATTATCTGTATCTCCAGTCATTTTTTCAACATTAAAAAACAACAATTTACAAGTTTGTAGATTGCTTGATTTTTGTAGGCTTAATTGAACAAAATCATCTTGTGTATTTTCATTCATTAGTTTGTACAATATTTCTCCTTTCGCTTCTAGTTGTAAAACATATGGGTCTTTGTTGTCCGACTTTATTAATTGAACCATACAATTTGTCTCATCAGTATCTGGACTACAACAACAATTACAAACTGGTGCATCTTCAATATCTTTGCTTCGCAATCGTCTCCAAATCTTATTCGCACACATTTGATGGTCTTTATTCAAATCAAAATAATTACACTCTTCGTTGGCCTCTGCTTTTTTCTCCAACCCAATTCTTTTTAATTCATCCATATCATCTTGTTCCAGTATATAATCATCATCTGTAAATGCGTTATTCAAGGCACTTATATGTCTTCGTGTATCTTTGTATGAATCCATTGACAGTTGATTGCTCGACCCCCCTTGTCCAAACATCAAACTATTTCCATACAAATAGATGTCATTATTGAAATATACTGGCTCTTGGAAAGATACCTTTTGATTCTTAAATACCACCTCATCTTTAAAAATCATGTTGCTATTTAAAATCATATTGTAAGCAGTAAGGTTGTTGTATTTATTATCATTTTTCCATGTGAAATCCCCAGTTATTGTACTGTTTTGTTCATTTTTGGTAGGAAGTATTACAACTGCTGCTTCCTCTTCAGTTGTTGGTTCTTCGACAGCTGCTGCTCCTTCGTCGGTTGCTGCTTCGGCTGCTGCTTCGGCTGCTGCTTCTGCTTCGGCTGCTGCTTCTGCTTCGGCTGCTGCTTCTGCTTCGGCTGCTTCGGCTTCTGCTTTGGCTTTTGCTGCTTCCATTTGACTTTGAATTTGCTCTCTCATTCTACTTATAAAACCAAAATGTTCAATCGTTTGTTTCTTTCTTCCACGACTTAAAAACCATATTGTTGTAAGTAAGATAGTAAAAATACTGATAATACCAATAATCACATAAAACATCTTATTACTTATGTGTTAGAAAAAGAAAGAGTGTGTAATCGAGTATAATCAATTACCAAACTTAGAGTACCTTTTTAGCCAATGATTAACTTATTACTCGTGGCATCAAAAGTAGCGAATGGAGTTTCATTAATGGTCAAAGTACCACTTATCTCTGCTCTGTTCATTTGGACATCATCTACAAATTGAACTTTCTTTGTTATATCTGGCTTAATTTCATCAACTTCTAAAATAGTCATTTCAGTAGTTTTACAATCACAGCCTTCTGAATGTAGGCCTCCTTCATTGTCAGTAATGGATTCAGTATCGGATTCAGAATCGGGGTCTTCTTCTAGTTCTAACAACTTTTTTGAAAATCTAGTTTGTTCAGTGAAAGATTCCTTCAACTCTTTTTTGTGAAATTGAGTAATCATTATGAGCAACAATAGTACACAACACATAATTGCTAGAAGGATCATAACTTCCATATTGATCGTCCTCGTTAGTATATTTATAACTAATATACATTTAAAATTATGCTCTGATTATTTGCCATTCCATAATAGGATTTGGTGTTAACTGAAGTTTATGGAGTCTCTGTCTACTTCCAATAAATCCAAAACCAAACCCACCGCCTGGTAGACGCAACTCTTGAATTGATAACCATCCCAAAAAGTTATCTCTTTGATCGATGACTTTTATGAGACCCCTATTATTTATTCCAGGTATTGTGTACATTTCTACATAAACATGATTTCTTGGATCCCTTATATTCTTTAATACCTGTTCATCAAAACCCCATCTTCGATTATCATCATTATTCTGAACAATAAAAAATCCTGTTCTATGTTGTCGGAACTTGAAAGATTTTGGATTTTCAAGTAACTGTAAGGTTTGATCTCGATCATCATTAATGAATCGTCTACTTTGAGGGTCTCTTATTCTCCATGATTTATTCCTCAAGAAAAATTCCATTGAAATAGCTCGATAACACATCCCATTAAAGGTAATGCCGTCACAAGCGGAATCACAAATACGAGTATTTGGACACTTGTATTTATAAGTATCTACAATATTTTCAAATTCCTCGCAAAATGGTCTATGATCTTCTATGGGTGTAAATTTTCGTACTTGTTGATAATCAAATTCCAGTTTACACGATGTCAATGGATTCGTACATTCTTTTTCTTGTATACCTTGAAGCAATCGATCTTTAGTTGCATTTTCGAGTTCTCCATATCGATAGGTATCTTTGTACATCATTTCACATTCTTCTGCTATTTGATCATCTTGATCATCATCTTCAACTTGATCATCATCTTCAACCACTTCATCATATATTGTCCTGTAAACTTCTGTCTCTCTAACAAATTTTTTTTCTGTACCAGGAGGCTTATTTTTCATCTTTTTTTCCGATTTTGATTGTACCTGGCTTGTTCTAGAATCTGGAATTATGGGAGGACATTCTGGTATCATCGATTCATCAAACTGTAACAATTTCTTTGAAAAATCTGATAATCCTAATTGTTGATAAAAAGACTCCTTCAACTCTTTTTTATGAAGTTGCGTAACCATTGCGATCAAAATTAATACAGAACACATAATGAGTAATATATATCCCACATGAATCATGTTTTCCATAATCATTAACATAATACCAACAAAATAAAAATGACCTCCTCTTAAAATGGTTTGACCCTATGCTAAATCAATCATCCAATTTGTGTTTGGTTGAGATTTTAATACAATATTATTTCCTTCGATACATAACCATTCGGATTCAACTTGTATTAAGTATTTTCCTTCTTCATAGAAGAAATTTATATTACTCCCTGCAAGATTACCTCTAAAATGACCAACTTTTGTATCTGACTTGTTCCATCTTCTATTTCGGTCATTATCTTCAACTACTTTAATTGACCCATCCACTACTCTGATTTTGAATGATTTTGGTTTAGTTATTAACATAAGCATGTTTTCTCCGTCTAAATTTATGAAACTACTTTGATTTGATGGATCTTTAAATCGAACTGATTTTTCATAGACACCTTTACTTGTTAACTCATTTTGCCTATATAGATTATAACACACCTCATTGAAATACTTCTTATCTTGTCCCTTACAACCACTCGAACAATGTTGTGTATCTGGACATGTATGAGTTGACTTTTCTAGATTAGTAGTAATGTCTTCAAAATCACAATCCGATTCATTTTTGTTTTCAAAACGGATCACTTGATTGTAGTCTATTGGTGTTCCACATGAGTTCCATACATCCGTACAAACACTTGCATTGATTGTATCTTCAACTTGCTTAGATGTAGTAAAATCACTACCATTATAGGTATAGGTTGTAGTAATTTCAATATCATCCTTTGTACACACATTCGATGGCGCTTCTTCATCAACGCTTTCAGATTGAGTGGTGTCTTCATCTGGTGGTTTACTTGCCCAAGTTGTCAACATCGGCATAGTATGAGCTTTTGAAACACAAAGCTGGTCATCATCCAAAGCGATGTTTTTAGCTTCCGCTTCAGATCCACTAGTTTGTAAACCTTCTCTAGAGATGCACGCACTCATGAGTACTTTCGCTTTATCAATATAATTAGACGCAAGATACATGTATTCTACATCATCTTTTAACAGACAATTAGTATCATTTGAATCGAAGAAACATAACTTATTTTTTATTTTAAAATCTTCATTAATCAGATGAGTTCGTCCATTGACAAAGGCATAATCTTTAACAACCAAAGCGTCAACATCCTCATCAATTAATACAGGGCTGGAAAATATGGTGTTTCTGTTAATATCAATACTTATGTTACTTGAACCTATTGTTAGATTTGAATTCGTGTCTGTATTTATTGAAACAGCTCCAATCTTCAAACTATTGACATCTAAATTACTAAATGTAGAATTAGACATTGTTATATGTGGTTTTTCGGGAGTATGTTTCGCCAGTACATCTACTTTCTCTATGGTTGGAGATGTGGATCCTTGTCTCGTCATTCCTTGTGTCATTCCTTGTGTCATAATAAACCTTGGAATAGATATGGTTGGTAATGAAAAAGGATTTCTCCTTGAGTTGACCCAATGCTCGATTACAGGTTTTTTCTGAACAGATAATATTGTTATGAATACAATACATAACAGTAATAGTAAGTATACTGGAAATAAATTCATATTGTACACACTGTATTCTCCTTAACTATGTGTTAGAAAAAACCGAAAATAAAAATCAAGTAACAATAAAATTATGGACATACAGCTCAAAAATGAATATTTGACTAACTTCAAGGTGAAAACTGTTCCATTATTTAAACAAGGATTTCGATCTCTATATGATACTACTTTAAAAAATACTAAAAACAAAAAGAACTTATTGAAAGAATTTCAAGCTACACTTACAAACATTCCTCAATGGAACAGTGTCATTGTTGATAATGAATACGATCGATTTGTAAAAGGTAGTCATTGCGATTGGATGGGAAATCTCATATTAGCTGTGTTTAAAGCGACTACAAAAGAATTGCTTATCTTTAAGAATTGTGATGAAGATGTGGATGTCGTTGTACCATCTGCGAAAATATTCATTCATTCTTGTTATATTGAAATAGCTCGTGTTTTATGGAGAAAACCACAATTGATGTACCACAAATACACTGGAACAAAAGCTTCTATGAACGAAGATGATCTCGACCAAGCAATCAAGAACTCTATTGATATCACCTTGAATAAATATCTACCTTTTGAAAAAATCATATCCAAGTTTGTGAATTCCGATAGTGACAAATCTTCGCAAAACAACACACCATTAAATACCCCAAGAGATTCCGAAAAATCGAATGAAGACATTCTATTGAACTCCAATACAGAAGATACTCATGATACAAATGATACCCATGATGAGGACGAAACACAAAGTCTCGTTGAAAATACGATCGAATCACCACATACCTCTCTTGAACAAGAACCAAACACCATTAATGATATAAAATACATTGATATCGATAAAAAGAACAACTATGTGTCACAATCTCGTATTACTCATCAACCCAAAAAAGAATCAGACATGGAGGTCCATTCTAATGTGAAACAAATTGAACTGGAAGGAGGAGATCCTGATTGTAGCAGTGTCGATGAAACAAGCGACGATGATGATGAAGATAATGAATCTCGCAATGATGGAGAAATTGTTGATGTCGAGAACCACATAGATGGCGTAATGGATGAAGATTTTCATCAACAAATTCTTCAAACCACCATTGGTAATGAAATAGAAGAAGAGGATCCAGATAACTATACAGACATAGACAATAAAACTAACCTTGAAAATACAAATGATATAATAGAGACTCCTTTCCCACAATCAATTCCAATGGATCCACCAATGGAGCAACCAATGAACCAACCAATGATCCAACCAATGGAGCAATCTATGGAGCAATCTATGGACCAACCAATGATCCAACCAATGGATCCACTAATGGAGCAACCAATGATCCAATCTATGGACCAACAACCAATGATCCAATCTATGGATCCACCAATGGACCAACCAATGATCCAACCAATGGATCCACCAATGGAGCAACCAATGATCCAATCTATGGATCCACCAATGGACCAACCAATGGTACAACCAATGGATCCACCAATGGTACAACAAATGGTACAACCAATGGATCCACCAATGGTACAACCAATGGTGCAACAAAGGGAGTTATTCACATCCCCACAAGCATCACCAAGGGAAACTAGTTATTCAACAGAACCTACATCTACAATTAAAGAAACCATACAAACTCAAGACAGTCACTGGATTAATGATGAAGTCAATCGTTCAATTAAAGAGATCAATTTAAGAACAAAAGAGCATAAAAACAAGGAAAAAATTAAAAAACATTTAGGACTAGATATTGATAGCAGTACATTGAAACAAAACTACAAACAAATACGAAATCAACTCTTATTGGAAAATAGTAAGCGATGGGGATAATACTCTATCATTAAAATGTATTGTACAAACAAAAATAATAATGCCTACTCTTATGAATGTACTAATATCATTAATTGTTAGTTTGGTCATCACTATGGTGTATATTGGCTGTTCAGAAAAGAATGATACTGATAGAAGAACAAAGTTATTTGCAATTGCAATCACAAGCTTCGTACTTTCTTTCATTGCTCAAGCTTTATTATTTGGAGCAGAAACATACAGTTTTGAAGGAGGAGCTGATCGTGAATTAGGTACGATGCTTCAGAATATTGATGTAGATAATGAGGTCCCTTTTTAAAGAACTTGAATCTTTTTATTAACTATCTATTGAAAAATCATTTAGGAGTACAAAAATACTTTGATTATATATATCATAGGATAAAATGAAACTCGAATTAAAAAAATTTAATATATCCACAATCACTGATGATAAAGTAGTTGTTATGATTGGAAAACGCAATACGGGTAAATCATTTCTTATTAAAGATTTATTGTATCATCATTCTAATCTTCCAATCGGTACTGTAATTAGTGGTACGGAATCTGCAAATCATTTTTATGGTGATATGGTTCCCAAAATGTTTATTCATGATGAATATACAGCACCTCTTGTACAAAATGTTGTCAAACGACAACAAATCATATTAAAGAACATCAACAAAGAAATGAATCTCTATGGGAAAACGAACATCGACCCCAGAGCATTCATCATTCTTGATGATTGTTTATATGATTCAACCTGGACAAAAGACAAAAATGTGAGAGCTTTATTTATGAATGGTCGTCACTTGAAAATGTTTTTTGTAATAGCGATGCAATACCCATTAGGTATTCCACCAAACCTTAGAACCAATATCGATTTCATCTTTATATTGAGAGAAAACATTGTAGCCAATCGAAAACGAATCTATGACAACTATGCTGGAATGTTTCCAACTTTTGAAATATTTTGTCAAGTCATGGACCAATGCACTGAAAACTTCGAATGCCTTGTTATTGATAATACCACAAAAAGTAACAGATTGGAAGATACTGTATTCTGGTACAAGGCAAATCCAGCTCCAGAATTCAGGGTTTGTAATGATGAATATTGGATCATGAATAATTCCATGACTGAAGAAGATGATGCTGAATACGAAGAAACTTTTGATCCTTCACAAATAAAAAAGAATAAACATATCATTAATGTAAAGAAAATGTCATTAAATTAAATCTAATTAAATTTCTACCTTACAGGAAACCCAGCGCTTCGCGTGTCCGGCTTTTGATCAAACATCACAGATGTTGTATTTTTTATGTCATTATTCATCAAGAAGTCATCATAGTATGTTCTTGGAATGAATTTGTATTTCACTTGAGTTTTTTTCCTAAGTTTATCATACTTTTCTTCATAAATTCCATGTACTATCATAAACATCCCAATAAATAGAAACAAAAAAATTATTGTTTTCATTTATTCTATTTTAACATTTAAAAAGTGTACGCTTATACATTACTTACGCATCTGTATCTCTTCTGTAATTGTCATCTTACGCATGCTCCATGTATCGGACTCTTCCATAACCTTTTTAATATCATCTTCAGGAATTTCTAATTCATTAACACCTTCGGGTTCTTCCACAATAGATGATGTTGCTTTTTGTTTTTCTGTAGCACGATCAACAAGCTCTTGTTTTCTTTCATTATAGAATTGTTCTTTGTTTTCTTTATTCTTCATGTATTCTTTCATAAGAGTGTTCAATTGTGTTTCAGTATATTCGGCACTCTCGATCTCATTTGGATTTGCTGCCCAAGGACACCAACAACCGACTTGACCAATATAAATGTTGTGTTTGTTATTGTCTTTACGCTTTAGGACTTCTGCGCGAATCTTCGCTTCTTCCAATGATTCATAAGTTCCACGAATCTTTACCCCACGAATATTTGTTTGATATTTGTTTTCTTTTGAATACAATTCACTAATGTCCAGTTCGTTATCTTTCTTGAAAGTAGAATAGTCATCGATGATCGTGTTTTCATCAAAATAGATGTCATATTGTTCTTGGATTGAACGAATCTCATCTGATTTGTCTGGAAATAGAACTGCTAAACCATCAATCAGTTCTTTGTTACGAGTTGTATATTTTTTCATATATTCTTTGATAAAATATGCCTCTTTAGAACGAATTACATCTTCAGGTGAAATGAACGACATACATACATAGTTTTGTCCACGAATGGAATCATCTTGGTCAAGAAAATCTTGAACAGATACAGGAGTCTCCTCAATTTGTTCTCTTGAAGTCATCAATATTAAAAAAAATGTAGGCAAGTCTTTAATATGTTTTTTTATTTGAAAAATAATTTCTCTCGTTATAAATAAAACAAACTTGATGGAATCCTTTGATCTTATGGAAATCGTTGTACGCATCTTAAAATATTTCTTCGAAGGTCTTGTTGTAGCGACCGCTGCTTTCTTCTTCCCAGGCAAGAAGCCTAAGGTAGAGGAAGTAGTATTCATTGGTTTCGTAGCCGCTGCTACCTTCTCTCTTCTCGATCTCTTCGCTCCTTCCATTGGTGTATCTGCTCGCCAAGGTGCTGGTTTCGGTATGGGTGCCAACCTCGTAAACTTCCCCGCCAATTAAATTATTTCATAATCGAATGATCTGCGAACACCCTTCTTTTTACACAAGTATCTTAACAACTTATTTTGATAACTCATGATACGGAATAAATCATGATTGATTGATTTCTCTTTTTGAAAGTCCACTTTCTCTCGAAGATAAATCTCTAATCTATTTAACTCTTCTATTTGTTTGTAAATAGCTTCATCATAATCATTTTCATTATTAAAAATCATCAAATAAATCTCATTGTGCTGTACTTTATATTGGACAACTTCTTTCATCAAAAACTTTAGTGGATTTATCATTTTCATTATGATTGAAATTGTAATTTAAATGTCTTGTAAATACATAATATAGTTAAAGTAATAAATCAATTTTTGACAAATGTTCTTTGATAACTTCAATGGACCTTCTGAACAACAAGCAGTTGAACACATCATGTATATATTGAACTCCAACAAGAATAATGCCCATTTGTTGAAGAATGTTTCGGATGATTCCATTCAAATGATCACAAAAAAAGAATTAAATAAAATGGGTGGTGTACAAAATCTAGGGTCTAGATGGTTGTGGTTGGAATATACTTCTAAAGATTTATTAGAAAGAGTCAAGCAGGAGTTATCGATTATGAATGACTTCTCTTAATCTTCCTGTTGATTATCGTCATTACTTTCTTTGTGCTTATTTATTTTTTCTACTTGTTTTCGAACATTTCGATAATACATCCAATTGAATGTACAATAGTAAAAGGTAAAGTATACAATACTGTGACTGACTAGTTCCACACCATTCAATTTGGATGTTGTGATTGTTCTTGGTTTTGTCGAATACATTCGAAGAGGAGTTGCTTTCATTTTTTTAGGTATGTAACAACCAAGATGTTGATGTTTTGAGAGAACTGGTTTAATTACAAGATTCATTTATGAGTATATATGATAAAATATGACAGAAAAATCAACACAAATTGTACAAAACACTAAATCAATTAAAGAAACCCAGAAACAAATCGACAAACAAGCCAAATGGTTGTTGAAAACCTCCGAGTTGTCTCTTCAAACATGGAATTTGTTATTAGAAGTCATTGATGCTTTTGGAAATGCGGCAAAGATCGAAGAGAATAAGAAGAATGAATTCCAGAACGAATTCCGGAAATCATTACACGATCTTGAAGGTAAAATGAAGAAGCTTAGTAAATTACAAATACTTCTACAAAATATGTGTGATGAAAAAAGTCCTGTCAAAAGAAGTCCTCTTAAGAAAAGCCCATCGAAATCCAAATCTCATGCTTATGTACTTCCACCACCACCTCCTCCACCACTACCCAAAACAAAAACAACAACTTCTTCAACAAAGAGTATCGATTTCAAAGAACTATTGAAGAAACAAAAAGAATGGGCAAAGCGAAGAACAAACTTCTTGAAAACTCAAAATGCCTTGAATAGCAATCCATCTCCATCCAAAAAGTCACCCAAATCTCCTTAGTAAAAATGTACTTAGACTATAAGTATACAAGAATACATAACGATATAAAAATGAAATTCTTCTTGTGTTTGAATAATTGTCCTCTTACTACTCCTTATGGGAATATTGTGAAAATGGGTGAACAAATCATTCGTGGTGGGAAGACTATAGCAATACATGGCACTTTCACATTGATGATGCGAGCCAAGTGTAAGAGAGGTACCTTCTTGGTACAACACTTAAAAAATATTTCATAAAATAAACTTAGTTATACTATGGTGTGTCCTATATGTACAGGTATTGGGGTGAATGCAATTGTGTCCGGAGGCGCTGCGATCGCTACAACGATTGGTGGGATTGTTGCTTCGAAACAAGTGAAATCACCACCGTCTATTGGTAGGATTTCTAAAAAAGTGAAATCACCACCACCATCCAAAAACAAGAAAAAGAGTAAGCGGAATTCAAAGTAAAATATTGTGATAGATTAAAAATGCTGAAGAACTGGACAACAGTGTATGGGTTGGTTCTTATTTATTTTGTAGTCTATTTGGTTATATGGTCTATTAATAAATATCATAAACAATCAAAGACCTTTCCAAAGATTGTTTGGACATACTGGGATAATAATATGCCTGACAGTGTAACAACCTTAATCAATCAATGGAAATATTTGAATCCAACTTGGACTATAAATGTTCTATCAAAAGATACCTTATCTTTGTACATAAAAACATCTGAATTACCAGATGGGTTCTATGATGGAAAGGAGAGCCCACAATATTCTTCGGATATAGTTAGAATTATTTTATTGTATAAATATGGTGGTGTATGGGTTGATTCTAGCATAATGTTATTAAAGTCATTAGACTGGGTACTTGAAGAATTCAATAAAACTGATATTCATTATCTAGGATATTATATGCCTTCTTTCACGACGATTAAAGATAAACCCATTATTGAAAGTTGGTTTATTGCATCTAAGCCCAATACAAATTTCTTGAAATTGGTGTATAAAGAAATGAAAGGGGCTTTTGGAAAAAGACAAGAATATGTAAATCGTGTAAGAAAAACTGTCGACTTGCAAAATATTCCAGAGACCCTTAAAGTATACTTAACTATTCATGTTGCGATGCAAGTTATACTTCAACGAACAAAAAATATAAATATGAGTCAATTTAAGTTAGTAAATGCTTACAAAGATGCGTTCGCATTACATGGTCGATTTCATTGGTCTGCTAAAGATATTGTATCACATATAAAGACAAAAGAATTTACGGAAAATAAAAGTGGTTATAATATCATAAAATTACGAAATGATGAGAGAAGGTGTTTTTTTTCATGATACATCTATCGCATTTTCGTTGAATGTAATATATTTCATCATATTTACAATTATATATTTCATTATATTAATAATCTCAATGTACGAGTATAAGAATAGTTTACTACTTATATTAGTAATATTTATACTTATTATTGTGTTTTCATATTTCATGCATAAAAAGATTAACAATATAAAACTTTCGAAATTAGATAAATATGTAATTTATATGAATACTCCAGAATATTTTAATGTAACTTTATTAAAAGATAGCAAATTAGGGGATGAATTTTATACCAAACACAAAGATAACACTCATATAAAATTAATGAACTTGAAAAAACAATCATGTAAAAATCCATTACACAAGACTTATCGTGATTGCATTCATTATATGTGGGAAGCGAAAAAAACAAAGGATACCAGTTGTGTATTATCTCATTTACATTTGCTTACTGTAAAACTTAGACATAACATTGATTTCAAAACATTAGAAGGTAATCATAAAGGACACGAATATTTCAAAGAGTTCAAGAAATTATTGATTGATAATTTAGAATACGTGTGCGCTGTTACGCCTATACGATTTATTCAATCCTTCCTTACAAACTATACGCATTATTCAAAAGATAGTATTGAAAAGCTCTTAGCACATCAGATACAATTAATAATAAATTATGAAATGCTCTCTTCATATAAACAATGTGGTTTAGAAATTACTAACAATAAGATTATTATTGATCAGTATCATGATACAATAAATTTCCAAAATCCAATAGATATATGGAGAAACATAAACGTGCGTGATATAATTCCTTCATTAAAAAAATACCCTATTTTATATAAATTATACGTATATGTAGTAAAATCTGTTCTTTTACAAGAAAATACCATCGCGCATCAAATAAATGTAAATAATTCTAACTTGAGATACATTATTAATAAGGTTATTAATCCGTTACAACTATAGTCACATAATTATCGAATATTCCTTCAATTGTTTCGTTATAAAGCAATGCTAGATATAATGCTAACTCTTTTTTGTTGGAGATATATTGGGAACACTTCGTTATTTCAAATTCAGTTATTTCACGAAAGGGTTTTTCATATATCTTCAAAACTTTTTTAATACAGGAACTGTCGATTTCAGGAGGAATATCATAATCAGGGGGTCTATACAAACCTACTTGAGACAACACACACACTTTAACTTCGTCTCCAACTTCTAAATTAATCGCATAAGGTTGGTGCTTTGTATATCTTCTTCCCGTTGTTATGTGATGTGTTATAGAATTGAATGTATATTTTTCAATGTATCGTTTTCTTATAAGATTCATATTTATATACACATATAGTATAATATAAGTGATGAAGTCTTTTGTCATCATTATTCCTTTAAAATCGAGTAGCACAAGAATACAAAATAAGAATAGAAAATTATTGAATGGAAAACCTTTGTGTATGTACATTATTGAAACAATAATGCGATCAGAGTTTTTAAAAGAACATTTGTGGATAGATACAGATTCTCGTGAAATTATTGACTTAATTCAAAGTTATGGATATACTATAAATTACTTTATTCGCGATCCAAAATTAAGCGATAACTCTACGGATGGTAACAAATTATTAGAAAACGAAATACTTAATATTCCAGGAAAAGATTTTTATTTTCAGGTTTTATGCACTAGCCCTTTTCTCAAATTACAAACGATAGAAACATGTGTTAATCAGCTTTTAAATTCAGAATGTAACCAATCGATTGTTTGTTGTAATTCAAAACAATTGTATCTGTGGAAGAATGGAAAACCAGAATATGATGTAAGAAACATACCAAACAGTAACACTCTTGAAAAAACATGTATTGAAGCAATGTCATTTTATGGAATATCTGCTTCAGATTTTCAGTTATCCAAACATCGGATAGGTACGGATCCTATTATTTATGAGATTCATGATGAGGAAGCCATTGATATAAATACTATAGAAGATTTCAATCTTGCTGAAAAAATTGCACTCGCCGACCATTTGTACAATCAACAACACTTCAAGAATGTAAAAAACTTTCTGAATACTTGTCTTGTACATGATGTCTGTCGAGAACATAATATACAAGTTCTTTTGTTAGATGGTTTCAAATCCACTAAGGAGACGATTATATTCGGAAAAGTAAAACCATTACAAATTCGTCCTTTAAAAGAAAATGAGCGGAAAGAAGGAATATATGACTGTTTAAAATCTTATGATTCAATTACTTACAATGATGTCATATTTGTCAATAATACAATTGGTGGTAAAGCATATTTTGGCGATTTGAACTGCTCGATTGCTGAAACAAAAGGATGTCAAGGCGTTATTGTGAATGGACATTCGAGAGATATCGATAGATTAAAAATGAAAACAATTAATGTATTTTATAAACACAACATATGTGATGATGTTTTAGGAGCAGGTACTCTAGATTTTTACAACAAGCCAATAGTTATTAACAATCATACTATTATGGTTGATGATTTTGTTATCGCAGATACGGATGGTGTCATCATAATATCTAAACATGATATTGATTTCGTTGTTAAGAAAAGCATTGAAAAATACAAATTAGAACAGAACATATTTATTGACCTTTGTGAACAAATAGATGTAAATGAAATATTACAAAATCGCGGAGAATTTTGAATTCGAATTATATTTTAGGAAATTCAATAGATTATCATATATTCTAAATATATCTCCAATTTATATAAATATGGTTAGAAAAATCCTTTCGTTTCTGTTTTTACTTGTTTGGATTATATTAATTATTTTTACACTCTGTTCATCGAGATCATGTTTATTTAACCCTGAAAAAGAAGTATTATTTTTCTTTGAAGTATTGATATTTTTTAAACCTAAATGATATTTAGAATTTAAACTATGAATATTTGCATTAAGGTTTTTGAAATCCAAAATTTCATCACAAAATCTGTCCCCATCTGTATCATAAATATATTCATACTGAGGAAGTAGATGACAATCTTGTGCGAATTTATCCTCTTCAAATTTTCGCTTATGATTCGTTCATACGGATCTCTGAATATACAGAAACTTTTTGAGTTTTTAAAATACTTGATCATCTTTAAAATAACGAGGAGGATCAACGATAAATGGTCCTAAGATCGGTATTTAAACAATTCAAAATCTTTCTTGTAAATTTGGTAAACAGTCTTTTTTGTATTGACATCATAATATTTGGAATAGTCGTCGTGTTTTGAAGTGTTTACTTTGGGTATATTTTCAACCGGAATTCTCTCTTTTTCAAATAGCCTTCTAATTTCTGTGTCTAATTTTTCACTTTTGAAAGTATAATCTATCAATAATCTATCATTTTTATCACACACAAATGTATATTGTGGTTTAAAGTGAACTTCATTAACGAATAAATGCAAATCCTTTACAAAATCTTTGAAATCTTTATATTTCGAAAGTTTTTTTTGCATTCCTAAGTCATAACCATTATTTGGTTCTCCGCCGTTTTTCAAGTAATGAAATGCCGACACAACTCTATCATATGGATTTCGTGTAACCGCAAAAGAATATTTATAATCTGATTGATGATTTTCAATTTTGGCAATCGGTTTATGTCCAAAATATCTACATCTTTTAAAAAGTTGCGTTTTTTTAAGAGAATTACCTCCCGTCTTTGGAATATGAATAAATAATATGGGTAATCTCTTTCTGGATACACGATACGATAAATATCCAATCATTAAAGTAAACCATAACATTATCAACATTAATGTGTTTGTACTCGACAACATCATTGTTATTATATACTAAAACAACACAAAATATTCTTAACACTCAAATCATATTTAAGTTTTCTGTGTTGAAATACATTTTAGAATAAAACGAAAACAACAACTTTATCTAAAAATTATATTGTTTCCAAAACATACAAGTCTTAGCCTCAGATAAATGATGATCGTTTTCATTCTCGTGTAAATATTGCTTATCGACAAGCTTTGTGTTTGGGTCCATTGTTTCTTGAACAATATCTATGTATTTGTACCCTCTCTTTTTCGATTCATTTTTCAATATGTCATTATATCTTAATGTCAAATCGGTTCTGTCTCTAATGTTTGCTTTAACTTCCTTTCGTAGATTAGCCACTTCGTTTGATCCATTTCTATGATCAAACAGTGTCGGTAAATTCGCACCAATCACTGTGATTTGTTCAGCATCATACTTCGTTCTTACTTCATTATCAATGAATTCAAACAATTTGGTCACAGAGTTGTCCAACTGCTCCTCGATTGAAGTCTTATACTTCTCTTTACGATACCAGATTACAAAGCCACAATCCACTTCACCTAACATCACCATCACTCCATCGTGTTTTTTCTCAGAGGCTAATTTCTCCTTGAATTTAGCCAAAGCATTCGTTTTGGAGTTTGGGTTACAAGCTCCTTGAGCGGTTGCTCCACCAACTGTAACCACACTAAATTCGACATCAGACATTAAGCGTTTCTTATTGATATGGTTGAATACGCTCGTATGACTATCGCCTAAAACAAGGATGGATTTCTTCTTTGATTTCTTGACAAACTGATGGAGAACACTTATACTCACCAAGATAAAAAGATAAATAAAAAGAATGACAACCAACTCCATTTTTAATGTGTATAAACATTTTTAACCCACTTAATCATTTAACACATACATTCATTTATATAATATAAGATGGAAATCGAATCATTCATTCATGATTTACCAATTGACATACAACACTACATTTATGAAAAAGTGCTTGAAGTCCGCAAACCCAAAAAGGTTCTTTCCATTGAGCTAAAACAAGACATTGAATCCTATTGTTTATTCCCTCATATTGTTGAGAAATATAAGATTATGTTTCATGGTATGCATCATCTAGACTGGGTGGAAAATGCAATCATCAACATCATGAATGATCACCATACGATTGGAATGGGTGGTTTACTCATCAATATCCACCAAGACCTTAGAAACGCATTCCCAAACTATACAGATGAAGAAATCAGAACCACTTTAATGGAAGAATCACATCTTCATCGATTGTGGAGGTATATGCCACCAAAGAAACGAATCGACTTGTATCTAGAGAGTTGCGATAATATCTTCTAACCCGTTGACTTCCACAAAAGCATAAGGCATTGCGATCTCCACCATCTTCTCTAGATATTCCTCTTTGACATAACAAACTATCTTTTCACATCCTATTTTTTCCATATGTTCAAATACATGAACAAACGAATTCAATCTCCCAAGAACACCATTGAATTCCCTTGGCCTTGGGCGCTTTCGAGTTGGATACTTAATTGACCACTCATGTTTCATGGCCACGGATATACAATCCCAACATTCTGAGGTAAAGATCAGTACAAACTCCCATGGACCTCTTCCTCGAGTCGCCTTCGCACCTCCTTGGATCACACCATTGTGTTGCTTCAATCTTCGCGTTAAATTAACAGTGTATCCATTGTATGTACGATCATTCGCATTCCCAATAACATAACAGTAATACACCATTATCTTTGATTAAAAGAAATCTTTTAAGCCTAAATTGTGTTTCATTTTTTATTCATAATTTATAAAAGAAATGGAGGATTCTGTTGTTTCTAGAAACTATTGTAAAGATGTCTTACCAATCCCACAGTTTTTAGGAACTTGTTGGTTCAACGCTTTACTCATGTCTTTATTTTATAGCGAGTTGACTCGTAACTTCTTCATTCAAGAACTCCCAAACATTCGAAAGAAGCTTAAGAAAAAAACAAAAGTAATTGAAATCTTAGAAGACTTGTTGTTCAATAATTACCGAGTAAATGAAAAAAACAATACCCATTTTTATGATGCTTTTAGACCTGAAAATATTCTAAGAGAGTTGAACAAAGCTGATGGTAAACTATTTTATGCGAAAGAAAGTATTATTAAGAGAGGCTTTAATGGACCAACTTATATCGACCAAGTGTTTCGATTTCTTAATGTGAAAGATAGAGTCTTGTACTTGAAGGCAAACAGTATGGGTAAATATGCGGTGTCTGTTAAAAACTCAAATGTAACTGATATTCGTATAGGGAAAAACAATATGTTCTTTGTGAATTATGAACCACTATTCGATCTTCCTAAAACAAACGCACGCTATAGATTCCTTTTATTAAATGGATTGAGTCCATTAGACAACCAATCATTTGGTGATTTAAGCACTTTAAAAATGCATGATAAGATAGACATTATCAGTTTAGATATTGTAGATTCATTCTCACCACCTGAAGTACTAATCTTCAAAAATGCACGATTTATATTAGACTCGATGATGATTTCTAATTTCAATAATACTGTTTGTGGTAGATCTCATCAAATCGCTGGTATTACATGTAAATCGAAAAAGTACCTTTACAATGGTTGGACAAATAATACTAAAGATCCTGCAAAAAAGAATAGTAATGAGACTGAAAAGTTGAAAGATGAGCTCGTAGAAGTTGAAAGTAAATTAGAAGTCTTCGAAAAAAGGATTGAAGCTTTTATTAAGAAAGACAAACTTACAGACAGTGACTATCAAACACTATCCGTTATAAAATTTAGAATAATAGAACTAGATAAGGAATCTACAGAACTGAAAAGAAAATTAGAAATATTAGAACCAGTAGAAACAAAACCATGTAACTTAGTACGATATGATTGGAATACTGAGGATAGCAATTTCTGTATTGATCTCAAAAAATGTGAATATCCTAAGAAAACCACGAATTCTGATCTATGTTTTAATGTTAAAAAAGGAAACAGAGCCTATTTGTATGTACGCGAAACTATCAAGGACTTAGATACCAAATCTGTATTGAATTCTATTCTTATCGAACGAAAGACTCCTAAAGCACCCATCAAAGCTACAAAACAATGCCCTCCTGACAAGATCTTAAACCCCGAAACAGATCGTTGTGTCTCTAGAACAGGTGCCAAAGGCAAAGAGTTAGTGAAAAAAGGAAAAGCCAAAACTCCTTCTCCTCCTCCCAAGACTACAAAACAATGCCCACCTGACAAGATCTTGAACCCCGAAACCGATCGTTGTGTCTCTAGAAATGGCGTCAAAGGCAAAGAGTTGGTGAAAAAAGAAAAAGCCAAAACTCCTTCCCCTCCTCCCAAGACTACAAAACAATGCCCACCTGACAAGATCTTGAACCCCGAAACAGATCGTTGTGTATCTAGAAATGGCGTCAAAGGCAAAGAGTTGGTGAAAGAACACAACAAATAAACCAAAACAATAATCAGTGACATTTGAAACCCTAACTTTCAATTTTAAGACCAACATCACAAAATTAATAACCAAAAACATTGCAACCAAACGCTGTTCCCATAATTTGTTAAATTTCAGTTTAAAAGGACCTAAAGAAAATTCGGTTCTACTGTGAAAATTAGAACCAAAATATTTTAATACCAATATTCTAACCAATCTTTTTGTATTCTAGTAATGCTTAGGTACCCTTGGTATCAACGATAAAAAACAAAATTTCACAAAAGTGTTTCAAAATAGAAAAAACATTTTGCCAAACACTTTTGTGAAAAAATAAAAAAATAAAAAATCATTTACAACCAAAAACATTAAAACCAAACGCTGTTACCAATTTCTCCATATTTTCAGTTTAAAAGGACCTAAAGAAAATTCGGTTCCAATTTGAAAATTAAAACCAAAATATTTTAAAACCAAACGCTATTACCATAATTTGCTAATTTTCGGTTTTAGGGGACCTAACGATTTTTTGGTTCTAATTTGAAAATTAAAACCAAATATTTTAAAACCAAACGCTATTACCATAATTTGCTAATTTTCGGTTTTAGGGACCTAACGATTTTTTGGTTTTAATTTTCAAATTAGAACCAAATATTTTAATACCGAATGCTATTACCATAATTTGCTAATTTTCGGTTTTAGGGACCTAACGATTTTTTGGTTTTAATTTTCAAATTAGAACCAAATATTTTAATACCGAATGCTATTACCATAATTTGCTAATTTTCGGTTTTAGGGGACCTAACGATTTTTTGGTTCTAATTTGAAAATTAAAACCAAATATTTTAATACCAAATTCTATTACCAAATTTTGTGAAATATTGGTTTTAAGGGACCTAAAGAAAATTCGGTTCTAATTTGAAAATTAAAACCGAAATATTTTAAAACCAACATTCTAACCGAAGTTTTTGCATTTTAGTAATGCTTAGGTACCCTTAGTATTAAGGATAAAAACAAAATTTCACAAAAGTGTTTCAAAATCGAAAAAAACATTTTGTCAAACACTTTTGTGAAAAAATAAAAAAATAAAAAATCATTTACAACCAAAAACATTAAAACCAAACGCTGTTACCAATTTCTCTATATTTTCGGTTTTAAGGGACCTAACGATTTTTCGGTTCTAATTTGAAAATTAAAACCAAATATTTTAATACCAAATGCTATTACCATAATTTGTAAAATTTCAGTTTAAAAGGACCTAAAGAAAATTCGGTTCTATTTTGAAAATTAAAACCAAATATTTTAATACCAAATGCTATTACCAAATTTTGTGAAATATTGGTTTTAAGGGACCTAAAGAAAATTCGGTTCTAATTTGAAAATTAAAACCGAAATATTTTAAAACCAACATTCTAACCGAAGTTTTTGCATTTTAGTAATGCTTAGGTACCCTTAGTATTAAGGATAAAAACAAAATTTCACAAAAGTGTTTCAAAATCGAAAAAAACATTTTGCCAAACACTTTTGTGAAAAAATAAAAAAATAAAAAATCATTTACAACCAAAAAACATTAATACCAAATGCTATTACCAATTTCTCTATATTTTCGGTTCAAAGGGACCTAACGATTTTTCGGTTCTAATTTGAAAATTAAAACCAAATATTTTAATACCAAATGCTATTACCAAATTTGGTGAAATATTGGTTTTAAGGGACCTAAAGAAAATTCGGTTCTAATTTGAAAATTAAAACCAAATATTTTAAAACCAAACGCTGTTACCATTTTCTCTGTATTTTCAGTTCAAAAGGACCTAACGATTTTTCGGTTCTAATTTGAAAATTAGAACCAAGATATTTTTGAACCAAGGTTTGAACCAAGGTTTTCGTATTTAAGTAATGCTTAGGTACCCTTGGTATTAACGATAAAAAATATTTTTCAGAAAAGTGTTTTGAAATTGAAAAAACATTTTAGCAAACACTTTTGTGAAAAAATGAAAAAATATAAAATCATTTACAACCAAAAATCAATACAACTGAACACTAAAACCAATTTCTCAATATTTTCAGTTTAAAGGGACCTAACGATTTTTCGGTTATATTGTGAAAATTAGAAGCAAATATTTCAATACCAAACGATGTAACCAAATTTACGATATTTTCAGTTTAAAAGGACCTAACGATTTTTCGGTTCTACTGTGAAAATTAGAACCAAATATTTCAATACCAAACGATATAACCAAAATCCGTAAATTCTTGGTTTTAAGGGACCTAACGATTTTTCGGTTATATTGTGAAAATTAGAAGCAAATATTTCAATACCAAACGATGTAACCAAATTTACGATATTTTCAGTTTAAAAGGACCTAACGATTTTCGGTTCTAATTTGAAAATTAAAACCAAATATTTTAAAACCAAACGCTATTACCAAATTTTGTAAAATATTGGTTTTAAGGGACCTAACGATTTTTCGGTTCTAATTTGAAAATTAAAACCAAATATTTCAATACCAAACGATGTAACCAAATTTACGATATTTTCAGTTTAAAAGGACCTAACGATTTTTCGGTTCTAATTTGAAAATTAAAACCAAATATTTTAAAACCAAACGCTATTACCAAATTTTGTAAAATATTGGTTTTAAGGGACCTAGCGATTTTCGGTTCTAATTTGAAAATTAAAACCAAATATTTTAAAACCACATGCTTAAACCAAATTTACGATATTTTCAGTTTAAAAGGACCTAACGATTTTTCGGTTCTAATTTGAAAATTAAAACCAAATATTTTAAAACCAAACGCTATTACCAAATTTTGTAAAATATTGGTTTTAAGGGACCTAGCGATTTTCGGTTCTAATTTGAAAATTAAAACCAAATATTTTAAAACCACATGCTTAAACCAAATTTACGATATTTTCAGTTTAAAAGGACCTAACGATTTTTCGGTTCTACTGTGAAAATTAGAACCAAATATTTTTAAACCAAGGTTTGAACCAAACTTTTTGCATTTTAGTAATGCTTAGGTACCCTTGGTATCAACGATAAAAAACAAATTTCAAAAAAGGATGAGCAATGGGGAAAAACATTTTGCCAAACACTTTTGTGAAAAAATGAAAAAATAAAAAATCATTTACAACCAAAAATCATTGTAACCAAACGCTATTACCATAATTTGTAAAATTTCAGTTTAAAAGGACCTAACGATTTTTCGGTTCTAATTTGAAAATTAAAACCAAATATTTTAAAACCAGAATGTTAAAACCATTTTCTCTATATTTTCGGTTTTAAGGGACCTAAAGAAAATTCGGTTCTATTGTGAAAATTAAAACCGAATATTTTAATACTGAAATATTTTAGTATTGTTGTGTTGTAATTTGATTAGAATGAGTCGGTTTTAAATTACAGATTAAAGACTTAAAAAAAAGAAAATATGGTAAAGGAAATTATGAAATCATTGAGTATATCTCCTTCTAGTTTGGTATTTGGATCTTGTAATATCAATAGATCTTGTAATATCAATAGATCTTGTAATATCAATAGATATAGGAACCGACATTTATCAATCTCCGCTTCTTCGAACGAAACAAACCTTCCTTTTAAATTAGTGAAGCGAGGGAAAGTTAGAGATATATACGAGTCCGATGACAAGTTGATTTGTGTAACTACAGATCGTCAATCCGCTTTTGATAGGGTTATTGCTGAAGTTCCTTACAAGGGACAAGCTTTAAACATGACATCAGCTTGGTGGTTTTTTAAAACAGAATCTATTGTAGATAATGCGTTGATATCCGTACCACATCCAAATGTATCGATTATGCGCAAACTTAATGTATTTCCAGTTGAAATCATTGTAAGAGGATACATTACGGGAACTACAAATACTTCATTATGGACAATTTATAATGAAGGTAAAAGAGATTATTGTGGTAATATATTGCCAAACGGAATGGTAAAGAATCAGAAATTGGTGTGTCCGATTATCACCCCAACTACGAAAGGGGACATTGATGTTCCAATATCAGGAGAAGATATTATCAAAAATAAGTATATGACAGTAGAGCAATGGAAATATATTTCGAAAGCAGCAATGGATTTGTTTATCTATGGTCAGTTTGAAGCAAACAAACAAGGATTGATTCTTGTTGATACTAAATATGAATTTGGTTATGATACATATGGCAATATTTATTTGATTGACGAGATGCATACTCCAGATTCCTCTAGATATTGGATTAAAGATACATATATGGATCGTTTCCAAGAAGGTAAAGAACCTGAAAACATTGATAAGGAGTTCTTGCGTCTTTGGTTTAAAGAACATTCTGATCCATACAATGATGAAGTACTACCTGAAGCACCAAAGGAATTAGTAGATGAATTGAGTAAGAGATACATGTATTTGTTTGAAACAATTACTGGACAAAAGTTTTATCCATTTGAATTTGACGAAGAAGAGATTACAGAATCGATAAATGCATTTTTAGACTTAAGGTTGATTTAATATAAATGATTTAACAAAAATACATGATTGACATCATTCTGTATGTTATATTACCTTCTTTAGGAGTGATTCTATTAACAGCGTGCATATGTATTAAAGATATTTTGATTGGTTACTATCATTCTGTAGTACCTATATAAAAAATATGAGTGGCACTGATGTGGTGTTGTTTTTTACTCTGTTACTATTACTTACTCTATTGGTCAGTGGATTTTTCACATCCTTATTTGTTTGCTTTATGAGTATAAGGTGGTGGAGAAAGGTAAACCCAACCGAAGAAGTTATTTCAGTATAATTGAATAGTTTAAGTTCACATATTCATGTTAGCATTGTCATGTCCAACATATTCATGTTAGCATTGTCATGTCCAACATATTCATGTTAGCATTGTCATGTCCACAATACACTTCAAAAGGGCATTAAATAGTAAAAAATAAGACATTTGCTGTAGTGAGAATCGCATGGCTCTATACATCAACATACTAGGTAATTGAAACATAAGTAAGTTCTTCCAAACGCTTAATGTGAATATATCGAAATAGGATAAATCGTGTAATAAGACATCTGATGAGAAAGAATGAGGTGGAGGTAACATATTCTTATGTTTTTTTGGATAAAGAATCTTGTTCTTCGGAGAATGTAGTAACGATTTATTTAATAAGCATTTGTGGGTTTTCCGATTTGAAGATAGGTTGACACACTTAGATCCAAGAATAGATACTTGAAACAAACATTTAGACATTATTAATAATTTTTTAATATAAATTGTATACACAATTTTATAAATAATATATTACATATGGACTATTTCCAAATCGACAAGAGTATTATAAATTTCAATTGTTCTTATGGAACTGTTCCCAAAATGGTCAAAGATTATCAGGAAAAGCTTTTAGGTGAATGTGAATCGAATCCTTATGAGTGGTTTACAAAAACATATAGAGAAAAATTAGATACAGTTCGGGATCGATTATCTAGTTTTTTACACTGTCAAAAACAGGATCTCGTATTCGTTGACAATACGAGTTCTGGTGCAAATTCAGTATTTAATTCCTTTTCTTTTCATAAAGATTCTGCGATTATCATTCTTGATATTGCTTATGGTTTGATTTTGAATTTGGCAAACAAAATGAATAAACTTACAGGGTGTCATATTCATACCGTTACTGTTGATATTCGAGCAATAAATTACTTACCCAATCAAATAGAAAATACGATTGAAATGCTTGAAAAGAAAGGTTATCATGTTGACTTAGTATGTTGTGATCATATTGCTTCATGTCCTGGAATATTGCTTCCTATTCAAGAGGTTGCGAAAGCTTGTTTATTAAAGAATGTACCATTATTAGTAGATGCGGCTCATGCAATTGGACAAGTGGAGATCAATTTAGGTGAGTTAGGTAAACATGGTGTTCGATACTGGGTGACTGACTGTCATAAATGGTTCTTTTCGCCGAAAGGAGCGGCTCTTTTATGGGTCCATAAAGACAAACAAGAGACTGTTTTTCCAGTTATTGATTGTGCGACCATCGGTACGAAAGGATGTATAACTGAAAAGAATTCTTTACAACTGAGTCAATTCGAATCTAGGTTTTTATATTTAGGAACGAAAGATTATACACCTTGGTTATCTGTTCACAAAGCGATCTATTTTGTGGAATTGATGGAGGATATTCCTATATTACCCAGAGAAATCGTGAGTTTACATTGAAGGCACAAGAAAAGTTGTGTTTATCATTAAATACTCAGTCTCCTTTTCATAATGATACTATTGTATCGATGATTAATGTCCGTTTGCCAGAGAGTGTATCCAATAGATTGATTGCTACAAGATTGATGAAAGCACTCAGAGAATTGTATAAAACCTATGTTGTCATTTATGAATACCCTTCAGGAAGCTCTAACTTTTATTTGCGACTTTGTACACAACTGTTTATACAGAATGAAGATATTGATTTTCTATTGAGAGCAATCCAAGTATTATTACCATTACTGATTGACAAAACAAAGTACTTAAATTCATCCAACTATTAGATATTAAAAGAACAATCATATCATGATCGATGATGATTGGGTAAATATTGAATCTAGCAACTTATATGAAAAACAGAAACCAAATGTCCTTAAACCACCTGAAATTCAAGAAATGACGGTAGTCAACAAAAGTCCTCCAGAATCACATCGGAATATGATAACACATCGTAATACTAGCACAGTAAATTCCATTCCTGAAGATATTCTAGCTTATCATGATGATATGATGATACCAAAAACAATTTCATCGAAACATGAAAGAGACATTTATGATTGTGTCATGAGCCTGAAAAAATATATTCGAGAAGCCCAGTTGTTTCTAATAAAATGTTCTCATTATGTCGACTCTTGGGATGATATTGTTTAAAGATATAAAGATACTTTTATATGTGCGAATAATAACTTTCTTGAACTGATCATGAATCTAATTCAAGAAGTATTAACAACTCCAGGAATAGTCACACAAATTGCCAAACATCTATCTAGTGACATAGGTAAAAACAATGACACATTGCATTCCCTTTACTTTTTATTTAATGATAATAGGTATCGTTATGAACTACAACCTTTTATGGAAAAGGTGAAAGAAGAAAAAAGAAAAAAAACTCAAAGGTTATATTTTTCAGTTGGAAGAGTCATTGAAGACTTATTATTTGTAAAGAATCGATACCATTGTTGTGAATACCTTATGAACCATTATGTCATGGGAGGTCTATTTAATATTTTACAAGAGAATGGGGATCTCTTTTTTAAACAGGAGAAGGCAATAATCGATTATTACGAAGCTTTTCCATCCAATTTTGAATATGCGTTACGTAAGTATAGAAGAAACTATAGAGGAATATCTTACAAACAAAAAAGGAAGAATATAAATAAAGCACTGTCCATTACGATTGTAAAAACAAAAGATGATTTATATTCTTATCCATTGGGGTAACTCAAAATAGTTTAGCATATCCCACTTCTCTTAAACAACATGGGCAATAATGATGAGTATCTGTTCCAAGAGTTGTACACATCGATACTCCAAAAGTTGCGAGTCCTAATAAATAGTGTGTCGCACCTTTCTTTCTTTTAATATTACATACGCCAACATAGTCACAATGGAAACAATGAATATACAGAGGTAAATGGCCTTTTACTGCTCCAAGAAATATTGCGGGTTCATTCCATTTAGGTAAGATGACTTCTTCAATATCTCCTTTATAATAAAGCAGTCCTGTACCTTTTACGGGAGGTAGTGTAATAGTATCATTAAACAAAATATTAAAATGGTTATAGTGCCAATCATTGTTGTAAGGATCGTCATTTCGATAATCGATCCTTTTAAATCTCATTATTCATATTGAATTATTGTTGTGGAATTATTGTTTAAACAGAGATCAATAGTAGTTTGTATATATAAAAAATCCGCATCATTGAGACTTTATGCTTAGTATCGACATTTGAATGTTATGTGAATTCAGTAGTTCAGTTCATTTATAGTGAGTTCTTAAACCCACGATTTTCGAATAAGGATTATAAAAACACGACAGAATCGATTCAAAATCTGAAGTTAAAACTCAAAGGAGTCACACCGTTTCTAAAGAAAATCTTTCATACAAAATTTTCATTGAAAAATGATAAATTAAAGATCATTCAAACTTGGAATAAGTTGACCATTGTTAATCAATTATTAGTATTTAATATACAAGAGACTGATCTAGAGTTCTATTTTATATTAATGTTCATCCAAGAAGAATTTATGCATTTTAAAGAGAAACTGAATCAATATTTGTTTTTTTAAAAAATTCTAAAGAGAGTTTATCAATGTGTGTAAATGAATTTTACTTTTTCAGTAGATAATCATACCACTTTTGAAATGATTGAAAGAACTATGGATACCATATTTTCAAAGAAAAGAGAAGTAATCCTAACCATTGATGCTTCAAAATTTACAACATTTCGTTTTAAAACAATCATGAGACTAGTACCTCTACTAGAAAAGTATCATAAAGATTCTCATAAATATTTAAAACATACAACAATTATTGTTTCAAATCCATTTATGACTAATGTGGTTAATTTTTCATTACAATTTATAGATACACCATCACCTGTAAATATTTATACTTTGAGTAAATTATAAGCTTATGTATTTTTTCAGAAGATCTTTTGTCGATTTCGAAATCGAAGCTATTCTGTCCCATCGAATAATACATTCGATGTCAATAATATCATTATTACAGTTGTCTTCAATGTATTTTAAATCTTGTTTGATTGATTTTTGAAGACTCTTATGCATATTCCTCAAATGATTTTTTTGGAGTGTCTTAGAATGGCTAGGTGGTTTTTGTGGGGGTATGATGGATGATAAACAAAGTACCACCATAATCGCCAAGTTAGTTTTAAATCTTAGAACAAGGTTACCTTTAATAGAGTTTTATTAAATGCTTCTTATAAATTTCCATCCAAGATCTTCACATATACATTTCCATATTTGTTCTTGTTGATGTAATTTGTCTCTGCTTTTGAGAAGAGGAAAGTATTTGAGGAACTGGTCTTTTCCAAGTATTTGAATAAATTTATGAAGAACATAGCTATAGGATAGGAAGTTTTTTCTGTTATTAGGGCTATACTTGAGGAATGGAACTTGTATTTCTTTGAACATGTTCTTGAGTTTTTCTTCTAATTCTGTGTTGAGATGTGGATTCGGAATCCCAGTGATTTTATTCAGTATATATGGAATATGTTCATAGTATTTATTGATTTTGTGTTTTTTGAGTATCTCTCTTATTTTCAATGGAGTTACTGTAGCTAAGTTGTATATTCTTTGTTTATTCAATTCTAACATGATCTTATTGAATACTTCCTCTGGAATATCTGTAGTTTCTTTCCCTTGAATTTGATTCAACCATTCGGAGAAATGATTAATTCTTTTGTAACTGAAATATGAAATCTCTTTAGGAGGGTCTTTGTATGATGGCTTCTCATTGTCCGTAATGATATATTCAATAGTATTACAATCTCTACAACATATGATTCCTTCATTGACTAAAATATCCTTAGATTGTCCTTGACAGTGAGAACACTTAGATACATTCTCTTTGCTAGTTTGATTATTGATATAGTTTTTATCTGTATGACTAAGATAGTTATTAAGAAGATGAAATCTGCTATTTTTGAGATTTTTCGGGTTTGATATAGTATCAATATTACCATTTGTAAAGTAATGAGCAATCGTCGGTTTGTTCGATTCATCATCAACAGATAGACTTATACCACCTTCATCTGTATGATTTTCTAGTAAATCATAATAATTATATAGAATATCACCTGTATTTACATAATAGTTTATTTCATCGGCATGTTGTTCAATAGATGATATATTGGAGGAAGTTAATTGTATTTTGTCTTTTAGAATGATAATATCTTTGATTTCTTGATCAGTTAAATCACTTTTAGGTTTCAATTGAAGATTGGATAATTGATATTCAAGAGATTCCTTTTCTTGAATTAAATTGGAAAGCGTATCATTTTCCTCTTGGAAGCTAGATACCATGTTTTGATGACGAATATCAAGAGTCGAGTTTGATATTTGATAATTACATTGTCGTTTTGGATTGTTTCTTTGTTTACTTTTCATAAAATAGTTGAATACTTAAGCTGTCGTATGTGTGTTTTAAGTAAACTTATTGAAAAGATTTTTTTTACATTCGTTTTTCTGAAAATATTTTCTTATGTATAAGTATAAAATAAATTAACAATGGGAGGAGGACTTATGCAACTCGTAGCCTACGGCGCTCAAGATATCTACCTTACCGGTAACCCCCAAATTACTTTCTTCAAAGTAGTTTACCGTCGCCACACCAACTTCTCCATGGAGTCTGTGGTACAAACCTTCAACGGTAATGTAGGTTTCGGTAACAGAGTAACCTGCACTGTATCCCGCAACGGTGATCTCATCAACCGCATGTACCTCCAAGTATCTTTGGGTGAACTCGGTGCTTCCAACGCTTACAACCACTGGGTTGGTCATCAACTCATCAAATCCGTAGAAATCGAAATCGGTGGTCAACGCATCGACAAGCACTACGGTGACTGGCTCCACATCTGGAACGAGCTCTCCCAAACCGCGGGTCACTATGATGGCTACAAGGCTATGGTAAGCGGTGTAGATGCCTCCATGAGTGCCTCCAACAACGACCTTGACTTGACCCCCACTGCTGCTCGTGAATTGTACATTCCCCTTCAATTCTGGTTCTGCCGCAACCCTGGTCTTGCGCTCCCCCTCATTGCGCTCCAATACCACGAAGTTAAGATCAACATTGAATTCGCGCCTCTTTCCGCGGTATGTGATGACACCACGGCTCCTTCTTTCTCTGCGGAACTCTATGTAGACTATGTATACCTTGACACTGATGAGCGCCGCAGATTCGCCCAAGTATCTCATGAATACTTGATCGAACAACTCCAATTCACTGGTGACGAAGCGGGTGCCAACTCCCTCAAACTCAACTTCAACCACCCTGTGAAGGAACTCATCTGGGTAGAAAAGGAATCATCTGACGCCAAGGTAGGTGAATATGTTACCACCTACTCCAGCGCCCTTGTCCAACTCAACTCTCATGACCGTTTCTCCGCTCGCAAACCCGCGTACTTCCAACTTGTACAACCCTACCAACACCACGAGCGTGTACCAATCACCTCTTCCAGCACCTCTTCCGACACCTCTTTCGACAGCGCCAACATCAATGTATACTCCTTCGCCCTCAAACCCGAAGAGCACCAACCATCTGGTACCTGCAACATGTCTCGCATTGACAACGCTGCGCTCAAACTTACTGGTTGCTCTTCCTCTGTAGTCAAGGTATTCGCCGTAAACTACAATGTACTCCGTATCATGAGTGGTATGGGTGGTCTTGCGTACAGTAATTAAGCAATGGGTGGCTAACTCAACAAAATGAATAAATTGGGTGGACTGGAAAATACAACTTTTCATTCATTAAAAAAAAATATTACAAACTAACCAAAAAAAATGCTTTAGTTTGTAATCAATCATCATTCTTATTTTTATCATTCTAATAACGAATTTACCATAATTGTTACTTGAATTTCGTTTCAAAAGCAATTTCAATGATCCAAATCAAAAATTTGATTTAGGGTTTCGAAACAAGCTAAACAACAAACAACCTACACTACCTTGAGTATGGATAGTCATACAAACTTTCCAGTCACCAAATATTATCGCCAACAACTTTCAAATACCTTCTCGAAAATCGATGAAGATACATTTAACCTTCGTATTGAAACAAGTCATTCTATTGTATTAGATGTTAAAATTGATGCCACACATATTGATCAGATTATGAAGCTTTCATGGAGTCCATTAAACACAAATAGATCAAAAAAGTATTATATAAAACATTCACATGACAGTTCAAACAATAATTCAATACTTTACCTACACCAATATGTCATGCAACTAAATAATATTCATCCACCTACAACCAACAATACTGGAGATGATCATTCGGAATCTTCGGTGGAATCTTTCACAGTTGGTTTGAGTGGACATGTGTTTTCAGTTGACTCCTGTCCAGATGGAACGGGGTTCTCTGTTGACACTTGTAGAGCAGCAGAACATACTGTTGACTCCTGTGGAGCAGCAGAACATTCGCAAAGCGATTCAGTTGACACTTATAGTGCAACAGAACACTCGCAAAGCGATTCAGTTGACACTTATAGTGCAACAGAGAACCCTGATCCATCTGGAACGGAGTTCTCTGTTGACACCTGTGGAGCAGCAGAGAACCCCGTTCCATCTGGAACGGAGTTCTCTGTTGACCACATCAACCGCGACCCCTTGGACAATCGTTTACAAAACCTTCGATGGGCGACCCAATCTGAGCAAAATCAAAATACCGATAAAAGAAAAAGACAATGTACTGCGAGGGAACTACCGAATGAAATCCAACAATCCGATATACCTAAATGGGTCAACTACAATGTGGAGACAATTGTACAATCTAGTGGACAGTCGTACAATCGATGTTTTTTCCGTATCGAGAAGCACCCTCGGCTTTCAAAGTGGACTTCTACAAAATCAGTCGAAGTCACACCACAAGAAAAGTTAGCACAAACATACCATTATATGATGAAAATGGGAGAATCCTTTGAATCCATACCAGAGTATATTCAGAAGATTATCGAAAAAAAGAATTTTGATAATGACACTCTTATGGAAGAGAATGGGTTTATTCTAAAAAGATCGATGATCCCTAAATATGTCAACTTTGTGAAACCTACTGAAAAGCGTGGGTGTAAATTTGAAATCGCTATTCCTGGTACCAAACGGGTTTCTACGAAAGGGGCTAAATCGATTACTTTGGAGGAGAAATTTAATGAGATGATGATGAAGCTGATTTGAATGAAGCCTCCAGGTGCGCCATGTGAGCCTTACCGTTAGAACGGTAACCCACATCATTTTTATAAAGATTAATGTAATGCTTTATAGCGTTTTTTGCTTGTTTTTTATGATATTGTGTAGCATATATTAGACTGTTCTCAAGAAGCTTTTCATATTCTGAATCAGACATTTTCGTAAATAATTTGAAATTATTATTCATCCAATAATTGATCATATCGATACTGTCATTTTTAATAGCTTGAAAGAGTGTTTTATCTTCCGTGAAGTTGGTGACATCGTTAACAACTATTGAACCATTAAAACTATCAATAACTTTTAGAATTTTTGGTTTACATTCACAAATTGCAACTTTAGCAACCTTTTTGAAAAATAGATCGTCAGTCTCAATTGAATCTATTAAATAGTTGTGAAATAAGTATTCAATCATTTTAGTATTTTCTGTTCTTACAAGTTGTAGAATTGCATTGTTCATTATTTCGTCATCTAAATTATAGTTTAATATTGCACCACCGTCTAAATTAAAACCGATCCAATCATCTACATATTTGAAAACTTCAATATTTCCTCCATATAATGCTGCGCTATACATGCTATTTTTGAGATTAATATCTAATTCATAATCATTTTCAAGAAGATATTTAGTTGCAGCTAGATCACCTTGACCAGCGGCTTCATAAGCATTGTCATATAATTGTAAGAACTTGTAGAGAAATTGAAACATGATTGGTGTATGTGTTGTTGTCTGTGTTATTTGTCTGTGTTATTGTTCCTTATAGTATCAAACCAAAAATCAATTTTTTTTGCAAAAAGGGGTTATCAAGGTCTTCTTCTGTACAACTCATCCCACACCTTACACCACTCTCCTTTTTTATAATTGGACATACGAAGAATATATTTGCTAGAAGACACATATGGTTTGTAGCTGGTCTTACCACCAGTCGAATAGAACACCATATCATACACATTTTGGTACATTACCCATTCATAACTATCGACCGCAAATTCCATAAACCAATTGAATCCATCTTCTTTATTGATCTTGTGAAGCAACATAAGATTTCCCATAATCATCAATCTCTCAATGTGATGAAGATATCCTGTATCAAATGCTTTCTTTATAGTGTCATTGAGTGGAGGAATTCCAGTGCTTCCATCATACCAATCCTTACTCATCTTCGTTTTCAGCTTGAACCTGTTTTTGTTTTTGAGATCACCCTTCAAATAGATGTAGCAATAGCGTTGAAACTCTCTCCAAATCAATTGACGAACATAACCTTCTAAATTATTGATTTGTACTGAAGATCTAGCGTTCATTTTCTGTAACATTGTGATAATATCAGATGGATTGATCAACCCAATATTGATTGAGGAAGATAAAACACTGTGGTACATAAAGGATTGGTCTTGAATGATCGCATCTTGGAAATCTCCGAACTTTTTCAATCGTAACTGAATAAACTGTTTACACCATTTATGAGCATCTTTATGGGATATTGGGAATTGAAAGTTGTTTGTATTACCATAATTGTTTGGAAAATGCTTATTTACATATTGGATCGCTTCTTGAATATAGGAATTACTAATTGAAGATAATTTTGGTAACTTGGGTATCTTATTGATTTCTTTTTGGTTAGGAACTTTACGATTGTGGGTGTCTTTAGACTTAATTCCTTTTAAATAGTCGATTTGTCTTTTTACTCTTGGATAGAAGTAACTTGTAAAGGACATACTGCTTTTAGAGTTTTTCCCATCATAAATAGATTGTAAGAATGCTTTGTCTACTAAAAAGTTTGGTGATTCAATCTTTGTGGTCTCTTCAAAATCATTCATGTCATTAATGGGATCCCACATAGACGCATCTTTGATTACTTTGTGGTTGGTATCGAATTTGATGTAAGTCACATCATATTTCTTTTTGATCAATTGATCTTTATAATACTGCATACTCGCACGATGAAGTATGAGCTTCTTCTTGTTAAAATTATATTTGGTGAAGAAATCAGGATGTTCCCAAAGAATGATTTTGATTTCATTTTTTTGAAAGGGTAATTGATTTAAATGGTATAGTTGATGAGGTAGTATATAAAATGTAACAATTCCCATTTAATTATATAAAAGAGAATCGTATATTTACATGTACTCTTCTCTGAAGAGAGTCGTATATTTACATGTACTCTTCCATAATGTCTTGTTGTAATAAAGAATCTGCACTTTCATTTTGAGATTTCTTTTCAAAATAAACAGAAGTTACTTTGAGACTGGGTAAATATGGCTCTACAATAAAAGCAAAAGTTCCACTATTGTGTATGTTCTCAAATACACATTTAACTATGCCCTTATTTCTATCCACTCTAAAAGAAGCTGGTGTCGATCCACTTGGACTAAATTCTATGTTTTCATATTGAGGTAATTCTGATGGGTTAAATGTACAAATACATTGAATACGATGTTTATAATCTAAATATACAAAATTATGTACATATCTTGATCCAATTGTTACTAAAGATGTATCATTTATGTATTCGCTAGTTTTTTCTACATTAATAAAGAAACAAGCTCTTGGTTCTTCCGGGAATGCAACACAATCTGGTGATTTCTTTTCAAGAGTGAACATATTATATTGTGTTGAATATTTATAGAATGCCTTATCACCAACTGGATCTTTAAGAACAGATATCTTTGATAACTTTAATGACCGTACATTTGGATACATTATAAATTCGAAATTAGTAAGTGTGGTTTCAAAAACAAATATGATTTCGCCTTTCTTATATGTAAAATAGGAGGGTTTCATGCTATAAATACCAAAACCGAAATAGTTTGGAAGGTTATCATTTACATCATATTTCATAGTACATTCTAGATTGTATATCTTTTTGGTATCTTCTATTTCTTCTTTTTTTTTAACAATAATTTGATATTTAGTACCATTATTTGGCACATCACTTTGTTTCATGTCAAAACAAAGGGTGCGGTCTCCATAACTTGTACAACTATTTTGTAAAGAAAAATAAATAACGAGACTAATAATAAATGCTAAAATAGTAATAGTACTAATTATTATAAATATCCAAAGAGAGTTCATTTTTTTTAATATATAAAACAATTTAAATACTAGATATAATAAATAGACTAATATTGAACATCCATATTTATTTTGATATTATTAGTGCTTCCAATGAACAAGGAAATCGTGAATACATTTGTTGATTTGTACTATCAAAACTTGAACACTCAAAACTATGATCGTCTATGTAATCATCTAAAAGACTCTTCTACTTTTGTTCGTGACTTGTCTGAGTGGAAAGGTGGTTCCTCCATTGTGAATTTTTTACAAACAACTTCTTTGTCCTATCAACCAATAAAGATGAATGTATTGATCAATGGAGATCGTCGAGCAAATGTGCTTGTTTCTGGAAAGGTTAAAGATGAGAAAACCCAAATGATAGTTCCATTTACTGAATATATACTATTATCATTTAGTAATCAAAAAGAATACTGGATCCATACCTCAATTTTACACACAATTGTATAATACTTTTTTAAATATTCAAATTCATGGAATACTCTGAATATCTTTTGATAAAGAAAAAAATGGGATTTGAATTAAATTGTAGGGTCGAAGTGGATGGCCAAATAGGCACTATTGTTCGAACAACTGTATTTGGGGTACAGAAATCCCAAGGCGTAGCAGTCGAATTCGACAATGGGGTTAGAAAATTATTTATCGACAAGCAAATGGAATGTATTACTGAATGTAATCATTAGAGCCAAACATTAACTCTGGTTTTAGATAAATCTATCATAAATTTTGTTGTGTATTAATAAATATGGTAATTTCTTTGAATAGAATGAATATAAGAATTGTAGCGATCATTCTATTTTGTGTATTCGTGTTTGTATTATTTACATATTTCAATAAATGTAGAATAAAAACAATTGAACATTTCTTTGAAGATGCTGATGCTGATGCTGATGCTGATGCTAATGCCGATACAGCATCGCCCACTGAAGAAACTGAAGTAATAACAGCACCAATTGTGGAAAGAGAATCAAAAATATCACCCATTAAAATATTATGTAATGAAGATAATTTTGAATATTACAAAGAACAGTATTTGACCTTATCCAATGATGCTTTTGAAGACGCCTATAAAAAATGCCATAATTTTTATTCGACCATTGATTTACACACTAAGTCTTCCAGCTCTGAGCTACTAACTCTTAAAAACAGATTCGTAGATTTAAGTGAATCTAATAATGATTTAACCGAAGAAAGAGATGGGTTGAGTAATGATTTAGCCGACAGTAATGCTTATTTGTATGCTTTGAGTAATTCGAATCAAGAACTTAATCAAGAATTAAGAGGTCTATCTAACGATAATAAGGATTTAGAAAGCATTAGTAATCTGTTAGATGATATGGACTCGTATCAAGAAAAAATAAATAAACTAACAGAATTAGAGAACATAATCAATAGTCAATTGTGTGATGAAATGAAACAAAACTGCTCGTTATATGAAATGGAACATTTCACTAAAGAAAAACTAGAAGCGATTCTACAAAATCATATTAATACAATCCCGGATTTGTCTAAAGCATATATTCTTGCGGTCAAAATGTGGGTTGCTTACCAGAAAGCGAGTGGTGATCGTCCTTTGATTGAAAGCAATGAGCCTAATATGGAGTCCGCTATAAAATCATATAATGATACAATTGAGTTATTGAAGACAGCGGAAGAGTCAATGTACAAAGTAAGAGAATTATATAAATTAAATAAAGATTTATTCTATTATACAACAAAAGCTGAAGCTGCGTCCAATTCAACAATCCATTTGAATGTATTTGAATCATCAAATCCAATTGAAATTACATTTTCAAATGAGTTTATATATACTCCGAGTGAAATTGTAAATAATGAATATGATGCTTTGTTCTCTACATGTAGTAGTTCAAATAATAGCAGCCAAGAAACTATTTCATTGACAACGGGAGGAGAAAATACCGTAAATATTTGGACTGTTACGCCTTATTGTTCATTATCTAACTATGCGAATATTATTGAAAATGATATAGGCAATTGCGCTATTGGATCCAATCGTGAAGATTGCGTTAGAGAACAAAATCAAGAAGTTAAGTCTGGATTAGAATACATATATCGATCTAAGTTTTCGAGATCTGATATTAATCGTTCTACAAATACAGATTTACCTGAGAACAAGAATGAGGTCGATAATCTCATTGCCATCGCATTCTTGAATAAGGTGTTTAATTCCAACTAACGCATCCTTATAATTCAATTAAAAACATAAGCGAATACTTATGTTCTTCATAAAAAAGAACTGAGAAGAAATCGACCCTAGTTGGGTTCGAACCAACGACCTCACGGTTAACAGCCGTGCGCTCTAACCAACTGAGCTATAAGGTCACAACTTCTTCTATATATATGATGATATTAAATGTTTAAATACTTTTGAATTCAAAAAAAATCTACAAATACTGTAAAAATATGACTGAATTGAAATATTTTATAGTAGAGTCGCAAGATGAAGATAAAGTAAACTGGAATACCGTAGTAGAAACGGGTATTGATCGTTGTAGATGGAACAAGAGCCGTACACAATTTATCGTGAAAAGCAAGAATTTCCAAAGATGGCATTTGAACAAACCAATTTACACATTGAGTGCGATCAAAGAAATCATGAATCGTCAAGATTGGTAAATATCCATTTAAATAGATTTGACAGGATGGTATATAGAGTACAATAAAAGTAAAGAGATGATTATTAGTTGTATTGTTGCGGTTGGTAAGAATGGAGGAATTGCGGTGGAAGGACAAGATTTACCTTGGAGTATTCCTGAAGATCTGAAGTACTTTAGAAAAGTTACTGAGGGCAAAGTGGTTATTATGGGTCGTAAAACCTTTTTTTCAATTCCAGAGGAGTATAGGCCATTGAAGAATAGGTTGAATATTGTGATCACAAACAAGAAGCATTTATATATGGATGAGTATATTGAGAAAACTAATCTGTTATTTGGAAACTATGTAGAATGTATGGATTATTTGAATTCTTCTGAACATGTTTCCAAATATTCCAAGGAGTGTGTGATTATTGGAGGTCAAGAAGTATATAATCAATTTAAGCCGTTCATTAGTAAGATTTATCTTACTGAAATCAATCATCATAAACAAATCAATTATACCCATTTCTTCTTCAAAATCCCGAACACATTTAAAATCATTGATCACTCCGAATTACATCAACATAATGAATGTCTGTTTAGGTTCTTGACATTGGAGAGAGATATAATGCCATGTCATAATCATGATATGACTTATTTGAAGATGTGTCAGAAAGTGCTTCAACAAGGCCATCATAGGGATGACCGCACTGGAACTGGTACAGTTGCTATCTTTGCAGACCAGATGAAGTTTGATTTGTCTTCTTCCATTCCGATCTTGACAACAAAACGAGTACCTTGGAAGAGTTGTATAGAAGAGCTTTTGTGGTTTTTGAGGGGTGATACCAATGCAAAAATTCTAGATGACAAGGGAGTCAAGATATGGAATAAAAACTCGACACGAGATTTTTTGGATGGAGTTGGTCTCACTCATTTGAATGAAGGTGATTGTGGTGCGAATTATTCTTTTCAATGGAGACATTTCGGTGCTGACTATAAAGATTGTAATACTTCTTATGGAAATCAAGGGATTGATCAGATCGCAAGGATCGAAGATCTTCTGAAGAATGATCGACACAACCGAAGGATTTTCTTGAGCGCATGGAATCCTTGTGATTTGAATCGAACGGTGCTACCACCTTGTCATGTGAGTGCCCAATTCTTTGTTGATAACAATGATTGTCTACACTGTCATATGTATCAACGATCTTGTGATATGTTTCTTGGAGTACCCTGGAATATATTGTCTTATTCAATATTGACTCGAATTTTGGCAATGAGAAGCGATTTGAAACCTGGTTCACTCACAATTAGCACTGGTGACACTCATATTTATAAAGATCATTTGGAGCAAGTTTCTGAACAAATGAGTAGAGAATGTCTAGCATCTCCACTTCTACTCATTGATGAAAAAGTAAAGACAAAGAATATTGAAGATATCACGATAGATGATTTCGAAATGATTGGATATTTACCCCATAGTGCTATTAAAGCAAATATGAGTGCTTAAAACAATTAAAGATCAAGACTACTCATTCGATTACATGATATTCATAGGTACATTTATTTAGAGTAAGTATGTGAATTTATTTAATAGATTATTTTTTAGATTTATTATTAATAGGCATGTCCTCAACAAGTTTCAAGTCAAAATATTCACAATTATCACTTGATGGGATAAATTCATCAACAACACAAGCAAGTGTGTTGTTTAATAATAAATCAGTTGTTGCAAGACAAGAAGTTGACAATTTGATCAATTACCTAGGAAACCGAAATATTATGTTTGGTTATGAAACTGGTAAGTCAATGAAAAATGGAAATGATAATATTTTCATCGGATATCAAGCAGGTAATAACACAAACAATTCAGGGATTGTTTCAAGAAATAGTTTTTTATCCTCTACGAATATGTTCATTGGTGCTCAAGCAGGTTTTTGTAATGTAAATGGTTATTCCAATATATACATTGGTCATAATAATTCTAAAAACTTGACGAATCGTTTTGCGGGTGGTGTAACGAATGAAAGGATATTTGATAACATTTCGATTGGAGCTGATGGTTCCGCTTATGGTGCCAAAACAATTACAATAGGAAATCGAACCATTTCGCACGAAGCAAACACAGCAACTTTGATTGGGTATAATACCTCGAACATTGGCGATGATACTTTATTGATTGGTTCCGATATACAAAATGAAGGATATAATTCTTTTATATTACATGCTAAAGGTAATATCAATAATGATTTAGATTATTATGTAAATATCAATGATATCTTTACTGGTTTTACTGTAGTAGAAGATGGAGATTCTTTTTTAGAATTCAATCTAGACAAATTCATCATTAGTGATACACTCATCGCTTCTAATTTAAATATTACTGGGGATTTTAAATCGGAACATAGTAATGAGTTAAATAATGTTACGGTTAGTGGATTTTTGAATGTGAAAGATGAAGCAACATTTGATAACGAAGTACACATGAATGATCATTTGTATATGCGATCTAACATTTACTTGGAAGGTGGGTTATCAGTAGCATCTACATCTGACTTCATTGGTGATGTTAATTTTAGTGGAGCAGTTCATTTCCCAAAAAACCATACATTTTCAAATGATATCATATTCAATTCAGATGCCGATGTTGTTTTTGACGGATTGGTACGAATCAATAATGAATTTATCATTGGTAATAAACGATTTCAGGATTATCTTAGTGACATTTTTAGTGGAGAAATCAATCTTGTAGATTACTTACCTCCTTGGATTAAAACAGATCAAGCATTGATTGATGCCAATGAATTCAACAAAGATAATCTTGGATTCTGGATTATAAATGAATTAATTCAAAAAGAGTACCCTTGGTTTTATTCGGATCAACGATTGATTAGCTTACATATGTTTAACAATGATGATTTTGCTCCTTGGATAAGAAAAGACCCAAAAGAAATATCGTTAAACCAATTTGATTATGGTGATTTGGTGAAAAATTGGGTAGCTGGGAAGTTTCAACAAGAAATTTATTTGCGAAACTTTGCCAATGATAATTTCATAAAATCTTGGGCTTTAAAGGAACAAAATGTTGTCAATCTAAGTGAATTTAGAAATGATGATTATATCAAGCAATGGGCGTTAAAAGAACAGAATTTAGTCAACTTAAGTGAATTTAATAATGACCACTATCAATGGCTTGATGAACTATACACAAAAATTTTGAATAATGAATCAACAAATGATGATTTCGCAGGAGCTTGTTATTTCATCAAAAATCAGATTGCTCCCTGGTTAAAGGTTGATCCGATTAATATTGGTTTAACAAGTTTTTGTAACGATATTAAAGATTGGTATAATGATATTACATTTCATGGTAATGTTCAAGTAAATGGTTATGCCACATTTAACAAACAAATCAACACGGCTGGACTTATCACAACTGGTGATAATTTAATACGGGGAATTACTGAGATTAATGGCGAATTAAGAACTGAAAATATTCATGTTACTCATGACACAATTCTTAGCAGCAACATCCAGATTGATGGACATCTCAAGGTGAATGAATCTTTTGAAATTACCCCGAATAGCAATATATTTGTATATGATCCGTTACATGTTGATAGTGTTGCTACCTTCAAACAAGATGTCGATTTTGAAATTCCATTTCACGCAAATGGTTTCATCTCGGAGGGAAGTAACTTTTTAAAAGGATTTACATCACTTGAAGGAAACACACTCATTGATTATCTTGAAGTTGCTGAAACTACTGTATTACAAAGCAATGTAGTTATTGATGCTCATTTGAAAGTGAATGATGCTTTTGAAATTACACTTGATAACGAAGTCAATCTTCTTTCAAGTGTTACCATACACAGTAACATTCTTTTCAAGGAAGATGCTGTTTTTGAAGAAGGGTTGTTTAGTTTTGGTTCAAATATTTTAGATGGTACAACGCAAATAAAAGATCTTTATGTAACAGACAAAGTAGTCTTGGAAAGTGGGGTATTGATTGAAGGGGACATCTATTTGAATGACTTAATGTTTCTTATTGATAGCAATGTGATTATTAATGGTCACCTAAAAGTGAACGACTCCTTCGAAATCACTCCCAATAGCAATGTCCTCATTTACGATCCGATGGATGTAAAGAACACCACCACCTTCCATCAAGAAGTGGACTTCCTCACTTCCTTCCAAGCGAATGGGTTCATCACCGAAGGAAGCAACCTGTTCAAAGGGTACACTCAGTTCGAAGGAGTAACCCTAGTGAATGATTTGGAAGTGCTCGATTCCACCATTCTCCATAGCAACATTTTGGTGGATGGACACTTTGTGGTGAATGATGCTTTGGAAATTTCTGTAGACAATGAAATCAACCTTCATTCTAGTGTAACCGTCCATAGTAACATTGTGTTGAAGGAGGAAGCAGTCTTTGAGGATGGGTTCGTGGCGTTTGGATCGAATGTTTTGTACGGAAGTACAGAGATCAAGGAGTTGAATGTAACGGACAGTGTGGTCTTAAAGAGTGATGTTCTCATCGAAGGGAATATTCGGTTAAATAGCAACATTACTATCGATGGGGACTTTCAAAGCAGTGGGGACTTCCAGGTTCATGGTCACTTGAAAGTGAACGACTCCCTCGAAATCACTCCCAATAGCAATGTCCTCATTTACGATCCGATGGATGTAAAGAACACCACCACCTTCCATCAAGAAGTGGACTTCCTCACTTCCTTCCAAGCGAATGGGTTCATCACCGAAGGAAGCAACCTGTTCAAAGGGTACACTCAGTTCGAAGGAGTAACCCTAGTGAATGATTTGGAAGTGTTCGATTCCACCATTCTCCATAGCAACATTTTGGTGGATGGACACTTTGTGGTGAATGATGCTTTGGAAATTTCTGTAGACAATGAAATCAACCTTCATTCAAGTGTAACCGTCCATAGCAACATTGTGTTGAAGGAGGAAGCAGTCTTTGAGGATGGGTTCGTGGCGTTTGGATCGAATGTGTTGTATGGAAGTACTGAAATCAAGGAGTTGAATGTAACGGACAGTGTGGTTTTACGGAGTGATGTTCTCATCGAAGGGAATATTCGGTTAAATAGCAACATTACTATCGATGGGGACTTTCAAAGCAGTGGGGACTTCCAGGTTCATGGTCACTTGAAAGTGAACGACTCCCTCGAAATCACTCCCAATAGCAATGTCCTCATTTACGATCCGATGGATGTAAAGAACACCACCACCTTCCATCAAGAAGTGGACTTCCTCACTTCCTTCCAAGCGAATGGGTTCATCACCGAAGGAAGCAACCTGTTCAAAGGGTACACTCAGTTCGAAGGAGTAACCCTAGTGAATGATTTGGAAGTGTTCGATTCCACCATTCTCCATAGCAACATTTTGGTGGATGGACACTTTGTGGTGAATGATGCTTTGGAAATTACTATAGACAATGAAATCAACCTTCATTCTAGTGTAACCGTCCATAGTAACATTGTGTTGAAGGAGGAAGCAGTCTTTGAGGATGGGTTCGTGGCGTTTGGATCGAATGTTTTGTACGGAAGTACAGAGATCAAGGAGTTGAATGTAACGGACAGTGTGGTTTTACGGAGTGATGTTCTCATCGAAGGGAATATTCGGTTAAATAGCAACATTACTATCGATGGGGACTTTCAAAGCAGTGGGGACTTTCAGGTTCATGGTCACTTGAAAGTGAACGACTCCCTCGAAATCACTCCCAATAGCAATGTCCTCATTTACGATCCGATGGATGTAAAGAACACCACCACCTTCCACCAAGAAGTGGACTTCCTCACTTCCTTCCAAGCGAATGGGTTCATCACCGAAGGAAGCAACCTGTTCAAAGGGTACACTCAGTTCGAAGGAGTAACCCTAGTGAATGATTTGGAAGTGTTCGATTCCACCATTCTCCATAGCAACATTTTGGTGGATGGACACTTTGTGGTGAATGATGCTTTGGAAATTTCTGTAGACAATGAAATCAACCTTCATTCTAGTGTAACCGTCCATAGTAACATTGTGTTGAAGGAGGAAGCAGTCTTTGAGGATGGGTTCGTGGCGTTTGGATCGAATGTTTTGTATGGAAATACCGAAATCAAGGAGTTAAATGTAACGGACAGTGTGGTCTTAAAGAGTGATGTTTTGATCGAAGGGAATATTCGGTTAAACAGCAACATTACTATCGATGGGGACTTTCAGGTTCATGGTCACTTGAAAGTGAACGACTCCCTCGAAATCACTCCCAATAGCAATGTCCTCATTTACGATCCGATGGATGTAAAGAACACCACCACCTTCCACCAAGAAGTGGACTTCCTCACTTCCTTCCAAGCGAATGGGTTCATCACCGAAGGAAGCAACCTGTTCAAAGGGTACACTCAGTTCGAAGGAGTAACCCTAGTGAATGATTTGGAAGTGTTCGATTCCACCATTCTCCATAGCAACATTTTGGTGGATGGACACTTTGTGGTGAATGATGCTTTGGAAATTTCTGTAGACAATGAAATCAACCTTCATTCAAGTGTAACCGTCCATAGCAACATTGTGTTGAAGGAGGAAGCAGTCTTTGAGGATGGGTTCGTGGCGTTTGGATCGAATGTGTTGTATGGAAGTACTGAAATCAAGGAGTTGAATGTAACGGACAGTGTGGTCTTAAAGAGTGATGTTTTGATCGAAGGGAATATTCGGTTAAACAGCAACATTACTATCGATGGGGACTTTCAAAGCAGTGGGGACTTTCAGGTTCATGGTCACCTAAAAGTGAACGACTCCTTCGAAATCACTCCCAATAGCAATGTCCTCATTTACGATCCGATGGATGTAAAGAACACCACCACCTTCCACCAAGAAGTGGACTTCCTCACTTCCTTCCAAGCGAATGGGTTCATCACCGAAGGAAGCAACCTGTTCAAAGGGTACACTCAGTTCGAAGGAGTAACCCTAGTGAATGATTTGGAAGTGTTCGATTCCACCATTCTCCATAGCAACATTTTGGTGGATGGACACTTTGTGGTGAATGATGCTTTGGAAATTTCTGTAGACAATGAAATCAACCTTCATTCAAGTGTAACCGTCCATAGCAACATTGTGTTGAAGGAGGAAGCAGTCTTTGAGGATGGGTTCGTGGCGTTTGGATCGAATGTGTTGTATGGAAGTACTGAAATCAAGGAGTTGAATGTAACGGACAGTGTGGTCTTACGGAGTGATGTTCTCATCGAAGGGAATATTCGGTTAAATGATTCAATGGTGTTGAATAACAGCAACATTAATATTAATGGTGATACCTTCTTCAATAGACATGTCTTTTTTGATTTGCCTTTTTATGCTAATGGATTTTTCTCTGAAGGTAGCAATGTTTTAAAAGGACACACACATGTCGAGGATACTTGTGTAATGGAATCATTGGAAGTTACAAATGATGTAGTTTTGGGAAGTAATGTGCGAATTGAGGGAGCATTCTATGTGAATGGGGATGATTTCATCATTACCGAAAGCAATATTCAAATGAATACTAATTTGCTTGTTAATTCTGAAGCAAATTTCAATAGCACTATGAGTTTCAATTCGAATGTCATTTACAATGATATCGTTCAATTCAATTCGAATGCGTTATTTGAAGATATTTATGCGACAGGAGATACAATACTTAATGGGACTTTCCGGGTTAATGATGACACTATTCGCATTGAAGGCAGAGACATTTTTATTCAAGGAAAGGTTGCTCTACTTGATGAACTCTTAGATTTTGATTTTGGTCAATCCAATTTATTCATTAATATGGAGTCTTATTTGAATAGTAATGTTAGTGTATTATTTGATGAAACCTCTGTGTTTGAAGTCTTGTTAAATGAAACGCTTATTCATAATAATTTGATTGTACAGGATAAGTTAAATGTAAATACATCAAACATCACTTTATCTTCAAACATTGTTGTTGATGGTGATTTGACCATAAACAATCATATTTTTATGAACAAACATGAAACAATCTTCAATTCGAATGTGAACATCATGAACAACCTCTATATCGAAGAGAATAATTTTATCCTTAATACTTCGAATATCGATATAATTGGAAATCTTAGTGTCAACGATCGTCTACTCGTTGACAAAGATAGTTCCACCTTCAAATATTATGATCAAGTATTGCTTGAATTAACATCAAATCTAAACATACTCACAGAGTCATTTTTTAATAATGATGTCACAATTTCTGATGCTAACTTTACGATCAAACACAATGGTGTTGATGTATTTGGTATTCAAGGATCAAATGTATATTTCACCCCAGAAACACTAGAGCGTTTTCAAACAAACATCAATCTATCAGGCAAGATGTATGGAGAGGACAGGTTAAATAATATAGAAGTGTACACTGATATGATATTCAATTCAAATTTAGTGGTTCTGGGATCAATTATTGGTAATGAAGATAACATTTTGACATTCGATAGTAGCGCACATTTTAAAGAGGAAGTGTTGATTGAAGATGATTTGATCACTCAAAGTAATATCTATGTATATCCTTCTCAACCAGATAATAATAGTTGGTGGAAAATATTTAGTTCACCAACCACGGATGAAGATACGCTGAAACTAAACTCCAATGAAGCCGATTTGATTTTTCGTTCTAAAAATGGTGCGACAATGCGTTTTCATGACACCTTTGAAGAATCGATCATTAATTTTACAGGTCAACATCGTTGTACTATTTGTTTGGATGAAGAGAATTTGACGACTGATTTGATAGGTCGTATTGTAGTTTCAACGAATAACTATAGAGATTTACATAATAATACCACAATACGAATTAATGAAGCGATTCCTATTGTAAAAGTAGCGCAAAAAAGAAATGATAAGGCAGTATTTGGCGTTATTGGAGGTATTGAAGATGATGATAACACAAGCAAATTTAGTTTGGGTCATATTAGTTTTGTATTGAATAAATCAGTGGTATGCAAAAAGGTTATGATTAATAGTGTAGGAGAAGGAGCAATATGGGTATGTAACATAAATGGTTCGTTTGAAAATGGAGATTATATCACTTCGTCTAGTCTACATGGATTTGGGATGCGTCAAGAAAGTGATAGTGAGAAAAATTATACAGTAGCAAAGATTACATGTGATTGTGATTTTGAGTTAGATTCTCCATTGTATAAATGTGAAGAGTTTATCATAGACGGTCAAACTTATAGAAAGGCATTTGTCGGGTGCGTTTATTGTTGCTAACCCATAGATACTGTGTCTGTCGTCATTCTCTATTCTTATCAGTAATTTAAAATTAAAATCAATAAATGTAAAATACGGTTATTTATTATTTTCTACAATGTTATAAAAAAACCTTGGAATAATGAGTAACATTGGTGGCCTTACATTATTGGGAACTTCTGAAGAATTTAGCAACTTATCTACTGACGGACAAGCAGACTTCGTAAACTATCCAACAACTAACAATGATGGACCCTACACTATCTTAGGACCCGTGCTCTTGCCACAAATTTATGGTAAAGATTTGAATATGCTTGAAATTGGTTCTTCTGGATTCATTGCCTTGAGTGTAAATGAACAAAATGTATTGAAAATTGACCAAGAGCAAAGCACTATGAATGGCGAGACTTTCGATACGGTCAAGGTTGAAGCACAACTCTCCAATGAAGCGATTCAATTCCGCTCAGGCACCAGTACCAATAAAGTAGTGCTCGATAGCTTCATGGTAAGTGAAAATGAGACTCAAAACATTCTTTCCACCGAAAAGACTGATGGTCTTATGTTGGATGATGTGGTTGCTATTTCTCAAACTTTATCTGTAGAAGACAGTGTAATCTTTAGCTCCAACTTATCTGTTGCGGATGATGTTGTACTTTCCTCTAACCTTTCTGTACAAGGAGTTGCCACTTTCAGCAGCCACGCCTATGTAGAAGGTAAAGTATTCAAGATTCCCGTGGGTAGCGGCGCGGAACGCCCTGTCGCGGGTGCTGGTTTCGATGATGCCCCCACTGGTTCTATCTACTTCAATGAAACTGAAAAGAAATTCCAAGGCTTACATGATGATGGCGTATGGAGAGGTTTAGGTGGTGTGATTGATACTGACAGTGATACTTTCATCTTAGCTGAAGCTGATTCGAGTCCTGAAGGTGATACCGATACACTTTATTTTCATGCGGATGATTCCAATGTCGCGCGCATGATCATGAACTCCTCCAACTTGTCTGTTGCACTTGATGTGATAATTACCGATACCTTGTCAGTTGGCGATTCTGTGTTCTTCTCTTCCAATTTGTCAGTAGCGGGTCCCGTTGGTTTGTCAAACACACTTACCGTGGAAGACCACACTTTGATGAAATCTACTTTGAGTGTAGTTGGTGCTGTTGAGATGGACAATACTTTGTTGGTCAAACAAGCTACTACTTTGAATAGTACTTTGGATGTTGCGCAAGGTACTAAACTTCTATCTACTCTTTCAGTTACTGGTCAAACCGACTTGATGTTGAAGGCAACTTTACATTCATTCTTAGAAGTCCACGATGATACAGAACTCCAACAAGATCTTGCTGTTTTGGGAAATTCGATGTTCACTGGTACCGTCGGATTAAAAAATACCTTATCTGTTGAAGGTACTACCGACTTGAAATCTGCGGTTCAATTAGGTTCCACTTTGTCTGTAACTGACACCGTAACTTTCTCTTCTAATCTTGCTGTAACTAGTGATGTTGTATTCTCTGATACCTTATCCGTAGCAAATGCGGTTGATTTCGGAAGCACTTTGGATGTAGTAGGTGCTACATCATTGAGCAATACACTTAATGTAACTGGTGCGACAACTTTAAGCTCTTCTCTTAATGTAACTGGTGTATCCACTTTGAACAATGATTTGAGTGTAGCGGGTGATGTTGCTCTCAACCCAGGAAGTGTTTTGACTGTAGATAACATTATCACTACTGATAATGAAAAAGATCTTGTAATTACTTTAGGCAGTGACTCTACTGGTAAACTTCGTGTAAATGGTGATCTTGAAATTTTAGGTACGTTGAACCAAATCAACACTACTATTGAAAGTGTTAAGGTAGTCGACAAAACTATTACCCTTGCGGCGGGTGATGATGATATTGCTGGCAGCAACCAAGTAATCCATCCAGATTCTTTCGCTGATAATCATGGTGCGGGTATTGTTGTAGAAGGCAGACCAGAAGGTATCGAATTAACCAATCAATATTTCAATGGGACATTCGAACAATCGCATGATTTTAATACAAATGATCCAACTTTAGAACCGTTCAATATTTATGAGAAGTCATTCCGTTGGAATTTATCTGACAAACCTCATCAAGCATCCACAAGTGGTATGAGATATCTTGGAGGTTTGAATACATTCGAAGATCAAGCTGAAACTAATTTACAACAAATCAGCGAAAGAATCTTTCTGGGAACTTAAGGGTGGTGGTTTGAGAATCACCAGTTTATTCAAAAATTCTGCTGATTTGGTTGACAAGGTGTCTTATGGTTTCCGCATCAGCAGAAACAGACAGCTTCAAATTGTAAAACACGAATGGATAAGCTCTATGGATGCGTCATCAAATGTGGTGGCCACTCAAACCTCTCGTGTACTCCAAACTATTGGCGTATCTTTCGGAAACTAAATTGGTTGAAGTCTAAGATATCTCTCTAGCTGATGGATCAATTAATGTTTCTTTACACCATTTAGGTAACCAATAGTATGGGATTATATCTTCATATTTATGGTAATATGTATTGTATATTTTTCTATAATAATATGTTTCCTTAAGCATTGGCTTATTAATGATCATATTATTACTTTCATTCATAAACTCTTCATCAGTGATTTGATTATCGATGAAACTCTTTCACGATTTTATGCCATGAGTTTTCTTTTTGACTTACACCATCACTAAAAGCCTCCTTAGCTCTCCATAGTATTTCATCTGGTAACAGTTTGTCATTCTCAAAAGCTCGTCTAAGGAGAAGTTTATCTGGTGTTGTTCTAAGTTCTTCTGGAATAGAGAGGTAATACTCTACAAAATCATGGTCAGAAAAAGGAACTCTTGCTTCTAAACCTTGACTAGATATGGTCCGATCACTTCGAAGGCTATCAAAGTAACATATATCTGACACTAAACGACGACATTCATGGTCAAATTCTAGTGGTGAAGGCGCATTCTTGAAATATTTATATCCCCCACATACTTCATCACTATAATCTCCATTAAATACCACTTTAAAATCAGTATTCTTTGCAATATATTTCGATACTAACAAATTACCTACACTTGCTCGGACACTTGTGGTATCATAACTTTCGATCGTTCGAATTGTTTCTTCGATGTGATTCAAGAACTCTTCTTGGGTTACAATAATTTCATGATGTACAGACATAATATACTCAGACACCTTTTTCGCATAATACAAATCAGGAGATCCTTCTAAACCAATCGAAAAAGTATGTATGGTGTATGGAGGGAAATGGGTCGCTACAATGGATGATACTAGACTACTATCCAAACCTCCAGATAGTAAACAACAAATAGGACGATCACTCATCAATCTTTTTTCAACTGCCTTCTTAAATAACTGGTTAATGTTTTTAAGAATATGTTCCATTGAATGCTCACAAGTGGGTGTTTTAAAGAATACACTATGATAGATATGTGATGTGACTGTATTTGATTTATCAACAACTTCATAAGTTCCAGGTGAAACTTGGTGAACTGAATCACAAAATGTCAGTGCTTTCATTTCAGAAGCATATCCGATCACTTTTCCAGATATCATCCCTTGAAACAAGGGACGCACACCATACCGATCACGACAAGCAAAGAGTCTCTCTTTTGTTGAATCATAAATCACGAATGCGAATTCACCATCCAACTGAAGAATCCAATCACTAAATTCATTTTCCATCTCCCTATATTTCATATACAAGTGTAGAATCACTTCACAATCACTTTTAGACTTACACTGAAATTGATGATTGGTTTGAACATCTTTGTGATTGAATATCTCTCCATTACAAATCAACCAAACGGTTGAATCCTCATTTTTCATAGGTTGCATTCCAGCATCACTCAAATCGTTGATGCTTAATCGAGTGAATCCCAAAAACACCGTTTCAAGTTGAATATAATCCATAGCATCAGGTCCTCTTGGAAATAAATGTATTAGAGCTTCCACATTTTGTTTAGGGTCTTTGGATGGTGTTTCCAATTCTTGGATCGCAATTATTCCGCACATTGTTTAATAGTTTGTTTGTAAATTACTTAAATATGTTTTATTATTGTTTTTAATCAAAAATGAAGTTCCCAAACATCAGCCATATCTATATTGTACACTGTGAATCCTTAACCGATCGGTATGAGTACTTGAAAAAGGTAATGACCAAATTCTTTCCAGAAGACTACTATACTTTTGTAGTAAACACTTACAAAGACACGCTCGAAGATGAAACGATTCACCAATATTATACACTAGATGAGTCTGTTCGTCACAAAGAGTTATCCATTATCAAAGAGGAAAACAATCTTTCCCCCACAATAAGTCGTGCAAGTTTGTCTTGTGGAATCAATCATATGAAGATTTGGGAGATAGTGTCCACTGGAAATGATGATCGAGCATTAATTTTGGAGGATGACATATTGTTTTTGGAAGATACTTTGTCCTACATGATTGAAATCATGGCTGAAATTGGAGATGAACATGATATTGTTTCATTGGAAGATGGTGCGGGTTTGACCATTGAGACTATGGGAATTGAACCTGATCCAGAGAAAACAATCCACAAAATTGAAAATGGTAGGATGCGTTGTACTGGCGCATATGTTATCAATAAGAAGACATGTACGAAGCTTGTCCAACTCAATAAAAAGCGTAAGTTTTCATTGGAAATCGATATGCAATTGTGGTTGTATGGTGCGTTGAAGGTTATCAACATCTTCTGGAGTGATCCAGTCGCATTCGCTCAAGGTTCTCAAAAAGGGGTCTTTAAGAGTGAAATACAAGAACAAAAAATAGCGATTGACAAACAGTTGGTGTTTGATAATCGTAAATGTGTATGTATTGGATTGACTTATTTACAAACCGCAATAAGTATGATTAAGAATCATTCATGTAGCTGTTTGTTTTTTAATATCAACAGCTTGGTAAACCCAGAACAATACTCCATCAAGATCTTGAAAGAAGATATCACTTTGGACAATGCTGCTCCTCTGATTAAAGAACATTTCTTTGATGGTAGCATTGAAGTGTTGTGCTTTGGAATTAATGATGGCGCAATTCTTGAAAAAATGATCATCGATACAATTATCGTGAACCCAAAGATTATTATGTGTGCTCCTGAAAATGATCGATTCCTGAAAGATCGTTATGACTTAGTAGATTCGAAGACAGGTGTCTTCATGCGTAAAGATCTTAAACCACAAGAAGATTAGACATTAAGCATTTAGACATAAAAGACATATTTCTATATAGAAATATCATTCGTTCTATTGTAGTTAATATGATCAATTGTAGTCATCCTAATATTCATCCTGATCATAAAGAATATTTTAAAGTGTTGAAATTGTCACCAAATGATCTAAGATTAGATGATGATATGTTCAATGATAATTTACTTTTATCTTCTTACATTGACATTTCCTTACGGCTTTATCAAGAACAAAATGATATCGTTGATAAAATCAGTGATAAAATCATGAAGATGTCAAATAAAAAAAAAGTATTTTTCAAACCAGATTTTCCCGATATAGTTGATAACTTTATAGTTGAGAAGTTTGAGAAAAAACAAAACATTATTAGAGAAGCATACCAGATGTTAGAGATGGCATATGGTGTTCCAGAACCAGACAATTATGTTTACTACACCGAAACTGGTAAATTCATTGATGATACTAATTGATTAGGCATTTATGTGTAGTCATCTCTAGGCATCAAGCATAATCCTTACAGATACCGAAAGTTTTTCTATGTAATGAAGTGATGCCATATTGTTGAATGCCTTCAATATGCTTTTTGGTACCATAGCATTTATTATTTTTCCATTGATAATGTTCTTGATATTCTGGATTATTGTCACAAATCTCTTCAATGTACTCATCTCTTGATACTTTCGCTAATATACTAGCACATGCGATGCTAAAATAAGTATTGTCTCCACTTGGAACACATACATGAGGTACAATGAACAAATCACAATCTTCTTTCTTGTTTTTATATGGCTCAAATGTAGTTCCATCTACAAGAATCTTTTCGAAATGTACATGAAGATGATCCAACGCATCGTGCATTGCTTTGTAAGTGGCTTTCAAGATATTGATCTGATCAATCTCATCATTGCTTATGAATGACACATGATAATCTTTCGCATACTTCTTAATGAATTCAAAGCAAGTTTTCCGCTGTTTTGGAGATAGTTTCTTACTATCTTTTATTAAACCTATTTCTGGATATTCATTTTGGCATTGAATGAGCCAATTGATGTCCCAACAGACCGCACTAGCCACCACTGGACCCGCAAAGCATCCTCTTCCTGCTTCATCGATCCCAACTTGGAGTTCTTTGTGAACATTATCAACATCATCATCATAATAAAATTGAAGCATTTTTTTAAAGGTATGTGGGTAGTTCTTCCTTTAGTCTTCTTCGTTATTTGCTTTTAACTTCTTTTTATGATTGTAAGCATCCCGATCTTCTTCTAAACGATTGAATATTTTTGATTTGTCAGTTGTATATGGCGCGATCCCTTCGATCACTTCGGTACCTTTCGATTCTCTTTGTTTTAACATAAACTCTTCATCGATCGGTCGTTTTTGGTATTTGTGATTAACCATAAGAATTCCTTGTAACATATTCTTATCATTCTTATTGAAATGATTGCTATCCTCCTTTTGTTCTTTCGTTTGAATACCTTGGGTCGCTTTGGATCGAGCACTCCAAGCTTCAAATAAACCTTCCATCCTGAGGTTAAAAATTTGATTTAAATAATATCGTTTAAAATATTTAAGTAAGATCAATTTTTCAAACAATGGATATGACTCACTTGGTAGATCAAATCATTAGTAAACATATGACCGATCATGAATCATGGGACAAGTTTGACGCCCCAAAGATGTCTACCGTTTTGAATAAGAAACTGGTCAAGACCGTTCTTGATGTATGTTCAAAGGTTCAAGGATCAAGAAATATGCTTTCGGAACGAAATGTCCAACAACGAATTGATAAGATTCGTAAATATAGAGTTGTTTTGAAACGATTGAAGGAGATTCCTTTGATTGAACAACGAACACCCGAATGGTATGCCTTGAGACAATCAATGATTACTGCTAGTGATTTTGGAGATGCCTTGGCGATTGACAAGTTTGGAAAGAAAACAGATCCAAACAAGATCTATGAAAAGAAATGTGGTTATGAACCTCCGATTGAGTATGATAATGCTTCGATCTTTTTGAAATGGGGAGTAATGTTTGAACCTGTCGCAACTAGTTTGTATGAACATAGGAATAACACCAAGGTTCATGAGTTTGGTTTGGTACAGAATCCGAGACATTCATTCTTGGGTGCTTCTCCCGATGGTATTACCGAAGGTGGTGTGATGTTGGAAATCAAGTGTCCCTATAAAAGAGTGATTACAGAGGATTCGATATTGAAGCAATACTTTTATCAAATTCAGGGTCAACTCGATGCTTGTGATTTAGAAGAGTGTGACTTTCTGGAAGTTCGTTTTGACAAATACGAAAATATGGAAGAGTTTATGGAAGATTATGAAACAGAGTTTGAGTGCTTTACAAACAATTACAAAGAAAAAGGGATTATTATCGAAAAAACAGAAGGGGTTTATCTGTATAGTCCCTTCAATGAAAGTAGGGAAGAGGTGATTGCTTGGTACAATAAAAACAAAAATGATTGTTTCAATGTGGTGTTTTGGTTCATGCATTCATTTACTGTAAAAAGAGTGCTTAAGGATCCTTGTTTCATTGACACAATGAATAAACAATTGGAAGATGTATGGGCAAATATTGTGAAGTATAGAAATGATAAGTCTTTGTATATGAAAGAGGTCAAGACACCTCCTCCGAAAGCACCACGACAAAAACGCCAATCATCACCTGTAGCCAATCATGTAGGATCGATGTTTGTGTTTGACCCAAATGAATAAGAAATTATTGATTTAAATGATAGTAAAGGTAGTTCAAGTATGAATATGGAACATTTTCTTAAAGACTCCATTGAATTTACTGATGAAGAAGGAGAGAGTCCACAATCTATCATGCTAAAAACAAGCTTTTATAAAATCAAGTTCATTGCTGTCAAATCAAAGATTATGGACAATGAGAAAGATCTTGGATATAGTGTGGAATGTAAGAATCGCATTTTATGTATTACGCCAAATGAATATGAAATCATGAAAATGGAAATTAATCGGAATGGATGTTGTTTTGCGTGCATTCCGAATGTCAAGACTCAAAATGATATCATTGTAAACCATAATATCAATGAAAAAGAAATGCATTTACATACAATCTCACCAGTTGATAGTAATATTACATGTATTGTGAAGGTAAACAAGTTGTGAGTTAATTCCCTAATTTAGACTTGGAAAATCTTAAGTATTTTGTGCTTGTTGTAAGAGTACTCAATGTTTACTTTGTTGTAAGCGATGGGGATATTCTTTGTAGCTTCGGTCAATTTGACAAGACAAAGAGTATTTGGAATCGCTTCGGAGATTTGAACATCATCAGAGATAGTTCCAAACTCTTTAGTACAAGATAAGGTAGGGTTGTAGGGCATATTTTTTAAACTTGTGGAGATGCGGTTGGTAAGGCGTTTTTTATTATCCAATACATGGATTTTTGAACACCAAATAACACCAACATTTGTCTTTTCAAGCTCTTTGATTACAATGTCAATATAGCGAGCATCATAGAAAGAGTGATCATCCATAAAGATGCATACATCTGCATTGTATTTGGATACCGCAATGTTTTTGCATTCATCCATGGAATAGGCTTCTTTGGGACTTGAAGTCTTCTTCTCCAAATCCATTAATGAAGATAGAAGAGTCTTCAATTGACTCTCGAAGGAAGATTTAGTAGAATTAGATTCACTAATTTCTTTCAACAATACATCATACGCCATTGTTTGTTTTTCGACTTCTTTCTGAGTCTTAGTGGAAGGAGCGTCTGACTCCATTTCCATTGTTAACTTCGATTTGAGTTTCTCAATACTCTTTTCAAGTTCAGTCTTGTATCTGAGTTTCTTGTCTAAGATGTCCATTACTTCATTGAGATTTTTGCGAACTGTTTGGGTCTCAGTTTCAATCTTAGATTGCTCCATCTTCAAATCTGCTTCAGGATTCACATAAATCACATTTTGAGACAGTTGAGTTGGTTTTTCAACATTCAGAGTGTCGAATACGATCAAGTTCTTATTTACATAAGTTTGTTTTCTGAACTGAGTCAAGATATGATTAAAATTGTTAGAGGTGTTGCGAACCAAAACACAAGCGGAAGACATCTTTTTTCTAATTTACTTTAGTGATCACTCTTTATTTCTTACAATCTTTACGCAAACACATCTTTTTTTCACTCACTTTTGCGAACTGGGTTTTTTAGTATTTGCTTTTTTACAGGCTCCTTTTACTTTACATTTACAGTTACAAGTACAAGCTCCTTTACATTTTGTACACTTTTTGGTAGGTTTTTTACCACTTTTAACTCCACCACCAGCCATCATAGGCATCGAACAGCTCATACATACAGTCATATTTTTTTGATATATCTTTACAAAATATTTACAAATAATTGTTTTCAAATTGATGGATATATTTATACATTTGTTTTTGTGTGTTTGAGAGTAACTCGTTTAATGGAGCCATAAACTTTCGATCATATTCATGTTTGATCAATATCTCTTGATTGATTGGTTCCACTACTTGTAAAATACACTCCACAGATCGTGTTGTATAATGTGTCCAAAAAGAATCTTTCCACATACCATTGTATTTCTTAATATGATCAATACTATGTAATGTCATATGGACACAAATTGGTAGATCATTGATCTTCAATATCACGGCATTTCCACAAAAAATATTTTCCTTTTCAAAATACTTTCCTATAAAACATGGATTTTGATCTACAGTTGTGTATTTGATGGTGCTCTTAGACAATTCCATACTTAATCGATACAATTCCTTATCCCCATAAACATGTTGATATGTGTTGGGATTTGTATTCAAACTCATATTGATTGGTACAAACTCTTTTGGGAATTTACTTTTATGAATAACAAATAGCCCTGAATCAGTTTCAGGGGTACCTGCTTGAATGCCTACACCAACTGTTTTATACAGTTCTCGTGTACTTTTTGTTTTTGCATTCTCATATTTATCATATGCGAATATATCATTGAAAAAAATATGGTGATGTGTTGTGTAATGTTCATGTTTGAAGAGATCCTCAAAGTTCATCAAAGGTATGATATCCGCATCCATCCATAAGGTTTCATCGAAGGAAGATAGATATAATGCGATCGCTTTAATCGAAAAGTTTCGTGCATCATAATCTTTGAGTTCTTTTACGCTTTGGATGTTAATACATTTCACATTAAGAGTTAACTCTAAAAACATTTCATCTGCTTCATCTAACTCTTCATCATCCGCATAGAAAAGTTCGATAGGTAAATCACAACCTTGATCTCGAAGCATATTCAAACTAACTAATGTTTGAAACATAAACTTCTTTGATGATGCTGTAATAATTCCTTTTCCATTGTAGCTTCTTATTGGGAAGTCTCTAATCATATTTATGTCTAACCGCGTTATTCGTATACATCTATTAATGTACTTTATTTTAAACATGTTTACATATGCCTCGTCAATCTGTACATAGAACAAAGCCTCCTCATGTGCCTTTTGAAGATTTGTCACCTAAGGGACAAGCTAGTCGACTTAAGAAACGCCAACAATCACGAAATAGTTATCATGCGAATAACATAAAAAATAGAAGACAGCGCATTCTGAATAATATTGATAATGATGGATGTGTACGCCTTGATATTATGGAAGACAAAGATAACATCTACCAATGGACCGAAGAAGAACTCGCCATGATGCGGAAATGTTTGGAAGAAAGAAGAAAACGATACTACATAAAACCAGAATTGATAGACAATGTTTTAGATCAACGATATAGAGATCCATATCCTTGGAATGGAACCTTGTATGAAGATATTACAGACCAACTACTTCCTTATGATTCCAACACATTTCAAAAGTTCGATTCTTTGACTTCCGTGACTTCCGCGACATCCAATCAACCAGTTGGCAATACTTTCTACCAAGCCATACTAGATAGTTCCACCAAGATGTTCCCAAATATAGATCTAAAGATTGATAACGATATCGATACCTTTCGAAATATGTTGATTAAAAATACAAATAAGAAGAAGATCATTAAAAGACTTCAATCCCCTACAGAAGCTGCCTTGTCTGAAGAAATACATCTGACTTGTAAAGTGTTCAACATGTGTATTGTAATATGGTATAATCATTTACAAAAATGGTTCATGTACACATACAACAACTATCTTACTCTTCCAAAATGTAGAAGAGTGGTGTACCTGTTCTTCGATACCCCATCTTCCGGTCCATTCGAAAATGTACAATACTATAGCCTTCTTGTCCCCAAAACAAATATTATGAAAACGCAACATTCACCCATTCAATCATCACCTCCCACATCTCATTATGTACCTAGATCAAGTCCAAGTCATTCTGAAAAAGATCATCGAGTTTCGCCACCAACTACAATGTCCCCAGATGAACAAAGTTCTTCCCATCGAACTAGAAAGTCTTCTTCGCCATCAATCAAGTCTCCTATGTTGGATGAGGATTTGAAATACACCATAAAAAAGGAAAACTACAATGTAGCAAATATTCCTGTAAACTCTGACTCTCTATACAATGCCATTATTCATTCATTGAATAATCTTCCTTCCTCCAATATATTTCTGAAGAAGTATCCAAGGGACTCTAAAAGTTTTCGTAAGTTTCTAGCCTCTCAAACATCCAATAGACCGTTGTTCGACCGGATCAATAAGGGTGAATGGGCTGAATCTGATGAAATCCAATTAATTGCTGATGTAATGAACTTGTGTATATTCTTATGGAAAGATGGAGATTCAGGTCCATTTGGTGAAAAAAATAATTGGTATGTATACAGAAGCTTGAAAAGCCCCAAAGAGAATAGTGGTTTGTGTAAACAAATTTATTTAAGTTATGACTCTTCGAAACATCCTTTGTACATAACTTCATTGACTTCATCTCAAACCACGAATGATATGAACAATTACACCTTACCTCCATATGAAAAGAGTGATTTTGAAGTCATCCCAAATGAAGGTTGTGGTGAATGTGGGTATTATTCTATAGTTGATTCTGTAGACATCTATATTCCTGATTATTTTCAACCCAATCTATCTAAAAAAGAAAAGGTGACTGTTCTAAAGACTGAACTTCTGAGCATAGCAGAAAAAAAGAGATCATACTATCAAGAAACCATAAATCGTATACGAACAAATCAATGGATGGAAAATGAAGAACTAGAGTTGGTTGCTACTCTCTTTAGTTGCTGTATTGCTGTATGGAGAGAAAGCTCGAGTCAATGGGAGTATTTTGTATCTCCTGAATATCCAACTTCCAATATTGGTTTACAAAACTGTGGAATGATCTTCTTTCTTTTGAATACTGGGCGTTTTGTATACAGTTTATCGAATACAAGCCAACAATACAGTGGGTTTCACTTCGAAGCCCTACGACCTACTGATAGATACCTTCGAAAAATAATTAATATTCTAAATATCTCACCATCAGTTCCAGGGACTTCAGAGCCAGGGACTAGACAACCCTCCGTGGTTTCCAAAAGCAAAACCCCATCACCTATGGATTCTACTGATTCGGCAACTATTACACAGACTAATAGACCATCCAAAAAAAGCAAATCACCAACTGTGGTTTCCAAAAGCAAAACCCCTTCGGTGGTTTCCAAAAGCAAAACACCATCACCTATGGATTCTACTGATTCAGCAACCGTTACAAACCCTAATAGACCATCCAAAAAAAGCAAATCACCAACAGTTCAAGGAAGCAAGTCTTCCTCCGTTTCACGAAGTCCCACACCATCACCTATGGATTCTACTGATTCAGCAACCGTTACAAACCCTAATAGACCATCCAAAAAAAGCAAATCACCAACAGTTCAAGGAAGCAAGACATCTTCAGCATCAGTTTCTGATCTCTCAGGTGAACAAACTTTACCAGCTGAACCCGTATTTTCTAAAATCTCACCCTCGGTTCGTCAGGAAAGCAAAACAAGTTCACCTTCGGCTACAAGTTCACCTTCGGCTAGAAGTTCACCTTCGGCTACAAGTTCACCTTCGGCTAGAAGTTCACCTTCGGCTAGAAGTTCACCTTCGGCTACTCCGTCTTCGAAGAAATCAAAGAGTAAAACTCCAGAATCATTTCCATCAATGAGTTCTGTAAGTCCAAATGATCTGGATAAATCAATCTCTCCAGATCGTAAACAAAAGCAACAGAAACGAAAAAAGAGTGCTACACCAAAAGAATCGAGTCAGAGTCCAAGTGCGAACAGAAACACTAGAAAGAAACTCCGATTGAAATCAAAGTCTCCACAAAGTGAGCAAACTTATGCAAACCAAAACAATGATGTGGATGACAATTTGATGGAAGGTGATCCAGTATTAGAATACATGAATGCAGAAATGGATGATGATAACTGTAGTACTTTAACAAGTATCAATTATCAAAAAGAGATTCTAGAGGAAGCTGGGATGTACAATATAAATGTAGATATTCAACAGTTGTTAGAAGAAGATGAAAAGGTGGAAGCGAACACTGAATTCAAGAATATGGTGATGGATGGTAATCCTATTACATTGGATGATTTGACAGAAGTTTATACATATTTGTTCATGAAAGAAGATGGAATCAAGAGTGAGAAAAGTCTTCGAGCAAAGAAGAAGAACTTGAACAGTGAGTTATCTGGGATCAAATCAATCTTTAAACATATGAAGATTACAAATTGGGCATTACTGTATGTTACACCAACACAGTATGTTCATGATTTGATCAATAATCCGAACTCTCCAGAGGGTAAAAAGGATTTGTTTAGTAAGATTGCGACATTTCCTTATAAATGCCAAATGATGAAAGATGATTTGAATATACTGTCTGATGAGTTTAAAAAAAAGATAAACCCATTGATCTTTCAATTTGCAGACAAAGTTCCAAAAGAGTCTATACTGGTATATAGAAAATGGTCTGGGATATACATGAGAGTGTGTCATGAAAAAACAATGAATAAAGTAGAAAATGCTGTGTATTATGATTGGGATTCTATAATGGATAATATGCCTAAGTTGATCAAAGAGAAAGATCCAAAAATGTCCCAGCTTCAATCGTGGAGAGATTTGGTGGTTTTAACCTTGTATAAAGAGTATCCTGCGAGAGACAATTATGGGTTCTTGAAGTTGATCAAAGATAGTACCAAAGAAGATTACTCAAATATAGAAAATTATTTCTTGCTTGATAAGCAAACATTTCATATCTCAGATTATAAGAAGCACAGAAAAGCACCAGCTGAATTGAAAGAGCCAATTGTACATAAAGTTTCAAATGAGACTATGGATATTATCAATAAGTATTTGGCAATGTTCTATCATAAAAATAAGAAACATCCAGAATATCTCATTTCACAAGATGATGGGACTGTATATGGTAATGGTGAGTTGAGTGCAATGCTTACCAGAATGTTCCAAAAATACACAAACTGTTATTTTGTGAACATAGGAGTGAACGAACTAAGACACGCAAAGGTGGCTAAGCATAGAGAAGACTCTATTCGGAAAAAAAGAGAATTAGCATTTAAAATGAGACATAGTATGCAAATTCATGAGCAATATTCTAGAGAATCGAAACATATGATTACCATACCATGTGGAGTATTGCGAGGTAAACCGATGAAGCAACCATTACCTCCAGAAGAGTTAGAACAAAAATGCTCACTTGATGATTTCTACAAGTCGAACAAACTACCCGAAGAATGTATCAATCGTTATGTTGTGTTGAAAGTGAAAGGGCAGACTCTTGTGGGTCAAATCAAGAAAAATAAAAAGGTTGTATTTCTGGCAAGATACAAACAACCACCAATTGTGCTGAAATCATTATCCTCGAAACAACTACAACTATTACCAAAGGATTATACTCCGTTCTTACAGAAGAATCTGGGGAAGAAAATCAAGAACCCATTATATAATTCAAAACTCGAACAGAACTTGGATGAAAAGACCCAAAATGAATATCCCTATGTAGCGACCTATATTGATAAGAATGACACAATAAAACAATTACTTATTTATGATGCTAAATCAATCTTACAATCATGAATGAGTGTTTCTTTTTGAGTGGGTTGATTTTTCTCCAATTGAGCACAAGTTTTCTGTTTCTTATCTACCTCTTTCATACATTTCTTGTTTGTTTGTATGCTTGATTTGTATTCATCCTTTAGCTTCTTTATGTATGCTTTCAACTTCACTTGTTCTTCTTTCAATTCAGAAGACTTCTTGGAAGACTTCAATCTCATTTTTATATCATTTAAGCGTGATTCTGCTTCATTCATTTCTTGATTGAATTTCATGTGTACATTCTCACTCAACGAACATGCTTTCATTTGTTTGTCCCATCTCTTTCATACAATACTCTTTTGTTTGTTCATAAGGTGCGGTCGATAAAGGTACAGCCACTTTATAGAAGGTTGGTTGTGCAAAGTTTCTGGGATCCTTTCGACGATCTAAATAACTGATCAACCCTTTGAGATTGTTTTGAAACTTGTTTTTCCCATCTTCACTAAAATCATTCGTACTAGAGTTGATGTATTGTTGTTTGAACTCATTCATATCAATTGGTAACTTTTTCGTATTGTCTCCTTGAATCAAATTCATAAGTTGAAATAACTCATTTGTTTCATCCGCAATCGGTGTAGCTGTCATCAACAAGACACGAGCTGATTCATTTCCAGATACATTATAACTGTTATGAATTGCCTTTTCAATGATGTTCATATTCGGTTTCTCCATCCCAACCAAATCATTGCTGTATAGTTTATGAGCTTCATCAATAATGATCAGTGTTTTCTTTAGCATATCTTTGGAACCATTTCGCTCAATCAATAGTTTTGCCATTTCATTCTTTCCTTGAAGAATGTTACTCAACTGTTTATAGGAGATTGGAGGCAAGAAACGATTCGACACATACTTACGGACTTGCTCTGGGTTTACTGGTATCTTGGTGCCCTTTTCAATCTTATCCCGAATCACATGATCACACACTTTGTCGAACATATTCTTCCATATATCATCCTTTAAGGTGGAACGAGTGACCCAAAGGATATGATAGTCTTCTTTTTCAAATAAGAATGACTTTACTGAGATTGCGGTACAAGTTTTTCCTGTGCCTACAGAGTGCCATACTAGCAGACCTTTGTTGTAGCTTTGTGGAGTGAAGTAGTTTGTAATGAATGATTGAGATTCAGTAAGTTTTACAATTCGATCATTTCCAAAAGAAGTATTACAGTTGTTTTTGATCACCAATGGTAAGTAACGGAACTTTCTATACATCTTTGAAACTTCTGTTTGAAACTTCTGAAAGGGTAAATCATAGATATCATTCAACTTCTTGGTATTCTTACTTCTGATCGTAGCGTACTTTTCATTCACCTTTTTACAGTACTCTTGATCTTCTTTCAGTTTTTTACAGAAGAACTCTCTTTTTTCTTTGGAATTCAACAGTTTATACTCCTTAGGAAGTTTCATGGACTTCTTGGATTTATACACTGTTTCCATGATTTGAAGACTAAATGGGATTGATTTAGTCGATCGTTTCCCACATTTTCCTTTTGTACATCCTAAGTTTAAGTGATCATCACCACCAGATTGCTTGTCAAAATCTTTGTATTTGTTGTGTATATAATAGTTGAGATTATGATCCACCGCAGAGAATATGGCTAACTTTTCTACATTTTCTCGTATCTCAAACTCATTCAAGTCTACTCCTTTGTATTGTAAATAAGAGTCAAATAGTCGTTTACCATCCTCGAATATGGTATGATATTGATACACATGTAACTCCCAACCTTTGTTAGGAACGAAGTCCAATCCCTTTTGCCCACAAGATCGTGTTGCCCTACCTACTGCTTGAGTCAGATCAGCTGAAGTGTTTTGTTCTTCAAAGATATGCACATATTTTACATCAAATAAATCAATCCCTTCCTTGAAACCTGAATCAAAGATAATGAATCTCATTTGTTCGCCATAAATGTTCGTGGGTCTTTCGTTGTAGATCTTTAGAATTTGCTTGATCTTCTTTTGAGACATTGGTGTATTGTAAAGTGCTGTTGAGGAAAGAAGACCTAATGTTTTATGGTCTTTATGTGGTTTTGGTATCTCTACCGATCCATTTGTTTGGAAACAATGATTGTAGCCTCTTGCGATCATTCCTGAAGCCACTATCTTCGCACCATAACCACCTTTCTTCACATCACTAAAGATGAAGTGTTTGTAAGTTCTATTGTCTTTCTCCATATCCTCCTTATCCAATTCGTCTATCTTCTTTAATAGTGCTTCTAACTTTGGTGAAAAGGATGCGATCTCTTCGGACATTTTTTTAGGATCGAAAGTAGATTTGTCAAAACGATGGTAGTTCTTAATATTTGTCCAGTTTTCAACCTTTCGAATACACTCAGCCTTTGCTTGCATTTGTTTACTTTATATTATGAATTTTTATAAAGAAAAAAACATTCCTTACAATTAAAGATAACCTTTGATAAGTATGAATCGTGGTGGTGAATTACTTGGTGAAGGAAACTATGGTTGTGTGTTCCATCCACCAATCCGTTGTGACGGTGAAAAACGAAGAAGAAGCGGTGTAGGGAAAGTGGTTCAGCAACTGGAAGATGCTTTAGATGAAATAAAGATAGGTAAGAAGCTCTTTAAGATTGACCCTAAAGGCAAGTTCACCAATCCCATGACGAGTACTTGTACAATTAAAAAGAAGAACATCACTCAGAAAGATGAGGAAAAGATTATTTGCGGTGCGACTAGTACTTTAAATAATAATACATCGTACAAACAGATCATTTATAAACATAAAGGTGTCGATTTGAGTGTTTCTGAATCGATTCAAGTCAAACACTTTTACAACTTAGCATTAGGATTGAAACTCTTTCAGGAAAACAACTTATGCCATAGAGACATCAAAGAAGAAAACATCTTAGATTTGGGAAAGAGATATGTCTTTATTGACTTTGGATTGTCTTGTAAACTTGATGAAGTCTATTCAATGGAAAACTCTTCCTTGTTATTACACCCTTATATTTATTACCCTCCTGAGTTTAAGATTTATGCAATGATGAATGAACTTTTAGAACTAGATGACGAATATTTGAACAACACCGAAGAATTAGTGGATGATATCTTTCAACAACTTGAAGATAGCGGATATTTTGATCAATATGCTCAATACAAGTCAGACCTCAAAGATGTAGGAGTCTATAAGAATCGTAGAGGTGACATTTACAATGCGATTCACACAATCGTAAATGACACCATTGGAACCAATATGTCTGCCACTAATATGAAGAAATACTACAAGAAGTTAGCCATGAAGGCTGATGTATTTTCATTAGGAATCGTAATGTTCTTAATGACTGTTAATAATGAAGAACTCTCATTCAATCAGAAAGAACAGTTTGATAAGATAATTAAAGAATGTATTCATATGAATGTGTTTGAAAGATCTTCTGTTGATGATTTAATTATGAAGTTCAAACAGTTTCTAGGCAAGACAAAGATTCCACAACATTGTACTAAGCACTTTTCATTAGAAACATTGAAGTCTCTTGCTAAGAAACATAATATGAAAGTATCTGGCAATAAACAACAGCTCTATGATCGTTTAAGTACTCATCTTAAGATCTAAAGCATACACTAAGGACTAACACTAGCTATGAGTCTCTATGACACTCTATATACAGCATAAATCTCCTTGATGTAGCTGTTGTTCGTCAACTTCCCATCTTCATCAAATGAAATGACAGTCTTTGCTAGAAGCCTACGGTTCTGTTGTCACTCTTCTTGAGATACTTACAATACAAGAAACCATCTTGAATCAGAATAATATGAGAAGCACCATCATTCTCATCCATAATCATGTTGCTGAAAGAAAGACCCTTAAAGTGAAACTGTTCAATGTTCAAGGAACAGTACACCATATAGTCTGAACAATTCTTTTCCAGAAACTGTGTGGAATCAGCAACCTTCACTACCTTCTTACCATTGGTCTTCAGTACTTGTCTCAAAACAGAATGAGAATATGTTTCCACTGAAATGTTTCCAAAAGACTTCTTTGTGACTTCCTCATCATTTTTCTTAGCCTTCTTGTACACTGTTTTCAAAGAAACCTTGAACTCTTCTTGTAACTTAGGAATGTTTGGTCTACCTAACCTATGAATTATCCTCGAAACCACATAGGGCCCAGACCCAAACTTGCTGAATAAAGTTGAAGACTAGCTTGTGTTGGTTCAGGGGGTAGGACTGTTTTCAAGCTCAGGAAACAGTTCCATGTTCACTTCGACAAAAGGGTCGTCTGTAAAAGAAGGACGCGGAAGTGTTCGTTGTGGTGGAGTCATAGGAGGTGGGAGAGGTTCAGACAACAAAGCCTGTGGCGGGTCGACAGCTTCTTGTGGAGGGGTCCGCGGAACTGAAGACATAGAAGTAGGAGTCTGTGGAGGAGTTACCCAGACGCATGGGGCAGCAACTGAAGAAATATCGCGATAGTCTAGCGGTTCATGCTCCTCTGTATCACGCCCGGGTGTTGGAGGGAACTCGATACCTGCGTCCCATGCGGACTGAATATCTGGCGTAGAAAGAAGGGCGAAGGTGTTAATCTCGCTACTCGTCGGAGACGCAAGCAGCTTGTCGATATCCGCGTCGAAAGGAAGGTCGGCATGAAGTGCTCCTTCGTCGGCTGCTGCTCCTTCGTCGGCATGAGTCGCTCCTTCGTCGGCATGAGTCGCTCCTCCGTCGGCATGAGTCGCTCCTCCGTCGGCATGAGTCGCTCCTCCGTCGGCATGAAGTGCTCCCATACCGCTCCCTACAGCTCCCCACAGCTCCTCACAGCTCCCTTCGGCTTGCGGTCGGCTTGCGGTCGGCATGCGGTCGGCATGAAGTGCTCCTTCGTCGGCATGATTCGCCCTTACTTCGTAAGGGGCATACGCTCCTCCGTCGGCATGAGTCGCTCCTTCGTCGACATGAAGTGCTCCTTCGTCGACATGAAGATCCCCTGGTGTACAGAGAAGTTCTTGGAGTGGTGTGAGGCGCATGGGTGTGGGTGAAGGTGTGAGGGTTATGATCGGAAGGGTAACTACGCTATGTACTATATGTAATTGAATTCGAATTTCAAAAAACTCCGTTTACCTGGTCAAGAATGAATGAATGAATGAATGAATGAATGAATGGAAAGCAGAATTCAATTTAAAAATGAATGAATACATTTTGAAGTAATCATACAAATTCAAATAATGATTACATCTGCTACTATGGCCACCTACAAAGACATCATTAAAGAAATATTAATTATGTTGAAAAATTACAGGAAGTATTGGTACACTTAAGTGTTAAAAGTTGTACACTTAATAGAATTCCAAAGTGTAAAAAGTTGTACACTTAATAGAATTCCAAAGTGTAAAAAAGTTGTACACTTAATAGAATTCCAAAGTGTAAAAAAAGTCTATACTTCAAAATTGAAAGATATACCGCTTCTTATAAACTACACTAGTAGAAGAATACTTCTTTATTGTTTTACAGCTTGTCTTCAAGTGAAGTTGAGCTTGACGAATAGAAGCATAAGTTGTGATAGTATTCTTGTGTAGATCACACACTTTGATTGGCTTACAATATTGTAATAGATTCATTTTCAATGCGTGTTGAGAGTTCTCGGATGGTGTACACCATTCTAAATTAGATAACTTCGCATTCTCTTTGTTTCCATCTTTATGGTTCACATAAGGTTTGTTATCTACATTGGGTAAAAAGACTTTGGCCATCAAAATATGTAATGGATACTTCTTCGAAGATATGGTCACCCATATATATCCATCTTTACAATATCCTTTGGAAATGTATCCCATTTTGTTCTTGACTTTGCCATTCGCTGATATGTAATAGGGTGTCTCTGTGTTAATGAACTCCTTTGGTATCTGTACCCAAGTGTCCATTGGTGCCTTCTCTAAATGATTGTAAGTGGACTTAACAATAGTTCGGTGGGCATTTTGTTCAGGGATCGTTGCCCATTCCAGGTTGGATATATGATTGTTCCATTTGTTATGATCTTTGTGATTTACAGTTGGTTTGTTCCAAGGATTCTCCAGAAACGCTAAACAAACCAAACGATGAACACGGACATTCTTTTTGGTACCAATATCATTAACCATTTTGATACGAATGTACCCAGCATTTTGAGGTGTTGTCTTCATAATGACCCCATCTTTGTTCTTGACTCGACCGAATGTAGATACTTCGTATCGTGAATATCCATCGATCATCTTCCACACTTCGTCTTTCTGGGCTTCGTCGCCATTCATTTGTTTCCCTGTTAAAAAACCAAACATGTGACATTACGCTTTCAACTGAGTATTCAATACACGCCTTAGCTTTTGCATAATAGCATTGTCTGGAATCGCTTTTCCTCCTTCATACGAGTTGATCACTTCTGGACGAACATTAATCGCAGTCGCAAGATCTTTCTGAGTCTTGAAACCTTTCGCAATACGAGCATTCTGAATTTGTTTTCCAAGGGATAGTCCTACCTTCTTGTGACTCAGTTCTTCTGATTCTGTTTCTATCTTTTGCTCCTTCGTCCTCTCAAAATGAGGTGTGACTTGGTTCTTGGAAGGCTTCTTAAAGACAACTTCGCTCCAATCTTGATGACTCATTACTATAGACAAAGATTGAATGGAAGGGTGGAGGGTCTTCTACATTCATTAGAAGGCGCATTCATTTAAATCAATTATCACTACCAAACATTATCATATATTTGATAATGTATACCATAAAAAAGAAATTTATTAATTCATTAGTTAGTTCGTAGATTAAGAGTTGTTGTTTTCACTTAGTACTCTTAAAAGGACATACAAAATCTTTCTGATTGAAACAGGTTCGTTCCCCAACGAACTGTACGCCAAAAACATTCTTGTTTGAATGTACATAATCAGTTCCAATGTACTTGAATCCCATCTTCTTAGAAGAGTCTACAATGTAATTAGATTCATTGATACCGAACATTGTTTGTGTTTATGTTTAATGAATGTACTTGTAAAGCAAGTGATTGTGATTGTGATTGTGATTGTTGTGAAGATTCTCTCAAACTTGGAGTTTCAATTTTTTTCAAATGTCGTACATTCGACATTCGATCGGGTCCCAACAGTCGTAACTATCATCCTCTAGACAGTGAATTTCATTCCTCATATCATGAATGGTATTTGATAGTTCTTCGATTTCATCCCAAAGTACAGCACATTGAGCATTGTCAGGGTCCTTAATACTCTTGTTCGGGTTACACTTGTTAAGAGCTAGGGTGATATTCTTCTCCAACTTACCTTCCATTTGTTTACAGTTCGCTTTGAGTGACTTGATTCTGACTTGGTCCTTGTCAGAAATATAAGATGCCTTAATACAGAGCGATCGAGGACGACACGAAATAGCAAATACCATTATGGTTCTGTATTTCATATTGATATATAAACTTTAAATCACTTCAAACATTGTTGATAAGAGCTAGTTGTTTAGAGATGAATGAATTATCATTAATCATATTTACACTTGAACTTGAACTGTTTCCGAATGCTACACAATAGCTTTTTATAGAAGCATTGAAAGGTGAATTTTTGTATAATTCTTCATAGTTGTTGATGCTTGTGAAAGGATTCTGTACTGAAATAGGGTCAATCCAACTGGAAGGGAAAATCACAATGTTGTTATCGCTTTCTTTATCCATATAATGTTTGAAGATAGGACATTCTGGTGTTAAACTGATTATCATATCACTTCTAAGATCTTCGAATGGTCCATCTTGGAACACGCCAACAAATCGACCATATGTCCAAAATAGAGAGTCCATCGGTCTTATGAAAACAAAATTTGGTGAAAAGTAACATCCACCGTATGTGTACAATAGATACTGATTGATTGGAGTTGAAATCGATTCATTTGAAGGTAATGATTGAATGGAGATGTTCTTGTAGTGTTCAAAATGTTTTGAAAAGGCTTCATCATTCAATAAAGGATTGTTCGGATCCATCCAAATCACGATTTTGAAGTTGTCTTTAGAATGATAATGAGCACAAGATTTGATCGAAAGTAAGTGCAGTTCATTTATCGTGTCTAAATCATAGAAAGTATGAAAGTGAAGATCCTTTGTATAATAAGAATTATTCGGTAATATGATAATGGTGTGATTGTATATGTTAGATGTTGTTAGTTTCCTCATTCATTATATCTTGAAAATAAAAATCTTGGATCAAAAATGACGCATCTCTTGTACTTTTTACACAAACTAACTTGTACTTTCAACAGAAACCACGGAAGATAAAGCACCTGTAATATCCTCTACAAGAATATGGAGATAACCACTTGATGTGAAAGCGACATTGTTAAATGTCTTGACTTGATTGCGAGTTACACTTATAGCTGTAGATGTTCCACTGGTCGTCAAAGTTGAAGCAGCTTCAGTCACATTGGTACTTGAATACGCATAGTATTTTGTTACTTCATTGAGTGGTGTGAAAATAGACATAGAGAACTCTGTAGTGGTGGAGGTACCGTCAAGTATTACCATTGGGTCTGTGGATGTTACCACAGACTGTCTCTTTACGGATTCTAAGAGAGTAAGAAGAGGAATAGGCATATACAAACATATCAAAACTATTCACATAGTTAAATGGTTTCACATCAAAAATAAGATCAGGTGTTGTTTCTTGGATCACTATAACATTGTTCATAGATTGATCCGTTAATGAAGTAGATTCTGCTGAAAGAGTACACTGCAGATGATAAGCTAGAGTTGTTAATGACCTTCTCAATGATTTCTCTAGAGTTGTAGTTGTGATCCGCAATACATACCGTTTTCCATAAGACATTAGATGGAGAAGTCGCACTAAAGATCACAAATTCAGTGTTATAAGTGGCAGTCGTATCACTTAACTCGAAACTAGCATCCATTAAAGCACTAGACCCTTCATTGCCTGGTTGATAGTACTGAGCATAAATATTGTTTACATCATTTGCGTGTAATGGGTTTTCATAAATACGAATATCATCCATAATACCATCATAGTGTAAATCTTCAGAAGAAGATATTGGTTCTTTACCAATCAGCAAGTTAGTGGAGTTTTGAAAATTGTTTTCAGTCATATTTGGAATATAGTTTTTGTATGTGGTAAAAAGCTGACCATTATGGTATATACTAAGATCCTTAGATACCTTATTGTATGTGGTCGCAATATGAGTCCAACCAGATTGAATGAGAGTCGCATCCAATGCTTTCGTAGACAAAACATAAGCATCATCATTGTTGAATTGTTTATACGCATTGTTGACGGTTACATTGTTTCCATCCGTATTCACACCTGTGCCTATTTTTGGAACACCAAAGATACCATCCAAACGACCGTTGAAGTAGTCATTCGCACCTCTACCTCCAACATGAATCTTATTATTTCCAACAGTTATCTGAGCAGTCCCAACATCTGTACTGGAAACTATTATTCCATTATTTACATAGAATATCTTGTTAATCGCATCAATGCCCACAAACACCCACTCATTGTTTGTAAAGTTAGGATGGTTTGTTGTATTGTGTGTTGCTGAATCGATCGAAAATTGCTTACCATCCCCAACAAAGTGAACAATTATGTTGTTATCCGCACTCATTGACACCGTCATTTGGTTGTCCAAATGGTAAATAGTTCCACTGGAACCCTTCTTGACCCAGAACAAAAGACTGACGGGATCGGTACTTTGATATGGATCCACGAAATCAGTTTGAGACGCCAAGTATCCTTCTTCAGAAAACTCTATAGAAGACACATACTTCATATAACTATCATCCACAAATTTGATACCAGCAATATTGATATCAGCAATATTGATGGCCTTCAAATCAAAAGTACCAATAGAATCAGCAAAGGAGTCATTTGTGCCTGTTTTGTATGTGTCGAAACGATAACCGAAGATAGGATTGTCCGCGGTGGAGAAGGAGTAGCTTTCGATCAATGCTGCTGAGTTAATCCCATAAGTCAACTCCACATTAGACATAACACCAGTGTAATCTTTTCCAAGGACCATGTTGTTGATGTTGAAAATCATGTCAGAAGCAGCACCTACATTAGTGTCAAATGTTTCGACTGCTGTTTGACTGAGTGTATTTGCTGCGTATAAAGACCATTCCGATAGACCAGGGTAATTACTAGCATAATAAAAAATACATTTGAACTTCGCGCTAAGTACAGGCTCGAAAGTGATCTCAATATCTTCTAAATAAACTACACCAATAAATCCTGTGGATGATGGGTTACTTACGCTCACATATTCACTTCCATTCCAATAATATATTTCAATATTATCCGTTGGATGATAATTGAATACTTGTGTAAACCCCATTTTACCAATCAGTTTCGAACCTGAGGTAAACTCATAAATACCAGTCATTTTATAATCACTGAAATCTCCTGTATACCAAGCACTTGTCCAACCATTATCATTTGGAACCCCAAATAGGTTAGAAATTTTGCCTTCTAAAGTGGGTCCGGTAGAATGCACAATATCTCCATTAACAAGGGTTTGTTGATAATACATTCCTGGTTCAGAGGATGGAATCGTATGTGGTAAATTCTGATTCGCAGCATTATGATCACTCACACGATCATAACTCGCAACTTCTGGTGAACTGTTTGGAAGATGCATAGATACCTTCTTATTGATACCATCAAAACTTAAAGCCACATGAGTTTTCTCATCAAGTGGTACGCTAGAGGCCGAAGTAAAGACAGGCATTACTGTTTTTATATTTACTTTACAAAAAAACATTTACAAAATTCATGACATCTTAATTAGTCTTGTATGTATTAAGATGTTTTTATTTTTTTAATTATCACTCCAATATCGTCTCTAGAATCGATCATTTGAAATAAGTGATATACAATAGTATATTGAATACGACAACTTCTAAATGGTACTATTTTCTTGAAATGAGAAGGATCCTCAAAACATAAGATGTTATTGTGTTTATCCATCAAAACATCATTTTCTGGGGAACAAAGAATGTACAACCTATGTAGAGGGTGTTTGTACGCTTCTGTATTCGATTTCACATATCTACATTCACTTAAAAAGGAGTACTTCGAAAACCAATCCACAAAAGAACAATTGATTGTGATCATTATTTTTACTGAAATGGATTCATTTTATGGTGACTTACATATCAATCTTAAATCATTTTATCAAGAAATGACTGTTAAAAAGGAAAAACTGTTCCAACACAATCATCAGCCTGTACGATTCATTGTTGAAGATTGTATGTACTGTAGAATATTCGGTAATGTGTTAGTAGAATCTCTAAATAGTAATGTCCCTGATATCAGGACAACGCAAGATACAATCACATATTCGGTCCATCACAAGATTTTCGACTAGTCGATTCACTGGTCTAGCACCATATTCAATTTCATTCAATACATTCTTCAATATTTCATCCTTCACTTCATCTGTAATTGTAATATGTATGCTATCATCTACTCGCGTCAATGCCTTCTCAATTGTCAAGTCAATAATATGTTGGATCGCTTCAACATCGAGAGCATTAAAGAGCACAATATCATCAATACGGTTTACAAATTCTGGCCTGAAATAATTCGTAAGCTCATTCATTTTGTCCTTCAACTGTGTTTCATCATCTGGGATCTCGTTGACAAACCCAAGCGTATTATTGTTCTCCTTGGATCCATAGCCCGCATTGGAAGTCATAACGATCATTGCATTCCTAAAAGAATAAGTCTTATTCTGTCCATCGGTCAGAATACCATCTTCCAAAATCTGTAGCAACAAGTTCAATACAACGGGGTGAGCCTTTTCGATCTCATCAAACAACACCAATGAACATGGATTTCGCTTAATCGCATTGGTTAGCTTACCACCCTCACTATATCCAAGGTATCCTGGAGGAGCACCAATCAGGGATGAGACTGAAAACTCATCCATATACTCAGACATATCCAAGCGTATCATCTTGTTCGATCGTCCATAATAATGATTAGAGATCAACTTACTAATTTCAGTCTTACCTACACCAGTTGGACCCAGAAACAACATACTACAAACAGGTCTCTTGGTGCTATGTAGCCCACAAGTATATCTTCGCAGTGTATTCATAACCCTATCAACTACCTTATCTTGTCCAATAATGTTTGTGGATAGAGTTGTCTCGAGCTTATTCAACTTGGTGGCTGTAGTTTCCAAAATGTCTGTCATATCAATATCATTCATCGATGAAATGATTTCCAATATGATCTTTTCATCTACCACTCGAGATTCACTGATTTTTTTAAATATTTCTTCATCTGTTTCAACTTCAAGATGATCATTATGATTGTTTTCATTCTTATTTTTGTAACTATTCATAACCACTTTGGAACAAGCCTCATCAATAAGATCGATCGATTTGTCTGGGAAATTGCGATAAGGAATATACTTCTCTGCCAAGTTCACTGAAAACTCTAATGCGGTTTCGGTGATCGTACATTTGTGAAAGTCTTCATACACCTTCTTTATTGATTTCATCATATCTAAAGTGGTATGTTTCGAGGGCTCTGGGACTTCAACATATTGAAACCTTCGATCAAATGCTGGATCATTCTGAAAGTATTTAACATACTCATCACGAGTTGTTGCACCAATACATTGAATCCTTCCACGAGCTAATGATTCTTTCAATAGATCAGAAATATTGATTTCACCCTTGATCTCTGATCGTCCTTGTGACTCATTCGAAGATTGTATCAATGAATGGATTTCATCAATGAAAAGAATATACCTTTTTTCCTTTTCTTCATCATTTTCAATCTGAGTCAGAACATTCTTCACTCGTTCTTCCAATTCACCGCGAGCAGATGTTCCTGCCAACACACTTGACAAGTCTAGCTGAACCACTTCATAGTCTTGAATTTCATGATGAATATCTTTGTCTTCCACAATTTGTCTAGACAACTCTTCGACTATTGCTGTTTTGCCTACACCCGCATCTCCAACAAGAATCGCATTCTTCTTAATTCTTTTTAATAGAACTTGATTCAGTTGAGCCATTTCATTAGCACGACCAATGATAGGAGAGTACAAGCCTTGTCTCGCATTCTCACTCAAGTTGATGGTCAACTCTTCCAAGCTCTTTTTGTTACACGATATCTTCAGTCGATATCTTGAAGTTGATTTGATGGAAGACTTACTAGTATTCAAAAATGTAGTATTGGTGAATGGGGAAATACTCTTTGTAAACATCATTGTTCAATAAGAAAAGGTGGACTTAAGTTCTGTTATATTCATTATAATACACACTCTTTATGTACATTTCTGCTCTTTATGTAGTCGTCTTTTTATTCATAATGATTTGAATACCTTGATTTATGTCTATGTTTTGATCATTCTGCTTCATTTTACGAAGTGTTTGACTCATCTTCTTGATTTGATCTGTTTCCAAGTCAGGACACACTTCTTTGATTTGCGAAACCAACTCCTTCATTTCATTTCGATAAGCTGTTTGGTAATCTTTGTCATAGTTCGGTTTGTTTTGCTTACATTTGTATTGATGATCTCCAAACTTACCAACTGTAATGTTTCGGAACTCTGTACTACAATACTTACAATTCGCAACCAACATCACCTTCTTCCGTCGTTCAGACTGCTTGATCGCACTATCACTCTTGATATCTTCTGTAGAATCACTAAGACATTTCTTCATATGCGCACGATAAGCACTTCCTGACTTTCGAGTATAATCTGCTTTACAGTTTGGACAATGTCTCACTGGTGGGTTTTCACAATGTTTCCTCTTACAATCAGGTGTATGTACATTTAGTTTTTTAGAATCTGGAAACACACGAGAACAATAGGTACATTGAAAATCCATAATGATTGAAAGAAGGCTTTGAAGAATGAATGTTTTTTTATCTTGTTTGTTCCTTGGGGACAAGGTTTTCAATTTTTTGTTTGTTGAGGGTTCCGAAGAAAAAAATTGAAGTCTCGAGTTAAAAAGAAAGAATAACAAGCTAAAAGCATACTTCACCTCATATCTCACCGATCATGTCTAACGAACAGCATATCAAGATGGTGCTTACCAGCGAGAATGAATTGAAGAAGGAAGTGTTGTCGAAGGATGATCCAACCACTTCGTATATCATTCTACAGAATCGTAAGTATCAGGAAATGATTGAAGGTATCACGAATGAGAATATTACAATGAAGAAAGATCTCGAAGAGCAAGAAAATGAGCTTGACTCCTTGATGAAGAGCAAGACTTGTCTTCAAGGCTATATCAAGAACGAATATGAGTATGCCCTAAACTGGAAGTTCATGGCGAACTTTTACAAAGAGATTCAAGATAATAGTTTCAAACTGATATCTCTGTTTGTACTTGGTAATTTAATCAGCATATGGATTGGACTGATTGCGATCACAGACTTGTATTACTTGAAGATTTACATTTCATTCGCTAACTTGATCTTTATGGTTGTCTTTGCGAAATATATGTTCATGATTCATTTCACTCTCAACAAGAATAAAGAGATTAATAAGATTATGGAGGAGATTAAGAAGATTGAGAAGAGCAATCAATACCTTCAAGACTTGATTGACAATATCTAAAAAAAAATAGGTAGGGATAATTAGGGTAATAAGTTGGTCGGTTTTCTTATTCACTTCTGTGCTCCTCCTCCTAGACACACATCTCTTTATAACATCGAAAACAAGCCCTCACATCATCTAATGCGTTGTGAGCATTGAAGTCTTCTCCTTTGAATAGATGCTGATACAACTCAATCAGTTTAGGATACTTCTTATACTTTCTTCCAGTCTTGGTGGTTCGATACAAACTCAACATTTCGATCGAATTCATCATTGTACAATACCCTTCAACATAGAACATCTTTTCTTTCAACTTTTTCCCATTAGAGTCTGGTTCATCATAACGATTCATTTGAATGCTTAGAACACCAATATCAAACTTTATGTTGTGTGCCACAATCTTTTTTATCGTATAAGTGTCGAAGATCGAATGAAGTTTCTTCAACACTTCTTTGATACATACGCCATTCTCTCGAGCATATTCTGTGGTTATTCCATGAACATTCACAGATTCTTGAGGAATCACATAATCTTCCGTAGGTGGTTTCACAATACTATAATGTTCTTCTATGAGTTGAAAGGTTTCATCATGATATAAGTTGAATGCGATCGAAACAATATAAGGGTTCGACTCTATGAATCCAGTAGTTTCCAGATCAAATACCATAAATACCATGTTTAATGCTCTTTATTGTTGAATATAACGATTCTAAAGTTATTCCTTTAAAAGGAAATTTTCAAATTTTAAACCACCAAACAAATGAATGAGAAAAATGACTTGAGAGAAACTCCCTCAAATCATTTATTCTCACAAAAATGTCAGTAACTGTGTAACAATGTTTTTTCGGTTCATTCACTTCATTCATTCACTTCACTCACTTCACTTCATTCACTTCACTCGTCGTCCTCTACATCAGCCCACATCACCTTCTGTTGTACCTTGGGTTCAGGTGCGAATACAGGCTTGCCCTCCTTCATCATTCCACGAGTAGTCAAGACCTCAATACAGATGTGTGCCATCCGCTGAAGCAGACGCCTCTCCGCATCATAGAGTGATTGCATATTGTTGGCCCATAGTTCCACTTTGTTTTGGTCCTTGTGGAACCAAAGGTAGGAGCATCCACTCTGGTGGGTAATTGCTTTGAAATAGTAACCATTGTTACCAATCACAAACTTCATCCAATCCGCAGGAATGGTCGAATCCAAGAACCTACAGTACTTAGGCTCGTTAAAGCCCATCATACTGTGTGGGTTGTACTGACCAGACACAAAGGACGGAGAGTTGTAAGCGATGGCAGCAGACATTGTTGTTGAGTTGTTGGTAGCTTTGTTGTTGTGTTGATTGCTGTTGTGTATGTCTTTTGGTAGAGTGGAAAGCCTTGAAGTTAGATTTCAATTTTTTGCAAAAAGGAGATTAATGGTTCGCGGATACATTCCGCGGCAGTCTTTACGGACACATCTAGAATGAATACAGGGATCTCCTTTTCATTCCATAGCCAATCTTCATGTTTATTATGAATCTTCTCTATGTAGTCGAATGCGATGTTTTCTTCGCCTTCTCTGTTACGAATCTTGATCCTTTCATAGGATACTTCTGGTGGGCACCTAAGATAAATGATACCATGAATATTGTTGCTTTTCGATTGAATAGAGTCATAAACATTATAGAATACTTGTTGTTCCATGGAAGATAGATACTTCTTTTCGGATAAGGAAGGTACAAAGATGTGCTTGTCTGTAAAGATGGATCGTTCGAACACATTGGTTATGTTGAAAGAGGTTTGATGTTTCATAAATGTTTTGTAGCGTGTGGACAGGATATTCATTTGCATAAGGAATGCGTATTTGGACGGTTCATTATAGAAGTTCTGAAATAGAGATGCTCCTGATTCATCTTTCACTTTGAACCACTCATCTACTGGTTCTTGGACGACATTGACTTTCAGCTTCTTGTCTAACTCTTGTAGGAAGGTGGACTTCCCTGAACCAATGTTTCCTTCGACACTGATGTTGATGTTCCTATTCATTGTTCTTGGCTACTGTTTTGTTATTATGATGATGTCTTTGTTTGAATAAGAAAAACGAAAACGGGGAAAAATGAGTTTCAATTTTTCTTTAGTGAACGATCTGTCTACAGTTGGGACAGCAAGAAGACATTTTAAACCATTGCTTAATACAATCATTATGAAATGTATGATTACAAGACAAAGCACCCCCATTCAATATCCCGACATCATTCTTTAAACAAATCGAACATTCTGAATTGGGAGCACATGATTTGAAAGTAATAGGCTTCATAGACAAAACAGCAATATCTTCTACATAGTCAAGACGACGAACAATGCTTCGATTGTTGTACACACTACTGCTATCCCTGGAAAACAGATTCCGAGTGAGTTGGGGAGGAGATTCATAAACATTTGTGTAGGTTGAAAGGCGTTCAGGAGTGTATGGCTCCATCGAAAGCATTCTGAATCACTTGTTGTATATTTATGAAAGTGCTGCGCTTTAAGATTGTTGTTGTTATGGAAACATGAATTCTCAATTTCAATTTTTTGCTTTTTGTTCATTTTGTTTGTCATTTGGTATCAATCGTCAAGTAATACAAGTTTATATAGACATTGTACAGTCTATTTCTTCTACCAGGAGTCAAATATTTCCAGTAGTGTTTCATTGTATTGATTTGAGCTTGTTCAGAGGAATGCTCATTCTCAATAGATGAGATGATCTCATCATCCGTGTAGTCTTTGAATGCTTTGTACATTGATGGGGAGAATCCTTCAAACAATGATCGATTATCATTCAATTCATACAATAATGAATTCTCAAACCACTTAAGATAGTAACATTTATTGTAGGTTTGTTTCATAAGATGATCTATGAGTTCGTTAAACTTAACATAGGTATGAATGTCTAACTTTTGGATTGGCGCTAAAACAGTTCTAGGCTCTCGAAGTTTCATTGTTTTCTGGTAGATCATTTCTTGTAAGTGTTGTGGTAGATCTTGAATATGCTCATCTAATAGCATTTCTTCTACACATCTTTCAGACAATCTTTTTTAAGTCAGAAACACAGGAATGCGGTCATCACTGGTCTTGTTCTCGATGGTCTTCTTGTTCTTCTCTTTGTACTCGGAGAGGATTGGCTTGACTGTAATAGACAAACATACCAAATACAATATTGATAGCATGTAATCAATATCAAACCAAATAAGTGATGAAAGAAGATTCATTCATCATCTATTTAGTCACCAAAAAAAAGACATTGGAGTATATGAGGTTATAGGGAAAAAGTTACTCACGCTTATCAGGGATGTCCTCCTCCACAAAGCCTTTTTCTTCACCATCCACGACAGCCCAGTAGCGGAGCTTCTTGCTGTAATAATAGTGTCCTGAGATTCCATTGTCCATCTGTGTTTAAAACAACCAGTCATTTAGTTCAGTCTAAGTGTGTACTTTAACCGATTCATCAGGAAGGTAATTCTATACTTCTTTTTTCTTTATAGTCTTCATTTGATAAAGAACAAATTTACATAGTCACATACCTCCTTTTGCTCTCCATCAATAAATACAGTCACCTTGCGCTTGCCGCGTTTCACAGCATTCTTCGAACCATATCCAGAAGAAGAACCAGCAGTCTTCTTTGAACCAAGCTTATCCACCACCACATTCAGCATTTTAGTAGCACACTCAATCATCTGGCTACAGTTCTTCACAAGATCCTGGTTAGACTGAGCAGCCTGCTTATGAACCTCTGTACTGGTCTTGATGGAATCCACCAGCACATTGAACATCTCCTGTAAACTCCCCCCATTTGGACATAATATAATAGTGAGATACAGACACAGATACAACCCATTGTAATACTACTACAGATAGGTATCATCATACATAAAGTACCTATCATCATACATAAAGTACCTATCATACATAAAGTTTCGGGACTTACCACTGGAGTGGACAGCATATTGTGGCTACCGCCACTTACAACCATAGCACCAGCACCAGTAGTAGGAGTGAGTCCAGGAGGAGGAGTAGTGAGTCCAGTAGCAGAGTGGGTCACCTCGCTCAGAGCTGCTCCTCCTGGTGCTCCCCCTGGTGCTCCTTCGTCGGCTTCCGCTCCGGCTTCCGCTCCGGCTCCAGTACGCGTCGCGATAGTATGCGCTACCGCACATGCCACAGCGTTCGCCACAGCTGCTCCTCCAGCTGCTCCTTCCTCCGCTTCCGCTTCGGCATGAGGCGCTTCGGCTTGAGGTGCTTCGGCATGAGGCGCTTTGGCATGAGCAGCTGCGGCTTTCGCACGCTTTGCGGCACTGGCCTCAGCCTGGTTCCCCCCCCCACACACACACAAGTACACCATAAGCACAACGGGGGGCATGAAGCGCACTTACCCTTCGGTCGGCTTTGCGCGCTCGCATGAGTGACAGGAAACGCTCGCGACAGCGACAGGGCGTCAGCCCGCTCGCATGAACGACAGGAAACGCTCGCGACAGCGACAGGGCGTCAGCCCGCTCGCATGAGTGACAGGGCGTCAGCCCGCTCGCATGAGCGACAGCGACAGGGCGACAGCGCTCTGCGCGCTCGCATGAGCGACAGGAAACGCTCGCATGAGCGACAGGAAACGCTCGCATGAGTGACAGGGCGTCAGCCCGCTCGCATGAGCGACAGCGACAGGGCGTCAGCCCGCTCGCATGAGTGACAGGGCGTCAGCCCGCTCGCATGAGCGACAGCGACAGGGCGACAGGGCGTCAAGCGCGCTCGCATGAACGACAGGAAACGCTCGCGACAGCGACAGGGCGACAGCCCGCTCGCATGAGCGACAGCGACAGGGCGACAGCGCTCTGCGCGCTCGCATGAGCGAAAGGGCGTCAGCCCGCTCGCATGAGCGACAGGGCGTAAGCCCGCTCGCGAAGCGACAGGGCGTAAGCCCGCTCGCGAAGCGACAGGAAACGCTCGCGACAGCGACAGGGCGTCAAGCCCGTTCGCATGAACGACAGGAAACGCTCGCGACAGCGACAGGAAACGCTCGCATGAGTGACAGCGAAAGGGCGACAGCGCTTTGCGCGCTCGCATGAGTGACAGCGAAAGGGCGACAGCGCTTTGCGCGCTCGCGACAGCGACAGGAAACGCTCGCGACAGCGACAGGAAACGCTCGCATGAGTGACAGCGAAAGGGCGACAGCGCTTTGCGCGCTCGCATGAGTGACAGCGAAAGGGCGACAGCGCTTTGCGCGCTCGCGACAGCGACAGGAAACGCTCGCAACAGCGACAGCGACAGGGCGTCAGCCCGCTCGCACGGGTGACAGGGCGACAGGGCGTAAGCCCGCTCGCATGAGTATGCTCCTTGTGGAGGCAGTAGGGACCGTACCTTGCGACGAGCAACAGCGCTTTTGCCCATGCCTGAAGAAAGAAAGGGTTGTGTGCGCGTGGGTGGACGGGGGGGGAATAGGGGTGCGCGCCTCGCGCTCGTTGGGGTTTTGAGCGCCGCCACAATGGTAAAGTTCTAGAGCATCATTTCTACATTGTAATTCCCATAGTTAAGCACTGTTTCTTCTCTAGGACTTCTTAGAACATTGTAATTCCCATAGTTACAAGTAGTTAAGCATTGTTCATTTACATCTACATACTTTGAGACCCAAAATAAGTCTTTTTACAGTATTTATTATTCATTTATGATGTATTTAGCACTCTTTATACATTCTTTACAGGAATGATGGTATGTAAAACATTCTTTTGGACTGAAACTTTCACTTACAGGTAAACTTCCTTTTCTTCTTCTTCAAGAAAAAATTTGAAATCTTGGTTCAAGCGCTCTCTCTCAACACAAAACACACACTTATACACACAACTAAACACTTACTTTACACTCTTAAATACAATGGCTTCCTCTTCTCTTGTGCTTTTCCAGAAGGAGATCTTCAAGTTCCAGAATGAGTACATTAAGGAAATCATTGACAAGCTGGAAACCAAGGAGCTGATGACTCCTGAACTGACGGAGTTCTTTAATGCTGAAATCGAACAGCTTGACTCTAGTGTAAAGGATGAGATCAAGAAGGCTAAGAAGCAGATCAAGAAGACTAAGAAGAAGGATCCTTCTGAAAAGAAGGAGAAGACACCACGTCAGATTCTCCTAAGCAAGAATATGTCCTATGTTCGTGCTAAGTACAAGGATACTGGAGTTGTCCAGACCAATGTAATGACTTGTGCGCAATATATGACTACAAAGATGATGAACGACTCTGAACTTGACAAGTATGATGCGCTACTTGAGGCGATTGAGGAAGTCAATGAGAAGCGAGGTGAGACTGTATTTGAAAAGGTAGAGAAGGATGAGCAAGATTATGCTGAAACGAATGCTGAAACGAATGCTGAAACGAATGCTGAAACGAATGCTGCTGAAACAACTGATCCAGAAACATCTGATTTGTCTGAAGTAGATAATAAGACCCCAGCCAAGCCTAAGAAGACGAAGAAGATTACAAAGAAGTAAATAAGACCAATGTAGATTAAATAATGTAGTATAATAATGTAGAATAGCATAGATAAGAGAATGGAAACATTTTCTTATGTTGGGAATAAAGATATATGAAGATGGATGATCTTATGAAATCGATAAGACAGTATAAGATGGGTCATAACACTGTCATATTTGACTATGTTTCGACTATTGTAGGTGCTATGTTGGTATCCAAGTATTCAGAAGTTCCATTAGTGGTAACGACTATTGTTCTTTTAGTCCTTGGAGAAGTGCTCCATTATATGTTTAATGTTCCTACAAACACTTTGCAATACTTTGATATACTTTGATATACTTTGAGATGCTTCTAAGCTCCTTTAAAGTGTTCATTAAAGAACAACATAGCGGATGCGGTACAGTTGTAGTGATCGATGATGTATTGTAAGGTGTCTTTTTCTATGTCAGTGACACGATTCGCATCTTGTACTGCTTCAAATAAGGTTTGCATTTCAGGTTTGGAGATTCGACCATCTCCTTGACCTTGTATGAATGAGTCCGCAAGTTCTAAAAGTTTCTTGTCATATTGTTTGTTGTCGATGATTTTGTAATACATTGTTGTGTGTTGGTGTTTCTATATAATCTAGGATCTCATTTCTTTTTTAAATTTGTTGTTGGCGGGATAGAGCCAAGTATTTCACGGTCAGAAATGCGGAAGCGATACTCACAAAATGAAAGTACAAATGAGAGTATACCCATAGGTCACATTTCTCTATATTACATCGAACACACGATTGTTGATAGGAATATGACAGATAAGATATAATGTACATTACAAACAGAGTATCCATTACGAAATCATTCCCATAAACAATGATACAAGATTGCCACCCTACAATACATACTCTAGACACTACCAAATCCAATTTATGAAAGAATGAACCATTCTTATTGGTGAAATGATGTAAGAATGAACAAGTAGCAATCATAGAACCCAGTACACAAATGATAGGCTGGTCGTTCATGGTAGCGTACATTGAAGGGGCGTACATTCCAATCGATGATAGACATAGAATAAGATTCATTGTTAAAACCAAATCTTCTTATTTTGTGTGTATAAAAATGATCTTAAGTAATGTTTTGCTCCTAATAATTCTTCTGAATGAACACTTCTAAGTTCTCTGTACCCATATCCCTGTTACAAACCTTACAAATGGGCTCCAAGTTGTCTAAAGTGGTTGCTCCACCATAAAAGACTGCTTGAATATGTCCACATTCAAAGGAGTCATAATCGATTTCTTTGCGACAACAGTAACATTGACCTTCTAATGTTTTACCATTTCTCTTTTCCCATACACGCTTCCTTAACGGTTTACTGATTCGTTCTCTATAATTAGATGGACAATGAGGTACCTTCTTGAAATCCAAGCCTTCAACCTTACATCGTGTGAGCAAGTCCATCCATTCAAAGTGGTCATACATTCCAAGGAGAAGTGGTTTGTTTGATCTCAAGGACTTTTCGATACATTTTTGTTTCAGTTCGTACACATTCTTAATGTGCCAATGGGTGAAGGTTTCCATCGTTGTGAAACGATAGAAGTCGTTGACTGCTTCTACACATTCAATCAATTGTTCTGGTGTTTTGAAATTCATTGTTTCAATGAAATGAATCTCTATCATTTTTGTGATCATTGTGTCTAAATTGATCTTCGGACACCTCGGTTTCTTCGCAGAAGACAAGTAGGATTTGTATCTTGTCATCATATGTTTTCTGAAAGTGTTCACCATAATCTGGTCGGAAATGGATTCAAAGGATTGAAAAGGCTTCCCACCATTGATCATCTGGAAAATGTTGTTCATATTGTCTTTGGTTTTACAGTTGTAGACTTTGACTTGGATCTCTAACTCTTCAGGAATGTCTTTCAACACCATATACCTGTGTTGTCCATCTAAGATGTACAATGTACTTTTGTAGTTCCCAATATGGAACAAGCCAAAATCATAATATCCACAATCTTGAAACATAGAATGAGCTTTCGTGTGTAGTCTGTCCACCCATTCCATGTCTAACTCCCTTTGAATCTCTGTAATGTTCAGTGAAATGAATCGTAAGAAGTCTCTTTTCGTAAGGTAAATAATGTAATTTCCTGAACCCTTTGGGAACTCGATCGGTTCATACAAAGAGGACTCTAAAAGTGGGTCCATATGGTGTTATTGAGTTTTGTTGTATAGTATAAATGGTGTGGGATGTGTTTAAGTTAAGTGTGGTTTTAAGACACATTTACACAGTTACATTGAAAATACGCATCGCATACGGTGCTCTAGTATTTTGACTGCTATTATATGGTGAACTTGTTGGTCTTTGATGGCAAAATTTGAGTTTGAACTTACTTGAATTTACTTCACTGAAGTATATTTCGAATTCTTTCCAAGCAGGTGGGTATATTTCACCTTCTGCTGTTGGGAAAATGACTTCATTGGTATTGTCGGGGTTTATGTAATTAGGATTAGAATAATCGACCAACTGGTATTGGCTACCATCCCAGTATTCAATCACAATAAATTTGGTAACTTCATATTCATCTGGTGGAATATTATCAGATCCGTACCTTCCATTTTTTACCATAATCATATTGACTGTTTTATTTTCAGTAAATTCATAAACGAATTCTAAGTATCCGTTGTCGTTAGTTCCATTGTTGTATATTCTATTAGTATAATTGTGATCTTGATGTTCTGCCCATTGTACATCTGTATCGCCAACGACACCAAGTATTGGTAAAACAGTAATATGCTTAGCACCCGCTCCACCAATTCCGTGTATTTTATCACCTGATGCCGTTAAGACAAAATGATAAGAACCTGAATATGTGAATTCTGTACTACTATTCACTTCACTCCATGAATAACCACCACCAGTCATAGCGCCACCATCACCAGAATAAGATGTCGCTCTCCATTCAAGAGCTGTTTTCGTGACATTTGTCGCAAATTCAAGATTTCCTAATGGTATCTCCTTTGTGAGTACATTGATGGAAGGATTTGTGGTTGTTGATTGTGAATCAGGACCACCACCATAATATTTGTAGTAGAAATAGTTACCAATTTGATCTAATTCTGTATCATCAGAAAAGTACTTTTTGATCACGGCGAGTTCATAAAAGTCTCCGTCGAATGTTGAGTTGTCCGACCTACCGTAATAGAAATTAGTTGCAGTTATGTTTAGAGAACTTGCTGTGTTTGTGTCGAATATATCAGTGCTTCCATTGTTCCATTTAATCCAATGTTTACCACTATTGGTTGTTCTATTATGGGTAAATACACATATACATACAAAATTTACGAAAGTCCCATCCGATACAATACTCGTATCTTGGTAACCGACCTGACCACTATAATGATTGATTTTGATTCTTTTGAGACCACTATTTCCTATATGAATTTGATATGTGTTGCCTCCATCATACCAATTCAACCCATCATACCCTCCTGAATTCGGTTTAACTACAATGACATGCGTCCACTCATCGGGTAAATATAACAAAGGTACGCTTTGTATTTTACCTAATGCTGCTTGTTTAAAATACCCAAATTCACCATCATTTCCAAAAGTTACATTAGTTGTAGTAATTGTACCAGATACTCCATCTGTAATCACAGTTGTTGATGCGGTAGTACCAGATGCGTCAAAATGATGATCCACATCAGATGCGTAATTCATTCCCATTTCAGAAAGTTGGGTTTCTAAACTCTTAGTTTGATCATATGGTACATTTGTAGTGGTACCTAAACCTCCAGATTCCCACCCTTCATTCATTGTAAACACTTTGACCACATATCCTGTACCGATGTTGACCGCAGTAGCACCACCACTCGCATTGATCGCAAAGGTCATATTGATGGTCTTGTCGTGAGGACCCGCAGCCAACTGTTCTTCACTTACGATCGCCCCACTGGTACCATCCACATTTGCCACACTTTGGACCGTGGTCAAGAGTTCTACATCAGTCTTGTCGGTGACCGCATTGGCTTCGAACAAGGCTACATAGTGTTTGACTACAGTGGTTGTGGTGACAATGTTGTAAGGAATGTTAATGGCATCATTAACGATTTCTAATGTGGTATTGATGAGCGAGTGAGTGACTCCACTTGTGGTTACAACAGGGGTCCAGGAGAGGGATTTGTTTCCAGTGGATGTATTGTAAATAAGTCTTTGATCAATATCTGGAAAAGTAACATCTAATACAGATAACCCAGTTGTATCTGGAAGAACAACCTGATCTCCAACTTGATACCAACTTTCAGCTCCTCCGTAATAAGTTGGTTGTGGATCACCACCTACTGGATTTATAACAGATGTTGTACTTGAAAATGATTCAAAATATTCTTTCAATCCTTCGATATCATTACCAATGTATTCAAACACTCGATATTTCTTAATTGCTCCATTAGCACTCATGTGCGCACCAGTTCTAAACATAATGCTTGTTATTGGATCTGATAATGGAGATCTAAACAACATGAAGCCTTTATTAAAGAATTCTTCCCGCACACTTTCATGAAAATCCATAATGAAATTACTTTTACCATCCCAAGATGCATTAGTTGAACCTCTTTCTCCTGAAAATACCAAATAAGGTTTAAAGTAATCAGGTGAAGAATGTACTGCAGTAATATTTGTGCCTGATTCTAAAGCAATGTAGTTCGATTCCAAAATGTTAAAATCCCAAAAGTGTGGAGGGTTATAATAATCATAGCCTTGAGTGGTTTGACATCCATCGTGTTGTATTATAAAGAATCTGTCATCTGGAAGAACTTCATTAATTACTTCGAAATTTGTCACATACTTCCCATCACTCCCCAACGCAACCACCACAGGTGTATATGTGTTCGCTTCGGTATCCAATGCTGTAGGGGTTACACTGGTCAAGCTGTCGAAGGCGTATTCGAAAGTAGCACCTGAAAGGCTGAACACCTTCAAACCACTACCGTGTTCGTACGAGTTGGTGTAACTAGTGAAGAGGTTGTTGGTAATGCCGAAATCTAAGTACTGTTCGATGAAGGTTTCGATTTGAGTGGTCAACTCAGTGTTGGTGTCGGAGAAGTCGACCGCATCGGAGTTCTTCACCGCGAATGCCCAGTAGTTGGTAATAGGAGAGGTGCTCGCAACAATGCCGCTACCAATGGTCATGACATTGCTTTGGGACACCACATCTTCGACTATGATGCGGGTGACAGGGGTTTCGGTGACAACTGGGGTCCAAGAGAGGGATTGGGTTATAACACTTGATAACGGTTTGAGGTCATCATTAAACCATTTCGAAAGCAAATACGATTTCATATAATCTATTTGTTCATCACTCAACACTTCATGCAATATGATAACTTCTGATATTTTACCACCAAAATTGTATCGTGTATCTCCCACATATGCATTTTGACCACCAATGAATAATTTGTTTAGAATGTTATCATTATCATTATTTCCTATAATTGTAGCTGTTGTTGAAGTACCGTCGGCTTTGTATAAACGATTTATTAAAGTTGTAGTATCTCGTGTACCGATCAGAATTACATTTGAACCACTTTCATAAACACACCCTTGGTCTGCAGTCGTAAATTTGTCGTCAGTTGCAAACTTAATTTCATTTGCGTCATGACCATACCAAGTTCTGTATGTAAACGCCTCTGGACTATCTGGATTTGCGTATGAAAGTGGTGTTGAAATACTCCCTGGATTAGTACTACGGGGTGTATTTATTGATATGACTATCGCAACCGTGTACTTATTTTCAGTATTGCGGTTTAACGGAAATTCAATTGCAGAGTGAAATAAGGGGTCAAATAATATTGTTGGTTTATTATTAAATCCAGTTGCATCTACTGTAATTTCAGTGGAGGTGTTTACTTGAGTACCTGGAATTGAATTAGTGGTATCAGTAATCGACGATAAAATATTATTGTTGGTTGTATAACTTGTTGTATCACTCATATCAATGTTGAATGTAGCTCTGTCTTGTAAAATGTATCTTATATCATTTGGATTCTCATCAATATAACTAAGTGATACATAGTACTTCCCATCACTCCCCAACGCAACCACCACAGGCAAATAAGTGTTCGCTTCGGTATCCAAGGCTGTAGGGGTTACACTTGTCAAGCTGTCAAAGGCGTATTCGAACACCACGCCTTGGGTGTACGCAGGTGGTCGTTGAGCTACAGTAATAGTACCATACATGTTTCCGTGGTATTGGCATTGATAATAGTATGTACGCACGGTGGTAGGATACCATCTCACAACGCCTGAAGTGGAGCCATTGTTCACTACACCAGAGGCTTGATTATCAGTACCAGTTACTTGAGCTGTTTTAATGTAGAAAGGATGCCCACTTACAGTCACATTGAAGGTCAAGATGTCCCCAGTGTATACCGTGAAGTCAGGTTGAGAACCTGTTGCGTCGCCACTGAATTGGTATGTTCCATTTACGGAAACACCGTATTCACGATGTTTGGTACCCGTGACAACAGCATTGGAATCGTAGAACTTACCAGCAACACCCATCGAAATGTATTGTTCTATGAAGGTTTCGAGTTGGACCTTGAGGTCGGTGTTGGCGTCAGACAAGTCGATCGCATCAGAGTTCTTCAATGCGAACGCCCAGTAGTTTTCGTAACCACCAGATAAGGACACAGAGATGTCTGTGGTGAGCTTGTTGGACTCGGACACCACATTGATAGCTTCCAAGATGGTGAAGTCTTCACCCGCAACCACTTGGACACGATTCTCACTGATCGCATAAGGTTCAGTATTGGATCCAGACACAAGACTGTTGATGTCTCCAGTCAAACCCAGAGTGTACACATAGACATTGTTTGTGACACCTGTAATCCCATACGAGTTGAGATCTTCTGGATTTGTGTCTGGGCTGGTGCGTTCAAGGACCTTGGTGAGGTTGTGGATGGGGGCGGCTACGGTGACGGGGAAGAGAGCGTTTTTCATCGCTTCGGGACAAGTCGCTAAGTCTGCACGGACCCAGATTTGGTGATAGGTGTTGTACCCGTATACATTATTTGGATGATCGTCTACGCAAAACATGTTGTTACCTGAGTTGATACGCCAATATCTATTATTATTTTGTCCATTTGTGAAAATACCATTAATCATCGTATTTCCATTAGCACTTGATCCCATGAAAGCCCAATATACGGGACTCGTTGAAGTATCCGGCATAGCACCCGGGGTATGATCATTGTACAAATCCACTAACGGAGGCGACCCTTGTGAGAAAGTTGTGGAGTTTGTTCCCACATTTGCTTGTAATCCTGTTTTAAATTCGTTTAATACCGATGTCGTAATTTGATTGGTGTCATCATCTGTGGTTTTAAAGTGAATTTGTCGGTTGTGTAAACTTGTCTTCGCGCGAAACCGAACCTGTAAACCAGCATCTCCTAATCCATCACATATCTTTGTGAACAATGAGGGGTTCGTATGACCCCAAGTATCGGTATGTTCACGATATCCATCTGGAAAATTAGAAGTAAGGTCCGTGACATCCAATTGATCGTATGCAAAACTAGCATCATCAGGTAAGAAAGGAAGCTTTTCTGTTAACATTCTCGTCGACTCATCGGTAGGAGGGGAACTGCTTGTGTATGAAACACCTTGATTAATATAATTACATACCAAAATCCAAGGGGTCTTCGTCTCATCCGCATCGATTTCAGCATTGACTGTAGCAGTCATGGTGGTACCATCTACAGGGATTTCGACATTGTATTCGGTTGTGGATCCAGATGAGGATGGTTGAATAGTGAGTGCTGGTTGAGTGTTGTAGTATTTTTGTTTCAACACATCAACAATCTTGTCGAAGGTTTCGTCATCCACAAATTCGTCAATGACACCGAATTCGTAGAGTTTGAAATTAGTTTCTGTAGAACTAGCACTACTATGACCTATGCTAAAATCATAACCGTATGTAGCAGCTGCATATGAAGGTACTGAATCTTGATTCGCTTCCGCAGTAATAAATGTTTCATTTGGTTTTGCGGTAAACATAATTCTTGCATTAGCTGTGGAATTAGTTGGGTAAGTTACTTTCATAACAACAATACAAAAAGAGTCTTTAGGATCAAAATCCTGATTAAAATGCCATCCAGTTGTTGTAAAATTAAAGGGGTATATTCCCGTATAATGTCCACCATAGTTTATGGATATATCTAATGAGTCGGCAATACTTATTGACTTAATAAGTCGATGGATTCTACCATCCGCATCCGATCTATCATCAGCTGCACGAACAACAAAATAGAAAGTATGATTAACTTCTGAGTTTGCTGTAGCAAAAGGTACATTTAATTGCCCTGTTGACATCTCCAAATAATTTATTCCATTTGTATCTTGTTGAACTCTACCAAGGCCCCAAGTGGTATAATTTGTACCATACAACTCAATTCCGTTGTTTCCAATTGCGTCACCACCTGGTGTGAAAGATTCAAAGGAACCTCTATTGGTGTAAGTCAATGAATCCAATGAGAAAGGAATGACACCCGCTTGGACACTCACGATGTCCTTAGGGGTTTTGTAGATAGGGGTAGTGACTGGAGGTGTGAGGGCAGTTTTCATCTCTTGACTCATACCGTCATTAATGGTCGCACGGACCCAGATTTGATGGTAGGTGTGTCCACTGTGTTTTTTATTTACTTCAAAACGCCCAGAATTGTTCAAAAACCACGAATCGAGTCCAGTAACCGCTGAACCACCAGATATATACGAATTCAATGGACCTTCAGTAAATGCCAAATTTCCTTTGTTACTTCCAGCACCAGTATTTGTAGTACCTGGTAACAACAAACTAGCACCACCTGATAGATGAATATAGTTTCCATCAATACCAAGCGATGAAGCATTACCTGTACCTGTGCGAAAATACTCAAATGCTTGCGATATTTCATTGTAAGAAATGAAATGAATATTATCTGATTCTGATTCGCAAATCGCAGTCCATTTGAGTTCTAATCCATTATTATTTCCACCATCAGATCCTAATGCGATACAAAGCTTATCAAACAAATCATTACCTGTATGTCCCCATGAATATGCAGATGTTTCATGCGTGTTACCATTTCGTCCTAAAAGAGATGCATCAAATGCTCCATCCTTAAACAACTGAAGACTGTTGTCTGCTGGTAAATACGGCAAACCAGAGGTCGTATCTTTTACGACAGTCGATGGATTGGTCCCTCCTTCGTGTAAATAGTTGAGCACCAAAATCCAAGGGGTTTTCGTCGCATCATAATCAATTTCATGATTGACTGTAGCAGTCATGGTGGTACCATCTCCCAAAATAGGCAATTCAACATTAAACTCACTACCTCCTGTAGGCTGAATGGTAGAATACTTGCTTGAATCTAAACCAGTTATATTGGACTCAGAAAGTGGGGTTTCATCTGTGAAATAACTAATATCATTATAAATCGCATCTTTATCTTGTTGAGGAGTGGTGTAGGCTACACTGTAAATAGTGGGAGTTGCGCCAGCATTCGTGGTGGTTTTACCAGATACAGTTACTGTACTGTCATTTAAAGCAGCAGTTACATCATATACAGGTTTGTCACTGATTTCTAATTCGAGCTTATTGTCAGCATTCAGACGCACTTCAATGAAACCATTGTTTTCTAAATCCTTGCGCATCAACACACCACCATTGGTAGTTGGATTTACAAAAGTTTTGAAAGTGAATTGACTAAGATCATATTCATTCAAAGTGGTACCATCGATCTCTACGGTAGAACTGCCATTGAAGGTGATAGTTTCGCCACTGATACTAGCACCAGTTGTGGTAGAAATGGATTGATTGAAAGCTGAGATATCTGCACCATCCTTGATTTTGAGTAAATCGAAGGTTTGGATTTCATCTTCGATTTGATTGTCAGTGATGGCTTTGTCATATACACGAACATCATCTACACCACCAGTAAGAGTATTTGTGAAAATGGTATTGTTTTCAGCACCAACCAACAAATTGTTTCCAAGATTCATACTGGACAAATCCGCGGTACTTGCACTTGTTTCGACCTTATTGTTCATTGAAAACTTAACATCGCCGGTCTTATTGACCGTCACTGTGATGTTATTCCAGGTATCTGGTTGGATACTACTCGTAAACTTATTCAAACTCATTTTTAATAAAACAAAATATAATATTTCCCTTTAAAACTTCTCTAAATAAGGTTAAAAAATAAATCGTTAATTGCTAAAATCTAATAAGATGGTTTCCCAATGATGGTTTTATTACCAAATACAGTATCACCCACATTGATCAGAAGATCAATCTTGTTATGAGGAATGAATAAGTCGACTCTTGAACCAAACTTGATCATTCCGATGAGTTCACCTCTTTCGACACGATCATTCTTTTCTTTATAGTTTACTATTCTTCTCGCAAGTTGACCAGCAATTTGTACTATCTTTATTTCATCATCAATGGCAGGTACATAAATGATGGTTTCTACTCGTTCATTGTATCTAGATTTGTGAAACATGTAAGCAGGGTTGAATGTACCTTGTTTATGAACAGTGGACAATACTACACCATTTACTGGAGACCATTGGACATGAGAGTCTAAGAGATTCAAATAAATCGCAACATGAGTAGTGATATCATTTAGTTCTAATATGCTCATGACTCTTCCATCACATGGAGATACCAAAAGATTCTTGGGGTATCTGTTGATTCGAAAAGGAACACGATACATAAACATCATCACTCCTAGCAGAACAAAGTACAAAACAACCAAATAATACTTTCGTTTAGAACCCAAAATGTAATCAATCACGCCAAAAGAAATGGTCAAATATACAAAAATCCAAGGTGACTCATGGAATAAAAGTGTATTCATTATCTATTAAAAAATACTAACAGAAATTTTCTTCTAAAAAAACTCACTTAAAGTTTATAAAAGAGAATAAGTCAAGCAAACAAAATACACTTCAGTTATTTTTGTTTTGCTTTGTACAGTCATAGCATGTTATTGCTCTAATTCTTTTTCTACTTATTGTGAAGTCTGCTTTCTTTTAACAAAGTGGTACCGTGCCCGAGCTGGTCTAAGGGGTGGGACTTAAGTTCCCATGTACATATGTACGCGCAGGTTCGAATCCTGCCGGTACTAAAGCAGACTCCATAATAACTTTTTAAAATTTGATTTTGAAAGATTCACTTTTACTTAAAAGTAATTCGTTTTAAGAATATCCAATTAGGGCTCAAACTGAAATGGCTCAAACTGAAATGGCACCTGATATGTTGATGTTTAATCAGTTTTCAGCCGACAAGAAACCAGGAATGGGTGTTATGGAGCATGTTTCAGATCGTTCCGTATATCAAGGTTTGTCTAAGATTCGTGATTGGAGAAAGATGTTATCGAATGAATACACAGAAAATCTCTTAATCGATAACGAAACATGGTTGTCTGTGGAGCATTATGTATTATCCAACAATTACTCGGATGATGCCATTCAGTTTGTCAAGTTAAAGAACATTCAAGATGTGAAGGAATTGTCTAAATTTAAAAAGAAGACTTACAATGAAGAAGCTTTGGAGAAAGCGTTGAAAGTAAAGTTTTCATTAGACAAATATAAGAGCATTTTGATTGAAACCAAAGATGCTATTCTGACACATTGGAAGAGAGGGATGGATGTGATCACCAAAGATAATGACGAGCGTTATGTTGAGCCTAATTCAACTTGTAATTTATTAATGCAGATTCGATCATCAATAATTTCAGAGAATACTAAGTCTTTGCAAGAGATGGAAGTTCGTGAAACAAAACATAGTAGTCTTCCTCAACCTTCAAAAGAAGACGACATACAGACAATCAATCTACAAAACAACACTGACACATCACAAGACAACCAAGAAGTGATTGTAACGAATCCACAAACCAATCAGTTAGAATTGAAGATTTTGTCAAAGAAGGATTTTGATGATTTCAATGGGTTCATTTCGAAGTACAATCATCAATCTAATAAGAGTGTAAATGTGTTAACCAAATACGAAAAAACAAATATCATTGGGGTTCGAATGGAGCAATTGTCGATGGGTTGTGATACTTATATTTCAGTTGACTTGGCTAATTCATTAGGTTGTGTGAAAAAGATCGCATTAGCTGAGTTTGAGCAACGAAAGATTCCTTATATTATTTGTAGGAGTATGCCTAATAATATGAAAGAGTATTGGAAGTTGGCTGATTTAATCTATGTTGAATAAAAAATCTGATTATTCAATAAATGGTGGAATACAGAGAGTATTATTGGATCGCATTAACCATTGGTGCATTATTAATCTTGATATTTATGAACACCCTTCGAATGTATTTTGCCAAAAAGGAATCTGAACAAGACAGTACAATTAATGAAATTGATATAGAAGTAAATGAACAAAGAATCGCAAAAAACAAAAGAGTGTTGAATAAAATACGAACTTCTGTGGATGGACTTGAAACAGACATCGATGATCTTTCTGATGAATTGGATCAAATGGGCACGGACGCAGATCTTATGAGTAAAAGCATTAGTAACCATGCTGCTAGCATTGAATCAATTAAAAAAACGATGAGTGATTTAAGAACTACAGATGACAGATTGGAAAGAGCTGATCAAGAATTGATTGATAGAGATTCCAAAATGAATGAAGAGTGGCTAAAACAGTTTAATCATTTAGTCGATGTTCAACAAGAGAACAATGATGAAATCATGGATGTTCTCGATGACCGCTTCATGTTTGTAAATGTTTCTGAAGAATCTTCCATGAGAATCAATGAATTAGAGAATACCATAAAAGAAGCAGAAGAAAAGCTTGATGGTTTAAGAGATGAATTACAAAATGCCCAGTTTTTCTAAAAGTATTATTCATTTTACCCATAAGGACCCATTTGTCACCCCAATACAAACAGCATAGCAATCTTTGAATACACCACCACCATTTGTTTTCTTGTTTTCTTCAATGTATTCATTGAGTGAGAAGAATTTCCAGGAGCTTTCAGAGAGAGATAATGGAGGTGAATCTTTGTTTGTACATTGAATTATTTTTCCATTATGTCCAACACATTGAAATGAACATACATAATAATATGGACAATGATCTATGGACATATCTCTGAAACTAATGTACATATTTCGAAGTAAGTTTGTACCAGACATTTTCCAAACATCATTCTTTGTTCGAACATGTGGTGCTGATAGGACCGTTTGATTCATCATTGCTAACCAGAACTCATTTTTAGGTTTAGACAATAAAAAGCCATTGTGTAAACTGCCTTGGGATGAGGTAATCTGTTTGAGATTGACACTGTCATACCATTCTTCAAATAAAACAATCTTGCTATCCGAATGATTTTCATACATACTCGTGAAATGATCAGTGAGAACAAAATCGAGATCTACATACAAACCTCCATAATGATACATCAACAAGTATCGAAAGAAATCACATTTCACAATATCATACTTCCATTTCTTCTTCAAGAAGGAAAGACAATATGGATAATATTGTTCAACAAATTCTATGGCCATCGATAGTGTCCAAAGATCATATTTGTGTTTGTTTTTTAACGCATTCATTTTGTTCATATCCATGAGTTCCATTCGCTCTTCATCAATTTCAATTCCATTGTTAAAATCAAACCATATTTGATGGATGTGTTTAGGAAACATATTTTGATAAGTTTAAATGTTTATGTCATATTGTTTTTTAAGCATATTTTATAAGTTCCATGAAAGAGAAGTAGATACATGTTCTGTGCGAGTTGTATAGTCTAGAATTGTCCATTCTCCTAATCCAACTAAAAGTGTGCCATTATAAGCATGTTTATGTAGTGTTATTTTGAATTTGGAACTATATACAATATCAAAGTCAATCGTGATTTCTTCTCCATGTTCATAAGTTATGAAACCAGGTAAGGATGGATTTCGTACAAGAATGTACTTGTGTCCATTCCACCATTCGATATCGATATTGCCCGCAAAATGAGTGTGATCTAACTCTCTTTCAATATTTTTGAATTTCATCTGTGAAACATATTGATCTCCACTCGTAAATTCATACACTGCTTTCATGATGGATGATTCTCCAATCCACGCATAACCCCAAGTTGTTGTATTCGCTGAAAACAGTTGCGCAACATCCCTTCCCATATTATATAAATTATTCGCATAGACAACATCTCCATTCAACAGAACCATTTTATATTCCATATCAGGTTCATCTGTTGTATCTATTTTATCACTAATGTGATTGTTTCCACTAACATTATTGCTTATTACATTGATTGATTGTTCTGTAGTGATAAATTGATCCAGGTTTGCAACATATTTTCCGTTTGTTGCTAATAGTACAACTACTGTAAAATATTGTTTGGAATAAGTATCCAGATTGATTGGTGTATTTGTACTTAAGTTTTCAAAAGCATAGTCGAAGGTTAATCCAGCCAAGTCCACAAATCGTTCATTTTCACCATAATAGTAAGTGTTCGTGAAAGAGCTTCCAATTAAGTAATTTTCCATAAAGTTCTCCAATTGATGATCTGTTATGGAATTGATGTCGTTTGTAGTTGCGTTTACTGCAAATACCCAATACTTTTGGATATTGTGTGAACTCAACAGATATCCTTCCTCGATTGACAAAACATTACTGCTAGATTGAACATCTTTTACATCAATGAAATTTGAAATAACTGTGGATGAAGATACAATCTGATCCCATGAAAGATCTTGTTCTGCACTTATTGTATTCTCAGTATAATCATAGATTGTCCATTCTCCTAAAACTACATGTGACAGACCGCTTTCTGAATGTTTATCAATGGTTACTTTTACTTTAGATGTGACTACTTCTTCGAAATCAATCATAGCTACTTCACTTTCTCGGAAATTAATCAGTCCTGTACTTGATGGGTTAACAACATCTTCATAAGATGTACCATTCCACCATTCGATATGTATGTCACCTCCATATCTGTGAGGGGTTGTATAGTAATGGTCTGATGGATTCATAAACTTCATTCGAGACACTCGTTGAGGACCAGAGTTGAACACATATACGCCTATCATTTGGATGTTTATGACCCACCATATTTGGTCCCATTCAACCGTGTAACCAGTAAATGCGCTACTTATTTCTTTGTGTGTCTGAGGGTTGCGAGAATAAACAATATCTCCATTGGTTAAAACCTGTTTATATGTCATATCAGGTTCTTCAGTTGTGTCTTCTCGTGAAATCAGTTTATTATCTACATTCAAGTCGCTAATAATTTCATAAGGTCGTATGTTGATATGAAACAATTTGTGAATATAAGTGTTATCAGAATCTTGTACAACAATTCCAATTCTATATTGATGTCTGGCATAATCAATTGGTTTTGGTTCGATGGTTGAAAAATCATCAAATGCGTAGTTCAAAGTTAGATTTTGTAAACTAATGGTTTCAACATTTGTGAATCTATGATATACATTCGAAAATGAATCGTAAAACCCACTGCGTATTCCTACTTCCAAGTACTGTTCTGTGAAGCGTTCAATATCTTCTACATTACTGGATGTGAAATCGCTATGTGTTGCGAACACCCATATTTTGTTTATGTGGACATTCTTGGTCACAATGCCATCCAACAATGTGATCTGATCAGAGTCTACATTTACACCATACACATGAATTTGAGTTTCTTGATTTGTGTATTGGGAATCATGATTTTCTAAAGTAGGCTCGATACTTACACCAAATTCATCATATATATCAATATCCACATCATTAGGATTGGTTAGATTTGAATCGGTTGTTTTCCATGTATCAATCAGTGAAGCGATCTTTGTGTTTTTTTCATCATCGGGGATTACGCCACGAACAACTTCAAAGTGATAAATGATACAATCACTTTCTGTGCCTATTTCTATATCATTTCCTCTACTTGGTAAATTCAATTGATTATCATATTTGTAATATTTGTTTTGAGTCTGAGTAATATCATTGACATTATAAGTACTTAATTGAGTAACTAGATTATAATTATGTAGACTAAGTGACGCATAACAAAGTATTGTTTCATCAGGAGTATATGTTATCCTGTTGAAGGTTGAAGAAATGTCATTAAATAGCGAAATGCCGATTTGAGAGGAAGATGTCCTTGGAGTTACAAACATGGTAAAATCTTCATTTTCTTGCCCGTATGAAAATAGAGTTTTGTGAGATGTATCAGTGAACTGACAAAGTGGCTTTATTACCATATAAACAGACAAATTAACATGATCGACACCAAGTGTCAAATCATATTTGGGTAATGGATAACTTAAGCCTCCATTTTCAGTAGAAATGCCACCATACACATCATTAAAATCTATGTGATTTACATTGCGGTAAATGAAGCCATCTTCTGAATCAGCAATCATGACATTGCTTCCAGAAGTATCAATTGTTTCAGGAATAGAGGCATCAATCTTTAATAATGACGCATATGATTCGATAGCATTAAAATGGGTTGGTTCAACTAGTGCAGTATTCTTTACATGGCCATGAATCGTTTCAAAAGACCATGAAGACAATAATGGGTTTCTAAAAAATGGAAAATCTTCTGGTTGATGACCTTTCAAATCAAAGAACACCCTTTTGTTTGGTGATATTAGATAGTTATTTGTTTGGTCCATGTGTGTTTGTAAGAAATAGATCATATATGCGAATATATCATTTGTCACAACAACTGAAACTGATTTGTTAATAAACTTAATCAAATTGAAATAATTTCGAAGATTCGGCATCAATCGAAAAACATTAATGCTTGTGAGTTCTTTATGATACACAAATTCTCGGAAAGCATCACTGGTTGTGATCATATATGGAACTGATGCAATTTTTTGTACTTTGTATAAAAGGTGTGATTCATTATTCAAATCTCGATCTAAATGCACCTTATCTTGTAATGATTCGAGTAAACTTATGTCTGCAAAATCAGATGAATACACTTTCAACACGTCTTCATAACTAAAAAGAGAGCTGAAGTATAAGGTTTTATGAATATTATGATATATATTTGTCGTGCTTCTTATACTATCGAATTCTTCATAACCATATACAGGATTATCCAATCCAATTTGTGGCAGCAATGTATCTTTTACATATTCTGTAACAGATTCTACAGTAAAGGGAGTTATTGCTTTTATAACAATATTGCTCTTATGACTATACAAAGGTATATACATGGGATTGTTTTCAATAAGAAGGTAGATTCGATCGTCAGTAAGACTGTATTTCTGTCTAAAATATTCCACAAAGACATTGTACAAAAATAAGCTATGTAACTTTTGTGGATGAATAATTATACAACTGCTTTCAGTCATTATTTTTTATGACATATTTAAAAAAGGCCTTTAAAAACTCGCATACTTTTTTTGTTTTACAATAAAATAAACAAGATACTCAATGTAAGCAACGAAAATAATAAAAATATAGTTAGTGCGTAATAGTAGTAGTATACTTCACGAATGATGCTATCTGAACATTTACACTTTTCGACTTTCAATCGGTACAAGTATATAAATGCGTAGATTACAAATACAATATCAGATATCATTATAAAGACTCTTGTTACAGGAGGAACTGAACTGTAAATTAGATTACCAAAGATGATAATATAGTTCAAAAGAATAGATGCTTTGATTATTTGTCCATGTGTCTTTAATCCACAATCACAACCAATGTTCTCCAATCTTTGAATATAAGAAAATAACAAATAGTTGAAAAGAATAGCAATAGAAGAACTGAAAATCTTTTTTTCATTCATGTTTATTTTGTTTCTTTTATAGTGATGTAACAAAAAATTGATTATCAATTTCAAAAGGCCAATTTAACGACTACACAAATTATATAATCAAATCACAAATCATCCCAAAGCATAACATAGTTATGGATTCCTTGGGATCAAAAACAAAATCGATCATTGATGAAGTAAGAAATGAAATTTACCAACAGCCTACTCTTATGAAGCTGATTGGTTCTATTTTGATCGATCTAAAGAAAGAGATCGTGCCTCAGTGTAATCCTGATGCCATAAAGCACATGATCTGTAAAGGTAACTCTGCTCGAAATCTCAATGCTCATCAAGCATGTCATGGTGCGAGTGCTTACATTGTACAATACTATTTGAAAGAAGGCTACAATTTAGAAAGTGCGAAAAAGCTAGGATGTATTCTGTGGAATAAAGTCAATCGATGTTCTTATTTCCCAGAAAATAAAACCAAACTGTTCATTATAAAATCTAAACCAAAAGATGATGATACAGTTCACGATATCAATCTACGACTTCTTGTAAAGATGTGTAGAACACATCATAAACTGGCGAATTTGTCTGCTATTAAGGATTTGGAATATAAGTCTGGGCCATCTAAATGGAGACCAACCACTTATTGGATGTGCTTCGACAAAGCTATTTCTAAACTCCCGAATAATGATAAGAAAGTCTTAAAACAATCGGATATAGAAGCTTGTTTACAAAAATGGAATGAAGAAAATGGGATTGACTTGTTTTCCCTATCTACTTGAATAAGATCTCCCTTAAAATTTGAAAATCAAAAATGGGTTTCTTTTTTTGTTTATTGATTGATACTTATTTATACTTCATATATATACTCGTATTTAGTGTAAAGAATGAAAGTCGCTGGATTCCACTACCGAATAACCTGTCACTTAAATGTTCATTTTGAAAAACAGAAGCCAAATCTAAATCATATCAAAAAACATGGATGTTCGGTAGAGTTCTATAAAGGAAATCATATTGTGTATGATAACCATCATATGTTGATCGGAAACATTCGTGCCAAAAGGTACAATTATTTACAAGACCAATTCTGTAAATTTTACAATATCAAAGATATTCAAGAGAATGAACATACATATAATGTATGGCTACATGACTTACATTCATTGATTCAACGATATCCAATGAAAAGGCCAATGGACATTTATCATTATTGTACCATTGATTCAGCGGTATTGAATTGTTTAACGAGTACTCTCAATCTCAAAACTTATTATAACTTCAATCCATTGAATGTACCTATTGACGATCACAGAGCTTTTATTTCTAAAGATGATGTCTCTTATGGATCGCTCGAAAGAATGCCTATTTCCAACTCATATATCAAATGCAATTATTCCACTTCAAACACAATCAAATTCATTAAAAAGATTGGAGATTCCATCTCGAATACCTCACAACCCAAAAGGGCATTGATCACCATTCCATTACTAAACAACAAATCGTTAGACACGATCACAAAATATGCACAAAACTATACACTTCTTGGAATCATACCAGAAGGTTCGATGTATTTGAATCCAAGTGATCATTGGTTCGATAGTGAAAAGGTCAACTTACTGAACAAAGTTCCTATTGCGATTTGTTTATACTGTAATGATCTTTCTCTACAAATACATCCCATCCAACCTCAACATTTTGAGAAAATCGAATATGTACTCAATCATAATCTCTTGCCAAATATGAAAACAAAGATCATTCTCCCTAGACCACCCACAATTGAACCCATAAGAACCATGGAAACAACAATAGCAACAAATTCTTCTAAGTCAGAGGATATGATTCCAAAAGATATCATCTACACAGATGCATCGATACGCATAATAAATGATACTAAAGTCTCTGGAATTGGAATATGGTGTGGTCCAAATGATCCTCGTAATATTTCCCAAAGGATCGTCTCGAAGTACTCATTGATCGATATCAATTACTGTGAATTGATTGCGATCTATGTAGCATTGATCAATAGCCACTCTAAACAAGAAGTGATTGTATACACAGATAGTCTTTTTGCACTAAAGCTGATTGAAGAAGGATCCAGGAACATCGATAACATACAAAAAGTGAAATATAAAGAGATCGTATCCATGATTGTGTATCTTGTATACAATCGAATGAAGCCTTCTTATTTCATGAAAGTAAGTGCTCATCAAGGATACATCGGCAATGAGAATGCGGACATCATGGCAAAAATGAGCTTACATAGTAAAGATGCTATCTATATAGATGATTTGAAAGCATTACAATATACGAAAAGGTGGAGCTCTCACTTTATGATGATAAGGAAATGGTGGATTTAGCAAAAAATTGAAATTTTGCTTCAGACAAATCTCAATCAATACACTGTATTAAAAAACAATACTCCATACTCTTTACGAATCAATCTCAATCAATCATGTCTTCCTACCGTATGATCAAGAAGCTCTACAAGACGGAGAAGGAGAACCACAAATACAAGAACAAGTACAAGACCAACAAGAAGATGATCAAGGTATATGATCGTGTGGAAAGGATGAAGAAGGCCAATAAGAACCTATTCGACTTCAACAAGGAACTCATGGACATTATTTGTGAACAGAATGCTCTCATTGAAAACATGGAGACTGAGATTCAAGGAAATGAAAAGACCATTAAGAAGCTGACTAATGATACTAAGAAAAAGAATGTGACTAAAACGAATCAATCTCATCATGAAACCAAGATGATTCTTACGATCATTTTGTGTTGGGTATTGATATTGTTTATGTTCCAGTATAGCTTCATTGATGATGTGTCCTTTATGATCTTTAACTTCTGTGCGATACTCTCTGCTTTGTGTATGGAAATGTTGTGCTGAATTGTTTAATTGAGGTGTGGTGTGGCGTTACTTCCATTTTTCTCATCCATTTTTCCTATTTGGGTACTCTTCTAGAAGTTTTCGTTTTCTTACCTCCTACTTTGCTCGCAGTTTTTTTATAGGACTTTTTTCCACCACCTGAGAACTCAATACTATATCTATGTTTGTATGAGTAGTATGGAATGATATAAAACAAATCTGTGAGTGAGTTGGTTAACACTTTAGTAGATTCGATACCTTTTGCGTTCTTAAGCATACTTAAGATTTGCAATACAATATTTTTGACTTTGATTTCAACAAACAAGTCGATGTTGGTCTTGCTGACTGATTGGATGGCTTGTGTTGTCAATGATGCTTTGGGATTTAAATTTTTCATAAAGTCAATCAATACATCAGTATCATAATTGGTGTGTAAGAACAACTTCTCTTTCATTCGGATATCATTTTGTATGCTATCGATGATTCGTTCTGATGCATTGCTGAAACCAGTTGTTGTTCTTTCATAGAGAAATGAAGCTAACTTGTTAACTACCTTGTTTAGCGTACTACCAGCCATCGTTTCTTTAATTGGATCTGAATACATTTGTAAAAAGATATCGAATATGTTTATTCCTCCGATGAATTTAAGATTGTTTGCGATAACCATTTCGCTTTCTGTAAATTTAGCATTGTATATTGCTTCTGTAATGATGTTCAAGAACTCATTTTTCAATGCGACTACTCCGATTTCAATGTTGTTATGATATGCTTCTGGTACATCCTTTACAATGATATTTTTAACCTTCTCATTAAGAGTTATGCTTGAATCATATATTTGGTTATACATCAACCCTAATTTATTGAAAAACTCAATGAACTCGAAATATGTTTTTGAGTACAAAAGATCTCGTTCACTCAATATATCAGTTTGTACACAATCAACAACATTCTTAGGGCTCTGTCGACTCAAACAATATCGAATGTTTCTTACCGCTGCTAATGCTTTGGGTGCTTTAAAATCATTTTCAAAGGATACGGCAGTTTTTCCGATGTGTTCTATCAACTTAGATTCTGGGATTTGATTGTATTTGTAATTTACTACCATCTTTACAAGTTCATCTTTATATTTGGAAAACACTACACGGTTATAATGTAACACTTCTTGTTTTTTGTCTTCATACATAGATGACAACGCAGTGTTCATGTATGTAAATACTTGCGAATTGATTTGGGTTACATCTTTGGATCCGAACAATCTATTGAAATAGTTCTTAAGACTCGATTGATTTGTATCATCCAAATAAAAAGGACCCATAGGTTTGTTAGAGTTAATTACACTATACATCTTTTCCAATATGGCAACTTTATTGGTCATTTCTGACTTAAATGTTTGCTCTGATTCAAATCGTTGAGTAATATCTTGGTCAGTAAAAGTGATAGATGGAAGAACATTGGTAATCATATAGGTTGGATTTTGTAAAATTTCTTGAAAAGATTCTGCATTTGGACTTAAATCGTATGTTGGAAACTCAATGAGATCATTTGTGAAAAATATCTTTTCCTGATCGTGTTGTTGGTCAGTATAAAACAATGGTAATTCTAATGGAAATTTATAGTTTGTTTTTGATACATCCATTAACTTCTGAAACCCCATGTATTTAAAAATAGGATTCAATATAAACGCTCCAAGTAAACAAAACACTGCCATTATTTGCACGAATTGAATTACGGTGATGTTTAGGTATTTATTTGTGATTGCTTGAATCATACTATTATTATTTAGGATCGTATTTGAATATGCTTGAGGTGGTTGAGAAAGACCACTACTTGCTTCATCCGTATTTTCATCATCGTGTACAGTAGAACCAGTTCGATTAGTAGAACCAGTTCGATTAGTAGAACCAGTTCGATTAGTATAACCGGTTCGATTAGTATTAGCACTTTCTTCACTATCACTACTACTTTGACTTGGACTTGGACTTGGTGCTCTTCTTCTTTGTGGCATTCCACCCATTAAGCGTTCATCGGTTATCACTTTTTCTAACGATAAATTGGAATTCGGAAAAAAGGCTTCTGGATTTAAGTCGTACACTGATAGGACAGTATTAATATACCGAATTTCTGGAATGGTTGGAACAAAAGTATTCAAAGCAACAAGAAGTTGAGCGCGCGATTTATTACCCAACTTCGTCATTAATGTATTTTTGTCAAAGGATGGTAATTTGATATGTTCAATAATATGATCATAAAGATTATTGCCATAATCTTGTGATAATTGAACAATATTTTGTTTTGAATCTGAAAATAATCTAACGATATCCGATTTATTAGTACCACCATTCATGAATCCAACAGGCTTGAACACATCCTTGTCAAGTACAAGACTCGCATGTTTTGCCATGGGTTTCGCGGTTTTGTGGATCAATTTATTTTTATGGTATACATCCATACTGACTCCTAATGCGTTTTCAATATTAGCATAACTTTGTGTGTTTTTCAAGTTTATTTTGGTTAGCTTTCCACCCCATTGTTTCATAGTCTTTTCTTTGTTTCCAGATTTAGAATGCAATGCGTCATACAATGCTTCGATAAAGTTTGATTCTTTCATCTGTTCCTACTTTTTTACTATAAAATATATAAATTTTATTTGTTGTCAAAAACTTTCTCAAGATTTTCTCGTAATGAAGAAAATGTGTCTTTCGTACTCTCTGAGTGAACCAACCTTGTTTTTGGATATTCAATATCAAATTTCACCATTAAATCAGAACCAGGTATTACTCCTTTGTTATCAATATACAGTACTGTATCAGGTCGTATTATATCTGTTCGTTTGGTATAATCAATTTCAATGTCTTCTCCAGTTGGAAGGTGTATCTTTATATTTGTTCCTAAAAGTGTGTCAATTAGGTGGAGTTTGTGAGTATAACATAAATTATCTCCATTCTTGTAAAACTTATCTGGACATTTTACGATTACCTTAATCACAATAAATACATTATCCTCTTCAGGATGCTTTATTCTTGACACAAAATCATGGTAACTTTTTGGAGGTATTTCAATCTTTATGGTTGTATTCTTTTCAAACACACCCGTTTTGTTACATTTATCACAATTTGTTTTGTTTGAAATATCACCAGATCCACTACATGCTTCACACTTTACTTTAGAAATTTGTACAAACTTCGCATGATGCATCGTTTTGGTAACTGATTTTTCAATCATACCACTACCTTTACATTCTTGGCAAGGCTTCAAACAAAATACACACTTCTTTGATGTTTTTACATTCAGCGTTTTGGTCATACCCTTGTACACATCTTCCATATTCACCTGGATAGTTTGTCTTAGTTCTGTAGGTGCTGATTCTTTCTGTCGATTCGACTGTCGATTCATAAAAGGATGTGACTGATTGGTTTGTTGTTGTGTTTGTCTGAAAAACATATTCATAAAGTCAGGTCCCATGGGACCAAAGGGACCACCCCCTGGCCCTCCAAAGGGACCACTAGTTGGCCCTCCAAAGGGACCCATATGTATACCACCAGATTGTTGCATATCATACATCTGACGCTTGTTATTATCACTTAATGTGTTATAAGCTTCATTGATTTTTTTGAAGGTCGCTTCATTCCCACCCTTGTCTGGATGATGCGCTACCGCCTTCTTCCTAAATGCCTTCTTGATTTCATCTTGAGTTGATTTCTTATCCACTCCAAGAATATTATAGTAATCAGACATGAATCCTTTGCGTTTCCAATTTATACAATCCTTTCAAAGAACCGTTTTAAATGCCTTAAGGACAACTTTTAAAAAAATAACAAACAAATATATATGAAACACAACTGGTACTATATCGTACGATAAATAGCATCCACATTTTGTAACACCACAATCTTCAACTTCATAATGTTTCGGAGACGATCACAAAATGCCCAATGTTCACAAGTAGATTTATCCTCATCTAAATTCAAACACATGGTAGACCATCGTATTTGTGGATGGTTTAACACATCTGTTTTGATGAGCACAAATCCACCAAAACATGAATTTACTTCAGCTACAGGTTGGTCCTTTTTAATTCGTGGGGCATTCATTGTTTTATCTGTGTTTTGAGCTTTTCGGGTACAAACCTTACACTTCTCAAAGGGACATTTGGGGAAGAATGATTTGTTATTGGTATCAATTATCGAGTAGGTATCATAATAGTGTGAGAGTATTGTTGGTTTTTTGAGACTTTCAGAATGTAACTTTGGAAAGAATAGCTGTTGCGCATAAGCAGACATCATCCCAATGTTTTCATCAGTTGGTTTTGTTTGTGAAAACATGGAAGATAATATATCATCCTGAAAATAGATATTGCTATCAATAAACAACGCCCATTCATTTTTTGGCAATGGAGTGATCTTATCAATGAGTAAGTTTCTTAGCTTTGTCAGCGTGGAAATTCGATTGAAGTTTGTCCCATCTCCAACATTTTCATAATCCTTTTTTAAGTTATACAAAACTAATTTACTTTTAGGTCGATCTTTGATAAAGTTTTTCAGAAGTTCTCTAGTGTTATCTGTAGAGTTGTTTTCAAGAAAATAATAAATGAATGTGACATCTTGATAGTAAACTTCCCATTCATGAAATCGTTTCAATAGAAATGATAAATACGCTTCATTTTGACGGTACATTCCTAAGATATGGATGGTGTTGATTTTTCGATTTCCATCATATAAAGCAGACATGCTTTTGAATGATTATCTATTATTGGATTTTAAGTAAAGATTCTTGATCCACTTTTCAGTAGGTTTATGTTTTTTCTTATTCATAATCATATCCGCAATCAAACAGGCCATCACCTCATTTGGATGTTCTGTTTGATAATAATCATTCTGGATTAAACCAAAGTAAACAAGTGATTTCTTTTCAGAAGATGCTTCCAATTTGTTTTGAATAACTACACTATCTTTTAAAGAAACAGCATTGTTCGTGTAACGATTGTATGTAATGACTCTATCATTTATCATTGGATCAAAGTAACTAAAGTTGATATTGTTTATATCTGGATTTGCTCGCTGGTCTTTCATTTTTTCATAACTTTCTAATACTAACCCCCAGTAATCCAAATACAAGGTAATGGTCGAAATCATATTGTATCGTTGAAAAATATGCACCTTTTCGTGAATGATTGTATTTACTAAACTGAATCGTGATCTCTTCAAGAAATCATAAGGAAGGATAATCATATCCTTGTGGGTATGTGGGTAATCATTTTCAATCCCACGAATACTCTTTGCAAAAACCCAGGGGATATCATACAAAAACTTAAATGGATACAATATAGAATTCATATATATAACCAACATTTTCAAATACCATTTTTCATAAAGAGTAAATGGTTGTACATACTCTGAATACAAAGTCAAGTCTCTTACTTCACGATCCTTTTTATTAAAGGTTTTGATATAGGACTCAATATCTTCTGAATCTTTTAATGAATTCACAAAGGTTGGCATATTTCTTTTATTTATTTAAAGATGATTTAGTTTTCTAAACACATACAACCATGAATATTGATTCCAATGATGATAATTGTATTCTAATTAAAACTGTACAATCTTCTACCATTAAGATCTTGGTAGAAGCCTTAAAAGAAATTCTCACAGACACTGTTTTTGAATTCACTGATGATGCCATTAAAATTTGTACCATGGATAGCACCCATACCATATTGATTCATCTACGATTGGATGCTAGCAAGTTCGAACACTATTATTGTGAAACACGAAAATTGGTAGGCATTAACATGTTGAATCTTAATAAGATCATCAAGACCATCAACAATAATGATACTTTGTCCTTCTTTATGAACTCTAAGAATTGTAATATCCTTGGCATTCAAATCGAAAACACCGACAAGAATGCAAAGCGCGTGACTTATATGAACCTATTAGATCTTGAAAACAATAATATCGAAATACCTTCCGCAACCTTTACAAGTGTGATCACACTACCCTCTTGTGATTTCCAAAAAGTATGTCGTGACATCAATGGAATTGCTGATTACCTAGAAATCAAGAATATCAACAATCAATTGATCTTATCTTGTGTTGGTGATTTCTGCTCTCACGAAATTACCATCTCAGATAGCGAACAAATAACAGTAGAACATACTGATAATGAAAAAGAAATCTTTCAAGGAGTGTTCAATCTCAAGTTTCTTGTGTTGTTCACAAAATGTACCAACTTGTCAAACACTGTTGAACTCTATTTGAAGAATGACTATCCTTTGATCATTCGATACACCGTTGGATCACTTGGTGAAATCAAACTCTGTTTGGCACCACAAGCGTCAACCTAAATACCCTTACATTTCATGAAATACAAAACCAAACCAATATATTCATCAAATGCTACGGAGTACAATGAAATGCTACGGAGTACAATGAAATGCTACGGAGTACAATGAAATGCTACGGAGTACAATGAAATGCTACGCAGTACAATGAAATGCTACGGAGTACAATGAAATGCTACGCAGTACAATGAAATGCTACGCAGTACAAGGAAATTCTACGGAGTACAATGAAATGCTACGCAGTACAAGTATTCGTCTTAAATAGAATCGTTCCATGATAGTCTTTCGAAATGTTAAAATAACTACTATCATTCAAATCAAAGTTTTTCACCCATACTTTGATGATACAGAAATGCTTCTTTGGACTTATAGAAACTCCATTGATATTCCCAGATAGATGATAGTATTCTGGTTTGAGTAATGTTTCGTTAATCAAGTCAATTACAATCTTCTCAAAGAACGAAGGAACCTTGTCTTTTAATATCTTAATCGACAAAAAACCACCATTTTTGTTTTCTGGATCATTCCACTTTGGAAAGATATGATCGCGCATAATAAAAAACATACCCTCATTAGTATGCTTCTTCAATAATGAATTCATCATGATGAACTCCTCTATATTCGCAAGAGTGAATAGCTTAATATACCCACTCTCATCCCAGTTGTTGTCGAATGGATTATGAAAATAAATTGACCAGGTATCATTTAACCATTTAATCTCCATCTCATTGCTCATGGAATTTATTTATCTTTATTGTATCATTTTCTTTAAATGTTTGTTCATTGAAATCATTATCAATAATTTCTAGAGAATATGGAGGCTTGATCATTAGTTTGTATTTTTGAATCACATACAATGCGAAATCATTTGTTAAAATAGTATATTTATGGAAACTATGGCAAATCTGATTAAACAGTTGAATGAATGCTACTTCATTCAAACTAAAACTCAACACATCTGCTTTTCTCGTTTGAATACCCACCATGTTGTCTAGGAACTGCCTTGAAGAAAGTGGAATGACTTCTTTCGAAGGAAGAATGGTCGTGATGATCTTCTTATCTTTGTTATGAACTACTTCCAATATAACATTGTCTTCATAAATGATATCATTACATTTGAATGTACGAAATGGATACAACAAACTAAAAAACACATGATACAATAAAAATGTTTTTTCATTTGAATATGCTTTTACAGATACTATTGAATTATCAAACATCTGGAAATATACATCCATTAACTTTTCTTGTACATCAATACACTTGTATAACAAATTACACATTACCTTGGAGAGCATCGATGAGACTGAAGATGAAAAAGAACACGAGAACATAAGGTTGTTTGTTTTAAATTAGTGGTGGATATGTTTAAGTAAAGACGATTGTAATTAGATGTTCCAAAGCTTCTTAAAATCATCTACTTGTAATACGGAGATTGTATTCAACGCTTTAGCTTCCGTAATCTTTTTAGAAGACTTTTCAAGAGACTTGTACACTAAATGAGTGCTTTTCTTATTGACACTCGAACCTACCTTACCACCCATACTTTCGATCTTCTTTTCCAATTCAGCATCTCGAAAGCCAGTAAAGACAATGATCTTATCTTTCATCACATTAGATTGAACCACGATGGGTGTTTCCACTTTAGATACACACACCAACTTATTGTCTTTTTTGAACTTCTTGAATGCTTTCAATCCCTCTAAATAAGACTTGGCTCTGCTTTCACCAACATCTTCGATATGAATTAATTGTTCTAAAGTGACCTGATCATCATTTCCATAGACATCTGTGATCTTGATCAAGGTCTTCTTACCAATTCCTTCGTCGAAGCATTTGGAAGCAACCATATACTCTACACAAGTGATCTCTTTCTTCCTATTTTGTATACTTTCAAATAGATTCGTGGCTGACTTTTTCTTGAAGCCTTCGATTTTTAAGATATCATCTATGGTCAGTTTGTACAAGCCATCGAGTGTTTGGACTCCACTCTCATACAACTTCTCAATTGATTTTTTCCCAAAATGATCGAACTTTAAACTAGTGATCATATGTTCAAATAGTTTCTTATCTAATTCTGTATTATTCGTTTTCGATTTCACCATAATATCATTCCCTGAAGCTGACCAAATATACTCTGAAGGCATCGAGGGAGAAGTTGATTTGACAACTTCTGTAATATATGGAATCACATCACCACTTCGTTGAACCTTAATGATTGTTCCTGGACCTATCTTATTTTCATAAATATATTTTCCATTAAAGCCAGTGGCCTTTTGAATGTTCACATCATTGATGGTAATCTTTTCAAACTCTACGGTTGGTTTATAATGTCCATTCTTTGACAAATTCCATACGACATTAGTCACAGTGGTGGTCATCGCATTGTCATCAAAGTTGTGTTTATAAGCAAATGCATGTTTTGGATTACCAGACACAATCTGATCGTAAATGATATTCTTTGTTATAATGATTCCATCAATTTCATAGTCCGAGTTGTTTTTGCGATCAATCAAGGCTTGATGGATTTCATCAGGTGATATGCGATCTCTCATCACATAATGAACACATGAGATCTTCATGTCTTTCATAAATAACATTTGATCCAATGGTTTCATAGAAGGAGAGATGACTTCATAACCCACAAAATCCACCTTTCCTCTATACTTTGGATTAGGTTTCTTTGAATTCACAATACCACTTACTGTATTTCGAGCATTCGATTCATTGTCTTTCATGTCGTCAAACACAGTCTTTTTCATGATCAACTCTCCGCGAATCATAAAATCATATTTACCATTCTTCTTCACACCATTTACAAAAGTTCGTAAATGAGTGATATCTTGACCTTGTGATCCATTCCCCCTAGTGTATAATTTTACACCATCTGTTTTATCATTCACAAACAAACAAGACACTCCATCTAGTTTGTCTGTCAACACCACATTCATCTGTTCGGCAGAAAGAGAACGCTTTTTGTCCATGCTACCCATCCACACTGGAAGCTTAACAACATTCTTTGCTCCTTTATCCACTTGAATGTTCTCATGTCCTAATTCGTTTTCAAAATCTGGATCAATGCTTAATACATGGTCTTTAATGTATTCATATTCATTATCTGTTAAGAAGGTCTCTTTGTTTTTTTTATTCATGTCTCCTTCTTGGTAATAGTTTTCATCTGCCATCTTCAGAATCTCTTTACACACTTCGAGTTTCAGCAATTTTATAGAATGAATGTTTTTCTTCAGACATTGAACAGCATTGATCATCGTGTCTGACATCTTTATGTTTGTATTTTTGTCCATAAGTAACAACTTACCTTTACCTTTCTTTAACATAATTTTCAATTTTTTGTCTCTATGTATTTTTAAGTTACGAATAAAATAATATATCTGAATAAACTAAAGAAATAGCTCTGATCATGATTAAGAAGAGTGTAATCATTGTCTTAATCATTTTATTTGCATTGATTTTAGTGTCTTTATGTTATCTCCAAAAGAATGTGTTTCGTAACCAAAAAACAATCGACAACTTGGAACATTTTATAGATTCAGATGACATCCCTTCTTACTTTAAGGGAAAAACAATCTCTAAAGGATGTTGTCCATCTACTTACTCTACTGATCGTGGTTGTGTGTGTCTTGAAGAGGACGATAAGAACTTGATTTACTCTAGAGGAAACCATCACCTAAATGCTTTATAAAGTGTAGATCAAATGAATTCATGTTACATTTGTTTAAGTCATTCTATTGTGGTAGACAATATTGAAGGCACTTTGATTTGTACTGAATGTGGTAGTGTACAAGAGGAAAATTTGACATGGAATGAAATTCATTATGAAGATGATGATAACACTCATTACCTAAATGACAGTCATTACGCTAATCATTCCATTGAGCATTTAGACAAACAATCATATGGGTATCCAAGTATTCCAGAGACTTGCTGGAGAGAAGCACAAATCATGTTTGAAAGTTTGCCGACCAAATATCGCGGAAGGGTGAAACAAGGAGTGTATGCCAACTGTTTACACCAAATATGTTTATTACATAATATACCTAGAAGTCTTAAGGAAATTTCAGAAATACTTCATATTGACATAGAAACTATGAATGAGACTTCTAAATACACCCGAAATAATGAAACAAATCAAAATAAACTCATGAATACTTCAGAGACGATGGATCAAGATGATGAGTTTTCCAAAATGTTGCCAAGGTACATCGAAAAGATCAAACCTTACATCACCACTTCATCTTTCATAAATCAGAAGAACAAGTACAAGAACAAATACAAGAACAAATACAAGATCATAAAGCAAATTTCAGAATGGTTACACAATGACAATCTCATGGAAGGCAAAACACCTCATACAAAGATTGTAACCTTGATTTATCATTTTTTTTTCAATCATATGAAACAGATAGATGATATCATAGTGATACCAAAGAAAGATTTGTGCTGTCTATTCGATATTTCAATTGTTACATTAAATAAATCATACAAACAGCTCCTTCGTGATCTTTCTAATCTTTGAACTAGGTAGCTTGTGTTCCACTGGTATTTTATGTTTGAGTAATAATATAGTAGCCAATACACTTGAATTATAAAACAAAGCTTCTGGCCTTGTCTTGATGAATGATTCGATCTCATTTCGAATTTGAATGAGTACTCGTTTCGGAACATTTTCTGTTTTCTGAATGATTTCATCATATAATGAATGAATCCATTCACTCTCTTGATTTGTCAAGGTTTGTTCTGGTTCTTGTGTATGAATTCTATACTTTTGTAAGATGTCATTCATTTTTTCAATGATATCATCAGTATCTTTCTTTCGCTTTTTCACAAGTGGATGTATTGTCGTGTTTGTTTCAATTGAATGAATAGCATAAATAATGGAAGTAAGTTCACTCTTATCAACTTTATTCATACGAATATACTCTAATGTACTATTTAGCGTATTCTGTCCTAGTTGGTTATCTTCACAAAACTTACGAATAGTTGTGTCATGATTAGATGGATAAAAGCTCGTGTGATTCATTGTGTCCCAGTCAGTGTGTATGATTTTATCAACCACTAATCCACATTCTCTACAAACAGAATCACCAGTGGAATGATCATCAACGATGTCATCTGAATTACACTCTTTACAATGTATATTTGCTATAGAGGTATACATCGTTGTTCTCTAGTTTGGAAATGTCTTTGAATTTATACTTGTGCTTGGGTGCCTTATCGAAATCATTCATTGTCATCTTCTTATTCCGAATCATTGTGACCATGTGGCTCTTTCGCATCTCATCCAATAGTTTTTGCTTGGGTTTGTCAATGATTCCATACTCTTCAATGAAATCATGAACCCGTGAATTTCCATACAAGAAGCGGGAATGTTTCCATTGTTTTCTTACAGTTGCGGAGGAGAAGATCAAAACAAAAGTGTTAGACCATCCTGTAATATCATTCTTTGGTAAATAGTTGATATCATAAATCCGATAGACATCCACCAACATCTGAAACATCATTTCAATGATGTAATATTCCATTTGTTTTTGAGATGGTGTTTTTTGAATCTGATCTTCCTCATATTCCATCCCTAAGAAGATTTCATCCGCGAGGTACTTCAACTCATCCGAATGTTTCATGAATAGTTCCATCAAGTTTAACCAATACTCACGATTCATAAGAGTGAGTTGAAGCACGCGCTGATTCTTTTCGCGTCGATTCGATTTGTTATGTTCATAAACCATCATTACAAAGGATAATGTAAGAACAAGACCTGCTAAGATATCTAAGCCTTGTAACATAACATCATTCGTACTAAGTGTTTTTGTTGTTTTCCACCAATTATAGAAGATGGTCAACGCAGATAAGAAAAAGAGAATGAATATAAGATTGGTTTTTAAGTATTCTTTCATTTGTTTGTATATGTTAATTTAAGATCACACTTTTTTCCAAAAATACCTAAGACATCGCAATAATTCTTTTTGTCCAAGGGAGATACTGGTAAATCGAAATTCTTTAATATTCTCTTATATACTTCATTTTGTTTTGAATTGAATGGTTTGTTTACCACTCGTAAGGCATCTTTTGTGATTTGAGAGAAACGCTCTTTTGATTGGGTGTGGGTAAGTTTTGATATGATCAAAAGAAAAATGGTAAGAATTGTAAAAATTATATATAGGTTCATATTTAATTTAAAAAAGATATTTATGATGAGGCTTATGTTATGACTAAAATATTTTACCAAATATAAGTAAACAGGGCAATACTAAGTAGATAGAGATAATTCATATAATAATATCATTTCATTATGTTACATATATAAATGATGATGTGATTCATTTACACTAATATCTTTGATATACAAGTCAATGATATCTTTGGTGATTGTAATAGGCAATATAGATTTAGTTTCAGGATGAATCTTGAATGTTTTACCAATCGGACCATTATAGTCTTCAGTTTTGATCATTCGGATCAAATTGATGTTGCTAAAGATCAACTCTAGAGAACGCTTCAAGTTTCGAACACCAGCTTCCTTTTCAGTTCGTTCTATAATCAATTGCATCATTTCTTTATTGAAAATGATATCATCTGGTTGAAAAGAGAATAGTGTATAATACTCTGGAATCAAGAAGTTTTTCATGATCTCCAACTTGTCATTCATTGTGTAATCATTCGTTTGAATTCGAATCATTCGATCTTTAAGAATTGGATTGACCAATCTATCATTGTTGTATGTGAATATAATCAAACATTTTGAAAGATCGAATGGAACATCCCCAAAGTACTTGTCGAAGAAGGTTGAGTTTTGGGCTGGATCCGTCAAATGAATGAGAATATTGATCAACTCTTGTCCACGAAATGTCTCACTTACCTTATCCAATTCATCAAAGTAGAGGACTGGATTCATACATCCACTCTTCATAAGACAATCCACAATCTTACCCCATGTAGAGCCTTCATATGTAAAGTTATGACCATCTAGATAAGATCCATCAGATGCTCCTCCAAGGGGAATGAATTGGAAGGGTAGGTTCAATGATTTACAAATACAATCTTTCACCAGAGTGGTTTTTCCAACACCTGGATTTCCATGAATACCAATCACATTTCCTTTAGATCCAGGATTCGCAATCCATTGCGCAATGATACGAATAATCTGCTCTTTTGCTGCATCATGACCATAGATGTTGTTGTTGAAATGATCTGATGTTTTCTCTAGGAAATCGAAAATCTCATTTCTTGGAGAACTATTTGTGATCGGTAAAGATACATAGCGACCAATAGGGATATTACACAAATTAGTGATCCAGTTCATGATCTTGGTGTATTCACCATTCGCACATTCCATTTGTGCAATCACATCTAGTTTAGAAATCGCAATGGATTTAATCATATCACTCATTTGAGAGTTTAGTATCTTGAACCGAATCGGAAGGTCTGATTTATTAGATTGAGCGATCATCTCCTCCGTTTCAATAATGCGATCCTTCTCTTCATCTGGCAAATTTGAGAAATACTTGCGTTCTTCTGATTTAAACAACTTAGATTTGTACTCTTTGTATTTTGCCTCTTTGGTTTTGGGTTCCATTGTAGCATCTTCCTCTTCTTCCTCCTCTTCATCCTCTTCGTCATACTCTTCATCTCCCTCCAATTCATATTCGTATTCGTATGAATGAGGTTGACTATAAAGAATGAATATATTGTTATTAGGACCAAGCTTTTCTTTCTTAGGATCATAATCTTCATCAATATCAGTTTCATCTTCATCTTCATCCATATCTGTGCTTTCATCTTCATTCATATCAGTAGTGTCACTTTCTGTTTCATTATCAGAATTACTATAAGAATCACTATCTGAATCTTTAGAACTCATCGAATCGCTATCATAGTCTTCCACAAGTTTGGGTACTTCGGAAGATTCATTGTTGTCATCAAATGGTTTAGCGTTTGAATATGTCTCTTCAGGGTTTCCCTTGGAACGAGTCATCATTTGATGCATGTTATTGCTTCCTGCGCACATTGATTTTTAATTATTGTGTGTATATTTTTGTTGAGTTGTAAGCTTAAAGCAAAAATCAATTTTTCAAAACCTAAATAAAAAAATTGATTTAGACTTAATTAAAGTATCAATTTAAACAAAGTAAATATTATATATAATTAAAGTCTACAATGTCATCCATTTACAAGGAACTTTCGTTTGAAAATGATATCGAAACAATCCATGGAATTCAGTTCACTATTATGAGTCCTGATGAAATAAGGAAAACTTCCGTAGCAGAAATCGTGTCTACTGACACTTACTCTGGAAGCGAGCCTGTTATTGGAGGACTTTTCGATAATCGAATGGGTGTCATTGAACATAACAAGGTTTGTAAAACTTGTTTACAAAAGAACACTTTTTGTCCTGGACACTTTGGACACATCGAACTTGCGAAACCCGTATTCTACATTCAGTTTTTCGACATGGTGAGGAAGCTTCTTAAATGTGTATGTTGGAGATGTAGCAAGATTCTTGTAGATGGCTCTCATAGTGAAGTAAAGGCTATCATGAACAAGAAAATTTCTAGACAAAGACGCTTCGAATTGATGTACAAGCTTTGTTCGAAAGTGAAGCGTTGTGGTCAAGAAAGTGTCGATGGATGTGGAGTCAAGCTTCCGACCAAAATCACCAAAGAAAACATTGGACGAATCATTATGGAATGGAAGGAAAGCAACGAAGATGATGTGAAGAAGCAAATATTCAATGCGGAAGAACTGTTGATGGTGCTCAAAGGAATCAGTGATGAAGACGCAGAGCTTCTTGGAATGGGTAAGCAATACAATCGTCCTGAATGGTTGATTTGTACTGTATTTCCAGTACCTCCTCCATCTGTTCGTCCATCTGTACGCAATGATACTGGTCAGCGTTGTGAGGATGATTTGACACACAAGCTGTGTGATATTGTCAAGACCAACAATATGTTGAAACAGAAAATAGAAAAGAATGCGAACAAAGAGCAAATTGAAAACTGGGCGATTCTATTACAATACCATGTATCTACCTTTGTAGATAATCAGCTTCCTGGCATTGCTCCAGCGAAGCAAAGAACAGGTCGTCCACTTCGTAGTGTTTCAGAACGATTGAAGTCAAAAGAAGGTCGTATCCGTGGTAATTTGATGGGTAAGCGTGTTGATTTCTCAGCTCGTAGTGTGATTACTCCAGATCCAGGGATTAGTATTGATGAACTTGGTGTGCCTATCAAGATTGCGATGAATTTGACATTTCCTGAGGTGGTCAATCAATACAATCGTGAACGAATGATGGAGCTTGTACGCAATGGTCCTTCTGTGTATCCTGGTGCGAAGTATGTTCGTAAACACAAGGAAAGTTATCGTACCATTCGTCTCAAGAACATTGACACCACAACCTTCGAACTATTGAATGGGGATATTGTAGATCGTCATTTACAAAATGGTGATTATGTGCTTTTCAATCGTCAACCATCTCTCCATAAGATGTCTATGATGGCTCATCGTGTTCGTGTGATGCCATATGATACTTTCCGTTTGAATGTGTGTGTTACTCCATCATACAATGCGGATTATGATGGTGATGAAATGAATATGCATGTGCCTCAATCCTTACAAACGGAGAATGAACTGATCAATCTTGCTGCTGTACCTACCCAAATCATATCTCCAAGGGATGCGAAACCGATTATTTCAATTGTACAAGATATTGCGCTGGGTGTCTATCGTATCAGCAAGGATCACATCAGTATCAGTCAAAAGAAGTACTTCAATATCATGTGTAATAATAGCAAATTCATTCCACAAAATGATATGAACAAAAACAAAAATCAACGATGGTCTGGAAAGCAAATTCTCTCTTCTATTCTCCCACCTAATTTGAATATGCAAGGTGGTAATCGTTCCTATGATCCTGACAAGGAAGGAGATTATGATGTCAATTATGTAAAGATTAAGAATGGTAACATTTCACAAGGTGTGATTGACAAGGGTATCTATCAAGATATGACGAATGGTTTGATTCATATGGTATATAATGATAATGGACCCAAAGAGTGTACTGACTTGTTCGACAACACTCAAAAGGTGATATGTGATTGGTTGGTACAAGATGGTTTCAGTGTAGGTATTAGTGATCTCATGATCAATCGTGAAACCACTCAAGATATGAAAGACATCACAAGACAAATGAAAAAGAATGTATACAATGAAATCACGAAGATTCATATGGGTGAGATGAAGAATTATAGCATCAAATCAAATGAAGAGTACTTTGAAGATATTGTGAACAACTTGTTGAATGATGCTACCAAGAAGATTGGTAAGATTGGTATGAACACTATTGATGATGCGAATCGTATGTTAAATATGATCAAATCTGGATCCAAAGGTAGTACGATCAACTTGATTCAGATGGTTGGGTGTTTAGGACAACAAAGTGTAGAAGGTAAGCGTATTGGGTATGGTTTTGATAATCGTACACTTCCACACTTCACTAAGTATGATGATGGGCCAGAGTCTCGTGGATTTGTAGAGAGCTCGTTTGTGAATGGTTTGACACCCCAGGAGTTCTTCTTCCATGCGATGGGTGGTCGTGAAGGTTTGATTGATACTGCGGTGAAAACTAGTGAAACAGGATATTTGCAAAGAAAGTTGGTAAAGGCAATGGAGGATTGTAAGATCAACTTTGATATGACTGTACGAAATGCTTCAGGACATATTATCCAGTTCTTGTATGGTGATGATGGAATGAATGCGATTAAGTTAGAAAATCATAAAATGTATCATGTCGAGTTTGATGAAGATAAGATGCAAGAAGAGTTCTTGTTGAATAATGGAGATATCTTGAAACCCTATCTTCTCGCAAGCACTTACAAAGAGTTTGTAGGTGATGTTGAATGGGAAAAGAAGATGTTTGATTATTTCACAAAGGTGAAAGAAGATAGAAACTTCATCATTACGAAGATCTTTAAAAATATGATGGAGTCTAAGATTGTGTATCCAGTACCCATCGCTCGTTATATTAATGCGCTCAAGAGTAGTATGGATAAGATTGTGAAGAAGAGTGACTTAAATCCATTGTATGTGTTGGATGTAATTCACAAACTAGAGCATGAGGATATGGTGATTAACAAGAGCAACAATGGGAAGATGCTCTTAGGAATGTTGTTGCGATTCTATTTGAACCCGAAGAAAATTATTAAGGTTCATCGTTTCAATAAGGATACATTCGACTATTTGATCCAAAAGATTCGTATGGCATTCTATGGTTCGATCGCTCCTCCTTCTGAGATGGTTGGGGTGGTTGCAGCCCAATCGATTGGTGAACCTTGTACACAGCTTACTTTGAACACCTTCCATCAAGCGGGTGTAGCCTCTGCTTCGAAAGCAGTTCGTGGTGTACCTCGTATGAAGGAGTTGTTGAGTGTGAGTAAGAATATCAAAGCGCCTTCTTGTTCGATCTTCTTGAAGTCTGAGTATTCGAACAACTTTGATAAGGCAAAGCGCTTGTTGAATGAGATTCAATTGACCTATATCAAAGATGTGTTTAGTAGTTCAGAGATCTATTATGAATCTCAAAAGGTGGTGCGTAAGGATGATGAGTTTATAAAGTTCTACAACGAGAACTTGATTATGAATGAATGTGATTCACACTCTCCTTGGGTATTGCGTCTTGAGTTGGATAAGATGAAAATGTTGGATTTAGAATTGACCACCATTGATATTCATCGCACGATTTATAACTTCTATGGTGATACTGTAGATTGTGTATTTAGTGACGATAATGCGGACAATATAGTATTCCGAATCAAATTAACTGGTATTGATCAAGATGATGCGATTACGGAGTTGAAGGCTTTAGAGCATAATATATTAGAGAGTATTATTATCAAGGGTATTAGTGGTATTAAGAAGGTAAGTTTGAACAAGAATGATATTGTAAAATATAATGAATCTACCGAATCATTTGAGAAGGTTTCAGAGTGGACATTAGATACAGATGGTAATAATCTTCTTGACATTCTTGGTTCTCCAATGGTTGATACACAAAAGACGATCTCGAATGATGTCAATGAAATTTACCAAATATTTGGAATTGAAGCAGCAAGAGAGTGTTTGTTAAATGAGATCAAGGAAGTGTTGAAGGAGACTTCTGTAAACTATCGTCATATTGCGCTCTTGGTGGATACAATGACTTCGAAGGGATATATGTTATCGATTGATCGTCATGGTATCAATCGTAGCGACATTGGTCCACTTGCGAAGTGTAGTTTTGAGGAGACATCTGATATGTTGATCAAAGCAGGTATATTCAGTGAGTATGATAAGGTGAATGGAGTGTCTGCGAATATAATGATGGGACAAGTACCTCCATGTGGAACAGGAGATACTCAAATCATTGTAGATGATTCGATGTTAGAGATGATTGATGAGGATGAGGATCAAGACTTTGAAGAACTGGAGGACAATGAATCAGATTATGATATTGATGAAGAGTGCTTAATGGAAAATTTAGAATTCCAGCACAGTGTATCATTGTTGGAAGAAGATTAAAAAAATGTAAGATTCTAGAATAAAAAATAATTAACATGTAAAAATGGCAACGAATAAAGAAGTATTGTTTTTTTTTATGATAAGTTTGTTTATTTATCTATGTTTATGGTTGTTTGATCATAACAAAGATATGGAACGCTATTATTGTAATACAAGTAAAGTAAAATATTACCTTTTGATCTATATCAAGTACTCATCCTTTTTCATCATGATATACAACTTTAAAGAACTAGTCATGATGTATAAATGATTTAAAAATTTCGTCACAATTGTATATTAACCAGACAACATGCCTCCTGTAATTGGTATTGATTTGGGCACGACCTATTCTTGTGTTGGTGTATGGCAAAACAGCCGTGCGGAGATTATTGCGAATGATCAAGGGAATAGAACCACACCATCGTATGTAGCATTTACAGATGAAGAAAGACTGATTGGTGATAGTGCAAAGAACCAAGCATCGATGAATCCGAAGAACACCATTCATGATGCGAAGCGTCTTATTGGACGAACATTTGACGACACACATGTACAACAAGATTCGAAAACATGGGGATTTGAAGTAATTAATGATGGAAATAACAAGCCAAAGATCAAGGTGGAACACAAGGGTGAAAGGAAGGACTTTTATGCGGAAGAAGTCAGTGCGATGATTCTGACCAAGATGAAGGAGGTTGCGGAGACTTATCTTGGAGAAGAGGTCAAGGATGCGGTGATTACTGTACCTGCGTACTTTGGAGATAATCAGCGCCAAGCAACCAAGGATGCGGGTGTCATTGCTGGTTTGAATGTACTTCGAATCATTAATGAGCCTACAGCAGCAGCGATTGCTTATGGTATGGATAATAAGTGTGAGAAGGAGAAGAACATCTTGATCTTTGATTGTGGTGGTGGTACTCATGATTGTACGATGTTGAGCATTGAAGATGGTGTGTTTGAGGTGAAAGCAACAGCTGGTGATAGTCATCTTGGTGGTGAGGATTTTGATGATGCGTTGGTGAAGCATTTCATGAAGGAGTTTAAGAGGAAGCATTCGAAGGATCCATCAGGAAATGCTAGAACTGTTCGTCGTCTTCGTACTGCTTGTGAAAAGCTGAAGCGATCTCTATCTACATCTGCACAAGCGACTATTGAGATTGACTCATTCTTCGATGGTATTGATTTCAACTCGAGTATTACACGCGCGAGGTTCGAGGAGATGTGTGGTGATATTTTCAAGCGTACAATGGAACCTGTGGAAAAGGTGATGCGTGATTCGAAGCTTTCGAAGGGACAAGTGGATGAGGTCATTCTGGTGGGAGGTTCGACTCGTATTCCCAAGATCCAGAAGATGTTGTCTGAATTCTTTAATGGCAAGGAGCTGTGTAAGAGTGTAAATCCTGACGAGGCGGTTGCGATCGGTGCTTCTATTCAAGCAGCGATTCTCGGTGGGTCAAAGGATGATGCGATTAAGGATCTTCTTCTCTTGGATGTGACACCATTGTCTATGGGTATTGAAACAGCGGGTGGTGTGATGACCAATTTGATTGATCGCAACACTACTATTCCAACTAAAAAATCTCAAGTGTTTTCAACCTATTCAGACAATCAACCCGCCGTCACCATCAAGGTATATGAAGGAGAACGAAGCTTTACTAAGGACAATCGTCTTCTTGGTGAGTTCGAACTGAGTGGTATTCCACCTGCTCCTCGAGGTGTTCCTCAGATTGAGGTGTCTTTTGATATTGATGCGAATGGTATTTTGAATGTGAGTGCGATGGATAAAGGTACTGGAAAGAGCCAAAAGATCACCATTACGAGTGAAACAGGAAGAATGAGCAAGGAGCAAATCGAGGAGATGATTAAGGAGAGTGAAATGTTCAAAGAGGAAGATGAACAACAGAAGCAACGAGTTGAATCTAGAAATTCATTGGAGAGTTATCTATACAACACACGAAATACAGTCAATGATTCCAATGTGAAACTCGGTGATGATCAACGCAATCAGCTGAAGGAGCTAATTGATGAAAAAACAAACTGGCTGGACAATAACACTACCGCATCAAAGGAAGAATATGATGACATCTTGAAGGAGGTTCAAGATATTGTCAATCCGATTATGAGTAGTATGTATCAAGATCAACAAGACCCCTCGATGGATGGTATGAAAATGCCTAATGAGGAAGGTCCACCTGTAGGTGAACCTAAGATCGAAGAAGTCGATTAAAAAAAATTATAATAATAAATCATATTCGATGATTCCTAAAATCATATTTCAGACATGGAAAACAAAGGAACCTAATGATAGTATTGATAAGTTAAGAAATACATGGACAAGTAAAAATCCTGAATTCCAGTATGAGTATTATGATGATAATGATATCAAGACATTTATCGAAACCCATTTTGATGATCGAGTAAAAAAATGTTATAGCAGAATATTGAATGGGAGTTTGAAAGCTGACTTCTTTCGTTATTGTGTAGTGTATATTAAAGGTGGATTGTACATTGACATTGATATCAGTTGTGAAAAGCCATTAAGTTCCATATTCAATTTTGATGATATACATTTAATCACAACTACTGATAATTGTAGGAATAATAAGAATGATCGTATCTATCAAGCTTTTTTGGGAGGTGAAGCAAACAGTGCTGTATTTATGAATGCGATCAATCATATTTGTACTTGTATTGAAACTCAAAAATATAAAACAAACATGTTCGAATTGTCTGGACCAACTATTTTCAGTAAACTATTAAAACAATACATGAATGAAGGTATTACGAATGAGAATGAAAAATGCAAATTTTTGAAGGAGTTAACTTTTGTGAACCCTGTGAATAAAAAGAAATTCGTAATTCCTCAACACAATATACCCAAAGAGAAGCTTGAATCCAAGAATGTGATCTTTGCGACTGCTCAACATAAGATCGATCGCAAAAGTAATCCACATTACATGAAACAAAAGTCTCAATACAAAAAAGGATATTACACCTAGAAAATATATACACCTATATATACACTTATAAATTCATAAAATTGAGAAAGATTCTTTTACCATACTCTGAGTCAATTAGTCGAAATAGAAATCCATAATGTACCGTATCGAATCGAAACCCACAAGATTCGAATCTATTTTTTGCTCGAAACATAATGGCGTCTGTTGGATTATGTTGAGGTATAACTAACATATTATTGTTATTAAAAGTGACTTTGATGTCACTTTGGTTTATATTTGATTTTGTGATACGAAAGCGATGGTCTACAATAATATGCTGCGTATCATTTCTATTAGGTTCGTGTAATGGCTTAATGGCACATTTGTAATACAAGCCTAAGACCAAACATCCATAACCATATGATAATATAGGTTTGTTTTTGAAATGTTTTATGATGTTATAAGTTTCATACAATGGATTATTGGATGCATTTTTAGGAAGATTTAAGAGTTTGTAAATGCTAATTGTTTTCTTGCCTCCACCAAGAATCAAACAATCAAACTCAGAAAGATTGAATTCTTGTACACGATTATCTTTGAAGACATTGTATTTAGTGACTTTACAATGATTTGATTCTAACATTTTCTTTGTTCTATCATTGTATCGATTACTACCAAAAACAACAAACAATACTGATTTCATTTTTTCCTTTATTTTATGGAAACAAATAAGATATCCAAACAAGAACACTCAAAAAACATAAAAATAATTTAGTAACTAATAACTGATTTAGAAAAATACCATTTACTTATTTACATAAGCGAACCCCCCATCTATCCCTTATGTGTGCTCCAACTGAATCTTCAACGAAATATACTTTTCAAGCTGAAATCAATCAGCTATTGTCTCTGATTATTAATGCATTCTATTCCAACAAAGATATCTTTATTCGTGAGCTACTAAGCAATGCGTCAGATGCGATCGATAAGATGCGCTACATTAGTCTCACTGATTCATCCAAGAGCCGATCTTTTGAAATGAAATTGAAGGCCGATAAAGAATCAAAGAAACTAACGATCGAAGATAATGGAATTGGAATGAGTAAAGATGATCTTGTTCAATGTCTTGGTACGATTGCGAATTCAGGTACCAAGCAATTTATGCAAAACTTGAAAGAAGGAACTGCCGATGTAAGTCTAATTGGTCAATTTGGTGTTGGATTTTATTCATCTTATCTCGTAGCTGAGAATGTCCGTGTGTTTTCAAAGAAAGAAGATGAGCCTTGTTATGTATGGGAGTCAGATGCAGGAGGTAGTTTTACGATTACAGAAGTATCTGCTGAGAATCCTGTACTGGAAAAAGGTGGTACCCTTATTGAGCTAACCATGAAAGATGATTGTCTCGAATACCTTGAGCAGAACAAACTACAATCCATCATCAAAGATCATTGCCAATACTTGACCCATCCAATTATGCTACATACTGTTCGTACAGAAAAGAAGGAAGAAATCATCGAAGATGATGAAGACGATGAGGATATCGAAGAAATTGATGGAGATGCGTTGTCCAAAGCCAAGACAGAAGAGGAAACACCTTCAACAGAGGACACACCATCAACAGATGAAACACCATCAACTGAGGACACCCCTAAGGAGGTCACTGAAGAAGTAAAGGATGAGAAGAAGGATAATGAAGATGAAAAACCGAAGCCACCTAAAACAAGAACCGTGGAGCATCAAATAGAAGAGTGGAAACAAGTAAATCAAGACAAGCCTATTTGGCTTCGTAAGGCAAGTGATGTGACTCAAGAAGAGTATGCATCTTTTTATAAGTCCCTAACTAACTCTTCAGAAGACCATTTAGCAGTAAAGCATTTTAGTGCGGAGGGACAAATCGAGTTTAAGGCGCTTTTGTATTTGTCAAAAACACAACGATCCGATATGTTTCAAAAGAGCAAGGATGCGAATAACAATATTAAGTTGTATGTGAAGCGTGTATTCATTATGGATAATTGTGACAAACTAGTACCTGAATGGTTGTCTTGTATTAGTGGTTTGGTAGATAGTGAAGACTTGCCGTTGAATGTATCAAGAGAGATGCTTCAACAAAATAGTATTATGAAGATCATTAAGAAAAATATTGTAAAGAAGTCGATTGAACTTTTCACCGAACTCAGTGAAGATGACACCGAAGAAGGTCAAGAGAAATACAAAACATTCTATCAGAATTTCAGTAAGAACATCAAGCTTGGTATTCATGAGGATTCTGGAAATCGTACCAAATTGATTCGTCTCTTGCGTTTCTATTCTCATACTTCACCAGACAAGCTCATTTCATTCGATAATTATGTTGAAAACATGAAAGATGATGATCATATGAAACAGAAGAATATCTATTATATTACTGGACAAAATGTACATTCATTGAAGAATACTCCATTTGTAAAGAATTTGGTCCACCAAGGTTTTGATGTTCTCTTTATGACAGAAGCGATTGATGAATACATTATTCAACATCTAGACAAGTATGAAGATCACAAGCTTGTGAACATTACCAAGGAGAATGCGGATATCGAAGGAAACAAGATCGATGAAGATACAAAAAAGACCTATGAAGGATTTTGTAAGAAGATCAAGGAAGTCATTGGGGATCAAGTGACAAAGGTGACGGTTTCCAATCTTCCTGAAGATGAGCCTTGTTGTGTGACTGCTGCTTCTTTCGGATGGAGCGCAAATATGGAGCGTATCATGAAGGCACAAACTCTCCAAGCGAATAGTGTTCAACAACAAGCAAACTATATGACTAAGAGAAATCTCGAACTCAATCCACAACATAAGATGATCAAGAAGCTCTATAATGACTATGCTGCATCATCGATGAATGAAGCTATGTTTAAGAGTGTTGTTATGCTTTTGTTTCAAACCGCAATGATTTCATCTGGATATATTCAAGAAGACCCATCTTCCTATAGTAAGAAGGTGTATGATATGATTTCAATGGGCATGAGTGTTGCAGACGATGATGATGATGCTGCTGCTGAAACGCCTTCTGCTGAAACGCCTTCTGCTGAAACGCCTGATGCTGGAACGCCTGATGCTGGAACGCCTGCTGTTGGAACGCCCGATGAGGATATGGAAGCCTTGGATTGATGGAGAGAGCTTCTAAAACAAAAAAACTAGAAAATTAAAAAAACAAAAATACATACATATTAATAACTGTATTAAAAACTTCATTTTTCTAATTTATATAAGAATTAGCATCTTATATCAGTTAATCATGACACAAAGTATAACAATCATAATAGCAGGTTTAGGAATCAAATCCAAATACTTTGAAGAATATGTAAATGATTATATATTACCACATACAGCATTCGTCTATGTACTTCGACCAAACCTATCTTTAAACGAGCAAGCTAAAACGATACAAATGAAACTACAAAGATATGATAAACGATTCTATCATATTCATTGTATTGGATTTTCCTTAGGGTGTATGCTTCTTATGAAAGTTTTAGAAACCCCTTATTTGTGTGACAAGGTAACTTTTGTGAACCCCTGTAATTTGGTGCTTGATACAATCCAATCAAAACATGAAAGATGGTATAAGATACTTTGGAAAATGCCAATATGTATAAAGAATCTTTATTTGATGTATTATGAAAGAACAATTGAGAAAAAACTAAATGAACCACCGAATCACATGAGATATTTGCTATCAAAACCTTATGCGCATTGGGAAAACATTGTAAGCCATATTGGTTTGACCACAAGTTGGTTAGAGTTGATTAAAAACTGTTCATTCCATCGTCGAATTCGAATCATTCAGGGAAAAAATGATCGGTATAATAAATTCAGTCAACTGTTAGCTTCAGAATACAGTGATCGTTTTAGTTGTCATATAGTAGATGGTCATCATCACCTATTTTTTGAAAACCCTCGTGCTTTATTTCTTTACGGATGTCAATAACATTGCTAAAGCGAATAATCCTCCAATGGTTGTTATGTTTGAAGTGAATGGATACCATTGGATTCCTTTTGGTGGGAAATGGTACAGAAGGGTCGCAAGGATAGTAAAGAAGATTAAAGAGTAACACGCATACACACCATAGTTGCGATATGGAGGATTATAAATGGTATACAAGATCATTATTGGTGCAATTAATTCAATAATAATGGCAACTACAATCATGAGTTGATACAAGATAAATGGTAGTTCAAATGGGAATCGTTTTTTAAGGCCATCAACCACTTTGGGAAAATGGACTACTTTGTCAATACCTGAAGTAAAGAACATGAAATTGATGATGAAGGAGATGAATGTGAGTTGTGTTTTAGAATCCATGTTTTTTGGTTGTCTTATTTATTAATATATAAGATCAATTTAAAATGAGATGAAAGAGTCATTATTTCTATTATCTTTGTCCAAATGTGTCTTCTCTTTTACAACAATTTCGATTTGGTTTATGTTACTTACATGGAATGTACATGATCTGTATTTCATTCATTTTACAAACTTCTTGTTCATAAACATTCTATATGAAGGAGTGTATGTACATGATCGGTTCTTTCTTAAAAATGTAGTCACTAACTTTCATTTCGATAAAATGGTTAATCTAGACCCATCTCTTTATGTATTTGGTGAATTCATCATACACAAACTACCTTTATTGTATTGTATTTACAATCTACGATACATGAAAAAAATAAAACCCATTTATGTTGTGTTCCAGTTTATTGTTTACTGTGTATGGTATTTGACTTGTAATCGTTTCACTTTCGATACTTCCTATTATGGTAATGCGAGTATTTCAAAAGATAAACTACAAATGATTGTGTTTTATGCTAGTTGTTTGATCGCCTTTCTATCTATTTTGAATTACAAATACTTCATGAAATAAAAAAGTAGCTCTTTTACTTGGTTGATGGGTTTCCTAATAAGCGATCTCTATCATGACGATCCACAATCACCTTGTAGTCATAGAACATACCCCAAATGAATTCATTCATATTTCCACCGATTCCGATGTAATGAGATTTTGGTTTCTCAGGTAAGTTCATGTATTTGAAACGATCTAAAGCACTTGAAGTAATCAGCCATAAAAAGATTAAATTAAAAATGATGATGATGACTGTATCAATTAGGTTCAAGTTCATGAAATTATCCATTCCAATGAAATATATAAATTGAATTGTTAAAACACACAAGAATAAAATTGTTAAACTTTGAGAAGTTGCACTGAACAACATTTATTATCAAAAAGGAAAAAAATTAGAACGATCTAATATATTGAATCTAACTTCACTAAAATAGTAAATAGTATAGAAGTATCGGACTCATTCATGTTACCAAGATTTCAATAGCTCTATCATAAACTCAGTCTTGGTCATGGTTTGATTTTCAACAGTACTGTATTTTTTTGTTACAATTTCATTCAACAATGTAATTGGTGTCAATGCTGGAATCGTCGCGTCATCTGTATTAAAGAATCCATACATCCTCTTCAAATTGACCACATTCGGAACATCATATTCATTTAGAAAAAGTTCATAAGTTGGATCATTGGTATTTACCATAATTAATGGTTTTCTATTAAGTTTTTCCATACAATAATCACAAAAGTCTCTCAGTTCGAAGATATTCCTTTCTAGTTGATCAGGATTGACTGTTTGGTTCCTAAAGATATCATAAGTCAGCACACCAGTCAAGTTGTAGTCTTCTTCATTTTCAAGATAGATTTCCAAATGAACCCTACTTTCATCATAGTAAGGATTATGAGTAATAGAAGAAGAGTTTTCATTTTCATTATGTTCTGTTGAAATTGTTAGTCGATTGATATTTACGAATACAATGATCACACTTTCATAATTGATGGGTGTTTTTGAAAACAGCGTTTTCTTGAAGAGAAATGGAAGGGCAATTAGACCCATATACAAAAATGGAGCCATGTATTCAAGGTTGAAGTATTCCAGCTTCATGTATTCAAGCCCAGTTTCAAGCATACTTGTTTTCAGACTACTCTACTTATGTAGGATGTAAAATGACTTTAAATAATAATGTCAGTTATTATTTCCAATGAAACGGTAGAATGGCTTGGCTTGATTGTTGACGAGTTTGTAATATTGAGGTGGCATGAGAATCATCTTCCAGAAGCTATCTCCATCTTTCTTCTTATCATAAGTGTAGTCATCGAATTTTTGTTCAAGTACCGTCATATCAATCTTACTATCGATCTTCGCATCAGGTATCTTGTTTGATTTCTTCCATTTGAGCATTTCTGCTAATCTACTTTCTAAATTCGCATTGCGTTTAACTATTTGGTCTTCAATTTTGTCGAGTTCATTTTCATATTGAATACCTGATTTGTCGAAATCATTATCATCATCTACAAAGTACATTTTTTCTTTTGAGCTGATATTCTTTCTCCTTTTGAAATACAAAATAAGAATATTGATTAAATCCATGATAAAGAACACAAGAAAGAACAACATTAAACATATAATTAGAAAAAAGAGACCTATTTGAATTGTTTTATCTACCTGCTTATCTGCTAGGCTTTTTTGTACTTTTTCAATCTCTTTCATTATTTCTTTTTTACTCAACAGATCAGAACCGTCCATCATCTTTATAAATATGAATATTTTTATAAAAAAAAAGATAGAGATATATAAATTATGACAAACACTGATATGAAAAGTTTATCCTATAATGATAAGAAGTCTATTAAGAACCAAATTAAATACTTCAAAGACGATGTAGTAAGCTTCTCAAAGTTGTCCTATAGCGAGATATATCATATGACAATGCTAAGTGATGATAAAGTCGATTATCAACTAAAAAGCGTGGATGATGTCAAATCGGCAGCCCAGAGCAGATATGAAGGTATACAAGACATTATAACGAAAAACAAAGACAAACCAACCGAAGATGAAGATGGAACTACGGAGACCGAAGATGTAAATAACGATCCCTCTGCGGATAGTGATGTTGGCGAAAGTTTCTTTTCGTTCATTATCGGGTTTATTTCTTTTATAATTGTTGGAGTGTTAATAAGAGTATGGATGAAAAGCTCTAATTTGATCAAACCAGGAAGTAAAATTAATGTCTTTCAATTAACTGGTATTATTATTCTTATTATCGGTGTAAATGTCATATTTACTAAGTTTATGAACATCATGAAGATGAAACCGAATAAATATGTTGAGTCAGACTTAAAAGACATTTATGACAAAATAAAAACGATTTCCAACTCTACAGAAGTCAATATTAATGAGAATATAAAGATGTTTTTGAAAGCAAATTATAATGTAATAAAAAAAGAACCCAGTTACAATATCAAATTGACCAAGACCATCGACTCCTTTTTGAAAAAACAAGAACAATTCATGATGAAGAGTGAAAATATTGGAATGAAAAACTCGGTGTTCAAACAAAAAGTAAACAAATCGTTGAACTTTTTTACTGGAAAAAGCACAATGGAAATTGCGAAAGAGTTGATAATCAACAATAATAATTATAATGCGATCAGGACAAATAGTGATATATTTCAGAATAAACTTGAAACTTTCCGATACAAAGATGATTTTCATAATGAGAACGATAACAAACAAGGTATTAACTTAGACGAAAAATCAGAAACATATGCGAAGATTTTCAAAGACAATAGTAGTACATTTTCAAATGTACTGACAGAATTGAGTACTTATCTAAACCAGCCAGCTCTTCCAGACATCGAAAAATGTTTATTGAGTGTAGTTCGGATCAATAAGTACTTAGCAATTCTTGAACACATGGGTCTCCCTGAATATCGATCATTGAAATTCGAGTTCCTCTTTAAAAACACCCCAGAGCTACTTACTTTCTTTGATTTGAAAGACCGGTATACTTTCAAGGATGAGATTGATGTGGTAATGCGATTGAAAGCCAATTTCGAGGATTGTGGCAACAAAGAGTTATCCTCTCAATCTGAATTTGTGAATGAAAAATGTTCCACATATAACACAAATCAAAATGAAAAAATAGTAAACACATATAAGGACATCATTACGGATTTTACATCACAGAATAATGATATTGCTGTAAATCGTGTTCATATGTTCATTAAAAAGATTAATGATGAAGTTGTGTCTAAAAAAGATATGACTTCGAAAGCTAAGTATGATGATGTTTTGGATAATATTACCACTATTGTCCGAGAAATATTTAAATATTCAGACATTACTAAAAAGGATCTTATACTGTTGTTTAAAACTGAAATCAGAACAACCGATGATATGGTGTCAAAGCCTGACATTTTCTTGAACAATATTCGCAAAGTCTTGGATATTGTATTTTTGAATCTAGAAGAATATAAGAAAAATCATAGCATTCTTGAAAACAACAAGAATAGTATGAAGAGACAAGAGTATATTGTCTTTGATCAGTTCTTACATAAGATTGCGGATTATGAAGAAAAGGATTATGCGAAACTTGAGAATGAACTAGACACCTTGAGTTCTTTTGTAGAAGAAATTGTAGATTATCGAAGCGAGAATAGTATTGATCATGTAAACAAAAAGAAGCTCAATTTATTCAAAGAGTCCATCTTTTTCTATATTGCATCTTCTTGTGTGTTCCTGGTTGATTTCATTAAAGGAGAATTAATGACACAAATCCCATACAAAAAGAAACCAAAAGATGAAGGGAATAACACAGATGAGAATATGGATACAATGGAAGGCGGTGTCATGGGCATGGTTAAGAAAATGTCCACATTGGCCGAATCCGCGCAGGATAAAGCAACAAAAATGGGTAAGAAGTTAAAAGAAGGCGCGCAAAATTCTCTAACGGAAGCTAACACCAAGATGGGAAATTTGTTTTCATCAACAGACAATGAAACCGAAGGATCTAAGGGCGATCAAACATCCGCGGAACAATCAAGAAACACACAAATGCTTGAAAATGCTGTTGAAAATGCCACGGATAAATTTAGCGAAATTGAATTCAAACCACCAAACATGATGAAACTATCCATCTATATTTCAGGATGGTTATTCAGTGTGATTATTCTTTACACATATTGGTTGAAAATGGACACTCAGCTTACATACAATATTAGTGTTAAATTAGCAAATAGCTCAGATATAAATAATGCTTTGATGAATATTAAGATTCCGGTAAAGAATTTGTTGAAGTCAAAAGAAAATGAATACAACAACAAGAAAGAGATGTATGACGCAATTATCGAATTAATAGAGTTACAATCGAAATGTAACTTATTGCGATTCAATGAAGAGTCCATCCCATTCCCAACTACCGAAATTATTTTAGCATTATTCTTAATATTCTTGTGTTGTTCAGTGATCATATCTCAAAATTTGTTGAATAATCCTTTCGAGGCCTTGCGAAAGATTAAGATGATTCAACTCTCACAAAAAAATAAAAACTATATCACAAATCGAACAGAAGTATATGATTTGGTTAAAAGCTTGATGAAAGATGCGCTTGATGCTAAATTAGATCGTATCAATGTGTTAATGAATCTACTAGGTAATGATGGAGAGCGTAAGGAATCATTGAAGTATGACAAGAAAAAGATAGCATCCAGACTGAATGAATTAACTATTGATAAATATAGTGCAACTGCTTTGGAGACTTTATCGACATCGTTTAAAAATGCGCATTCAATGATCAAGCCTATTCACGATAAATATAAAAAATATACAGAAGAAACAAATAGTACAGAACCTGAACCCGAAGCATTGTATAATAGTTTAGAAAATGTTGATTCCATTTATAATGAATACAAATCATCATTAGAAAAGTTGAAACAAAAGGAGTTTTTGGATAAAGCTGGTGGCAACAGAGACGACGCTCCTCTTCGAGGGGGCAACGGAGACGCCCATCACAGAGGTAGAGGGGGCAACTTCAACCCAATGATGATGGACCCTTATGGAATGCAAACTAATCAAATGTTACTCGATTCTATGGAACAAGATTCGAAGCTTGAAACCATGAAAGAAATGATTAAGTATACTGAAGAAGAGGAGAATATGCTAAAAGAACTAAAACAACTTGATAACTCAGTCATCGATTTGGATTCGTCATTAACAAATATTACTCTTGCATTTACTGTTATTGCGTTTACTGTATTTGTGTCTTACAAACTTGTGAATAATTCCTTAAATTTCAAATCAGAACTTCTTAATGGTAAATTATTTGGAGAAGGAATTTGTTATAAGTAAGTCAGTAGTTTTATTGTTTTTATGTAACCATATTACATTGTCTTGATGAAAACTATCTAGTCCCATCACTGTGTTGATTTTTTTAAGAAGATTTTCATTATCTTTATAGTGTTCATGTATTGACTTAAAAATCAAATCTTCTTTCAATATAATGTTATAGCGTGTCTGTTTATCCATAAATGTATACCATTTGTCAAAACCTTAAATCAGTAGAGGTAAAGTATGGAGCATCTTACTCTTATCCAACCAAATCATTCATTCCTATATTTACTTCAATTAATGATACTGTATTAAAGTCTATATATATGTCTTCTCCCAAATTACGATTAGCATGGAACAAAACCTTTTCCAATGATGAAAAGTCATTCAATATCGAGTTTGTTGGTGACTCGAATAAATTCATCGAAAGACTCAAAGAGTTTTGTGTCAAAGTGATCAAGAAAAAAAGCAAGAGCGATCATGAAATTGACTTGAATCAAATCAAATCATATACTAATGATGCACATACATTACGCTTTTACAATGTGAACATAAGTGATATATCAAGTTATGATGAAGATGGTCGACAGATAAGCATTCAAGATATTGTCCGCGATGATCAGGTCAAGATTTTATTTCATTTACATGGGATTGTGTTTAAAGGAATGAAAGTTCAATTTGAAATGAAATTGATACAAATCATGAAGTTGTTACCTTATTCACATGTAAATCAAACCATGAATCTTTTAACGAACCCAAAACCGCTCTCCTCCATCTCTACAAAATCCATTCCGATGCCTCCTCCGCCTCCACCACCAAGTATGAAGAATACAAAAGTGATATCACAATATAAAAACAATAAATCACCCAAGCCAATTATTCGTTCTGGATTAAGTGCGATATCACAAGAAGAGTTGCTTAAAGCGATGTCTAAACTGAAAAAAAGGGAATGATTTTAATATCTTGTTCTACATTAAATGGAACTAAATGACATTGTAAAAAATAATGTAACTATTACCACGAACAATGATAATATTTTTATGATTCAAGTAACTATCAATTGTGGTGCTATTCATGAAAGTGAAGGAATTTATGGATATAGTCATTTATTGGAACATATCAAATTTCACAAATCAAAGAATGGTAAGTTGTATTTAGAAAATAGTGGTATTGTGAATGCTTACACTACGAAGGATGTGACTTCTTATTATATTAAGTGTAGTCAAGAGTTTATGAAGGATGCGATTGATCATTGTGTAGATATTGTATTCAATACTTCATTTGGAGATGTGGATCTTGAAAATGAGAAAAAAGTGGTGATTGAAGAAATGAATCTAACTCGCGCCAAATCTGAATTTTTCAATTCATTACTTGAAACAATATTGGACGATGAGAACTTATATAACAATGTAATAGTTGGTACAAAGTCTGACATTACTAATGCGACTAAAAAGGTACTCAAAGATTATAATGATTATTTCTATCATTTATCGAATGCGACTATTATGTGTTCTTGTGCATCATCACAGAAACCTGCGCTGAAGCGTATGTTAAAAAGAGCATTGGTCAACTATAAGGTTCCAATAAGCCCACCTATATCAAAGAAGTTGTATAACACCTTCAAGGACGAGTGTGACTTTAAGCGTTTTGATTATTCATTGGTGCTTCATGATTGTCCACCCAAAAAACAAAACGCGATATATTTTGTATTTAAGATTCCATCCAAAAATGAGTTAGCACATTTGTATGTTCAGTTTATACAGTTTGTTTTATCCAAGAATAGTAAATATAGTTTGCTTTTTGAACATATTCGAACGAAGAAAGGTCTGGTGTATAATATCATCAGTGACATTGAATTATTTGAACATTTTGGAATGTATACAATTGGTCTAAACACCACTTCGAGCAACTGCGTTCAAATTATTGAAGACATTTTTACAATCATGAATGACAACTTGTTTACCAAGAAAAAGATGAGTAAGAGTAAATTCGAAAAATTCAAGAAAGACTTCATTCAACGACTAAATTTCGATTTGAGCAATAATGATAAAGCATTCGACTTTCAAAACACCTTGTCCCTTTTACCCAAACACCATAAATGTACTACACTACCATCATTCATAAAGATGATTGAAAATATGACTCAAGATGAATTCATAGAGATTTGTAATTCGACTGTGAATTTAAATAAAATGGGGTGTTTTATTATATCACCTTTAACATCGGAAAAAGATTTGACCACTGCGTTCATAAAGGTTTTAGAGAAATTTAAAAATGTGGGTGAATAAAAATTATATATTGGGGTTCTGCAGAAAGATATTAGGGTAAATTATAACACGATGAAATATTTTCAATTGTTCAGCGAACAACCCTCGGTTGAATTCATGAATGATTTTCTGAAATGTTATGGTTTAAATGGCTTTGATGATACACTCGAGTTTAGCAAAGGTGACTTAATCGAACACAATACTGTGGAAAAACTTGAAAACATGCTACTCGAAATTGTCATGTATTATCTTCCTTGTAAAGCCAAAATATATTTGAATGATTTGAATGAAAAAAGAGCTATTACAGTTCTCAGCCAATTCCTCAAACTATTCAATTATACTCTCTCCAGAAAAGAGCGAATCGTAACAAAAAAGAAAATCATTTATTACAAAATTCAAAAAATAGAAGACACCAAATTACATATTAACAACAAGAATACATTCGAACTCCTTTTCCAATAATCACTGAGCCAAGATCCTTTCTACTCTTACAGGCTCTTGTAAGAATAGACCTTGTGATCCACATTCGTGTAATCGATACTTCATAAATGTACATATATCAAATTGGATGGGAAATAAATGACCACATCCATATGATGTATCACGCATAATTTTCTTTGATGATTCATCAGGAAGTAGATCAATGGATGATGGAGGAAGAACCATAATAAGTTGATCAATAGATTGAATGTCATGGGTATATTTTGTCTCGAGGTCAATGATACTGATATCAGTAATCATGATATAATTAGACAAATCCATGATTGTTGGCGAGTAATTATAAGGATAAAACCAAAACCACTCTGTTTCCTGTTTAAAGTAATAGGATATAAGCCATTCAAATCCTTGTACATATTTCTTACATACCGAATTAATGATGCTTGTATCAGAAGACTTTAGAAATAGATAGTAATAATAATTTTGACGCCATCCTTCTTCGTTTGATTTGATTACTTTAGGGAATTTATTTTCGATCGGATAATTTTCTTCATCTATGTCATTTTTTCGTCTATTGCTATAATGATACTTATAGTAGGCTTTCTCTTGTTCATAAAACTCATGATCTTCTTTATTTGACAATTTCATAATGAATAGTTGCATAAATTTATCATTCAATTTCGTCATCGACTCATCCAAAATATGTTCATTGGTTTCTTTTACACTCTGTTTATATGCTTCTAAAAGATGAGATAGCCCATCTGAACGCAGTGAAATGTATGATAGATTAGGAAGGAAATCATTCCCAAGGAAGAATGTCAATACAATGTAACAATGAATGAGGAATTCTTTTGAAGATGATTTATCATGAATGAATGTGGAGAACTGTTCATAAACCTTCTGCTTTGTGTTATTGATGCTCATATAAATCAAGGAAGTTGGGTCTTGAACATGCTCTCTTAGCAAATAGGTATGATCTGAATGCTTTGACAACATAGTCAACAGAATCATATCCGCATCCATTCCATAGACAACATCTAATCCTTTTGGAGATGGCTCCTTACGAATAAAGTGACATATCTTGTGTTCTCCCTCTCCTCTTTCAGCATCGATAATAATCTTAAAATCATATGCTCTGCTAAACGATTCCAACTCTTCAATCAACTTTTTCATAAATTTTGTTCCTGGAGTAATCGCATTGCTATTCCATTCTTTCGAGTTTTTGTTTTTCAAATCACTAAAAAACCGACGCTTTCGTTGTTGAGAAATTTTAGCCATTGGAACAATTCCATCGATTGATACATACACCAGATCATGAGGTTGAACATGTTCTTTTAAATGAAGGATGTATTTCTTACAGTCATGAATAAGCTTTTCTTCAAACTCTCCATCTGATAGATTCAACTTCTTCGACTTGATCTGATTGCTACAAAAATGAATCGCACAATTAAAATCTAGAAACAATCTAGAAACTTCTTCTTTAGGTTTTGTATCTGATACAATATTCGTAAATTCATGTGTAATCTTCTTGAAGTACAAAGGGATCCCCATTGGTCTCGAGAGTTAGAATCAAATGGCTCTAGTTATCTTGTCTTTATAATCTTATAAATCAATTTTTAAAATATAAACACTAAGTAAAATATGAAGTTATTGAAAAAGCTCCATCCATCCACCATTGTGACTATTGTTGCCTATGCGATTCTTTTAATTTCAGTAATTATCCCTTGTAAAGATGACCCTAGCTCTAAAAAATACACCTTAAATGAACGATTAATGTTTGCTTTAATCATGTTACCTTCCTGTATCATTAGTGTGATTAGTGTTCAATGTTTAATATCAGGTAGCTGCAACACACTCGCTTGGTATAATGCGATATTAATCATGATATGGTGTTTGTTTGTGGTTATGTTTTGTTTGAAAAAATGAAAGAATGTAATTAAAGAGAGTATCATAAGAGATTGTTAATTATGAGATACTTATTAATAGATCTATCCTATTTTGTGTTTTACAGATATTTTGCCATTGTGAATTATATCAAATTATCTACCAAGACCACCCCAAATCTTGAAAATGTTCTCGAAAACAAAGAATTTATGAATAAATTCGACGAAATGTTCGAAAAGTCTCTCCTCAAGATTGTCAAACAGAATTATGGAATCAAAAACTTAGCATTGAGTAGTGACTTGCAAATCATTTTTGCGAAAGACTGTTCAAGAGCGAACATTTGGAGACAAGATCATTTTCAAGGTTATAAAGCTTGTCGCGATCATGTTAAAAAAAAGGATCATTTTGATGGTTTGATATTTGAACATGTGTATAGTCGAGTTTTACCAAGGCTCATGAAAAAATATTATAGTATTCATGAATTTTATGTTGATCGTGCTGAAGCTGATGACTGCATTGCGGTTCTTATTGATTGTATTCAAACTGAAAACCCAAAAAATAATATCATTATCATCACGAATGATAATGACTATCTACAGTTAATGAATAAAGTTCATGATATTATCAATTTACAAGGCAAAAGTTTAAAACCAAAACTGATTGATGGTTGTAGTAAAAAAACGATGCTTTCTAAAATATTGATTGGTGATCCATCTGATAATATCAAAGGTGTATTATCTAAGAGCAAAGCGAATCATATACTCAATCAATGTAAAAATGGTGATATGATCGATCATTTTGTAGGAGGATTTACACCACAGCAAAAAGAAAACTATGAGTTCAATACTAAAATGATTGACTTCAACTACATACCAACTTATGTTAAAGATAATATCATCAAAACTTATCATAACCATACTTTCATTAACGCTGACTTATGCTTTTGTAAACTATACAAACAATCATATGAAAAAAACTGCACATTGCCCCCATGATCGACCGCAAACTGACCTTTTCCATTATTCCGTTTCACCTTGACTGCACATATCCTACCTCTTTTATTCCCATTCTTTATCATGATATCTGGCATGATCACCTGATCATCTATGAATACTTTTTTCAAGTTTTCAATAAACTCCATGAAATGAATCTTCCCAATACACTTAGAACGATACATCGTCGCATTGATCATCTTCTTCTCCAACTCATAAAGCATCTCCTTTTTATAGATGTATTGAATGACTGGAACAATGATTTGATGATGAAAAAAACAATCAAACTCCTCATTTGTCATCTCGTCGATAATATTCAATCCACCACTAATCTTCATCTTGTGTGTATTAAAGAGCAAAATAGACACATTCTGCTTTTGTAATTGGCATTTCAAAGAGATCGAACCAATCTGATAATTCTTCTTATCTTTCACTTCTTTCCCCAAACTTCCAGGCGCATAACATTTATGAGGTATGTCTTGTAGAGTACTTTCAAGTATTTTGATTGATTCATCGGTGTTCACTTTAACAATACACTGAAACATATTGATCTTGAATCGTTCCATTGTGTTTTGTTGTTTATGATTTATGGTGAATTTGGAAACCAAATTTATACTCCACATGAGACATCATCAACCATTCATCAAACAAAAAAAGTATCCAATAAATGATTTAAACATTTCTCAATAAAGAATGAATGAGAAGATTCATTGGGTCTTCTCTGTGTGTCCGGTTAGCTCAATTGGATAGAGCATTCGACTTCTAATCGAAAGGTTGTGGGTTCGATCCCCATACCGGATGCATTTTATTTTTCTCCGTTTTTAGTTTACACCTAAATTCATTTTAATGATTGATTCCAACTCATTCATATACGATTGTCCTCCACCTTGTACGACCACAAACTCTTTCAAGAATTCAATTAATGAATGAATGTCATTGTACAATACAAGGATTGTTTTCATATTCAAAAAAGCATGAGAGGTCATTTCTATATTCATTTTGTTTGGTGTAGTTAGATCTAGTTTGACTAAATTGTTTTTTCGCGTGCTTTCTTTCGTCATATTTGTGAACTCGGTCTTATTGTTTGTCAGCCACAAATTGGACAAAAATTTGAAAACCATATTTAGAAATAAATTACGAAGTTATTCTTTAGATATGGATCCGTTTTTATCAGACAATGATGAAATATGGACCCATTTGGAAGGGTTAAATGAATCGAATAATCCGAAATCTGGTCTTCATGATGTCATTGATGTTGACAAAGAGTTTGTTTGTACCAATTGTGGTCAAGTCAATAAATACATATTAACTGATGGTGACTATTCATGTGATTCCTGTCACACGATTGAATCTAGATATATTGATGGAAATGCTGAATGGCGTTATTATGGATTTGATGATAACAAATCAGCAAATCCAACTCGAGTTGGGACTCCATCCAACATCTTTATCCCTAAATCATCTTTAGGTACAATCATTGGTACCGAAAATGTAAAAAAGAATGGTTATGAGTTTCAACGAATTCGAAGATTCCAAATGTTTCAATCCATGCCTTATAAAGAGCGTAGTCTTCTTCATGTTATGGAATCACTCAATACGAATGCTACCAATAATGGAATTCCTTCATCCATTATTGAAGATGCCAAGATGATGTACAAATCTATCAGTGATAAGAAAATATCACGAGGTGATAACCGTAATGGTTTGATCGCATCCAGTGTCTATATGTCTTGTAAAACCAATGAAGTCCCAAGGAGTGCCAAGGAGATCGCCAAGATGTTCAATCTCAATATTACAACGATGACCAAAGGCTGTAAGAAATTCAATGATATTATGAAGATGTCCACCAAATCATCCAATCCTTATGACTTTATTGTACGATTCTGTTCTAAACTAAACAAGAATGATATTGTTGATATTTGTAACTATGTTATTCAAAAGGCTGAAGAGTATAGCATCGTGAGTGAAAATGCTCCCCCTTCTATAGCTGCTGGTTGTATCTACTTGATTAGTGTTCACTATAAAATGAACATCTCTAAGAAAGATATCGCGAAAGCATGTGAAATATCAGAAGTTACTATCAACAAATGCTACAAGAAACTGCTAAAATACAAAGACTATATTCTCCCTAAATCAGAAGAAGATGTTCACAATAGCATTCGATAAATGATTCAGATTGCGTGTTCTTTAGAAATCATCACTATCATTGCTATCAAAATCAAAATTAATTTTTTCTATTTTATTACCAACATTTGCCTTACTATATTCAGATACTCTCACTTCAAAAAAGTTGGACTTGTTTGTAATCGAAATACGCTCCATAAAATCCAATGGACATTTATGGATTTGATACAATGGTTCATATCCTAATTGGACTATAAGACGATCAGCAATGTACTTTACATACTCTGTCATGATGTCACTATTCATCCCTAACAATCTACAAGGTATACTCTCACAAGTAAACTCTATCTCTATATCTACTGCTTCACGAACAATCGTGTACACATCTTCTTGTCTAAGTTTGTTCTTGATCATACCATACAATAAGACCGCAAATTCTGTATGAAGACTCTCATCCCTACTAATTAATTCATTGCTAAATGTCAATGAATGCAACAATCCCTTTTCCTTAATATAATAAATGGATGCAAATGCTGAAGAAAAGAACACTCCTTCTACAATCGCGAATGCGATCAATCTAGCGGCGAATGGTGTATCTTGATCCGCAATCCACTTCAACGCCCATTGTGCTTTCTTCTGAATACATGGAATCTGATTGATCGCATCAAAAAGCACTTCTTTTTCACTATCATCTTTGATGTATGTATCAATCAATAAAGAATAGGTTTCACTATGAATGGTTTCGATGGCAATCTGAAAAGAGTAAAAGGCTTGTACTTCAGGAATGGGTACATCATTCATAAATCGACATACCAAATTTTCATTCACAATCCCATCACTCCAGCAAAGAATGCAAGTACATTTTTTATGAATGTTTTTTCATTTTCACTTAGCTTATTCCAATCTTCTATGTCTGAGAAACTAATCTCTTCTGGAGTCCAGAAACTAGCAACTGCCTTTTTATAATACTCCCATACATTATTATGTTTTACTGGGAATAAAACATAACGATTGCTCGTCTCTTGAAGAAGAATTTCTTCTTCTTTCTCTCTTTGTTTGATTTCGCTAAGATCCATGATTCACTATTTATAATATATATACTCGATTTTAAATCACTTCTATTTTTCGTTTCACACATTTATTTGCCATCAATTCCTTCTCTAAACGAGACTGATGTTGCTCTTTACATTCTTTCATTTTTGAACACATATGCTTTTCTGGCATCAAACAATAGGTACAGAATGATTCTGAACAGAACTTACAGTCTAACTTGAGAGCATTTGTGGTCTTACAGAAAGCACATCGTTTCTTTGCCATCCTCCACAAATAAGTGTAAGTGTGTTAAGACGATTGTCTTTATATCTGATCATAAAAAAATCAAATTTCTTCAAATTCTTCATTCAAATATCAAATGAATGAGGCTCATTATTATCAATCATTCTACACATTGTTCTCCATAAATGATGACGATGGTCTTTGAAGTATAGCTTCTTAGAACAATCATTGTTTTTTGAAATGGTAATATAGATGGTAAAGTATTTCAGTTTTGGATTCTCTCGAATGAGACGATAGCGCAACATCGAGAGTTGTGTAGAGGCACAGAATTCAATATTAGGAAGTTTCTGGAGAGAAGGTGGGATTGGTTTTTTTGCCATCCATTCATTTGCTTTCATATCTTTGTATTGAATCACCCAATACATGAAGTGATTCGGATTGTCTTTGAAATACTTTACTTGATCGGGATCATAGGTATAATGGGTGTGTAAATGTTCCTTAAACTCTTCATATTTATGGATTGATTTGAGATAATCCGTAAACTCTGCAATGAATAAGGGATCACATACCGCATTCTGAAGTTTACCTTTATAACGCATAATCGTATTGAACCATTGTTTTCTTTTTTTGGTGTATTTTTTGTTACAAATATGGAAGTGGTTCATGATTCTATTATGATGTTCAATTTGTTTTGCCAAGAAAGAATCATCCAAATATGCTTGATCAATCTCACATTCTTTTGTGTGAATATCAAACTGTAAACAGCATTTATCTTTCATATAAAAATCAATATGTTGATTCATGTATTGTTTCAAATGATCACATAAAGCATCAATACAACCAGAGAATGGAATCCCTGTGATTTCAGAATCATCATTCACTCCAATAATGAAGTTCATCGGAAAAGACTCTTTCGTTTTGGAATTGTGAAAAGAAGAAGCATATTTTGACAAATAGATATCGATGTATCTTTCCAAGTTGTTGATCACCAAGTAATCAAACTTCTTTGGAAGTTTTCCATGATGAACCATGTCTTTGATTTGTTTGGTGGATAAATAGTTATGAATATACTCCTTCAAACAGAACTCTTTGAACTCTATATACATACTCTCTTTACAATCCAAATATGAACCCAAAATGATTTCATTTTGAAAAGAATGCATTTTATACGAGAATGAATCTGAAGTGGTTCAATGATTTGAATTTAATTTCAATTTTTACCTTAAATCATGATCTATATTCTAAGACATCAACAAGGAGATATACATACTAACTGTCTATCCAAATTAGGAATGGACAGATCCTATAAACTATATATTCATCTTTCTAAAATATGTCCTCAACCCAAGATATTCACCTGCTTTGCTAAAGAATCCAAACATATTCGACCCATTCAAACAGCAACCATCATTGCTACTCATTTTGATAAACCGATACAACTCACATCCATTGAAGATTTACCACCATTGTCATCTTGTAAAGACATTGATGTTCTTATCGTATGGCATCATCATGATATACCTTTCATCATCAAACATTATTGTGGTAATTGTTCATTTAAATGGAATGAAGACAACTATGATGGTTGTGTGATCATAGATAGTCAAGGAAAGTGGAGATTCGAGAAGCAATATTTCACCAATGTTTTTAAATTGTTTGTTAAATGTAAAATACAACAATGGGTGGATCTTCTTCTACCATGAAATCTCCTGAGAAGGTATTTGAAAAGGAACTAAAGAACATTGAGTCCATCATTAACAAAATCATTACGAAGAATGATAAATTTGTTGATCCAAGCTATAACTTCATGAATGATAGCATATGTAATGAATATACGATGGTTGTAGAAGATAAATTAAACAAACATCTAAAGATTCACTTACATGAATTAGCTTCTAATATATATTTTGTTCCGAAGAAAACCAATGAGGTCACTTTGAAAAACCAAAATATAACCAAGAAGGAATTGTGTAGTATTATCACATCTCATTACACCAGAACATTGAAGATTCTCTCCATGATTCGTGAAATGTATGATATTGAAAATGGTGGTGACTACTCTTTACCTGGCATTTTGTTCCGTAACGTTGATAATGTAGATGGGATGTTCCAAGTGTCCTACTGTGGGATGAACCAAGAGCCATTGGATGGAGGGGAACGAGTCGATTTCAGTAAGCTCAAGGGGTTGAAACGATTTGTGGATGAATTGTTGACTGAAGAAGAAGCTCGAACCTTCTTGAACCATTTGAAGCAGTTGTTTGGTAATATGAACAAACGCAAAATATCAGAGTTGATATGTAAAGATACCTTATTGTCATTAGAGACTTATCAAATGATTTATGAAGGTATTCCGATCGATATGAGATGTCAAAGTGGTGGTGGAGTGAAAAGCGAACATTTTATGTTTTTTGTAGCGAAGGACAAACCAATCATTTCATACGAACTGTGTTATGATAAACAGAAAATGATGATTCCTTATGATAAAACAATCAAGAGTCTTTTCCAAAAATTCAAGAATGATTATCTTATGAATCTCAATGGCGTAACTTCAATCATTCATAAGTTGATCTCTTTTGACAAGTCTAGCAAATCTTACAAATTGAATGATCTCAGTCATGATCAGTTGATTGCTATAGAAATGGAATTGAAACGAAATGTGATGGTATTTTACATACAGAGCATGGTGAACTACTATAAGATATTTAATTATATTAAAAACAATAAACATCTAAAGCAATAAATCATGAATGATTTGGAAAACCATATCATTTCAAGAGATATTTTAAAAACATGTCAAACAGTGGCTCAATATGGTTGTAAAAAAAAAGTAAAAACATTGATCACCTTTCTGATCACTCAATATAGTGATCATTATATGAACGACAATGTAATGTTCATTCATTTCATGGTAGATCGTATTCTTTCAATCCAAGAATGTTCCCACTCTATTTCGAAACGAATTGTGCGTGTATCCTTATGTGAGCTATTTGTAGCGCTTTTACAACTTCCAAGAAAACCGAAAATCAAAATGATAAAGACTCTCAAAAAAACGATAGAATCAAACAATATTGATATCCCTCCATTCCATATGTCATTCCGAAATAAGATGATCAGCAGCATGACATATCTCTCTGGTCTGAAACAATTATGTAATCTAGATGATACTCATCAATCATTGATTCATTCATTATTGTATTATTGTAAGCAGGATTATAAACCCAACATGATTACAGAAAAGCTATCTCTTCTATATCGATACAAAGCAATAATCAATCTACAAAAACTAAAACAACAATCAGAACTATCAGAATTCAAAGACAATTTTCAAGATATATTCCCTGACAACTTTTATAGTGTGCTAGTGTTTTTATGCTTATCTATATCTGATCGATTTCAATGCTGGTATGTGCTGTATTTGTTTATGCTTAAACCTCATTTTAATCTGTTACTGCTTGCATTCAATATAGCATCTACCCCCCATTTTGAGAAAGTATATAGTACGAAAAACACCTTCTACCTTCCAGTAATTCTACAATGTGCAATGAAAGTAGATTATTTGTATAATGAAATGTGTCAAACTGATTTTACCACATTGTCCATAGAACATGAAAAAATAAATCAACATCCATCTAAAAATACAAGCACCAAAAACACAAAAGGAGATGAACAGGATACTACTGATTCGGAAGATTTTGATGTGTTATTCACTCTCCCAGAAAAAAAACCATTCAAACCAGTAGAACCCATGATCGATTTTACACAAAATCAGGTCAAGGTCATCATTCTTAAAAATCAAACTCAAAGCAAAGATAAAAATATGTATAATATATCAAAAAAGATATGACCACAATATTCGGACCTAACTTCAAATCTTCAGAAAAGTATGCTAACAAAACAATAGAAACCATGGTATCAAAAGATGTGCTATCTCCAGATGGTATGATCAAGACTGAAAAAATCCCATTGATTCATAAGTCTGATTTATGGGGATATATATTCTATATTTGGCTCCATAACAAAGATTCTTTTGAAAATATTAAAACTCAAATTACCTTTCGTACTGATGTTCAAGAATGGGTGGTTAAGTTTTTGAAAACTAACATCAAAGCATCCAACCTTCAAAAATATGTGAATGACAAAGATACTCTCATTTACTTGACCAAGATCCATTTAATCATGTTTGTACACTATCTTGTGATGATGCCAAACATCAAGATTCCAATATTAAGAGCATTAAAGACTCAACCTAAAGAGCTCATGGATCGTTTGATTGAGGAAGAAGAAAAGAAATATAACAAGATGATTGAGCAATTAGAAGAACATATCAATAATCCTAAAGTTACTGTCATTGAGGATTCTACAATTAAAGTGAATATGACTTTACGCAAAAAATGAGTAAGCCTTGGTTATCATATCAAAGAGATGGATCTCTAATAGATTCGATGTATTTGTTTGATAGACCCAGCTGATTGGTAATACAATCATGTTATATGGCTTCAATAATATCTTGGTGAAGTTCGTTTTATCTAGGGAATCGGTTTTATTCTTTACGACCTTATAAAACTTGTTTACAAACAAGCCATTATAATATCGCAAACTCTTTTGAAGATGTGGGTTGGAGATGTCTACTTCTACCATATTGTCACTATCATTATAGATCAACACGAACCGACTGAGATTCTTCTTTATATAATCCCTGTTGGATAATGATAACACCTTTTGAATATATTGATACTTAAAAACAGTACTAATCACATCCGCAGGATTGTAAATGCTATCATTCACATAAATAGGCTGTTTTTCTAAAAGAAGATCTGGGTGGAAAGTAGATAATGTGGTTTGAATGATTTGTGTCTCCTTTGGAATCTTGAAATACGACTGAACATACAAAAGAAGAAATGCTATCACTATCAATATAAACAAGAAAATCATTAATTTATTATTTCATTTGTCAAACAAAATTATTTAAAGTTTTAGAACAAATCATATATATCCAAAGCGTAACATGGATAATCAATCGCCCGATTCTCCTATGCTGTCTGAACAAGAAACCGCTGCTATGAAGTATGTAAAAGAAGAAGTCTGTGATGTTGAACATGGCGAACTTGTAGGTAACTGCAAGTGGTTCAACAAGAAACTAGGATACGGTTTTATTACAGTGTATCAGGGTGAGCACAAAGGTGTGAACATCTTCGTACATCATTCTGGAATTAAGCCACTCAATAGTAATTTTAGGACCCTTCGTAAGGGTGAGTATGTAAGCTTTGACATTGAAAATGGTAAAAATGGTCTTCAAGCAGTCAATGTAAGTGGTGTACTTGGTGGTCCACTCATGTGTGATAATCATGTTCAAAAGTACAATCAAAAAATGTCACATTCACCTCCGAATTGAGAGATGGTGAGAAAGGTTATTGTAGGTATGTATTTGTAATTAGTGATGTATTTACATTAGAAACTAATAAACATTCATATATGAATTCATTTTTATGACAGATTTATAAAACATGTTATAATTGCTGTTTTTAAAATATTTCATTTACTATGATCAGACGAGGGGAGGTTCAATGAGAAAAAGAAACATTTTTTTGTTGATGAAAGAGTTGAAAAATGCGACTATTGTACAACAACAGGACAGTCCCGAGAGAACATTGATTAAGAAATATTTTTCAGAAATTCATAAAAAGGATCCTGCTATGACGGAAATTCAATGGATTGAAAGATTATTAGAGAACAAGGATGAGTTGATCCAATTTATTTTGAAGCATATTTCTTTGCAAGAAATGTAATGATGATTAATATCAATACAATAGAGAACACAATGTTAAGGTATCGATTTATTGTTTTGAGTTCTGTATGGAGCAATGCGGATACATTCAACTCAGTCGAAGGAACATTTACACACGAAGAGATGTAGTTTCCATTCTTGCAAAACAGTTGACCACATTGTTGTTTCAGGGATTCTTTTTCATTTGTTGACAAATCAAATTCATCTGGATTAGAACAAAGGGTTTGTATATATCTGTCAATATATGGATATTTATCAAAGTGTTTTTTAGAAGTGTTGAAAAAAGATCTCTTTGTGCGATTCGATTGTCGAATGATCTGTCTCTTTTTTTGAGAAGAGTGTTTCATGAAATTGGCTGTTTTCTTAATGCCTGTCATATTCATTCGTCCGCTTGTTGAAAGTCCGTTTGCAATTTTATAGATGTTTGCTTGATGCGAAAAGGTTGGAAGATACTCAGGATTTTTTTTACAGTAAAAAAACTCTTTTTCATAATTTGCGGCACAATGCCCTGTATGTCCGAGAATGGTGTAATCAATCTGGTTCCCTTGCTCAAAACCATGAAGTCGATACCAATTTCTAATATCATTTTCAGATGCTGTCAAGTTGTAGAGGAAATATGCGAAATATGATTTATTGCTGTTAAACGAAAATAGGTATAGTTCTAATAAGGCTATCACAACCGTTGAAGTTAAAGTCAGATAGAGATACAATGCGTAGAAAAAGGCAAAAGCGATCAACGAAAATAACATAAGAGTACCAGTTTGTAAATTCGTTATTAACTCAATAAAAGATAAGAGAATTACAACACTTGAAAAGATAGCTACCACAATAATCTTTATGAGTTTGATAGGATCGGTGATAATTTTTATAATCATTAATAAGGTTTTGATGAACTTCATGATTCCCTTAAAAAATTTCTTCAAACCTCCAAAATGTTCGATTATATCTCCATTTTTATTTTTGTAGGTTTCATTCGAAAACTTCTCATATTGTTCTGTGAAGCCTTCCATTGCCCACTCAAAGTTTTTCATAATATAGCCTGCTGGATTTTTAGCAATGTTGTGCATGCTTCTTCGAGTTGAATACACCCAATCTATAAAATTATTGACTATCCCTAATCGTAGTTTTTTGTGATGTTTGAATGTTTTGTCTGGCAAGTAAAACTCCCATGCGTATACAAACATAATTAAAATGGCTTCAATGTATGCACCATATCTGTCGAAAGTATCCAAATAGTAAAGCATTCGTCTCTCCACATTACATTCACGGTTCATATCATAATATTGAAGGCGGGGGAAATCATAAGAAATAAGGATGCTCATTTCTTGTAATGAGCGAATGATTTGATAATATTTACTTTTATCCTCATCGGGGAAGTCAATCACTGAATTGATTGTATCCTTGTTCTTGTCATATTCTTCAATGAAAATGAGTGTGTGAAACAATTGCATTAATTCATCATAATGAACTGATAGTAGTCCTGGACCAAGGCTTGATTCTAAGGAAGTTACCATGATTTCATATTCTTTGAGTTGAGAACGAAGGTCTTTAAAGATAAGATAGTTCTTGTCTTCTTGTTTTTTTTCAATTTTGAAGTGGTAATTGTTGAAATCTATCTCCGCGATTAGTTCTTCTTCTGTTTTTTCATTTTTAGCTACATTTTCAAGACAATGGTCTTGATTGAGTTTTTTTCGTTCTTTTTCATAAAATGCTGCCAACTCTGAAAGTTGTTCATCATGTTTAAGCTTATCCTTATCTAACCGAAGGAAATTCTCTATAATTTTATAGTTTACATTATCGTTTGTCTTTGCTACTTCGACAAATATTCTTTTGAAAATTACATTTTTTATTTCTGATTTTTTGCTTTCGATGAGATCAGCACTTGGATCTTTACCAAGCAATTTCAAGAGATTGTCTTTATATAAACTTGATATATACTCTACTTTAATTTCGTTGATGAATGTGTTTTCTTGTTTGGGTGAATAGTTAGCCAATTCTTGTGTTTTTTGTTCTTCCTCTATGGACAGTTTTGTACGATCTTGGAAAGGGATTGTTCCATAAAATGCTGAGACTAAAAATGTGGATATCTCATCTCTCGTTACATCATTACGCCTAAACTTGTTATTTACTTCTTTTTTCTCGGCTTCAAGCTTTACTACTCTTTTCACATCTCGTAAAGCCTGTTTTATATTGAAATTCGTGGTTTCATCATGATGCATTGAAAAGTATTCCACAGTATGATATGTACAAAATGATTTTTGATAATCGATGATGAAATCGAGCATGAAGTATCTCAAATATACTTGCGCCTTTTCGCTTATTGGCCCTTCAAACATATAAGGAAGCACATTGAACGCCAAATTTTCATCCATACAATATTGAATGATTTGCGTTTTTAGTACCAATCGTTCAAGTGGATTATTTTGATAAGCTTGATGTACATTGATGTAGTCATTTTTTAAAGATTCGAGTAGTTTAGTATTGTTTTTGACATCTTCATATTTTGAATAATTTTCTTCTAACTCAATTAGTTTTGATCGTATACCACTGTTTTTATATCCGAAATTGATATGGTTCATGAATTGAATCAATTTTGTGTGATCTTCATCTTTGAACAAATCTTGGAGCATTTGAAACCCTTTGAAACACTCTTCGACACGCTCACTCCAGTATTTAATTTGATCTGATAAATTAGAGAATTTACCCCAAGGTCTCCATTTCAGTATGTATTCACCAAGCAGATAAACTAAAGCAGTTATGAATCCTGTAATAACGAGTAAAACAACAATGACTTGAAAAATTAAATTCATACTTAAAGCTAGATCCATAAAGTATCGTTTTTAAATTTGCATATAAAATAAAATCTAAACAATATTTTTATCAATCCCAATCTAAATCTTACTTTATTTTTAGTAGTCCATTTTAAAAAAGAAGAGAACAAGTATTTATCTTTCTTCAAATTATAAAAAGGGAAAACAAAATTATGACATCAATATCAATTTCAGATTTCAATGCTACACAGTTGGTAGAAGACAATGCGGATTCTAATGAAATGAATTTCAAAGCGCTTGACTTGTACAATGAATATGCTGTGGGAGCAGTCCAATATTCATCTGTTTTAACGAGTGCTGTGATGGCCTGGGGTCCCAATGCGGAGTTTCCTGATGAAGGAACTGTATTGACGATCGGTTCTACCGGATTCATTCATTTCATTGTTGAAGGACAGGATGAAGCAGCACAAATGCGATTATCACCAGATGATAAACTTCAATTGACTGGTAAAAATGGTACACATATTAAAGGTGGTGACAGTAACAATACTGTAGAAATATCAAACACTGAATTTTCTTATGATGCCGCAACAGGAACAAATATTATTGATGCGGGAGATCATGAATTATATGGAGAAATAACCAAGAAAAATTTCCAATTCGACTCCAAATTGTCCGATTTTTCAGGAAGTGTACAAGTTCATGGTGATATGCTTACAAATGGACATATTATTTCTCGTACCTTGAATGTGGTCAAAACGAGTGATAGTCAAAATATATCTACTGGATTCGGTTTCAGGGTAACCAATAATGATGCTTTAGAATTGTACAAATACGATTCATTCAACAATTTCACCCAAAGAATTGCGATCTTTGGTGATGGTGGTGTGATCAAAGATGACTCTGATGAGAGTTTTCCGATATTTGGTACATCAAGTTATGACGCAAGTAACCAAATCACCCTCGGAAATGCAGAAAGAAGCAATTATTCTATATGGGAAACAAATGGAGCAGATGTATTTTATGATTCAGGTACCGTTATCATTGGTACAAACCAGTCTGTGGATTCTTCAACAAATAACTTTGATTTAGAAGTATACGGTAAAGTATTGTTCCAAACTGGTCTTGAATTCGGTTCTGGTCAAGGTGGTCTTGAAATTGACTCGAATGAATTGAAGAATGTCGAACGAATCACATTCAATGCTGTTAATCAACACACTGGAACAGTTATCTCTCCAGATCCAATATTTCGAGGTACACTGTCTAGTTTATACTTGGATGACTTACCATCAGACTATGAAACTCGTAGACAAGTGAATTCGAAATTATGGTTTCTTGCTGAACCCAAACAAATTGACTTGTCTGGTTTCAATTTAGGAAATCGTCTTACGAATGGAGACACCAATATTGCAGATGGTTCAGGCTTCAATAGAAAACAATTAACCATGGCGAATCTTTTCTATGGCGAAGACTTACATAGTGAAATTATTGCAAATATAATTGATAATACAAATGTAAATGATTTGTTGAACTTAAGTATTACTGGTTCCAATCCAATTTCTGGATCTAGCTTACATAATAAACATGGTCCGGGTAAAATAGGTATGCAAACCGTATGGTTTGATCAAATCCAAAATGATGTGGAATTAAGAAACTTCAAGTATGACTCATTGGACTCCTTATGTAACTTAACCATTGAAAATCAACTCAGTGTACAATCGATTCATTTCCCTGCCACCGACGACACTGCTACTTATGGTGAATCCAATGCGGACTTTGATGGTACTATCGACACCTTGTTAGGAACCAATACTTACAACTTGACCAACTTTGTGGATGATATTACTGTAAAATCAGTATTAAGTGTGGCTAGTCTATCTATTGGTACTATTGGTGATATCACTCCTACTGATTCAAACACAACCACCATTGGTACTGAAGTTGCGCCTTTCCATGCTAGTTATGTATCAGAGACCCATATTGGTGATGCTACCATTACTACTACAGCTGAGAATATTGTAACTATTGACAAACCTCTTCAAATCACTGACCCCGCTGGTATTATTCTTGCGGATGGATCTCCTTTGAATGGTATGGGCATTGAAGGTGATGAAAGAACCACTTTCGATTATGTAAGCTTAAGTAGCTACAAAAACTCATATTATCGCATTAAAGGTGAGATCACCCAAAAGAAAGATAGACCTCAAACCCCAAGCACTGAATTAACAAAACTTTATGTTTATGAAAGCAAGAACTCGAGTGGTTTGATTGTTCCAAATGATCAAACAGGCACCTATTTCAACAGCTATGACAACACTTCCTACACTTTTGAATTGAAGAATGGATTGATGCTTTCAAGTCAAAACATTAGTACCTTAGATCTTAATCTTACTGATGAATCTGGTGTTAAACGAAATAAATTATATATTAGCACTTTCAAACCAGGATCTGTCAATGATATTATTGATTTGAACATGTACATTCCAAACACAGATGAATTCAACCATAAGTTCTTTGTAGATTACAATTATTTCCACAATGATCATATGTTATCTGTGACTGATCGTGAGTTTAGTCAATATCTTCCATTTGGGTACATAAGTGGTGAATCTATGGTGTATAACAAAACAAAATACTTGAATAGCAACCTCCACACCGAAGATACAAATAAACACTTGATTCAATTTATATGTTACTATGATGTCCCTGTAGAAGATGAAGATACATTTCCGGGTCATACCCATACTTATGAAGATGTTAGTCCATATGCCCTTGGTTATGATACTGCTTCCAATGAAAATAGTTATTTCTATTTTGCTCCCAAAAATACCGAAGATAGAATTGGAGGATTCTACCATTATTTCACTAAATCTGGCGCGTTAGGCACTATCAATGATGCATTTGGTGGAGACTTTTTGCTTTATCCTAAAATCACTTTCAAAAACTGGAAAAATGATAGAAACGAAACTAGTTTCGAAATCGTGCCTTATGATGAATGGGATATTGTAGATGAGGCTACTTCGACTGTAGTACCCGCAAATATTCCATCTAGTTGGAAATTCAAACTTTTAGAGTTGACCTACTCTTACTTGAAATATGGAAAACCTGGTAAATTGAATCCATCTGATAACAGTTTAATTCAAGGGATTGCCTCTTCCATTTTAGATGACCCAAATAGTTATGCGATAACCACTCGAGTTTTTAATGGTATGACAATAAATAATGGAATCCGTTTTGATGACTCTATATTCAGCTATGATGGTGAAAATATTCAAATTGTAGCATCTTCTACTTAAATTTAAAATATAGGGTACTCTTGCTAATTCTTAATTAACTTTAAAATAAGTATGCCAACACTAGAGTTTCCAAACAACATTGCGTCAAACTTTTACTATGCTTTCCACCAAGAAGCAACCACTATGGATACTTCATATTTCCCAATGAACACTATGGAGGGAACTAATATCACTTCTGTTGTATTCAATTCTCCTGAAGATTTTCCATACCGTTATTTAAAATATATTGATTTGGATCAATCTTTAGAAGGCGAGTCAACTCCCTTTTTCGATACGATGCAACCTTTTACTATTGATCTTACTATGGACATTGATGTGATGGATGCGGACACTTACTTTGATAAAAGTAGGGTTTTCTTCTCTATTGGACAACCGATTGCTGGCAAAACAGGTGGTGTCATTACAGTGGGAACAAATGCTGAAGATACTGCAAATAAAAGACGCCCTGTAGTAGGTTTCTTAAATGAGAATATGACCGTAAAAGCACCACCAATCAACACTTCTATTGAACTTGATTCTTCTGGAACATACAGTTTCAAATTAGTATTTAATCCTCAAACTGAAGGCAATAATCGTTTGATATTATTCATGAAAAAAGGTGCCGACTCTTTTGCTACCCAAAGTCATGGATATGGATTATCTGTAAATTTCAATTACCATATTACTAAGCCACGATTATACTTGAACTCTTCTGGTTGGACCAATGAATATGGATGGAATAATACTTACGATTATGCATATGGGAGTCTTACTGATCGTTCATTAAAAGTAACGAATGGCGTTGTATATTCCCAAGAATTTTTATTGGACAGTCTTTCATCTGTGGTGTTCGAACAACCCGAGATGAACCAACCAGATGGAATCAATGCGGATTCAGAAGTGGCTTCTTCAGATACCAATTTAGAGATCTATTTATAAATGTAACTGTAAAAAATATAATTTTTTGACTATTCTTATGAGAAACTCTTTGGGTAGTTTTTAGTATACTTGTTTAAAATGTACTTGTTTTAATCCTTTCTTAAAAAAATGAAGACATTAACTTGGCCTCATAGTTCGCAAAATTATTATGCAATGGATACGTTACATCAACAAAGTGCACCAACATATTTTAAAATGACCAAATTTATACATTCCACCGATAGTAATGATCCTGTTATTACTCAAAATAATATGAGTTTAACTCCAGAATATCTTCATATTAGTAAAAATGTATATACTAAACTTTTTTTTATCAATTTAGATGAAGATTACAAGTATAATGATACTACAGAAAACCGATATGGAAATGATCCATTCATCAGCTTTGAAAACCCATATACTATTGAAATAACCACGACACTTTTTGATCCTTCTCATGATTCTTACCAAGGCACTGAAGAATATGATTCTGAATATTTTAACAAGTCTAGAGTCTACTTTTCAATAGGTCAAAATGTGTCTGGTGTTGGTGGAAATATATTTACAGTTGGAACAGATTCCACTCATACGAACAAAAAAAAACCAGTTATTGGAGTAACCACCAAAGATGGTTGTATAAAATCACTTCCTACTGTTGACGCATTATCCATTGAAGATTCGAATGAATATACTTTTAGACTTGTATATAACCCATCTGGAATTAATGAGGGAAAACTGCTTTTGTTTATGAGGAAAGAAAGTTCTTCAAATCTTGATAATGCTTATATTTTACAATCTACCGCTCATGGATTATCAACCACTCATAATTACAACATTACCAAACCGAGATTGTACTTATATTCTTCTGGATGGACGAACGAAACGGGATGGGATCAAACTTTTGATTATGCCTTTGCATCTTTTGATGAAAATAGCGAACCAATAAAGGTTTCTGATGGAGTATCTTATCCAACTGAATACACTTTATCTTTGTTAGAAGGAATTTCATATGAGGAACCATCGTTTGATTTTAATGTTGAAGAAGTTCCTAAATATGATGATCAATCGGTTCAAACAGAAGAGTTATATATTTCAAGTGAAAGTGGCAATTTGGTAATATATACCCAATAGTTTTTAATTTTTATGTATTTGTGTACATTCAACCCAGTTCGAACATTAAGATTCTAATTGTGCTTTTATGCTATTTTGCTATTTTGTAAAATTTTAATTATTTATCTATAATAAATGAGCTTAAATCTGGGTACCACACAAATCATTATTAGGAAACAACTTACAGGGGAAGACGCGAAAAATATCGTGTGTTCTGAAGTTATTTCTGATATTTCTGGAAAGAGAAAATTTGTAGGATCTATTCCTACAGATTTCCCTTCAGGTCAATTGGACGAAACCAATTCCAATGTCGAAACCGATATTATCATCAAAATTGGCGATGTAGAGTTGAGTCGCAAAGAGTTGGGTGGTCAATTGAATGTGCCAGTATTACCAACTGTGTTGGTTGATAACGACCCTCCAGAAATTAAGGTAGATTTTCTAGGTATTGATGGTCAAAATATCAAACTGAGTTTTGACTACATTGCTGATGAAAACATTGCCGTAGATGAAAGTGATGTCGATGCGAAAACTGCGAATGGAAAAGGTAAGTTCCAACTTCAAACCAATCAAGGCGCTCAAAGTACTGAAACTGGTAAAATCAATAAAGGTAAAGCAAACCGTTATATGCCTGGTACCGCAAATAATACTCGCAAACCTGGTAAGAACTTTACATTTGTAGTTGTTGCCATTCCTTACAAGGAAGATGATGGTCGACTTTACTATGTAGACTCAGATTTGTCTTATAAAGAAGTCATTGATGAGTCCAACTTTTCGGATACTAAATTCGTAAAACAATTTATCAAAACACAACTTACCAAAAACAGACAAGTCAGTGGAGTACATAATCCCGAATACTTACCCATCGTAGAGTATGAGATCGCTCCAGATTCTTCAGATCCTGAAAATGCACACAAAATCAAAATTCAAAAGGAAAGCACCTTCCTTCAAGAAGATGCTGTACTCACATTGAGTTCCACCGCTGATTTGATTGAAGGATATACTGGTTTGTACAAAGCATTTGCTGTAGGTAGCGATCACATCAACAACTTCTCAGGAATGACCCCAGTAGGTACTTCGGGTTCTGATGCTGCGATAATTCGTGTTCTTGATGTTACACCTCCTATTGCCCAACTATCCAGTGTGGTAGGAACTACTGTTGGAGCACCCGCGATTAATGTTACAGGTCACTTTTATGATCTTGTTACTCCTGTAAATGCGTACCTACTTCTTACAGATCAAGATTATGATATACATACCTATGTAAACGATTACCCTGTTGAAGGATCTAATGTTGATGACAAAATCGCGAATGGTCAAGCACTTAAGACAATCATGGAAAGCAACCCATCTTTTAAAATTCCTACCGATGATAGTATTGCAACTGATAGTACTATGGGTGCCTTTAGTAATAACAATATTACTCAATACTACAATGGTACTACCATGGAATCCATTGTTACTGGAAAGAGCTATTACGCATACATGTTAGTGTCTGAAACTGATGCTGGTGTTGACCCCAGTGAACCTTTCTACCAAAACAATGTATTCAGTAAATCTTCTCCAGTATCTTTTGAACAACAAATTATAACAAACAGTTTGAATTTAACTGTGGATGGTATTACTTCCGCTGTCAACTCACAACATCATATTGTATTTAAAGACACAACTAATCCAAAAAACGTCACATTCAAATGGAACATGAAATTCGACCACAATGATCCTACTGATTTTGAATTGCACATTGATTCTCATACAGATAGCAATCCAATTGTATTAACACCTGTAACTACAGATCCTACTTATGATTACTCCGCAACTTATCAATTTACGGATGAAACGCTTTTCAATAATGGTCCAGTTACATTCTCCTTGAAATACAATTCAGGTGCTACCAATGAACAAACATTTACCGATTCTCACTTCAGCAAAAAGATATACTTTCAACGAAATTTTGTTATCAATGACTTGGATGGTAGCAAGAGTTCCTTTGATGGAAAGAGTATTTCTTGGAAATTAGATGTGAATGAAGATGCCTCCGATGAGCTACACGACATAATAACAGTTAAGAATATATACAAGGGCATTGAGCAAGATGGGGCTTTAACTTTGGAAAATAGTCCCTATATAATGTCTGGTTTACCATTTAATGTGGATATCATTTTGGGTGGTTCCAACTATGAGACATTAAGCAATGTAACGAGAGTATCCTCTAGTAGTTATACTAATTTGGGAACTGGAACAAACGGTAATCTATTCACAATATCTAATTTGACAGAACAAACTGATTACAATATACAATTGAAAATATATCATGAATCATATACAGGAATTGCTTCTGATTTAACTTCAGTAGAAACAATAAATACAGGAACGGATTTGCCAAGAATAAGAAATATTACTGGTGGTTCTGTCTCAAGTTCAGGAGAGATGGAAATTTTATCACCCAGTTTTACAATATCAGATAGAACCTCATTAGTAAAATATTACTCGTTTTGTGTTCGTAGTGAGGTTAGTGTAAACGATAATGATTTGCACGATTTTGCGAAGAACACAAATTATACTACCAGCTCATTTTATTCAGACATATTTATTGATAATAATAGAACTGTAAATGGAAATCTAAACAGATTTACATTTTATTACGATTATGATGGTACAAATTTTACAAAAACACCATTAAATAAACGATATTCCTCATACAAAGTCATCATTATTGCTGAAGATAACGCACCTGGATCCAACTATGTCGTAGCAACTAAGGAGATTGTATTTTCCAATTTGAAAGATCTCCAAATAGGCGATATTACCACCGATAATGCTAGAAGTGATAGATTTGCAACAAATTTAAATAAGATTAAAGTAAAATTTACCACAACCTTTAATGCTATATCCTCAGATTTTAGTATTCAAGCATTCGGTAACGGAGTACAAATATTCAGGGATACAGATACAAGCTGGTATTTTGAAGCCACAGTTCCAGAAAATTGGTCAACAGATGCTTTCTTCGGTACCGTAATTGACACATTTACCTATGTAAGTGAAAGTGAAAATAAATTATCTTTGATAAGCAGCGATGCTGTATATATTAAAGTAAGTGATCCAGAAGTAGATTTTACAGTAAACAATATCATTACTGGTGATTCGAACTTGAGTGATCGTCGCTTCCAATTCCAAAATATCGTGTTTGACGAATCGAACCCCTTCTACACAGCAAATGATGCGAATGCGTATGAAGGATATGAATTTACATTCACAGCGTATAATAGTAAGTTGTCAAATTCAATCACTTTGTCAACCACTGGGTCTAATATTGAACTGTTAACTATCTCTTTGGTTCAGAATAAGTTCAAAGGTGTTGCGATTCAAGGTCTTGAGATGGGTGAAATCTATACGGTTACATTAAGTGTGACTGATCCTGCTGGTAATCAATTTAACGCGCCTTCTTTGTCTTTGCGAACTTATGATACCCAAGGCATTACATTAGAATTGGCAGGCAATACACAACCCAATTCAGACTTTATTGATCCCACCTTAGTACAACCAACATATAACTTGAATGGTCTTGCGTATGATAATATAGATATATTCAACTTATATCTCATTGTATCTAGTCAACATATTGATGAGGCACAAATGTTTACAATGACTAGTGATCCAACTTATAAAAGTACCTTCTTGGTAGATAGTTATACTCCAGGAGCATTATCTGCGGATTCAAATGCTGACTGGAGTGTAGACAATATTCAATCTGAATACCTCTTGTCTGCTTCCAATGAAATTTCTGAGCATCCATTGATGAGTGAAAAATTGTACTATGTGTATCTTGTTTCTCGCAAGTTAGATGAATCTAGTCAAGAGATTGATGACGAAAACGGTGTTAACTTCAACAAGATTGCTTTGGCAACATTCCAACAAGAGATTGTAGAAGGTTCATTCGTATCGGACAATAAAGAATCTACCTTATTTGCTGAAAACTCCAATAATACCACTTTGAATTTGGATGCTTTCCGTTTCATAGAATCTAAATCAAACCTAAATATTGATTTCAATTTAACCAGTTTGGACCCTGCCCTTTCCAATATCACTTACTCCCCAGTCATTGAACATCAAACGGAAATTAAGGTATCTGTAAGTAACGATGATATCAGGAATCCTGTCAAATATGTGTTTGACCCAATGCCCTCTCGATTTATTCAAGGGTTAACCTATGTATTTGATCAAAGTCATTCTTCCAATGGTACACATTCTTTAGTGATCGATTCATCCTTAACTACTGGTGCTCTTCCAACTGTTGTAAACAATGGAACTCCTGGTACAGATGGTGCTTATACCCAAATAACTTTCACAGATCCAAGTCAAATAGTGTACTTTAAGTGCGCTCATCATTCAAATATGGATAGCATGTTAAGAACCATAATTCAAGGTATGACTGGAAGTAACGGTTTCCAAGTCGTCGAAGATGATGATTTTGACACCATCTGGAAAGCAACTTTGAATGTCGCACCTGTTGAAATTGGTAAGCTTACCTATCTTCTAACCTTGAATCGGGATATCAACCTCAATGCGGATGCTGCTCCACAACAACAAATTGTAAACATCAATCGTTTGGAACCTTCCAATTTCATTATTGTACAACATCAACTTGTATTACAACCCTTTTCTGTAAGCTACACACACAACTCTTTCTCATTATCTAATCTTGACCAAATCATTAATGAATTTACTTCTCCCACATTAGAACTCAATTCTTTTGATATCAGAATTGACTTGGTAAATGAGAGTGATAACACCCTAACTCCAATATTGAATGAAACAGGGTATTCCAAGGCCCAATTAATCTCCTTTGAATACATACAATCCAATGAATATGATTTGAAAGAAGGTTCCACTTGTAAATTGTCTATTACAATCACTGATATCTATGGTAACTCAGATACCATATCAACCTTCAATATTGTCGGAGGTGCTTCCAATGTAGATAGCTTCACCTTGTCTAGTTCTCCCCCAACCATCCAAGTCACCACTCCACCAACTATTTCTACTTCAGGAGATATTACGGTATCCACCGCGGCTACCTTCAACGATGAACATAGCAGTTTCGCAGGATACATGGCGATGTTCCAAGGTCATGTGACTTTTACAGAAGCCCAACTCAACAACTTCTTTGTAACTCTTGGCTTGGGTGACAAACATCTCCAAAGCACAAAGAACACCGATTTACCCATTTCAAATACATTCACTGGATTCTATGATACAGCAGTAGCAGAAGTGACTTCACCAACCTTCAAGAATGATATCATCCCAACTGATGGAACTGATTTCACCGTATACTATTATGTGGTGGATTCCTCTGTACAACAGAATGCGGTTATGACTTCCTCGAATGTATCCTTTGATTACAGTGATTATGTTACAAACATTAACATTGTGTCAAATACCACAACCGCTCCATTCTCTACGGCCGATAATGTGATCACTTTGTCTTGGAAATCTGAATACAATAGTGCTGCAGATACATTCGATGTCACAGTTAATGGTTCCAATTTAACTCCTACATCCACAAACAACATTAATTGGAGTGTTACATATACTGTACCCACAGACGAAACCACCAATAAACAACTTACATTCAACATCTATGTTGCAGGGAACTCCTTCTCGGAATCAACCAATATATACATGGACAATGTCAAACCAAGTTACACCATCGACCTCATTGGTGACCAAAAAGAAGTCGGTACGATCAAACTCACCAATCTGGTGTTTACTTCTTCTTTACCCACTGGAAGCTTGGATGGCAGTGACGCAATCGATCGTTACAATTTCACCATTCAAGCCACCAATCAAAATAATGGTGTAGTAACCTCTGAAACGAAGACTTTAAGTGCTTGGAAAGATGAAGATACTAGCATCTTCCGTCTGACTGGATTAATTTCAGGTGAATCCTATACTGTAACCACTTCTATGACAGATCCAGTTGGAAATCAGTCTGAGGATATAAGCCCATCCATAACCACCTTCCAAGTCAAGGATGTTGCTGGTCCAAGCTTCCAAGAAGGTACTGATGAAGCGATGCGCATTATGTCTGAAACTCCAGTCAACTACCAACAATACATCCTTGGTAACATCAATGTCATTGATTTACATTCTACCTATGATGTCCATGTGGCGCTCTTTGAAACTCGTGAAAATGCTCTGTTAAGTGACTTGAGAGATATTGCGGAATCAAATACCAACACACAATCTTTCTTAAACAATCCTCCTGTAAGTGTAACATCCGATTCTAATTATGCTGGTCCCTTCCAAACCCAACCATTCTCTAGTTACATTGATTTGAATGGTGATGAAGTGACTGGTTCTAATGTGTTTACTGTAGGAAAAACTTACACTTTCATTGCGTATGCGATTGATAATGCGGAGGTTAACAACTATTCTAATATAAGAACCTTGACAGTAACCACTCAAGCACCACCTACATATGACTCAACTCAAGAAGAAAAACCAGCAGTCGAAGGTGTGGCGGATGATGATATTAAAGGTCAAACTACAGAGGTTGATCCCAATAGTGGTACTGCTACCACGGTAGATGAAGATGGTAATGAAACTACTAGTAATAAAAACACAACTGCTACAAAAGACCCAGATACTGGTACAGTGACCAACACTTTCGAAGAAGGTGGTGCGTTGGTTGCTGATGAAGACAACAATCCTTTGTATGATGATAACAATGGTACCGCTGAACCAGAACCCCAATTCACTCGTTCGATTGAAAATGTTACACCCACTTCCTTACCTTCTGAATCCAACCCTAACCCTCAATACTTGGAATCCATGGATGAAAACCATTATCTTCGTTTCAACTCGGATGGTCAACTTGAATTGAAATGGGGTGGATCCAACTCTGATCCTGTTGTAGTTGGACCAAACTCCGAACCTCCTCTTGTATTTGAAAATGGTACCTCATATGATATATCTTACTCTGTCGACACCGAAAGTAACACTATTACTATTTTTGTAAATGGTGAAGCATATACAACACAAACTGAAGATGTATACACCCCCACCAATACTGCTTTAGTAACTGGTGGTTTTGCTGAAGATGGTGACACTACTGATGTGTCCAACAGTTTCATAGGTTCTATAGAGACTCCCACTACCATTACAACCGCCTTGACAGAAACCCAAATCAACTCCTACCTTTCAGGTACCAAGAAGTTAATGGAGTTCATGTTCGATGATTTCCAAGAAGGTGCTAGTAATCAACAATTCGAAAGCACTGTAACCATTGTAAACATCCCACTTGTAGTAGTGGGATCTAGTGCGGTCATTGATGTAGAGTACCCTCGTGCTGGTCGTGGTGCTTACAAGTTGGATGAATCTTACCATTTGGAAGCAGAGCTTCCTGTAGATGCGTTAACAAGTGTGTCTATGACTGTAATGTTATGGTACAAATCCACTGACAACACATTTGGCTCTGACTTGATTCGTTTACAAAGTAGTTCCAGTGATGATTTCGTGAAGATTGGTTTACAAAATAATAAGATGGTGGTCGCTTTCGATGACAGTGATGATGCGAGTCGATACTTCACCCCCTTGAGCGCAAACACATGGAACCATTTAGCTTATGTATTCATTGCCAACAATATCTACTTCTATTTGAATGGTCAATACATTGGTGGTGGTTTAGATCATGTTCATGATAGTTTCAGTTTTAGCAAGATGATCGTTGGTGGTGGTGTTAGCACCCAAGGAAGCATCGATTTGTTATCGGTATATCGAACCAAGTTGACTCGTACCGCAATCGTTTCCAATATGCGCGAAGCCTTACACAAGCGTATGGTGCTCCGTTATGACTTCGAGAATACCGATGGCACTCAAGTGTTCGATGAATCCAAATCCTTGGCGAACACCGCTACCATGCACGCAGATCCAAGTACTGCGATTGTGAACAACGCACCCATTAGTGCTCATGCGATGCAATTTGATGGTATTGATGATCATCTTGAATTGTATGGTTCCTCTGATTTGGATCTTTCCAACTTACAACATGCTACATTCACTTGTTTCATACGCACAGAAGAGGACAGTGTCGGTTCCAAAGAGTATATTCCAATTTTGTACAAGGAGAACTCCTACAAGTTGGGTATCGATTTCAGCCAATCAGATGCTGGTGCGAGTCGTAAGGGTATTGCCAAACTCGAAATGTACAATCATGTGCGTGGTGACTTCGAAAACCTTCCATCCATCAACCCGAAAGAAGGACTACCTGCCTTGATGGCTCAACACATTCGTATCTCTGATCAAGCCAACTATCATGCTCCAGTGGCTGAATTCAAGTTCGAAGATAACACCTACTCGATGACCACCACCAATACCACTATTCTCCCAAGCTCCACAGGTATTGTGTTCGATGAATCCACTGATGTGGTGAATCTTGGTGGGTCCGTGTTGAGTAACACTGATGAAGAGATGACCCTCAGTATGTGGGTCAAAGTGAAACAAGAAGATATGCACAAGAATATGGCATTGATGTCTATGGATGACGCATTCACTATGGGTTTGAACAATGGTGTGCCATATTTCATGACCACACCTGAGTTCTTCCCCGGGTATACCAAGGAGCTCGCTACGGACACTAATGGTATAAACATTAACTCAGAGGTGGTATTAACCAACACAAGCCTTCCCATTGATGAGGCTTTACAATTCAAACATGTTAATGGTACCAATAAGAGTATTGTTGCTATTGGTATGGGTGGATCATTGTCTTCATCCAATGTGGGTGTATTGGCATCTAGTGTTCCATTGACAAATGCGGAAGTGGAAACCATTGGTACTTACCCAATATCTACTGCCGTTGTTGATTCAAGTACCGATACCGTGTACCGATTGACCAAGAACAATAACACAGATCCATACAACACCTCTATAGCTAATATCACGACTACATCTCCAACCGTGGTTAGTGTTTCGGAGAGATATGATGGTTTACGAGATTATTATACATTCTTTGATGACAATATTAGCAATGCTAGTCATAACTATAATTACATATCAGAAAATGGTCCATGTTCCTTCCTCCAATTCAATTTGGGTGCGAGTTATCTCATCACTGATTTGGTCTTCACCGAAAGCGTTCTACACCAAAACCTTATTTCCCATCAACATATCTTTGTGTCCGATAGTCCCATTCCCAATTTTGATGGCTCCGCGGACGCGATCGGTGGTCAACTTGCGGAAACCACTTATTTCAATACTAATTTGACTACCATTTTGTCTGGATTATCGGATTCGGTTCAATATGTTCACAATCAATCATTTTTTGATAACAGCCCCGTTCCCATCAACTTAGTCGGTCAATATGTGAAGGTGTACACTTTCCCCAAAACGACAGATCACTACATTGGCTACAGTGAAATTTATGCGTACGGTAAACATGTCAATCTAGCAAATTACTCCTACAGTGTTCGTAAATTAAATACTGAATTAGATACTTACTATAATGGTTCCTCTAGTGTAAGTGTGGACACTTTAACAGAAAGCACATTGTATATGTATCGCCGAGTGGGCGATCAAATCACTTCGAAAACATTGGACTTGACGGATGAAGCCAATCTGTTGTATCGCTTGACTAATAATGGTACCACCGATCCATACAACACCTCAGTCACCAACATCACCACTACATCTCCAACCGTAGAAAGTGTTTCAGAGAGATACGATAATATTCGTGATTATTATACATTCTTTGATGACAATATTAGTAATAGTAGTCATAGCAATGCTTATTTATCAAAAAATGGTCCATGTTCCTTCTTACAATTCAATTTGGGTTCCAGTTATTTGATCACCGATTTGGTCTTCACCGAAAGCGTTTTCTTCCAAAACTACATTTCTCACCAACACATCTTTGTGTCCGATAGTCCCATTCCCAATTTTGATGGCTCCGCGGACGCGATCGGTGGTCAACTTGCGGAGACCACCTATTTCAATACTAATTTGACTACCATTTTGTCTGGATTATCGGATTCGGTTCAATATGTTCACAATCAATCATTTTTTGATAACAGCCCCGTTCCCATCAACTTAGTCGGTCAATATGTGAAGGTGTACACTTTCCCTAAGACTACAAATGAATATCATGGCTACAGTGAAATCTATGTGTACGGTTCAACCTCTTATGATGCGAAATCCTTGTCACCCCTCACCATGTACAACATCGCCTCTTACACTCCCCTCACAACCAAGAAAGAAGTATACAACAAGATCGAACTGGAACTTGAAAAGAATCCTGACTTAGGTGTGGTATTTACAGAACCCAATGCCACTTCCTCCACTGTCGCTACGGTATCCAATGTGGATTTCAATGGTGTCACTGTGCCAGTTACTGCGGTACCCTCCGCGTATGTGTACACCTTGGCGACCGATGGTACCCTTGCGGATGTCAAACTCGGAAATGCCCTGGTCCAAGTGAAGGGTATGACTGATTCTGCGGTGACCTTGTACGATGCTGCTAGTGACGGTAGCTTCACTAAGGTGGCTATTGATGACTACTCTATTAGTGAATCCAATGTCTTGACCATCAATAGTGGTTATGCGGTCAGTACAAGCCCCTTTGACAATGTGTGGGTATTTGCGGTGGTGGCTGATGCGAGTGCTTCCAATAATGAATTCACCTCCACCCAACTACAAACGATGGCCACTTTGTTCACCCAAATCCCTGACCAAGGTCTCGCCCATTACACTTACTCGTCTACAACCGACCCCAACTTGACTGCGAAGTCCTTCGAAGGCTTGACCATGACCCATGCTTTCAGCAGTATTGATGGTGCGCACATTACACCATTAGCTGCGGATGGTGAATATACTGTAGTGGCCGTTGGGGAACAAAAGATTGGTGACGATATTGAGTATGTGGCTGGGTATGCTAGTTTGGGAGCCGAACAAACGGATAATACAATTGATATTCCATTAACAACAACTGAATTTACTTCATTTAGCACAGTTAATTATGATGTAAATTATGATTCAGTCAATACTATTCAAATTACTTCAGAAGCGGCGATCAGGTATAATACAGAAATAGACTACCAAACTGAGTTTTCAGTGGAAGTTGAATTTTGGCAGAGTAATAATACCACTCAACACACTATTTTAAATATGGGTTCTCCTGGCGATTCTCATAGTGGTCATGGATCTTTGAAATCAAACAACGGTTATTTCTTGCTTGTACGAGGTGATGGTCGAATATATTCCGAAGACACTTTTACAGATATTAATAACACCAATATTACTGATGCTATTGGTGGAAAATGGGTTAGCATGAAAATACGTCATACACCAACTACTTTGTATGCCTACATTAATGATACTATCGTATCCACTGTACCTAAACCGGAAAGAGCCTACCAGGTATCAAATTATGTATGGATTGGTACCCAAGGATCTACATCATATGTGCGCCGAGTAAGCATTACGAATAAAATAGATGTATCAACCCGCACCACCTCATCCCTCACCTGGACCCCATCCGCGTCCAACAATGACATCTCAAAGACTGCTATCGATGACTACAGCATCAGTGAATCCAATGTCTTGACCATCAATAGTGGTTACGCGGTCAGTACAAGCCCCTTTGACAATGTGTGGGTATTTGCGGTGACAGGAAATGGGATACCCCAAGAACCAACTCCTAAGTATCAATGGTGGCGCATGGAAATTGAAGGTCTTACAGGAACAGCCACTTATTACAGAGGTCACGAATTGGGTATTTTCAATACGGACTACACAGAATCGTCGGGCGGGTACACATTGGAAAACACGGAACGATTCAAAGTGTATTTCACTGGTGGGGTGGTTCACAGTGGTCCAACCCAATATGTAAAAGAACCTCTCATCAACTCGTCAGGAACCTACCTTCAAGAAAGCTCTAGTTTTAAAATATTTAACTTGTTTAATAGTGAAGTCAACGTGGCTGGTAGCTTTGATGATCGCGGTCTACCAGTCACAATGGATAACACGATAAATGGTGTCATGTATTTCGATTTCCAGTTCGAAAACCCGATTAGAGCGAAACATGTAGTGTTTACTGATGCGGATGACGCAACCTCATCAGCAAATAATGGCGGCATTAAAGTATTAAATGTGTACCATGCTGATAATCATTCAAACACAATTTCAGATTGGACATTGTATGCAAGCTACACGAACGAAGGAACCACATATTATGCTGGTGAGACGCACACAAAGGTTCTAACTTACAACGACAAAACCACTTTCGAACTTGGTGCTGTGGTTACCAATTTTGCATCCTATAACAATAATTATGACACAAGTCCCACTACAAGTGAGTACCCAATAATTCAGTATACCCCCGAACAAAGTGGATGGACCTCCTCCCAACTCCAAACGATGGCCACTTTGTACACCCAAATCCCTGACCAAGGTCTCGCCCATTACACTTACTCCTCTACAACCGACCCCAACTTGACTGCGAAGTCCTTCGAAGGCTTGACCATGACCCATGCTTTCAGCAGTATTGATGGTGCGTCCATTACACCTATTAGCTGCGGACACTCAATACACGGTGGTGGCGGTTGGGGAACAAGGTGGAGAGTATGTGGCTGGGTATGCGAGTTTGACTGGGGGGGAAGCTGCTCCTTCGTGGAGCGACAGTTACACGCACGTGATTCGCGGATCGTTCGAAAGCGTAGACTTGCCGGACGGCACTCCGATCGGCACGAGCGGAATCACGATCCCTGCGTCCGGAACGTTGGCGACGGCGCAGACGTTCGTGACAGGAGGAAGCGTCGGCGAAATCAATACCGACACAAACGGTTTGCGGTACGTCGAAATTCCTGCGGATAGCCACATTGCGTTACCGCAATATGCCTCGTCGCAATCTGAAATATATCACACCTTCTACTTTGTTGTAAAATCAAACAATGCCAATGGTTCGATTCGAACCATTGCTAATGGATCTTCTGACACGTTCAATGTTGACATTGAAGCAACAACATGGTGGTTGTATCCAATTGTGTATAACCCCAACCCAACGCATACACTAGATCACTCCAACACAAAATACTTGATTATTGTGTTCCGTATAAACAAATCAAGCAATGCTATCCGAGCTCTATTCACTACATCAACAGAATCCTCAGAAGCGACCAGTATGAATAGTAGTAGCTGGGGTACTCAGTTTAATATTGGTTGGTCCAGTGGCAGAGCCAATAATTTCAAGATTTACGAGTTCGGCGTGATCGACGATTACGTATCCGACACGGACTTTGATGCGATCGTTCAATCGTTGAAGGACAAGTACTACGAGAACTTGCCGTATGTCGCCGATGTGCCACCCTCCATCACCACATCAACCCTCACCTGGACCCCATCCGCGTCCAACAATGACTTCTCAAAGGCTGCTATTGATGACTACTCTATCAGTGAATCCAATGTCTTGACCATCAACAGTGGTTATGCGGTCAGTACAAGTCCCTTTGACAATGTGTGGGTATTTGCGGTGGAAGGTTTGGGAAGTGGAACCGTAATTGTTGAGTCTGAACAAGGTCCATTCCCTTCGGAGTATTTTAATACTGGATGGAACACAGAATTGTTATCCGTAGACGGATCGCAACAAACTTTTTACACACGAGATTTGGGAGGCGTGACTTATCATGTATGGGCTTCTAGCGTCTTAAATAACGACTATGGCAATTTTGGACCAGAAAAATCATTTAGTTTTAAACTGAACACCAACGACGGTGGAAGTACAAATTATGTAACGCCCCCAGCAGGTAGTTGGGGCTGGCATTCAGCTTCGTCGCCGTTCCCAGCGACGTTAGCAATGAAAATATCAGAGTCAATCAACATCAAAACCTACTTTTTTAGCGATGGCTCAGGGTATACTCCAAAGACATGGACGGTGCATGTATCGAACGACGGATCCAATTGGACGTTGATCGACACGCAAACGAATACGAGCGAAAATGGTATTCTCCGAGAGTTCCCTGTAAGCTACAACGGGTACTATTCGTGGTTCAAATTCGTGTTTACAGCTAGCGGGAACAATCAATACGTATCATTAATGGATCTCCGTTTCAACGCGACTATGAGTACTACACAACCCTCCTTCTCCTTCACCACCACTGAAATCCAAACCATGGTTACAACTCATATCGAAAATGGTACTACAGAAGGAACGGACTACCACAAATACACTAATGTGTCTCGTCAATTGTTTAATGGTGAGACTTTGACAAATGCTTTCAGTAGCATTGAGGGTTCCACAACAGAAGCAATTGACTCTGCGTCAGATTACATTGTAGTGGCCGTTGGGGAACAAGGCGGGGACTATGTGGTGGGTATGGCGAACTTGACTATGGGATCTCCTTACTTAGATTTCCGATCAAATGTGTACTTTTTAGAGAATGCTAATCGTTTGAGTACAAACACAACTATAACAGAGAATTCTATTGAAGTTGTTTCACCTAATTGGAAAAGAACAACGATACACAACGCTTTAATCGATACTTCTTTGGTTGGAAAAACGTATGAATTTGAATTTGGGTTGATTGATAACATCACCAACTTGACTGATGACTATTTTGCGATCGATCTAGTGAGAAGCGACGCTACCATAGCTGAATCATTAGGATCAAGTGGTCACTGGAATGATACAGCTGTCACGGATGCTACACGAAATCTCCAACAACTTTCAATTACAAACGATACTTACGGATTGGTATTAGGTGGGTGGGGATCTAGAGTTGGTCAAACAACAACTTCACATAGAACCATATTACCTGGAGAAAGACCGTATTACTGGAGATTAACAGTTGTCGCATCTGATACTGGTGGATTCAATGATGTTAAATGGGAAATGTTTGTCGATCCAGACCGAACCCCGGAGTCGCTACAATATTCCAACTTATTCTCTAAATCTGACTATAGTACTGCTAATTTGAATAACTTCTTTACAAACAATTCTGAATTTTACATAAGCTTTATTGGAGTATACAATTCAGTCTATTTTAGAAACTTTGGAACTTTATCGGCTTCAACTCTCACCACCAACTCCCTTACATGGACCCAATAATCTAAAATCTACAAAAGAATAAGACAATATATGATTGATAAAACCTTCATTTAAACAATACCCATGAAATTCCATATAACTTGTGTAAACACTTGTGTGTATGCTTACTTCAACTCGAAGCAACTCTGTATCCAACAACCCCGCTACCAAATCCATAGATACATCCAGTTCACTATCAACCACCTTATCTCCGATTAAAACTTCTATTTCTTTCCTAGAAACACCCACTAACTCATCCATATCTATAACACCACCAGAAACCATAGACACAACCATAGACACCACCATAGACACCAACACCAATGAACCCAATCCATATCAAGAAGTTACAGATTGGTTTGCGATGAAAGTCTTGAATTATCGAGAGGGTTCCCTTCATGGTATTACCGCATTCAGTTCTTCTGACTCTTTGTATACTTCTTTGTATCTAGCAAAAGAACGATTTTATAAAGAACACAACAACCCTCAACCTGTCGTGTTCGCATCGAGTGAAGGGCACTCATCCCTACAACCGATATGTAAGATGTTGAATCTACCACTGTTTCGTGTAGCTTCACAAAAAAACAAAGGGATGGACATGAGCTTGTTAAAAGAGATCATTGAGGATGAACCTCATGTGATTGTGGTATTAACCATGGGAACTTCACACCACCAATTGTATGATGCTATCGATCATTTGTATTCTGAAGTAATCGGGGAATTGAAACACCAAACTACATTTCATGTACATATTGATGCTACTTTTGGTGGATTAGTTTACCCATTTCTAATGAAAAAATGGTTACCTTATCCATTCGATTCCATGAATGTCAGTCTACATCGTCATTTAGATATCCCTTACCGTTGTTCCCTGTTTCTTACCACTCCCTATTACAAGGATAATCTAGACAAGTTTAAAAAGAATGTATCTCATACCAATTTATTTATGTCCAAAGTGTCCCTGACTCATTTAATTGACCACCATTTATTTGCCCATAACATGATATCCCACCATAAAGAGTGTTTGATGCATTTAGTCAACAAGAAGAGGTATTTTCTAGACATGAATAAAGACTTTACTGTATGTTACCATGCCTTGAGTTTCAAGATCTTTATTAAGAACATCCCAAACCAACTTCGAACTCGTCTATTACAATTTAATGTTGTTGGATACCCCAACAGAAACAATACTAAACACAATAATGATAGTAATACATATGATGGGTTCATACATATTAATAAAACGATCAGTAAATTTATGCTCGAAACCATTACAACCACCTTAGCATGCTATAGCAAACACTTTATTTCAGCGGATGATTTGAATCTTGAAGAGTGATTCAACAATTTACTACTGAAATTGATTAATCCAAAGAGTTTTACAAATAATAAAATGTATTTTAATTTGAATGGGTTAAACTTCTTTGGAGAATTATCATCACTTTCATTATCAATACTAAAATTATTTTCAGTAGTCTCATCTTCTTTTTTAGTATGATCATTTATTTGACCAAAAATCAATGATTTTCGATGTGCTTTTTGAGCATGTGCGTAAAACAACGCCTCTTCCAAATCCGTATTCGGTTCATGCTCTTCTTGTATTTCTTCTTCATCTACCATACTATTCGAACCATCTTCCACAAAAGAGCCATTGTCTTGTGAACCCAATTCCATCTTACAACCATTCACCAATTCTTGTTGGATGTATCGTTGGAGTTTGTTTTCGGTATATAATCGTTCTAACCATATCTTATTGATATAGTCGGATACCGCATGACCCCCTTGTTTCACTAAGAAGTTCTTTGTTTTCGCACTAATGGCAAAGTCGGTTGCTTTCACCATGTATGTATCAATCTCAATCATTCGTATGTTGCTATGAAGTGTATGCATCGCATCCGTAATGGCTAAGTCATTACAGTATTTGGATGTGGTATCAATAATCGAATATACAAACTGTAAAATGTTTTTGATAGGTTTCTTCCCATCATTCTTATCATATTTATTCTCTTTGAAACGAAAGAACAGTGTTTTATTTTCAGGGAACGCTTTGATCGGCAAGTTTCGAAGAACCGCACCATCCACATAATACTTCCCATTGTACTTAACTGCCGCATAGAACAAAGGCACACAACTTGAGATTTGGACAGCCTTACAGATAGGCATATGAGGGGATAACTTGTAATCAAAGTACTCTAACTCTCGTGTAGTCAAGCAGGTTCCAGTGATTCGCAAGATGACTTTCTTCTTATCATACAAATCTAGAAAAGTGGTTCGGATATTTCCTATTTTATCTGTGATTAGTTTATCAATGAAGTCTTTCATAAAAGTGCCTTTGTTGTATCCATAACTCCATAAAATACGATGGATGTTCCTAAATATCCCAAAACTACCATCATTGTATTTGTGGAATGGTATGTTACTGAATATCGCCTCTAACTCTTCGATATCATACCCCACGGCTAGTAAGGTGGCGATTTGAGAACCAGCACTTGTACCCGCAAACCTCTTGATCTTGTTCATGTCTAAACCATATTCTTGGAGTTGTTTCAATGCGCCTATATAGGCTAACCCTTTGATCCCTCCACCTTGAAAACCTAACGCTTCAATGTCCATTTGATGTTTAAAACGATATGTTGATTGTACACTGCTTTTTAAATTTCATGCCACCCGACAAAAATTGAACTTAAAAGTAATGATCCAACTTCCAATCCACAAAGTACAGCTAACAAACACTGCCTCCAAGTCTAAAACAAACTGGGTAAACACTAACAAGTGTATGCTCATAAACCGTATTCTTAGACAACCTAAATTCAATCAAAACATTATCAAAACAATGGCTACTTGTAACTTCTCTCCTATGCTTCCATCTGAGATTGATGAGATGGATTCGTATTTTGAGTTTGTGTTTCCTATTGAATTCGAAAGCTTTTGTCTAGAGAATGACTTAAAGCCTCCTAAGATTCAATCGGGTAATGGTAAAGCACTCTCTGCTATGCTTCAATTCCCAAACAAGTATTGGGACAGGAAGGCATGTGATGCATTTGTCAAGAAATACGAAATCCCTACCAAAGACAGTATTCAACTGTTTAACAAACACTCTCAATGGGGGATCAAAACTAATAGTGATGAACATGTGAAAGGTAAATTGTATATTGTACAGCCTTTTAGCCTATCGAATAAACACAAGATGCGTAAATCATTCAAGTTTGATGGAACTCAACAAGAAAAAGAAAGCGAAATCTCGAAGATCAAATCGACCATTCAAGAGGACTATATCCATATACCTCATGACCAATGGCAACTCGGACACAAGAACCCAGGATCCACGGACAACTCGACGAACAATCTCATCCTTCAACCCCCAATCCAAGCAAAATACAAGGATGATTACCTATTCTTTGATACCCTCACCAAGATGCCACTTCCTAATAAACTAGAGCGTCTTCTCGATAAGAAAGAAATCACCTTGACCCAAGACCAAATTGAAGACTATTTGAAGTTGTTTATGAAACTTAGGACACGTACCCCTTCTATTGATGAAACGAATACGAATACAGAAGTCACTAAAGATAATGAAGAACAAGGCAGCTCATCGAACTCGTAATTGGTCATATCATACTTAAAATTTAATCGTTACATCTACAATATTCCATGGGAAAACATTGGGTGTATGTATTAAAGTATTATGACATTGACGAAGAATACAACGAAAACACCGTTGCTTTATATATAGGTGAAACTACAAGACTCTACCGTCGATTCAATGAGCATATAAATGGTAACGGAAGTAAAAATACAAAATGCTTTAGGAATTACAAGGATACAATTCAACTGGTTGGATTATATGATGTATCAAATAATTTAGAATTTATAGAATATAATCATGTAATATCAGTATGCCACGATGAACACTCTATTATGGACTTTGAATCTCTTTCAAAACTATGGAGATGGAGAGTAAAAAATCAAAGTGAATATCATGATTTTCTTCAGGTTGAAAATTGCATTACTGAAATGTGTTTAACAATAAATAAAAATAACAGTATAGATGTGAAAGGAGGTAAATACACCAAAGAAAAATCATATAAAAACATTACCTTACCTACTTATGATCGACCCTTATGTAAATGCGGTTATCCTGGTGAGGTGTTTTTGAGCAAAAAAAATGAAGTATGGTTTAAATGTGCCGTTGCAAATACAAAATGGTTAGAGTATAATGATCAATGCTTTACGATCGCAGAACCTTGTAATTATATTGAAAAATATATGGGTGATGTTGAGTTACGAGAGAAGTTTCGAATGTACAGTAATAAGCTTGAGAGAATCCCTAAAATATGGAAGATAGGTTCTGAAGGGGAATGGTTACAAAACAAATCATGTGTTATTTGTAAAAGAAATAAGTATTCCCCTATGTATTCTAATGGGTATAGAGCATTATGTAAAATATGCTTTAACAAGCGTTTTAGCGATATAGATATGGTGGTCAATAATCATAAAGGTGTATGTATGATACAAGAAGATGTTGATGATTAGCAATGGTATTTAATTAACCACACAATAGGTCAAATATATCCATAATCATCCTCCTAAAACTGAATCCTTAATTTCTTTTTCATAAGGATACATTTACATTGATTGGTAAGTGTAATATTATGGGGTTCTTTCGTGTTTTCACTCTTTGCTTTCATGGATGTCATGAATGATTGAATGCTCTTTTTGGATGGACACTTTCGTCCAAATTGGTTGAACAACTTCATAAACACTACATTCCAGAAACAAGCTGGATAATCGATAACCTTATCAATATGGAATGTGACTGTGCTGATTGTGTTGATTGTGTTGATTCCCCTGTCTTCGATTTCTACGCTATTCATAAAAGGCGCAATGATCGCCATCTCCACTAGCTCATTCCATTCATTCGATTGATTTCTCAATCCGATCAAGTTTTCTTTGACATGAGGGGTGAAGGCATCTTCGATTTTAGGATAAATCACATTTCGGTACTTTCCTCGTACAGACCAAGTTGGTGTGGTGTCTTTGAAATAGGGAACTTGATACATATGAGCAAATTCATAAATGGTATCTTTGTAGAAATCATTCATGGGTCTTCCAAAATGAATGTTATGAATGACAGAGTCTTTCTTAATCACCGCCAAGTCCAATAGATTCCGACCTCTACACACATTAGCAAATATATTCTCCACAATGTCATCTTTGTGGTGGGCGAGTAACACACAATCCACATTTTCTTTTTCCATCACTTCTTTGTATAAATCAATACGGATGTTCTTGGTGATCGATTCATAGTCCGTACGATTGGTTGTGCTGCGCTTCAGATCATCGATCGACTTCACATACAAAGGGATCCCATTGAAGCGGCACCATTGTTCCAGAAATGATTGCTCTCTTTTACTCTCCACACGATTGTTGTAGTTTATATGGACAGCGATCACTTCATATTCAAAGTAATGTAAAATGGTGATTAATACCATCGAATCTACACCACCCGACAAAGACACAATAAACTTCTTGTTTCTTTTCTGTTCACAATATTCAAGGATGGAAGCAGTAAGCTCATTTTCTTGAATGGATTGACTGTGAATGTTGTATTGGATGGTGGGTACATATTCTAGCACATCTTCGTAATCGTCAAATTCCGACATACGAAGTGTAGGAAACGAAAAGAACTCATTCAATAATGAAAACATGATCCAGCTCTTCAATAAGATGAATAGTTGGAAAAAAAGATAAAGAGGGAGATCTCCTAATTCAATTTTTATGAACGATGGGGTGACTATTTTAAATACCTAGTTGTTCCAACTCTTGGAAGTCTTTTAGGAGTCTATTACGACCAATGAATGTATTTGGACTATAAGCATACATGATCCATGCTTTCTGTATTTTTTTTACTTTATGATGAATATGTAGAGAATATTGATCAATGATACCTTTATTCAAATAGTTGTTCGAGCTTTTCTTTATCCAATACCACTCCTGATTTTCGAACATTTGATCAAATTCATTTTCATACCGTGTTGTAAAATCAAATCCTTGTTCAATTAAATATCGATAGCAAGGTAACCTGTTTTCAAAATAAGGTGAATTTGTAGAGATATTGTAATGGAAGTCGAAACATGGTATGCTTTCATTACAGCAAATCTTATTTTCAACCAAATATTTTAAACAATCTAATGACCCAAAATACACAGCACATTTGTGTGAATGAACAGGGAAATTAAATCCATTTTCATGAAAATAGGTTAGACAATCAATGTGATTGTTTTGAATGGCAAGTTGACTTTCATGTATTTCATTAGGAAACCTTTTTGTGTGATCACCTTTTTTGTATCTTTCCATCAAGGAGCAACAGGATTCAAACATCTTTCTTATTTCTGCCTATGAGTGATTGAGAAAAGAAAACACTACTTTAATTCAATTTTTATTTCAAGAAGATCCACATCTCTCTAAAGCGATCTCATAATACTCCTTATTCAATTCGAATCCCAAACACCTTCTCTTAGTATTCTTACAAGCGAGCGCAGTCGTACCACTCCCCACAAATGGATCTACCACCAAAGCACCCTCTTTGCTAAACAATCGAACCAAGTGTTCCATGAGTGTAACAGGTTTCACTGTAATGTGTGTATTTGATTCACCCTTTTCTTTTTTACTCGGCTTCCCTACTAAGAAGTTCTTATCATAAGTCTCATTGTACTCCTCTGTAGTGATAATGTTTGCTGGAATATGGTCTTGGTGGACACCCACTTTTTGTGAAAAATCCAACAGTCCTGTTTTGTACTGGAGTTCATTCTTAATGAATGTCAATTTACCAATAGGCTTCATCGCTACACAAATGGGCTCGAAACAGGATCGTATCTGTGGTGTCTTAAAATCCTTGTACTCTTCCTTCAACCTGATCTTGTCCTCCTCAGTCAAATCTTTCATTTTGTCAATGATATGAAGCATAGACATTCCTTTCGGCATGGTTTGAGTGTATGTCCAATTGATCATGTCTCTTATCTCGAACCCCGCAATCTCATTACTCATCGCAATCGCATGGTACAACCTTGGGGATGAAAAGGATAAGAAGTACCCTCCAGGCTTCAACTTCTGAAACAACAAGCGAGACAACTCCAAATAGTAATCATACAACACCTTGACCTGCTTCTTGTCAAACTTCATCCCTTTCGGTAAATGCTTAATATGACTATTCTTCTCATCCTCTTGTATCTTATGAGCACACCATTTGTCATCTAGCTTGTCAATAAAATAAGGAGGATCTGTAATCACACAATCAATCGTATTGTCCTCTAACTTCTCTAACTCTTTCATACAATCATTGTTCACTATGGAAACCATCTTAAGTTAATAGATCACTAATCTTATTTCTTTGTGATAGTTGAAGAGAATCAATTTTTAAACAATAATACACCGTCTCTTCTTAAGTAAAAAATAGAACCAATCAATTTGGTTTTACATATATAAAAATGAAATTATTTACCTAACCCTAACATATTACCTTACCAATACACATACAACCCTAGAATAGAATATGTGAATCATAAATGAACTTACAAAGTAGCCCCATCATCGCCATACGACCATTCAGAAGTTCAAGATTTGTGGTGAAGGGAGCCTCTTCCAGCACTTCTAGGTTACGAGTTTTCAAAGTCGCGAAACTAATGACACCAACCATCACCATGAGATATGGCCATGTCATTTGAACTTGGTCAATATAGTTCATTCCTGTAACATACTCAAAGCCACTTCCTGAAAGAAATCCAAGCATCGCCAAGCGACCATTCAGCTTCTCAGCAGTTTGTGCCATATTCTTTGTTGGCATCACATCATTAAGATTAGAGGAATATACGGTTTTAGCGACTTGGCTTTTAGGTCGTACAGAGGCTTGGCTCTTAGGTCGTACATGAATCTTTCCAAGACTACCACTTCGAGTCGAAATGGTCTTTTGGAAGAGAGAACCACGGAGTACAATTGCGTTGATGGAAAGCATGATGTAAAACAGGAATCTATCTGGATATATTGTAATAGATGAATGGTTTTAAATAAGTTCAACATCATTTGCTGGTAAGCGTGAATAAATAATTCCATCCAATCAAATAGGACCAATAAATATCGTTGAAATTATGATTGTACTTCAAATGAACCAACATCGAAACCATCAATGATAAAATGATTCTATTGTTCATGATATTGGATGAATCCATATTATTGATATGAATAGTATAAAGAAGATGATGTAAATACAAAGTGTATAAAAACACTAATGAATGATAAGATAATGTAAACACATTCATTTTACAATTGAAACTAAAAGTGCTTTAAATCATTATGTTATTGTCAAAGAAGAAGCCCATGAAACACTATGGTGTAAGTCATTGTTTTTCGGGTCTTGTTGTATGGGAATATAGTAATTGAATTCTTCTAGATATTTATTCACGAAAAAGGTTGCCTTAATGTCCTTTTCTTTCCATTCGATATCGGTATCCTTGATTCCAATGATACGAACTTTGTCTACCAATGTTATGATGTCTCCATGGGTAAAGGGTAGATTGAGACGATTGGTGATGTCTTTGATTTGGGAAGGTCCATATAATTCATATTTGAGGGTTAAATGGGAAAAGATGCTCCAGCATTGGACATGTTCACAATATTTGATCATTTCAGAGATTGATTTGCAAATAGTTCTACAGTCTCGAATACATAAGATGACATGGTCGAACTGTTTGATATGCGTATAGACATCCCAGAAGTTGGTACACAAAGAAACAGTAGAAGATGTACTTTCAGACAATTCTTTTGCTGATGAATCTTTTTGATAATTTTGAATCACATGTAAAGGGATGTTTTTGTTTTTGAAAATATGAATGATTAGTCGTAGTATCCGTTCACAACCAGAGTTTGACGATCCACAGATGAGGATATTCATCATTATACTATAATCACAACATCAAAATATGAATCCCGCTATTTTACACATTTAATATTCTTCTTTATATCGGAATAAAAATGTCTATTATTTTTATCTTCAGAGAAAATGAACTCCTTGATCGCTTCTTTTTGTAGTCTTCTTTCAAACTCTACAAAAGGAAAATGATCTTGGCTTTTTCTCCGTGGTTCAGATTCACCATTACAATAAGACATCAATATTTCTTTTTTTACTAATTTAACATATATTAACATTGACTCCTCATATGTAAAATATATTCTTTGTCTTTATGATCATCTACATCATCATGTATATTTATATTTGGATTGATCTCATCTTGAATTTCACATTCAATCCATTCACGACATTCTGGACATTTCCCACTACCATTCGAAACAGATGGAATGTACCAATTCATAATACAACCTTTATGGAATGTGTGTCCACAACCACACAATGTCATGAGATCATCACCCTCAGTGAAGTCTTCCATACACACACAACATGAAGCATCCACTGAGATCTGTTTCACATCACACTTAGGAACCATTCTTTGAAAGTATGAAAGAATGGGACGATGTTCTTCAGAGATCTCATCATATTTCATAAATTGTTCACAACTATGTATATGCTCCACTGAAGTCAAATACTTTACAGTTTCTGGACTAGTCTCTTTCAATTCATGGATGGGAATCAATAATGGCAAATTGTATGTAGGCTTAGGGACTTCCTGTTCAGAAGAATCTTGGGAATCGATTGTTTCTTCCAAATCATCGACTACCATCCATTGAATTGCCAATGGATTTGGGTATGGAATGAAAGTGTTATTCATAATGGAATGAATGATTACCAATGGAGGATTCTCATATTCATTCAATCGCTTTCTCAAATGTAAACGACATGTGACCACCACATTTTCATGATTCTCATCACATAGCTCATATCTAGCAGCATAATTACAAGTTCGGTTTCCTTGAGATAATGGTGTGTTACATAGAATGTCTGTCATTGTCAACAATCTCAATAAAAAAAGAAATTCGATTTAACTCAATTTTTTCCAATACATAAATAATTTATTTCTATATACGCCATAGTCTAGTTTTCAATCACTTTCAGAAACAATCTTACACTTGTGTAATTCTTCATATCGTCGCTTAAATGTTTCCTCATCCATTGGAAACACATTCTTACCCAACTTCTCATTCATTTCTTCCGCACCCTTGCGACAAGCTTCCTCTAAACTCAAAGATGGATCCTCTTTCATGATCTTAGCCATCTTATGGGATACCCCTAGACAATACTTATGTTCAACCACTCCTCGAAACATCTCTTTTACCATTTTACAATTATTGGATATTGCTTTATGGTATGAGGATTTAGACTTGTCATGACTTTGATTTTTTTTGCTATCTATTTGTTTGGTAACTCCTAGTTCTTTATTAAATACATCATTCAGGTCATTATTCAATAAACCATGATTGTCAATTACATTTCGAATTACAGTAAGTAGTTTGTTGTATGTTTTTTCAATCTGGAAGGACCCCATCGTTTTGAATTGAACCTCCTTACACCGTTCCTCAATTTCAATTTTTACTCCTCTAATTTATCCAATTCATTCAACACATTTCGAAGCTCTTTCCATACTGCCCATTCTTTCATATCACAAGACATGCTTTGAACATGATTAGGTCTTTTAGGTTTAAACACTTCAACAGCATCTCGTGTATGTGTTTTTAGTTCTTTGTACAGTACTTGTTTTCTCTTTTCATTTTTGTAGATTTGAATTGGATTGGGAAACCATTTGGTAGCTAGAATATGTTGCGTTGGCATATTGTGTTATTCATTGTGAATATGTATTGTTCTTTTTAGATCAGTTCATTCATACACTGAATCATTCAATCATTCATACATACATGAACATTTCTTTCGCGTATCCGAATATCACATAGGCTAATGCGTAACAAAAAGAAGTGATCAAACCATCCTTTAATGAAATGCTTGTATTTCGTAAGTAGCCAGAGAGTAAATAACGAATTACCATAAAATTAATAAACATAAGTATGAAACCAATGATTCTGTTTCGATCCTTCTTCGATAATTCCATACTTTTTTTTACAATATCAAAATATTTTAATTAAAGATAGTGTATGAATAAACCACTAAATCAAATCCTAAACCAACTATGACAATAATAACAACTATCACCTCTTCTCTGCTATCGACTTCGTATTCGGAGTCATTCTCCTCATCATTCTCTCCTTATCGTACTGTATTGCTTCCTAATTTGAAGTTCAAAACCAATCACATTCAAAGATGTAAGATCGCTTCTCTAAAAAAATCCAAAGACACCTCATCCAATTCATCCAACTCATCCAACTCATACAAACCCATCGAGTACATTCCAATGCAACCCTATGGTGATGATGCTACTGAAGGAGATCCACAACTAAAAAGAGATGGCTACAAGATCGTCCGAAATGTGTTCAAAGACAAGGAGCGTTTGAACTTCATTCATCGTTTAGCGGATGTTTATGATATGAATATGTTCGAGTTTGTAGATAAAGATGGATTGTTTAGGCACATTATTGAACCCTTGATGAAAGATGAGATGTTCATTAAAGAATATAGAAAAGTGTATGGTGGTCCGTTTCTATGGCAAAAGGCGACCATTCACCGTAAGAAAAAGAAGATCCCGAAGCCGTTCATTAAAGAACATATCCACCAATTTGATAAAGAGTGTATGACTGCGGAACATATGGACATTACCGAAACTCCCAATAGTCCTCTCACCATCACCGCATACATTGCTGTTTCAGATCAAACACCAGAAGATACATCAAAACTCCTTATTTATCCACAAAGTCATTTAGAAGATATCAAAATACCATTAGACAATTTTGATTATGTCAGCTCTCAACCATTCGCATACCATGAACACTTACCTTTGTTTTGTAAAATCAACTCGATTGTGGACTGTTATCCACAACTCGACTGGGTTCGTGAATGTTTGTATCATTTGATTGTGTTGGATCCTCCTGAATACAAAGTATTAAAATCCACCTTTCTACTCATGCTTTTCAATCCATCCATCTTCAACATTACACCAGTTCCTATCGAATTGCGGAAAGGGGATGTTTTGTTCTTTTTGTCTAATGTATTACATGGTTCCACCCCTCATCAAAATGAATTGACTTCAAGAGTGTCCCTGGCGGTTCGTGGTGGTTATCCTTATTATGAAGAGAGTTCACTCATTTCCGAATGTGTGAATGACATCTTTTATCAACGAGAACAAAAGCGACAGAATCATTTCTTGTTTAGTGGGACACCAGATATGATCGCAGATATCCATGACAAACATAAGTATGAAGATATCATTTATGAAATTTGATGACCTCAAAAAATTGAAGTACCCTTTTTCAAAGAGAACACACTCCTTAAAAGAAGTATTAAAATCTTTACAACATATTCGTTTCAGCATATTCGTTTCAGCATATTCGTTTCAGCTTAATCAATGGTCTTCTTTGACATCTGTTTTGTACCATTCGCGTTCGGTGCCTTTCTCTGTTGTTTCGGAGGAGGTTGTAATGCGGTGGTTGGAACAGCAAAAATGTGTGCCAATTGTGCTGATAACAAAATATGTCATTGTGATGATTAAACAACCAATAGTATTTTAAACCATAGTATTCAATCCAGAAATATAATCTACTAATTTCTTATTACATTTCCATCCTAATGCTTTCAGTTTTTCATTGGTGATAAAGTATCGTTTATCATTGAATGGTCGATCATGTACAAAGCTCAGTCTCTTCTCCCACTCATCCTTGTACAGTCCATGTTTGTAATGATTGCAAATCAATTCTGCGACTTCAATCACATTCATTTCATTTTCATCATCACTTCCGATGTTGTAAATCTCACCAATAATTCCATTCTCAAGAATGATATCGACCGCACTACATACATCATCTACATGTATGAATGATCGTTTTGAATCTCCTTGACCATGAACTGTCATACATTTTCCTTCATCCAATAACTTGATGAATCGTGGTATGAGTTTCTCATGGTATTGATTTGGACCATACACATTATTACCACGAGTAATGATACAAGGTAATTTGAATGAATACATATAAGAATTCACAAGCATCTCTGCTCCAGCTTTCGTAGCACTGTATGGATTGGTGGGACACAACAAAGACAGTTCATCAAATTTAGCTTCATCAATCGATTCTCCATATACCTCATCTGTAGAGAAATGAATGAAACGCTCTAACTTACCATACACTCGAGCAGCTTCCAATAAACAATGGGTACCATACACATTATCCATGGTGTAGTCTAAAGCCTTGTCGAAAGAGCTGTCTACATGAGATTGTGCTGCGAAATGAATGAGATGGGTGATATTGTATTCATTGAGGAGTGTGAGCATTTTGTATTTATCACAAATGGTATGGTGAATCAATACATATCTTGAAGAATCCTCTCGTTCAAAAACATTGGTAATGTTCGCACAATAATCGAGTTTGTCCACATTCACAATGAATGCGTCTGGGTAAGTGGAATGAATGAAATTAATAAAATTGGAGCCAATGAAGCCACACCCACCAGTGATGAGAAAGTTTTTCATTGAAATACTTTAATTTAAAATGTTTAAAAAATAGGATCTACCTAATAATAAATTAAAAACAATGTTTCTTTTGTATGGATCGAAAGGTTGGATTGGCTCTCAACTCCGTGATATTTTGATTAAAATGAATTACCATTCACAGAAGGAACAGCGAGATGTGATGATGTTCATGCTGTTGAAGATGAGATTGATCAAGTCCATCCATCACATATTATCGCGACCATTGGAAGAACTCATGGAAATGGCATCAATACGATTGATTGTTTAGAAGACAAAGATATGTTGAAGACGAACATCAGTGACAATCTCTTCTCCCCATTGGTGTTGGCTCATATATGTAAGGAACGAAGTATTCATTTCACCTATTTAGGCACAGGATGTATCTTCAATAAGAATGAGAACACACATGAGTACAAATACACAGAAGAGGATGACCCAGACTTCTTTGGATCCTCGTATTCAGTGGTGAAGGGATACACAGATCGTATGATGCGAATGATGTACGATGATAGTGGATTGAATGTTCGTATTCGAATGCCTATTGTGGATGATTTGACATGTAAAAGGAATTTCTTGACGAAGATCTTGAGTTATATGAAGATCTGTTCGATACCAAATTCGATGACATATCTACCTGAACTGTTACCGATCATGGTAGATATGGCGATTAAAAAGAAAACAGGAACGATTAATTTGACAAACCCAGGAGTGATCTCCCATGATGAGATTCTTAACGCGTACAAAGAGAAGGTGGATCCTACCAAAACATGGGAGAACATGACGATCGAGGAACAGAATGGGATCTTGAAGAGCAAGCGATCGAACAATTGGTTGGATACCACGAAGCTAGAGAACCAATACAAGGTGAAGGGAATTAAGGTGGTGATCGAGGGGGTGTTTTAAAAATATATGTTAGGTATAATTATAACTGCAATTGGTATATACAAAGAGGATCCTAAATTTTACTTATATAATGAAGATTTGATAGATAATAAAAAACCTATTTAATTGATAACATCGAATTTAGCAAAATTGTTTTGAAATAAGACTAGTATTTGTAGAAAAACATACCACACTCCTGTACGAATTCCCTTTTCATTGTAGAATGTTTTTTACAAATATCTGTAATTTCTTCATCGTATTTGAAACCATATTTTTCAAATACATTTATCCAATATTGTTTGTCTCTACAGTTTACATGATGATGCCCTCCTTTTCCAGGTGGAGCTGCTGTACAAAATACATACTTTGCTTTTTGAAAACATTTCATGTAGTTATCTTGGTATTTCTCGAACACATGTTCCAAGAATTCAATTGACCACGCCAAATCAAAAGAACTATCATCTATCAAAGTCTCCTTTTCAAAATCGATAAGGTGTGTCACTTTATCTTTTACTTTCGTATCTCCATCCACTCCAGTCCATTCTATGTTGTGTTTCGAACATACACTCTTCATTCCACCTGGACCACATCCAATGTCAATAACACTATTTATATTATATTGTTTAATCAAATATTCCAATACCCCTTCATCGGTATGAGTAATATTACAATGTCCTCCTAAATGAGACATGTGCTTTTATTAGAAAAAAGATTTTAAAATTCTGGATTGGTGATAACTATTGTGACGTGTCCATCTGTTATTTCTGTTATTTTCATGTTGTATATTGATCCCAAATATGTAGATAAAGACTTAGCTTCATTTATTTCATAAGGGAGGTTGTTATATTCTTCATCATTTAAATCAACGAATCGTTTTTCATAAATCTTTGTGCATTTTTGAATGATACTATTGTTTTCGTTTAATACTGGTAAGATTTCGATCGTTTTATTCTTTACTCCATTTTCAATAATTTCAATTATATTTATTGAATCCCCTTCTGAGAAAAATAATGGATATGGGTCTTTCTTAGAGTATCTTTGACCTGTTAAGATATGGATATTTTGTTTTTCTTTATCGAAAGGTAACACTCTTCTTTTCCTTATCATTGGCATTTTATTGTTTAAATCTATTGGTTTTGTTGATATTCTATGAGGAATTCTTTCAACGATATAAGTTGCATACTCAAAATCGCTAGGATAATCAATATCAATGGATTCTATTTCACCACATTCAACAAAATATGGATTTGAAGAAATGTGAATATTTTCATTTAACAGATGATTTTTGTAAACAAAAAAGGCACTATTACTTTGATAAACGCATTTTAAATCTTGTGTTCTGGGCCAAGTAGTATTCAAGAAATTAATTGGAGATTTATCTACATAACAATGCTTCTTACAACTTAATACACTCATACTTGAATCATAATTGTCATTTTTAACAGCATTAATTCCTTTAATAATAGATACTTTCGAAATAAATGGAGATGTGGCATGACATAAAAGGTATATTGATGCTGGAACATTCTTTGCGAATTCTTTATATATATCAATCCCTAAGGTTTCATTGCTGTCTAAAGACGCATCTCTTTTCAAAAATATGACTTTTTGAGGTAAATATTGTTTAATGATTTCATCGCTACAAAAAACATATATTTGATCAATCAAACTTATAGACAACAATGTGTCAATTATATGCATAAACAAAGGTTTACCACCAAGCAATAAAAGATTCTTATTCGGTAATCTAATATTATTCAACTTCAGAGGTATAAATGCAACTAATGACATTTATATATGACATAGATGAAAAATAATATTAATATGTGATTTAGATTGTTATATATTATTTTCAGTACACATTCCCGTATATATACCCTTTTCATTTCTTTCCACAATTATGAAAATCTTGAATATTCAATGCATTTCCATGAGTGCCAAATATTTTTACTCATAAACCTCCCATATAAAACTTAAGTATTAAGACAATTTTATTTTACCTTGAGGATTATACTTTGATTTTGAATTTATTGCATGTTTTACAGATTCATGTATTTTGACTCTTTTATCGATCATAACTGTCTCCAAAAAAAAATCAACCTCATTTCGACCGTTATGAGAACCATATTCTATTTTAGGTGACATCTCATAAATCACATTAATGTCACCCATTACATATGGTTTTCCATCGGTATGAAATGAAAATCCTACAATATATAATTCAGTCATACAAGGAAGGGAATAAAGTAAATGAATGGCAGCTTTTGTTCCAGTATTTTGCTCTTTAATATTTCTAAGAATATTGCGATAACCTTTATGATTCAAATCATAAATGCATTCGAAATTCGATTGAATGCCTTTTTTATAATATCCTTTATGACTTTTGACCAAAGTATTTATAAATTTAGTGTTGGATAAAAGGGTTGAGTTGTTTTTCAAATCATAATCGATTCGATGACATCTTGTCGTATCGCATGTGAAATATAAAATATCATTGCGGATACCATAATCATTTGGATGAGTTTTTGTTGCTAAATATGATGTATTAACACGAACTACTAAGTCATATGAGTCAATAAACCCACCTAATCCGATATTTTCAATGTTTGGACTTGGTCCTACAAGTATTACACGCATGCTTATTTATAATGAATTAATATATTGTATTTCGATTTAATTATTAAATTCATCATCATTTTATCTTCATCGTCAGTTTATATTCATTGTAATATTTACTGTACAGTCCTAAATCTGGAATATACTGTATGTTCCCCTTACCCCATCTGTTTTGATCTGTTTTTGTTTTAACGGTAAAGAATGTCCTGTCGAATGTTTTTATATTTGAAAATATTCCAATATCCGTAAAAAACTTTTTAAGAACAGTTTCTGGATTCTTTCTTTGGGTCTCTCTTTTTTTCAAACACCACGGAAGAATCTCTAAACTCTTTATTACATTTGATTTATCAATAACAATATGCCTATCACAAATACCTCCATACTCCTCTCCGTTGGGAATCCATATATGATCATTTTCAAGACTCGGATGTTCAAAAGCATGATAATGATCTGATCTAGTAATTATGAATCGATCATATTTTTCCAACAGATTTTTCTCTTCAATTAACTCTTTGACAAACCATCGAAAACAAAACCCTATTGCTCCTGAACCACTCAAAACCTTCCCTTTATGTTTTATTCCACCCCATAACCCACCATTTATAACATCATTCTTTAAAAAAGAAGTTCTCCAATCAAACGCACCCAAACCCGTCTTCTTAGCGATCATATCAATACAATCGCCCCAATCATCGTATTCATCAACGAGTTTGATATAAGACGCTCTATCATACAAAATATTTCTCGCTTCTCCTTTACCAAAAACCAATGCTAAGTCAGCATTTAATGGTTTCATTACATTTTTATTTAGACTTTCCCAAGCAACTTCAGACCCCCTTGAATTTCCAGTCAAAATGATGATTGTTTTTTGCATGAAATAAATTATATAGTATTATAATATTTATATTTTATATTTATTGTAACATTGAATTAAGCGAAAAACTTATCATCTATAAATATATGTAAGCATACATGACTAAAATCGATATATTTGTGATAAATATACCTAGACATACTGAAAGATTAAGTAATTTTATAAAGCATTATCCTCATGAATGCCATGTCGTTCAAGCAATCGAAGGTAGAGAACATTGGAATACCGATGTAATGTTAAAGTGGCCAAACATGAATCACTCCATCATAGCTTCAAACTACAAAGGACTTCAACTCTCTATGCGAAAGGCTATCCTTACCGCTAAAGAAATCGATAGCGATTGGGCGGTTGTATGTGAAGATGATGGTGAATTTCCTAAAAAAGTTGATTTTCAAAGCATAATCAAGCGCTTTCATGATTCGCAAGTGATATGGTTAGATGCCCGAAATAAAGAAGGGGATGGGTATATACCATATTCTAGAATGAATGCGGTAATGTATCACAAAAGCGTATTCAAACTTATGATTAATGAATTACACCCTGATACATCTAAAGAGATGAGCCAATGGGAAAAGCATCACAATAAACAGGTCATGGTAAACGATTACTATATACCGTGGATGCTTTCTCGTAGTGGGTTTAAAGTATCTAGTATGAAGGTTGTGAAATCTAATGTACAGACAAAAAAATTCAAAAGTTCAGTGCGTTGTAATGGCGATTGGAAAACTAAATATGATGGTACATTGGATGACAATTCATCATATTCATTTGACGGCTTGTACAATATATTTCGATAAAAAAAAATCGTGGATTAATTAATTGAGTTTGGAACCTTGTTGATTGTTCAAACGATTGTGTTAAATATCTCTCGATGCAACACCAAGTTTAATTTGAAACTATATTCACTATGTTTAAAAATTCGCTATTGTATATTTCTATTTACTGTTATTTAAATGAATGTGAATTTATCATGTATCCTACTTGGAGCTGGTTCGAGTACGCGATTCAAAAATACACTCAATAAAATTAACATTAAGATCAATAATGAATACCCCTTAGATATTTTACTAAGTCGTATTTCAAAGTTAAGTATCATCAATGAAATAGTTATTGTTGGTAATCCTCAAAGCGAGTTTGATCTTCAAAACCTAAATAGCATAAGATGTACCAATGTTGAAGGTGGTGCTACAAGGATTCTTTCTATTAAAAATGGAATAGATACCTTATTTTATCCAGAAAATGTTGTTATTGTTCACGATATTGCTCGACCTCTCGTTGATGTCGAACTTTTTGAAAAGTTACACCAAGCATGTCAAGAGTATGACGCGAGCGGAATATACTTACCTATGATAAACACGATATTAGAGAGTAAAAATGAACTAATGATCTCATCGATTAAGCGGGAAAGTCATGTACAATCCGTTACACCACAAGCATTTAAATATGTGTGCCTGAAAAATATTGGTGACTCTATCATACAAGAAGATATAAATGAAACAGAGATGCTTAAGTTACATACTAAGTATAATAAATCATTTCCAAAACTCATCCTAGGAAACCAAAGCGTCAATAAATTGACCTATCTTGAAGATTATCACTTATTAGCAAATTACGAAAAAATCTATAACAAAACCATATTTATTACAGGTGTTACCGGGAGCGTTGGAACGAAACTATTGGAAAAGTTGAGTATGTATGACTTCAAATTTATATTTATGGTGAGAAACATTGATAAGTGTAAACGGTTGTTAAAAATGTATCCTCATATGAAGGCGAATATCATTGAGGGTGACGTTTCATCCATGGATTCCATTTCAAAAACGGTTCAAACAATTAAAACGATGAACCTCAAGATTGATTACTTGTTGTTTTTACACGGGAGCATTCGTTTCCAAAACACAATTACTATGAAACGGGATGAAATCATGGATATCATAAATGTGAACTATACTAACAACATATTCTTGATTAATTATCTGTTAGATTTTACAAGTAAGAACTCAATCATTATCAACATAAGTTCAAGTAGTATTTATGGCTCCCGACCAAATCAACAAATATATTCTAGTTCAAAGATAGCTTTTCATAATTATATTGAAGGACTAAGGTTTGATTATTCACATAAATCTTTTTACAATATTGTACCTAGAAGATGTAATTCAGATTCCAGGAAAAAATACTTTGACGATGAAACCGGATTGGACTTAAACGATGTTTCTGACAGCATTATTAACATATTACTCACGATAAACAATAAATTAATGAATGGTCATCATTTTGATCTAAATTAAATAAATGAATATTTGGAACAATATTATATCCTTATATATATGTTCAATGTTTCAACACAATCGAATAAAAATAACGCGAACCTCATATGCATATGTTAAATCATACAAACTGGAACTGATGGCAAATTTGTCCAATTTATTTTCAGATATTTGTGTCAGGTATGTTATTTCACACGGAAATCTGCTTGAATACGAACGTGGTCAATCCATATTTCAAGACGATGATTTAGATATTCGTGTATGTAAACTAGATATTGAGAAATGGGAAAATTATTGTAAGGATCCCAAAAATCAAGCCAATTCAAAATACAATTTGCGTTTTGACAATCGTTTTCACGACATGAATAAACAAAAGAATAATGGTATCCAATGTCGTTTGATGCATCATGTGACAGACGCAACCGATGAACTCAAAAACATGAACATTCATGCCGACATTGTCTTTGATACAGTTACATCTAAACAGTGGATGGATTATGATATAGATTGGGATAATATTGTAAGAATAACATACATGGGAACCCTTACATATGTGCCTAAAAAAGAAGATATTGTTCGTCTTTTGAAAAAAAACTATGGCGAAAAATATTTGATACCACATCGTAACATAAAGTTATGAGTATTCTATAATCCCAATTACAATCATAATACAAGCTTTTTACAACTTCTCATGTAAAAACATAAATTCTTCACAATAGCTTCTGATTTGTCCAGGTTTTGGAAGACCCAATTCACATTTTTTACAAGGTCTGAACCATCTGTAGACGCAGGAACATAATGTTTCCATGGTATCAAATCTTTTGTTATTCCTACAGTAAAGTCACTAATAATTACTAATAAACATCCACTATATAATGTCCAAGCTAAATTTCCGGGCCATGCCCAACCATCGATACATAGTATTATTTTGTATCCTCTTTGTGTTGTTTCAGCTACTCTTTTATGAATTTTATAAGGATGGTTTTTCATAATCGATTTTGTAAAAAAGAAATCGAATAGATCATTATGTTCTTTACATACATCATGAATAATTTGCCTGGTTCCTTTGAATGAGTCACTTAATCCAGTGGTTTCCCCTGTCCAAATCGCTTTCGATCTTTTTGATTTCCAATTCTCGCAAGAATGGATTGTTGGTCGTCGTATGAAGTCTTTTGTATATGGACTTGGTATTAAGCATAACGATGAAAAGTTATATTCTGAATCATCTCTTAAATGTTTGAACGAACTATAATTTATAGCTGGTGAATAGATTTTGAATGGTTTGTTGAACTTGTTGATTTCATGGTTTTGTGTAAAGATTTCAAAAAAAGCATTATTATTAGCATACAACAAAGCATTCTTTTCACCATGTTTATAGAACACACCATCCCACTTGTACACAATGAAATAAACATTGTTGTTGTTTTTTGAAAGTGTTGTGAACAATGAAATCATTTCACTCTTATTTGAACCATTCCATATAGCGATCTTTTTAGTTCCCGTATACTCTTTGATCATGACACCATCCAAAAATAAGAAAAATCCATAGGTTAAAAATGCCTTATTTTTCAACAACACATCGAGCATTTATTTTTAAAGGCTACTACAACTCGTAAACGCATTTTGAAATACTCCATCCTCTCTACACCAAATATCCATAAAACCATTGATCGTCATCCATAATAGATTCATAATCATACACATCATCTAATACTCCATTCATCTCATAATCATAATCAATTTGGGTTTCATTCCCCAAAAAGAGGTCCGCAAACTTGGTCATCACAAAATACACAAAGCCCATGTTGACAGTTTCTTTTTTTATTAGATAGATAGAATCTTTTAATGTTTAAGTATGTCTACAATCATAGCCACTTAAAGTTAATACACAATCATTGATGTACAACACATAAAGGAAATCAATGTTGGCATCATCTGCAACTTCGTTGGCAACCGCAACTTCGTTGGCAACCGCAACCATTCCTAAATCATTATCAAAATCATCCAGGAATGTGTCTACAAAGCACCCCCAACCATCTTTCAAAGACTTGTACAATCTCAAGTTCATTACATCGACCAAAAAGAATTCAGGAATCTCTTATCCAAATGCGGGTATTCAACTGCTCTTTGTAAACAATGATCATCAATCCTACATTCATTCAATTTCCAGAATGAAAGAGGACACAAATGATAGCAAACAAGAATCACAAGAAACAAGATTCGAAACAGGATACATTGATGAAGTCGTCTTAGAGTGTGACAATCTAGGAGACATTCAACAACTATGGGTGTTTCCTGATGAGGGGACTTGGAGGCTCGAATACATTGTTCTTCATCATTTAAACACTAATGAAATGGCTCAATTTAATTGTGACTATTTGATTGGAAGTGATGACCATCCTGCGGTCATTATGAGAAAAAATGAATTGAATGTATTTGATCAACAGAAATATCTAGTGGGCATGAATGATTACAACATTTTGAAAAAAGATCTTCTTCAACTGAATCTTGGATTAGTAATGATTTGCTATTTATCTTTGCTCGTTACGAATCCTTTAGTTGCAAAGTCTTTCCTGGAAGGAGGATTGGTGGGAATCTTGTACTTGTATTTGCTTGAGAAGCAAACCGATTACCTTGGATCGATGGACAAAGCACTCTTGTATCCATTGGTGTCTGGTCCAGTTCGTTTGATTCTGATCGCTTATTTGTCGATATCCTCAGATGTTTTTGATCAACCAGAATTGCTGATTCCATATGCCTTAGGCTTCTTTATGTACAAAATTGCTGTAATTGGGATTGGGATTCGAGATTCTCTTGATAGTTAATCAATGAATAAAGAATGTTTGTGCTTATGCTACGCGCAACCATTCTCTAGCAAGTCTATCAAGAATGATTAAATTCATTCGTAACCATTCTCTATCAAGAATGATCGAATGGTTTCATTCTTTTGAATGATTTTGTAATCAAGTAGTTTTGTTGTATTTTTGTTTGTATATCGACTTTGTATGAAGTTGTCCATATACTCGACCACTTCTTTCTCTAATCGCACATTCATTACAATAAAGATCGCAATCAATTGGTCGATATTAAACTGTTCATACCTCACTAGTTTAGTGGCTTGAGTTTTCCAACATCGAAACAATGCTATATTTTGAATGGCTTCAATATCTGTATTACAAAAGTACCGTACATCTCGAACGGACACAAACACATAATCAAACAGAGACACATTAAAATACATCTCATGTAGTTCATTACATTTGATAATGTACACTCCTTCAAATTCATTCGCTTTTTTACTATTGAATGTTACATAACTACCATGAGTCACAGGTATGTTACATATCTTACATACCATTCGTATACACTGTAGAAGACGAGTCCCGCCAGAATTATAAGGTCCAGCAATCAATACCTTCATTCCACCCATCAAAAGTGACTTATTTTCTTGTGATATTTTTTACAGATTGATTCAATTAAAAATTGAAAAAAAGTATTCAGAAAAAGAATATATTAATTAAAAGTTCGAACAATCTTTATAAAGTGCGATGGTTCAAACTCGGTCACAAAGTGCGATGGTTCAAACTCGGTCACAAAGTGCGATGGTTCAAACTCGGTCACAAACTCGTTCTAAAAAAACAATCAATACATTAACAACACCAGGAATCATAACACAAATTGTTTCTCATTTGGATGATATCGATCCAGCGATTACTAGTTTGTTTTTGTTGGTGAATGATGCTCATTTGCGCCATGAACTACAGCCATGTGTTGACATCGTCGCTCAGTACAAAGAAGCCAAGTACATTGAAGATAAAAAGATAGAGCAAGAGAGGAAGACGATTGTTATTCGTGATCATATTCGTCAATCATTGGATGATGTTATGTTTGTAAGTGGTCGAAGAGAACAATTTAGAAAAGCAGAACTCATTATGAAGATATTTGATTATATGTGCTCATTACATGATGATCTATTCTTGGTGGGAAACTTTAGCTTTGCGTACGATATGCGAGGTTCAATCAATAAATGTATCCTACAATCCATTCAATTAGGAATGAAAGAATTCGAAACGAAAATGAAAGAATACAAGATCAAACTTACACCTTTCATTGATTTCTATCTTGAACATGGTCATGTCGAGTATATTGATATCTACTAATCGTTAATCAAATCGATACCATTTTGATGATGGAGAATGTAACTGTTTCATTAACATTTCACTTTCTTTTAGGCGTCGTTCGGTGTATGCTTTGAGACTTCTGAATTTATATGGATCACAACTCTGTATCTCTTCATCCTTTTCTTTTGCTCGTTTGTAGTAAGTTTCTAAAACCATTTTGTAATGGTTGATACGAACTTGTAATTCCTGTTTTGTTATGTCTGGAGAACAAAAAGCGGGTTGCTCTAAATGAACATCCTGAGGATACCTGAACATGGTCACAAATCCATATAAAATGATTGAATAATAAAAAATTATAGAAAACAATAGTATAATAAGATTAGATTATTCACTCAGATTAACTCATTAATGTCTAGGATCTTGCTGTTGTCAAATGAAGCCCTACACATGGGACAAGTTGATTTGTTGTTTTCAATCCACTTCTTGATACAATCATTATGAAACACATGTCCACACTCTAGATGTCCACCTTCTCCTGAACAAGTTTCGCTCAAACAAATAGAACACTCCTCTTGCTCACACTTTTTATTCCAAGGAAGCTTCACACAGCAACACGCATCAATATATTCCTTTTTTGCTTTATGGAACTCTTTTTCGATTACCACATAAGTGTTCCGATAATAGGTCATGTACTCATTGATGAAATTGTTATGCTTTCGAAGTTCGACAAGTAGTGCTTGCACCTTTACCAAAAGGGAGTCAGATCCATCCACATAAGCCACACGAATCTCTTCAATTTCTTCACTAATCTGATCTCTCTTTTGAATAATGCTTGTCAACTTATTGAGTGCATACTTTGTATTCATCATTTTTGTCTCTGCCATATAAGCTCCCTTCGTGTTCACAAAGTTCATCCAAAAAGTATGGTGTTTTGTATGAGGTTGACAAAAGACATCATCAAACACTCGCACACAATCCAAGCATGACAACTCAGAATGGGTGATTTGAAAATGGTTCTTAATCTTCTTGTGCACATTCATCTTCGAATTCATTGGTAGCTTCTTCATTAGCTGGTTACGATGATTCTTCAAGTTACATGAATACTTGACATCAGTAGTTTCAGTGTGAATGAATTCGAACTTGTAAAACACTGGCTTCTTACAAACCTCACCGCTCTTCGTAACACAACCACAAGTCATCGCATTCGTGGACATATTTCAACTGAGGTTTTTGTTTAAGAGTTCTTTTTGAAAGTGTTATTTAATCAAGATGCTCTTCACAAAAATGTTTCAATTTTTTTCCTCAACCAAATTACATTTAGAACTAAATTGAAACAATAATCATGAAGCATTAACACTAATAAGTTACTTATAATGCATGTCAATACATCCACTTGTTTTCACCGAGAGTGTTGCCTCATGGATGGTGTAATTATTGAATGTGAGAAATTTTGTAAAGTATCAAGATACAGCAAACCTCATGTTTTAAGTATAAGTCTCTTAATCATTCTATTCATTGTAGTTTTGTGTATGTATTGTTGTATGGTTGCTGAGAAATGTTCAGAGATTCGACGAATTCGTAGAAGAAAAGAAAACGCGAATCATATATCCATTCAAACCGAAATGAATGATCCTTCTGTATGTTGTGTTGTTATTGAACCTGATCAATCGTTGGATTTAGGTGAAAATAGTCTAACTTTTTAAAATTGTTACATAGTAAATAAATAGAAGAGTGCCTATTTTAGAAAAATGGCTCCTAAGAAAGGTATCGAAGTGAATACGGATAAAAAGAATGATAAGAAGACACCAAAAAAGACAACAAAAAAACAGACTAATGGTAGTAGTAAAATGAAGAAGACTGGAGGTGTCCTACCTTCGGCTACGGCTCCTAGACCTTTGACTGCTAATAAGACTGTTAATAAGGATAGACTACCTACGACTGCTGCTACTACTTTGGGTAGACCTTCGACTGCTAATAAGGCTAGACTACCTACTGCTGCTTCGGCTAGACTATCTTCGGCTAGACCTTCGACTGCTACTACTACTACTTTGGGTAGCCAATCTTCGACTGCTGCTACGGCTAGACTACCTTCGAGTGCTGATGATTCACGACCACCTTTTCTGGAAGATTCTGAACCACCTTTACCTCCTGGGAGAGGAACCGAATTTGTTTTTGAATTTGACTGTGACAAAGATGAGATGACAAAAAACATGTGTAAAGATGGTACCGATCTTGAAGCGACAAGTTCAAGGCTCCAACAAATAATCCAGCAAATCATTAATGAATTATTAGCAGCGCCCGATGCTCTTCCACCATTGAACATATTATTGACGCAAATCTTTGTCTCTTTTGTGGTTGATGCGCTTCAAAATGTGTTATCAAATCCAACACATCGCCAAGAGTTTGACCCAACCGATAAAAACATAAACAACTTATTCAAAATGGCATCGAACATTGTATTAACATCACTTGTTACCACAGGAACTGTGCCAACTGCTTCAACCATTGTTATTCGTGTCCTTGTTAAAAGATCATTAATGGAAAAGAAAAAAGCACCATCTCTCCCAGCAATGGGTAAAAACCTAACAATAGAAACTTTTAAACAAAGTAAAAAGATACTAAAAAAATTTAATGCGTTCAAACCACGAATGATAGAGATTATAAAAAATAATGATCAACAACCTGACAACCTTTTAACTATGCAAGGCATTGTCGGAAGTCGTCCTAAGACACGAAATGGAGGAAGGAAGTCTCGTCTCGGCAATTAGGACAACTACCATTCTTTCTTATCCATGGACGGAGGCAATCATTATGGAATGAATGACCACAGTCTATTTGTCCTCCTGTGTTTTTGTTTACATTTTCGAAACATATGGTACATTCATCAGTGTCTTCTGGGATGACCCAAGGGATTTTAAAAGTCAAGACATCTTCATATTTTTCTTTTGCGAGTGTATACATTCGTTCACTTTCAATCATATTCGCAACATCATTAATGTTGTGTATCATTGCCATTTCAACAAATATGAGTCGTTGAGACATTTCTTCATATTCTTGTTCCGAAATAGATAGAAAAGGAGATTCGAGGGTTAATCGTAGTGTGGTGGCTTCTTCTTTTAGATTTTTCATAGTTTCTAGAGTGTTCATGTATTTCACGAGATCTTTTGAATATTGTATGCTTTGCTTTTTGAGTTGAAGCAGATAGGTCTCCTTTTCACTATAAGGACCTTGAAAGATCTTGGAAGTGAAAACAATATTAAAACAATTCAAACTATGGGATTCGACAAACTGTTCACTCATTTGTTCATATACAAACACATTGATTGATTCTTCCAAATTCATCTTCGAAACAATCATATCACAATGATGACGGTTTCCACAACAATGATATGTTTTCCCACATGAAAACTCATAACGAAATTTGGCTGATTTTTGACAAGGAGTTCCTTGATGGTTTTTGTAATCACACCTTAAAGAAGCCATCCCAATGATTTGATCTTTTCCAGATAACAACTTTAATAACTTGTAAATAAATTATATTAGTATTGATAATCAATTTTTTAATTATTTAAAAAAAGAAATATGTGTTTGTATCCCTGATTTTAAAATATTTTGTACATCATCATCAAGAGATAAAAAGACCCCCATGAATACTTTATGGAAAACGATGAAAATAAGTTCTTTGAATACAAAGAACGATCATTGTTTCGTTGAAGACGAGACTGAGGAAGATGAAAATGATGGTAGAATATCTTCGGAAGATGAAAGCAATGACAGTAATGAAATAAATTTTGAGGAAGCATTGAAGGACTCTTTTACAAGCTCCTCTTGGAAGGACTCTTTTACAAGCTCCTCTTGTCGACGATCTTTGCGTTGTGAGATCGAAACCCCGTTCTTTCGATCATCAAAAGATGTATCTACTTCAGAGTTTAAATATGATATCATGAACAATGTGTGTATATGTATGATAGATATAGCGGGGTTTTCGACATGGTGCTCCAATCATCATCCTAATATTATCGCGCGAGCTATGGTAAGTTACAATGATTGGATATGTCATCTTATCAGAAAGTATCAAGATATCAAAAAGGTTGAATTGGTTGGAGACTGTTGTATGGTAATAAGTGGGATTCATGCAGACAATTTCGATACTTTGATTCTCACTTATTTGAACATGATTCGTTTTGCGGTCGATATGATTGAAGATATCACCACTTTGAAAAATATTTTCAAATCAAAAAATATTGGTATTCGTATTGGCATTCATGTATCAGATGTCATTGGTATTTATTTGAATAATCCATACAAGTATCAACTCTTTGGTAATGACATCAATGTATGCAGCCGTTTAGAAAATTCAGCAATTACAAACACCATTCATGTGTCTGAAAAAACATTAATGTGTTTACAAAATGCTTGTGATGCGGTGTGTGGTCCATGCTCACGATGTATCAAAGGGAATGCAATCAATCAAAGTTACAAAGGAATTGGGTTTAAGACAAGTTATCAACTATTCCTCAAGCAAAAATCAATATACCTAATCAATTTCAGCGATTTGTTCAAAAAACGATTTACTGAAAAACACAATACACACACTTACAAATATGAAATAGAATACAAGGACATTTATACTGATATTGACGCATTCAAATATATCGCTATCATTATCAATATATCAAACTCCAGAGCAATTTATGATGAATTTGAGGAGGTGTCCAAGATCATCAATCATATAAAAAAGAATACACAGTTCAAACAAACATGTATTCTCATTGTGGAAGCATCACTCTATGAAAATACCAGAAAAATGTATGAATATGAATTTGAATATATCCTTAATTATGAAGAACATACATTTGATGATACCATTCGTTCACTTTTGCTTAGAATCTCAAATGAATTTAATGAAAAGAAACGAGGGTCTCTCGATTTGACCATTTATGATCACATTTGAAATGATCACATTTGAACTTAACCTTGAATTAAAACACTGAAGTCATCACTAATATATCACGATATCCTTTCATTAATGAATCTTTCCGTGTAATATTAGATACATAATGTTTGACTTTACGATCATTTATAATAATCATTTCACCCTCTTCTAATTCTTTATTGTAGATCTCTTCTTCATCCAATGTATAAATCTTATTGACCCCTCCTTGGATGTTGTTTCGACTCACGCACATGATCCCTACATAGTTGTAACCATCTTGATGTATACCTTCAGGTACAGGAGTAACAGAATCATTGTTGACTTCAACACGAATTTGATGGACCATACATTTGGTACAATCCAATCCAGATATATTTTTTACATAGGCTACAAAATAAGTAACAATTTTGTGAAAACATGGATCATCACAAACATTTATTGGTTTGTATTTTCGAATGATTCCACCATTCTTTGTTGGATTGTATTGTTTGGATTGTATAAACTTGGTACCATATACCAAGAAAGTGGTTGTATCGATGAGGGAATATCGTCTGTATCTTGTGTTTTCATAATTCGAATCGATCGTCAATTCATTGTACTTATGAATGAACTCTTTAGATAATTCGAGTTTGTGTAATGTAAAGTCCTTCTCTTGTTCCTCTTCTATGAATATATTTCTGAACATCTTTAAAGGCTGAAAGATCGTCTTATGAAAGTAGGACTCTTCAAACATTCGTAGCTCTTCAAAGATATGATGGATCTCATCGATATCATTATAATGTAAGAATGATATCCTTAACACATCTTCATCCAACAACTTAAGACAATGAAATTTACCATACGAACTCATAATACCAATCTCATTCAAATACAAATTGATATGACTCATGCTACAATATTTGGATTGTAATGAAATGATTGGTAATCGTTTTTCATTCCCAGTTGAATCAGTTATCGCTTCAAATATCTTACTTCGTTCTAAATATTTGTCACACAATTGTGTAAAATAACTTTCGAAAGCATTCACTCTATTAAAGAATGAATGGATGATTCGCCGATCGATCTTTATATGAACATCAATATTCCCAAAATAATCTCTTAACATATAATCTTGGATTCCTAACAATCCAACCAAACATTCATTCGGAAAACTACCCAATTCCAATTTCGATCCTTGTACAAAATAATGATTCAAATTCAGTAACATATGAATATTCTTCACATACACCGCACTAATGTGAGGACCTAAAAACTTGTAAAAAGATACAAAGTAAAAGTCCACATCCCAATCATACACATCAATCATATCATGTGGTAAATAGGATACACCATCCACCATAATGATAAGTGTATTATTTAATGAACGAAGCTTCTGAATGATTGTTTTGATATCAAAGACCACACCTGTAATATTACTTACATGTGGAATGATCACCATACTAGTGTTTTCAGTAATCAAACCATACAAATCTTCATAGTCAAATGAATATCTAAACTTGGGTTTCCACCATTTCACTATCATGGAATGATGTTGATTGGATTTGTATTCAATTGGAGTAATCATTGAATAATGTAATGCTTCACACATGACTACTTCATTCATTTTATGAATGGGTAATGCGTTCATAACATTCATTGCCATTTGACTGGTCGAACTTCCAAATTGAATCGTTCCAGCTACATTGTTGAATAAGATGTTCACAAACTCTCTCGCCTCCTTACAAAAATCATTGGATTCATCACCAACCTCATGAGCACAATCCAATTGTACATGATTATTTTCCATATAGTTTGTCATATAGTCACTTACACTATCTAGTATTTGTGACCCTCCCGCATTGTTACAATAGATACGAAAAGGGTGATCACGCAATACACCAAATTGATCTCGATAATTGTTTTTATTATCACTACTCATAATTAAACCACTACTCATGATGTATCATAATCCTTACCATTCTTACACTCTTTTTTTTAAATAATTCTCAACCAAACCATTTCATAAAGAATTCAAAACAACTGAATCGCACTAAGTTCATTGGAACTTGTCGCATCATGTTTGGACTCACTCCTTTCCATAACGCTTTCACACCTTCTCCTTTTACAATTTTATAGATAGTGTTTGCTTCAATATTGTTGATTGTTCTGTTTTTACACAAGTCTACTGGATTCGAGACGATTGCTGTGGTAATGGAAGACATAATCGATGAAACCCCAAAGACAATCCATGAGTGATCACATCGTGTACCTAGCTCTTGTTTTATTTGTTCATACACTGAAAATTGACAAGCGGTCACAATGACTGCTCTAGACAAGGTGTATCGAAATCCTTTCCAATATCCAGTCCAACCATGTTGATTATAAATGGTTTGAATGCTTTTTGGAATATTCGAAAATGTTTTCGGATCACTTTGCATGCTTACCATCACCACATCAAATGGGGTGCCAATGATCGCACCGAAAGCTCCAGCACTCATTCCACAAGCGAATTTAGATGCGAAGCTTTGTGGTTGAAACTCTTGCTTCAAGACATTGTAACAAAACATCTTCGAACTAACAAAGGTACCATTCCGTAAGATGGATGCGGACATTCCTTTGTATAGAAAGCCTGGCCCTTCTTTCTGTAAGATTGAAGATACAAAGGGTATTGTGTTGATGTTGGACACCTTATTCTGTACCCTTACTTTGACCACATCGATAGGATGTGTAATGAGTGATGAAGTGATCGATGATAATGAACTTGTTATGATCAGATTGCTTTGTTTTTTGAATTGGTCCATCTACTTGTTTGTTTCTAAGAAAATAACATAAATAAAATGAAATCTCATCTCCAATTCTTCACCCTATTCTCCATGATGACCGCACCATTTCATTGTCCTTACTAAAGCTTTTTAGTTGTTTTGAGTCTTTGGTATTCATTATTTATACCATTCCAATACTTTAGTTATATTATATTTTATTTTATTTTATTATATTATATAAAAATAACAAACATGAACTTAGAAATGAACGGAAAAGAATCAATTAAAGATTTCGAAACATTTATTGAAAAAGCAAAAACATTGACAGAATCAACCAAAAAATCCAGCAAAAAGTTGACCAAAACATCTGCTAAAAAAGTTGTCAGGGATTACGAAAAACACAAAAAGAACCTTGTGACAAAGTCCAAAACTGCAATTATTGATTTGATTAAATATTTGAAGAAAATTAATGTACCTGAATTTCTAATTATAGAGTATGTTTTAATGCCCGAAGACGTTTCCTTAAATGAAACTAATGATTTATTAAAATCTTATGAATTAATCATAAAGGGTTTAGAAGAACTGGTCTTGAATCCTCCTCCTAAAGATGATTAAGCTTATTTTTAATAACTTATTAATTGCAGATGTTATTGAAAACTTTCGATAGTAAAGCAATATCATCCATTGAAATCATGATCAGATTAGCTGAGAATTTTTAATGAGAAAATAGGAAGGCTTACTATCCTCCTTATTTTCCCATTCATCCAACATATAAGTTACTGTTGCTTATCATATAGCTTCTTCTTACACCATGTGAAGCATTGAGACAAGCATACAAAGAGGATCACTGATATCCATATAAAGATCTCATATTCCGCTTTGTAACATGCTTTCTCTCTAATAATCATTTCATCTGTAACCTCATTCATGAAGGAGAAGAGTATATGGAAGATGTTGAAAATACACAACATTTGGAGTTTGTTTTTGTTGTTGTATATATAGCTTTGTATATATGGTGTATATAGTGTATATATAGTGTATATATAGTGTATATAGTGTATATGATCAATTTGTTATGATGGTTTTATTCAATTTTTTGCTTTTAGTGTAAATTTTAGAACTTACTTTACAACCTAAACAAAAAATACAAAAAAACAAAAATCAATATATATTAAGTGTTTCAGATGACTGTTGACCCTTATCATTAGTTAAAAAGCTTATTCTGTTTCTCGAACATTTCTACATCATATTTGCTGATGTAGCCATTATTATTTTTGTCCGCTAAATGGAACTTGAACCATTGGTCATTCGTTGGGGGTCGACCATACTTTTTCATAAAATAAGAATGGAACTCATTCAATGAGATTCTTCCATCATGGTCATCATCCACAACATCAAACTCTTCGCTATGTACTCTCACACAACTACATAACCATCCATAAAACGAAAAATGCATTCTTATGTTTTTTTTATTAACCTAACATCATATTTTATGGCAAAAACCAAAATCATAACAAATGAATTGATTTATAATTTAGAATGGAACTTTTAAGAAATAACAAGATGAACAAATTTGTGATACCAGAAAAGTATCTTTTCGGAAGGATCCTTTCTTACCAATTAAAACAAGTAATCCCAATCATTGATTATGCGGTAGAACACAACTCAGATAAATATGCTTTTGAACAAAAATACAATCAAATCCTACATAGCTTTCCGAATAACTACCATGCGATCAAATTATCTGGGATTGATTTATCTTCTGAAATTGCAAAACGAATCGCACACAGATGTGCCTATACAAACAATAAATTATTGATTGATGCGGAAGAAGTAGGAATACAAAAAAGAATTCGCACAATCACCGACGATCTGATCGAATCCAATCATGAACACATTTTTAAAACATACCAAATGTATCGTAAGGATACACTACATCAATTGTTATTAGACATCGAGTATTTCAAAAATAATAAACAAGTATTAAACATTAAGCTCGTTCGAGGTGCCTATTATCATCAAGACAAATACACTGGACTGATTTATGATACAAAAGAAGACACCGACAAAGCATATGATTATGCGATCGATGTTTTGAAATCACACCAACAAGATGTTGGAGAAGTTATATTCGCAACACACAATATGAAATCATTCAACAAAATTAAAGATCTAAAAAATAATAACTATTACCACGCATCATTAATGGGCTTTGATGAACCATTTCTATTTAAGGGTCACATAAAAAAGATGGTGTATATTCCATTTGGACCATACCATAAAACTTACCCTTACCTTATGCGTAGATTGTATGAAAACCCATTCATCTTCAAGACTGAATTCGAAAGATTGTTACAAAAACATTAACAACATTAACAATTAGTTTTTATTTGGGTATAGGTTTTCTCTTCATAGGAGTTGTACCTTTCTTACTTTTGGCATCGCTTCCAAGTGGATCGTTTCACTCCTTTCTTTCGTCCTCCACTTTGTTTACAATTATCGGATTGAAGTTTCGATTCATCGAAACCTGACTTCATCAAGTTGAAAATCATTGGTCCAGTAGCATGTTTTTGAAACATGTCTCGTTTTGGTTTCAAGTACCTTTCGAATCCATGTTTCGAATCATCATATTCATTTCCTAATCCAAGAATATATTTAAGATTACAAGGTGTCATATCAATGATGGTTTTTACAGACACAAAGGAATTCGCAAATTTACTAGATCCAAATAGCGTACAATCATCATCATTCGCACCAGGATTCAATGATTTACATACTATTTCGAAAATCGAACATCCTAAGGCCCATCGATCAATTTTCTTACGATTCTCATGACTACTTAATTCATCAATCTGACTCATGTACTGCATTGTAAAGCTAAGATCATCTCTTGTATCTGTTTCGTGAGTTACGCTTCCTAAATCAATAAATTTCAACTCCATATTAGGTTGATTTACATTTCGGACACCAATGTTTGCTGGTTTGATATCATTATGACTGAACTTAGTAGTTTCATGAAAATGATATAATTGTTTTTGGAGTAGTGTAGCGGTGGAACTCAACTTATCTTTTTGAATTGTGATCTTATCCAAACTTGTATCCATAGATTCCATAATCATTTCATTGTCCACTTTAATCAGTTTGTACACTGGATACATTTGTACCCAAGAATGATTCTTTTTATTTGCTGTTTTATCTGTAAAATCCTTTTCGGTCTCTAAAGAATATTTTTCATCTAATACACTCTTTCGAACTGTTTTATCATTACATTTAGTTACTCTACCAAAGTGACCAACGCCTAGTTTATCATTTTTATCACATTCTAATTTATGGAATCTCCCCTTAGGATCATTAGGATCCTGAATAACCAACAAAGTCATCTTTTATTTTGAATACTCGAATTACTTTATTATAACTATATAATTAAAATCACAAAGCTATAAACATAAGTGTGTGTGTTTCAATTGACCTTTTTATAAACCTTCTTCAAATAAATAAGTAAAATAATCCTTAGGACATTATGGTCAATAAAAATTTAATCAGCAAAGAATCAATCAACAAACTCGCTAAGAAAGCAGGGATCAAATCTATCTCTAGTTTGATTCCTGATGAAATAATTGGTATCACTCGTGTGATGTTAGAACAAGTGCTTAAAGTGTGTATTCTTGTGGTCGAATCTGGTGATCGCAAAACCATCACAGTGGAAGATATTAAGTATGCTTTGGAGAACTTAGGCCACAAATTGTATGACTATGATGATGTAGTTAAAAAATGTAAACCATTTAACAAAGGAAAAATAAAGAAAAATAGATACTTGAGAGAAATACGATTCTATCAAAATCAAGATGATTGTGTATACATTCCTAAGGCAACTTTCAAAAATCTCGTTAAGTTTGTGATGGATGATCACTTTAATTCCAAACTTAAATTCAATACCATCGCAAGTGGAACAACTACAAGTGGCGATCGAAGATCTTCTAGTCTTGCTCTTAAAAAACTCCTATATCCTTGCGATTCATGCCCAAAGAACTACACTCCATCCTAAAGATATTGCTACCGCAAGATTGATCATGAAATCATGTGATTCGATATTCGATTCAGAATAACTTTATATAACATAAATCCAACATCTTTCCATAAAGTGTATACCTATTCTCATGATACCACTCCCATCCATGAATCTTTTTTATGTATTCCTTTGACTTAGACTCACATAAGTGTAAAGCAACCAAACACAATGGAACTTCGAAACAAGCATCCTCGAACATCTTCTTCGACTCCCAATACCCTGGAACATTGAATACCTCAGGCTCCAACACCACCACTTCATGATGAAACTCCTTTGCTAAACGCAATGGTAACCATATGGATGCCTCTTCCCATTTGTCAGGTTCAAATGCTCTTTCATACGCATCCATCCATCTCTTAAAGAATTTAGATTTAGGTTTGGTGATCATAATCGCATTACATATTCCACCAATGTACTTTACTGGCTCTTTTTTATTATTTACACCCAAACTATACTGTTTACACAAGGTTGTATTATCTTTAAGAAACGGTTTCATTGACTTGTGAGAAACAGTGTCCATATCCATATATATCCCACCCATCTCCCATAGTATATCCATTCTTGCTTTGTCTGCTCGATGTGCGGTTTTCTTAATCTCTTTTATACCAATATGGGTTGGTATATCTATTTTTTTCAACTGTAAACAGGATACATCTTTTTGTAATCTATCCCACCATTCACCATAAATCATGTGATGGTAATGAATGTAAATTGATTCTACTTCTGGGTTTGCCATGTAAGCTGATAATACTGCTATATAATGAACAAATGAGAATGGTTCCCTTTGTTCCATTAATCCAAAAATGAAATGAATAATATATGGGACTTCCTCACATTCATTGAAAAATGACCTCCAATCAAAGTCTTCATTTACTAATTCAATATATTCATCATTGTTCGTATCCATTTTTGGGTGCTTGTATGCTTATGATGATATAAGATTATTTTAAATGAAGAATCTAGTCATTTCGTCTCGTTAATGAATTGCCGAAGATGTTCAGTGCGTTCGCACTCGATTTACTCATAATAGTATCAATCTTGCTAGTTGCTGTTTCACCAGCGGATCGTGCTGTGCTCGATATGTTACCACTACCAAAAGACATTACAACTGTTGAATTATTCACACGAGAATCATGCTTATACAATTGTAATATTCCATTATCATTGATTTGAAAACCATAAGAAATCGTGAAATCATCATCGAATACCCTATAGAAGTTCGCATCATTCATGTAAGTCGTACCATTCAACACCAAGTTCGAATTCAACACTAAATCACCACCCAAACCTATCACACTATCACATGTTAAATTCAAATCTCCTGTAGCATGAATATTCATATCTTGAGCTGTGTCATTCTCATCTTTGTATGCAGTAATGTTTTTGAGCGCAAGCTCATTGAATGCTGTGATTCCTTCAGGGTATTCGACATTGGATGACATGATGTTGTATGGTGTTTATTGTATGTATATGATTTTTTTGATTTACCTCGATACAAACACCATAAATCTTTAAATCCTAAAAGGAATATATACATCATTTAAAAATATAAAACCTATGAGTATACAATTATATATACATATATTGTATATTATCAAGCACATATAATTACCTAACATGCCCAAACCAATACACTATATATTTTCAATAGGGTATCATTCAAGGTCAGTTAAAGTGTTAAAAAAGTATGATTTGTATAGATGTGATGGTCCCTTTGATTATATGATCATTGATTTGGAGACTTGTTTTGCTAATATAGAGAATGCTTTCGAACATTTTTTGGATTATGATCATTTGGTGATGATTAATCAAAGTGAGAAAAAGATCATATCCTATAAGCATGTCAATGATAATATCATTCAATTAGTACAGAAGAAAGATACTGAACCAATTTCATTTATGAACAAGAACTATTTTACGGAACCTATTTTTATGAATCAATCATATGTTCATAATAATGATACAGTGATTCCATTGGATTCTGAAATACACCATTGGGATCGTGTATGTATTTTCAATGATAATGTCTTTGATACCATATCGAGAAAGACATTGTTAAAAAGTTGTGAACGATTCAATCGAATGTATCATATTCAACCGAAACATGTATGTCTATTTCATATTACATTGATCATTAATATGCCTTTAAAAATGTATAAAAAGCTTGTGGAAGATTGGATGAAATATTATGGTATTCGTTGTTTCTTAACGATGATTGTATGTACGATTGATCCAGTAAAAAAGAAGTATGAACTCAAAGACAATATATTATTCATTCATAAAGTGATTAATTTAGATTCGAAAAATGATTATAGCTTTGAGGAGGAAATAAAGATCATGAAGAAAAAGTTAGACATCCAACTAGTGTCCGAGGAGATCATTCAAGACACTTATGATTATGACAAGGATATTATCATCGTATAGCTGTTTGTATTATTTAATTAATAATGTGTTGAATAATAATCTACTATAAAATGAAGCACTTATCAACGATTCACTTCTTATTTTCAGTAGGTCATCGATGCAATTCAGTGAATGCCATGAAGGAAAATGATCTTAGGATGTGTAGTGGTCCATTCGATTACATGTACATTGATTTAGAGACTTGCTTTCAAAGTATTCGAGATCGATTCCAAACCTTTTTGAACCAAGAGTGTATGGTAATCATACACAAAAATAAAAAACAAGTATCTTACAACAAGCCAGTAAATCCATCCATCATTGAATGTATTCGAAAAGATGAGCCCATACAATACATGGCACACGACTATAGTAATATATCTATTCTTTTGAATCAGTCATTCATTCCTCAACCAACTATACATTCCAACAATATATATGATTGGAATCGAGTGTGTATATTTCATCATCACAATGTTTTGGACCCTACCAATCATTCGAAAATAAAGAAGAGATGTTCAACTTTCAATCAAATATACGAGACTTTCTGTAAGCATGTATGCTTGTTTCATGTTTCAAAAATCATTGAATCTTCCATCATTGAATATAAAGACTGTGTTCTTCGACTCATTCATGATTACAACATAAAATGTTTTGTTGTTGTCATTGTTTGTACCCCATTGGAATCGGAACTTTATGAAATGACTGAACATGTACTATTTATTTATAAAAAAGTCCCTCCTTATGACATCCAATCGAGTCAAGTACAATATAGCGAAGAACAATCAAAATATGATATAGGTACAGATAATAACTACACATTCAGCAATGAAATCAAACTGATGAAAACACTCATGAATATAAGATTATACTCTTATGATATCATTGAAACCACATTCAATGATGGATAAGGAATCAATTACACATCCTCTTCATTTGTGTCTCTAATTCCTCAAATACCTTCACAGACTCCATGGTATCAAAATGTTCACCAATATAAGTTTTATCATACAAGTCATCATAAGACGAAGACATCATCGAATACAACATATCATACTGATCTCCTTTCGTCCAATTAGTGTTTTGATGCTTGTGTTTGCGTAATGCCATAATATCATCATATGCTTTCATGATACTTTTACAATGATCCTCACACAACTTCTTAATATGAACATCTTGTACTTTGTCAGGATGATACATCACCAACAATTCCTTTTTTCGTCTCTTTAGTTCATCATTCGAAACATCAGACCTTACCTTAAGGACCTCATAGAGAGAACTATATGGATCCATGATTGTTCCTATTTCCAAATTGAAAAAATTGATTACGCGGTCTCGCGATATCTTTATTCACAAGAGTAAGCATTAAGTACATTTAATAAGTCAAAGAGTGTATCAAATAATCATGCCACCATCCAACAAATCCAATGATTGTATTACGATGCAACGCCTCGAAGGCATTTTAAGCGACTATGAACATACCAAACATGAACTTCAACTCATTCATAAAGAACCTATATTGACAAAGAGTGTGCTTCTTTCTAAAATCATAAAACCATACAAGATCCCTTTGAAATCGATCTTCTCCATCATGAATCGTGTTATATTCGAACATGATAAGACTTATCTGATTACCAATCTCTTAGTACACCCTGAACAGTTCATACTTTTCAACGATCCAATGATCTCTTATGATATAGTGAAAGCTATTTGTAAAAAAGAAGAACTAACCCATATTAACCTCCACAAAGCATGGTGCTATGATTACTTTATCACAAAATCGAAATCATTCTATGTAAATGCTCGGCATTTTAAGCAAGATTTCATCGATGAGTTTGGGGTAAAAGAATACACCACATTTCAACAATATCTTATCCAACAAAACAAACATTATGTAACCCTCCAAGAGTACATTGATTATGAGAATGAACTATCTAAACAATTTAAGTCATGTTTCCAAACACAACATGGAGATCAATCTTCCATTCAATCATTCATCAACAACACCACTTCAATCAATTTGAATGAAGAACAAAAAGAAGCACTCATTCAATGTGTCACCAACAAGTCTCATATTATATGTGGATTTCCTGGAACTGGTAAATCAACCATTGTTAATGTGTTAAAAGACTATTTGTATTCACAAGGACATATCATCTCTGCGGTGGCTCCCACTGGGTTGGCAATCAAGAACTTGCTCTCTAAATGTTCCATGAAGAACTTAGACTTGTGTGGGACTATTCATAAGATGCTCTACAGTGTGTATCCATACATCAAGTTTCATAGGATCAATCCATCTGAAAAGCAACTCCAAAAGATAGACAAATTCAAAACCATGACCCCTAGTGTTATCATTGTCGATGAGGTTTCAATGATCGATACCGTCATTCTAGAAAAATTGTTGTACTATACCAAACTGTTTGATGCGAAGTTGATCATGTTGGGCGATGAGAACCAACTCCAACCAGTAAGTGCTGGAAATCCACTCTATCAGATGACGAAATCAACATTCATGAAACCATTCATAAGCAATTTGACCCAAATCATGCGACAAGACAACCCATTCTTGATCTCCAACATTAAACGGATTCATGATGGAGAGTACTTGATGGAAGAGCATTTTGATGGGAAAACAATGATAAAGCAAGACTACAACACATTCATTGACAAAACAACCAAAGAGGTCACTCTTCAATCATTGAACACATTCATTCAATCTAATCATCTAACCAAACACAACTCTCAGTTCTTGACACCAGAGAATCATAAAAACTGTGGAAGTACCAAAATGAATATGCTTCTACAACGAATCTATAACAAAAATAAAACGATTCCATACACCAACTATAAACTATATGATTTAGTGGTGCGAACTCAAAACTGTATTGATCAAGAGCAAATGTTTGCGAATGGAGAAACTGGTACAATATGGGAGTCTGATCAAACAGCAAATACTGTGACTATTATGTATGATTCAGGACAAAAACAAGTTATATCCTATCAAGAACTATTCGAAGAGTTTTCACTTCGATATTGTATGACCATTCACAAATCTCAAGGAAGTGAGTATGAAAATGTAATCTTGTTCATGGGAACACCTCATGAGTCGAGTAGTTGGAAACAATCAAGTGCCAAGAAGCTACTATATACTGCTGTTAGTCGAACCAAAGAGCGATGCTTTGTGATCGAGAAGAAAGGGGTCATGAACATCGCTCAGTCTGCGGATGAAAAGATCGAACCATCTATGTTCCTTTCATAGCACTCGACTCATCCTCTTTTCCCCTCTTAAAAAAAATTGATTTTCAATTTAAGGGTTATCTTAAACAAAGAACAAATTACATTTAATTAAAGATGCCTATTGTGACTCGTATTCTTTGCAGTGTGACCCAAAACGCAAAGCATGTTCGTACGGTTCGTATGAGAAGTATTCAACGCAATACACTTTCCAAGAACAATGATCAACCTGATACCAATAAACTAATCGGTAGTATCGTTTCGGTTCCTTCATCTTCTGAGGATGAAGTCCATGTCCAATCGAAGGATCATATTGTAGAATCTAATTTTCAATCAGAAAACCAAAACCTAACAATGAAAACGAAGATTGTGGATGAAGGACATCGTATTCTAGTGTTAGTAAACACTGAATGGATTGACCCTAAAACAAACCAAATAAAAACGAAGAGCTCTCAAAGTGTATATGACATTTAAAAAAACTGAAACTAACCTTAATGAACATATCTCCCAACCTCATAAATATGCTTTTTCTTTTCTTCAGATACAATAATCTTGAAACCATAATCTGGACACTCACCAATATTATGCCATTCTTTCATCCATCGTTCATTGGTTACAGAATACATAATCTCTCTACCTGTTGTTGAATCTGAATTCGGTGCAGCAAACTCATCAATGAACCGTGAAAAATAACAATTCATAGGATTATCCATATCAATCACCACATAAGATGACATAGTATAGTCATATCGATTGATTAAGAACCCTCCATGGTCATAGAGTCTGATCTTCAACGCAACCTTATCTGGATCATTCAATGTGTAAATGAATGTCTCACTAATCATATTAATCCCTAATGGTGTAAATAAATCTTGGTTATATAGTCTTGTTTCTATTTTTCTATCATTCTTATCAAACTCAATAGAAGTGGTGTACTTTTCTACTGGGTTGTGTTTAGGTATCGATGTTTCTGTCACCTCTCTCAATTCTATATCTGATTCTTCCTCAAAACAACCTCTACAAGAACTAAAGATTCCCATATTGTAATCATTCATTCATTATATGTTTCTTAGTTTTAAGTGTGTAAATCTTCATGGTTTCGCAAAAAATTGATTTTTGTGTACAATTATTTCGTTTACAAATCAAACTGTATACAACACACTAAACACTTCACTTTCAATCATGGCTCCTATGACTCGCTCTATGGCTCGTAATATGATGGAGAAGAACACTAAGATGATCAAGGATGTAATGACAACACCTGGTATTGCTACAATGATCGCATCGAATATGCATGCGGATGACCGTGGTTTGACTTCGATGTATAGGTTGTATAATGATGATCGTTATCGTGAGGAGATGGACCCCTTCGTGTATGAGAAGCGAATCAAGAAGGAGATGATGATGGAGATCAAGACAGGTTTGGAGAATTGTGAGAAGGTGATTGGATCATCCTACAAGATGGCTGTTGCGATGACTCTATTTGAATACCTGGAGGAGATGGAACCTTATCTATACTTGCTTGGAAAGAAATTGGCACGCACTATTGATTTCAAGATTGATGAGTTTCTTAGTAATCATGACTATCATGAATATGTGAACATGCGTGTATTTGAGAAGTTCCAGAGCTTGCTGATGCGGTGTAAAAATGAAACCCTTTATGACTACCTTATTTGGGGTAGTGTTGAAGATGAGCAATAGAATGATCCAATAGAAAAAGAGAATAAACAATATGGAATTTATTAATATTTAATACGAATTGTCTATCTCTTTTTCTATTGTGTTTGTTGGTTATTAGGTGGTTGTGGCTTTGTAGAAAAATTAATGATGAAATTATTTGAATATTGAGTCCCTTGACCTCTGGAACTGAAAGATTGATCATGAATCATGAAAATTAGTTTATAATCTTCATTTTCTTCAAACTGTTTATCACTGTTTGGAGAAACTATATCAATTTCTAGTAAGTCAACTATATCTCTATCAACTTTAAAAGGGTTTAAGGCACTCGTGCCTTTTGTTATGATACCTTCGGTAGCATCCCCTTTCCAAGCTAAATCATGAAATATATCAGAATTATTCATATTGGAAGTTAGTATGAAATGATCTTTTGCCCAAGGGTTACTCGGCCTGTGTTCTTTAATTCTTTCTGTATCTAATAACTTCAAATAGTCACTTTGTTTTATTACTACATAATGTAATTTCCAATATTGATAATTGATTAGTTCCCCATAATCTGTTGGTATATGAAATTTTAGTTTTATATCATTTATATTTTTGAAATCTATGTAAAAATCATCCAAAGGAAATACATAGTTATCGGCATAGCCCGATCTTACCGTAGGACTATATCTGTTATAGAATTGGTCTGGTTCGCCGTTATTTATTATTAAACCACCTATTCTATCTGAGTCATACATTAACATATTCTTATTAGGGTAATAATATGAACCTGGATATGATGGGGGGTTGTCAAAATTAAAGTAATTGAAAGAATTCCCATCAAACCTATTATTTAAAGGTAATGATCTATCATTTTCATTAAACACTTTCGCAGCGTTAGAAGAGCACTCAAGTGCCTTGTTTATTCCATCTTCATTTACTTCATTCTTATTTATCGTACCTAACATTCTGTATCTTTTTACACCTGTTTCTTCTGTATCGGTATAGTTTACAACAAATTGACATGATTCCATTATTGCATATTTATTATCATTTTTAATACTTCGTTTATAAATATCAACACCACATATTTGCATTATTCTACAATCATCATTAATTTGTTCCTTAATTCTATATACATTCTCTGAACATCTTCGATAATCATCTATTGTTTTGTTATTACCATCGGAATCTACATATTGCCAATTACATTCAAAATCAGATTGTTGACAGAAATTATTTCCCCCTTGTCTTTGTTGTTCCAAACACTTAGTTAAACGATTAGATTCATAATTCTGTTTACCACTTATTACACCAAACCTTTCTCTTTCTTTTTTTAATTTATTATCTAAACTATTGGTAATTTTCTCAACATAAAGTCTATTTATTAGATATTCCAAACGCAATTCACTCCGCATGGTTTTACATGTGTCTGTTAATTCCACAGGGATCTGATCAATCTCCTTCAATACTTCATAACTTAATAGGTTCATTCCTGATTCATGTTTATTGATATACAAATTTTCAAATCCATATTTCTCCTCGTGATAAAAATGGTCGATTAATTCATCTTTAAGATTAGAAAAAGTATCATGCAGTTCTGTTAGTGTGTTTATTCCTAATTCTATTTCATTCAAATCTGTGCTATTAAATATGTCGTCTATATTTGTATTGGTTATCTGAATAAGCAAAATATCTGACATTTCTTGTGGCGTTTGATTTTCGTCGAATTCATTTTCATTAGTACCATTATTAAAACTATAACTTATGTTATTTGATTTCAATAGATCATAACCTCTCTTTCTTATTTCCCTCGCTTCACCTATTTGTACTTTCATCAATTCAATGTATCTATCTATTTCATTATACTTATTACAAGTTTCAGAATCTATGTATAATGGTTTGTTTTCTGCTGCTAAACAAGTATCTTGAGAACTTGGTTCACATAGTGGATAATTTTTTAGATTAGATGCGGTACTATAATATCGTCTGTCTTCCATTGCTTCTGATTCTAGTTCTTCTGCTGCTTCTACTGTTTCTTCGTCTTCTGGAGTACTTATAATATTTCCATTTGCGTCTAGTGTATTCCCATTACAATCAACTATTGACGGAACATACACTGGGGGAGTTCTATTTGTTGTATCAGGTAAAGGAGAATAGCTAATACCTTGAAATGTTGTATTTTCATCTCCATTTCCAGTAAATGGTGTAAATGGTGGAGCCTCTGCTAAATTACTATACTCTACATGATGAATATCTTCATCATTAAATATTGGGGTCAAATGTAGATAATGATCATTAGTTTGCTTGCCTTCATCGTTTGTCGTTTTTTCCAATTCAGGTAAATGTCGAGCTCGTTTTATCAATTGAAATGAAAACTGTCTGTTTCCTATACCTCGTGCGCGAAAATATCGTTGTTCTGACCACGATGTGCCCTGAGGTCCTAACTGGCTTTCAGGATAAACAAACGATGGATCTGCTACTGAATAATGAATGGGGTCATTGTTATTAAAAAAATCAGAACGACTGTATATTGGTATAGTCATCTCGTTCATTTGTTGCCCATTTTCGTCCTTACTAATGACATTTAACTCTAATGTGAAATATGCCGCTGAACCACTAGATCCTTTATCAATTGTAATGGAATATGCGTCACTTCCATTCTCTGTTAACACATCTGGTTTACACAGACATCTTCCTGTAAATACACCTACTTCGTGTCGATAGATTTGTAAATAATAGGTTCTATACTAGTAATTTTAGGAGGCATCATCAACACATACGGGTCACAAGTCGCTTCGTTGGTATATATATAATTGTATTGAGGGTCTTCACTATTCATATAAGATAGACGCACCTTTATTGGATTTGTAAAATTACCGAGATTACAATACAAACCCTTGTAAATGTGAATAGGAAAAGTTTCTATCCTTCGGTATGTTATATCATCCCAAGGTCCGTTCCAACGATCTGTCGCAAATTTTAATTGGGTTCTTAATTGAATTTGATTATTATCGTCTTCTGGCAATGCCTTTGCTGCGCCTACATATATTTCAATACTTGTTCCTTCAGTAGTTGACGGTAATGCTCTACATCTTATGATCCATACTAGGACATCATTTTGATGTACAATATCTTTATTTATTATTCTTAATCGAGATGTCCCTTCAGCATGTCGTTGTGCATTACGGAACTCGACATAAGCTGGATATTCTCTTTCGAAATCGGCCTGTTTCTTTTCTTCTTCCTCTTCAATAGAAAGTATAGGTTCGTTATTCTCTCTCATCATTCTAAATTTTTCGTTTATTCTTTCCTGATAATATGCGTATAATGCTGTTTCATCTCTGTGGGGATTTAAAGGTGTATTGTCTTCTGGTCCTGGGGTTCCAATAGTAAAATTGATATGATTAGAATAATCTCCGCGGTCACGACCGCCAGTACCAGTGAGAGTATGGTACATTAATCTGTAATTTCCGTCAGGTAAAGTATTAGTTTCACCTCCATAAATCCATCTTACAATATGATCACCATTATTTAAACTAATTTTTATCCTATTAGAATCATCAGGATCAATATAATCCTGATGGGGTAACACTATAGATATTGTGACTACATCTAGTCTATCTCGAAGTTTATAATATATATCAGAATGATGTATATTTGCACTATAATTGTTAAGAAATGTTTGATGATCTATTATGATCACGGTCAAAGAATATATTGATTTCGAATCAAAGAGTTTAGGTGCTTTGAAATATGCTGTATTTGAAGATTTATCAACTTCTACATATATATCGTCTAACTCGTGGTCGTTAGAAATAGGTATACAATCATCCTGATAATTGCGCACATGATAAAATCGTACATTTGTATTATTACTATTTACACAATGTACAGTGTGAAACTCTTGGGTGTTGTCTAAGGTTTCACATTCGGGTATATTACAAGTTTCATCATCAAAATTACCGTAACTGATTTCACCATCAAAATTACCACCATTAGTATTGCCATTAGCACTTATTTCTCTTAAATCGTTTAATGCATCATTATATGTATATGATGGTGGACTATATGATGGTGGTATATAAGGATCTATTTCTATTGAAGAACCACCAAATAAACTACTAGAAGATGTTGTCGTTGTTTGTTGTCCTTGTTCTGCATTAATTGCAGCATCTTCTGCCTCCTTCGCCTCCGCTGCCGCTGCCGCTGCCGCTTCTGCCACAGCCTTTTCCGCAGCATCTTCTGCCTCCTTCGCCTCCGCTGCCGCTGCCGCTGCCGCTTCTGCCACAGCCTTTTCCGCTGCCGCTTCTGCCGCAGCCTTTTCCGCTGCCGCTTCTGCCGCAGCCTTTTCCGCTGCAGCCTTTTCCGCTGCCGCTTCTGCCGCAGCCTTTTCCGCTGCCGCTTCTGCCGCTGCCGCTTCTGCCACAGCCTTTTCCGCTGCCGCTTCTGCCGCAGCTTCTGTCGCTGCCGCAGCCTTTTCCGCTGCCGCTTCTGCCGCAGCCTTTTCCGCTGCAGCCTTTTCCGCTGCCGCTTCTGCCGCAGCCTTTTCCGCTGCCGCTTCTGCCGCTGCCGCTTCTGCCACAGCCTTTTCCGCTGCCGCTTCTGCCGCAGCCTTTTCCGCTGCCGCTTCTGCCGCTGCCGCTTCTGCCACAGCCTTTTCCGCTGCCGCTTCTGCCGCAGCTTCTGTCGCTGCCGCAGCCTCCTTCGCCGCTGCTTGAATGTCATCATAGATACTAGAAATATCAAATGGATTTCCCAAAGGTTTATCGTCGTCTTCAGTTGGAGGCTTTATTATTGGACAAGTATAAGTACATGAATTTGTACTACTGTCATATATATTTCGAACAGAACTACCATCTGAACATATATTACTTCTATTGTCACAAACATCTTCTGGATTGATAAATGCGCAAGTGCTCACACAAATGTTTGATATTGAATCAAATCTTTTTGGTTCTTCATAGGAACGAATTTGATTTGAATCTGGAATATATTCGTAACAAGTAGAAGTGTTGTTTGAGCAGAGATCCTGTCTATCAATATTTGTGGTGGAATTCAATTCACAAGTTCTTGTCCAACATTTTCCCCCATCAGCCCCTTTATCTTCAAAATACGCAGTGTGACCATTTGTAAAATCACTACTATCATCGATTATAGACACACTATGATCTCTTGTATTGTATTGATAACAAATCTGATTTAACTCGTCACAACGAGTCTGAACTGATTGTTTAGCATCAGATAATGATAAACAGTTATCGTGAACGATACAAGAATTGTCTCGCCATTCCTTTTTCGAACCATTCATTTTATTTTTAGAATACTCTGTAGAATTCGCTATGACCGTGTAACAATCATAGTTTCCACTTAAACAACTTCCTTGAATCTCTACAAGTACATTATCTTCCGTTCTACATGCTTCTGGAGTTGTTGATACACAAGATATATTTGAAGCATTGCTTGAATACTCGCGATCATAATTAGAGGCAGTTAAAGTATCGCTATCATTAAAGTAACAAGTATCAGTCATACCACTACAAGTAAATGTTGTTGCTTCATCATTATCACAAATTGTATCTTCTGCGATACAATTAGTATCCAACCAAGCATTACTATCAAATCGAAATCCATATTCAACTTTTGTAAATTGACGAGATGATCCAGAAGCACCATTACTCTTCCTCCAACAGGTGTCTTTTCGACTTTCACAATTTGTTTTCATTTTTTCATAAATTCTATTAATTGCTTCCATGGTAGGAGGGTCAACTTCTAATTTCAAAACTCTATTTAAGTCATTAAAATAAGATTCGTATACTGATTTTATTGTGGTTATAGATCTAAATATAATTTGTATATTTTCAGTGGTAAGCTGGTCTTCTGTTGGTAATTTAAGTTCATCTTTCGTTAACATGTTGTTTATGCTTTGAATCTTTTTATTAAAAACATCCAACATGTCAGTATGTGCCCTTTCAATGTTGCTAATGCTTTCGTAGTTGGATAAAGAATTTCCAATGTATTCCGTGAATTTGTTTTGGTCAAAATAATTAGTACTAATGTATTCTTTAAGACTATCAATAAGCTCTTGGGTTTCTAGTATTGATTCTTGTAATATATCATTTGAAGTGGTAATCGCTTGAATCTCATCACCTACTCTTATTAATTCTAATTATAAAAGATAATATTGGAGTTTAAATCCATATTTTCTTCTGTCAGTCGTGCGTTTGATTCCCTTAAGTCCTCTAGATTTTCTGGACTATGTTCGAGATTAAAACTACCATCATCGTTTTTATATTGACTTAATTTTTTTACTCCTTCCTTGTGAAATTTATTATTGTTGTGTTTTAAATTACCCTTTTTAGATGGTGGATTTTGGAAGAATTCTTTCTTTCGATTAAGACACCATAATATGTATGCAATAACAAGAATACATAAGAGAATAAATAATAACATTTTACTGGTCAGATTATTAGTATATAGAAATGTTTTATATCCATGATTTTGTTCTTCTATAAATTTCAAAGTACGCAGAAACATGTCAACAACATGAAACATGTCATTATGGAAGGTGTCTATACTATATGACTAATTCTTATTACTTTCATGTCATGAAGGGAATTATATATATAACAGAAAAATAATTTGAGGAATTCTTTAACTGTATTAAGAGTTCATATTCTGTATTTTGTTTAAAACCACTGGGACCTGTTTTTCTAAACACATTTTCATTTAAGCTAATGCAACCCATCTTTGCGTTGACAAATTTTTCATGAGGATGTAATCTTGGTTCATATGTACCTCCAGTAACCATACCATTGCCAATATATCCTAATGTCTCATCTAGAATGCTCTTTGTTTGATAATAAAAGTCAGTTCTTACAGCAAGTTGAGTTTGGCTTTCAACTACATCTTCACTAACGGAATCTTCATAATCTCCATTTTCATAATATCGAAATGCATATTTGCCATACAATGAAACTAAATACGAATATATAGTATGTATATCTTCCCCAGCTGTTCGCCTCTTATAATCATCCATTTTGCTTTTCTCACACACACAATACTCCATTGTTGTGACATCTGTAACATGATAATGATATAATATATCTATTATAGAACTAGAGGTTTTTATTACATCTACATAGTTGTGATTACATGGATGGTGTTTGTGCCCATTCTGGAGGGGCTTGGGCTCGAGATCTACTTTATTGATTACTGGAAAATTATTATGTGGATAATCTATTGGTACTGACCGATCAATATATTCATGAGAATTTTCCAATGAAACATAATATATAGTATCATATTTATTTATAATCCATTCAATCCCACTACTATTTACATAATTATTACTACAACAATCAATCCCACTACACTGGAAAATTCTAGTGGGTCCATCGCCGCTTCCAGTCTCGATACCAGTCTCATCATCACTACCAGTCCCATCATCACTTCCAGTCCCATCATCACTTCCAGTCCCATCATCACTTCCAGTCTCATCATCACTAACAACACCACTAACAACACCACTTCCACCTGTACCAATTGTTATGTCACTTCTGTCGACTACGATTTTATTACTTTCTATTCCATTACGATATAAGTATATTGTAACATTCATAATATCTTCTTTTATATTTCTTGTCTTAATGGATATACTATCTATTTTCGTTTGCTCATTATATTGAATTAAATCAATCAACTTCTCCGGTGTATAAAAATCAGTTTCATTTCCGTTTCCATTAGTATACTTAACGACCAGTTGATTATGGTATATATATTGTAATCCAGAATCAAAGATTCCGCTTAACTCATATTCATTAAAGTTATGTTCTCCGGCATTAATTATACTTTTTTGTAAATCGAAAGTTCCTGAAAGATGGAATTGTAAAACATTAGTAAATCTGGCAGGAGAATTATAAATATCAAAATGTCGTATAGTCAGTGGTAGTTCTTCTATGTTAAATATAGGTTTTTTAGGTGTATCTATTTCGATACCTGAAATTTCATCTGAAGATTGTTTGTTTTGTTCAACTAATTGAATCGTAAGGAATCTAATTCTTCTGGACGAAGGCCTATCATTTGTGAAAAGTATACTAAATGGAACTTCCAATTCATTCGTCTGAGTATTAAGAAACTTGTTTAAAAAATCTTCGAAGATTGTATCTCCAGAATGTAGAACTATTATTTTTGTATTATTTGTATAATATGAATCTGATGAAATTGTTCCATATATTTTATAATAAAGAGTCATCTCACCTTGATTAGCATGTTTGATTACAGAATACTTAAAGTCTGAACCAATGAGTGTTAATCTGTCGCTTGGTGAAGATGGAGGTGTTGAGAAATTACCTGTTGTGAAATTGATACAATACTTCCTGCTATCATTAAAGCTTCTTTCAGTCCATTGACAAATGAGGACATATCTTGTATTTGGTTCAAGTGGTTTTGTTCTTTCCCCGTGTATCGTACGATCGTATGGTACGCGTGAGTCAATATAATTATCTGCATCATCTATCCAAAAACTTGTGATATCATTTATATTCATCGTCCTTTGTAAATGTTGAAAATAAGCTGGTTCATCATCTGGATATTCGTTGTGGGTGTGAAACGAAAATGGGTACCTGAACATTTTAGATATTCTATCTTGTATTAAATCATCATACTTAAAAATATGAAGGCGCATGGTCTTGTCTGTTTTCGAAACTGATACCTCACTACCTATTAATACAAACAACACTCGGGGTAAATTATCATTCACATATACATGACTAGAATTGTGTGAATACGGATATCCCGCAAATTGATTCAAATACATATTGTACATACCATACACAGATCCACCCGTATCGTCTATTGGATATCCATAAGCCATAGACCAAGAAGAGTCATCATTATTCACGCATTCACAGTGACCAAAATGCTTCTCAAGAATATTACTATCTAAAGGTATGTTAGACGCGTCTAAGTCTACTTGACTGTTCCATCTTCTATCACCAGATGCTTCACATTGTACCTTATCGAATCCAGCAACTCCATTGTACCCCCCTGTAATGTAATTATAATTTAAATTATCATTATTTCTGTAATGCATGAAATATAAATGTTCATTAGGACTTATATCTTCCTTGTAATCTAAATATTCACAACTGTGTTCAATAACACCATTTTTTAAGAAATCTTCACCGCATGTATTGCGTTTTTCACAGGTAACGCCTTCTTTGATATTTTTTCGTTTTACAATCTTTCTCGCACATACCTTATAATCATCTTCAGTAACTTCCTGGTTGTTTTCATCAAAATATCTATATTCATCTTCGAAATGCAGTTTCTCGGAACATTTTGTCACAACACAAGTTGTCTTACACGAGTTATCGACTGGATCAAATATGTTTGTTGAATAACTACCATCATCACAACGATTTTTTATATTGTTGCAAGCTAATTGAGGAGTACTAAATTGATTGGTACCATCACATTCGTTGTTTGTACAAGTATTTGTGGTTTCATCATATGTTGCTCGGTTTACATTTGGAACAATAAAACCAGAATATTGATGATAGTAATATAAATATGAATATGCATATACACCATCGTCATTGTACATATAACACACATTACTTCTACTTTCACAAGCATTTCTATTACTATCAGCTTCAATTTGATTTTGCAATTGACTTATAGCTGCTTCTGTTTGACTGGAACAGTTACATGCGGTGCATTGATTGTTTATAAACTGTTTATTTTTATAACCCAAAGACACAACATTATTATTAGATACCGTGTAGCAATCAAAGTTATTAGATAGACAAGCATTACTATCAGCTGCGATTTGATTTAGTTGATTTAGTTGATTACTAGCTTCTGTTTCACTTGAACAGTTACATTCGGTACATTGGTTGTTTACAAACTGTTTATTTGTGTAACCCAACGACACAACATTATTATTAGATACCGTGTAGCAATCAAAGTTATTAGATAGACAAGCATTACTATCAGCTGCGATTTGATTTAGTTGATTTAGTTGATTACTAGCTTCTGTTTCACTTGAACAGTTACATTCGGTACATTGGTTGTTTACAAACTGTTTATTTGTGTAACCCAACGACACAACATTATTATTAGATACCGTGTAGCAATCAAAGTTATTAGATACACATTCTTCTTCTACTGCTCGTGGTTCCAATATATAACAATTATTAATACAAGAATTAGCACTACTATCATAATCATTTATGGAAAAGGTGCCATTACTACATAGATTGCTTCTACTTTGACAAACTGCTTGCGGGGTGCTAAATTCACAACGTCCTACACATTTATTTGTCCCTGTGTCAAAGCTTTTTCCATTAATATTGGTATCAATTTGTTTAGAATCTTCATTATATTGATAACAAGTCATTGTATTGTTTTCACACAACGCATATGGATTGGTATATGTATTAGAGTTTAGCTCGCAAGTTCTTGTCCAACATTTCCCTCCATCTGTTCCTTTATCTTCAAAATACGCAGTGCTACCATCTCTTAACACACCAACATTTGCAATTGTCGTGACACTTTGATCTGCTGTGTTATATTGATAGCAAGTTTGATTACAGCTACTACAGTAATTACTTAATTGTTCTTTGGCTTGGTCTAAAGTAGAGCAATCTTCTCGTATAATACATTGATCCATCGTATCATTCATATATTTTTTACTGTAGCCTAAATTGGTAACTTCATTTGATTCTACTGTATAACAATCATAATTTCCAGTTGAACAACTGTTTTGAATCTGAGAAACTGCTTCAGTTTGTGTGTAACATATGTCTGGAGTTGTTGATACACATGATATGGTTGTACCATCATTATAAACAGTTTTGTTGTGAGTTGTTGAACCGACTTGTCCCATATCATTAAAGTAACAAGTATCAGTCATACCACTACAAGTAAATGTTGTTGCATCATAACAATCCTCATTCAGTGCGATACAATTATTATCTAACCAAGCATTACTATCAAATCGAAATCCATATTCAACTTGTGACAATTCATGAGATGATCCAGAAGAGGCATTACTCCATTACTCTTCCAACAGGTGTCTTTTCGACTTTCACAATTTGTTTTCATTTTTTCATAAATTCCATCAATCGAACTCATGGAAGGATGATCAACTTCGATATTTGTTATTCCATGTATCGTTTCAAAATAGGATTCATATACTGACTTTACGGTGTTCACAGATCTGTGTAATGTTTCAATGTGCTCATTTGTAATCGAGTCTTTTGGTGGCAATCTAAGATCTTCTTTCGTAATCATATTGTTAATTCCTAGAACTTTTGCATCGAAAAATGCTAATGTGTCAACATGTGCAGTTCGAACCTTGCTTACATCATAAAAATCTGCGGCAGAATAACCAATACTCTCATTGAATTTACCTTGATTGAAATAATTGGTATTAATGTATTCTTTAAGATTATCAACAAGCAGTTGGGTATTATTTATTGTTTCTTGTATTAATTCATTTGAACTGGTAATCGATTGAATCTCATTGCTTACTCTTGTTAATTCTAAATTATAAAACACGATATTGGAGTTTAAATCAATATTTTCTTCAGTGAGTTGCGCGTTTGATTCCCTTAAGTCTTCTAGATTTTGTGGACTGTGTGCAAGATCAAAACTACCATCATCGTTTTTATATTGTTTTAACTTTCGACTACCCATCTTGTGATACTCTTCAAATGATTCGTGTACAACTGTTTTTTTTGTGTGTAAACACCAATAAACATATACAATTACAATAACGCATAAGATGAATAAAATAAACATCATTCTGTTTTAATATTAACATTATCGAAGATGTTTTTTTAATGATGTCTAACTACTAATTCAACATTCAATAGCAAGGCTAGAATAAGCCATGAAATATAGGGAACTAATAAGTTTTTAGACACCACATTTGTTGTAGACATGAACAAACCAATCAAAGTCGATATCAAGATCACAATCATATATACACCTAATGTGTATTTTTTATGATTGAATACAACTGGCGACCAAGCTAAATTCAAGATAAAGTTCATTGTCCACAAAATGAGTATCCAAATTAAATAGGGTTCTTTCAAAAGTATTACTCTATACAAGTATAATCCGTATAGTAAATATATTATTGACCAAACAATTCCAAATACATATGATGGTGGTTGTAATGGTAAATTCTTTGGATACGCCTTTGGCTTCAATGTGAGTGATGTAACAATGTTACTTATTATGAAAGGGACCAGTATTAAGACTGTTTTCATTTTTATACTTACTTCATAAATTAAAAACTCTTTTTTATCAAGATTACATAAATAAGCTAAGTTATATTTGCATCCTTTTGTAAAAAATAAACATAAAAAAGAAATGGGGAACACTCTAACTCGTCTAGATCAAGAAGAACACCATTGTATGGTAAGCATTGGCTTAAAAAACGAAATCATACAACTACAAAATCAACTCAATACAAAGGATGATCTCATATCTCAAACTGAATTGACTATACAAGATTTACAAAACCAGCTACATTTGAAAGATGGGGTCATTTTGAAACGAGACAAATCAAACAGTGATTTGCGTAATGAAATCAATGTTTTAAAAAATATTATTACACACAAAGACAATCAGATAGATGAGTATTCTTCCATCCTAACGAAGATTCGTAAATTGGAAAATGAAATCCAAGAAGTGTTGGGGAAAAGATTGGTGTGAATGCTATACAATGTATCTAAGATGGAGAACTTCTGCCAGTTCTTGTTTCTATTAATGGTGCGGTACATGTACTTCCATTATTTGCTTTATCTGTGCATATCCAAAACCCATTACCTGGATTCGAGAGGGCACCACCATAAACCCGTTTAACATCAGCCGTTACTTTTATGCTTTTAATTCGCTTCCCCGACTCATTACTAGTTTTGAATCTAGCTAAACACTTTCCATAGTTATTTCTTGTTGGATAATGATGAGTTCCATCACTATGTTCATGCATACTCCATCTATTACGAGTATTTCCCAAAATTATGTGATAATCATTATTACCTACGCTAAAATCTACTCTAACATTACGATAATAAAATTCACAACCAACATATGAACCAACCCAAAGTGTAAAAACCTTGTTACTTTGCCAATATATATATTTTGGATTATTCGATATATTTGTTAGATCTAAATTTCCTCTTACTGGATGATTGTAGTCTCGGATATTTTGATTGATTAATGGAATACTTGAGCGACTAGATTTATTTCCATAAGATTGTTGAATAAGAAATTGTTGAAATTTATTTGCGTTTGTTGCGATTACATTGTCGGCATCACAATCTCTGCTAGTTTTCGTAAGGGTGGTATCATCACGATCACCCTTGCAGGCAAATCTTTTACTATATGAGGTTGTTTTAGTAATAGTTGTACTACATGGCATTTTATTGGTATCATAAAAATGTCTTTCTAAGCTTTCTCCTCTCGGAGGAGTATAGGGGGGATTAGCTGTATAATTCACATTTGCACGGAAATCATTATTAGTACAACATCTCATTGTATTTTTAGATTGAACTAGTGTAGGATCTTTCAATACACCATCTTTACATACACTTTCATCTCTTACATAATTTCTCATCTTATCTATACGTATATTACAAGGTGCGAGAGCAACATTATTAAATTGTGCTTCCGTGCCACCTATATAACTGACACTGTTTTCTTTATAATGAGATGGTTCCGATGCCTTACAACAAGGGAGAGTAGAAGGGCATCCTCCAGTATAAGTAGCGGTGACGGTGGAACCATTTTTTGAATAACTTGGCGAACCACCCTGTGGTGGGCTTTCTCCAGCAACTGCTATACAAGTGTTACCAGTACCCAGTTTTGGAGTGGTTATTTCTGCGGTATACTCTTTATTACCACCAACATAACCACAATCTGTTGGACATGTTCCACTTTGTGTCCATTGCCCTAAACCACAATCGACATTACAAGGTTGAGAGTTAGTTTTTGAATCGGTTACGGTCTCTGGTAATCTAGTAGTAGTATTTGTACAACGAGTTGTGTCCAATCTTTTACTTCTTGTATATGTTGTTTCACATGGAGGATTGTCACTACCATTCCAATTTGAAGGAGTTCCTGATTCAGAAGTCCAACCACCATAATAAGATTGTGTACAACAAGGTTTAATATGACTACATCGCGCATAATCCGATTGTGTAAGTGAACCAACGCAGTCGCGACCATTGTACTGTGGACCAGTCTTTGTTCTTGTCCTAGTTACAGTAAGACCAGCTCCAGTTCCACAAGTTGGACACGAAGACCAATCCCCATAGGAATTAAACTCACAATCGATAGGCTGCTGACAACCAGAAGTCTTAACGTCACCGGTATTAAATGTACATAATGTTCCGCCATGAGCACCAGCAACCGATGTAGTCCATGTCTTTATATTTCGATGGCGATTTCTATCATATGTACATCCACTCCAAGAACCTCTACAATTTTGAGGACAATATACACCTGAGAGATTTTCGACAGTGTATTTAATTTGCGTAATGTTACTAGATTGAACAATACATTTACGATCATCATTAACAGGTACAACTCTAGTATATTTAAACAAAGCTTTCATAGGTGTATCATTGGTAGAATTTGCGTTGGCACATTGTGTATTGTATGTAATTTGATTACGAGACTTACTAACAGGAGTATCAACATATATGTGTTCAGGTTCATGATTTATAGTTATAGTAGTATTAGACTTATTTCTCGTATTGGTGACCTCTTGTTTATTTGACCACGAAATACCACTATCTGGATAACCACAATTGTCATTTTGATTAGAAGAACATTCTTCACCAACCAAATCAGTACAAGTGGGCATATTGGTAAGAAGTGAACCATTAGCAGCATATGAATCATATGAGAAACGATTTTGTTGATTACTACTACCATAACTATAACACTGCGCAGGGTCAGATTGAGCTTCAGTATCAGTATCATAAATACCATCACCGATTTGAAAGTTATTAGTAGGACCACTGACCAAACACAAGTTAGAACAAGCATTATTATTATAACACAATAATCCATTTTCAACCAAATTGATGTCCAAATACTTCTCACCTAAACCAAGTTCACCTTGAGTATTGGATGCTAATTCTTCAGGATGTGTACATTCGACCAATCTTTCTTGTGCTGTATAGTAGTTCCTTGCTCTACATTCATCTGATTCACAATTACTGCTTTGTAAGCCTTCTAAAGTAGAATGGCCAATATTACTAGGGGTATTAGTATCAAAAGAACCCGCATAATATCTGAGACCATAATGGTCTGGTTTACTTGGATCACATTGACATAAAATATTACTTCCATTCGCTTCATTTGTGATGGTTTGAACATCATTACCAACCATACCATCAACTGGTGTACAAGAACTATTAGAACTAGTATCTGTATTGACCTGTCTCCAATGACCACTATTTCTAGTATCGTCAGTATCTATAAATATACCAGGATTACTTGCGGCAGCATCACTATTTGTCTCTAAGGTCCAACGATACCTTTTCCCATCACTAGGTTCAATACAATCATTCACTCCAATATTATCCCAAACAAATTCATTAGAATTATTGGTTTCTACAGTGATGTATGAACAATATGGCAATGTTACACAGTTATTAGGAACACAATTACTACCACTAGAATCCAACATACTTGATTGATAAGTAAAATTACTAGGTGATGTCATATCAAAAAAGTTACTACTAGCATTAGAATCATAAGTAGTAGGTAGTGTATAACACTTATTGCTTTTTGATTCACATACATTACTTTTTGAAGAACATTCGCCTTCAGCTCTTTCTACACATTGTATATGATCAGCAGTTTCTACAACACGAGTGCTGTATTGTTCAAAGTTAGGGTTAGTGATACTATCATAAACAATAGACCATGAAACTTCATCACCAAATTGATTACTTGAAGCAGTACCGTCTTTATAACAAGTAGATCGTATATTAGAAGCTTGACAATGATTCGTAACATTAGTCAAGGCATCGTTCATGCTTTTACAATCGCTAGTAGCACAGTTATCATCGAAATTAGATCTAGTCATAGCAGCATATGAATCATTTGATGTAGTAGATAGTTCAGTGTAGTTCTTATTTTTAGTATCCTGTTTAGAATATTGTTTTTTGATGTTTGAATCAACATTAGAACCTTGATCTTCCCAACAAGAGTATTGTTTAGTAGTAACACATTCTTTATATGCTTCAGAATCTTCCTTTTTACGACATTCAGAAGTGTATGATTTAGTCCCAATATTCGAATCTGTAGTAAAGACAGTATTGACTTCATAATTCTTATTCCATTGTTCTAAAGCATTCACCTCACCATTAGAATAAGTATGACATTGCCAATTGTTACTGGTTTTCCAAGCCACCTCAGCATCCACATCGGCTTTTGTTCTACAATCTATATAATTAGAATGGGCTTCATAACATGTTCCATCAGACGACCATACATTACGATTACTATCAAATGATCCAACTTCATATTTGTTTCTATAATTACTCTTGGAAACATTAGATATCCCAGTATTAGTTCCAGAAGTTCCATAACATCGATAATTGTTAGTATAGTCATTCGAATCGACTTGAGTTAAACAAGTAGCCATGTTCGATGTTTCAGCAACTGTACGACAAGTATCATCCACAGTACAAGTCCCAAAACTCCCATCATCATTAGAAGTATTCGACCATACTTTAGAACGACCCGAACCTTTTTGTGAAGAAACAGAAGGAAGTTCCTCAGCACCACTATATGTTGCGAAGTCATTCGATTCATTAGTGTTTGTGTTTGTGTAGCAATCGTAAGAAGCAACTCCCCATGATGATTGACCCCCTTCACAATTATCTCGAGCTTCATGGGTGATATTAGATTCTGTTTTACAAGTATGACCTCTATTCTCTTGAGAAGGGTAATTTAATTCACAACTCCATTGTCCTTCAACATTTGGAAGTGGTTCACTTGTGTAAGTATAACTGTTTGAATTATAAGAAATATGACCCAACTTATCATTATTATTATGATGACTAGAATTGACATCATCATCACTAATCAAGTCATAGCAGGTCTTTTTGTTACCATCACAATTGGAAGATGAAAGTTCACCAATTGAATGACAGTTGCCTTCTGGATCTTGTTCACAACTATCTTCAGAGGGCCATAAATTGGAATGAAACGCATAATTCATATTGCTTGTGTAGTACCCTGTAGTAATCCCATTAGACTGGGTAGCATAAATACACTTATCTTCTATAAATCGATTCTCGCAATTTATTTTTGCTTTTGTCATAATAGTAGAAGCTGTAGTATCCCAAGTGTCAGTTTCGGGAGTTTCAGGAGACACTTGAAGGTGTTGATAGAATTGGTAATAAGCTTTTTGGATGCTTTCTAAGTTGTTGATGATTCTCTGAATATGTTGAACCTGAACATTTGAACCGTAACTTAATTCTAAAGTACCCGCATCCAATTCATTATAATGATCGTGTACTAACATTGTGTTCAACTTATCAACCAAGTTTTTGAAGGTGGTTTTTAAAGTGTTTTTGTAATTTTGCATAGTGTCGACATCCAATATATGACTATAATCACAATTAGAAATACCATATTTAGGATTGTTAGTTTCACACCCACTCTTTTGAAGAATGAACTCTACAAGTGATTCATTCAATGTTTTCAACTTATCGATCTCACGAGTCAAGTAATCATTGTTTGAAGTAAACTGAATGATATCGAGACGAACTTCTTTCAAGCGTTCCTCTAAGTTAGTAATCTCTATTAACAAGTTTGAGTTAGAGAAAACAAGATTTGAGTTTAATCGTCTCCAATATTCAGGATCCATTTCTTGATCTAATTCTTGATCCAAAAAAGTAACACTATAATCATCAATTTCAGTGGCTACATTACCAAGCTGATTGAATGTCTCTTTGACGAGCTTCTTCTTGTGAAGTTGTTTAGGTGTATTTTTACTAAAAGAATAGATCAAATACAATATTGCAATTGCAATCAAAACAAAGAATAAATTTTGTTTCATATTTTTACTGTTTATTTATATAATAAAAATTTGATTTAGTTAAAGGTAAGTATATAGAATATTGACAATCTGAAAATGACCCAACAACAAGGAACGAAGAACTACAAGATCACAACATTAAGTGAAGGAAGTTTGTTTACAGAAAGTAGTCCAGAGATAAGAAAAGTAATCATAGAGATAGGGTGTACAGTGTATCAAAACCTTTCAAGCATAACGCATATAAAGAGTGAACAAGATCGAAAGGAGTTTGAGAAAGAGTTGGATAGTCTAAAAGACAAGAATGAAGAGACCTTAGAAGAGAATAAGAATGTAAAGAGAGAGCTAGAGACACTATCGAAAGAGCTAAGGGACTATTATGATGGTCGTTCGAGAGAAGAACATGAAAGGACCAAAGAGCATCATAATGAAGTGATTCTTCAATATAAAGAGATGATAAGCAGTTTAAAAAGCAACATAGAAAGTTTAGAAGAAGTAAGAATACATCAAGAGGAAGTAATAAGAAAGTATGAGAAGAAGGAGAGTATGAAGACAGTGGAACGAGGGATAGAAGGAGAAAGCAATGTACTAGATTATTTGTCAAGAAGCTTTACAGAAGGTGAATTAAGCAACACCACAAAGAAAGGATCTCATGGTGATATACATTATAAGTACAGAGGTGTAGACATATTGATCGAGGTAAAGAACAAAGAGAACATAACCTTAGAAGACATAAGCAAGTTTAAAAGAGATGTATTGGAAACACGAAGTGATGGAGGAATCTTAGTGAGCATAAAGGAAGGTGTAAAGATACCTTGTCACAGTATATATGATGTAGAGTGGATGAAGGAAGAACAATGTAGCATACCCTTATTGTACATAACGAACTATGAGAACAATGAGTCAATGTTGTATACAGGAGTAAAGACGATCCATTTTTATGTAGAGAATGGGAAAGAGAAAGAAGGAGAAAGTGGATTGGAGAGGAAGAAAGAGTTTGACAATCTTCTAGACATCGTACGGAGCATAAGCTACAATATGGATGACCTATCGATGGATGCGAAGAGGATAAATGATCGTATATTTAAACTCCAGACAATGATAAAAGACAAAGTAGACCAATGTGTAAGCTTGAAGACCGAAAAGAGTTATGAGGACCAAATCTTTGAGCTATTTAGATGTTATGAATTAACAAACCATGGTGAATTGCCAACAGAGGATTATTTAACCTCCCATAGCATCGCCAAGAAGACGATAAGAGAGTTAGGAGGATTGAAAGAACTGAAGAGGCGTTATAATAGCAGTAACACCTAAATAAAAAAAAATATAGTAATCAAAATCTCTAATTCCCCTAATCCCCCTTAATCAATCTTTATTTATTTTTTTATGTTTAGCAATCATCGTCGTCGTTGTCGTCATCCTCTTCTTCACTAGAGATGGTATCTTCACTAACAAACTTGATTGCACAACCTCCCGCATTGTTGATTCTAGGTTGAATTTGAACTTGGATTGCTTTCCAAGACACCCCAAACTTTCCACCAGCAAACCAAATACCATTACACTTGACAATAGAGATCGCTTTCGCTCCTTTAGTGTTCATTTGGACGACTTCCATAGGAACCATAGGTTGGGCAGAGTAATCAAAGAATTCACATTGAAACTTATTGTTAGCGTAAGGAACCTTGAATTTGAAAGTAGGAGGGTAGGCATCTGTAATTTCTCCAGTTTCTTTATCCTTAGCATACTTAATCATAGGTGTGTAAAGAGCTTCAACAACTTCTTTAGAAGGGAAAGATTTTTTGAACCAGTCTTTATGATTTTTGAAAGCTTGTTCAATGATGAGTTGATCGAGAGATTGGATCACATTGAAGAACTTCAAAAGACCAGGCCTGGTGTCTTTATCTTTAAAGGATACATCCATAGTGTATTTGAAAGCGTTATCATCATCCATATTATTGTTGGTAATCCCGTAGGGCAGAATACACTCAGGAGTTTGAATGATGAGCGGGTTTTTGTTATAAGACATAAGCTTCATTTTAGCACCAGTATCAAGAGATTTGATTTTATCGTCAAAGACAACATTGTTGATGTTAAAATCCTTAGAGAGAAGAATGGAATCCATGATACAGAGTGTGTAGAGAATGTATACTAATTATGTATTAAGTCTAAACTTTAAATCAAAGTTTAGAATCAATTTTTTAAAATTCTTCTATGGGAAGAGCAATCTAAGTCGCTGATCAATAGCGTTATGAATGATGGTGTTAAAGTGATCCTGATCTTCAAAAACAATTCTTCTAGGAGTAGGAAGTTGTCGTACAGGAGTATCAGGAACGACAGTAACAACAGCTTCAATATCATCTTCAATAAGAATAGGATTGTGAAGAGAAGCCCCAGCAACAACTCCAGCAGCGCCAGCAACAACTCCAGCAGCCCCAGCAACAACTCCAGCCCCTTCATGGGCAACCCCAGCCCCTTCATGGGCAACTCCAGCCCCTTCATGGGCAACTCCAGCAGCACCATGGGCAACTCCAGCAGCGCCATGGGCAACTCCAGCAGCGCCATGGGCAACTCCAGCCCCACCTTGGGCAGCCTCAGCAGCGCCATGGGCAGGTGGTGTATCTGGTGTATAGGTAGGGTCGTGTTCAATATCAGAGAGTGTATCTTCAGACAGGACAGACCGACAGAGTGGACATGTATGGTGACCAGTTTGAAACCACCTAACGATGCAACGGTCATGGAAACGGTGTCCGCATGTTTGTCGAGGTTGTGAGTGAAGCATGTTGGTGTAGCAGATAGCGCATTCTTCTAAAGGTTTAGGTTGTCTGAAGGTTCTTTGTTTTTTGTTTGGGACATGGTAACCACAGTGGGATGATAAGTCGATGACTGGTCGACAGCATGGGCGACCAGTAGACTTGACGAAAGAGGTGCATACGGAAGCCATGGTGAAGTGTAATGGTTGTCAATAGTTCTGTTCTATTTATCAGCAAATAGTGGTAATGGGGATAAATGATTGAATCCTTCATTCAATCATTCATTGATAAAATGAATGAGTACTCCCATCAGGGTTCGAACCTGAGACCTTGGCGTTATTAGCACCACGCTCTAACCAGCTGAGCTATAGGAGCATAAGAAAGGAAGTAATGAATGGGCTAGTATCGGTGGGATTCGAACCCACGAGTACAAATGTACATTGGAACTTGAGTCCAACCCCTTAGACCGCTCGGGCACAATACCTCAACACCATTATAAAACAAACACTATATTATTTCTAAATAAATTTAGACATTAACAGTTTAGACATTAACAGTTTAGACATTAACAGTTTAGACATTAACAGTTTAGACATTAACAGTTTTAAACATCTCTTCAAATAGCCACCTAAGTTCAGCGGGGTGCTTATCTGGATGAAGTTGAAACATAAGTTGCTTGACAGAGTTCTTAGACTTTGCTGTAAGCAGAGCTTTCTTGGTGTCAGTCAGTATCTTATGTAAGTTATCATCCGAGTTCGCTTTGGTGGTATTGGTGTTTTGTTGTTGTTTCTTCAGTGAATCGATCATTGTGGATTGCTTTTGAATAGTAGCATTTTGGCTAGCTATAGTATGTTTCATATGGAGAATTGTCTTTTCTAGTGTTTTGATATCAAAATCATAGTCTTTGGGTGGTGGTGTAGTGGGCTTCCTAGGGGCCGCCTTAGGGGCTTCCTTAGGGGCTTCCTTAGGGGTTTCCCTAGGGGCCGCCTTAGGGGTTTCCTGTGGCTGAGGCTTAGACCAACTATATTGTGTAGAGTACTTTGTACACCAAAGACCATCTTTGTCAATCTCTTGGGTAAAGAAGGACCGATAGTTGTTAGTCAATTTGTATTTATGGAGTCCAATCCCACATGAATACTTGACTGTGTTGGTGGTTGTATAGATGAAACGGAACTTCGCTTTCCGACTACACTGTTTGGTACTATCATTTTGGAGTGTACATTCACATTGTGTACGAACAGTGTGTTGAGGAACAGTCTGTTCATAGCCAGAGTATGCCATTATGGATAGCTTTTGATAGCGTTATGTAATCCAGAGATTGAAACCGAGTTCTCTTTATGTTAGTTTTTCAATTTTTTGCTAAAACATAAAAACTACTATATTTACAAAAAATTGAAAAGTTGTTTCTGTATACCCCCTAAAGAATAATTACTACATACTGTAAAGCGAAAACTAACTTACAGACAATGGCATCCAACAGTTCTCTATGCGGTCATCCTCTGAAGACTCGTCCTGGACAGACCTGTATGAACCGTGCTTCGCACTATCTTGAAGGTGGTCGATCTTGTGGAAAGCATATCAACTTTCTAGTTGGTAAGAAAGCCCCTCCAGCACCTCCAGCCCCTTCAGGCGCCCCTCCAGCCCCTTCAGCATTCATTCCATTTGACTGCGGTATATGTTTAGATGAATGTAAAAGTGCCAATGGTGTTTGTACAACCAAATGTAACCATAAGTTCCATAAGACCTGTCTATTAAAGTGGGAACAGTCAAGTCGAAAAGTGTACAACTGTCCATTGTGTCGCAAGAAGTTGCCTCGCACTGTAAAAAGACAAACACCATCATCAAGCATCGAAGATAGGGAAGAGCTTGAACTTATAATGTCGACACTACGGTCTTATGGTCATATTGCGACCGTAGAACATTTGGAGAATCTAATAAACCATGCTGGTATAGATGCGGTAGCAAGAGCAACAGCTAGAATGGTTACTGAATTATCAAATCGTAATCAGAGGGAAAGAGCTTCGAATGGTGGGGGTAATGAGTGAATAAAGTGGTTGTGTAAAGATGGTTTAGGGTGTATATATTTTTTGTTATGGGGGTGTGTACAAACAGGAGGAGTGAATACCGATAGTATAGTAATAACACATTAAATATTAGATGATTGATATAAAGAATCAAGAGGGTTTGAAATTCTTATCAGCAGTCTCTAGTAACTCTGTAGATCTAATCTTAACAGACCCACCTTACATCATTTCGAAAGAATCAGGAATGAACAAACTATACAAGAGACTGAAGGGTTCAAAAGAATCGAAATCTAAAACAGAGAAAGAGTGGGAAGCTTATAGGAAAAAGAATAATGTAGAAGACACTGGAGAGTATAAAAGGAAGTATATGAAATATGGGACAATTTATGGAACAAAGTATTGTGTTCGAACCGATTATGGAGAGTGGGATTCCAACTTTACAATGAAAGAGTTGGAGGAGTTTATAAAGGAGTATTATAGAACATTAAGACAAGGAGGTACCTTAATCTTATTTTTTGATTTGTGGAAGATAGGTGAAGTAAAGAGTATGTTAGAGAAGCAGAAGTTCAAACAGATTCGTTTGATAGAGTGGTTGAAAACGAATCCTCAACCTCGAAACTCCAAATTGAACTATCTAACCAATAGCAGAGAGGTAGCATTGGTAGGTATAAAAGGAAAGAATCCAACATTTCACAGTGAGTATGATAATGGTGTGTATCGTTATCCAAGCCAAGGTGATGAACGGTGTCACCCAACCCAAAAGAGTTTGTTACTGTTTGAAGAGTTGATAAGGAAGCATACCAATGAAGGTGATTTGGTGATGGACAGTTTTTTAGGAAGCGGAACGACAGCGTTGGCCAGTAAGAGGACAAAGAGAATGTTTATAGGAACAGAGAAGTCAAAACATTACTATAAAGAAATACAAAAACGATTAGAAAAGCAAAAGGACTAAGTCAATATGTTTAAGTCAAGATGTACTGTCCTTTTTGTTTCTTAACATGTTTACTAGAGAAGTCATTAATTTTTATCATGGTCGCTTTAATAAACTTAGTTTGGGCTGCTTCAATGAAGTTAGCTACATCTTTATCATAATCATCTTTATTATCAAATATTTTTTCATCAATTTCTTGTTCAACATAGAGATCACTTGATATACCACATTTATATGATAGAATAATGTAACACCAGTTTGTAATGGAATTGCTAGCTTTACGATCAATAGACACAATGTTTCTACTTGTTTTGACTTGGTTATAGATATTTAGATAGTTGCTGATTGTGTTGATCATTTTGGAACGAATGTCTTCGAACTCTCTATACTCCCATGTTGCGTTGTTTGCAAAGTCTTTTCCTTTGATGAAAACTTTACAACCGTGTTTGATGATCGTATTGTTTTGTGGTTGTTCTTTGTTACAATAAATCTCTTCCACGATGTCTGCCAATCCATAAGTTCCTTTTTTACCGTACTCTTCTACCCTTTGGACAATGTTTGCGTCATCAAGAAGATAGCTCAAGTTCTCTTGACCGAAGAGGGTAAGAGTGGTATCTGTATCTGTATCTGTAGCGATTGTTGAATTTGTCGAAGATGGTGGTTCACAACTTAGACGGCGTGTATGTGAATGTTTAACAAACATATCTTTAAAAACCTTCAAGCAAACAGGACATTGTGTATCAATCACTCCATTACACTTTTCAAGATGCTTTTGAAGTGTATTGGAACAACTTAGAACTTTCTTACATGTTGAACATTCATATTTGTTTTCAACTACACAGAGATTTGGTTCATCATTAGATTGAGATTCTGACTGCATATTTTAAAGGCTATACAACTGTAAAGTGATTTATCTTTAAACAAAACATGATCAAGAGTTATGTTTTATTGAGTAGTGCTTTAGTTTCATCATACATCATAGTTTTGTATTGACGATATAACCGTCTGGTAAATGAAGAGGATCCTCTATGTACATTTCTATACAATCTTTCTACCATATCAAGCTCTAATAAATCTTCTTCTTCATCATCAGATATATGAACAACATCTGTGTTACAAGAGAATAAGCTCAAAATAGAATTCGTGATTTGTCTGAAAACATCGCTTTGTTTGTATCTTTGTATTGTCCAACCATCTTCATAAATGCGAATGTAGACATAGTTAGGTTGAATGTTTGT